AACGTAGGATCTGGAACTCAGGGTAATCAAGGAGCTCAAGGGAACGTAGGATCTGGAACTCAGGGTAATCAAGGAGCTCAAGGAAACGTAGGATCTGGAACTCAAGGTACTCAAGGATCTCAAGGAAGTGTAGGATCCGGAACTCAGGGTACTCAAGGATCTCAAGGAAGTGTAGGATCCGGAACTCAGGGTAACCAAGGGAACGTAGGATCTGGAACTCAGGGTAATCAAGGAGCTCAAGGAAACGTAGGATCTGGAACTCAGGGTAATCAAGGAGCTCAAGGGAACGTAGGATCTGGAACTCAGGGTAATCAAGGAGCTCAAGGAAACGTAGGATCTGGAACTCAAGGTACTCAAGGATCTCAAGGAAGTGTAGGATCCGGAACTCAAGGTACTCAAGGATCTCAAGGAAGTGTAGGATCCGGAACTCAGGGTAATCAAGGAGCTCAAGGAAACGTAGGATCCGGAACTCAAGGTAATCAAGGAGCTCAGGGGGACGTAGGATCCGGAACTCAAGGGGCTCAGGGTGACGGTTATCAAGGCCCTCAAGGGGATACAGGCTCTCAAGGCTTCCAGGGCTCAGGTGGGGGAGGAGGAGGTTATCAAGGTCCTCAAGGTTGGCAGGGTAGTGGTAATCAAGGAGTTCAAGGCTTCCAAGGACCTAGTGGAGGAGGTGGTGGAGGAGGTGGTACAATTTATGTTGGGTCAGTTTCAGGTCTACCGGATCCTGCAGGGTTACCAGACGGGACTCTATACATCCCTACTGATGATACAACGCAGTTGGTCAATATAGATCACAACTGGAACCTGCTTATACCTGGGGCGGTACCAATACCAATGTCCGTTGGTGATATCTCTGGTTGGACCTATGAAAGTGGAATTGCTGACGCAGCAATTTTACAAGCACATAACGGATACACTAGGATGACTAACCTGCTGCCGAATTCGGCTCCAGATTACGTCGACTGGTTACCTCCGGTGCCTACCTTGCAAGTAGGCGCTGGTGGAATCTGGACTATTAAGATGTGCACCAGGTACCATCCAACAGATGCACGTGGTGGTGATGGTAACCCCTACTCCAGCATAAATATAGTTCTTTTCGATGAGAGTGACCATAGGTTCATGTTTGGGCCACAGGATAGCCCCTATGGGCCATTGTTACTATCAGCATCAGCCTGTGGGTTCTCAGGTCATTATCGTAACTACTATGGCGGGTTAACTTCAAACAACTTACACACTTCCAATGGTATTACGTGGGTACGTCTACGTTTTGATGGGACAAACTATATCTCAGAGTACAGCATTGATGGAGCTACCTGGAGTGTTAGTACTGTCGGGGGTGCAAACATATTCAACTGGGGTGGGGGAGCTATAATACCAACACGTTGGGGGGTCGGTACTCAGTATATCCCAAATTCTTTGGGTATTTGGGATATTTACCAACTAGACCAAACCCCGACGAATGGGTAATTAGGCTGCCAAGTTCCATTGAACCACTGTCTACTCCAGAACCCCGGATGAAGTTCTTATATCAAAGATCAGGTTAGTATGACTACCGAAAGGTTTGCCAACAAGTCCACCACGACCCTCAATGGAGGTATTGATGGGGTTGTAAACTCCCTGGTGGTTGCAGATCCCTCTAAGTTTCCCACCTCACCTCAATTTAGGTTACTGGCTGAGAGCGAACTTATGCTAGTAACAGGGGTCAGTGGGGCCAACTATACCGTACAAAGAGGGGTTGAAGGGACGTTAGCGGTACCTCATTCTAGTGGGATACCGATAAACCATATCTTGACTGCTGGAGGGTTGAATCAGCTCAAGTCCGATATTCTAACTGAGGCTGAGACTACTCTAATAACCACCGCAGTTGATATAGACCTTACAACAACTGGTAATCCAGTTGTTGATACGCGTCCTGCCACCCCAACAGGCCTAGGTAGATGGAAACTTAAGTCAATCGATCTTCGATTGAAGGTTGCAATAACTGGAAGTGGTAGCCCAAGTTCGACCCTTAGTATCGGGTCAACCTCAGGTGGGCAACAAGTAGTAATAGATCAAGAAGTAACCTCCTCGACAACCGTTGGTTCTAGCATTGGAGGTTTCGCCCTTGGAACTCTGGGGGCTGACATGAACCAAACCACTGGTTTTGAAGCTATTTACCCAGCTAGCCAAGTCATTTATGCAAATGTAACTCAGTCAGGGGACCCAACAACTGGAACGGTAACCGCTTACTTACTATGGCAAGGATTCCCCTAAGTGAGCTTCTCGATGGACCTCTTCAGGTTTTCTCGAGCTCTCACTTCATAGAGGCTGCTGCGCATCTCAGTGGTGTTGTAGATAGTCGGGTTGAGGAAGCGTTCCAAGATCTCTCTGCGGCCATTCCTGAAGTCAACCTCGGGAACCCAAGAGTACTCCTTACGAACATCCTCCTCGTACTGATCAAATACTGCAGGGGCCTCACCAAGAACGGACAGATCTACGTCTAACAAGATCTTAGCCTGATCCGTACTGGGGCCAGCCGTGTACTTGGTAGCTAGAATGAGCTGCCCAACTTCAATAGCGAAGTTCAGTGGGATTTGAAGAATCTTGGTGATCCTATCCGATGCTACCTCGGCACTCTTGTTTTCGTTGTCCGAAGCGTGGGTGTCATACTCGAAGTCATGGTACCAGAGGGCGAGCTCCACTTGCCCCGTTACCTTTGACTTGAAGAAATGGTCCAAGACTTCAAACCCAGATCGAAGGTGCTTCAAGGTGTGATAGAAGCGCCAAGGTTCCTGGTACTTAGTTAGGATCTCTTCAAACACACTTGAAGGCGCCCCAGTCGAACCGACAAGATTAAGTGTTTCAGCCCAACGGGCTGTAAGGTACTCTCTAGTTTTTACCACCGGGACCTCTACTATACTCATCAACAATAGATTATCAGATCCACGATGGAATTCTAGGTGTCAGAGCCAGATCGGCCCGATGTGATCAAAGAGCTTTTGGTTGTATTGGTGGAATGAGTGGGTTGGTTCCAGTAGCCTTGGAGGATGTACCCACTCAATAACGGCGGCCTCCAATGAAACCGGCTCCCCTTCCCAGGACTCAATCAGGTAAGTACGACATGGGCGAAGCTCCCCACCCACAATACGGTCTAGATCCTCGAAAATCTTTCTGAATTCCTTGGGTCTAACCCCAATCTCTTGCCCCAACTCTCGAATTAGAGCTTGTTCAGGGGTCTCACCAGGATCAATCTTTCCCCCAGGTAACCCAAGATCTGTGTGATTGTCCTTTCTGGAAACCGCAAGAATCTTCCCATCTCTAATCAACAAACCGAGCACGGAGAATAGTGATTGTTGTGCCATTTCCTTGATAATCGACTACTACACCAAGAAAAGTTCAAAGTAAATCCACAATTCGGTGACATTGGTGTATGCTCCAATTATGCGAGGTAGGGTATTCGGCCTAACTGGTGGCATTGCTTCAGGAAAAAGTACAGTTACTAGGTTATTTCGTGTGGATGGCGTTCCAATGGTTGATGCTGACGAGGTAGCTCGCTCGATTGTGGCTCCTGGGATGCCAGCTTTGAGAATGTTGGTCAGTGCCTTTGGGGATCATATTCTCCTCCCCGACGGTTCTCTGAACCGTCCTAAGTTAGGTTCTATGGTCTTTCTGGATCCCCAGAAAAGGGGGACCCTTGACAATATCGTCCAAGGGATCCTGTCTGATGAGATCGGATCTCAATTGAGGAAACTCATTGAGTCGCATCCGCTTGTCGGGCTTGACGCCGCCCTCATCATTGAGAAGGGACACCAGGACGAATACCGCCCTCTTGTAGTCGTTGCAGTCTCCCCAGAGGTTCAACTGAAGAGGGTTCAAGAGCGAGATGGCTTTACAGAAGAGGAGGCCAGAGCTAGGCTTTCAGCGCAGATCCCGATGGAGGAGAAGGTTAAGTTAGCTAACCACGTAATCTGGAATAACGGAACCAAAGATGAACTTTTGCAAAAAGCTCTTTGTGTTCTAGTCAAACTGAGAAACCCGTGAGTGATACGGACGACCTCGAAGAGTACTGGGTTATAGTCAGACCAGTTAGACTCTCCCAAAGGGATCCTCCCGAACCCCCTACACTAGAGCCAGCATTATCTGATATCGAGTTCTGGGTATCACTTCTTGATAGTCAGGGCCGCGAGCAAACCCCTAGGATTAGAGTTGGATCCATAATGGGTACCCTCAACTTCCCACCTCTTCCAGGGCCTATTCACCTGGCTAGGCTCGCTATATGGTCATCTGAAACAACAGCGGTACCCACTCAGCGGATGGATCTTGAACTCGGGGTGAACCTCACAGCAGGGGATACCCCGAGTGTTAACTACAGTCTGAACTTCGAGGAACCGTTCATTCGGTTCCCGATCAGAGGCTTTCAGTCTTCATCGTAATCATTTTGATTACGTCGACCACCTCGACCACCACTCTTCTTCTTACCCCCAGTTGGAGGAAGCTCTTCACGAACTGGAGTGCTCTGGACTGAATTTCCAGATTGCTCGGTTCCGTTAAATTCAGCTCGCCTCTTAGCTCGGCAAGGAACGCATCGCCGCGTTGGTTTGTACCCCATCTTGGCAAAGAACTCTTGTTCTCTGACTGTGAAAGTAAAGTTTTGGTGGCAGTCGATGCAGTTGATCGTAGTGTCGGTAGTTTGAGTCTGAGTGTCTTCCATAGCTCGAGATCTTCGGTCTAAGTTAGGTCTAAGTTGACCTAACTTTAGTCATTACACCGGTTTAGTCAATCATAGATTATCGAATACTCAGGTAGCATGCTGTAGTTATCTGTACTTATTTCAACAATGCACTCATTTTGGTCCACAAATGTGCACTAAATCTGGTAAAGATTGGTGTAAGTACACCAAATGTCTTTTATACTACTAGTAGATGATGATGCTCTTGTCCGAGAGGCGCTAAAAAGGGTTATTGAGAGAAGTGGGGTCAAGGTCACTGCAGTTTGTTGCATTGAAGACGCAAAGGAAGCTTTGCGTCAGTACAGATTCTTGGCAGTGGTCTCGGATGTTAGAATGCCTAATGGCACTGGGGTTGAACTTCACGAGTGGGTAGCTAAGAATCGCCCGTACTTGCTAAACAAGTTCTTCTTCTGCTCTGGTGGGATGCCGTCGGATCTCGAGGTGTATATTAACAAGTCTGGGTGCCGCCTCTTCAAAAAACCTATTGATGGGAAGGCCTTGGTTGAGGCTATTCATGCAGTTCGATCCCCAGCAAGTTCAAAACCTGTTGCTACAAATGGGGCTTCAACAAGAGGACTTTAGCGCTGTGGGTGATGCCCGAAACCGAGAAGAGGCTATACAAATATTTACTGCCCTGAGAGGTAAGTTCAAGACAGGTTTCAATAAACTGGTTCTTCTTCTGCACCCAGATACAAACGGCGGGGATCCAGAGAAGACTGCTCAGTTCCACTTGCTCATGGCGGTGGCTAAAGAGTTTGCTAGTTTGAAGATCAAACCACCGCCAACAGTTCGATATAAAACAACTTTTGGAGGTCCGATCCCACCACCTCCACCCAAGAGGCCAGGGGTGCCTCGCTACTACCCAGTGGGGTACCCTGGAACAGAAACTCAGAACAGATATTCAACAAATGCCGACAAGGTTGTTCAGATGAGGCCGACAGGTGTTAATTCCCCTCGTGGCCGATAATCGATTGACAACTCAAGTCCCACTGCCGGATCTGTCCTCTTTGACTCAAGCAGAGCTATCTGCCCTCCGAGCTTACCTTGCTATCAAAAGCAGGGAGTCCCGTAGAGATGCCACTAAACTGCTTGGAAAAGTGGCTTCTGTTCGAGATCTCTGGCTCAAGACGGTTGCCCTCAAAGAGACTGCTACCGAGGTTGAGCGAGAGGAAGTTTTGGTACCCTTCTACCAAGAGGTGATGAGGCATCCAGAGGTGTTCATCTCCTATGCGTGGGCTAACTCCTTGTCGACCCTGGACAAGCATGTTTTGGATGCAATGTTGGAGTTAGCCAAAACCCAAGTACCAGAAAAGGCAAAGAAGAAGTCATGATTGATACATCGATCATCGTAAATGGGAGGTCCAGGATTACCACCACCAAAACAGTTTCGTACGAGGACGTGGTGAAGCTAGCCTACGAGAATCCTCCAGGTCACCTACTCACTGTTACCTTCTATCGAGGTCCGTTTAGGAAGTCTTCTGGTTCTTTGACTCCCGGTGAGAGCATCAACGTGAAGGATGGGATGGTCTTCAACGTGGCCGATACCTCAGGGGCCTAACTGTCTCCTACTGATTGATAGCTCATCCCACCTGGCTTCTAACATCTGGGCATACAGGCAGTCATTCAAGCCATAGTTTCCAAAAGAGTAGGCATCATTTACCTCTACTAAGCAGCAATTGCTTTGGTCTACTACCCCAAGATCAAGACAATAAGCCCGCGGGCAGCCTTCCCAAGAGGACATCGCCTCTACAGCAGCCAGGGTAAGGTCCTTGTCCAAAGCCAAGCTCCAATCACCCTTGTAGCGCCGGCAATCTAGTACCCTTCCATCGAGGACAAAGGTCCTGTATTCAGCCTTGAAGTCAACTACTTCTGATATCAGGAGCTCGGTATCCTCAGATAGTCCGCAGACTCGTTGAATGTAGGTTGGCCAGATGAATCCGGTGAACAGTTTCTCCGAGACAGGTTTTACAAAAAACCTGTCATTTCGTGCAAGTACCTCGCCAAGGGTTGTCTTGGTTACCGATCTGTGGAGCCAGTCCTGTAGGACCGGTGGGTAGTCTATAGTGGGAGGGGCTGGACGATTGATCCTAGCTAGTGCTTGATGAACATCGTTGACGAAGCCTACTAACCCAACATCCGGGCCTAAATCTGATATGGCTTCGATATCACCAAACCCGTAGAATGGTGTGGTGTGAACACCACGCTCATGAAGGCCCTGTTGAGCAGATGCCAACATAGTAGATGCTGGAAGCTCTTCGTTATAGCGGATGTAAGCTTTTCTCATAACTCGGTGTATATTGAAGCATGAAAGAGAATGAAGTTCGAGACATTATTGAGGTTTTGAGAGAGATGGGTGATAACGAAAGACTTCTAGAGATGCTCCAAGAAGAGCATTTGAAGTACTCAGCGGCCAACCCGGCTAGGATCCAGATCTACATTGATGCCCTAACTGAACTTGGAGTTTACCCAAAGGAAACCGTACCAGGGAACCACCGTACCGTTCTTGAGATGGTGAACAGCTACGGGGCCTACTGGTACAAGTGGAGAGATGGGGCGACCCTTGAGTGCCCCCATTGTAGGGCAGATCTCCGAGACTTGGAGCATGGACCGCCAGGGTTACGACAGATAGGGCATGTCGACCGCGGCACCGATAGGGTTGAGTTCTGGGAATGCCCAGATTGTCACAGGACTTGGCCTTGTTCTCGGTCTCTGGACTACAAGTTCGTTCTTCCCTGATTCTAATTAGAGCTTCTGAGGTGTATGGAGGTTTTTCAAGTGAGAGATCATCTTGTTCAACTCTTTAACCTCGCTTTTACCCCACCCATGTTTTCCAGCTTTGGCAGCAGGAAGGAAGCCCTCAAGTTCTTTAGCAGCCTCCAATAACTTCTCCTTCTTAAACGGCTTCCCAGCTATAAGGTGAGAAGCTACCTCAGAGATTGCAGGGCTTCCGGGTCCATGCCATTGAGACATATTACCCCCTAAGTCCTTATGGTAGGATGTTGGCTTGAACTGTTCTTTTTCGTGGCCCTGATCGTGATCCTGTGACTCCTCTTTTTTAGCAGGCTCCTTGCTCTCAGGCTCACTCTTCGCGCCTCCACCCTCTTGTTTCTTGACAGTATGCTTCCGAGGATCCGCCTTTGGGTGTTTCTGCAGGTACTTCTTCCGAGCTTCTTCAGTCGGAAACTCTGTAGCCGCTTTGGTTCTAGCCACCACATTGCAGACGATCACGGCATCTTGAAATGAACGTAGGAGGGGATCCATAACTTAGTTAGACCCATAAAAGGATTCAGGGTAAGTTACATGTACTCACTATAGTACTTCGTTAGCTCTGCAAATACCCTACTTGTCTCAGGGGCTCTAACAATCTGCATGATAGCGCAGAGAAAAGCTCCGGCTTCAACAACTCCAAAGTCAATGGCTGTTGAAACCTTGCCAACTAAGGGCCTGAGTAGTTTCAAATCCTCATCGGAAACCGTCTTCTCGTAATGTCCGATGGTATTATTGAGGAGTCTGAGAGCTGAATCCGCGTTGACGTCCTCTAAAACCCCTAGACCTAGGGTGATACATGGAGCAGCTTCGTTGCCCAACTTCTTCGCACAAGATTTAGCCATTGAGGTGACTTGACTTGTTTGATAGGCCTTGAACTTGTCGGCATCAGAGGCTGTGTCTTCATACTCTGGTCCTGCTTCTTGAACCTTGGAGGTCATGCGAACGATGACACTCAAATTCTTAACAGAGCCTATGAGAGTTCCTAACTCACGTTCTGCAAAGTCATTCAAACTAGATGGGCGCATAGCCCTAAAGTCTTCGCCCCTTGCTTCCTTGAGTGAACTAACAAACCAAGTAACCCACTTGGTGAGTTGATCATTGAGGTTAGATCCTGATGTATGTTGAAGCTCATCCCTAAATGCAACCACGGGTTCCTCGATAGACCCAGCTGTACTAAGGATAAGTTCGATGGACTTGATAGCCTTATCCATGTTGGGCTGGATCTTGCTTCGGTCTCCGTGGTATGCACTATCATGTTTTGACGCAATTTCAGAGAACCTTAGTGCAGACTGGTAGTTCTTCTCGATGATCTTAGCCGCTCTTTCCACCGTGGTGAGGATGGGGTGGTACTTAGCAAAGGCCTTGAGGCTCTTGGCCACCACATTACGAACAATCACGGCATCTTGGAATGAGCGTAGGATGGGATCCATAACTTCGTGGAACCTATAAAAGGATTCAGACTAAGCCGAAGAGATGTTGATCTTGTAGACTGGCTTACCCAATTTATTTGAGTAGTCGATTGCCTGTCCTGTCCCTGACTGGAAGTTCCCATTGAAGAATGCTACTAGGAACGTTCCGTTATCTACCATGTACTCGTTTCGTTTCCGATAGCTCAAGTAACCATCTTCTGGGTTGATTTTTCGCCTTAACTCAATCAACTCATCGGCCCTACGAGTCCACTGGTGAGTAGATACCGGCTGCTGATCAAGAGTGTCAGGGAGGACAACAATCAATCGGGGGTATACTCCCTTTCGGTAGTAGAGGGCAGCTTTGAGGGCTTCAGTGTCAGTTCCTCGAGCACCGCCAAAGTATATTGCTCTGATGGCACTGTTATTGACCAACATCTGGATCGCGTCCCAGACCCGTTTCTTACTGTTCGGGCCGATAGCTCGATGACCGCTAATGCTGGCCACCTTCCAAGGTTGGTCGGTTGTTACCGTGTCAATCACCAGTTATCTTAGAAAGAAGGTCTTTGGCTATTCGTCGCTCTCGGAGTATGATCTCACAGAGCTTACAAATAGTCACGTCCCTTTCATCGGCCCCTACATTTTCCTTGGGGGACAAACACCCATCAACAGCCGAGTGAGCATGCTCATCGTCGCAACTAATTTTGACATTCTGGCGATACTTAGCAAAGAGTAGCGCCAACTCCGTGGTAGAGATCGTTTCAATCATCTCTAAGGATCCTTTCAAATCTGGTGGCGTACCCTTCTATAGGTGGTCTGATCTCAGGCATTTGCTTGAACAGTTCTTCTAGAGCTGCTGCGTGACCAGCTTCGGCTTGCTCCCAAGTTGAGTACCTAACCTGATAGCCATCCATCGTACCCTCAAAGATCATGGTCTCGAATAAGAGCGGGTCCCCTTCACCGAACGCATGGTTGATTCCAAGTATGAAGACCGTCGATACCCTGACCTCTCTGTTATTGAACTCGTTGAAGGCTACTACCCTCCTCCCGTGGTCTGGATCATCAATAAGCCACCGGATGTATTCGTCTGTATCAATCGGAACTGCTACTTTTCCGTTTAGCTTGTAGAAGTCAGCCACTTTGTGAAGTACACCAATAACCTCTCTATCGATTACACTTAGTGTGAAGCGCTCCCGCGTCCTCTACTTTCACCCTGAGACCAACTCAGAAAAAATCCAGGCTCTCGAAGCCCTTCATATCGAATATCGTCGGTATCTTCAATCCTGTATTGACTTGATGATTCAATCCAGGAGGATGCGTGTCCCTCGCGGAGAGATCCTTCGTTTCTTCCCAGTCGAGAAGGTTCTTTCAACCAATCTCGTGATGGCCTGTCAACAGCACGCCGTAGAAATAGTTCTAACTTGGACGACTTCTCTGTATACCAGAAGAATCAAGAAGCACATAAAGAAATTCTTCAAAGAAGATCAGATCATTGAGGCCATCCGCTTTCAACTCTTCACTATCGGGAAGTACAACGTAGACCGGCCAACAGATATAATCACTCAAGAAGCCATTGACCTCTATTGGTCTCTTTTACTTGATCCAAAGGTAAGTGGGAAGAGTCCTACGTCTTCGAACCGAATCGGGATACGGATGTCGATCCATACGAGCGACATCAAGGTCAATGAAACAAGGCTCTCTCCCTGGTGGCTTGGATTCTCAAACCTCAAGAAAAATCATCGGGTTTGGGTTCCAATTGTAGCTAACCCTCACATCAAGTCCCCAGAAGAGATCGTCAACGGGTGCCTCATCCGTAAGGACAAAAGGGGTCGTTGGCGAGTTGAGGTCCTAGAGAAGAAGATCATCGAAGAGCCTAAATTTTATCCTGGGATGCCAAGGATTGGGGTTGATATTGGTCTCAATGTAATAGCGGCTACATCTAAAGGGGATCTTTATGGGGCTTCCATTAAGCCTAGGTTTAATGAACTCTATACGAGAGTAAGAGCTCTTCGAGCCAATCGACAACGACAAGGTTTCAAAGAGAACTCTCCTAGGTTGAACCGTCTCGAAGATCAACTATCGGGTTTGATCAAGACAGCAACGGGTACTGTTGCTAACAAACTAGTTACTAAGTATCCAGGTCATGCTTTCGTCATTGAGGATCTGAATCTTTCTGGTTGTAGTGGTCAAAAGAGATTTGCTTATCGGGCCTTGCATCACTCATTAAGCACGAAGGCTCCTACAATTGTAGTAAACCCAGCTTATTCATCACAGATGTGCCCCTCATGTGGGTACATCTCCAGGTCAAACCGATCTGGGACAAGGTTTCGATGCCGTGGATGCGGCAGGATTTCACACGCGGATGTGGTTGGAGGGATCAATTTGCTCGGACGTTCCGAGGACAAACAGATTGGTCTCGATGATTACCCCTCCGAAGTGAAGGCCCTCTTGAGAGAGCGATACCGGCTTCGCCGGGACAGTTCCTCTGGAAGGCTGTCAGACGAGCTCGTAGCTCCGAGCCGGAAGCTTACTACCAAGGTATCTCCAAATAGGAAACTTGGCATAGCTTCAAATTCCGAAGGAATCCCATGATAAGGGGTTTTCAGGAACAGCCCTGTTGACAACTCGGGGTAGAGTAGTTAGTATCCTGTCAACCTTCGAAAACCAGACCATGTCAAAATTCACGTAGGTACATCCGGCCCTTTGTCAGCTAGCTAGTGCTCGCGGCCCACCACTCCTTCTTGCTCTTCCAACCAGAAATTGCAAGAATAAAAGGAGTTAGTGTGATGAATACCGTGATACAGCAGCTAAAGAGTGACGTTTGTGAATTGATTGCAAAGAGCAATCAGGTTCGTACCAGTATATCCTCGCTCAAGTGGCGAGAAGGATCTCTTCCGGAGATCCAAAAGATTCGTTCTGAACGGGATGAGCTGGGACGTAGAATCAAGGGAAAACGGGCTCTTGCACCTTTTCGACGGCCTGAGACCGGTGAAGAACGCAGCAAGCTTTGGAGCAAGAAGCGGGACATTGGTTACGATGCCAGGTACCTCCTCTTGGTCTACGGGATGCTTCGAGGACGTAAGTTCTCGAAGATTGAGCCAAATCATGCAGGGAACGATTGCCTCCCGGGAACATACCTGTTCAAAATGTGCTTGGATCGGTACCTACCCAAGTCATCGATTACTGAGGAGCAGATCAAATCTTGGATTGACGGCGGCGCGGCCCCTGTTTGGAGAACCGAGGTTGCGGCAGCATGACTACCAAGTATGAAGAAAGACTGGCTGAACTCGCCAAGTACTTCAAGCCCGAGAATGCAAGTGACAAGTTCACTGAGCACCTCTCACCGGATGGGAAGTTCAAGCTTGTCATCCGAAGTTACTCAACGAAGGAAGGGTGTTGGGACTTCACTCAAGGACTTGTCTACCGCGTCGGCGAAGACAAGCCTCTGTTTGAGGTTCAGCGGAACTACTCTCAGTTCCCATTTTCTTGGATAGGTCATCCGAACGGACACCCGTATCTGGTCTGTGGTGCTGACTACCAAGGGAGCACCGTGCTCGAGTTGGACACCGGGAAGCGGAAGGACTCCTTGCCTGAAGAGGCTGAGCATGGCTGGGGCTTCTGTTGGGTTAAGCACCGATTGGACCCGAGAACCAAGCTCCTCACAGTCCTTGGTTGCTGTTGGGCGTGCCCCTACGAGTTCCGGTTCTATGACTTCTCGGACCCAATGAATGGGTGGCCCGTCCTTGAATGTGACGAGTGTTGCTACGAGGATGGCAGGTGGCCTACCTTCGAAGTGGACGGAACCATCCAGACCTACTCCACTGAAACCGATGACGATGACGAAGAGGAGGTAGCCCAGCCAGGAGAGTGGAGGGCAACCAAAATCTTCCGTCGAGAGGGTCCTAACCTGATCCTAGTCCGCGAGGAGGTTTCGGAAGAAGAGAGGGTTCATCGAGAGCAGCAAGCTGAATCCCAACGCCTGTACGATGAGAGGATGGCTAAGTTCAAGGCTGAAGACCCGCTGTACCTGGCCTACATAGAGCTCGTGAAGGATCCCGCTCTTTCCCCTGAAGCTCATTGTGGAATTGGTGTCACTCACGAGAATTGGTGTCCCCACTTCAAGGTGCAAGAGCAGCGCTATTGTCGTAATATTGTGACGCACAAGAGTAAGGAAGGGATCCTAATTAACCTGGAGTGGGGGATGCAAACAGGTCCCATCAAGCTGGTTATCTACAAGGACGGAAGCCACGTGGAAGACAAGTGGTTCGAGCATTCCGTAGAGGGAATGCAGCAAGCCTTCCAGGCAGCTAAAGAGGCAGCATGACCACCGTATCCGAAGAGATTGCCAAGCTTCAGGGAGAGTCCCAGAAGAAGCAGTCGAAGATCGATTGGTTGGCGAAGCTTTTTGAGATCTTCTCCCCCAGCGTGAATTCGAAGGTGACTCGGTTTAATCTAGGTCCTATTGAGGATTTTAAGCCCTTTATCTGAGGTTGGCCCATGGCAGAGAAGCTGTATCTTGTGACCCGTTTAGATTTACCTCTTGGACAACAAGCAGTTCAAGCCTGTCATGCGATGACTGAGTTTCTTGTTGAGCACAAGGAGCGGGCCTCTCAGTGGCACTCGAGCTCGAACACCTTGGCACTCCTTGTTGTGCCGGACGAACAAGATCTAATTCGACTAGCCTCCAAGGCTAGTCGAATGGGTGTTCGATGTTCATTATTTCGAGAGCCCGATCGTGATAATGAACTGACCGCTCTAGCTCTCGAACCGAAAGCCAGATCACTTTTGAGTAACCTACCCCTAGCCTTTGGGGTATAGTCAACCACATGGTTGACGCCAACAATAATCAGAAGCAAAGTCTTTACTTTCCTACAGATATGCATGACGAAATTAAGTCTGAGGCTGCACGGCTTGAGAGATCACTTTCGTGGGTGGTAACTAAGGCATGGAAGTTAGCGCGTGCGAAGATTAAGAGTCTTCCATCAGATCCACCAGTGAAAAAATGATTCACGACCCCATAGTTCAATTGGCAGAACACCGGACTCTAACTCCATATGCGGGGGTTCGAACCCCCCTGGGGTCTCTAACTCATAGTCTCCAGAGAACACTGGTATTTGGCCCAACGTTAATCTTGGACTCAATCTTTCTCAGATGTTCCCAGTCCTCGAGTCCTTCTCGGTACTTTTTAGGGATGGCCTTGAATCCGTAGTAGGTTCCGGCAAGGGCCCCAGCAATGGCGGCTGTTGTATCCGTGTCCCCTCCCGATCTAATGGATGTGAGAACGGCTTCTTCATAAGAAGCCGTGAGGACAAAGGCTGCGAATGCTGATGGTACAGTTTGAACAACGTGTGCCTTTGTACCAAAGAGTTTGAGGGCTTCACTGGCGGAGACGTCATTGCTTTTTTGATAGAACACAAGCCTATTCAAAGCAAGCTTCACCTTAGACTCCCGAAGGTACTCCATCGTTTTTGCAACAACTTCCTTAGGTTCCGCTCCTGTCCAGAGTAGGGAGACGGCTACAGCTACCGCGGCGGAACCCTCCTCAGCTTCAAGAGACTTGTGAGTAATATTGGCTTCCATCCGAGCGAACTGGGCAGCCGTAAAAGGATCCTCTTGGTAAAATGCTCCGAACGGAGCTGCCCTCATGGCTGTTCCGTTTCCTTCAGCCCCAACTATCCCACTTTCGCTCCAAGACATTCCAGCTCGAAGGTTCTGCATTGCCTTCTTTGTGGTAGTCCCCATGCCTCGTAGAGGACCAGCGAGGTACCAGTGTTGGTACCTTTGGGCGATGTCCCTTGGGTAAAACCCACCACAGATGTATAGGCTCTCCATGACGATCTTGGCCATCATTGTATCGTCAGTCCACTGTCCAGGTCTTAGTTGATGATACTCACTAGCCTGATAAGTACCATCCCAGTTGACCAGGAAAGGATCATCCGGTTTCCGGGTTTCGAAGGGCATTCCTAAAGCGTCAGCAACTCCCTGGCCTATCAGGGTGGACGGATCTTCAGCCATGTCCACTCTCTACACCGAAGGGCGTCTCAAAAAGTCAAGTAATTTTCATAACTTGGCCACATTGTGGGATAACCCTTTTTGAGGTTCCTGTCGATTTTACCTTGCACGTCTCAAAAGGTAGTGTATAAGTGACGGTCCTCAATTATTGGGGCAACTTGTTCCACTTCGGTGGAAATGGAGAGATAATCATGAAGTCGTCGAAGAAAGCAGGGCGTAAGTCTGTCCAAGATGCGACGGTAGTGAACTATGCTGGGGCGGCGGCCTACAGCATGGAAGCTGAAGCGGCTCTTGCACAGTTAAGTGTAACTGGTTGTTTTAACAACACTTATTACACGAAGGCCGAAGATCAGTTGGCTCAGGTTCTGACCCTTGCACGTCAGGCACATCCATTGTTCCTGGCCAAGGTGGCAGTCTATGCCCGCGAGAGTGGGTTCATGAAGGACATGCCGGCAGCCCTGGTCTCCTACCTAGCAGCTAGGGATCCTGACCTCTGTGCTCAGGTGTTCCCGAGGGTCATCAATAATGGCAAGATGCTGCGTAACTTCGCGCAGATGATCCGGTCTGGGTCTTTTGGGCGGCATAATCTGTCAGCTCAGCGGCTCAAGAGAATGGTCACGGCCTGGTTTAATTCCAGGACTGATGAGCAGATCTTCTTCCAGTCAGTTGGTGATAAACCGACCCTGGGTGATATCGTAAAGATGGCTCGGGTAGCCCCGACGTCCGCTCAGAGGTCTGCCCTCTATGCTTACCTGATCGGTAAGAAGGAGGGTAAGTTCGAAGGTCTGCCCTTCACTGTGAGTGAGGCCGTGCCAGCTCTGATTGCCTCGTATGAGGCCTTCAAGGCTTCCCCGGTAGGTGAGATACCGAACGCACCTTTCGAGATGCTGCTCGGTCTCCAGTTAAGCCCGGAGGACTGGAAAGCTGTGGCTACTAAGGCTTCTTGGTTCCAGACTTTCAGGAGTCTCAACACCTTTGCTCGTCACGGTGTCTTCACTGATCCCAAGATGGTGAAGCTAGTGGTAGAGAAGCTAAACCATACGGATCTCATCAGGAAGGCGAATGTCTTTCCATACCAGATCATGACGGCTTACAAAGCCATCAATGAGGGTAGCACCTGGCACAAGGATGAGAAGCCGGTCAACATGCCCAAGGAGATTGAGCATGCTCTCGAGGTAGCTATGGAGGTGGCAACGGTTAACGTTCCTGCCTTCGAGGGTCTCGAGGTAGCTATCTGCACGGACGTCTCTGGGTCAATGCGGAGCCCGGTTACGGGTGAGCGAAAGGGCTCAACAACCACCGTAATGTGTGTCGATGTGGCAGCTTTGATCTCTTCCTGCTTGCTGAGGAAGAATCCTCGTGCTCAAGTGTACCCGTTCGAAGGTGATGTTCGGACTGATGTGAAGTTGAACTCAAACAACACCATCATGAAGAACGCCGGGATTCTTGCGGCAGTCGGCGGTGGGTCCACGAACTGTGCCTCTCCTCTACAGGTGATGAACAAAGATAATAGGAAGGTAGATGTTGTGATCTTCGTTTCCGATTATGAGTCATGGAGTCATGGTGGCGGGATGGGTAGGGTCTATGAATCCTACTGGGGGAGTCGAGGCCCGAAGCCGACTTCAATGGCTGACGAATGGGAGAAGCTCAAGACCCGTAACCCGAATGCAAAGCTCGTTTGCATTGACATCACCCCGCACACGACCACCCAAGTGAAGGATAATGTTGATGTTCTCAACATCGGGGGTTTTAGCGATGAGGTGTTCAAAGTGATGAACGCGTTCATCACTGGTACAGGCAATGGGCACTGGATCGAGACTATCAATCAAGTTCAACTCTAACGAGTTGACTAAGTGACGAGTGGCATCAAGGTACCTGGATTACTACCGGAGGCTTTGGTGCCACTCTCTTTTTTACAGGTGTTGGTGGTTTCTTGATGGGTGGGATGGGTTTGTTCTTTTCATAATCAATCGCAGTCAAACGAGCACCTTCTCGAGCACCCGCATTGAATGACTCTTCTGTACTTTTTTGTGCGGCTGAAATGAGTCTTCTGGTCTCATCAGCTTGAGTAGCCAATTGAGCTTTGCTTAGAGTGTTCGACCTACTATTGATGACCGAAGAGGTGACTGCTCCGCCTGCTGCTATCAGAGCTGCAATGATACTTCCTATTACTGTCCACTTCTTGATTCTGGTTGAGGCCGGCAGCGAGCTTTGACTTGGCTTAGCCAGGCGCTCAAGTGTAGAGAATTCAAAGTTATTGAGGCGGATTGTGAGTATGTCAACCTTGTGCTCAAGATCCTTGTTCTCTCTCTCTAGCTCTTCGTTATTCTCTCTGACTAACTCAAGTTGTCTGTTGAGCTCTTGTAATTCCTGACGAGCCCCTACATCAACAATCTCAAGATCTGGTTCCCTTTTAGGTAAATCATAGTGGGTACCTGTAGCTCTAAACTGGTTCATTGGCCGCGGTGGGGGTGCTTTTGGTTCTGTCACAACAACCTTATGTCAAAGGTTTATTGAAAAATTGTTCTCTTAACAAGGGCTCAGTTGATACCTAGTATCTAGAGTGTTAGTATGGTAGTTGGCATGGGTAAGATTGAAGACCTAAGCGAGATTGTACCAAACCTATGGCAAGGTTCCAGGCATTCCATCTCAAAATACTTGGTTAGGTATAACTTCAATGTATTAGTTTTGTGTGCTGAGGAATGGCAGCCCCCAAGATCACTATTTCCTGATTCCGTTTCGGTGATCTACTCCCCTAATGCTGATGACCCCTTCAGAGAGCCAACCCGTAATGAGCTTCTAAGGGCTATCAGTACAAGTAAAGAGATTGCTGCCGCGGTTCATAGTGGGAAAAATGTTTTGACAACGTGCATGGCTGGACTTAACCGGTCAGGTCTCGTAAATGCCCTCGCCCTTCACTTTCTTACTGGGAACTCAGGTTGTACTTGTATGAGACTCATTAGATTGAAGAGATTTGGGGCATTAAGTAACCCACAGTTTCAAGAGGTTTTAGTTAGAGTGCTACCATTCCAAAAGTAAGTCACAAGTTTGGTTGGTTTACCTTAGAGGGCCATCCCATGCGAGGCCACTCGGGACACCAGCCACACTAATAGTGGCATCAACCGTTCCAGAGGAGATTAGTATACGTGAAACATTGTTACTACCTCTGTTGTTCACATACATATGATCCGCTCCGTCCCATGCGATCTCATCTGGGCTTGTCCCAACAGTGATAGTGGCGTCAACCTCTCCTGAAGAGATTAGTATACGTGAAACGGTTCCGTCACCTGAGTTGGTAATATACATATGATCTGCACCATCCCACGCGGCTTTCCTTGGAGTACTCCCTACAGAGATCCTAGCATCAATACTATCTAACAATGTGATTCTGATCACTTGGTTGGTTAATGAACTAACCACATAAATGTGATCTGAGCCATCCCATGCAACACCCTCAAAGTCGTTGAGAAGCGGGATGGTCATGTCAACTGAGGGTGTTCCGGTAATATCTATTCTGGACACTGTAGCGTCAACACTATTGACAGCGAACATCTGGGTTCCACCATCCCACATGATAGCACGTGGAGAGTTCCCAAGTGTTATTGCAGTGCCAAGTAGAGAACCCGTCGATACTTGAATCCGGTGAGCAGTATTCCCACCACGACCAACGACATACATGTAGGAACCACCATCCCATGCAACACCGAAGGGGTTGGTTTCAGCACTAATGATCGTAGTGGTACTCAAGTCTGATATAGCTATCCTGGTAACTGTGTTGTCATTTTGGTTAACAACATACATGTAGGAACCACCATCCCATGCAATAACAACTGGTTCGTTACCCACAGGGATAGACCCACCTACTACGGCACCGGAAGAGATCAAAATCCTTTTGACTATGTTTGCAGGGCTTTCAAAGGCAACATACATGTAGGAACCACCATCCCATGCAATACCTGAGGGGCTAGAGGTACCCAAACTAATGGTTGCATCAACAGCTCCTGAAGAGATCAGGATACGTGATACCGTGTTGGTGCCACTGTTAGTGACATACATATGATCTGCACCATCCCACGCGATCCTATATGAGTTTTCTCCAACAGGAATGATTGAGTCAACAACTCCCGTTGAGATCAGAATTCTGTAAACTGACCCACTCTGGTCCACTACATAGATGTAGGAACCCCCATCCCATGTAAGGTCAATTGGAGATTGACCAACAGGAATGACCAGGTCAAGGACCCCAGTGGAGGCAATGATCCTCGAGACAGTTCCTTGACCAAAATTCGCTGTGTATATGTGATCTGATCCATCCCGTGCAACACCCCACGGGTTGGGGGCGTTCAGTAAACGTATTGAAGAAAAGTCAAGCCAGCTTGACGTCGAGACTTTCAGGAGGTTATTCGTGTTTGGGTTAATATTATTGGCAGTGACATACATGCTATCGCTGCCGCCCCAGGCCACTTTGTTGGGGACACCATCACTACCACTAAAATTGATAGCCGACTCTAAGATGGTCCCCGATAGTATATTTATTCTGGTGAGTGTGTTCTCATCGCCAACCGCATACACAAAGTTGGCGTCACAAGCCAGTTCAACCGGATGGGACCCAATGTTAGTAGTAGTGTCCATAGCTAATCTGAAGATACTAACTCTTTGGACTAGTTGACTATCCTTTTCAGCCACATACATGTAGGATCCCCCATCCCATACTATTGCTTGAGGGTCACCTACTACTGTAATTGTGCTGTCAATAATTCCAGTAGTGGTATTGATGCGCGGTACTAGATCTGTCGATCCAAGTGGAACCCACATATGACCTCCACTTAGTGGAGGTTTGCTTCCTAGAACCCACTCAGGGGCCCTTGCAATTGTGCGCATTAGATCGACCTCACATACTCAAACCAAGCTCGGACTCTGAAGCTGTAATTGTTTCCAGTTGTCTGTTGGCCAACCTGGAGTTGAACAGTGTTAACGTTGATCACCTGTTTGAAGTAGTCAGTTGATGTGAGGGATCGACTATCATCGGATAATGTTAGAGTCCCTCCTGCGAAGTGGTAGGTGACCGCTCCGCGTTCTCTCTGGAGATTGTCCCCAGTACCTGTGTTGGTTGCAACACTGTCTGTTACAACAATCAGGTCATAACCATTTGCTGGAGGTCCAGGAATAGTGTCAAGTAGGTGCCAGGTAACAGCGTCTCCTGAACCATTGTACGTGGAAAGTGGGGGTGCAATGTGAGGTCCAATATCGCATTCCCAAACCTGGGCACCAAATGACGAAGGTGGGGCTGGATTTCCTGGTGTTATCTGTCTGAAGGTCTTTCCTTTATAGATCTCACCATCGGTTACATAAACTTGGAACCCACATGTCATCCACGGTGGGGTCCAAGCAACTAAAGAACCTCTGAAAAAGAAGCGGATACCATTGTTACCAGAGGACTCTCTAGTTAGTAGAACCCGATCGAAGTCAACCAAAGTTACTCCATCGAAGTTTGATGGGATGGTTGGGTCGGGGGATGATTTAAGAGCCACAGCCCTAACACTTAGCCTATCCGTCATTATCCCGAGCGGGTTACCATCACCAGCGGTGTCAAAGAAGAGACTGTAGATAGGTTCAGGAAAAATCTCACTGGGTAGTATATCGTCGCCTGGGTTATTACCGGTTGCCGACCAAGGCAGAGCGGGTGCACTGCCTCCTGGTTGCCAGGTAGCATGAGTTGAATCAACCGCTGTGAGAACCTCTCCAGTAGAGGGGGCTGCTGCCCCGGAGACATCTACGTTCCCCGTTGTTGTTTGGAGGGCTGCTGCAGGCCCCCCACCCCCACCACCTCCATTACGAATGAATTGGTTTAGGGTTGTGGTCCAACCAAAGACTGGATCCCCCTCGAACCTTTCTCCGACAGCTCCTACCCTAAAACCAGCAGCAGTTCTGACGAATATCCCGAAAGTAGTGGTGATACTTGGGCCATTGACTGAAGATCTTAGTATGTATGCTTGACCACGTCCAACTGGAACTGTAAAGGATACAATAGAGGTTGGACTGACAACGAGCCCAGGAGTGTCTGGGCTCGTCAATACATTGACAAGGACTGGAGGGTTAGCCGTGACTTCATCAACACCCACCACCGTTAGATACCAAGATCCAACTCCGAGGGTGTCATCCAGCTGGATACTAACAGTATCCCCAGGAGTAACATCCACCCCTCCTGACGTAGGGTTCCAAGCGTGGGAGAGATCGGAAGAGAACTGAACTCTAACAAGCGGTGATACAGTCATCCTAATAGGTGGTGACCGTCAAAAGTTTATTGATAGGTGAGCATCAATAAGCTTCTAATATTCCAATCCCTAGTGAAGTGGAACCCCGTGTCTGACCAAGATCTCCTTGTCCATAAAGTAGCAAGTAGTTTTGCTGAGGAATCGAAGACAAGCACTCTGATCTCAAGAGTTGCTGAGCGATTCATTAGGGCTAGCTACTTTTCACCGGGGGATATTGTTCTCTACGGGAAGTATAAGAATCACCGTGGTCGGATTCTTGGTTTTGGACAGGATAAGTGGGGAAACCCCACTGTAACGGTTGAACCAATCCCTCTAGGAAGAAAGCAACCAAAGACGTTCGGCTTATTCAAGTTGTGGAGGGCGGATGTGAAAGAACGAGCAGTGAACGAAGCAATGCAAGAGGTTGAACCAATCTTTCCAGATCTTAAGTAGACAAACCAAAGTTTGGTATTGTACTTATGCCTTGCTTTAGGTATGCCTGCTCGCATCAATATCACAGGTTTGAGGAGTCACCATTGGACCGCTATTAAACCAGCGGAGAACGTCTTGTATGGTGGTAGGGTTGTTACTGCTTGGGCTTGTCGATGTGATTGTGGGCAAGAGAGGGTTCTACCCACGGAACACTTTAAGAAAGGGGCCTTCTATAGTTGTGGTTGCTTTAACCAAGAACTTTGGAGATTAGGTAAAATACGAGTACAAGAAAAGAAACAATGTAGTGTTGAGGGCTGTCCCAACCTTTATGCCTCAAAGGGGTTCTGCTTAGAACACTATGACCAATGGAAGCGATACGGAGATCCGTTAGTTAGGCTTCGAGCAAGAAAAGGTTCCGGTTATACCACCCCAAGCGGGTATAGACTCATCAACGGAAAGAGTGAACACCGTTGCGTGATGGAGTCTATTTTAGACAGGAAACTCATCAGAGGTGAGTCCGTACATCACATAAATGGTGACAGATCAGATAATCGACCAGGGAATCTAGAGTTGTGGTCTAATTACCAACCAAGCGGACAGCGAGTGCAGGACAAGATCAGGTATGCTGAGGAGCTTGTGGTTACTTACAACCACTTATTTGGAAGTAACCTTCCTCAAACAGGGCTCGCTAACCTTCCAAAGTATAAACCAACATCAGTGAAGGACGAATCAGGCTATACCCTCAAGGTAAACCCAGATGGATTTTGTGCTATGAGTATTTGCTCGCGGCCTACTCATGCACAAGGTTTTTGCCGCAAGCACTATAGTAAGCTGGTACTAGCAGGTATTCTAACGGTTAGGGTTAAGCGTGTTTGTGAGATGCCTGGTTGTAATGGGACCTACCAAGCAAAGGGTATGTGTTGCTACCACTACAATCAATCCAGGAGTGGTGGGATCAAACCCAGACAAGATCGTCGTGCAAAAGGAACTGGTACCTTACATGTGGATGGTTATTGGCTCGTTACTGTTGGCGGTAAACAAGTACTAGAGCACCGTGTTGTAATGGAAGCCATTATTGGGAGACCCCTATTAAAACATGAGAGTGTCCACCATAAAAATGGAGACCGGTTGGATAATCATCCGGATAACTTAGAGTTATGGTCAAAAAGTCAACCTACTGGTCAACGTGTACTGGATAAGTTGGCTTGGGCCTTTTACTTTTTAGATCAGTACAAGAATCACCAACACTAACGGTGGGTCTTAGCCTTCGTTTTCTTGGGTGCCGGCTTCAGATCGCGGACCCGCTTGCGGAGGAGTATCTTGACGTTCTCATGGACATTCCGCATATCGAAAGCGGGGATACTCGACTGAATAGTGATCCCATCTAGGTGATCATTCTCGTGTTGGATAGCTCTGGCAAGATACCCTTGGGCATTCATGGTACAGGGCTTCCCATCAATATCGAGGTACTTCACCCGAATGGATTCATACCGTTCGACCTTCCCGCGCCCGCCGGGGAAGGATAGGCATCCTTCGGTAGAAGTGATCCGTGGGGTTGCCTTGGAGTAATCCACGTCGGTCCCAAGAGCGTCAGCTTCTTCCGTAAAGGGTTCAACCTCGGGGTTGATGAAGATTTGAGGGTCAGCATCCTCGGCCTTCCCGTGCCACGAGACGTCAACTACGAAGATCTTGAGCAGCTTGCCCACCTGGGGACCAGACAAACCCACACCACCTTCGATCATCATCGTGTAGACCATGTTCTTGGCCAACCTTACGATGTCCTCAGTAACCTCGGGGATGGGGTTGCACTTCTTCTTCAGGATCTCGTCTGGAAAGTATCGGAGGGTTAGGATCTTGAGCTTCTCTTCACAAGCGCAGTCGACATCGTGGGTGTGTTCGTCGGGTCCCGCTTCTGTAGCGTGGTCTTTGGGTTGGTGGAACATGTAGTCAGCGACGATAGGGTTACGAAAGTTCATTTATTTGTGCCTTTCATGTACCATGTTGTTTCAACGAGTACTAAAACTGCTCATATGCGTGAGAGGCTACAGCTCCTTGTGCTGTTTCACCCTTGTAGTGCCCGTTGTAAAGATCAACTTCACCACTAATAGTTTGGAATCTAATCTGACAAATCTGCATACCCGCATAGAGGATGATAGAGTGTACTACCGAAACCTCTAGTGTGTATTGGCCGAAGAACCCAGGGTCACCGTACCCGGCCGTATAGTGGATTAGAGCAAAAAGCCTACCGATACTTGACTTTCCGTCGATGATTGGGACAAACTTCTTGGTCCCTACCCTCTCGCGCGTGTGCATCAAGTAGCCAGTACCGGGTAGGAGACGAATCCCCTCTGGAGGGATCTTCAGCTCTCTGGTCGGATTGGCCTTCTTCGAATCCAATGTGCAGTTTCCTATGGAGTTTATGTCGTAAATCTTAACCTCATCACCTAAAGTCAAGTCGTAGGAGGCTGGGTTCAAATGCTTCCGGTCGTATGGGTCGATGATGATCGACCCATCGTCGATGGCCGCGGCTATCGCCCTACCGGAGAGTATCCCGGTTGACCTCTGACCCCAGGCAGCCTTGGCTGACCTGATCAAATTTGTGACGCTTTTTGAGAGCAGACCAATCGACATGAGGCATTAGTACACCGCCCTGACTTATGAGTTGGTTTTACTGACAAGGTTGATTACTACAACTATACCAGAAAATAATTGAATTTAAGACGTAATTCCCATGTTCAGTAGTAGAAGGCCGGTGCTTATTTTAAGCCAGTTCGAAAATAGATCTGAGATTCAGATCCTCTCATGAACACTTACGTGTAGGAGACTGCTCAGATAACTTGTAGGTTTTGGGGAGATCCAGCCTCGCCAAGTGTAGTATCTGTCAACCACAAACCAGTAACTTGGAGCCAAATATGTTCGAACCAATGGTCAAGCTAGTTTCCCCTGGCGTCAAAGGTGTTGCCAAAGTCAGGCACATTACCATCACCGAACAGGCAGCCAAGAGTATGCTTCTCCGAGAGCTGATTACCCACGGACGTGAGAAAGCAACCTCACCTGGGGATTACTGCCAGCTCATTGTTGCCGGAGAACTAATGATGAGTGACACCAGGCTCGAGCATGACACCAATCAGACGGTGGTTTGGAAGGCCTCTGGTGACATTCTGATAGCTGGGCTCGGCATCGGACTCATCCTTGTGCCTATCTTGGCCAAAACCAATGTGAGAAGCGTCACCGTGGTTGAGCTTCATCAAGATGTGGTCGACCTAATTGCACCCAACTTCAAAGACGACCGTCTTCAGATCATCTGCGGAGACATCTACTCTTGGAAGCCTGCCAAGGGTGCTAAGTTTCAGACCATATACTTCGACATTTGGCCGAACATCTGTCTAAGCAACCGGAACCAGATGACAAAACTCGAGCGCCGATTCCGAACCTATCTGGATAAGGGCGGTTGGATGAATTCCTGGGCCAAAGAATTGTGCCGGCGATGGTCCTAGGCGAGTGGGGTCGGGTGAACTATTCCGGCCTGCAGAAGTGTGTAGATGAACAAGTTGGCTAAGATCTCGTCATCGGGGACCTGCCAAGGAAGTTGAATCTGAATGTTCCGTGTTTGAGAGACATGATTCACCAGCTGCTCAAGAGCTTCCCGCACAGATCCCTGGTGTCCCCTGCCAATCATCTCCAGAACCATCTCGGAAGGGGTGCCCCGATAGATGTTGAAGTCACTAAATTGTGACCAGACAGATATCGGTAGCACTTGCTTCCCATCAATGAAGTGGTTGACGTCGTTCATGTGACTTCTGTCTTTTTGATCTTAGCTCGGGAAGTTGGATTCAACTTCCGTGTAGCAGGATTCTTGATCGACTTCCAGGTGGGTGCAGCTCCGACAGCAGCAACCGAGATCAATTGCTTTGCATTCCCACGAGCATCGATTACAACCGCGGTCACCTTGAACTCACCGTCGACATTCAACACTTCTGTTCTGCCTCCATTCTTTCGTTGAACTGGAAATCTAAGTTTCAATTTGGTTCCGATGTGAAGAGGCGCTGGAAGACTAATTCTAATTGGTGCTAGGTCATCGAAGTCTTCTAATTTGAGAAGTGTGGGGTGGTTCATGTAACAGTTACCTACGAGGTGGCTGGTCAAATTACTTCATTCACAATACACTGGACAGAGTGATCTGAGCGGTGTATATCAACAGACCCTCACGTGTCCGTTGAGGTTGGTTCCCTGCTCCATGACCGTAATCAGCGCACATAACATTGAGCTGAAGAAGGTACAAGAGACCCTGAATTACTCCTCAGGCCAGCTCTTGAAAAACTTCCGTGTCTCAACTCGAGAACTGGACACCCATTCCTCAAGAATGGTCTCTCGGGATTGTACCCTAGGCTTCAGAAGTTTGTTGGCTTCAGAAGTTGCTCTTCCATTTGAGAGGGAGTTAGTGACCTCGAATGGTATCCCTAGGGAAGATTGGTTTGGTATTCGTTCTACCTTGTCCAATCCTATGACCCAAGTAGCTCAAGATCGATCAGAACTATTGATCGATCGATCAGAATTATTGATCGATCGATTAAGATCCTTCTTAACATACTCTATATAGAGTATGTATGTAGTAGTGAAGTTGAGAACTCAAACAATCACTAATATCTGAATCCTAATCTCAATCACAATCCTAATCGCAACCCCAGTCGCAACTGTATCAGTAGTAATCACCCCTCTTAGTAGTATCAGTAATCCCGAGTCAGATAGTCATAAAGAAGCTTGTAGCATAAGTCCAACAGATAGAAGGATTGGTTCGAGTACCGTAGTTGGCTCCAACTTCATTAGCTCGTTCGAAGAATCTTCGAGAATCTTCAGATCGTCCAATCACAAGCATCTCGATCGCTTTAGCCCAGAAGTTCAAGCTGAGGGTCTCGACAGCCTTGTCACCCTCTTCGGGTTCATCTTCGCTCATGTGGTTGATGTAGTTAAGGACCCCTTTGTCTCCATTAGACATCCAGCGCATCCAACCAATTGCTAAAGACTCAAAAGCCAGTTGGGACCAACTGGCTCCTCTTGGGGAATGTGGGATTAACTCACTTCTGATGTTACCTAGGCAATGATTCAAACAGAAAACCAGAAGTTTGGTTTCGAACTTCTCTGGGTTCTCTGATTGAAGGTTCAAAGCATCCCTCACTAGAGAGATGGCTCTTTCAAGTGATCCTCTTTGGAAGGCAACATCGAACAAAGATCTTTGAGCCTCCATTTCAGCAAGAATTGACTCTACATTTTCAGAATCATCCGGTAAATCAAGGTCATACTCTCCGCTCTCAGTGATTTTATATGTAGAACTAATCGGGTTAGAGCTACTACTCTTTGAGTGAGATCCAAATATTTTGGTAGGGGTTTTCCTCCTACCTCCAGGGAGAATATTTTCGTGCATTGGCTCTCTCATTTAGTATTGACACCGGTCGACCCAGTGGGTTATTACACTAAGCCCCTCACCACCTATGTGTACCAATGTGGGGTTAGGCTTGGTACCTAATTCAAGAAACAACTTCTAGTGTAGAAACCAACAGAGGTCTTGTGGTTAATTCTGCTAATCAGGCTACTTTTGGCTTACCTGACGACTATGTGCCTAAGAACGGGGATGATCTTTACAAGTCATATGCACCGTTTGTGACTCGTTTGGTAACTCGTTACAATCGTGTGTCGGCCAACTTCGATGACCTACTCCAACATGTCTGGCTCGAGATACTCAGGGTAGATTTAATAACAAAGTATAATTCGTCTACAGGTTCAATCCCTAAAGTTCTGACCACGGATCAAACTTGCTCCTTTCTGGGTATGACCTGGGAGGGTTTCAAGTACATGCAGATTAGAGGTATGAACGGCGATCCGCGAAGTAAGAGTAATGGGTATTTTAGACAAGCCTCCCCTACCCTAAAAGACGAAGTACTCCTGAGAGATGGTCCTGATTGTCACTGCTGCGGGAACAGCACTAAGAAACTTCAACACGTCCTCGATGACCATTGGTTGTATTCCGATAGAGCCAAGTACGCAAAGGTCATGGCCAGGATGTGGGTTCCAAGCAACCACCGAGTATTCTGTTACGTCGGCCTAGATGAGACCATCTCCTTTAAGAAAGGCGATACCTTCAAGGTCAGATACAAGGTGTTCTGCCCATCTTGTGTGGTGAAGGTGTTCGGAGGTGTTCCAGAGGAACTGCTAATTGTAAATAGCCCTCCTGAGCGCCCGTGCTTGACTCCAGCTAGCGGTACTTATGGCTCCAGAGTGGCCACTTACCACACGGCTGACGTTGAACGGCTCAAGAGTGAGCGGGACACCAACCCTCGTTGCAAGAGTAATCCAAGTGTCCAACCTCTCAAGCTTCAACCAAAACCTTACTTCAAGTTGTACTTAGCTAGGTCAGTTCACAACATTTACGCTAATTGGTGCCGCACTAGAGATCGGAAGTACAAGGAGCACTTCCCAGGTATGGACTTGGATACTGGCAAGTCCTGGGAAGACACTCTGGTTGACAACTATGGGCCTCGCCAAGAGAATATGTATGCCCTACATGAAGCACTAGGGTTCTTTTTCAACGGGAAAGAAGACCTAATTGCTGCAAAGCATGAGGAGATCCTGTCACTTGTCGCTCGAGGGCTTACTGCAGAAGAGATTGTTAGCAGGATGAGGCTTCCGAAGCGAGTACTCAAAGTACTCGCTCACTTGAATTGAGGATCTCTTTATTCGAAATCTGGTGTGATGGACACCCTTCCTCGTTTAGTGCGAGCTACCAGAGATCTTCGGGCAAAGGTTGCTGCCTCTCTACCTTGGGGGCTGCGAGTAGCCAGACTACTTCATCGAGTCAAGTTTGCTACTGAGCCAGCTGAGTTCGGTCAGCTCATGTATGGACTTTTCTTGTTGTATGGCGTGACGGATATGCCACCGGCTCCATTCATGCCGAAGAATACAAGGGAGATCACTCGGCTAAAGGGTTACGGTCTAGACTTTGGTAAGAGAGCCAGAGGAGCCGCGTTCAGGTACTTGAAGAATGACTTCCGAACCAGATCCCAGAACTCCTTTACCAGGGACGATGCTATCGAGGATGTACTCTCGAGAGTGTCTCTCAAGCTCTATTCGGACAAGAACTTCAAGAACAAGATTCAAGGGCAGTCCTTGAGCTATGCCGAGAACTACACATTGAGCGCTGTAAAGAATGAGACCATCAACACACTTAGGCGTGAGAAGCTTAGGGAACACGACACCCTCGACGACGTTGTTGAGCAACCGTCAGCTTGGGATAACCTTGGGGATTTGATACCTCAATCAGAACAGCAGCAGATCATAACTGAGCTCGAGAGTTCGGTTAGTTCTGATTACGCGGAAGACATTGGCCTTTACTTCAAGTTGATTCTAGATGGGTATAGTGATGTCGAGATTACACGTGGTAGAATGCTTCCCTACCTAGAGGGTAAAGAGTTTCCTGATAACAGGGCTGATAGCCGATTGGACAAATACAAGCGAACTATCAAAAACGTCTTAGAACAGCACTTTGACTTGTGACTCTGGTGTAAGTCAACCTTGTGACAGTACCAAACAACACCATCGTCCATGGCCTTTGTCTACCCACTCTCAAGCTGATCCCTAATGAGTCGGTTGACTCTATTGTCACAGACCCTCCTTATGGCCTAGGTGACCGAGACCCAACAATTGAGGAGATTGTTGCTTACCTATTGGGTTCAGAACTCGATATGGGCGAGTTCATGCACAAGGATTGGGATTTACCTTCTGTTGCGGTTTGGAAGGAATGCTTCCGAGTACTCAAACCAGGAGCTTTTCTCTTCTGCTTCGCCGGTACTCGTACCCAAGACATCTTGTCGATTGGGATTCGAGCTGCAGGGTTTGAGAACAGGGATGTGATTCCAGCTGAGATGGGTCCGCCTATCTTGAGGTGGATTCGAGCTCAAGGGATGCCGAAGAGTTCAGACATTGGAAAGAAGATGCGAGAACTCAATCTCGATGATCTTCTTGAGCAATGGGATGGTTTTGGTACAGCTTTGAAGCCTTACTGGGAACCCATCTTGATGTTCCGCAAGCCAGTCAAAGAGAGCTCAGTGATTGAGCAGATCAAGAAGACGGGTACCGGCGGGATCAACATCGAGTCTTCTCGAGTTAAGCACTCATCCCCAGAGGACTTTGAGAAGCATAAAGCAGGCGTAGATGCTATCAAGGCCCGCGGGGGGAAGATGGGCAATAGTTGGAAGAATAGTTCAGATCTCTCTGGAGCCAATGACGTAAAGACGTCTGGTAGGTTTCCCCCAAACCTCATCATGGTTCACTCCGATTTGTGTCGTAAAGTCGGGTCCGAGATGGTTGCTATGCCACCCATCAATCGATTTGATGATGGTGCTAAACCATTTGGTGGTGGAGCTGGACACAAGTATACGACCATTACGAGAGACGATGAAGAGATAGAGATCTGGGATTGTCACCACTCCTGTCCGATCCGTTGGCTTCACTTTCATAGTGGAGCTATTGGGAAGCCTACTAGAGCTAGGAAGGGGTCCAAATCTATAGCTCCTACTAAGTCTCCTAATGGTGCCTCAAAGTACTTCGTCAACATCGACCCTGAGTCAACTTTCTTCTATGTTCCAAAGCCGAGTCAGGCTGAAAAGAATGAGGGTCTTGAACAGGATGATGAGAACGAGCATGCGACGGTAAAGCCCGTTAGGTTAATGGAGTACTTGGTCACCATGGCTACTCCTGTGAAGGGTTTGATACTCGACCCTTATTGTGGATCAGGTACTACGTGCGTGGCTGCTGTCCATAAGGGCTTCGACTTCATTGGGATCGAAAAGGAATCTGCTTCAGCTTATACCGCCCAAGTGAGGGTTGATCATGCCCTTAAGGAACGCAACGAAGAAGAGCTTCAACGGGAAGCTTTTGACTTGATGCTTGAGCTTGAATCAGAGTAAGCTTCTTCAGACGAGTAAGCTTCTTGATTGCTAGTTCCCTTCGAAGGGCAGACCCCTTATCTGGAACAACCTCGAGGTAAACGAAGTGCCAGGGCCTTCCAGATCGGGTAGCCTTGGCTCCAGTCCCTTGGTTATGGGCTTTAAGCCTTTTTTGTGGGTTGTTGGTGATTCCGGTGTAAAGCTTACCAGAGATCTCGCTCTGAATAATGTAGACATTCCATATGGAACCAATTGAAGTACTCAGCAAGTTTGTTGGAATCTTCAAGGGATTCTCAGATCCTTGGAGGGACAGACCTTTCTTGGCCGAACCTGAGTTTCCATTACAAGATGCTGATGTCTTTTGGTCAGTTGGCACCTGTGGTCATACACTGATGGCCTATAAGGGGAGAGTGGCTGAGCCAATGTTAGGCTCCCCAAAACTCCCATTCTTATGGGTTACTAGAGACTCTAACGGCATTCAAGCTTCTCGAAAAGAGCTTCTTGAGTGGGCTGGAGTATCTAACCCTGGATTGATTGGGTTTGATGATGACCCTGTTAGTAAGCTGCAGGGTAAGATGTTCAAGGTTGGTTTTGACCTGAGAAAACTAGCTTACTTAATGGACAACTACCCATCTGAGAAGTTATCCATTTGGGAGTCAACTAGTGTGATGCATGGGATCAAATCACTAGCCTTCGATTCCGAAGACGGTCTGTGGAGAGGGGTACTCGCTGGACTCGATGGGAATCCGGATCAGAAGAAGATATTCTTGGGGTCTAGACCTGAGTACACGGATGCATTTAGAATGATGCTCGAGATGTGAACTACCCTAGGTACTACCTAATCCCTCGTTCCTTCTCTTTATCTTTGACTCGTTTTACTAGATCCTCTACATCATCCCTGTGAATCTCAAGGGTATGGTAATTAGAGAAGTCACCCCTCCATCGAATACCATCATTCACTTCAGGGTCTTTTAACCAGTGCCTGGCATATTGAGCTTGATTGTTCAGTTTTCCACGTGCAACAGGGCCGAATGGTATGTAATCCTCGTCCTGATCCTTTGACTTATTCGAATATCTTCTAACAACATTGGATATTATGGTTAGACTTGACATAGAACTACCAAGTGTAGTCACCCTCAGACTTTTTCATTCTCATTCGATGTAGGATCATAGGCCCTAGGAACATAGAGGCATAACACCCTCCTGCCCACCTTTTCCGATCATAGTTGGAGAGGTTCTTCATTGCCCTCTCTCGGCGCATCTTGATATTGTAAGCAGCAGCATCAATAGCTTGTTGTCGGTATTCACCATAGGTAGGTGCGTGCACTAAAACCCAGGTCGAGAAGTCGACATAACCCTCGTCATAGAACTCGTCATTGGAAGGAAAGAGAGCATAACTTCCGTGTGTAAACTCATGAGTAAGCTTCTCGAGAGTTTGCCCTGGGTTACCCTCAACAGAAGGACAAAGCCTCACCTGACCCGTATCCATGTTGAAGGAGGCGGTCGCCCCACTCATGTGTGGACCATCACTCATGGGGAGGATTGTGGGAAGAGGTTCGCGTCCAAAGGGGCCTAGAGCCCCTATAAGGTAGTAGTAGATCTTGGGTGTCCACTCTTCGACGAACTTGTCCCAATCAGAATTGAACACCAAGCTTTTGAATTTCTTGGTGTTTTCTGAGCTAGCCTTTACAGAAGCCGTCTTGGGTGTGATCGGAGTGAGCATCCTTTCTAGGAAGTTGGATAAGAACTTTCTGTCCCCGAGGGGCGGGCATGTGGTCAAAAAAAAGAATTTTCAAAAAAGTGCTTGACCCCCTTGACCCCCTTGTTCCTTCGGTGTATGGTTCTTGAGTTGGCGCATCGTTTAGGTGTGCCCCACAGGTAGGTAAACGTGTCCTCTCTATCCAGGCTCATATCACAATCCAAATCAGCGAGATTATCGCTATTGGATACGTGCGCCCAGGGTAATAGTGGACTTTTTATTGCAAAGCCTTGGGCACCCACCTCTTATCATACAATGCGTCCAGAAGAGGTGGGAAAATAGGGCGGCTAGACTGAACATACGGAATGTCCGTAAACAGAAGCCGCCCTGGGAGAACCCACGGTGGCTTCAGTCGTTTTAGGGCTCTTTTTCCAATAAAACACACCACACAGAGACTGTGTGCAAACTAGAGTTTCGTCTGCCACACACAGTGGCATCAGGATAGGTTTGTCAGTTCGTTAGGAAAGCAAAGGACAATGGGAATCACAGATCGCTATCGACTCGTAACCGCAGCTAGACCCAATCTCTATGGGGTGTGATTAACTACGCGGAAGTAGTAGCAGTCTGTAAAACTGTCGCCTCAGGTTAAGTGGTTCAACTCCACCATGCCCCACAAAGACACTAGATGAGATGAGAAAGAAGAAGGCCAGAATGAAACGCAAGAACAAGCCCGTGGAAGACGGGCCAAAACGATATGGAGGTATAGGTCAACGGTAGACCAGCGGGCTTTTAACCCGTTAATGTGAGTTCGAATCTCTCTGCCTCTACCACTCAATGGGATATTAGCTCAATGGTAGAGCAGCGGTCTCTTAAACCGTAGATTTCAGTTCGAATCTGTGATGTCCCACTAAGTAATTGATCCGATATCGTCCAATGGTTAGGGCACGGGACTTTGAATCCCGTTATCCTGGTTCGAGTCCAGGTGTCGGAACCAATCAAGAAGGCACCTTGCTTTCTAGATCCTTGACAATCTAAACAGTGAATGAATTCTGATTCTACTGGTCTGTTGTGGGCCAGGGTAGCAGACGTGCCGTGATCGACCTCAAGTAAACCGAGGGCTGCAGCGACCGTGCCTGTGGGGTAGTTGTTCATTCCTGACCGTAATGAAGTAAGGCATTGGCAAGCCCCGTAGGGGCAAGCACAGTGCCGACGGCGCGAGCACCAACTCGTGTCGGGGGAGGCTTGAAACAGCCTCCATATTCCAGTGTAGCTCAATTGGTAGAGCACGCGGCTGTTAACCGCGGTGTTAGGGGTTCGAGTCCCTTCTCTGGAGCAAAGTCTCTTGACCCTTCCAAGTCACTCTGGTAGGGTCAGCATTGCGGGCTGGCGCAACCCGGTAGCGCGTCGGGCTCATAACCCGAAGGTTCTTGGTTCAAATCCAAGGCTCCGCAACCAACTCGTTTTCCTCATCTCTACGGGAGACGAGTGGGGGAAGTAGAGATCCCCTGGGCGCCTGGCACAGCCGGGAGTGCCCCATGCTGATGTAGCTCAATGGTAGAGCACTGGTTTCGTAAACCAGCGGTTGCGGGTTCAAGTCCCCTCATCAGCTCCGCAGGATAGAGCAGCCCGGTAGCTTGCCAGCCTCATAAGCTGGAGGTCATTGGTTCAAATCCAATTCCTGCATCCACTCTACTTTACGGAAGGGCTCCCTATTGGTGAGGGGAATTGTCCTGAAAACAATCGAGCGTAACAGCTCTGCGAGTTCGAATCCCGCTCCTTCCGCCGGTGAGAATGCTGAACTGGAGTACAATCTCGATAATTGAACCTCTCTAGTTTGTCCCTTGTCTCACCTATCATGTCCCTGTCGTCTACGTTTGGTTAGGATAGTAGCCTCTCAAGCTGCTGAAAGGGGATCATCGCCCCTCAGGGACGCTAACGGCCCCATACACTAACGGTAGGTGACGGCCCTTTCAAGGCCGTGGTCCGGATTCAAATTCCGGTGGGGTCACCAAAACTCTTCTTTGAGATCACGGTATAGTTCTTATTCTTGTCCTGAGTGTGGTCATTATGGAAGATACCAAACTTGCTAAGGAGTTCCCAACTCAAGAGGCTTTGGATACCTATCTGAAAGCTCACCCGAAAGCTGACAAGCACAAGCACCGGGTGGTTGAGAACAAGGGTAAGCCTCCAGCTCCTAAGTCTGAAGGTGGCAAGGATGACCACTTTAAGAATCAGTGGCAGAAGGCGCTTAGTGATAATCTTGGTAGGCCTGCAACGGAGGCCGATATCGACATTCTCAAAGGACAGATGAAGCAGTTTGTCCAAAAGGAGAAGGCCAAAGATGCCCCAGTCTTCGATAAGAAGCCCAAGGATGCTCCGAAGCCTGACCCCAAGGATCCATTCGTTCAACAGTGGAGTAAGGCTCTGAGTACTCAACTTGGACGTCCAGCTACTCAAGACGACATAGATATCCTCAAGGGAAAGATGCGTCAATTCGTGCAGAAGGCCAAAGAGGCTTCTGTTGAAACACGGGTGGCGTTCAGGTTCCTTGGTTCTAGTATTCGATAGCTTCGGTGTAGTGATCTTTATGATCACGCTTCATGATGTTTCTGATACCTTGTCTAGGGTTGAATGTGAAGATCTGCGAGTAGCAGTACTTCTTGTTCACCCAGAAGATGTACCAGTTCTTGCTGCTCATGGTGACTATGAGTTACTTGGTAAGTCAGAACCCAGACCAGAGTGGGGTGGTAATTTAGTAGGGCACCTTTGGGGAACCTCGGTGATTAGTACTACCAAGGTCGAAGCTGGGTACCCGGATGCGATACCTGACCCTGGTGGTGTTCAATGTCTAATAGCATCTTTGAGTTCTGCAAGAAATCATTGGCACAAGTATGAGCCACCACCACCTCCAGATCCAAACCGTCTTCATAGGATCATCTTCAAGACCCGGTGCCGACTCATCAAACTCCTTGGTGGTAAGCCGCTGTTCGATAGGTTCACCCGGGTCAAACACGAAGTCAACATTGGCCCAGGCCCAATGCCATCCTAAGGGTAATCAAGTGCCGACTTACGAGTACCAATGCAAGGCCTGCCAACACACCTGGGAGGCTGACCAGAAGATTACGGAGCCTCCGTTGACGGATTGCCCCAAGTGCGACAAGCCAGAAGCCAAGAGGCTCATAAGCGGCGGCACAGGTTTTCAACTTCAAGGGAAGGGTTGGGCCTCCGATGGTTATAGTTCAGACTAGGGTGATAGCTGAAGAGGGTGGGATCATCCCAGAGCCCGAGGAGACGGAGGAGGATCGCCTCCGTTATGAAGAGATGAAGATTCGTATGGAGGAAGACCGTCGAAGAGCCCTTGAGGCTGGCGAGCTGCTCCCTCCAATTACAGACGAGATCTGGAAGACCAAAGACTAACATGGCTCCTTGCTGGAACTGGCAGACGGGGGAGGCTTAAACCCTCCTGTCCTTCGTGACGTCCCGGTTCGAGTCCGGGAGGGGCTACCAAGCGAAGAATGCAAGAAGGACTTCATTATCCGGGGGCTTACGCCCGGGAGCTTTGCAGGGGCAGATCCTGCCGTGAAGTGAAAGCTTCACGAGTGGTATTTAGAAGGGTTCCCTTGTCTTTCACTCTCTTGTCTTCGCTCACTTTCGGTGATAACTCATTGGTGTAGTTATCACCAGTATACCGAAAGCTAAGCGCACCAAGTATTGCCCGGCTTGCACTCAAACTAAGTCCGAACGTGAGTTTCACGGGAGGGGTAAGTACCTCATGGGGTACTGCAAGTTGTGTCAATGTGCCAGAGTTAGAAAGGATAAGGTAAAGATCAGAGCTGAAATCAAGAGGGTCATCCAGGAGGCCAAGAGTGGCAAGCCTTGTACAGATTGTGGAGAGCCACACCCTTACTGGGCTATGGACTTTGATCATCTTGACCCAACAACAAAGTCTTTTGAGATAGCTCGTGCAAATTCAAAATGCACCTCCGTTGAAAGATTACTTGAGGAGATCGCCAAGTGTGAGCTTGTTTGCGCTCTCTGTCACAGGTATCGAACCAATGGGATGCGACGACGGCCGGTCTTCTAATGGTTAGGATCTACGCCTGATACGCGTGTAACGGTGGTTCAAGTCCACCTCGGCCGACCAAACCAGAGAATGCTCGTGGGGAGTACAATTCAATTGGAGAAAACACCCTCTCTGCACTTCTTGTCTCTGGTCCATGCCCAAGTGCTGGAATGGCGTACAGCGCCGGCTCAGAACCGGTGGTCCTTGTGACGTGAGAGTTCAAGTCTCTCCTTGGGTACTACATGCCGGAGTGGCGAAAAGGCAAACGCGGCAGCTTCAAATACTGCTGGGAGAAATCCCTTGAGGGTTCGAGTCCCTCCTCCGATACCAATTGTGCTATATTTTTGGTATGCCTACCTGTCGAGTATGCAAGGTAAACTTCCCTAATCGGGTCATTGTTGATGGTACCATTAGGGTTCTCAACAGGAGAAGAGCTTGCCTTACTTGTGTCCCATTCAAGTCAGGTCTTAGGGTCGAGTTGATTCAATCACCAACGTATGACTCATGTGTGATTTGCGGTAGACTTAATGGGAGTAGTCGTAGACGTAGATGCAACTCTTGCAACACCAAGATCCGTAGATATCGAGCTAAAGCTACTGGGATCAAGATGCTGGGTGGGAAATGTATTAGGTGTGGGTGGTCTGGGCATCAGTCAGCCTTTGAGTTCCACCACCTACGTGATAAGGACTTCAACTTTGGTGGTTTAGCTAACAAGAGTTGGAGTGTACTGAAGAAAGAACTTGAGAAGTGTGAGTTGCTCTGCTCTTGTTGCCACAGAATAGAGCATTCAACCAGAGAGGACTCATTGCTTATTGCTGAGGCAGAGAGGTATGAAGGAGATCTTCTTGACTTTGATTTGCCTAACGGTTGGATAGCTCAGTCGGTAGAGCACTTGACTGAAAATCAAGGTGTCGGCGGTTCAACTCCGCCTCCAACCACCACGAAGAATGCCTGAAGGAGTACATTGCCATCCAAGCCGGATATCGGGGGTTCGAATCCCTCCCTCCGCTCAAGCCTATGCGGGGGTCGTCTAGCGGTCAAGACGCCGTACGTTTCTCTTTCGAATTCTTGTCTTCGTGACTATCAGGGTGTAGCTCAGTTTGGTAGAGCGCTTGCTCGGGGAGCAAGAGGTCGATGGTTCGAGTCCATTTACCCTGACTGGTGTATTATTCAGCATGTCACTCAAACGAGGAACCCTCATCGGTGATACCCTGGCTAGGATGCCCGCCCCTGTGGTGAGGCACCTGACCATCCTCCAGTGCGGTAAGATAGCCCTCTCTGGGGCCATCTTCAATAACAGTGGGGATGACTCTTGGTGCGGGGCCTCGGACGCCTCGATGGGCATTCTGGGCCTCATCATCGATAATCCAATCGAGCTCAAGAGATGTGGCCGCATGGATGGGATCTTCTTGAAGAAGGCTTTGTTCAAGCCAAATAAAGCGTCCTTGAGTCCCTGGGAATCCACAGTTTACCAAGCCGCCCTGAATACTGCCGAGATTCAGATGCGTCGACTACACGATTCCAAAGAACTTTCATAAGGCTAGCAATGATCATCCGGGCCTCTACAAGGACCGGGCTAGCTGAATCTCCAAGCCTGGCAAAGACCGCGGGCTTGGGCATCTTGCCGTAGACCCCGTTGCAAGCAGCGGATAGAGGCAAGCTCTGGTAACTGGCCGGGGAAACCCGCCAGTAGCGGCCAACTTTCATCAGGGTATAGCTCAATCTGGTACCTTTACTAATCTGAGCTACACTCTGAATAATGGAAAAAGAAGTTCTTATCCTACATCTTCAGCAATGGAAGAGTGTAAGGCAGATTGCCATAGATCTAAACACCTCTTTCACAAATGTTAGATATTGGCTTAATAAGTATGAGCTTCATACCAAACGAGGCCCATATGGAAAACTTCCGAATGATCCAAACCCTAATGGGAAACCCCGCAAGTGTATATACTGTGGTGAAGACGACCTCACCAAGTTTTATGGGCATAAGCTAAAAGTGTGCGGTAGGTGTCACAATAATTACTGCATAACTAAGGGTCAAGAAAAGAAGGGTAAGGTTATAGCTTACCTCGGTGGTAACTGTCGTATTTGTGGGTTTGATGTTTTTAAGTCAGCTCTAGATATGCACCACCTTGATCCTAGCAAGAAAGACCCAAACTTTTCAGGTTGGAGGGGTTGGTCTTGGCAACGGATAGAGCAAGAACTTCAAAATTGTGTGCTCTTATGTAGAAACTGTCACGCTGGGGTGCACGAGGGGAAATTATCTCTTCAGGGTATAGCTTAGCCTGGTAAAGCGTGTGTTTCGGGAACACAAGATCGCCAGTTCAACTCTGGCTGCCCTGACCAATTAGCTGACCTAGGTTGAAGATCCTTTCACCCCGACAACTTTCCCTATTGCACTTGGGTATCAGATCGGTGTATATCTCGTTCGACCTCGAATACCGACAAGGAGTACAATCGATAACGGTCCTAAGGTAGCGATGCCCCGTGAGGGACTAGCGATGGAGCCAGTAGCCCCTTTAACAAGGGCTCAGAGACTCTCGTCTACTTAGACTAGTCGGGAGCCGAAGGCTCGGGACGAACGGATGTCACCCATCGAAAGATGGGCCATCAATGTGTAGGCCACAAAAACCCTCTCTGTCACCACTTGTCGAGGTCAAACTTTTAAGGAAATAGCCGCTAAGTAGCCCCTGAATACTGTGTGGGACTACATTCTATGGTTGAAAACGAGTCTTATGCACCCCTTGTCAGGGGTGACTTAGCGGCTTTTTCCTTGAATTTTTTTTGTTTGGGTTAAACCTTTGGTTTCCTAGACATATCTTACTAACATATGCATCAGTGGTGTAACTGGCAAACACGCTTGCTTGAGGTGCAAGTGGGGTAATACCCGTGGAGGTTCAAGTCCTCTCTGATGCACTAATACCACTTGATGGGTAATGTGGTACCCTGCCCTCCAAGTGCTAGAAGAGTAATCGTTACCGGGGTGTAGATCAGTGGTAGATCGCGTGCTTTGGGAGCATGAGGCCGTCAGTTCAAGTCTGACCACCCCGACTATTCTTTTCGTATTCAGATCTACAATATGAGTTCTCTAGTTTCTCGGGTGGTTGCTAGGTATAAAGCTGCGGTTGATGTCCGAAGACTCAATCTAGCTTGGTATACATTCAAGGAGTGGAATCTATCGGGGCCTCTCTCTTTATTAGATACCATGAGTAAAGCGTTCGACTCGAAACCCTTGAGTGATAAGACCAGAAAACTCCTGGACATTGATTCTAGGTTGAAGAAGTTAGACAAGGAATACACTCATCGATTCAAGTCTTTAATAGATGATCCCTCTGACTTACCCAACCTACAAAAAGAACTCAAGCGAGAACTTAAGCTAATCGGGCTTCTTCTTCAACGATATGACTTCAATGCTGACGATATCTACAGTGATATTGATGATTCTCCTATAGCCAAAGTACTTGTTGATTTTGATCGGAACGATCTGATAGATCGTATTGGGTCATTCCCTGAGGATGCTCCTACAGAGGAGGATCTAAGTTGGTTGAAGTCATTAGACTTCTCTAAACAACAGAGGGCTCTGGATCAGGTTCATAGCTACATCCCAGACTTCTCACCTTCTGACCATGATTACGGTAGTTTCGCTTTCTTCAAGGAGTGGATACACAACCTTCCTACTAACTATGATGAGTGGGAGGATGCACTTCCATCTAACTTTGAAGAGATTAGCACTGATGTAGTAGAGACCAAGGTTGGTCAGGGTGTGACTAAGTACTTTGATGGCAACCAGTCGATCTTCGAGTACATCCAAGGTGACCTAGAGTCTCTTTTAGATGATCTCGAGATTTAGATCACAATTTTACGGAAGGTGCCAGCTAACCGGATGGCAACCAGCTTCGAAAACTGGTGGGTACCTCGTAAGGGGTAAGGGTTCGATTCCTACACTTTCCGCTAAGCCCGAATCATCAGGGATCATCTTACCTCTGTTACCTGACTTGGGCTGAAGCTGCTGAACTCTTGTAAGATGAGGGAAGCGGAAGCTGAATGGCAGTCGGTCTTGAGGGTCCGATCCAGCAAGATTTCTGAGGGTGCGCACCCAATAATGAGATCCTGCCAAACTTTATGGAAGGTAAATCTGGATCTGGTCTGGAGCCCGCCTGCTGAGCGGTGCGTAGGTAACACTATGGCGTTCGAATCGTCTGCCTTCCGCTGGTGTAACTTTAGTATGCGAGTCTGCTCTTGTGGTAAAGAAGAAACCCCAGATGAGCCTTTTTACGATAAGAGTGCTGTCTGTAGGAAGTGCTACTACTTGAAGAAGGAGGGTACTGCTAAGATCTATCGAGATAACCAACGAATTAGGGATATGTATAATAGACTTGATCGGGATCGAAGAGCTAATCCTAGATTCAGATCCGGGTTCATACTCAAGGACTCTAAACAGTCAGATAGGAGGGCAGGGCGGTCAAATGACTTGACCAAAGAGATTATCGAGAAGTTAATCTCACAAGAGTGTCAGTATTGTGGTGAGACCTCACTTAAAATGACTTTGGATCGTAGAGGTAACTCACTTGGGCATCTTGAGTCCAATGTAATACCGTGTTGTATACGATGTAACTACATAAGAAGAGATATGCCTTATGAGGCTTGGATTCTATTGAGTCCATTTCTTCGATTAGTTCGAGAGTCTGGTTTATTTGGTTCTTGGACTTGTGGTGTGGGTAATCGGACAAATGGAAGGGATGGGGTGAGTGGTCGCCCGCCAGCTTGGAAACCTGGATGCCCGTAAGGACCGCAGTTCGACTCTGCTCTCTTCCGCTACTTGATCAAGTTTCACTTATAGGGTACTTCTTGGTGTGGAAGATCCTATTGTCCAGAGAGTGGCCCGTCGTTTTCAAGCGGCTGCTCGTAAGAGACCTCTGGATCCAGAGAAGATGACAAAGCTCTTACTCTGGGTTCGAAAGAATCCAAAGCTAGGGAAAACACTCAAGGAGCTATGGCCAGTCTTCGACTATCTTGGTTGGACAATCGAGCCCCTCAGGGGAGGAACCAAGTTCACTGCCCCAAACGGAGCTGTATTCGAGACTGGAGTCTTCTTCGATTACATCGGGAGGGAGTACCTATTCATCATTCGAAACGCTGAGGGTGAGACCCTAGAGAAGTGGTTGACGAAGAATCACTTCCAGGATCAAGTACTCGAAGCTCTGCAGATGGAGTCCTACGAAGCTGAGACCGAGAGGAAGAAGCAAGAGCGTGAGGAGAGGGCTCGAGTTGGCAGGGCAACCTGTCCGTGTTGTTTCAGACCCTTCATGCTGCTTCCAAGAGCCAAGAAGGGTGATCGGTCAATGCCCGGGGTCGTTCTTCACGGATACAAACGTCCTGGGACAGGGTACCTTCAAGGGGAGTGTTTCGGTAACGGGTGGCCACCTTTCGAGCTTAGTGCTGAAGGAACCAAAGAGTACCTCATCCAATTGGACTCTTTTCTGAAGGATCTCAATGTTCGACTCGGCAGACTTGAACGAGATGAGGAAGACACTTTAGTCATCGGATTCCTGAAGGCCTACACTAGAAAAGATACCTCTCCTGTAGATTGGGAACGCTACCGGGAGATGGTTATAAGCCATGAAAAAGCTCAGATTCGAGAGGTATCCAGTGTCCGTGCTTTGGTTAGCAGTAAACTAACTTCTTGGGAACCTCATCCAGAACGTCTTGGGCTCAACCCCTGAGATTAATCCCTAACAACTTTATGGTGGTGTGACCCAGCATGGTGACGGGGTAAGGTCGTGGCCCTTATATTGGCGGGTTCGATACCCGTACATCACCCCAACTTATGGTTCAGTCAATTTCTCACTTATAGGATTTCCTTGTTATGGAAGACGTGGTTAGTATCTCCAACGTTGTCTCTAGGTTTGCAGCTAAGCATAACCTAGAGACAACGTTCGATCAGGAGTATGAGGTTATTCGACGGAGCAAGGGGATCCGGGAGGCGGCCAAGCAAGCACTTCAAATCGTTATTGGACCAACCAAAGTCACCTCAGTTACTGATGGTTATCTATTAGAGTGTAAAGGTAAAACAGAGACTTCAGACAATAACGATAATTCTTTCTTGGATGCAGCTCGAAGACTTGCTGCAAAGTTCAAGAGTAAGCCTAATAGGTAACCTAAAAGTCCTCTAGCCAAAGGAGACATCATCAGGGTCTGGGTGAAGAGTGGTGAGGGGTGGCTTGAGATGCGTCGTGGGGTTCAATCCACATACTTCTTTTGGTGTACTGGTTCTAGGTATGCCAATGACTCAGACTAGATGCACTGACTTCTTCGAGATGTGCAACTCCATCTTGGAGTATGTCAAGCAGCACGGTGGTAACATCCTCCTCAATGATGACCCCAAGCTCCTAGAGATTGGGTACGTCACTGACAACGAGGAGGACCCGTACCCGTGGTGGGTGATCAAGCTCAAAGATCTCAGGGAGTCAATCTCCAAGGGAACCCTTCCGAAGGAAGACCTTGATCGACTATCCCTCGTGACGAGGGAGGTCTTAGGCCGAGCCAAAATAGGCTGGGCTCTCGCAAAAGGGTATCTCCCCTGGACTGATTGGGATCGGTTTGATAAGATTCAAACTGCCTACGATGCCTAGTTTCATCCCACCTGATGTGAATCGAGTCCCAGGACTCGACCCAACATGGGGCATTAGGTTGTCCAAGACTGCAGCCTTTCGTGTTACGAAAACCTTCCATGTTGGGCATGAGGACACAACCTTGGAGCAGGGAGCCATCCTTTATAGAACGGGTGGTGATGATGAGTTTATCTACGTTGATGAAAAGCACTTTGCCCGTCGATTAGACCTAAAGAGATTGAGGCCTGCTATCATGCACGGGTGGTTAGAGGCTATCCCTGCGGTTCTTTACAAAAACCCTTGCCTCGAAACGACGGTGTATATGTAGTACCTTATTCTGAGGTTGATGGTAAAAAGTCAGCCTCTATCTGGGTGACCGCCAAACCTTTTGGTAAAGTTCAAGAACCACCATCTTCGAGGTGGCTTAATTCTTTCTACTCACTTAAATAACGCCCTCGTAGCTCAGAGGAAGAGCAGGAACTTCCTAAGTTCAAGGTCACAGGTTCGACTCCTGTCGGGGGTACTATGCGGAGAATATCGTAGAGACTACAATCTAAACCGTGGGTTGCGGGTTCGATTCCCGTCGTCAGCTTTGGCAGGCGTAGCTCAACTGGCAGAGCAATGGTCCCAAAACAGTCCCTGCACTTCTTGTCTCCGCGTAACTCTTATGGCACGTAGACGCTACCCTCCAATACCTCATCGGTTGATCTGCTACGGGGTAGACCCTAAGCTCTGGGCAAAGCGTTATGACCTAGAACCATTTAGCTACCCCTGTTACAAATGTGGAAAGATGACTGAGACTACGATCCCTTTCGTACAGGGTACAATGAGGGGCTTGGTTGCTCCAATCTGCAATTGCGGGCACCCTACGCCTCCTTACTGTATGGTGAGGGACTCAAAGTACGGAGACCTTTTCTCAATGGACACTCTGTATTGAGCACCTTCCCTGATGAAGCTGTGGTGTGGCTCAAAGAGCTTCACAACAAGTACTACCCTTACGAGAAGGGTGGGTTCTCCAAGCCTGTTGTTCAGGCCTACGAGACCGCAGAGTTCGAGAGGGTGATCCGACTCATTGAAGAGTATGACCCTCCCATCGAGATGACCTGCACTGGGATGTTCGGCGGCTACGGGATGAAGATCTACAATGAGCCAAGTGATCCTTTGCTCAAGCCAGAGTTCCTTCTATTGTTCCACGAGGAACATATCCCTCCACCTACTCGTCTCGAGAGGATCTGGGATAATATCCAACCCTGGCCAGAGAAACGTCCTGGTTGCGGGCTTACTCATGCCTGGGACCTGTTCTCGAAGTACACTCACGCACCCTCTAATGTTGCGAAGTTGAAGCTTTACCACCTGGAACTCCCTAGGGAGAGTTCCTATTACGATTACTGAAAACGAAAGGAGATGCTTTATGGATAGCGATTCTGGCGATTGTGGTGATACTACGGAGCTGTAGGGGAGTCCGGCCGTCCCCAGTACCCTGTCAAGGTATAGATCGTGGGTTCGAATCCCATCAGCTCCGCCAACCTTTTTACTTGTTTCAATTACTTGGTGTAACTCTAGGGGTATCTTTCAATTGGTAGGAAAGCGGTCTCCAAAACCGCCAATCATGAGTTCGAGTCTCTGTGCCCCTGCTAATGTCCTATGAAGAGACCTTGTCCGTGGTGTGGTGTCAGACCGGTTGTCTATCCTAGAGCCGAATACTGCAGCTATGCCTGCTGGGCCTCTTCACTAAGGGCAGTGTCCGAAGATGTAGTGGATGTGGATCTAGAAGCAGCTCTAGCCCCCTTGAGGGAGTTCGAGGCGGAGCTCGAGTTACTCAAGCCACTACCTAGAACAAATCAACTTGACTTACTCGCTGGCTTCCTTCAAGGTTCATAACGCATTGGGATGTCGTCTAACTGGCTAGGGCCGCGGTTTCTGGTGCCGTGTATCGGGGTTCGAATCCCTGCATCCCAACCATTGTCTGAGATCACGTTCAAGCCGCTGACGGCGGCACGGAGATCTCATGGCAAACTTCAAACGGAATCACCGGCGTAGAGCTGGAATCAAGGGCTGCTGTGGAATGTGTATGCTCCAAACAACGGATGGCATTCGCAATCACCGCAAGTTGACAATCAAAGAGCTTGCTGAACTTCACACGGAGCGTGAGCAAGTTGCTGATTACTTTGATCAATATGACCCTCAAGGGGTTGTGCATCACATCCGGAAGTACAGCAAGTAGGAACTATCTATAGCCTTCCTTGGCTAGAATGGATCCTCTAGTTAGAAGAGTTGTCGCCAGCTGGAACTTCCGGGTAGCCATGTCAGGGTGGAACCCACCAATCCCTGATTGGGTTTTCTCTAGGTTTCAGGACAAGCTAGCTTTTGCCCCCTCTGGTGATAAACCTATTTTTGCTCTGGCTAAGGAGTCCGTAAACTTACTCCTACCTAATTTGCTGAACTTGTTTCGGAAGACTCTTGGGGATAAATACTCAGTGAACGCTTCAGCGCGTTTACATGAGATCTATTACTTTTTTGCCCCACCCCAACCCGTTGACTCAATAGCGATGCACCTAGGGATTCGTGGAGAGATGACAACTATCAGCATGTCATACATACCATTCACAATCAGTGGTAAGCCAGACTTTTCAAAGCTAGTTGAATTGAAAGAGATTGTAGCTGATCCAGAGGTTGTAGGTATGCACATGATGAACATGGGTCGAAAGCTCATGTCCAAGATTCGTAAGTAATGTGAGAGCGGTCTGGTAATTCACCTATGCTCTCCATAAAGCATGGCTAGACCCCGTAGGGATAGAAAACCATGCCCAATATGCGGCAAATCTGTCACCAACCTCAGGAGCAAGTACTGTTCGAACTACTGCCAGCTTGAGCAACAGTACCTTGAGTACATTGATCGATGGAAGTCGGGTCTTGAAACAGGTAACATCAGTCATGGCCGAGACCTTAGGGTCTCAAGTCATGTTCGCAGGTACCTCATAAGTAAGTACGGAGAAAACTGTACTAGGTGTGATTGGGCTGAGAAGAACCCGGTAACAGGTAAGGTCCCTGTGAATGTTGAGCACCTAGACGGAAATCCTCACAACTCAATCGAAACCAACCTGACCTTCTTATGTCCAAACTGTCACTCGCTTACCCCAACATTTGGGTCTCTTAACGTAGGTCACGGTAGAAAGAATGGGGCATTAGCTCATCTGGGAGAGCGCTTGCCTGGCAGGCAAGAGGTGGCCGGTTCGAGTCCGGCATGTTCCACTATGGGCTGGATAGCCTAAATTGGGAAGGCACCACTAAAAACAAGGTTGTGATTGGGTTGACTCCCCAACGCATAGCTGGAAAGAGGGGAGCGAGGCAGGGCGCGGCTCGGGCCTTGACAACTCTGGAAGGTTTGACCAAGGTTTCAGAAGCACCGAATGGCATGGAGACCCCAGGTCGCTAGGGAAGCGTGTTGTCCTAAGAGGTCAATGTGTTGATTGTCGGTTCGATTCCGATCCTGTCCACCAATCTTCTTTTTTTGTGACTCAGTTGAGGTTACCATGGAAGCAGAGATTTTGAAGGAACATAAGTCGGAACCCAAAAAGGAACCCACCGTTCAAGTCTGTGGTTACTGTGATTCTTGGTGCTATCAAGGTGAGTATCTTCATCATGATAGTAGTTGTCAGCGTCCTGATAATTATCACTGATATGGTGTATAGATCCGTATGGATCTTTCAGTAGGTACACTCGTAAAGATTAAACCCGAGGCCTGGAATAACTACCTGTTACGTAATGGGCTTGATATCGAAAAGCCATTACCCAGTACACGAGTTGTTACAAGTATGCCAAATCACCCACCTTACATAGGGTATGTGATGTTGGACTTTCCACTCTACTGGTGGAAAGAGAGTGAAGTAGAGATTGTTGACCAGTAATATGGGGGTGTAGCTCAATTTGGGAGAGCAGTGGCTTTGCAAGCCAAAGGTTGAGGGTTCGAGTCCCTTCACTTCCACCATGTCGAGTGTATGATTGGTCGTGCAGGGGACGCCCTGTGGAGGTTCATTTCCTCCCTCGCTCTGGATTGAGAAGCCGTTCGACTCGGCAATGCACTCGGCACTAAACTTCATGGGGTCGGTAGTTTAATTGGGAAAACGCTCCCCTCGCACGGGAGAGAGCAGGAGTTCAACTCTCCTCCGATCCACTGGATCTGGCAATGCCTTAGGCCAGATGATCTGGGTACTACGCGTGAACCTAGAGAGTAATGTACAATCGCTGCCAATACCGGTGGTTACTCCGGGCCAGAACGGGGATAATCCACTGGCAATAGTAACCCAATGCTGATGTAGCTCAATCCGGTAGAGCTCTGGTTTTGTAAACCAGGGGTTAGGAGTTCGATTCTCCTCGTCAGCTCTAATCCTCTTATCTCAATCAATCAGGTATGGATCTTCTAGTTGCTCGGGTCATAAAGGGGTATCTGCAAACAGTCAAGCTTGCCAACAAGTTTGGCAAGCCCCTGTATGGCTACGACAGCAAGGAGAATGGGTACTTCGTCAATGACTACCCCTATGGGTTCAAGCTTCGAACAACCATTCGTTACTGGCTCGAGTATGCTCCAAAGAAAGGGTGGCGATTCTGTAGTCAGACAATGAATCCGAAGGCTCGTCCTGGTACGTGGAACAAGCCCAAGGCAAGTACCTACGTGATGATAGCCGCGTGCATGTACTTGGACAATCAGGAGCATGTGACTTGGGCAGCCATCACTGAGTACACGGACGAGACGGATGTCCTGGACTTCGTAGAAGCTTTCCCCAAAGCTGACTTCAAGGTTCTCAAGGCTTTCACCAAGCAGAAAATCAAGTTGCTCAAAGCATTGATCTCCGCTACCGCTGTCTTTGAGATCAATGGCATACCTAGGCCTGAGTCAGAAGCTGATATGAAGAGGACTCAGGCCGCACTCGAGGTGTGGGAAGAGATCGAGAAGAAGATCTGATTTTGCGGGAGTAACTCAGTTGGTAGAGTACTTGGTTCCCAACCAAAATGTCGAGGGTTCGAGTCCCTTTTCCCGCTCTGGTGTATCTGGTTATCATGGATCAGATAGAGCTAGCAGAGCACATTGTGAAGTGCCTCAATGAATACTTTCAGATTGATCCTGAGGCCATCAAGGCCTTGTTCGCCCATCGAGTTCCGGCGAATGAGGTCCTAGCAGATCACCCTACGGTTCAAGTTCGGGTGGCTAACCGAACCACTCTTAGCATCCTAGGCCTCCTCAATGGGGTCATAGGGACCATCCCGGGTACCGAGGTTGGGTACCTTTGCGGGAACTACGATGATAATGACCACAACCTTCTTTTGGGGTTCTCAGTCAACCCCAAGTCAAAGTTCCCTAACCGTAAGTCATAATGCCCGCATAGCTCATTTGGTAGAGCACGTCCTTGGTAAGGACGGGGTGCCCGGTTCAAGTCCGGGTGTGGGCTCCGGAGATAACCCCGTAAAACGTGGGTAATCCGTGGTGGAGGGCAAAACTGGGAAACCGGTTCGCCCCTGTAGGAAGCCTAGTGAGAACCGGGCTTCCTTCTTTTTGTGCGGGTGACTCCTCAACGGTGAGGTACCTGGTTGCCAATCAGGATCTGGTCGGTTCGATCCCGATCGCCCGCTCTATACATTACGTCGAGGTGCCCGAATGGTCAGGGGGCGGTTTGCAAAACCGTTGTATGTGAGTTCGAATCTCATCCTCGACTCTAATGCGGGTATAGTTCAGTGGTAGAACGTCATCCTTCCAAGTTGAATGTCACCAGTTCGAGTCTGGTTACCCGCTCTAAAGGGGAGAATGCCCGCGAGAAGTACAATGGTTCAACTCCGTAGCCGCCTTCGGGTGGGTAGCTCATTAGGTGAGCACTCTTTTCGCTCTTCTTGTCTCTCCTGATCTTTTAGGTGTAATCACATCGCATGCCGAAGAAGCCCTTCGAGATCAACCTTGACCCTAAGACCACTACGGTTGCAAAAGCTCAGGAGCAGATGCAGCAAAGGGTCCGGGGCTCTGGAGTCATCTGCCCTTGTTGCAAGCAGTTGGTGAGGGTGCTCGAGAAGGACTTATCCCCAACGATGGCCTACGTACTCATCTTGATGTACCGACACTTCCTGGACACTCCGGAGGATTGGCTTCACGTGTCCAAGTACCTCGAGAACATGGCTGCAGTCGGGTCTGAGGTCCGTGGCGGAGAGTGGTCCAAGCTCAAGTGCTGGAAGCTCATTGAAGAGCACCAGCCGGTGAAGAAGTCGGTCTTGAGTAACAAGCCCGTTGTCGACATGACGGGTCGGTACCGAATCACCGAGAGAGGTCAGAAGTTCGTTCGGTGTGAGTCCAAGGTACCGGACAAGATCCTAATCTACGATGGGCATCTCATGGGGTTCGGAACCAAGGATGTTACCATCAAGGATTGTCTTGGAAAGACGTATGACTATGAAGAGCTCATGGCTGGGAACCTGGGCGGATTCGTTGTTTGAGTTCATGCCTCCGTAGGTCAACGGATAGACTCGCAGTTTTCTAAACTGTTTATTGCAGGTTCGAATCCTGCCGGAGGTACCATGGTGTATTTGAGTTCTGGAGGTTATCATGCCTTTAGATATTCAGTCTGTTTTTGGCCCGAAGAAGTTATTCACTGACAGCCAGCTCGAGATCATCAATCAGATGAGAGGGGACTTCCTCTTGCTGGCTACTAATGTTGGTAAGAAGACCAACAAGAACCCGATGCAAGATAAGGGTCTCGAACACTTGAAGGAAGCCCTTCATTGTTTCGAGAGATCTCTTACAACTCCTACCCTACTCACTCCTGACTTAATTGCTGACGCTTTCCTTTCAGTTGAGCGGTTAGATAAGAGAGTGAGCCGGGTTTGGATGACTGCAAGTACTTTCTGCAATGTTCGTAAGCATTGTAGGGATATCTTCACCCCAGAGACGAAGATAGAGTTCCTGAGGTCTGGTCTGCAAGGTCTCCTTTGGAGTACCGAGGTGTTCCTCTCGAGGAGTATTCCAGATCTCAGTATTGTACTGATTCCTGAGGGTCAAGAGGGAACCTTCAGTAAGGATACTGTTCCCCTAGAGGCTCAACTCTACCGCTACTAGCTAGGTCAAGTTAGTAGCGGTACCCCGTTACTAACATGTCCGCATAGCTCAGAGGATAGAGCGTTCGGCTGCGAACCGAGAGGCCGGTGGTTCGATCCCACCTGTGGACACCAATGATCCTGTAGCTCAGTTGGATAGAGTCTTTGATTCCGAATCAAAACGTCGGGAGTTCGAGTCTCCCCAGGATCGCCAACTACGGTGTATTACTGGCTATGCCTGTAATTGTAATCAACGGTAAGCGTATAGAAAGCCCCTCTGGCTCCAACCTTTCGGTAATCGACGGGGTAGTCTCTATCGATGGGGTGGTGGTAGAGGGTGGTCTTCAAGGTGTTGTCAACATCAACTGGGAAGCCCCTCTCGTCAACCTTCGTGCTGACGGGTCTGTCACTTGTGGAGATGTCGCGGGTAACGTGAGTGCTGGAGGGAGTGTTCATGCTGAGAACATCCAGGGATCAGCTAGCGCGGGTGGTAGCGTCAACTGTCAAGATATTCATGGGAATGCCAATGCCGGTGGTAGCATCCACTGTAGTAATCGTTCCCGTTAGTCATGCCCCTATAGCTCAATTGGATAGAGCGTTGGCCTTCGAAGCCAGAGGTTGAAGATTCGAGTTCTTCTGGGGGTGCCAATCTAATTGACTTATAGGGTTGAACTTGTGTGTCAGAAGCTGCCCTGATCCTTCGTGTTGCCGCTCGATACGCTCGAGCCCAAACCAAGCTTGCGTTTAGCACTGGTGAGGAGGAAGGTGAAGAGTCTTCAAAGAAGGGTAAGATCCCTCCTAGGTGGAAAGAGTGGTTAGATTCCACTCAAGAGGGTGGTAAGCGAAGAGTACCCAACCCGAGCTCCGATTCTGATTCTCGTAAGAAGAACAAGGAAGTCTCCTTTAGTACTGCTTTGAAGAACCCTAGCTTCTACTCTAAGGCCATAAAAGAGTACTATGAGTGGCTTGGCAAGCAGAAGGAAGAGGACACCTCTGGTGGCAGGTCAAAGGATCCTGAAGATCAGGATGATAAAAAGCCTGAAACTAAGGAACCAGTTTCAGAGGCAAAACCAAAGGGTGACTCCGACGAAGAGGTATCAACCAATCCATTTAAGCCTGATGCCAAAAAACTTGATGCGATCATAGCAGAAAACAAGGAGCACTTTGATAGGATCACTGCTGAGATGACTAAGGCAGTCAAGTCCTTCAAGAGTGCCCATATGAAGAAGAGATCTCCTGGGGATCAGTATCCTAACAAGTTTAAGAAGGCCTTTGATCGTCTCAGCCCTCAGGAACAAGCTCTATGGGCTGGTGGCGATAAACTCGGCGAGTACTTCCAGCAATACCTGTCGAAAAAGGATGCTGAGGCTCAAAAAGTCGGTAGGGGTGCTGTTGCTGGGTGGAGGATCGCGGGAGACTTTGCTGATTCAGAGTCTGTTCAGAATATGGTTGGAGCGGTTGAATCCTGGGGGGTTAGTGGATCTCGTACTCCAAAAGAGGATGAGGATGAAGCTAAGGGATTCCGTGAGGATGGGGCTAAAAGCAAAGAACTCAAGAAGTACCTACAAGATGCCTATGACTTCTCTCAGGCCTACTACAAGCACTTGGGGATCAAAGAGCTAACTCTGTTCAGAGGGGTTCAAGGTCAAGGGCTCGAGAAGTCTAAAAAAGGGCAGGAAGCCAGTTTGGACACAAGGTCCATCTCGTCTTTCAGTTACGATTCTTCTCGTGCATCCGCCTTTGGCACCGCACTTGAATTTAAGATCCCAGTAGAAAAAGTCTTGATGTCAAATATCACACACCCAGAGCTCGAGACTGAGGCTGAAATATTGGTTGTGGGTGGGGCTCATGAGGGGCGGGTTATATGAACATTAAGTTTGACCCAAAGAATGACTCTTGGCTGCGAGGCCAGTCGAGTCCTAGTGACGAACGTCAAGATACCACTGATTCTAGTGGTAAGTACAAGATCCTGCACAAGATCAAGTTACCAAGCAAGGATGACCCTGCTGTCATGCAGGTGATATTCAAGCTAAAGAGTAGAGGTTTGGCGTAACCTCTCTTCATGCTGATGTAGCTCAACAGGCTAGAGCGACGGTTTCATAAGCCGTAGGTTGAGGGTTCGAGTCCCTCTTTCAGCACTACACTAATACTGCTAACTTCTGAGAGTAGAAACATATCTTCTCTTGTGCTAGGATCTCTACTATGAAACGATCCCAGTACACCAAAGAGTTACTAACTGAAGCGGCTCTGAGGTCTCATAATATGGCAGATGTTCTTCGTTATCTGGGTATTGGATCTTACTCAGGGGGGATGAGCACCTACTTACGTGGTAGACTTGATTTGTTTGAGATAGACCATTCACATTTCGTTGGTAATCGTTATTGTGAAAGAGGACTCCATGCCCGGAAAGACTGGAAAGCCATCTTGGTCTACAACGCCAAGTATCGCCAGAGTGGGCGTAGGTTACGGAACGCTCTGATTGAATCTGGGGTTCCCTACATTTGTAGTGAGTGTAACTGCTCTCCTGTTTGGAAAGGGAAGAAGTTGACTCTGGAGGTTGATCATATTGATGGGATTTGGGCTAATAATGTTCCTTCTAACCTCAGGTTCCTATGCCCTAACTGCCACTCTCAGATGCCAACTTCTAGTAATTCTAAGTATATTACGATAGGTTGTGTTGTATGCCATTCTGAGTTTCAGGCCAAGCAGAGGCAGAACGGTCAAGTTACTACTGAGTACTGCTCGTCTTCTTGTAGGAACTCTAATGGATCACCTAGACGTCCAAGAAAGGGAAGTTGGCCGAGTCCTGAAGTTCTCCGGAACTTGGTCTGGTCAAATCCAGTAGCTAAAGTTTCAAAACTTATTGGTGTTTCAGGTGTTGCTGTGAAGCGCATGTGTACGCGGTTTAATATAAAGACCCCACCTCGCGGGTACTGGTCAGGGGGTAGACACCATTTACCAAATCAAGCTCAATCACTTACGGCCCCGTAGCTCAAGGGTAGAGCGCCCGCCCTACAAGCGGGAGGTTTTGTACGTTCAAGTCGTATCGGGGCTACCAATGCACCAGTGGCGGAACTAGGCAGACGCGCCAGATTTAGGATCTGGAGAGGTTACACTCGTGAAGGTTCGATTCCTTTCTGGTGCACCAACTCAACAAGGAGTTAGTGTTATGTTCAAGATACGATGGCTACCATCAAACACCTCTCCGGGTGTGGGGCTGGTAGCCACAGGAGTTCTTATAAATCTCTGCTCCCGGTTCAATCCCGGGCACTCGGACTAGCAGGTTCATAGCTCAATTGGTCAGAGCCCCCGGCTCATAACCGGGTTGTTCTCGGTTCGAACCCGAGTGAACCTACCATGCTCATTATGGGAGACCTCTCTACGGGTGTTGAGCACGCTGTGACACGGCGTTGATGATGGGTTCGAGTCCCATGTCTCTCACAAAATGTATTGACCTTTGATTATTTCCGGTGTAAAGCACCGACAATCGGATGGTATGAAGATGAAAGTTTCAGGATACACTCTTCGAGAAGCGATCAAAGAGTACGAACTTCGGTCAAGTGCGGCGGCAACCGGCTTTGATCGAACCCTCCGAGCTTTCCCGAGTGAGATCGAGAAGGGGTTGAAGGACAAGCCCCAGGAAGTGGTTGACCGTTTCCTGGCCTCTGAGTTGGCTGTTGCCAGGCTTCAAACCGTCCAAGCCGAGTATAACCTTAAGGTATTCCTGACTGTTGACGGCTCCCAGATCTCTTTGACCCAAGCGGTCAAGATGATTGGGGGTCTGGCTCGAGCCGAGAAGATGTGGCGGTCGGTCGCTTCCCCGAAGAAGGATCGGTACGGCTACGATGACTCAGATCGGGAGCGAGACCCGACTAAGGAACGGGCTGAGGCTCAGATCAGCCAGAAGGATGCAGCCACTCTCTCGTCAAAACTGGCGAGGAAGGCTGGACGTCTCCGGGCGGCGATAGCTACGGCTAATGCTACGGAGATCGAATTGGACTTTGATTCGACCCTCATCACTGAGGTGTCGGATTAGAGCAAGGTCGCGAGACCTTGTTGGTGAGAGAGGCCCCACAAAATTTATGCTGAGAGGCATTGGTACGGAATCAGTTCTGCGTGGAGTCCACTAATTGCACTCAAACCTGGATCAGGGCAACTTTTGCTCGAGTTGAAGGGCCGCTAAGTCGACTACCAGTTTAGACTGAAGCCATATCTCGAATCTGATCTCCCTCACCGTTATCAGGCACCCTGGTCAAAAGCTTGGGTGCTTGACCTTTTTGTTGACCCTAGGAGAAAGCAGGTGTATACGTGTCATTGTATGGGAGTGATAGGTTTCGACTTTGGAAGGAAGGATCTTTTGCGTGTAAGCGGTGCTTGACCCGCTTTGATCAATCAAGCAAACGTGATTGCGAACGATAACGCATATGCTGCGGTTGCGTGAGTAACTGTGGCCGATCTTCCGCGAGATAGTCTTGGTAGCGGGTAAGATTGCCAACCACTAGGGATAGTTTGGGGCTCGGGTCACCGGAGCCTCTGATGAAATCAACAGGAGAATAGGTCGTAGGCCGAATCCACGAACTCAGTTGCCAGGGATGTGGCAACTACGCACGTGAATGAAAGAGATCTCAGACGACTGAAGGACCGGGGTTCGATTCCCCGCACTTCCAACCACCTCCACAATTAGCAAGTCCCATCGTCTCCACCTTGGTGTAGTGGGGACGATGGCGACGAGTATTGTTAGTTGTACCTACTGCGGAAAACCATTCCCTAAAGAGAATCGAGAGATCAACCGGTCCAACAAGAAGGGGTCAGGACACTTCTGCAACCTTACTTGTTCTGGGTTGTATGCGGCTTTGAGGACCAGAAAGGCTGAGGTAGTTCTGACTTGCCCCTGTGGTAATAGGTTCACTACTACACTCAAAGAGAAAGCTGCTCGGCATTGTTCGCCCTCTTGTTCCAGTAGGTACAGCATGAGCGAAGAGCGACGTGAGGCTCAACGTCAAGGCGGACTCCAACAAGTTGGTAATTTGCTGAGCCAAGAAGAAGTCCTTCGTAGGAGGGAAGGCTGGAAGTATCTGGCTCTTCAGGGGTATCTTGTGGGTAGGCCTCATCAGTTCGAATATGAACTTGAGTCTTATGTTTTTGATCTGGCTCTACTTGATGCTAACATCCTCGTGGAGTTCGACGGCCCCTACCATTCTGGGAGCCAACAGTGTATAGTGGATCAAGCTAAGGATCTAGTTGCACAAAGACACGGATTTGTAGTGGTTCGCCGTGCAGTTAGGCCTGCTTCGGTTATTGAACCCAGTGCTATCGATGGTTTGTAAACTGTTAGTGGAGAAAGCCATGAAAAAGAGACGGCGAAGGTAAAGGTGCACAATGGAAACTCGAACACTTCTCTTGAATTCTTGGGGTTTGCCTCATGCAATCCTCTGTTGGCAGGACGCGATCTGCCTGGCCTACCAAGGTAAAGTAACAGTCATGGAGGAGTATGATGAGATCATCAGCTCCCCATCGATATCATACTTCATTCCAGCGGTAGCTCAGCTTAAACACGCGGTTGCCACGATGAAGAAGGGTGTCAAGTTTTCACGTATCAATATCTTCACCCGTGATGGCTTCAAGTGTCAGTACTGTGGTGAGAGGTTCACCATGCGTGAACTGAACTACGACCACGTAATCCCTCGGAAGCAAGGTGGGGTCACTACTTGGGATAATATTGCCACGTGCTGCTATCCTTGCAATGAGAGAAAAGCAGGCAGGACACCTGAGCAAGCCGGTATGAAGCTTCTTAGGAAGCCGGCTCGACCACACGCTCTCCCCCTTCATGCGGTCTTTATCGAAGCAGGTAAAATCCCGCCCGTGTGGGAGCCTTACCTTGATTGGGCAAAAGCTCAACCTCATGGCAATGGTTACTACCTAGTGACTTCTAACGCGGCATAATGCAAGTAGGTGGGGTTTCCCATGGGTGGGGAGCCCACCTTTTCTTTTCTAAGACTCTTCCTAGTAGGTACCTCATGCTTACTAGAAGAGGTCTTACTGAAGTCATAGCTTGGGACACAAGTTGTCACGAGTGTGGTATTCACATTCGAAAGGGTGAGAAATTTCTTCTCCTTCAAGTTACCAATGAGTCATCAGCCATGGAACCTTATTGCATTGGCTGTGTGGCCAAAGCTATTCTTGAAGCTGAAGAGCTAATTCTGGTCTTGCCAAAGACATGATTGGTGTAATAGTCAGTACCGAGACCGCGCTCACGCTTGGGTCTCTTGAATCGACCTAGTCGCACCCTGAGGGGTTTGGGCAAAGTCGCGGACGTAATCGGATCGTTTTGGATTTGGGAACCACTGTCCAGGTTCCACATCTGAAGCAAAACCCATTGCATTAGCGAAAGTGCCCCATGAAACTAAATCCCCAATTTACATTTGAAAAAGTCCGTTTTGACCAAGACAATAACCTTCACCTCGTTTTGAGCCTTACGGCCCCGCGAAGTGATTGGCAGGCTAAACGGCCCCCACTCTGCATAATCCCAGTCCTCGATACTTCAACCTCGATGAGGGGTAGCAAGCTCGAGTATGCAAAGCGTTCTCTCCACAAGATGGTTGAGAATCTGACTAGTGAAGATACTTTTGGCTTGGTGAGCTTTTCTGATACGGCCAAGGTCGATCTTCCACCTGAAAAGGTGACAGCTGAGTTCAAAGCTAAGGCTAAGAGCATCATCAATCAGTACCAGGTACAAGGGTGCACCAATTTCTCAGATGGGATGCTCCTTGGGTTTAAGACTGCCAATGAGCTCGATGTGTCGACTACCACCCTCGTTCGAGTGATCATGTTCACCGACGGGCAACCCACGCACGGGGTGACCAACGCAGATGGAATCTGTACGTTGGTTGAGAAGCAAGCGGGTCGAGCAACTGTCTCCGCTTTTGGTTACGGTCAGGATGTTGTGCACTCCCTGCTGTCCAACCTCGCTGAGAAGGGTAAGGGTAACTTTGCCTGGGTTCAGAACCCAGATGATGCCCTCGCGGCCTTCGGTAAGGAGCTTGGTGGGCTGCTGAGCAGCTATGCTCAGAACCTGACCATCGAGGTAGCCCCTCATAATGGCAACCAGGTTATCGAGGTCGTCTCTGACCTCGAGGTGGAGGAAGAGACCACTGGCGAAGCCCTGATTAAGATCCCTCAGATCCTTTCTGAGGAGACTATGGACGTCGTAATCGCGGTGAAGCTGGCTACTCAGAAGCAACCGGGTCCGCGTCAGGTTAATGCTATTGGTCTGAAGCTGGCCTATAAGGTTCTAGGTTATGATGGTCAGTTTGAGCAGAAGAACGAAGAGGTTAACGCCAAGATTCAGTTCGTGAAGCCTGGGGAGGAGCAGACGACTCCAACCAAAGCTGTTGACGAGTTGGTGGCACGAGCCCAGTTGGTCAAGGTTCAGACTCGAGCGGAAGAAGCTGCTACTCGAGGTGACTTCTCTGCGGCCAGAGGTATGTTCGACGGGCTTGGTTTGACTGACCGAGGTCACGTTGGGGTTGCAGCGGTTGCAGCTCACGTTCAAGGCATGTACGTGGATTCCCATCAGTATTCTTCCAGTGGTGGTAATCGATTGGGTTTACATAATGCCATGCGCCGTCGGGTTGGTACCTCTGGTCTGGCTGTGGAGGATTCAGCTGTACTGAAGGATGCTGGTTATGGTGGCGGGATGAACTACGTTCAGGAAGCCATGGTATCCAACTTCGTGGCTCCGGATCCAGTAGTGAATACTCCGGTGATCACCCCTCCTGAACCTATCAAGGTGGAGAGTAAGGGTAGCCTATCAAAGCGTCGAATTAATCAGTGGTAGTAAGGTGATAGTCAAGGGCTCCGGTGTGAATCGGAGCCCTTGGTGTATTTGAGGGGAAAATGTATAATGACGAAATCTATGTTTCCACCGATGTGGAAACCGACGGGCCTATCCCAGGTCCACATTCAATGCTTAGTCTTGGGGCAGCAGCTTACAGGGCTAACGGGGACTTAGTGAGTACTTTCACTGTAAACCTTGAAACCCTCCCTGAAGCTTCTGGACACCCTGACACTATGAAATGGTGGAGCGAGCGTCCGAAGCAATGGGCTGAATGCCGGAAGGCTATTGTTCCCCCAAGGGAGGCTATGAGCATGTATGCTGATTGGGTAAAACGTATTAAGTTGAGTCCTGTTTTTGTCGGATATCCGGCTGGGTTTGACTTTGAGTTCGTCCACTGGTATTTGGTGCGATTCCTAGGTACTAGTATCTTCAGCTTCTCAGCTTTGGATATGAAAACCTTCGCTATGGCACTACTAAAGACCAACTTTAGAGGAACCACGAAGAAGACCATGCCTCGAAGGTGGTTTGAGGGGCTTCCTCCGCACACTCATGTTGCATTGGATGATGCCGTAGAACAAGGGGCTTTATTCATTAGAATGCTTCAGGAGTCCCGTAATCGATGACCTGTGAGTGCTACAAGACGTACCAAGAAGATCCTCTACCTCTTGGTGGTGTGTACGTGATTCACAATAAGGTGAATCACAACTTTTATGTAAGTAGCACTAGTAACTTCAGGAAAAGATGGGTTTTACATGTTCATCTACTCAGGAGTGGGAGGCATCACTCACCTCATCTTCAATCCGCTTGGAACAAGTATGGAGAAGAGTCGTTTGTCTTTCATAGGTTGAAAGCTTGGAGTTAAGTTAGGCCCAAGGAATAAGAATGTCTGAGATCCTATGGATGCTAAGTCATTAGTCAAGAAGAGCAAGTACTTGAGCCTAATCCTCCGGCACAACCCTGGTAAAGTTGGGCTTGCTCTGGACTCGGCCGGCTGGGCCTCAGTGAATGAGCTCCTGAAGGCAGTGGGCTGGTCGTTCTTCGATTTGACTGAGGTAGTCTCGAAGAACGACAAGAAAAGGTTCGAGTTCAGCGAAGATCAGAAGAGGATTCGTGCAAGTCAGGGTCACTCGATCGAGGTAGACCTCGAGTACGAAGCTTCAGAGCCCCCAGAGTTTCTGTATCATGGGACCTCCAAGAATCACTTCGATTCTATAAGGGAGAAGGGCCTTCTGAAGATGGACCGTCACGATGTTCATCTCTTTGCTAACAAGGACAAAGCCCTAGAAATAGCCACCAAGCGGCGACCCAAGCCAGCGGTTCTCACTGTTCAAGCTCGAGAGATGGTTCTGGAAGGATACTTGTTTCGCGTATCCACTAACCAAGTCTGGCTTGTTGAAACAGTGCCCCCGAAGTACATTCTGGGGCTAGACTTCTGGTGTATTAAAGCCTAGCTGATGTCGCTAGGCTTTGATGCTTCAAGTTGGGATGCTGATCGTCTTCAGCAAGAGATTACTATCAGATTGCCAGCCGGCTGGGGTTTCAAGGTAAACTCAACCGAAGACCAAAAACAATGGGTTGTGTCAATAATTGATGATCAACAAGTCGAATTATGGTCAAGTGTTGCACTAACCACCCAATTAGCTTTACTGAATCTTCTTGGTTGGTTGGAGGTTCGTACCAGCAATCTTTCTGATTCTAGCCCTTGGATTCGAAGACGAGGGGACCTGAACCCTCAACGGGTTCACGATTTAGTTTACTCGAAAACTTACGTGACAGAAGAGATTCCTGATCTCGACCCCGCGGAAATTGAAGCGGTGTACAAGTCTCATAAAACGTAGCTCTGAGGATTAAATGCCAATTAAACACGGATCAGATATTAGAGATAGCCTTATTGCAGGGGTCAACAAGCTGGCGGATGCCGTGGTTGTCACTCTTGGTCCAAAGGGGCGAAATGTTGCTCTGGAAAAGTCTTTTGGAGCTCCGCTCATTACCAAGGATGGAGTGAGTGTGGCTAAAGAGATAGAACTCCCTGATCCGTGGGAGAACATTGGAGCCCGTCTGATCCGAGAAGTAGCTTCAAAGACCTCAGATGACGCCGGTGATGGGACTACTACGGCTACAGTACTCGCGAGGGTAATGCTCATTGAGGCTAACAAACTCATTGTTGCTGGTATGTCCCCTAATTCTATTAAGAAGGGTATGGACAAGGCTCTGGCTTACGTTGAGCAGGGTGTGTATGATCAGTCTTTTCCGGTTCAGGCTCAGGTTGACATAGAGGGTGTGGCAACGGTTAGTGCCAATGGTGACTCTAACATCGGTAAGATTGTGGCCGAAGCCGTGGCAAAAGTTGGCAAGGATGGAGTGGTCAACATCGAGGAAAGCAGAGGGATGGGGATCGTAATTGAGGCTACAGACGGAATGAGGATTGAGAGTGGCCTCATCAGTCCTGAGTTGAGAACTAACCCACAAGAAGATTGCTCATCTTTGGATAACCCTTACATTTTCGTTACCGATATAACGTTGGCGATGATTCGTCCATTTGTGAATATACTGGAGGCCATTGTTAAAGAACAGAGGCCAATCATTTGGATTTCCCCAGACTTCGAGGGGGAGGCTCTTGCTACTCTTTGTCAGAATTTCGGGGCAAAGGTTCTTGTCTCTCAGTTGGTAAAGGCTCCTGCTTTCGGAATGCAGCAAACCGAGCTCCTTATCGACATTGCTACCCTGACTGGGGCCACTCTCTACACGAAGGAAAAGGGGATGACCTTTCATGAGGTTCAGCTGAGAGACTTTGGGTCATGTCGAACGGCCACCCTTACTACGAAAACCACCACCCTTGTCGATGGTGGTGGTACTGTTGAGGCTATTGATGCTCGCATTGAACAGATCAAGTCTCAAATTGAGAGGGCTGGTTCCGAATTTGATCGAGAAAAGCTTCAATCTAGGCTAGGCAAGCTTTTGGGTGGGGTGTGTTCCATTAAGGTGGGGGCCAACTCCGAGCTCGAGCTGAAAGAGATCAAGGGCAGGATGGAAGACGCTCTCTACGCTACCAGGGCGGCCATAGACGAGGGTTTGGTCCCTGGGGGGGGTATGTGCCTTGCCAGAGCTTCGTGGGTATCCAGAGCTCGTCTAGAAGACACTTACAGCGAAGAGAAAACCCCTCCCTTCCCATTACCAGAAGGAGAAGAAGAGCTCGCTGGGTTCAAGATAGTTTTGAATGCTTGTTTTGAGCCCTTCTCGGCTATCCTACTCAATGCTGGTGTAAAGAATCCGGACAAGTACCTGGATAAGATTCAAGAAGTTACAGATGATGAGTTTCTTGGAGTGAATGTACAAGACCTCAGTATTGTAAACCTGAAGGATGCCGGTGTGTTGGACCCTACAAAGGTAGTTCGTTCAACGATTTCCAACTCGGTTTCATTAGTCGGTACAATGATCACTACAGAAACTGGTATCTACAAGAATGCTAAGCCAGATCTTGGCGCAGCTTCTATGTAGGTACGAAATTAGTTATCTATCCACCACGATGTGGATCAAAGGCTGTTCTACATTGCAGGACAACGCCCAGAGAGGCTGACTCGTCGAGAGACTCCTGAGTTAGCAAAAGCCATGACGGCATACTTCCGCCGTCAGGCTTCGGTTACCAAAGGTGTACTCAATGATGTTCCCTATGTCCGGGTATTCAACCCTGGTCTGTTCAGTGTAATAGTCAGGTGGGATGATTGGGTAAAGATCATTCCTTACTTGAGTGATGGTAGTTTTGATACCACTATTGTTCCTGAGTCAAGTTGGTGCTTCACCCCCTCTAATCAGGTGTTTGATGCATCAATCGTTGACATCACGGATCCCCTCTATAAGCGTATCTTGGATACATTGAATGGGATCTTCACTGTAGAGTTTCCAACATCATACTAGGATTAGATCAAATGGCAGATCGATTCGACCCAGCAGGTACATCTCCCGGGCTAGCAAACAAAGCTGAAGTCAATAAGCAGAACATCATTCACATGAAGTGTCGCTCGGAGATGCAATGTGATTCAGTTCAAGCTATTGAAGTTGTGATTGGTGGGGCTAACAACCCTGTGATGGGAAAGCCCCATCACAGGACTTACCAGTGCATTAAGTGTCTGCATACCTGGACAGTAAACACGGGCGGATACGCAGGATTCTGAGTAGGTACAAATGGACCAATCTAATCTCCAAGCTTTTGAGGAAGATACTAAACGATTCATCCCCGACTTTCAAATTGCCTGGAAGTCTGATTCTTGGAGTCAAAGACTATTAGGTAAGTTGCTATTCTTCAACCCAACCTACATGACCAAGTATTTTAGTACCTATTACCCTATAGTCTATTTTCCGACAAAGATCGGGTATGAAAAGGATCCTACTGGATCCTTTTCGGTATTGGCTCATGAAAGGGTCCATCTCTTAGACACTAAACGACAACCCCTATGGTTCAGGATTTCCTACCTATTACCTCAAGTGTTGGTTGTCCCCTTCTTGATTCTAACCCTCATTACATCTTTCATCTCCTGTAAGTCATCGCTGATCTTACTGGGTCTGACTATTCTCTCCGCGCTACCTTGGCCAAGCTTCTGGCGTACTAAGCTTGAAAAGCGTGGGTATGCGATGACTATAGCTGTCCGGTATTGGTTGACGAATGAGATACCTACTGAGTTTAAGCAGAATATCAAGAGCTACTTTGTCGGGTGGTCTTATTACAAGATGTCCTGGAACTCAGCTGATATCGATACTTGGTTGGCCACTACTGAGCAATCCGTCAGGTCTGGTACCCTCATTGATAATCCTATTTATGGGGATGTACTTCAGTTTTTGGTCAATCGCGGGTTACTGAAGACGTGATGAATCCTGCAGCTGGCGTGATGCGGTGTACTCGTGATGGTTGTGGAGGCAGTCTCGGGTCAAGTGGTCAGGAAGTAACACGGTTAGTTTGTGTGAAGTGCGGTCAGAACTATCAAGTCCGTGTTGTCTTGCATCCAGTTGAACCAGACAAGCCCGAATCACTCCTCCCAGCACCGGAAGACTGTGTTAAGTGACGTAGTTGGACAGGAATCGGCCGTTATCTATCTCAGGAAGTTCATTGAGGGCTCCGCACAGAAACCCTTACTTCTTGTGGGTGATGAGGGCGTAGGTCGTAAGTTTTCTGTGGTGGAGACCATCAGAGAACTCCTAATAGCTCAACGCGGGGCTTCGAGTCCTGACCTATTACAACTGGATAATGGGTGTCACCCTGATGTACTAGTAGTATCTGCTGTTGAAGACAAAGAAATAGGAGTTGAGCCGATTCGAGAATTATTGCTCAAGACTACAAGCTACCCAGTTTCAGCTCCATACAGATTTTTCATTGTTGATGGTGTAGATAGGATGACACCAGCGGCTTCTAACGCAATTCTCAAGAAGTTAGAGGAGCCACCAGCGCAATCCAGGTTTTTCATGCTGGCAGAATCCTTTGATCGAGTGATCCCTACTATTCGGTCACGGTGTGGCAGAGTCAATTATAGTAGATTGCCAGAATCCTTCATTTTCGAGAGACTCTCCAAGTTCGAGAGTGATCCCGGTAAAGCCCTTGTCTACTCAAGACTAGGAGAAGGTTCGGTAGGCCGGGCCACTAGGTACTGGGGTTCGAGCCGCCTCACAGTTAGAGATCGTGTGTTCAATATGTTGGACAGCAGCGTCCAAGGAGACGTTCCTTCTGCATTTTCTGCAATCGATGAGTTAGCTAAAGAGCTATCTCTTGCTCTTCTTTTTCTGACCTTCCTCATACACGATGTGCTCATAGGAGAGGTCGATAAGTCTCGAGTAGTCAATCAGGATATAGAAGAAGACCTAACAACTATGAGAGCTAGAGCCCCCCAGAGTACTTGGATCAAATTATGGGTGGCTGTCCGTAGTGTGATTGAACGTAATGAGTCTGCCTACATAAACTTAGGGTTTCAGCTCAAAACGGCTCTTGCAACTACGTTTTGCGGGAAGTGAATCATGGGATATAGGTTCACAACCCCAGTAGTCGTGTCTTTTGGAGAGGAGCCCTTTCTATTAGACCGAGATTTGAATGCGTTCCGTGACCAGAAGGGTTATGCAATTACTAGGTTGGATGGTGCCTTAGTAAATGAAGCAACAGTTGTCGGAGCGTGTGAGACTTACCACATTGACTATGATGATCCTACTAACATTCAACCTCGTGTTGTTGTGTTGGATAACGGTCACAAGATCAAGCCAGACAAGTATCTCAAGTCTTACTTAGAAGGCCGGGATGCTACTGACGTTTCATCTGTGTTGGCAGTTGTGGTGAGAGCCGCGTCTGTACCAGCCTTTTGGACTAAACTTGGATCTAGGGTTACACTCCTTGAGCACAAGAAGTTCAAAACCTGGGACGATAAGAACGAAGTAGTGAAGTGGATCTCGGAAGAGGCTAGTCGGATCAGACTTGACCTGAATATTCAACTTGCCAAAGCAATGTTTCAAGTTGATGGTGGTGATCTATACAGACTTTCGAGTGAGCTAGGTAAGCTGAAGTTACTAGTTGGTAAGGGTACTGTTACAGTTGATCACCTTAGGTTGGTGATGACACCAACTAGCACTGTTGAATCCTGGGATGTTGCTGAAGCTGCTTTCATGAGATCCCCTAAGAAGGCACTATCCATGCTGTCTGATCTGTATCGGTATGCAGTGGACGATCCATCTCTAATGATTCTTGGGGCTCTCATCAAGGGTGTAGAGAGAATATTTGTGGCTCGGTCAATGATAGATAAAGGTGCCACACCCGATGAAGCTGCAGCCGGTATTGGTATGCACCCATATCGATTCAAGAAGTCACTCCTTCCTCAAGTTGAGAGGCAGACTGTGGCTCGATTACTCAAAGCAATGCAGAACCTATGTAAATTAGATGTAGACCTGAAGCGGACTAGCCATCGAAGAACTTTGATTGAGCTAGCTGTACTGGATCTCGCCTCTTGAAGGAGCTCGGCCAAAGATGTTGATCGTAAATGCCACTCTGAAACCAACCAGGTATCACTTTTCTGTAGACTTTCTGAGCCCTTACTATAGAAAAGGGGATCCATTTCAGAGTCTGCTCGCTAGGTCAACATACCTGACGAAGTACTGCAGGGATAACGAGACCTGGACGGATACCATTCGGAGAGTTGTTGAGTCCAATCTCTCGTTGGCAGCTTCCACAAATGAGAGTGAAGCCAAGAGTCTCTTTCATCTATTCTGGACGGGTCAGGCTCTTCCTCCTGGGCGTGGTTTATGGACTGGTGGGGTCGAGGGTATTCCGGCGGATGCTCGGTACAACTGCTGGTACACAACCCTCTACGGGATCGATGATTGGTGCTGGACTGCCAATCAACTAATGCTCGGAGGCGGGGTAGGGGTTGGGCTGAATGAGGTCGACGCTCTACCAGTAGTTCAGCGAACACCAGCAGTTCGTTTTGCAGTTCATTGTTCAGAGACTCACGAAAATATCTCTGAAGTAAGCCCTGAACCAAAAGAGTTTCTCAACGGGCAAACACCCATATTCAAGGTTCCTGACTCACGTGAGGGTTGGGTAGAGGCTCTTCGAACAGTCCTGTCCTCTGCTTTCAACGCAAAAGACTTAATAATTGATGTATCTGAAGTTAGAGCTCGAGGGCTACCAATTAGAACCTTCGGTGGAATTGCTTGCGGCCCTGGACCACTTACTAAGCTTCTACGCAATGCATGGTCGATTGTACGTGGAGCAGCTGGTCGACGGGTTAATAGTGTTGAAGCTCTCGACATCACCAACTATATCGGTCTTTGCATTAAGGCTGGTAACGTTCGTAGATCTGCTTTGATTACAATCGGAGATGCTTATGACCAAGCTTTCCGTGATGCTAAGAAGGATATGGATATGGTGATCTCTCACCGCCATACTTCGAACAACTCGATTGCTTTCAGATCTTGGGAACAGCTACAGAACTTCGATTGGGATTCACTTGTTGCTGATATGGCCGAGAATGGCAGTGGTGAGCCAGGTATACTGAATCTACCATTGGTATGGAAAACTGATCCTGGTGCGAAAGGCGTTAACCCCTGTGGTGAGGTTCCACTTCATGATCGTGAAGCTTGTAACCTTGCTGAAGTTTTCCCAGCTAAGTTCGAAGATTCGACTGATTCAGACTTGGTGTTCCGACTGATCACCAGATACTGCCTACGGCAGAGGCTAACTCCGTTGTCTGACCTAAAGGCTGACACAGTTCAAAAGCAGAACATGCGTGTTGGGGTTGGTCTCGGGGGTCTCTGTGACTTCGATTGGACCAACAACCAACTCAGCCGTTGGTACCAACTCTGCAGGGATGAGGCAACTTCATACTCGAAGGAGCTTGGGGTTAGTGACCCGATTGCGGTCACCACTGTTAAGCCTTCCGGAACTATATCTCTTCTCAATGGCTCGAGTCCAGGCATCCATGCTGCCTACGCCCCTTATTACATTCGTAGAACTAGGATTGCCAAGAATGACCCAATGGCGCTTGCCATGATGGAAGCAGGTGTTCCCTTCGAAGATGACATCTACGACAATAGCGGGCATACTTGGGCCTTTGCATTTCCAATGAAGTCAGATGCAAAGGTAACTGTTCAGACTGAGACCATTCGGGATCAGTTCGACCGACAGAAGGCTGTTCAAGAGTCCTGGGCAGACAATGCTGTCTCGGCTACTCTGTCATTCGGGGAGAGTGAGAGGGGTGAACTTGCCACTTGTCTTAAAGAGTATGTGCCTTATCTCAAGAGTACTTCGACTTTGCCAAAAGTTCATGGTTATGCACAGCCACCCTATGAAAGCGTAAGCAAAGATATATATGAAGAACTCTACGCTCAGATCCAACATGACCATCCGCTGGTACGTGGCGGAGATATGGAAGCTGAGGAGTGCAGTTCGGGTGTATGCCCGATAAGATGACGAATTTATCTCAGGTAAAGTCCCCTCCCGGTGTTACTAGGAGGGGGCTTTCCTCATTTTGGAGACATCCGTGGCTGATGAAAACAAGCTGGACTTCAAGGCGCTCAACATTCATCTCGTAGAAGGAATTGTCGAGATCGATCCCATGGACGACAGGGTCACGATTAGAACTGTTGACCAACAAGGAAACCCACTCTCGTTCGACCCAATTCCAGCTATTGCCCACCTCAAGGGTCAAGAGGTTAGGTTGATCATTACTCCGCTGGCTTCTGTGACAACCCTAGAGGAGTATGCAAATAAGCTTGAGACCTCGCCGAGTCCGGTTGTTGTACTTGACCCACGTAAGTCTGAGGCCAACTAAGCCATGGCTGATGAAGATCGGATTATTGAGCTCCAGGGGCTCATCAAGAAAGCCCGTGATGACTACTACAATAAGACCCCTACAGTTTCCGATGAGGTCTTCGATGCTTGGGTGGATGAGCTAAACGATCTAGACGCCTTCAGCTCCATTCTAGCTGAAGTCGGGTCTCCCCCTGTCTCCGAGTGGCTGAAGGTCAAGCACGACACCCCCATGGGGTCCCTCAACAAGGTGAACACCCCAGAGGAGATAGCTGATTGGCTTCAGACCTACGCTCCCGACGGGAAGGTTGTCATCTCCGAGAAGCTGGATGGGATCTCTCTCAAGGTCAAGTACGTCAATGGCAAGTTGACTCAAGCTGTGACCCGTGGGGATGGTAAAATTGGTGAGGACATTACGGTCAATGCAAAGAGGATGAAGGGGGTCCCAGACCAGATTCCTGGGAAGATCTCTTGTTCAGTCCGTGGGGAGGTCATACTTCGAAGAAGTGACCTTGCGGCCCACTTCAAGGATGTCTATGCCAATACAAGGAATGCTGCTTCTGGGCTTGCCAAGCGGTATGACGGCCGCGGGTGTGAACACCTCACAGTTTTGTTCTACAAGCTTACTATTCATGGGAAGGTCCCCCCTACCTACTCATTAGCGACCCCTCTTACCGAAGAGCAGCAATACCAGTTCATCGAGAGTCTTGGGTTGTCGACTCCCTGGTGGACGTCTTCGCGTACCCCTCAGGATGTTTGGGTTGAGTACCAGAAGACCAAGAGAGATCAGATTGACTACGATATTGACGGGTTGGTAATAGGGGTCAACGATCTGAACAAGCAATTTGCTCTAGGCGAGAAGGACATGCGCCCTATTGGAGCCATAGCCTTTAAATTCGCTCCTGTATCCAGGGAGAGTACTCTTAGAGGGATCACTTGGCAGACTGGTAGCACTGGAAGGATTACTCCTGTTGCCAACTTTGATGAAGTTAATCTCCTTGGGGTGAAAGTAGTGAATGCAAGTCTTTACAATTGGAGGTACATTCAAAAACTTGGGTTATTCAAAGGTTGCAAGATCCTTGTTGTACGAGCTGGAGATGTTATTCCAAAGGTTATAGCCAATCTCAGTGAGGACCCCAATGGCTAAACTAACCTGTCCTATCTGCGGCAAAGTAACAGACTTCTTGAGTACTAACCATATTAGACTTCACGGGTATACCGTAGATGACTTCAAATCTACTTTCAAATTGACTTTCTTGAAGTCAGATGAGATGAGGTTGAGACAGTCCAGATTTATGACTAGATCTAACCCAACTCGAGGGGTTGGGCATTCCTCAATGTCTATAGTCAAGATGAAACTTGCTAGAACTGGTAAGGGTATTGGAGTTGCTGGTAAGTATGACCGGACTATTGAGATTCGAGAGAAGATCTCGATAGGTGTTTCCAGAGCCTACTTGGAAGGAAGAGTCAAATCTATTGGTCATGGGGCTATCGCCAAAAGCGATAAGCTTCCTGGGGGTAAAGCCTGGGTACGTTCATCTTGGGAGCTTAGGTTGGTTAGAGTACTCGACTTGCACCCGCAGGTTACTAAAGTAGAGGTAGAGCCTTTCCAGATTCCCTACTCGTTCGAAGGGTTTACTCGTATCTATATCCCAGACTTTTTGGTTACTCTGGTAGGTGGGGTCAAGGAAGTTTGGGAAGTTAAGGCTGACTATTTGTTGTGGGATTCAAAGACTCTAGCCAAACAAAAGGCACTCAATGATCTTGTATCGGTTAAAGGATTCAACTCCTGTTTAGTAACCTCTTGGGTTCTCTATGGGATGGAGATGCAGGTTGGTATTCATCCTTGGGTTGGACCGGGTGAACCTTGGGTGGATCTAAGCGATCCATATAAAACCCCTCCCGTAATGTCAACTAAGGAGATAACCCATTATGAGCACTGACTTGTTCTTTTATCCCCCAGTTAACTGTCTATCTTGTGGATCTACTGTCATCCAAGATGGGGAGTTCCACATCTGCCCAAACAAGGAAGGGTGTCCAGCCCAGATCATTGGTCGGGTATCCCAATGGCTCGCAAACCTCGGGGTCCTCGAGTGGGGTGACGTTTTAATTGAGAAACTAGTAACCACTGGTTTGGTGAGATCGGTTCCAGATTTGTATCGTCTTACTGTTGAGCAGCTCTCTGGTTTGGATCGAATGGGTGATACGTCGGCCACCAAGGCTTTAGATCTCCTGCATGAAAAGAAGGTACTCACCCTCGATACCATGCTCGGATCACTTTGTATTCCTGGAATTGCTGTATCAACCATAAAGACTGTGATGGTTGATGGTTATGATGATCTAGATAGGCTTCGGTCTGCTACCGCTAGTGATCTAGGTAAAATCAACGGTATAGGAGTTGTGAAGGCGGAGACAATCTTCCAATGGATCAAGACTCAGAGTGGTGTGGTAGAGGAACTGCTTTCGGTAGGTGTCAAAGTACAGGGACCTATTCGTGGTAAGCTGTCCGGGAAGAGCTTCTGTTTCACTGGTGAGATGGTTAACAGTCGTGGTGACTTAGAAGACATGGTGACGTCCCAAGGCGGAGAGGTAAAGTCCGGAGTCACCAAAAAGTTGAGTTATCTTGTTATGTCTGACACTTCTACGAATAAGGCTGCCACTGCTAGGAAGTATGGCACCAAGTGCTTGTCAGAAGAAGAGTTCCTTGAACTTGCACGGGGCTAACTATGGGATCTGTCCGTGTCTTGGTGTATAGTATCATCCATAACACGGATGATTTCTACATTATATCAGCTGAGCGGAGCGAAGCCGATACCTATGGTAGTAGTAAGATCACCTGTAAAGGCAGGTTGTTTGGACTCGAAGGCATAGCCCCTGGTATTCCGATAGAGCTGTTTGGAAAGTGGGTTCGTAATGCCAAGTATGGGTGGCAGTTTGACTTCAATGGTTGGGCACCGTGGGCGGCGTCGGTTGTTGGAGTAGACAACTTCCTACATGGGTGCTTCAAAGTCCTTGATGAGTTCCAAGCTGCCTCTCTGGTTGATACCTTTGGCATTGATACCTTCAAGGTTATAAGTGAGGATCCAAACAGACTCGCTGAGTTACCTGGATTTGATCCAGAATTGATTCAGAGGGTTGTGACTGCTTGGGCTGGGTTATTGACCAGTTCAGACTTATCGGCATTCCTTTCGGATCACGATGTTACGTCTGAGCAGATGTCAGCCCTCTTCAGCACCTTTGGGGTTGATTCTAAGCGAATTATCTCTGAGAACCCCTATCGACTCCTCGAAGTCGATGGTTTTACATTTGATAAGGCTGATTCAGTAGCTCAAGCCAATGGACTTGAGATGGATGATCCACGGCGGTTTGAGGGTGCAGTTCTTTGGGTACTGCGCGAATCTTCTAAGTCAGGAAACTTGTATGTTCGACGTGGGGATATGGCAACTCAACTCAACGAGATGCTCAAGTCAACTGAGATTTGTCCGTTTGATGGAGACACTCTGTCCGAAGACCTCATGAAGGCTACTGCTCGGTTGGAAGAACGTGAGGGGGTTCGTATTGATCCAGAGGTTGGAGTTTACCTCCCTAGTCTGTATGAGTACGAGCGCGGTTCAGCTAGATACCTAGTCAGATTCATAACTCCTTTGAAGATTGATGTTGACTACAAGGCATTTCTTGAGACCTATGAGACACTACGACAGATCAAACTGTCCGATGCTCAACAAGATGCTGTGGAGAAATTAGTCAACAACCGAGTCTTGGTTTTGACGGGTGGCCCAGGGACAGGCAAGACAACGGTTACTAGAGCCTTTGTGGAGCTGTTTGAGCGAGCTGGGGTGACCTACTCCTTGATGGCTCCAACGGGGATTGCTGCGAAGCGTATGGCTTCGGTAACGGGTCGTCCAGCGGCTACTATACACAGGACGTTCAGGTATAACGGGGATACCTGGGGGTACCACGCTTTCAACAAGTATCCGATTGGGGTTGTGATCATTGACGAGTGTTCGATGGTTGATCAAGAGTTATTCTTCAGGACTCTGGACGCACTCGAGGAAGGTACTATCTTGGTTCTGGTTGGGGATGATGCCCAACTACCCTCAGTAGGGCCTGGGAATGTCCTACGTGAGCTGGTACGTTGCCCTTCAATCCCTACGGTCAGGTTGACTCAGATTTTCAGGCAGGCTCAGCAGAGTGAGATCATTCTAAATTCTCACCGTATAAATAGGGGTGATTCTATTGTAATAGGGAGCGACACCTCAGACTTCAGATTTGTACCCATACTCGAGGATACTAAAATACTTGAGTTGGTAGTAATGATGGCTCAAAAGCTCAAGGGTCGTGATGAGAACTTTCAGGTTCTTTCACCTAAACATGAGGGGACAGTTGGGGTAATCAACCTGAACGACAAACTTCGTGAGGTCTTGAACCCACCAACCACTGGTAAAAAAGAGGTTACCATGGGTACCTTGCGATTTCGTGAGGGTGATCGGTTGATGGTGATCAAGAATGACTACACCTTAGGAATCTACAACGGGGACATGGGTAAACTCATAACTATTCGTTCAGATTCCTTCACGGTTAGGATTCACGGAATAGGCGAGGGGGGCCTTGATGTTCAGGTTGAGATCCCGCGCAATGATGTTGTCCAGAAGCTACGGCTGGCTTACGCCATAACGGTTCATAAGAGCCAGGGTAGTGAATTTGACACAGTAATTCTTCCTATGGTCCGTAATCACGGGAGAATGCTACAACGAAACCTGTTTTACACTGCTGTTACTAGGGCGAAGAAGAAGGTTTGGTTGTTGGGTGACCGGGGTTCAATTCAGAAGGCCATTAATAACGATCACGTGATTCATAGGAATACAGGCTTCGGTAAAGCAATCCAAGAGCTGATGCCGAAAACTGAGTAGGCACTGGTGTACTAACCTTCCATATGGATCAGGCCTTCGTAGATAAGATCTTCAACGAAGTAGGTGGCCTTCACCTAGAGTTGGAACGGGATCCGACGGTACTCGGCCCCAATTACATCAACAGTATTATGGCTCAATGCCGTAACTACTTGAACAGGATATCGAGTATTCGGTTGAACCTCAGCAGAATGCGTCGAGACCTGATGAGCAAGCTTGGAGGGGAGGAGACCCTCTTCAGTGTAGAGAAGGATCGGTTGCTATCAGAGAATGAGGATGTAAAGCGGCAGCCCAATATCCGAGACCGCGAAGCTTTGGTAAACACCCTTCTTCGAGATCGGGTTAACTCAATATCAGCTTTTAAGAGCGAGATTCTTGATTTGGAGACTGTCGAGAAGTCTGTGAAAATGGTTCATGATGAGTTAATACGCACTTCTGGTGAGATAAAGACTCAACGGCAGATGCTGTTTGCTGATCGTGTGACCGGGGCTGGGTATGGAGATGAGTCAAACGGGAGTAGTAACCCGCCTCCGAGTTCGTCAACTATTGATGAGGATGAACTAAATAACCTCATGAAGAATGAGGTTCCTCTTGTTGCAATCTCTACCCAGAAGCCCGCTTCGGTAGCAATACCAAAAGTAGTTGATGAGGATATAGACCCTGATCTACAAGCGGCAATCGCATCTTTTGACTTAGAGGTACCTAACCCCGAAGTTGACTCGGATGTCGAACTTTCTTCTATTATAGAGGAAACAGCCCAAGCAGCCTCTAAATCAGAACCTGCTAAGGTAGCAGCTGCCGCCGGTGTTGAGGGGGATCTTGTGGACCCAAGTGATCCAGATCTTGTTAGATTTATCGAGACAGAGCCAGAGCAGTCTCCGGTTGAGCCAAAGAAAACCAAAGCTAATAAGACCTCACCAAAGACTCAACCTGCGGATAGCTCTGATTTTGACTTTTCGGATATTCTCAGCAATCTCTGATCCAAAACTCAATAACTTATTGGTGTACTGATCATAGCGGTGCATTACCAGACCAGACCTCGGCCTTAGTGCCATCCCTGTCCTGTCTATGTAGTGCGCCGCAGTAAACCAAAGCACCGACCAGGTCACCCAGCTCTACCTTCCACGTATCTGGGGCCACGTCAATTGCACGGAGACAACAACAATGAGTACTGAAATTGATCTCGATGAGTTACCTGAAGTCGATACTGATATTGGGCTAGGGGATGAGGACAAGGGCAAAGTCCAAACCAACCAGCTCGAGTGGTATAAGGGTGAGAAGGGCCGCACTGATCGTGTAGCTCTCGTTTACTTCAATACCCTTGATGCTACGGCTCGGCGCAAGATCCTGCAGCAGAAGCCAGATATCAGCATAGACCAACAAAAGTCTGTGATCGCAAAGGTTCGAACCCAGCTTGCAGAAAAGCTCAGCAAGACGGTAGATGCTCTTGATCAAGTTGACCTGCTAGACACCTCAGAGGCTAGGTTCAAGACCGTGACGGCCTCCTTCAAAAAGGAGATTGGTTATGTTGCTTGGCCGAAGAACATCCCTCCTGCTGAGGAGAAAATCTGGGCCAAGGCCGGTGAGCGTAAGGACTATGTCATCTCCGTTCTTCTGTGGTACCCCACAGACCGTGATGGTGAGGTTGAGAAAGAGCGCTTGAAGCACTTCAGGGTTATGCCTTGGAGGTTCGCTCCCGAGAAGTACGACAACTTCCGGAAGATCAACAAGGGACTACTGGAGAGTGGTTCTTCGATCTCTCATATTGACCTAAACTTCTCGTGTATTGACACTCAGTATCAGAAGATCACAATCACCCCTGCAGGGCCGGCTATATACCTGAAGAACCCTCAATTGAAGAGGGCTGTTTTGGATAAGGCAGTTGCCTTGTACTCGAAGTTGAATCCCTTCAAGGAGATTACCATTGATGAGCTTCGTGAGAAGCTTGGGATGCCTCCTGTTGGGGGAGGATCCAACTCTGGTGCTGACTTCTCTGGTGAAGACTTCTCTAACGTACTAAACGGCGTTTGAGCGGCTAGGTCTAGGGTTAGGGAGGGTGGTTATACACACCCTCCCCACTTCTAACTGTGGGACACCGCGTTCTCCAGGTGGATCATGCTGTCTTTAGGAATAGACCCCTCTATGTCTGACATGGGGTGGTGCATACACGACCCTTGGGCTGTTGGTAAAAAACGTGTCATTGATAAGGGTCGGTTTTCTAGCCCTAGCAATGAAATCTTCATTGCTAGGTATATGGGTCTCCGAGCATGTCTTAATGACTTACTCACCGACTACCCAGAGGTTTCAATTGTGGGGGTCGAGTCTCCACCTTTTGGTGAGGGTTGGTCTGAGGGTCTCTACGGCCTATTTTTATACGTAAATGAGGCAATTTACACTCACCGCAAGGATGTGGTGTACTTTGATCCCTCTACCGTTAAGTCCCTTGCCAAGGAAGACCCCAACATACGAAAAGGCAAGATGTTCAAGGCTGACATGATAGCCATGGCCCATGCTGATACCGGGATCTCCAAGTGGAATAACGATGAGGCTGATGCTTACCATGTAGCTAGATTTGCCGCACGGTTCTTATTACTTCTTGAGGGGGAGATTACTGAGGACGTTCTATTACCCTCTGAGGCACACACTTTTTTGAGAACACACACTTTCGTAAAAGGAAAGCACGAAGGCGAGACCCATCAGGATGGAACGTTGTTCCGCGAGAATGACAGGTTCTTCAGATTTTCAAAGTTAGGATAACCCACCCATGAGCAAAGCAGCCACCAGTAAGAAGCAATCTGCCACACCTTCTAATGAGAAGGATCTCGAGCGAGACAAGATAATGGAAGCCACCCGGGCTTTCATTGAGAAAGCTACTGGGCAGAAGCCCTTAGGATCAGATATCAAAACTTGGCCACACATTCGATCAGGAGCTTTGGCAGTCGACGACCTAATTGGTGGCACACCGTTAGCGGATGGGACTGGCTTAGTGTGCCCTGGGTTCCCCAAGGGCAGGATAGTTGAGATCTATGGCCCTGAGTCAAGTGGTAAGACAACGCTGGCCCTTGCTGCCATTGTACAAGCTCAGAAGGCAAGTGAGGCTGTTCTGTTCCTCGACTTTGAAAACTCCCTCCACCATGGTTACGCGAAAGCTGTAGGTGTTGACTTTGACCCTCGACGTTTGATGTACTTTGCTCCGAGCACCTTTGAGGAGGGTCTCAGGATGCTCTACGTTGCCATCAAGCAGAATGTTGGTCTAATTGTCGTTGACTCGGTTGCGGCTATGGTTCCGGCTGCTGAGCTAGAAAAGAAGCTCGGGGATGCTGCGGCTATTGGAGCTTTAGCCAGGGCGATGAGTACAAACCTACCCAAGATGACTCAATGGCTCAAGCCTAACAAATCAGCCCTCATCTTGATCAACCAGGTTAGAGCTACTATCTCTACAGGCGGACACGGGCCAGGGGATGACAACACGGCTGGTGGCAAGGCAGTCAAGTTCTACGCGAGTGTTCGCCTCAAGCTCACTAGAATCAAGTCTGAGTTCGTTGAACGTCCCGATCCAGTTACGATGAGGAAGAAGAAGATGCCCTTCGGTAACGTGGTTCAGGTCAAGGCCGTCAAGAATAAAATGGACGGCAAGCAAGGGCATAGTGGTGAGATTTTCATTCGGTATGGTTATGGAGTTGATGAGTACCTCTCCGTTATCCAAGGGGCTATACCTAGGAAGATTGTTGTTCAGAAGGGGGCTAGTTACGAGTTTGGAGGTGAGAACTTCAAAGGTCGAGATCGTCTTCGAAGTTACCTTGTGGGTAACCCAGCTGCTTTTGAATCAATGCGAGAGAGAGTCACTGCAGCTATTCTATCAGAAGCTCCAAAAGCTATAGAGGGTGATGTAGAAGACGAGGATATCCTGTCTGATATGCGTCATGATATTGGAGATGACGACATAATTGAGTCATCCGGTGAAGAGTCGGCTCTGGAAGAGATTATAGAGGATCCATGATCAAGATTGAGGTCAAAGGGTTCCAGGCTATCGAGAACGTTGAACTGGACATCGATAGGTTCACTGCCATTGTTGGAGGCAGTAATATCGGGAAGAGTTCTGTAGTGAGAGCGATCAAATGCGCTCTCACTAATAGCTCTGGAACCTCATTCGTTCGTCACGGTGAGTATTGTGCGCGTAACCTCAGGGGTCACAAGACCTGCAAGTGTCAAGCGTCAGTTCACATCGTAATGGATGGGTTTGACCTCCTCTGGGAAAAAGGTGACTCTGTCAACAAATACACATTCAACAAGAAAGAGTATGACAAACCAGGAACTGGTATCCCTGAATTCTTAGTCACAAGTGGGTTCTCCCAAGTCAGGATAGGGGATACATCTGGATCTATTCAGATTGCAGACCAGTTCTTCCCTATTTTCATGCTGAACCAGTCAGGGCCCGCTATCGCGGAAGCCATCTCTGATGTATCCAGGTTGGATCGAATCAACCGAGCTTCAAAAGCTGTAGAGAAAGATCGAAAGGAAGCTGTATCCACTAGGAAACTTCGTGAGGAGGACTCTCTTTCTATTAAACTTCGACTCCAAAAGTATGATGGGATCGATGAAGCAATACAGAAGGTTGAGTCTTTAGCACATAGAAGTGAGAGTGTTGACGCTGTTGAGTCATCTGTCTCGGCATTGAATGGATTCATAGGGTCTACTCGTTCAATAGCTATACAGGTACGCTCACTTACCGCAGTTAGTTCTGTAGCTGTGCCAGAAGTAACTGCGGTGAAGACCCCGTACGAGAAGGTAAGGGTACTCACAAGGTTATCTGATGACCTTGGACGACGTGAGGAAGACTGTGAGGATCTCAGTTGGGTTGAGACCTTTTCATCGGCTGTACCCGAGATTGATCCAATCAAGGAGAATCTTAACGTGATTCGATTACTCGATGGGTTAATTGTAAGAGCTCGAGTTCTAAAGGAGAAGTTCAAATTACTGGACGCGGCTAGCAAGTCCAGACCCCCACCTATCGATGACTTGAATCGATTGCACATCCAGATCCTGAACTTGTCTAAGTTCAGTCAACGATTGACGGCTCTGAAGAGTCTTGTCGATGACCTTACTGCTGAAATTACTACCTACGAGCTACAGGAGAGGGAATTAGAGAAGGAGGCTACTTCTCTTGGTGTTTGTCCTACTTGCGTCCAGCCATTGAGCTTGGGGCATCAGCACACATCAGAGAGAAAGTATGCCTAGGATCTCATTCTTGTTCAGAACAGACACTCACTTGGCAGCTCACAGCCCAATTTCGTGGAAGGGGGATTATACAGCAGAGATATTCTCTAACCTAGAGCAGATCGGTGGTCTGGCAGCCAAGTATGAGGTGAATGCAGTTCTTGATGGAGGAGACTACTTTCACGTCAAGGCTTCCTCTAAGAATCCGCATCACCTTGTTGAAAGAACAATACGAATCCATAGAGGTTACCGGTGCCCAACCTTCGGAGTTGAGGGTAATCATGACTTAGCATACAACAACTTGGAGAGCTTAGCCAAGCAGCCTCTGGGGGTGATCTATGCGAGTGACGCCTTTAAGCTTCTCCGGGAGCAAGTCTTTGAGGATGGGGACCTTCGGGTTCGAGTGGTTGGGGTTCCATACAGTTCAACCCGCTCTTTGGCTGATCTCCTGAGCATCCAGAAGCAGAAGGGTGACACTCATCTTGTTGCTATTGTGCACGCCCTAGCCTGCAAGACTCCACCCTCTGCTGTTGAGGACTTCTGGAACGAGCCTGTTTTCTCTTACGAGTCCCTCGTGAGCCGTAATGGTCCCGATGTGTGGTGCTTTCCATCAGGTACCCCCGTATTAGATTCTCTGTATCGGCCTATATTGATTGAGAAGGTTGTGGGGGGTACTATTGTTGTTGGAAGAGACCCAAGTAATAGTGTTGAGTGTGTCCACCCTTCTAGATTGGTAGACGAAGATCTTATATCTTTTGATGTGGAAGGAGTCCCACCTGTAGTCTTAGGGGTAACCTCTGAACACCCTTACTGGGTTGCTACGGGTATGCGGTGTTTAGTACCCTCTCGATCTACACGTAGGTGTCATCCTGATAAGCCAGTCTCTTCATACCCATGTTCGGTATGTCCTAATGCTCCTGAGGTTAGAGCTTCTTGGGTTAGAGCGGGAAGTGTTAGTATTGGTGATTATCTGGCAATTCCTGTTCCACAGATTCCGAATGATTCAGCTTCATACTCAGGGTTAGCTAGGCTTTTGGGTTACTACGCAGCAGAGGGGCACATCATAGAGAATAGAGAAAAGGTTCCTGTAGCTGGAGTGGCTTGGAGTTTTCATGAGGATGAAGTAGACCTACATGAGGATGTTCGTCTATTAGTGAGTGAACACTTTGGTCTTGAAACTCATACCCATAAGACTAGTGGGTCTTGTGTTCAAGTATGCGCTTATGGAAAAGAAGTTTCTGATTTCTTCCTCGAACACAGTGGGCGTTTTTCTGATCAGAAGAGTCTATCGTCTTGGATCTGGAATAGATCAGCTATAGATCGCTTAGAGTTCTTAGTTGGCTGGCTGCTTGGGGATGGTCACGCACGAAAAACTAGAACTGAAGTAATGGGGGCTACTGTATCAATTACTCTTGGATTTCAGATTTTCTTTCTAGCTCTGTCTATTGGACTCCGACCTTACTTCACAGTTAGACCTCCACAAAAAGATGGATACCATCCTTGTCAAGTTATCTCGTTCTATGGAGATGATGGAGAGTCCCTGTCAAATAGAATGGGTATCATACCCCCAGATCGATCAAAGACTAAAGTAGCTGGTTTCTTTTCTGACGGGTTGTATTATGTTCGAGTTCGCAGTGTATCTAGAACCCCCTACAAAGGGCTAGTTCATAACTTCAGAACCTCCACTGGTGAGTATCTTGCAGGAGGTATTCTTGTTCATAATTGCTTTGGACATTGGCATAAAGATCAAGGTATAGAGGAGATTGGTGGGAAGTATTTTGTCAATCAAGGGGCTGTCTCTAGGGGGGCCTTGGTACGAGAGAATCTTGAGAGAACCCCGCAAGTATCCCTTCTCGAGTTTGATGGTCAGACTATCAAGGTAAGCATTTCCAAGTTGATTGTGGCCCCTGCTGCCGATGTTTTTGACCTGGATAAGAAAGCCCTTCAAGAACGTGAGCACCACGATATAGATCAATTTGTGACTAGACTCGTGACTGACTTGGCAATGGATCCCAATGCATCCATCGAGTCTAGCATAGCATCATTGGACTTTGCTGATGATGTTCGTAGTGAGGCCATGAAGTATCTAGAGCAAGCTGAGGTCGGATGAGCATCAATTATATATCCTACTCTGGTTTCAGTACGGAGAGGAAATGCCCATACTCATACTGGAATAAATATGTGGTGAAAGCTACTCCACCAGAGCCGGAGAATGGGATCAATGCTCTATATGGTTCAGCAATAGGCACACTCTTTGAGTCATTCTACCGAGATAGATTGTGGAGAGACTCCGATTGTGCTGGTAAACTGCAAAATCTTGCTCAACCTCATCTCGATGCTGCTATAGCGGATACCACTAAGAAGGGTCGTATCATTGACTGGCCAGATGAGAAGGCCAACTACCACAGCAAAGATGAGATTCTAAATGACTTGTATGCTACAATCCCTGTAGGTCTCCAAACAATTCGCCATAATAGGCTTGTTGGGCCGCGAATGGAGCCAGAACTCAAACTTGACTCTAAGTTTGGTTCTTATATTATGGGTGGTAGATCAGACTTTGTCATTCAGAGGGTTCCTCCATACAACGACTTGGTGATTCTTGACGGTAAGGGGTCAAAGCATCGGGACAAATACGTTGATGGTCAGCCGCTGAAGAAGGGTGAGAAGGCTGAGGGGGTCCAACTGAAGTGGTACGCGGTATTATACCGTGCCAAACGTAAGATCATTCCCGATAAGCTAGGCTACATATTCTGGAGGTTTAGCGGTGAAGAGGCCATAGAATGGATTCCATTTTCAGAGAAAGACCTCGATAACTTACAAACTGAGGTTCTTTCAGTGTTGGCCAGGATTGACCAGTCAGTTCGTAAGTTGGAATCTATTGAGGATACCCCGCAATCTCATGATGAGCTCCGGCAGGAATTGTTTCCTGCTCAACCAAGTCATAACTGCACTCTGTGCCCTTTTGTACCACTTTGTGAAGATGGACAGAAGGAGATTCAAAAGTATCGTCGAAGGGCCCGCTTAAACCTTCCGGAAGGTGTAACAGAGTTAACCCTTGGGTCTGATGATTAGGTTGAACTATGTTGACACCAGATAAACTCCAAGAAAAGATGGCTAGCCTGTCTAGTCGACACAGTAAAGTACTTCGGCGGAAAGCCGAGTTAGGCGGGGAACTAAAATCAAAGCGAGATGAGTTGACTTCCCTTGTGAAGGAGATTCAGGAAGCTGGCTACAACCCAAGAACACTAGTGGAAGACAGAGATAAGGCTCAACAGGAACTTGAGGGGCTCATAGTGCGGTTTGAGGAAGAGCTCATCTCAGCAGAGACTATTTTGGCAGATTACGACAACCGATGAGGATTAGATGAAGACCAAGATCAAATTCAACCTGCAAGACCTGAGTGAGGCTCTTGAGGTAGTTTCTATTGTAAACCCAAGCGGAGTAACCCAAAGCGGGGGTGCAGGCTACCTCTTCGTAGTTCGGGGCTTGGAGTGTTTCTTGTACTCCCGTAACACTCAATGTGTTTCCAGAGCTAAGTTCTCTCTTCTAGAGACAGAAGGGGATGGGTCATTTGCATTCCCATCTGAGTATATAGGAGCATTGAAGTACCTCCTCGCAGAGGGTACTTGTGACATCGAAGCTACGTCTGATGAGGGTCGCTACACAGTTGAGTATCATACACCAGGCGGTGCTGAGTCTGAGTTTGGATCTTTTGATCCCGGGTTGTTGGCAACTTGTGATACTGACTTTGAATCGGCTCAAACCAAGTATATATTTTCTTCGAGTATCCTTCGCGAGGCAATCAGCCTAGCAAGACCATTTACTGCTGACTTGAAGGACAGTAAAACTGAAAACTTGAAAGGTATTGAGGTTATTGATAAGAATCGACTCCCGAACGGTGATGGTTATCTGTACGCGGCCGACGGTAATCGAGCATTCTACTTCTATACCGATGAGTTTAAGGGTAAGAGTCTAGAGATCCACGGGCAGCATGCTTCATCCTTCCTAAGTTTCTTGTCAAAGTGCGATGGTGAAGTCACTATCTGTAAGGGTAAACACTACACATTTGCTGTCAACGATAAGGATAGTGTATTCGGGTGGCCTGAGCACGAGAAGTTTCACGACAAGTTCAATTACTATACGACTAAGAAGGACCCAATAGCGGTTACTGCTAATAGAGCTGCCCTTCTTAATGCACTTCAACATGCCCGTGCGTGCATGGCTAAGGACAAGAATCGAGTCAAAATCAACTTCAATCCTAACTCGAAGGAGATGAGATTTTCCTTTCCAGAGTCAAAGACTCGGACGATTGCTGTCAATGTCAAGTACAAGTTCAACGAATCTGAAGAGGAAGCTGTTGAACCACAGGCTTATACGATCGGAGTCAACGTAGACTTCTTCATCGAGTTAGTTCAGACCATCAAGGGACACGATGCAGAGATACGATGGGTTATATCCCCCCCTACTGCCACTCGTAAAAATGAGGTTGGTCTTTTCAGGACAATCGATGAATTCAGACTCGATGCGAAAACCGGTAAGGTTACCCCGGAACCAGAAGGATCCATTCCATGCAGAGTGACCAGGTTCATGCCGTCGAGGGAGTGACCCGTAGTCATAGAATCCAAAGTCTCCGTAACAAGGCCACAAAACTGGGTACTCTTCGAGACCAGTTGGTTACGGATCTTGAAGCAAAGGAGAGGGACCTAATTGCCCTCTCCTTGCGTCAAGAAGTTCTAACAAAGGTGTCCGAGCTGTTCAGAGTTCTCATGGATCATATGATCATGGGGCAAGTACAGCTCATTGAACAGGTGATAACCGAAGGTCTTCGCACCATCTTTTATGATCAGGACTTGAGCTTCAAAGCTGAACTATCCTCGAAGTACAACAAGGTCAGTGCAGAGTTCTTCATCTGTTCTGGTGACCCAGATAACGGTGGGGTCAAAGGCTCCCCTTTGGATTCATTTGGTGGGGGACCCTCGAGTATAGCTAGCCTGATCTTACGGTTGCTGACTCTAATACGCCTTAATAAAGGCAAGATCCTATTACTGGATGAGACCCTAAATGCTGTTTCGGATGACTACATTGAGAATACAGGTCAATTCCTTAAGAGCCTTGCTGAAACAACTGGCATTCAAATTATGATGGTGACTCACAAACTTGCCTACCTTGATCACTCTGTGAGTGCCTACCAGTGTGAAACTAGACAAGAGTCTGGTAGGAACCATTTCGTTGCCAAGCGCATACGAGGCCCCAAATGAAAACTGAATCAGAGGTTGAGGACTTTGTTAGAGACCTTGTTTGTAAAGAGCTCGACCGGCGTGTGGCAGTGGCCTCTGAGAGGCTCCCTCACCTCTGTATCAATAACTATCGACACCCACTTGACCAACGGAAGCAGATCGAAGGGGAGGAGAACGAGAGCTACAACCGTATCACTGATAAGGTAGGGCTCCCAGTTTTACAGACGATAGGGTTATGTCTGCTCCAGAGTGAGGACCCATCTGAATGGGGAGGGACCATCTGTGAGGAGCCTATTGATGCCAAGAAGTGCCCTTATTTCACCCCAGCTAAGGGCAAGGAATCTATCCTCCCAGAACTAGAGATGGATTTGCAGAGTATAAATTGGGTACGTGACAACCTACCAGAAGTGTTTGCCCTGCTCTGGGTGATCGGGGACTTCAAACTTGGGGTTCCGTGGTGGAAGAAACTTCTCTTCAAGTTTTTGAGGATCAAGATTGAGTCGGTGCTACCGAAGATTGATGCTCAAAAGTTACTACCAGCACCTGAGAAGGTTGAGAGGGTTTTTCGAGATGAACCTATCAATTTTAGCTCACCTCCTGGTTACTGAACGTTACCGACAGCGGGCTGCCCCATCAGGTGGGTTCTCGGTGCCCTTCATGTCAGAGCGGGAGGTACCACAGGAGACTGAGCCACTGTTGGTAACAAATGCCAGAGGCTCGTTTGTTCCGACAAGACGTAGCCGAGAAGGTATAGCTAGATTTGGGTTCTCTGGTTGCCCCCTGGAGAGTGAGTCTATCCTTCTAGGCCGACTTTACAGCGCTCTGGGGGTTCTGTCCGTAGAGTCTGGTTGGAATAACCGGTTCACCACTACAAACTCTGCTATCGAGTTCATGAGAGCATCCTCAAGTAAGCCGAAGAATCTGGTCATATCTGATAACTTGGTGTCTCAGTTTACCACGAGTTCATCTGAGGGTCTTGTCGGAATCGTTGATGGGATTCAGGTGTTATCAGCCAAGTTACCGCTTGGTGGCGCCCTTCTATTTACAACTCCACCAAACCTAGGTGTTTATGTAAGGATTGGAGACTACCTCGGTCTTCAGTTCTATAATGTCCGTCAAAACATAACGGTGATCAAAGTCGATGGAATGGGTTGATGACTTCGTTTCTTTTTCTAGGGGTAACTTGGATGAAAGAGTCCTGGATGCCCTATGGACTCGAGGAGTATCTTCTCCGCAGATAGAGTTGTTTCAAATTGGCTACGTAGATAAGAAACTTCCAGACATTCAAATCCCCCAGGAATTCCTGAAGCAGTTTAAGAACGGGGAAAGTCTAGAAGACTCCTATGTGTTGCCTTTGACTAATACGTCTGGTGAGATCTGCGGTCTTCAATTTAGACCTGTTGATAGATCCGTCAAGAAGTACTCGGATTACTTTTTGACTGAGTTAGAGCCAGTTCTTTTCGGACTCGGCCAGAGTATGCAGTATATTTGGGATACAGGATCTGCATGTATTGTCGAAGGGGTCTTTGATTTATTCCCAGTTCAGAGGGTTCTCCCGTTTGCTTTCTCAACAATAACCTCTAAAGTTAGGGAGGACCTGTTGCGGTGGATCATCAGGCTTGTCCGCAAGCTGTACATCTTCTTTGATGCTGATTCGAGTGGTCTTAGGGCAAGTAGCGACTTTCTGCGTGACCATGGCTCCAAAGTGGAACTAGTTCGGGTTTTGGAGTACCCCAGAGGTGTAACCCTAAATGGCAAACCGGTTAAGGACCCCGCCGACCTCTGGGAAGCGTGGGGTGATGACAGATTAGGCCCGTACCTTTTGGAACAGATCTCGGAGTAGTCATGGCTCAAGTATATACTGAAGCAGAACCAGTTGAGAATCTTGCTAACAGCCTAATTGGCACCCACCATCCTGAACTGGCAACTGCCATTATCAGGTATATTTTCAAGGAAAAAGCTAGCTCCAAAGGGGGTAAGATAGTACTAGGCTCTGTGAAGAAACTAAGTGATCAGCAGAAATTTCTCATGGAAGGTCACCCAGACTTCTTGCTGGAAATCCCATTGGATGTTTGGAATGAGATGGATGGTGCCAAGAGAACAGCTCTTGTTGATCACTTCCTTGAGCGATGCACTGGAGAAGAAGAAGAGCAGACCTCTGAAATGAAGTGGGCTACAAGGGAGCCAGACGTTCACGAATTCAGTTCGATCCTACGTCGGCACGGAGCTTGGACAGAAGATCTATCAAACTTTGCTTCTGTAGCTAAAGAGCTCGACCTAAGTTTCATGACGGGGGATAGTGAAGATAGTGAAGTAGTCCAACAAGCTACAGTCAACTAAGGGGTACTGTAGTGTGGAGCATGGACATCATCTCTGGGGTAACCCCATCCATACACAACGTTCGTGTAATTGAGGTTCGTTGGGACTGCAGAGACTTGAGAGCTTACCTTGTGGATAGGCTTCAAGATTTAGGGCTTGTTACTTCAGAGGTTTTCTAACCATGTGGGACACCTCTCATCGTCCTTTGATTTTCTCTGATGTACTAGGTCAGACCGGGACTGTTCAACTCCTTAAAGCGAGGTTGAGGAACGGGACCGCTCTCGACACTAGTTACATATTCAGTGGTGGATCTGGGCAAGGTAAGACAACTCTCGCAAGAATCTTTGCACGGGCAATGCTCTGCCACAACCTGGATAAGAATAACCCAGAACCGTGTAACACGTGTGAGAGTTGTCTATCGATCTTGAATGACACTTCCATGGTTTTCGTGGAGCAGGATGCAGCTAGTCAGGGTAACATAGAACAAATTAGAAGGATCGTCGATGAGCTACCATTTACGGTGATGGGGGCAGCGAAGAGGATCTATCTATTCGATGAATGCCATCGTATGTCGAAGGATGCCCAAGACGTTCTTCTGAAACCTCTTGAAGAGAGGAAGATGCTTGGTATGTTCTGCACTACTGAACCTGAGAAGGTTCGTGGTGCTATTCGCTCTAGGTGCGAGGAGTATTCGATACGTCGGGTGACTCGAGAAGACATCCTTGTCCGCATGAAACGGATCCTTGAAGCGGAGAAGGTCGAGTATGAGGATGATGCCATACTCATAGTAATAGACTTCTCTGGGGGTCACGTACGAGATGTGGTGAACCGCTTGGAGATGATAGCCCAGGTGGGTCCTGTTAAGGTGGCTAATGTCAGGGAACACCTTAACCTTTCCGTAGTTAGCACTTATTACGAGATCCTACTCAACATACCCTCTAATCTCAAGCAAGCACTATCTCTAGTTGATTCTGTCTGCGAGCGAATCACCCCTGAGGAAGCAGCTTCAGGTCTTGCTGAGGCTGCAATGAATTCATTTCGTCTTGCTAACGGTATGAATGCTGATTTTACATTCGCAGACAAAGAACTTAGCGCAAAAGTCAGTGAGCTGTACAGCACTGGATTAACTTCTATTGCAGAGCACTTCCTCAAATCTCGCTATACAACACAGATCGGACTAATCTGTGATATAACCACCCTGAATCAAAGACTTAGGTCAGGGCCTATTACTCGTCAAGTCCAACAAGAAGTAACCCAAACTATCGCAGTCAGTACTTTCGTCCAAACAGCTACCCCACAAACACAACCAAATGTCACTCCTATAGAACCTACTGTAGAAGTAACCAAACCCATCAGAACTACAACTTTAGTCCCGCCTCCGATTGAACAAGACATGGAGGGGCTACGGAAGGATGGGAAAGGTAACTTAGGTTCAAGAGATATGCAGGCCCTTACAGAGAATGACACGGCTGTGATCCCTGAAGAACTTCCTACTCAGAGTAGGAAGCAGAAACCGATCAGTTTTGACACTAAGTCAAGGGATGGAAGAGCTCCCATCCCACCATCCGATTGGCGTAGGGAGTTTGAAGGAATCTGGATTGGAAGAGGTGCTGGTGGCAACAACTGAATGGGTAGTACTAGAGCTAAACCCTCAAGGTGAGGATGAAGACCCTGATGTTCTTCATAAGTCCCTTAATCGAATGGTTAAGGGTAAGGAGTTCTTCATCCCCGCTTCGGTAGTAAAGGTTCCTGGTGGATCCCGTGTTGTTCACAAGCTGATTGACAATTATGTGTTCGTTAGGCGTGACCTAACTGATGCTGAGTTTCTCAAGATGGAGGGTACTCGATATATATCCTCTGTTTTAACGGTTACTAGCAGTATATCTCGTAGATTAGCTTGTGTCTATGACAAGGATATCGATCGGATGAGACGTCAGATCCACATCGAGACCGAGCAGGGTATCGAGGTTGGGGATGATGTGGTAATCATGAGCGAGCCATACAAGAACCTCAGGGGGCGCGTCATTGAGGATATACCTGAGACAGGTAGCGTTCAGGTATTCATAAACCTCAGATCTAAGAAGTCCTTGCTGACTCTACCGCGTACCTCATTGAGGTACATTCCAAGAAGTGGAGATGATGAGCAGTACTTTCACTCCCCCTTCATTACGAAGGTTACCAGAATCAGAGATTGGACACGAAAAGTTACACCCATCGTAGAGTGTAGGACCCCAAATATCAATACAGTTTCCACTAAGTTCAGTAATATAGTGCAGTTAGACAAGTGGTGTTCTAGCGGCAGGCGACTTCTTAGACTTGTAACTGATTCGGCCTCCCCCTCTGATAGAATTATAGATGAGAACGGGGTGTCACTGTCAGAAAAATACCAGAAGTACCAGCAGATCTGCTCTTTCCTTGATAGGGGCAAGGGTATATTTCACAAGTATAGGATCACTACCGAGCGAGAGGATATGACTCCTCTCGATAATAAAGAGCTACAGCTAGCATACCTTCAGACTGTTTTCGATCGACTGCATAAGATTCAGGAATCTGTTGAGGTTATTGAGCGTTCTATTCCGGATTGGGAACCTAGTATGGTACAGAATCTAATTTTCGACGGGCATAACCTAGCCTACAGGTCCGAAAAGGCTTTGAGGTTCGTTCAGGGTGGATCACTTATAGACAGTGAGGGGCGTCCAACCTCAATCATTTTTGGATTCCTTCGAAGTGTTGCTGCTCTCAAAAAACGTTTCAGTCAGGCAAACATCTATGTTGTGTGGGATGGGTCTCGGCAACGTAGGGTTAAGGACTATCCTGATTACAAGGCAACTAGGGAGCCTCACACTGAAGGGGTTCACGAAGAGATGCTTCGACTTCGAAGTATGTTGCCTTCGTTTGGGGTTAATCAAGCGTATAACCCCGATGAGGAAACAGACGATCTAATAGCTCACCTAGTAAAAGTAAAAATGAAAGGAGCTCACAACTTCGTAGTTTCCACAGACAGAGATTTCTTACAGTTGGTCACATACACAGACTTAGTTTTGGTTCCCAAGGTAGGATCTAGACCAGAGACCCTGTACGACCCTGACAAGGTTGTGCTAGAGTATGGGGTCGCTCCTCGTAAGATGATCCACTTGCGAGCATTCATCGGCGATGACTCAGACAACCTGCCCGGAGTAGCTAGGATACCCCGGAAAGTGATTGCATCACTCTTGAATAACTACGAATCACTAGACGGCGTATACTCTTCAAATCTGGCAGGTATCACTACCGCCCAGTATGATAAGATCCGTGCTTTTGAGACGCAAGCTCGTTTGAATCTAAAGTTGATGGCTCTATGTGAGGATGTTGAATGTCCAATCACTGAGGCGTCTGCTGATTACGACGCGGCTATTAACTCACTAAGAGAGTGCTCAATCCAACCTGAGTCAATTATGGGTTCTTTCTTCCCACAACACGGTCCAGGATTCTCCAAAACTGGCTGACGGAGTTTGATCTATGAGCACAGGTTATCTGATTTCGGTAGACCCCTATGAAATAGCCAATCGATTTCCAGATCCATCCCCCTTCTATGAGATGGAGAATCCAGACGATCCTGCAGACTCTGACCTTGCTTCGATGAGTTACGAGAACGAGATAGAACCATTATTCCCTAAGATCCCTGATAGAGAAGCTGACTTGATTCAGATGTACTTCAAGGATAAGATGAGGCAGGCCAGTATTGCTCATTACTTTGGAGTTACCCAAGCGGCTATCAGCTACAGATTGGATAGGGGGATTCAAAGGATCAAGTTTCTAACGTCTATGCCTCAGCTCGAAGAAACAGAGATGAGGAAGAGTCTGTTGGAAGTGCCACTCAAGCCAATAGACGTAGACATTATGTTGGGTATGTGGGAGACAACGTGCCAGAGTGAGGTCGCTTCCAGGCTCAACCTAACTCAAGGTCGTGTTAGGCATCGCTTCTTTGGAGCAGTGAGGGCTTTAGAAAAGAAATCTCAAGAAGACGAGCGCTTTATACCGTACGCTAAGGTGTTCACCTCTATAGCCTCTAAAAATTTCAACATCTTAAGAGCGGTATCGCTTCCACAGTGGAGTAACCGTGGTGGGGATGCAATCACCTAACCTTGGGATAACCTGAGCTTCTATTTGTAGCCTGGCAGTTTAGAGGACTGCCTTGCCACTCGTACAGAACCTCCGCTACCACGACTACCAGTTTGAGTATCAAGTCCCACCAGGATCTTGGAAGTGGACTACTCGACTCGATGTGTCCCAATCGAACCCCACTTACCAAGTGAGGGACGTGATATCTCCGTACGGGCTCCTACGGGATTCCATTCCGATCCCAGGTCCCGTTGTTAGAGCGATGGCTGACAGCATTATTGAGCTTCAGGCTAACTTCGCTCCAAGCATCCTCATTGGTCCACCAAGCTCGCTCACCTTTGCGGTAGACGAGGGGAGAGGGTTCTCACCTTCTCAGACCGTTGGTTTGACCAACGCAGGCGTATACGGTTCTCTCCTTGGAGCGAGCCTCACTACATCTGCCCCATTCATTGTGGTCAACCCATCTACAGTGGGTAACTTGTCCATTAATGAGAGCGGTGAGTTCACCGTTGAGGTTGACTCCACTTCGCTGCTAGCAGCCAATAGCCCCTATAGCGGTGGAGTTACCATTCAAGATCCGACAGCCTCTAATAACCCACAGACAATGGGGATTACAGTAATTGTTCGACCGAAAGCTACCATCGGGTCCAGCATACCCATTCTAACATTCAACGCAATTCGTGATGTATCTGGGCATATCACAATGGTTGACCCCCCTGGGACTCAACAGTCGTTCAATGTCCTAAATACAGGCCCAGTTGGATCTGTATTGGAATTTGACATCAGGGCTCTGACCGGGCTCTGCAACAACTGGCTTAGAAGTTGGTTGCCATCTGAGGGCGAAATAAATTCTGGGGGCTCACAAACGGTTACTGTGACGGTACAACCTCCAGATAACCTTTTCCAAGGTACATATTCTGAGAAGCTTCGCATCAGTGGGTACAGTTCAAACCAGTATCTAGACGTTGAAATTCGTCTTGTTGTTTCATGAGGCTAAGGATGTCTAACCGTAACTTTGATTTGAGTGGTTTTGAGGTTCAAGGCTCAACAGGGCTTGACGCCTTCTTCAAGAGAGAGCCCGAGATGGTTACCCCTACCCCTCATCGAGTAAGAGTAGCCTCCATCCGAGATCTGAGTCCGTTCATTCGGTTATCAAATGACGAGCTGATCCATAAGGCGGAAAGAGACCTGTGGTCAATCAGACGTGAGCCCAGTGGCGGTATGTACGTGGAGCGGATGTTCGACGACAACGGGTCACCACTCAAAGTTTGATCGGAGGCCTCTTGAACTCTAGTGAAAAGGTTAGAATCGTTATTGCGAGGGAAGAAGGTCTTCCTCTCTCTCCTCCCAAAACTCCTCCGGTTCCTCCCCCTATGGGTGAGGGTGGAAAGCGTGAGATCCCTAAGAACCATGACTTCGACCTAAAGGCTCTCAAACCATTAGCCAGAACGTTGTTCTCGACTTCGGTAGCCTTAGGTCACACCCTAACAGCCTACAAGGAATTCGCTAGGCTCAAGTCCTCAGACATCTCCCCTGATGGTATGCTAGGCGGGAAGGGGTACGTTCTCAAAGTCAAGGAGGTTAGGTCACGACTCCAAGAGGCTTGTGAGACCCTCTCCTCACTCACGGACACCCTTCACGATGAGATTCACGCGCCTCACTGGAGACCTCAGATCTCGATTCTAGATGATGCCGATGCTTCGGACGTAGAAGAACTCATTGATGAGGCTGACGAAGTCCTAGAGGATCCTGAGCGCTATGGGGACGATGAGGTGGAAGAGGTCGAGAAGAAGAGTCCACCCAAGACTAAGCAAATGAAGGATCAAATCAAGGATGAGAAGAAGGATACTGGAGCTTCTCAAGTCCCTCAAGGAAGTGATCCCGAAACTAATGAGGCTAAACCCCCTGGTGAGACCTACAAGACAAAGGAGGCTTCGGATTGGAAAGCCCCTTGTGCTAGATTAAAATACGCTAACTCGTCTGTTGCACCTTGTTCACTTCCTGGGCCACGGGTAGATCACTTAGACCGTGGGGAGCAAACTGGTCCCGGTGGATCTTACAACGAGGATGACCCGCCAGTTGATGATGACTGGGGCAAGACCGATGGGGTTGGTAGTGAGTACAACTACCCCTCTTGGTTTGATAATCAACTCAGTAGAAATTCCACTGGTGAGGTTTGGGGCGAGTCCTCAATGCCCAGTGATGACGATACCCCAACTGAAGCCAATGACTTTGGGCTCGGATATGGGGCCAAAGGTCAGGGATCTGAAGGGTACGGAACTAAAAACCCAGATGGTAGGGGTGTTTGGGGTCCGCAGAGTGAGTTACCTGATGATCCTGGAGCGAATACCAAGGATCCAAACCCGGGTGCTGGACCTTACCAAGACACCCTGTCTCCGAGTGACTTTTGGACGAACTACGCGAGTTCAGACCTCCCTTTTGATGGCCCCGACGGAGTATCCCGGTCGGACTACTACGAGGGGGACAAGGGAAACCAATTCAACGTGAGCCTCTTCGGGCAGTCAACGATGCCCCAAGGAAGCCCACCCGGTAAGGATGCCCCACTTACCCCGCGACCCTCTCACAACGATGAGTTCATGTTTGCGGATTCCCAGATGCCTGGAGATGACTCGAACTACAACTATGACCGTGATATCTCACCAAACACAGACTATCGGATGGAGCAGGGTGAGGTTCCGTACATAAAGTACGACTACACTACTCATAATTACCGTAACGATCAGCAAGATCTCTACAGGGAAGACTATAATGGCTGAGCTAGGCGACATCTCCAGTTTCATCAAAGAAGGCTCCGTCGCCAACCTCGATTGGCTCGATGTGGATGAGAAGCAGTATCGTGAGTTGGATACTCTTCCGAAGCAAAACCTAGATATAGCTCCTGATATGCAGGCGTTGTGGAGTCATGAGGACAAGAGCCCATCCACCTATTTGGTTCCTAATAAGGAATCCCCTCGGACCATGGGTGATCTTAGTCAGGCTCATGGGAAGTTATCATCTGAGGATATCCTTCAGAGGGTGATCAAAGTGGCTCGGTTGGCTCTTATGCAATCGACTGACCTTGAGAAGTTCAAGGGTGAATTGACGTCAAGGTTTGATCGGGACACTCTGGTAGCCTCACGTCAGATCCTGACTCAGGTGGTAGCTGAGCGCGGGCTTCTAGGTAAGTTATACGTTGACTCGGAGGACTTCCCCACTTGTCATCAAGCAAGCCGTCAAACGGTTGACTTCGTTAAGAGGTATGCTCAAGACTCTAGGTTCGTTGTAGCCAAAGATCGATGTCTGGGTTGCATTCATGGATCTAGCCAGAATTGTGCTGTTTTTCAGAAAGAGATAGTTCTCGAGGTACCCTACACCCAAGCTCTCGCAGATGCTGTTGAGCGGAATCAATCCGCTAGGGGTAAGCAGATTGTTCAAGCCTCGAGTGAAGATCCTCGAAGTAGGATCAAGCGAGCCCTCTTGGCGGATGATGTGAAGGTTGCTGATTCTGCTGAGATGCAGAAGCCAGTTGTCAACCCACTACAGTTCCTTAAGGCTACTGTAGAACCACCGAAGGTTCATCTACCGATCATCTCTGCTCAAGCTCAGGGACTTGTCAACGAACACTTAGCGTGGAGTCCAGAAGTAGCCACAGGTCGGACCGCCTCAGTGAACAAGAGTGCTATGAACTTGAAGGCATTCGATATATCCGCCTTCCTGCGTAGGGAGATGCTCAAGGGCCATGGAGAACAGGAACTGTTGCAGTCCCTTAAACTATCCTTTTCCTTGGATGATCTGAAAGCAACCAGGCCAACTTGGGAGCCCGTCTTCAAAGAGGCCGGTTACTTCGGGACCACCTACTCAACGCAAGAGACCTTTGATGATTGTCATACGGGAGCCGATTTCCTTGCTAAGCACAACCCATCCATTAAAGGGATTGTGGCTGGTGGGAGGTGCCCTGGGTGCCTCTACAATAAGGTGGCTCGGTGCATGATGTATGGCAAGCGGTTGGTTGCCAAGGCTGAGGACCTGTATACACAAGAGACGGTCAACGCCCTCCTATGGGAGCATCGTCAGGCTGGCAACCTAGAGACAGGATCTGACAAGGTGGCTTGGGGTGCAACGCCTGCTGAAGCTATCAAGGCTATTTACAGGACAGCTACTACTCCTAAGAAGGCCAACACCCCGCTTCGAGCTTATATTGAGCAAGAATTCAACGGGTACAAGTACGATAAGGAAGCCAAAGACCTGACCAAGCGGGATATCTTGAACCACGAGATCCTGAAGACTGCTTCTCGATACATGAATGAGGGTCTCTACGGAAGACAGCTTCTAGGTCTCCTCAAGTCCAAGTTTGCCAATACAGACATTAGGGCAGCTACTGACTTGCTCAAGACTACACTCGCTGAACAGGGTCTTCAAGGGATCTTCTTCATCGATCCAACAGTCTATGAGGACTATTCTCGTGGGTGTGAGGAGGGTGGTAGGCTTCATAGAGCTCGACAGGTCCCTTATGTTAAGATTGGCCCGAAGTGCTCGAGTTGTATTCATCAGGCCGTTCCGGGGACTTGCTCGAAGTATGCAAAGCCGTTGGTAGTGGATCCCCCTTATGCAGACAAGACGGCAATGCAGAGGGAGATCCTGGCATCTGGTGACTCAACTGAGCATGACCTCCAGAGCCTTATGATTCCATCTCACTCGATCGTGGCGGAGTACGCTATGACCTCGATGAACATTGATCTCAACCCAGAACCGGTGAAGCCAGAGAAGGTATCGGTTCAGATGGGCAGGGCAAAGGTAGACCTGTGAGAGACGACATCCTAACCCTTCGTGTGGCCGCCAGGTTCCTTCAAGCGGATCAACCTCCTGGTATGCGGAAAGACGTGAAGGATCTTGTCAAACCTCTCAACAACCCGAAAGGGATTAGTAGAGGAGTCCTCAAGGAATACGGTCAGGAAATGAATTCTGACCATGAAGACACTATCGACCCAGATCGTCGCGACCTACGTCCTAAAGATGTTTTCTTCCCAAAGCCAGACCAGACCGGGGTTCTCAACTTAGCTGAGACTGGCAAGGATCTTAGTAACGCAATCGAGAACCAGATCCCAAAGGACAAGGGTTACGCGACAGTTCGCAACCTGTCTCAATACCTAATAGAGACAGGCGGCGGTGGTGGAACAAAGTCTGTCAATAGGTAACCCCATGAGTGATGAAGCACCAGATGTAACAGAGATCCCAGAAAAGGTTCGAGCTGAAGGGACCATGTCGATCCTTCCGGTTCATGCTGCCCCTAATACAGGAAAGAATGCCTTAGTTGTCAAGCGTGGTCCGGGTCGACCTCGTAAGGTTGAGCGGATGCCCACAACGAGTGATCTTGAGTATCACGCGTTGATGACAGAAGAGAAGATGAGGTTCACAGAAACTGATCCCTTGGTGAGAGCCATCGAGGGTAACTGTGACACTATGACTCTGCTCCATAGGGTTAAGCTTGATATTGCTCGAGAGCAGTCTGCTATTCACTTTCAACGAATCGAGAGTGAGAAGCGTGGGGTGGATACTGGACAACTCTCCTCTCGTCGAATTGATGCCCTAGAAAGACTCGCTAAAATTGAGTTAAAAATTAGGGAGGCTGACCGTGACTCAATAAACCTCGGTAGTGAGAAGATGCAGAAGATATTCGCTCTCTGGGTTGAGGTCATGCGGGAGGTTGCTCAAGAGGTGCTACCAGCGGAGTTCATGGACTTATTCTTCAGCAAGTTTTCCACTGCAATGGAAGATTGGGAAGACAAAGCCCAGAATGTTTTGAGGTAAGGGTATGCCCTCTAAGGATAATAAGTCGAGAGGAGTAGCCGACCTCATTAGGAGCTCAGGGTTCAGAGCTCAATCAGTTGCAGAGAACAGCATCGGCTGTGGTGACATCGTAGAGGAAGCTCTCGACGGGCGCAAGGTCAGGATCTTCAACGTACTCCAATATGCTGAAGCCAGCTGGGGTCTGGATATGGGTCTTTACCCTGTCCAGAGATTCATTGTAAAACTCTACTACAATATGCCTTTGGATGACAAGATCAGGGACATCTTCGTCACTGATATGTTCAAGTCCAGGGTTCTATACGAGTTCACTGAAGTAGAATATCTGAAGTTTCTGTATAGTGAGGGTCGCTGTAATATTGGTGAGCAGGATCACATGCGCCGTCAGCTAATTCTACCCATCGGTAGGAGGTCTGGTAAGACAACCCTCTCAGCAGTCTTCGCTAGCTATGAGTTGTATCGTCTGATTCAACTAGGTAACCCTCAGAAGTATTACGGGCTCCCTAACGGAAACAGAATTCAAGTCATCTCGGTAGCTACCGACAAGGATCAGGCCGGCCTCCTATTTAATGACGTGACAGCTCACCTAACAAAGTGTGAGTTTTTCAAGCCGTACATTGCTAACAACACCTTGAGTTACGTCCAATTCCGAACCCCGTATGACATTGAGAAGTATGGTCCAACAGTTCGGCATGAAAACGGTAAGTTTACGTCGTTCAATGGTAAAGCTAGCATAAGAGTTACCTTCAAAGCTTCAGTGTCCAAGGGTCTCCGTGGTTCTGGTAATATTGTGATCATCCTTGATGAGATGGCTCACTTCCAGGACAAAGGGATCTCATCAGCCAAGGACATCTATGACGCTGTAACTCCTTCAGCTTTAGCTTTCTCCCCGAAGGATCCAAAGAACAAGAGTCGTCCAATTGGTCCTGTTGAGAGTCGAATCATCTCAATCTCATCCCCCCTTAATAGAGGTGGGAAGTTCTACGAGTTATTCCATTTTGCTATGTCTCGGGCTGAGGGATCCGAGAATATGTTGGCTATTCAGGCACCCACCTGGGAAGTGAATCCAACGGTTGAGCCTGACTTTCTTCGTCAAAAGTACCATGAGGATCCAACGGTCTTCATGACAGAGTACGGAGCTGAGTTCTCTGACCGTGTTCGTGGTTGGATCGAAAGAGAAGCTGATCTCCTTGAGTGTGTTGACCTAGCTCGTCGCCCAAGGACAGCAGGTCCAGCCAGGTACCCTCATCAGATGGGGATAGACGTGGGGGTTACTGCCGGGAAAGACGGTACCGCTATCGTAATCACTCACTTAGAGGGGCGTACAGTTATCCAGGATTATCATGAGGTTTGGTATGCCGGGCTTCCGTGGAGGGAGTCAAACCCCCATCTACAAACCCCACTTCTTCAGTATGCTCGCACCATTGAGGGGGTTGAGCGACTAGACTTCGACGAGATATCTAACTGGATCGCTGAACTCTGCAAGAAGTTCTACATCACAGATGGTCTTTTCGATCGTTGGCAAGGACTCCCTCTTGAGCAATCTCTGCACAAAAAGGGGTTGAAGCAATTCAAGAGTGAGTTTTTCACCAGAGACCAGAAGAGTCGGATGTTTCAGGCTGCAAAGCTTACCATGCTAGATCATCGACTGCAGCTGTATGACTTCCCTCTACCAGAGAGTGACGGATCAAGTGGTAAGCACTCGGCATTCATTACTGAGTTACTGACCCTCGAGGCTACTCAGTTTGCAAAGAGTCAGGTTACCGTTGAGTGTCCAAAGATTTCTGGGGCTCATGATGACGTTTCAGACGCTTTAGTTCGAGCTATTTGGTTGTCACTCGAGAAGTTGGCTAACACTAAGGTTGTTGCTCGTGGGTATTCAGGGTCACAACCAAAGACTGCCTCCTCTCTACAGCACTATCATGTGTCTCGAATGCGGAGTCACGGGATAGTCAGGGATCGTATGGCACCTCGTGCACTAGGCAGGAGATACTAATGATTTTCCCCTTGGATGAGATCTCTCTACGTGTAGCGGCTCGGTACAAGAACAAGAAGGTCTTGGACACTGGAACCGTTGTGTATGAGTACTCAGACCAACAGGTATCCCGTAGGAATAATCAGAAGGCTGACCGAATCGAGAAGCTTCGTAAGTCTCTGGACAGTCTTCGTAAGAAGGTCAACTCTGATCTAAGTTCGAGTAACCAGAAGACTAAGTTGACGGCTCTTGTGGTGGCATTGATTGACCATACCTACGAGAGGGTAGGAAATGACGAGTCCGCTGAGGAGAGGGGTCACTTCGGAGTTACTGGGTGGCAGAAGCAACATGTCTCTATTGGTAAGGGAAAAGCTACTATCAAATACACAGGAAAGTCAGGAGTCAAACACGAGAAGGTTGTTGATGACCCTAAGATCCTTCCAGCATTGAAGGCAGCCTACGATTCAGTTGAGAAGTCTAGTGGGGGGCTCTTTGACGACGTTAGTTCGAAGGAGGTAAATGAGTATTTAGCCTCCTTCAACATCACAGCTAAAGACTTACGAGGGCTCCACGCTAATCGAGAGATGCAGGAGAGGTTGAGGGCTCTTCGCTCTAAAGGGGTAAAGCTACCGCATGACCGTAAGGAGCGAGACAAGATCCTCAAGGGTGAGTTCAAGGAGGCTCTTGAGGGAGCAGCCGAAGCAGTAGGGCATGAAGCATCTACTCTCCGTAGCCAATACTTGGTCCCGGCTTTGGAAGAGTCCTACATGAAGGACGGGTCTGTCATAGAAAAGTTCAATGAGAAGGCAGCTGGATTAGACCCAGATCAACAGCCCCCTCTAGTATTCTCAAATCGAATCATTCGACAACTGATCGATCACATGATCGGAGAGAACACTATTACGGAAGACATTGACTTTAAGTCAATGAGGGTTGTGTTCCGAGCCTGTGGTGGGTCTTGGGAGAAGTTCATGAACGGGGACATTTTGAATAATGAGCTTCTTCAAAAGATCGTCACAGCATGGGCGCAGATGCCAGGGCGGAAGCAGAAGCAGGAAACCCTCTAATGCCTGAGCAGCCCAGATCCAGAGATTGCATAATTCTAATGAAGGGTGACGCTTATCCTATCACTGTAGATGATGTGCTGGCCACCCAAGGGTGGGCAGGGGGTCAGGGCGTTAAGTGGGTGAACCCAACCTCGGATGAGTTTCTCGTTACCCTCTCTGATGGGTACTACGCTGGGTTCATGCTCTGGGGATCGGATGAGTCTTCAGACCAGTTCACGGCCATGACTCGGAACCAACCCTACTATCGGTTTGGGACCGTCGGCGCCGGTGGCTGGCAAATCTCGACTACCTCTTACGAGAAGTACACGTTCCAATCCAGGATGTCAGGTGGTCCCCTAGTCCCTCTTGTATACCACGCGAGTGACCGCCTCGTTTTCTCAATACGAGGCTTCTGGACGAAAGAGATCACGGAGTGGGTTGACTCGGGGATACCTGACCTTGTCGCGAGAGGGTTGAACACCTACTACATCGGATTCGTTTCCCAAGCCCCAAGTTCCTATACGAACAACTACATGAGCATTCAGGTTTCCATCTAATGTCATTCATCCAGCAATTCCCTAGAGATCGAGATTGCTACGTCATATTTAAGGGCGATGCATACACGGTCTCTGTTTCTAAGAATATGATGCTGAATGGGTGGCAAGGAGGCCAGGGGGTTCGCTGGGTAGACTCGGATATTGACGAGTTTATCGTTGACTACTCTGATGGGATCTACGGTGGGTTCATGCTCTGGGGTTCTAATGAGTCCTCAGATCAGTATAACTCATTGACTGGGAACCAACCCCTGTACGGGTTCGGAACTTTCTGCGCTGGTGGGTGGCTGATCGCCACTCGAACCTACGAGAAGTACACTTATGCCTCCCGTCAAGTTGGGCCATTGGTTCCCATCAACTATACGGCTGGGGTGAGAGTCTTATTCTCCCTTCGAGGTCTGTGGACGATAGAAGATGAGTGGACACCCTCTGGTGACCCTAGAGCTCCAAACGGTTACTACATCGGAAGTGTTGTGCAACCACCTATCCCGGATAACAACGAATACCTAGTGATTCAAACCTCAATCTGACTAATATGCCTGAGATTGTTCGAAGTCGTGACTGTGTAGTCTTCTTTATGGGCGACACCCAACCGGTTGTCGTGTCCCAGGCTATGGTCAACTCAGGTTGGACTGGTGGGCAAGGGGTTCAGTGGGTTGACTCAAACATTAATGAGAGAATTGTAACCTATTCCTCAGGTCTATACGGCGGGTTCCTGATCTGGGGTTCCGATGAAGCGTCCGACAAACTAACTGCGATGACTAAGCAGCAACCTGAATACCAGTACGCGGTTATGGTCTCAGGTGGGGCTCTTATGTCCACGATAAGTTACGAACGCTATACATACAACTCAAGAACCTTCGGCGGACCTCTTGTTCCTCTAGTCTACACTCCTAATGCGATACTCTACTTATCGAGACGAGGTTATTGGACTATAGAAGATGAAATGACCCTCGCGGGTGACTCGATGGCTCCAGCATTCTTCACTGGTTTTGTTGCTCAAATACCGAAGGACCTCAACAACTTCTATTTGGGTGTCCAAACTTCAATGTAATCTATGCCCCCTAACCAGAATCCTAAGCCGCTTGCTCAAATGACTCCGGCGGAGCTCTGTGAAGAGGCTAACTTTCTACGTACCTCCATTAGTGACACTGCTGAGAAACTTCACACGGTTTACTCTCATTTACACAGTATTGTAAGGAAGAGCGTAGATGGGGACTCTGTTTACGCTTACCTCTCAGTAGCTAATGTTGGTAAACGCTTTTCAGGTATGGTTATGCAAGCCTCTCGTAGGAGTACTACAATGGAAGGCAGGCTTACACTAGCCATCCAACGTGATAATGAGGAAAAAACTCAACGAGCTCGCGAGAGTGCTAGGAAAAAAGAGTCTTCAGAACGTAGGCAACGAGCTCGAGAAGAAAGAGCTGATCCCTTAGAGGCATTGTTCGGAGTCGTTAAGCCAAAGACCGAGGCTGACCCTGCCCTGATAGACAGTGAATTGATCCCTAAAGGTGATCTCTCTTCTGACCTCAATGACCTGTATGGTGAGGAGCCGGTCTAATGCCATCAGATCGTTTTACTAACTTCACTAGTCTCGGATCCAACTTTGGGTCTGAACAGAACAAGTACCCTAGATCTAACCCCTACATCTCTAAGGGCAGTAGCTATTCTAACCTCACTGAGAAGGAGCGTCTTGCTCGTAGGATCAGGACTTCTAATGTTATGGGTGGAGGTTCCTACGGAGGCCCGTCACCTCTTGGTGCTGGTTCGAACACAGCTCTCTCTGGTACGAGTGCCTTCTTTTCTCCACAGCTCTCCACAGACTTCCTGGAACTCCCTCAGTCACTTCGTGAGAAGAGGGAGATCTACCGTCACTTCTACAATACCGACCCACTTGTTGGGCAGGCTATTGACATCCATACGGAGATCCCGCTCTCCAAGGTTCGCCTATCCAGACCGAAGCCAAGAACCTTTCCCAAGGGTTTCAAGGACGCCGATGACTACGGTAGGTACATCCTAGACTTCTTCGAAAGGATGTGTAACAAGGTTTCACTGTTTAACCGTCTGATTATGGGTACCCACCACTACTGGTTGGATGGGAACGTCTTCTTTTTTGCTGAGGATTCCGTTGTAGAGGTCCCTCCTGAGATTGGTTACAAGATCGAAAAGATACCAAGAGCTGTCCTTAATGAAGACGGTTCTGGATCAGAGTTCGAAGACGAAAATGTAGAAGAGCATGAAGATCGTGACGAACGTGAGCTAGCCTACTATCAGAAAAATTACCAGGGGTGGTCTAAACTCATCATTCTGCCAATTGATCAGGTAAAACTCACTACATTTTCATTTACAGACAAGGTTAGAATCGAGCTGATCCCAAGTGAGCGGGACCGCGCCCTATTCAGTCAGGCCAAGTCTGGTGACGAACGTGCCCAAGAGATGGTGGAGGAGATCCCACCTGAGGTCCGTGAGTACTTGGAAGCGGGAAAGCTCATCCCTCTTGGGACTGACGCAGATGAGGGTTCCTTTTGCTATCATTTGGCCGGGAGACGCGGAGCCGGCGAGGATCTTGGAGCTAGTCTCCTTGACCGTTGCCTAAGGACTCTTTACTACCGTGAGAAGCTACGTCAGGCGCAAACCTTGATTGCTACTCGAGCCATGACCCCCAAGCGTCTGGTATGGGGTGAGGGCCTTTCAGATCCTGATGTCGACGATCTTCGTGAGCAAGTTGATCTTTCTTTAGTGGACCCAGACTTCTCGATTGTCACTAACTACGAAGTTCATTGGGAAGAGATCGGATCTAGAGATCGTTTGCTAGATTTGTCCGGTGAATATGAGATTACGGACAAGCAGCTCTTCGCCGGTCTTGGAGTAACCGAGTCTCTCCTTAATGGTGAGTCAACCTTTGCCGGTGACCGAGTCAAGCTCGAGGTTCTCAACACTCGGTACCTGTTATTTCGTGAGGTTATTCAGGAGTATGTTGAGAATTACTTGTTCAAACCAGTTGCCCGTAGGAAGGGCTTCGTAGAGACCGATGACTGGGGCAACGAGGTGGTTCTATACCCGAAACTAAGCTTTACCAGACTCGCCCTTCGTGACTCACAAGACACCTTTGACGCCCTCTTCAACCTGTATCAGAAAGGGTCTGTACCCATTGAGACCATCCTTGAACTCTTCAACCTTGATTCGGCTGATATCAAGGAGAAGCTTGAAAGAGACGCCTTTACTGTTAACGACGCGATATTCAATGAAGTGATTCGCGGGATCTACAGTGAAGTCGGTAGAATGCTCGCTGAGAAGACTGATGTAATGCCCAAGATTGCTGAGTACCTAAAGCTAGCGGTCAAACCGGAACCCGCTCAAGAAGAAGAGGGTCGGTTCGGTTAACAATAGTCCTTTTCAACTTTGGACATCATTGATGGACTTGCTTGGCACCAAAGATCTAAGTCAGCGAGAAGACGAGGAGACAGAACGCCTTGTCCATCCACTGCCTAAGATTAAGCCCCCTCGGAAGGATCGGCGTCGGGAACGAGTCCACGCTGAAAAAGATCCGGATACCGATGAGGATAAGGATATCAAGAAAGACAAGGACAAATCCATGAACTTTCGCGAGATTGGGGGTTCTTCTAACCTCTATCGAGAGTTCATTCAAGCTGCTCTAAGGGCTTATGGATCTACCCCCTATTCTTCTTATCCCTTGCAGGTTTGGCAGACGGACAAGTCTATGCCTTCGAACGACCCCCTCCTGGCATCAATCAGAACCTCGATATATCACGGTATCACACCTTACCCACAGGATAAGGGTGGCCTTGATCCCTATGTCAAGTGGCAGCAGGGTAGGGTTCGTGATCTAACAAGTGAGGACTTCTCACTGTTGCTAGCATCTGCTCGTGAGTGGATGCAGTCATCGGTTCTGTCAAAGCAGATTGAAGGGATGCTCCCTGACACAAGGTTTAGAGCGGCCCTTGATCTTGCTATCAGATCTGTAGGTGACGGCAGGTACGGAGGAGCCATCAACTCAGACCTCTATAATATGCTGTTAGCCAAGTTAGCCGGGGAAAAGGAAACAGATCCCCTTCTCACAATCCGAGAGTCTTCAACAAACCAGTCAGAGGGTACCGTTATGAGCATGAAATTCGCCAAGGAAGAAGCAAGCCAGGTTCTAGGTCGTCTGGATCACATGGCCTCCTCAATTCAAGATAACCACGAGAAGTGGGGAATCCCATTTGTTGTAGCCAAGGCCCTCGTCAACAGCATCGATAAGGTTGCTGATGAGATCGAAGCGGCTTCGATGGGCCCAGAGTCTTTACTCAAGCGTCAGGTCCATACCCTCGCGAAAGAGGGCAAGGTTGTGCAGAAGGACTCTGATGAGAGTTACATGGACACGTTCAATGCGCCCATGGCCCCCATTCAGACGGATGCAGACGAGAACACCTACATGTCCTTGTTCAAGGATGACCAGAGTCAAGCAGTTGAAACTGGCAAGTCCACCACCGGCCGTCCCCTAGCTCCATAATTAGTTGACTAACATGCCTGCTTGTAAAGTAACCGAAGCTGAACTTGAGCGTCGAGACAAGATCTCGAAAGCTCTTAGAGGCCATTCCAAGGGTCCAAGGAAGCCTTGGAATGATGAGTCACGCACAAATCAGGCTAAAGTTATTCAACTAAGATGGGATAATACCACTGATGACCGTAGATCTGAAATAGGGTCTAAGATCAGTGCTGCTCGGTCAGGGTCTCTGATCGTTGAAGATCCTAATCTTAAACGTTGTAGGAGATGTAAGCGAGTTCTACCCAAGGAATCCTTCCTCAAGGACTCTAGGAATAAGGATGGGTTATTCGGGACTTGCAAGAATTGTCAAAGTGAGAGGTCAAAGGAATGGGCGGCAAACCACCCAGACCAAACTATTAACTTTAGACGTAATCAATATAATATTGACTTCAATGCCTTGTGGGAACAACAGAAGGGTATGTGTGCCCTGTGTGGTGAGCCCATGCTCCCTAGAGGTAAGGAAGCTAATTCTGTAGTGGTTGATCACGACCACCAATGTTGCCCTCCGCGTCCTGGTCGAGCCGGATCTTCATGTGGTAAATGTGTTCGTGGCTTGCTTCATCGTCAGTGCAATCTGTTGCTTGGGTTGTTAGAGAAAAATCAATCGAAGTTAGACTTGGCTGTTAAGTACCTAAACCGTTGGAAAGAGAGCCCAACTTGATTGATTACTGGTCATTAGTAAAAGAGTTCACCCGTGGTGATGTCGTTCAGAAGATCGATGTCATTGATGGGGACCTCTCTCCCTATGTTGGTACAGTTACGGCTGTCCATAAGGGTTTGGGTGTTCTCGATGTCCAGTGGCCATTTGGTAATGAGAGGGTATTCCCTGATGACGTGGTGCGAGTAGCCCCCCAGTTCATCCGGTATCTACCCCCTCAGTTTGATCAGAGCTACGTGACAGTTGAAATCGAGAGGGCTCGAAAAGAGGCTTCTGCCTCACCCCTCTGGAGGAAGAGCTACTTCCAGCCCTCGGTCTACCGGGACTTGGCTAAGCACTGGCACAAAGGGGCAAGTGAGGTCATCGCCTATGATGACCTATACAGAACGCTTGCTCCTAATGTGGATGACGAGGCACTTCGTGATGAGGTCTCAAAGTTCTATCGTTTCGCAAAGAATGCGGGAGAGATTAGACTCCAAAATCACATGAGGAAGTCTGCCGCTTACTGGGTAGCCCAGAACCGTCAGTACAGAGCCACCGGTCAAGACATCAAGACTGGGAAGCCAGCTTGCCCCAAGTGTTCGAATCGGATGAGGTGGGCTACCTATAAGATGCATGAGGGAGCCAAGCACAAGATATTCGCTTGCCCCAAGTGCCTCTATCTCATCGATCCTGTCTCAGTTCTAGGCCCCACAGGTGAACCACACAACTGGCTTGGAGTAGGTCCCTAATCATGGGTTTCCCAAAGTACGCAAAAGCTCGAGTCACCAACGCGACTATCAACCAAGCCGTCTGGGAAGACATCCGTGCTAAGGCGTGTCTACCATCACCTACATTTGAGATTAGGAAAGCCTCTCAGGTTGTACTCCAACAGTATGACCCGACTCAGTACCTACTTTCGCACTGCACCATCATTGCCTCAGTCGACACAGAGACTCCAGTGGGGCTACCCACTGGCAAGCAGATGTTCGATGGTGTCCAGATCGACCGTAAGTTCCCAGACTTCTATATTACTGCCGGCACCACCAAGTACATTAATAACAACAATGATGCTTGGGAGAGAAAGTTACTTCTTTCGTCTTTCAGGACGTTTATAGGTGGTGAGAACTACGTTGAACACATTCAGATCCCAGAACTCTCCAAGGGCAAGATCATTGATGCCGCAGCTCGAGATATTGGGGATTCAGTTTACGTAGACATCCTGATTGCCACTGACAGGAAGCACCGAGAACTCATAGCAGCTATCTTAGACGGGACCCTCAGCACACTCTCTATGGGGTGTCATGTCTCGTTCACGGTCTGCACCAAGTGCGGTAACGTAGCCGAGGATGAGACTCAGCTCTGCAGGCACATCAAGTACGAGAAGGGTCAATGGTTCATTGACGCGAGTGGTAAGCGTCGGAAGATTGCCGAGCTCTGCGGACACGTTAAGGTAGAGCCTGGGTCGGTGAAGTTCATCGAGGGCTCCTGGGTTGCCAACCCAGCCTTCGTCGGCGCTGTCCTTAATAAGATCTTAGACCCGAAGACAGCCTTGATGGTTGAGAACGCCAGGCAGAAGATCCAGGTAGCCTTCTCCCGTCCTGTTGAGGTCTTCGACGTCAATGCGATGCAGAAGGCTGCACGACTCAATACCCCTCGTCGGTCAATCAACGTCAAGGCCACCCCAGGGGATCACCTGGCATACCTCTATGATGGTCCCTCTCTGGGATACTTAAAAACTCCTGCCGCCTTCTCTGGTAGTGACCGAGCTGCTCAGGCTTTAGAGCAGAGGCTCACTGAGATTAACGGTGGGGGTCCTGTGGCTGCACAACAAGACTTCCCTGGTGAGTCTGAGTTTAAGGACACAGCTCCGAGCACACCTTCTGAGAAGGAGAACCCCTTTAAGAAGACCATCGACGACCTATACGGGGCTATCGTTGATGAGGTTACCAAGAAGGTCAAGAAGAACTTGGCGGACTCCAATAAAGATAAGGATGAGTCCACCTTAGATCCAAACCATTCAAATGAATCTCTCATCAAATCAGCTCTGAAGTATTCTAAGTGGATCGACAGAGCTAAGATGGTGGCAGCTAACGTTAAAGACGAAAGAGCTGCAAAAAGTGTGTTGGCTGGGCTGATCCTCCACGATGTAGGTGGGTGGCAAGCCGTGGCTCAAGCAAAAAGATTTAGTGGTCGTGAGATTCTTGTTATGTGCCGACTTCTGGAGAGGGCGACTAAAAAGTCTTCCCTAGCAGGCGACACTCGAATTTACAAGACCGTTATCGCAGTAGGCGGAACGAGATCATATCCAAATGTAGATGATTACCTCACTGCTTGTAGTGAGGTAATGGGCCGAACCCCAATAGTTTCCGAGAGAGCTCAACTAATCGAAAAAGGTGAACTGTTCTCCCTCGGTATCCAATGAACTCTTTATACGCCTACACTCGATAGCAAGAAAGGGATCACATCCATGACCCGCGAGCGTTCAACCTGGAATATCAACAACATCGCCAAAGAGGCGGGTCTTAAGGTTGCTGACCCGTACACCATGAACCAAGACCACGTTCGACAGCAGCCAGCGGCTGATGCCTACGTGATTGGTGACCCCTCGACATTTGCCGAAGACATTCACCCAGCCGCCGGAACTTGGGAAGCCGAGTACTCAGGTGGTCAGGTCAAGAGGAATGAGATCGGGATGCCTGAGATGAGGAACGACACCTTCAACCACCCTGAGAAGACCGCCTCGGAAGAGGTTCTTGTCAAGAAGGCTGCCGTGTGTGTCGCCCTGGCTCGGTCGGTACTCCCGAAGACTGCCTCCTCAATGGATATCGAAGAGCAGTCGATCTCCTTCATGCACCTACCTGATGAAGAGCTAATGTCGACATTTACTCGTCTTGCTGCCAAGCAGGACCAGCAACAGGAGCAACAGGTTCAGGCTGCCCAGCAAGCTCAGCAGGACCAGGGTCAGCAGGAGCAGCAGAAGCAAGCTCAGCAAGAGCAGGGTCAGCAGCAACAGGAGCAGCAGAAGCAAGCTCAGCAGACTCAGCAAGAGCAGGGTCAGCAGCAACAGGAGCAGAAGCAAGCGGCTCAGCAGGACCAGCAACAGGAGCAACAGGAGCAACAGGTTCAGGCTTCTCAGAACTTTTCTGATCCTCGTCACACTTCGGTGAGGGCTCTCTTGGCTCAAGACCAACAGGGTCAGCAAGCTCAGCAACAGGAGCAGAAACAAGCTGGACAGGAGCAACAGGCTCAGATGCAGCAACAGCTCGCTCAGATGATTCAGCAAGCTCAGCAACAGCTTGATAAGCTTCAGGCTCAGCAAGTACAAGCCCCACCTGCACAGCAACAGGGTGGTCAACAAGCTGGTCAGCAACAGCAACAAGCTCAGATGCAGCAACAGAGTCAGGCCCAGCAGGTTGCACAAGCAGTGCAACAGGCGATTCAGAATGGCCAGGATCCAGTTGCAGCGGCTGCAGCTTGCATGGGTCAGGCCCAGCAGGGTCAGGCTCAGCAACAGGGTAGCGATGGTGAACTCATCGACCAGATGCTTGCCCAGCAGCAACAGGTTCAGCCCATGGCCAACATGGACATCGAACTCGACACCCCCACCATGGATGTCGGCGAAGTTCAACTAGGCCCGGAAGATGACATGCTCATGCAGCTCTTTGCCAATGCCGAGACCGAGCAAGCTCAGCAGGCTCAGGACGGTGGCCAACAGCAGCAGAAGCAAGCTCATGCAGTTCGAACTGCCTCGATGAGGACCGTAGGCACGGTTCCCAGCCAGGGAGTGAGCAGGATCGGTGGAACCTCCACGGCCAAGGTGGCCAGCAGTGGTGGTGATCAACTCTCCTCGCTCTGGAGCTCGGCTCCTGACGTAAGGGATGCATTCGGTATCCCCACAAATCAGTGAGTCATGTGGTGAGTGGGTCACCTTGTGGCCCACTCTACCAACACAAAAGTTACCCAGTCTTCGTGACTGCCTAGATGTAGATGTGAATGTGAAGGTTAACCTCACTTTATCCCCCAAGGAGCAACTATGCCTCTATACGGACAAAGTTCTGGTGACTTCAAGGAAACTAGTGCAAGAGTCCAGCTGTTTCATGTTGTTACCCGCAATTCTGTGGGTGCACTTGCCGCTGACGCTTTCACTCAGTTAAACCCTGCTCTCATCACAACTGCAGGAGCGAAGAGCTCAACACTCGCCGGCATCACCAAGGTTGGTGTTCTCGGTGGTTCAATCGCATTCACCCGCCCCACTGGCAACAACCTCGTCGGTGGAACTCCCGGAACTCCCGGAGCTCTCATCACGAACCTAACCAATATTGTTACGGGAGCACGTCCACTTGGCTTCTTTATCAACGATGCCGTTGGTAATGCCTATGAGAACACTCCTGGACCAGCATCGGGTAAGGGTCCGTACGTCTGTGGATCAGGGTCAACTCTTGGGTTGACGATCTACGAAACGGTATCTCAGGCTGATGGGACCACTCCTATCTCTTGGGCTGTTGGTGACCTCGTATACGCAAGTGTCAACGGTCTCGCAACAAACCTGCCACACGAATCCTATGAGTATGTGGCTAGCTCATCGTCAGTTCTGACCGTGGTCGGCGTGGTCAAGGCTGTTCAAACTTCAGACACACCCATGCTCGTGATCGATCTCCGGATCTGAGAACGAAGAAGAAAAGGACAAGGACACGACCATGGTATCAAACGAAGTAAAGCAACAGATCATCAGTGAGTATATCAAAACGGCTGCTGGCCGTGCGAAGCTCGCTGCCTCCATGATTCAGCCCCTCAGGCTGCGTCGTGACTACACGGCCGTCGGGCGGAAAACATTTTTGGTAGAGCAACTCCCAGACGGGGCCCTGCCAATTTATGATAAAGATCCAGACGTTACGGCTTATGTGGTCGGCGAAGAGGGTGAAAACATCCTCGCGATCCAGAAGCCCCGTAGGGTCATCTTCCCGCTCTTCGAGATTGCCTCGAACCCTGAGATCCCCCTCACCCAGATCAAAGAGCGTAGGTTCGACCTCATCGAACGTGCCCAGGACTTGGCGAAAGCCCAGATCCAGGCTGCTGAAGATGAGCGTGTGTTCGCAGTTCTCGACAGCATTGCTGTCTCGGGCTTCGACACCCTGCCTCAGACCAACCCCGACATCAACGTTGTGGCCCCGATCTCTCCAAGCGTCCTAGCAGATGCCTTTGCTGAGGTAGAGCGTCATGACCTTCGTGTAGCTCGTATCTACATGAATGCTACCGACTATGCGGATATCCGTAAGTTCGGTAGGGACATCCTCGACATCGAGAGCCAAGCCGTTCTTCTGAAGACCGGTCTTCAGGCGAACCTGTGGGGTGCACAGATCATCACGAGCCGTTTGGTTCCTGCTGGTTTTGTGTACATCGCAGCGGAACCTGAGAACTTTGGAAGATTCCCCGTACGTACAGAGCTCACGGTTCTGTCGGCTGACGATCCAAAAGCAAGGACAATAGGATTTTCTTGCTTCGAAAACGTCGGCATTGGGGCCTTCAACCCCCGCGGTCTCACCAGGTTGCTGGTAACTCGCGTATAAGCCTAAATAGGCTAAATTGAGTGTAGGCCGGGTTTCCGAAAGGACTCTCGGCCTTTCTCTTTAATGCTTTTATTGAACCTAACCCTTGACACCTAAAAGCTTAGTGATACGGTTTAGTATGAAGCTCGTACCTTGTCCAATATCCGAAGCCGAATTAAGAATCCAATATCTGGAGTCTAAGCTTACTGACTCTGAAATTGCTGCTCAGGTAGGGTGTCCTATTAAGCATATACGTAGTTGGCGACATCGTTGGGGGATTGAGACGATTTGTCGCACTGAGCGCCATGAGTTAGTACCTATTGAAGGACGTCTTCGATCTGTTCTTGTTGGTTCGATGCTTGGTGACGGTAGGATCTCAAAGAGTACCCATGTTGCTAGGTATTCAGAGAACCATTGTGAAGATCAAAAAGAGTACTTGGAGTGGAAGAGCAAGGAGTGGGGGTCTTGGGTTAAGTTGGGGCTACGTCCAGTACTTTGGAAGACACTAGGGAGTGAGTTTCCTGGTTTCAGGTGTGAGACTGTATCTCATGCAACTATGCTTCCATGGCATGATCTGTTTTATCCGGAACCTGGACCCAAGCAACTTCAAATGCAGGTAGTTGACTTAGTTGATGCTCTTGCACTTGCAATTTGGTTTATGGATGATGGCTCCGCCGCTTGGTGGCCTGTTATCACTTTCGGGATGGGGTCAGAGAGTCGTGAGGTTGCACAAGCTATTTTTCGGAAGTTCAGTCTTAATCCTCGATGGGTTCCTGTCCAGGGAAACACCGGTCAATTCATCTTCGAAGGTGAAGACCAAGCTCACCTACTTATTGCTCTGGTGAAGCCGCACATGCCTGAATTCATGCACTACAAGTTGAACTTCGGCTTTCAGGGTCCTCATTATCAAGTTCGAGAGAAGGCCCCCGAGGTATCCCTTCGTGAGTTGGCAGCTCAAGGTGTACCGATTCGAAGGATGGCCAAGTTAACTGGGGTAGCCGCAACCACAGTTGATCGGCACCTAAAGAAGCATGGCATCGAGCACCCTCGAGTTGTGGGGCGTCCCTCATCTTGAAACCCGGTAGTTTCCAGTTTGGACACGTCGGTCATACTGGGAACCCACCAAAGTTATCTTTTCTAGTGCAACCTAAACACACCATGCTATACTCTTCGGTATGGCAGACGTCACTGAAGCCGAACTTCGCAGGCTTTACCTGGATGATGGGTTATCCGAGATCAAGATTGGTTTGTTGTATGGGTTGAGTCAGAGGCAGGTGAGTCTACGAAGAATGAAGTACCAGATCCAGACTATTCAAAAGTCGGATCGTTTGAAGTTGCCGCCCCTGACCCAACTACAGAAGACTCTCCTCTTGGGCTCTCTACTCGGAGATGCTGGGCTCACCTCTCGCAGTGATTGCACAGCAAGCCTCTGTGAATACCACTCGGACCAACAGCATGACTACATCTCTTGGAAAGCCGCCCTTTGGGGCGATCATCTTTGCTCAGTCAAACCAGCTAAGACGGTGAAGAATGGGGTTACCTATACAGGATCTCGCCTGACTCTGCATAGTTCCAGGGACTTATACCCCTATTGGAAGCAAGCCTACCCTGATGGTTCTGGGAACAAGTCCTTCTCCAACATAGATCTTGCGGAGTTTGATGCCTTCTCTTTGGCCATTTGGTTCTTGGATGATGGCTCAAAAACCTCCAACGGGTATGTTAGGTTTTCTGTTTCACCAAGGCCCGAGGATCAACAAGTTCAACTCGAACTCCTGAAACGGTTTGGGCTCGTACCTGTACTCTACAAGACTAACGATGCTGATATATGGCTGCACGATCGTGAGAGCCTTACCAGGTTCTTGGACTTGGTAGCCCCTCATATCCCCCCTTCAATGGGCTATAAGTTGGAACTAGTGCCCAGGGCTAGGGGTCTATCTTCGGCTGACTTACTAAGGGATCAACTTGGTGACTATGTTGAGCAAGGTCGATCCTTAGAGTGGATTTCTCAGGCAACAGGGTCTTCGGTCGATACCGTACGAAGATCGGTTAAAAGTTCAGGTTTTGTAATAGACACCTCGAAGTATATTCCTACCTGGGAAGAAGCAAAAGGTATCGTAGATTCTGGGTTGCAAGGTGAACCCTTGATTGAGTTGCTAACCTCACTCAAGCTACCAGAGCCGCCTTCTGACGATGAGGTTGTTAGGGACTTCACTAATCTACGCCATAGAACCTTGGCGAAAGTAAGTGACGGGGTGATTGAGGGGGGTGGTCGAGTAGGGTTAGCAGTATGTCAGGCCGCCTTCCCACATAGATTTGAAGCGACCAACGGACAGAATCCATCTCTTACTAGGGCTTGGTTTGACCCCGCCTTGATTCGAAGAGCTGTAGACTTCCAATTGAAAGTTGGGGACCCTCTGTATCCAATGAATGTATTTCGAGCACTTCGAGCTATAGTACGAACCCCTTCCAACTTTAGACCAGCTATTGCTAAGAGGTTGGTAGAGGACTTCTCCTCAGTTGGTGGTTTAGTGTTGGATCCCTGTGCTGGATATGGGGGTAGGGCTGTCGGAGCTTTGGCAGCAGGTCGTCGATATATTGGGGTTGATCCTCACCCGAAGGCTGGGGAGTCTTTTCAAAAGTTGCAGGATTTACTAGGAGTCAACCTAACTTTCTTCAATCAACCAATTGAGGAGGTAGACCTAGGTGATATTCAGGCTGACTTGGTTCTCACTAGCCCTCCGTACTTTTCTGTTGAGCGGTACTCCAATGATCCATCTCAGAGTTGGGTTCGTTACCCAACTTGGGATCTATGGTTGAGTAGATTTCTCTCTGTACTACTAGCTAAGTCCTTCAACAGTCTGGCCCCAGGTGGAAGACTGCTACTTAATGTGGCTGATATCCAAGTTGATGGATCCCAACTGCCTTTGGTTAGTGAGTCAATTAGAATGGCCGAGCTGTGCGGGTTTGAGTATGAGGGTACTCTTGAGATGAAGCTTGGCTCTTTCGGTAGTCATCATAGAATGGAACCTATTTTAGTCTTTCTGAAGGGTGGGGGGACGTGTTTGGTTCCTTGTTACCAACTACCAAAAGAGCCCAATAAGAAAGAGACCTGTGATACCAAGGTATCTGGGTTGACTGAGGCCGCTTTGAGAGAGTTGTACGAGGCCCAATTAATGACTGATGCTGAGATCGGTAAGAGATTCGGGACTTCGGATGTTTTGATCTCTCAGCAGCGAAAGCGGTGGGGGATCCAAACAATTAGCTTTACCCAGAGAAGTGCCAAGGCCTCTGGGAGCCTTTCTTTTGATTCGTTGACCAAGGATGTTCTTTCAGACCTATACCTTCGCAATAGTGATGACCAGATCGCTAAACTTTATAGCGTATCTAAAGTAGCCATTAGGAAACTTCGTCATAAGTTTGGGATTGAGACTATTTCAAAGACCACACGGCTGACGTTGAACGGCTGTTATAAGAAGACCTGATCCACCAACACCGACCATCTGACCAGTCTTTTCTCTGATTTGTCGCAAGCCCCCGAACCCTCAGGGAACTTTTTTAGCTCCCACGTCGAATCCACCGAAAGTTAGTCCAGTCTCCGGTGTACTTCGTGGACATGAGTGCTTTCAGTTCCCTAGCATCAGCTCTCCATCTACTTGGGAAGTCGATTGATCCTCAATCGATAACCAAAGTGTCAATGTCCTTCGAGCACACTCCATCGGATCTGCCCGGGATGCTAGATGGTGACTGGAGCCTTCACGTTTTCTTAGTAGGTACAAAGAGCGTGAGTGAAGAAGGGGCAAACTTAGAGTTCAAGCAAGAGTATAGGGGAACTGGTAGTACAGAAGTGGAGGCCTTCGGAGAGGTCTTCAAACAAGTGCAGTTAGCTATCCAAAACTTCTTGATGCTTAGAGTAGAAGAGAGTACATATGCGGAGCAGGCGATGAAGACGGTTTGCGATGAGCAAAATCCAGACCTCGCCTCTATGTGGCCCAGTTCAGATACCCGAGAGCAAGGGGAACCTGAGCAAGAGGTTTAACCTACACCTCTTGAATCAGAAACCCTGGTCAACTCGAGTAGCTATCTGGGTAATTCAAGGCACCACGTAGAGTGTGCCTTCAGATCCTAACAAATCAGAAGGAAGTCCTAGTTATGACGAAAACTCAGCTCATCAATGCCATCTCAGCCGAAATGGAAAACACCACCAAGACCCACGTGCGGGCCTTTTTGGGTGCTCTAGTCACAGTTGCCGGCAAGACCCTGAAGAAAGAACAGAAGTTCGTGATTCCGGGTGTGGTCAAGTTCGTGTTGGTTAAGGTTGGCCCCAAAGCAGCCCGTACCGCTCGTAACCCAGCAACCGGTGCTACCATGACTGTGCCGGCGAAGCCTGCTTCGAAGAAGCTCAAGGCTCGTTTCCTGAAGGCGATCAAGGTCGATACAGGCGTGATTGTTCCTGTAGAGAAGCCAGCCACCAAGAAGGCGACCAAGAAGGCCGCAAAGGACTAATAATCCTGTTCGTGACACAGCTCTGGTATACCTGTCATACCAGAGCTGTGTTCGTTAAACCTAATGAATGACTTAGTAGACCTTCCAGCCCCAAACTTTGGTGGGACTTACTTTGTTTTGGTTGAGCCAGAAGTACTCAAGATTGGTACAAGTAACTGTATCAGTTCGAGAGTATCGAGTATACGGTCAGCTAGCTACAGGAGGGTGGCCTTTCTTGCTTGGACCAAATTTTCAGAAAAGCAGGTTCACTCTCGGTTTGAAAGTGAGCGTATAACCTACCTCAGAGAGTTTTTCAAACTGTCCTCTAGGTTGTTGTCATTCATTAATGAGTGTAGGGTGGAACTTGGATATTCCTCATTAGAAGAGGTGCAGCTTTGGGAGTTTGGAGGATCCCTACCTAGAGGCAACCGCGTTGAGATCAGTCATTCCTTATCTTCTGCATGGGATGAGAAGTTGAAGGAACTCCCTACTGTTATTTACGACTCCTTGATTCGAATTCTAAAAACTGAGAGATTTCGGTCTGAAAGACGTCGTGAGTTGAAGGGGCGGGTCATTGAGTGGTTGCTAAACTCTGATCTAGACATCAAAGAATTTCTGACTTTTGATGAAATGAACATTCTTAGGGGTAGTACTTTGAAGGGTCCAAGAGAGGTTGACCCCGAAGAATTGTCTAAAAATGGTCGGTACTATACTCACTTGAGGTGGCACAAGAAGCCAAAGGCATCGTGTGAATTTTGCAATCCTCTGGAGCCCCGTGAGGGATAACTTGTTTATAGGACTCCTATAGTTATCGGGTAAGTAAACACCCCTTATAGGAGATCAGATGCCAACCGATCAGATTAGATATAGACCAGGTCAGATGGAGAAATACATAACCACCAAGAGCTTTGAGCTTGGTAATTCGGGGCAAAAGGTACTAGACGGGATGGAAATCCTGTTTGATGGTACTAACGCCGAACTCAACGGCTCCCGCATGGTTTTACCGACTCTTCGTGGAGCTGTCCGTCTTGGTTGGATGGTGTTAGAGGATCAGTATGATCCTGAAGCAGGGATCTCACCAAACATCTCAGCCAACATAGGGTTCCGGCCCGCCAACGATCTAGGTCAGAATCCTCTGTCTCCTCCAAAGAGAGTTGCAGCTGCCGTTGTTGAGTCTGATGAGCGTGTAGTTATGAACCGCGGAGAGCGGACTGCTGCAGCTCAACAACAGACAATCCAGGCAAGGGCTCAACAAGGTAGGGCTGGGGCTTTTGTGGCTCGCGGTAATGCCCCAGATGTGGGTGGTTCTGAATTTGGAGTTGAGGTCAATCGAATCCTTCAGACGCCAGCCAAGTCAGCTCTGCAGGTAACTCCTAACACTGTTGGGGCTGCTATTAGTCAGGCAAACCAAGTTAAGATTCAGCCTGGTCAAGGGATCACCGAAGAACAACTTCTAGCTGCGATGACTGAGGATGAGAGAGAGGCTCACCAGGCGTCTAAGGAAGCTAGGAAAGCGGATGTCCTAACCAGACTTGTTGGTTATGTCCCACCCCCGGCTCAGACTACTAACCTGGCTGTGAACAACCAGACTCAACCCAAGCGTCAAGAGCCCAAGGCCAGAACTACGGTAGCTTCTGAGCCGCGTCAGGTGGCTAGGATAGCTTCAGCAGTTCAACCTAAGACTGTGGAAGGTGTCAGTGTTGGGGTCACCACCGGTGGTGGAACGGAGATATTCGATGCCTCGGGGTCGGATAGCGTCCCACAGCAATCGGTCGTTCAAGCTGAGGGCATGACCTTCAGGAACACCAACGGGCCAAAGAAGGCCTTCCCGGGTGTCACCCCTGTGGCACAGCCTGAGAAAGCTCAAGCTCCAAGCCGAGAAGAGGAGTATCCGGAAGAGCAGCCCTCACACATTGAGCGAGATGGTACGGCTGATGCTCGTCGGATGACTGCCAAGATGATTTGCAGTGAGTTCCCAGACGAGTATGACTTCAATGATCACTGGAAGCGTAGGTTAGCCTTGATTCGCTTCAAGTTCGAGAAAAACTATGGGGTGATTCGTGCAATCTTCGCCTCTGAGAGTGATGATTTCAAACGATTACTGCTAGAAGAGTTCCCTGAGGCTTTCCAGTCCTGAGGTGGTGACTTGATAGCCGGGTACATCTACCGTATTACCAACACTGTTAACGGCAAGGTGTACATTGGCCAAACTTCTGTCTCAATTGCCCAACGGTGGCGACAACACCGTTGGGCATCCAAGAAGGATAGTACCCATCCCTTGTATAGGGCCATCAAGAAGTATGGTTCGGACAAGTTTAGTATCGAGTGCTTAGAAACTGTGATTGGGTCTCGTTCTGATCTAGTTGATGCAGAGATTAGGCTCATAAGATCATATTCTTCTCTTAGTCCAAAAGGGTATAATCTGAGCGCTGGTGGGGAAGGTTATGATTCTTCTCAACCAGTTGTACGCGAGAGGCATGATGCCGCGGTTCGTAAGTCTTCCTCCACCTCTACATGGAAGGCTGCACAGTTTGAGGGTGCTAAAAAGAGGTTGAGTGATCCTGAGTGGGTGCGGAATAACCTGGAGCAATTACGACGTATGCATGAGAGCCAGGAGTGGAAAGAGAAAAACTCTGCAACACTCCAGAAACTGCATAAGGATCCAGAATTTAGATTGAAGCACTCAGAGGGTATAGCACGTCGTTCTGATAATCCAGTATGGCTAGCTGGGAATGCTGAAGCCCTTGCCAAAGGCAGGGCTGTACAAGCAACAAAAGCGCTGGAAAGAGACACTCAGTGTTCTCCAGAGGAAGCTCTACGTAGGATTAGGCGCCGTGAGGCTAACCGAAGATCCAGATCCAAGAAAGTGGTTAGGCCAGAGGATTCTTGATCCCCTAATCTTCTTGTAGCATCCACTGTTCAATGGACTCGGACAAACCTACAAGCACTAACAAGGAAGCTGGTGCGTTAATCTACATTATGGAGGAATTAACGGATGCTCGCCTTCGTTGCGAGCAATTGAAGAACTTCGTCAGCCAAGCTGTACGGTTGATCTCTATGTCACCGCACCGGGATAACTTCTACGAGGTGGCTGGAGACACCATTTATGGGATCCCAGAGAGTCTATTCAAGCTAGATAAGGCTCTTGCGGCCACGGCCCTTGCAGCATCCAGGCTTGATTACGAAGAGCTGAAGGAGCAACTCAAGCCTGAGAAGGTGGAGGAGTTGGAGGGTGTCCTAAGAGATACCAGGATCAAGCAGATTGATCGTAGATCCCCCTTTATTCAACCAAGGCCAGAGCAACCCAAGACTGCTGCGGCTCTGACCATTCAAGATTTCAACAAGGTGGAAGATAGTCTCGAGGATATCCTAGCTAAAGCCATTGAGTTGAAGAAGAGCATTCCACCTAGTCAACGAGGCGTAGCTGACTCTATTCTTGAGGATGCTGAGGCAGCTCTCAAAAAACTCAGACGTAAGTCATCTGTTACTTCAAACCAAGGAAATCATCGAATGTTCAAAGCAGCTTCTAAGTCACACGTTGCCGGAGCCCTTCGTCGAATTGCTGACGAGATCGAGGGAGCTCGAATCTCACCCAAGGATGCCAGCTATCGACTGAGCATGGTTCGAATGGCCCTCTCTCAGACGGCTCAGGAAGCTGTTGAGGCCATGGGTCAGATCCAAGCAACAACCAGGCAGGATGTAATTGATGGGTTCAAGAAGTCCAATCCAGCACTGACCAAGGATCAACTCGATGAGATTGCCGATCATTGGGAAACCAACAAAGATGTCGTAAAAGACAAACATCAGTAAGCGACTCATCAGGCTCGCTTCGTAATCGGGAGTATCTATGAATGTGACTGGGGAGTTCGTTAAGGACTTTTCCTTGGTTATAGACTCCAAAGTTGGAAACAGGTACTATGGCAAACCTTCTCAGTGACTTTCAAGATATTCTCCTTGCCGAGCGCGTAGCAGCGGCGGCAAGGAAGCGAGCTCCCAAGAAAGCTCCGGCTAAGATCCCATCAAAGCCAGTGATCCTTGATGTGGTAAAAAGGGAAAAGACTGCTCTTCAGTACCTGAGAGACACCATCTTCTCGGTTACGGTGTCTCTCAGGAATGAGAAGGAGTACATTGAGGAAGTTGTTAAGACTCTCGAGAAGGAGCGTGCAGGGGACAAGGCTGAAGCTGAAGTCAAAGGTATGAAGCTTCTTGTGTCCGATACTGACTTCGAGAAAGAACTCGAGCAAAAGAAGTCAGTTAGTATGTCGGTAGTGTACGACATCTACAATAGTCTTCACAAGAGTTTGGATTACCTAGCAGACACCTTGGATATCAATGAACAGGTAACTCGGGAGACAGAACTGACAAAAGCTGTCAAGGACTTCGCCAAGCTGTTCGACTCAGAGAAGAGTCCGAAGGATGACCCCGAAGCTATCAGTGAAGCTCTAGGACTGTTCCATAGGGTTGAGTCAGATCTCCCGGATAGTCTGACAAGTCCAAGTAAGCTGGGGAAGTTCCGAGATTGTTGCAAGTTGATGGCCGATGCAATCAACGTTCTCTCGAAGAACAACCTCAAGGCTCCTAAGATTCCTAAGGCGTTGGAGGAGGAGAACCCTCTTCAATTAGGGTTTGGGTTCACTGCTCGCCACTATGTTCAATTGGCGATAGCCAAAGAAGCTGCCGGGTATGACTACCTGGTGAAGGATCGGGAGTACCTCCCGAGACCCCTCACTGCTAAGTACATTAAGTTGTTGAAGACTCGTATTGGCAGGGGGACTCAAGTCAAGATTATCAAGAGTGATACCATTATGCCCCGGGGTTGGGACTACGGGAATTACACTGTCCTCGAGATTACTCCTCCTGGCACGACAGAGTCTGTTAAGGCAGCACTCACCTTGAACATTGCTTCTAATGAAACCTCTGGGATCGCAACCCTGGATGCTCCTTACGGGACAATTCCAGTCCCAAGATCGAACTACTCAGAGCAAGTAGTCAACTGGCTCACCTCTGAGATAGGTAACCTGCTGAAGCCTGAGAAGACAGCTCGTCACTATGTTCGGCTGGCTATGCTCAAGTCTTCCACCATCAATGATGCAGAGACGCTAGAGGGTCTCTTGGAGATGGAGCTCGAGAACATTGAATCTGACCGATCATCGGCAACGTTGAACTCAGAGATCAAGAGTGCGGCTCGTGCTTACGATGATGCTGTTGAGAGAGTTCTGAAAGACTGGGCGAAGGGAAACCTGTCCAAGTTAGATCTTGAAAAAGGCCCCCTCAAGGGCTGTACTGATGCTGATGATGTGGTTGGGGTGTTATCCGAACTCAGAGGTGGTGCTGGGTACTTATACTTCATGGAGGCTGAGGGTGCTGGGGTTGGTACCTGGGATGGGGATTGGGACCCTTGTTTCAAGGATGAGAAGACTCTCAATGAGTTGTCCAAGATTGTGAAGAGCAAAACTCGTGCAGCCCATCAGAAGCTCAAGAGTGCTCTTGAGGATAGAGCTCAGGAACTAGCTGAAAAAGAATGAACCAACCTCTGGTGCTCCGTCCCCCGTATGCAGCTGGGGGTACTCCCGTAGCGGAGTCGGGTCTCCCTGGAACAGGGCCTTCGGATAAAGGTGTGTCCCTAGACTCGGATATCCCTGGGGAGTCCACCTTTGCAAAACCGTCTGAGGAGGATGCCAGGCAACCTAACGTTGAGGATTCTTCAATGTACAAGGTTGATGATGCTGACGATCTCCTGAAGGATCAGAGTAAAGGTGACGAAATAGATCACTCAGAAGCCAAGCCTACTTACAACAGGCCAGGCCCTCGCATTGACAAGGACTACAACGAAACCCACTACCCCTATAGAGATGGGATCCCTAACCGCCATAACGCGGCTCTCATCGAGGACGTGGTGCAGTTGTATCTTCTTCGGACTGCTCACGAGGTCAGGGTTCCCCTCGAGAGTCCAATTCGAGTAGCTACCAAGATTTCTGATATTGAAGAGGGACTTAATCCAAAGGTTCGAATCAAGGCTCGTACCTGTTCTGTTGGAGTCAAGCGGGTCGACGTTACCAATCTTCGGTGGATCTTTACTGTTGATTGTGGGAATGGCCCCAAGATGGTTCGGCTCAAAGCCGCTAGAAAGGGTAATATCACAGCTCTGGCGAGGATGGATGTTTTATTTTCCTGTTCTTGCAAAGCTTGGAGGTGGCTTGGGTCTGAGTATCACGCGAAGCAAGATCAGTACCTCGATGGTAAGCCAGTAGGTACCGCTTCGACCCCTGACATAAAAGATCCTACTAGGATCAATCGTGTATGTAAGCACGTTGCCGCTGTTATTGGCCACTCAAGAAAGTGGTCAATCCCCACTCGCAAGAGGGGTAAATGAAAATGAGGATCAGATGCCAACCTATGTTGTAGAATGTCATGAGTGTGGAACTACAAGAGACCAACGCCTCTCCTATTCTGAGTATGATTCCATCAAAGCTGAGAAGAAAGAGATCCACTGTAACAACTGCGGACTACCAGCTAATATTGGGTTTTCCCCTGGAAACTTAGGTTTTATCTTGAAAGAAGGGGAGTCTGGCGGATGGGCTACCAAGTCCATTAAGGAAAATGCTTACCGTAAGAAGCGGCGCGAAGAGGTTGGCAGAAGAGAGAGGGATCATGTTTTCAAGGCAAGCCTACAACCAAACTTTGATGGAGTAGAGACTGGAACTTGGAAAGAGGCTCAAGAACTAGCTCGTAAAGAGAAGGGGGATGCTTCTGCGTCGACCTATGACTCTCTTATCAAAAGCCCACAGGTGGTGACATCATGAGCGGACGCACTTTTTCAATCATACGACGCAAGCCAGGCTTCATTCATCTAATAACTCCATTGTTGGACTCCGTGTCCACTGGAGTTGTGAAGTATCGCCTTTACACTGATGTCAATGATGATCCCAACTTCACAGCTCCAGCTCCAGTGATTACTGTCCCTAATACTGGGTTTGTTGATCCAGCAGTAGCCAGGCTTCAGAATCCCATCATAGCTGGTAATAACGTACAGATCCTTTTGAAGCCGTCGGCGCTTCCGAACAACCCACCACCTGTAAGCCCTCCAGTAGACCTAAGTCCGTATACTTATCCACTACCGGATTCTGGTCACTTTTGGTTGAAGCTGGTTTATGTGGATTCGACGGGTGCAGACATGACGGACCCGGCCCCGAGTGCTCCTACGCTAGTCTTACCACCGTTTGTAGGTAACGAGCAATCTGGGTTCAACTCTACAGCTCCGTCTGGGTCTTCTATCTCTGATTCACTACAGATTGACCTACCACGACAGATGTCTAACTTCAGAGTTAGAAATTTGAGTGCTTCAGCTGATCTGTACATAGCCTTCCAAGAGGGGGGTCCTGAGATCATTGTTCCAGGTCAAGCCTCAAGCCAAGAGAGTATTGGATTTGACGGCATTGTTTCTTCTTTCTGGGTTCGAGGTTCTGGAGCGACCGCGGCGTTCTCCTGTCAGTTCACATACGCAAATCCCAGATAAATCATATTCGGCATAACTCGACGGGAGGCGTTAATGTATCTTGTCAACAAACTGAAATTAGACCAAGGCAACCAAGGTTGGCAGGGAAACCAAGGTCTCACCGGGTTAACTGGCTCTCAAGGAAACCAAGGGCATCAGGGAGATGTTGGGTCAACCGGATCTCAAGGAGTCCAGGGCTTCCAAGGGACGGGAGATCAGGGAAATCAGGGTTGGCAAGGTAACATCGGATTCCAAGGGAACCAAGGATCACAAGGCCCGCAAGGATGGCAGGGCAATCAGGGGAACCAAGGAAACCAAGGAGACGTCGGATTGATTGGAGTCCAGGGTAATCAGGGCTTCCAGGGTACAGGAGTTCAAGGCTCGCAAGGGGATTCCGGATTGTCTGGGAACCAAGGGAACCAAGGGAACCAAGGGAACCAAGGGTGGCAGGGAATCATTGGATCAGGGGTTCAAGGGAATCAGGGTCCTCAAGGTAACCAAGGATGGCAGGGTAGACAAGGGAATCAGGGTCCTCAAGGTAACCAAGGATGGCAGGGTAGACAAGGGAATCAGGGTAGACAAGGGTTAGCAGGTATCCCTATAGTTATTACTTGGGTTGACAGTACCCCATCACAGGTTGCAACTTGGGAATCTGTAGCTTACGGGGGAGGGTTATTCGTAGCAGTTGCTAATAGTGGTTCTGGGACGCAAGTGATGAGGTCCAGTGATGGTACTAATTGGGTTGACAGTACCCCATCACAGGTTGCAGCTTGGACTTCTGTAGCTTACGGGGGAGGATTGTTCGTAGCAGTTGCTTATAGTAGTTCCGGGACTCAAGTGATGAGGTCCAGTGATGGCATTAATTGGTTCAATAGTACCCCATCACAGGTGTCATGGTGGACTTCCGTAGCTTACGGGGGAGGATTATTCGTAGCGGTTGCTTATAGTGGTTCTGGGACTCAAGTGATGAGGTCCAGTGATGGCATTAATTGGTTCAATAGTACCCCATCACAGGTGTCATGGTGGACTTCCGTAGCTTACGGGGGAGGATTATTCGTAGCGGTTGCTTATAGTGGTTCTGGGACTCAAGTGATGAGGTCCAGTGATGGCATTAATTGGTTCAATAGTACCCCATCACAGGTATCAGGGTGGACTTCCGTAGCTTACGGGGGAGGATTGTTCGTAGCGGTTGCTTATAGTAGTTCCGGAACGCAAGTGATGAGGTCCAGTGATGGTATTAATTGGGTTGACAGTACCCCATCACAGGTTGCAACTTGGGCTTCCGTAACTTACGGGGGAGGATTATTCGTAGCGGTTGCTAATGGTGGTTCCGGGACTCAAGTGATGAGGTCCAGTGATGGCATTAATTGGGTTGACAGTACCCCATCACAGGTATCAGGGTGGACTTCCGTAACTTACGGGGGAGGGTTATTCGTAGCGGTTGCTTATAGTGGTTCCGGGACTCAAGTGATGAGGGGTTTTGGGGCAACTGGTCTAACAGGATTTCAGGGAAACCAAGGAAATCAGGGTAGGCAAGGAAATCAGGGTAACCTCGGATTCCAAGGAAATCAAGGTAACCTCGGATTCCAAGGAAATCAGGGTAACCTCGGATCCCAAGGCAACCAAGGAAATCAGGGTAACCTCGGATCCCAAGGCAACCAAGGAAATCAGGGTAACCTCGGATTTCAAGGCAACCAAGGAAATCAGGGTAACCTCGGAATCCAAGGCAACCTCGGATTCCAAGGAAATCAGGGTGACATCGGATTCCAAGGAAACCAAGGAAATCAGGGTGACATCGGATCCCAAGGCAACATCGGAAATCAAGGAAATCAGGGTAACATCGGATTTCAAGGCAACATCGGATTTCAAGGAAATCAGGGTAACCTCGGATTTCAAGGAAACCAAGGAAATCAGGGTTGGCAAGGATTCCAGGGCGACACCGGCTTGCAAGTAACTTCCCGAGTCGGGTTTTCTGCTGGAACTCGAACAGTTGGGATCTATACGGTCCCCTCTCCAACTGGGTCGGGTAGATTTATTCTGACTCGTTGTATTTTGCGCTTGTCTGTAGCGGTTGTTGGAGCAGGTAACGTGACTGTTTCTATCGGTTCGACCTCGGGTGGTACCCAAATCATCAATCCAGTTACAGTTACTTCGGCAAGCGTACTAACAGTCATTGCTGGAGAAGCTATTGCATCGCTCGGCTCAGGCATGACTTCTTTGAATGCTTATGAGGCGGTGTATAACTATAATCAGGTTATCTACTGCAACATTACGGTTGTTGGCACTGTCACTGATGGTGATGTCGACATTTATATCTATGGTTTGCTACTTCCAAATTGATAATGAAACGATTTAAACTAGCCATACTTGTACTGCTCTTGGTTTTCGGTTTCCTCTCGTTAACCACAGTTATGGATGCAGGTGCAGCCGGGGTCGGGGGTACATTCGGGGTCGGGGGTACCACACCTTCGCTCGGGGGTACACCCTCGATTGTCAGAAGACGAGTAGGTAATGTTGTCGAAGGTACATCTTACTTGGCCTACTTGTGCCTAGTATTAGGGTTACTTAGTGTGTTAGTTATATCTACAAGTGTGGTCGAACGTAAAGAAAAGGTGGGTTAATTATGAAATACTTTAGTCTACTCTTGTTGTCGTGTGCATGCTCAAACACCAGCCCTTTAGAACTTGTAGCTACAGCTCAGGCATCAATGCAGGGTTCTGGTGGCAACAGTATAGCTTCTGGTGGTACCAGAAGTAACCTAAGTACTGCAGGAGGTACTTCAAATACAGGAGGAACTTCAAATACAGGAGGAACTTCAGATATAGGAGGTACTAGCGGGGTTTGCACCGAAGCATGCGGACAACAAGATCCAAACGTACCCTGGGCTAATGCTGGCCTTGGGTGTCCGTTGGGGTGTTGGCCCAACTGTCCTGATGTTCCACCACAAGCCGCTGTACAAGGTGCTCAGGCGGGCTTCCAAGCAGGTCTTGCTGCTTGTGCAGCTGGAGCCGGTGGTGTAGTGTGCGGAGCTGGTGGTGTAATCTTTCCTGGTGGTTGGGGTGCATTTTGCGTGGAAGCTGCGGCTTGGGCTTCTTTCCAGGCATGTGCGTCGGTAAAAGTACAAGCGTGTGTTCCAGGAATCATTGCTATTATAAATGGCAATCAATGTGTGATTGGTAATGCTAATCCCATTTGCGTTTGGGCTGAGGCTGATGCATGTGCATGGGCTTCCGCTTATGCGTTCGCCTTTGCATGTGCTGGTGGTCGTTGGCGATAAAAGTGAAATGGTTTTACAGCAATCGAGTGTACTCATATAGATACACTCGATTGCTGTTTTCGGGTCATGTTGAGCCAAAAACATTACGTGTTCATTACCTGAAGGTGCCTCCGTTGGTTCTCACATGAGCTTTGGTGCTTTCTTAGCTGCTTCAGACCCAGTTGGGCTGTACTGGTAGTGGTAAAGAACTTCGTCAATGTGACACTGGCTGTGTAATAGTGGGTAGATCCACATACCCCAGAGAGCATCCTCATATGAAGTGATGTCCTGATAAGCCACTCTCCTCATTAACTTAACCTTCATTGGACATAGATGATTGGGGGTTCGCATGTGAGTTCCCTGAACATCTTTGGACCAAGCCCCTATTGAGTAATGCAAGGATAAGCGGAATAGCTCTGGGTTCTTACTGTCCGTGGTGATTATGCCTTTGAAGGTTACACAGTCTGGATTGTCTTTGAGAGCTCGTAGGATTGAGCTTAGGTAATTGTGCTCAATCATGTCATTGTCATCTACGAAGCATAGATACTCAGTACTGCATTCATTTATGATCTTCTGTCGTTTTTCACCAACAGTGGCCTCTCTAGTATCCACTTTTACGATTCTTACTGAGTCAGGAAAGGGGAGGGCACTTCTTTGACTCTCTAGCTCTTGTAGCAACTTATTTAGCATTTCAGCTCGGAACTCCAAACTGAGAATACCAATGGTCAAGAGGTTTGGTTCTGATGGTATGGAAGTTAGGGGTTCAAATGGGATGTCGGTGACTCGATCTGAAGAGGTCAGACTAGCCAGAAAAGCTCCTTGGCCCGAAGCACTAGCATTATAGTTAACTGACGGGTACCTGGTTACCGTTTGAGGCTCCTCTCTCCAACGTGAGAACAGCTCGTAGTCATGCCAGTAGTTCGCTTCGGTTCGGGGCTTCCACCCACCGTGTTTTAGTATGAGACTCTTGTGGTGAATGACACACGAGGTATCGATCTTGCCTTTCTCTAATCGGTCAAACACCATATCAATCCCGTTCACCATCATCGACGACCAACCCCAGATACTGTTCTCAGCCAAGATGGTAGTCAGTAAGTTGCTCACGTGGTCCTTTGCCCAGGTGTTGTCATCGTCCAAATAGGCGATGTAGGGCCCAGCGGCTAGATTGATTGCTACGTTTCTAGGCTCTGCACCACCAGCTCCGTAATTCTTTGCCAAGTTGACAACTCTAACTCGAGGTTCTTCTGAGTAGGGCCATTCTCCGAATGCAGCTGAATCCAGTTCTGGACAGTGATCTCCAACAATGATGACTTCCAGAGTCTTGTAGGATTGAGTCAGAGCGGATAGTACTGCTTTCCTCAAGAGGTCTGTTCGCTTGTAAGTAGGGATCACTACGCTGACTAAGGGCCCTGCTTGTATCTTGGTTATTCGTGGATCCTCAGTGCGGTCATAGTCAAGTATTGGGAACTCCTCGCGCATCCGGGTCTTGTAGTCCAAGTCTTGAAAGTAGGGCTCTTCTGACATCAACCTGGAGTACAATCCTTCAGCTCCATCACGATGCTTGCCCGTGTGAAACTCAATCCTATGCTCGATGAGTGCATTGGTGACTATCGCGCACTGACCATAGTTCGAGCAATGATCCTTAGTGATCCACTTCTCATGAACTTTGAAGACCCATCTAGAAGTAGGGTTGTTCTTGAACAGGAAGGGCTTGGCCACGAACTCTTTCCTATTCCCATCCGGATAGACAGCAGTCAAAGGAGCAAGATAGGTATCAAATACGCTCTGTGAGACGATACGCCTGTTGAAGATCAGCTCGGGGATAGCTTCAATGGTGCGCTTGTCCAAACGTTCGTCGGGGTCGAGCATGATGACCCAGCTATTTTCTGAGTCAAATAGCTTCAAAGCTTGGTTACGAGTAGTTGCAAAGTCTGTGAATGGACCTTTGACTACCTCTACTCCAATAGACTTGGCTAATTCAACAGTCCTATCCGTCGACCCCGTGTCAAGCATGTACCAACTACTCGTGATTGACTCGAACTGCTTGAAGAACTCGACAATGCAATTTTCCTCATTCTTGGCAATGGCGATGACCTTGATCTTCTGGTGTTTCACTCTGAAGAGTCTCTGGTTCTCAGCTTCGACTGCTACATGGTCCAACTTCATAGTTTCGAAGGTCCGGTGGCCCTTGTGGTGTACGAAGGCCCCTCCTACAGCCACGCTGGTCACCCCAAGGCGTCCAGCCCTAACACAAAAGTCGTCGTCTTCCCACGTCATGAACCTTGGGTCAAAACCACCTAGGGAGTCAAACAGGCTCTTGGACAATACCATGCAGAGCCCGGCTACCATGGGCAGGGCCTTGTCATCCTTTGGGACTGAGTCATGGGACCAGTCACCTTGGGGGGGCTTTGCTCTGTCCGAGTAGCTCCCAGCTATGGAGTTTTTCTTGGCAGCGTCTAGAAGCTTCGGGACGGTCACTGTGTCCACGAGTACCGCGTCATCATTAATGAAGCACAGATACGGACGATTGGCCGCACAGGCTCCTAGGTTGCACCCCCCGCCAAAACCCAGATTGTGAGAACTCTCAAGAACTATGTTGGCCTCATTGCTAGCTTTTGACCTACAACCGTTCTCAACAAGTATGATCTCCGCATCAGGGGCATAATATCTCAAGCTTTTCAAGCAATCAATGGCATTCTGGCTTCCCGTGGCATCAAGGACAACGAAGGATAGATCAGCAGACGTGCTCTTCTCTCCAACACTTGTTGAGATAGGATTAGGAACCATGGGTGGGTGATTAGCTAGTAACTCATCGTTCTTATTCTTGAACTTATCCATATAGTGGTTTCGGCCTAGGGCTAAATGATCCTGGATAGACTGGAGACGTTGGAACGTTACATTTCCAAATCCGTCTCGATATCGGTACAAGTACAGGAGCTTATCCAAGTGAAAGCACTTGGATTCCAGGAAGAACCTAGCATACAGGTCCCAATCATCGGCGATGGGGAGCTCTGGGTTGTAGCCTCCTAGTTGACGAAAGGTCTCTGCACGAAAGGCTCTGATGTGATGAGGGCCTACCGTGAGGAACCAGCCGAACACTTGAGTGAAGTGAGGTCCAAAGCGGTCATAAATATTTGGATTGCTGCACTCTAAATACTTTCGTCCGTGGTACTCGACTTCACGATACCTATCAGGAGCATCCCAAGGGGATCCATTAAAGCGTTGAGGGGACCCGTTCTCATAGAATGATGCGCTATTTGTGTAGACCATGCCAACATCTGGGTTGGCCTCGAAGGTGTTTTTCACCTCTTCAAGAGCGGTTTCCGTAAGCATGTCGTCATGATCTAACTCAACTAAGTACTTCCCCCTGCACAGTCTGGTTGTCAGATCTTTGAGAGCTCCGATCTTTCCTAGGTGTATTCCACTTTGAAAAGGTCTAATCCGGTAATCCTGAGCTGCAAATTCTTGAAGTCTAGCCCAGGTCTTGTCAGAGGATTGGTCGTCTACAACGATCCATTCCCAGTTCACATAGGTCTGACTTCTTAGTGACTGAAAGGTATCTTGCAGGTAATCTCCAGTGTCATGGGTTGGGGTGTAGACCGAGACCATAGGGTGGTCTTTTGAAAACTCCTGCTCTGTCCAAATGTTGAAAGAGTAGCAACTCTCAATATTTGCGCAAAGTTCTTTATTTGATACATCAGGGGGTATATGGATCCACCTCTTCCTGAGATCGTAACAAGCCATAGTAAGAGATCCAGGTATGTAGTCTGAGGTGACTATAACGTCCGGCCTAAAAGTGGCAATTGTTTCGAGTAGGTGTGCTGTACCCTCTAGATTAACAACGTCATATGGGAGTTCGAATTGTTTTCCAACTATGAGAACTTTGATACCAGCGATAGTCATATTCTTAGCCTAGTACTTGTGCCCGTTTCTAATTACACCTCTATTCGTAGAAGTACTTATAAATTCAGTGTCCCCGTCTAACATTGGTAATAGTCATATCAACTAACTAGCAATCCTTGGGTGAAGAGCAACAACACCTCTCAGGGTCACTAACACAACAGCCTCTCAAACCACCACTTTTGGTTTAATTGATATTAGATGCGTGGCCCTGTGGGGGGTCCACGGGGTCTAGGATGAGTATCCCCGGTTGATCTTCTTATACCCCTTGTTCCAGTGAACCCTGTTCACCGGAGTCTGGTCGAATACCCAAGACACTATTAGGAGTCTCAAGATGCTAAGGTTAGCTCATACACAAGTTTCTACAGGTGGCATCCTTATCAATGATATTGATGACGGACTCCCGAACAAGACAGCGAAACGTGGAGTTGGTGACAAAAACAAGTACCAAAGAGATGGTAATTCACTCGGGGGTTCCGATAAAAGCGTGGCCTCAGACGTGAATAACCTGAAGCAGAAGTGTTACATCCCATTCTGGAAAATCGGGAGTGGCAATAGCATCCCAGGGTACATTGACGTTGCAGAATCGGACAGGGTTCTTATCAGTCAAGACCGAGGCACCATCTACGGGTTGTCCCATAAGGCCCCGTCCCCCCTCATTACGGTGACCTCGTTCACTCCGGCTGATGTCACTGCCCCTGCGATCACCTCAGCGGTGGTTGATTCTGGGAGTACTTATCATCTGACGATCACTGGGACCAACCTAGACTCCTTGTCTCCTGACATCAGCACGGTTAATATTGTTGGGTCAACCACAGTGACTTACACGTTTGCCTATATCGCGGCTCACGGTGGTTCGGTGGGAGCTCATCCAACAACTTCGGTTGTGATTCCGGAAGCTCTTCTTCCTGCTGGTATCGTAGCTGGCACAAGCACTGTTTCATTGACGGCTGACAACCAGACGGTCTCTCATGCGATCACCGCTGCAAATACTACCCCCACCGTCTCGGCAGCCACTCTCTCTACTGACCTGCACATTGCTGGCACTGGTCTCCGCTCGCTAGCTCCAGATACCACTTCGGTAATCATCACTGGAACTGGTGCAGTCACCCTTACCCAAGCTCAGATCCTTGGTGTAGCTGGTGGGTCCATAACAGACACTTTGATTGTGGTCAAGGCTTCCTTGATCCCTGGTGTGGTAACAACCAACTCCCATGTGGCAGTCACAGCTAACACTCTGACGTCTACCCCAGTAGTTGACGTATCGTGAGCCTAAGGTGGAGGGTCAACCAAACTTAATCCAAGTTCTAGATAGGGAAGTTGATGCTTTCCAGAAGTTGGATAATGTTTGGAGACCTAAGAACCTCTTCTTTCAGATTCAAACTCAAGAGCTACTAAGAGACATGAACCGGCGCTTTGAGACTATGAAGGCTAACGAGGGAGAGCTCAAAAAGCTCGAACGAGCTAGTATCTATCAAAAGCAATTGCGCCGGTTAGAGCTGATCCTTAGGCGTGCAAAGTTTGTTCGCCTGTCCAATCAACTGGTTTTCGGACAGGCTGTATCCGATTTTTACACACATTATGGTCAGATTCTTCGGTTTTTGAGAATTGATCAAGCAAGAGGCAAGTTACAGTCCGCATAGTTCTCAGGAGGACACTTTTATGTTCATCGCAGTCATTCGTCGGGATCTCGAAAAAGCCATCTTCATTGCGGACGTGGAGCCTAAGTCCATTGCCAATGCATCAACTGAGTCCCCGAAAGGACAGGATAGGTATCTCTCTCCTCCTAATTCGGCTGCGATTCAGACATATATTACTGCTCAAGGCCTCAGCGGATCCGCTGCTGCTTTGATTGCAGCTACGGTTCCTGTCTATACAGGTGGTGCTATCACTCTGAGCAACTACAACATCTCGGCTACCCAGATTAAGACGGTAACCGGTGGCGGTACCTCAAGTGCCCAGGTGACAGCACTCCAAGCTCTCTTGGCCTACCACTTCGTGGAGACTGATGTCGTCAAGAAGAGCTTCCTCAATGGTAACATCCATGGTTACCTATCACCTTATACAGCGACCAACCCGGTCAATGGTGGGTTCAATCCGGATCCCCGTAGGTTCCCAGCCATCACAAGTGGTCAAGCCATCGTGTGCTTGGATGATGACGGGTCAACTCAGTTCACGGTGAAGACTCCTATCATCACAAGCAGTTCCATAATCGGCGGTGCTCTTACTCTGAATGGGGCTAGTGGGGGTCTCTTAGGTTACGGGTTGTATGAGACAACCGTAATCCTCAGTGGACAAGGGGCAAAAAGAATTACTCAGGAGCAGATTCTTGCCGGTGGTGGAACCATTACCGACACTCAGATTGTAATCCCAGCTCCCGTAGTTCTGGGTCCAACAACTTCAAATACGCATGGGGCCATTGCTACCGGGAAGACGGCAGCCAGAGTTAGGGTCAATGACTTATTGTCCCCATCTTTTGCTCTCTGATTCAATTTATTACCTCTCGGCCCCCTTACTCTAGGGGGGCCGCTTAGATGTAGAACCAAACCCAGATCACACACTTTACAACTGAAATTATACCCAGATTAGATGAGGACTGAATGACAACCAAGGTAAACGGCACGAAGGAGTTTCGAACTCCTGACCTGTACTTCGCGGCATATCTTCAGACGGCGGGCGTGGAGATGCTCCGGACTGACAGGGACAACAACCGAGTCTTCTTTGTCTTCGATACCTCCATTGCCAACGTAGATGAGCTGAAGGCCGGGTGGTTCAATAACACCTCAAAGGTTCCAGCTCAGCCCTACGCAAATAATATAAAAAGTCTCAAGAGCGTGTGCCATATGCAAGGATAATTAGGGGCTTTCGTATGACAGCCCTGAGGACTTGCATCAAATGTGGCCAAAAACCAAACAACTGACCTTCACAAGGATAGCAGTCGCCCTGATGGTCTCTATCCTGTGTGTAATGCTTGTCGAAAGCCTCTGACTACAGCTCAGTATGCCTCTAATCAGAAAGAGACATTTGATCATCTGGTTTCCATTAAGCTAGGTGGTTCTAATACGCAGGACAATGTGATCTCCTGTTGCAAGTATTGCAACTCTCGGAAGAAGGATCGTCCGGTGTTTGTGATGGCTAAGTTCATCAAACCAGTGATCCCTGGGGTGTCTCAGGCAGCCTAACCACTACTCTAACAATCCATTGATGGGGTGGGGTTTGATGGGTCAGTACTGAAGACCACCTCGAAGAAGGGACAGGAGACACCACGATGGCCGCAAAAACTACATTCCTTGCTGGCAGGGTTTTAGACCAAGCTCTCAAGCACAACTCTGAGCTTGCTTATTCTTGGCCAACTACAGTCTTTGCCGCTCTGTTAACTTCAGACCCGACTGTATCAGGGTCATTTCTTGGTGAGGTCCCTACAGGAGCTGGGGTTACGGATTATGTTCGTCAACCAATCACTTGGGCAACTATCGGAGTTGGGAACTCAGTAGCTAACTCAATAGCGATCACCTGGGAAGTCTCTACAGCAGGTTATGGGTCAACAGCCATTGGTTGGGTTGGGATCTGTGACCTCGTGGCGGCTGGTAACATGCTTTATCAAGGACCCCTTGTTACCCCCAAAGTTATTAACGCTGGTGACCAGGTTTCGTTTGCAATGGGTGCGCTGGTGATGGCCGAAGTCTGATCCTGAGTTACTTGTTCGAACTCGTAACCCGAAATGGGGGTCAGGTAAAGTGTCCAATCCTGTTGATATTGCAGCTAATCTGTCGGGTGGTTCCTCGATGACTCAGGTTATGGGGGTCAGTCGTTCGGCTCGTGCCCACTTGAATGGTGGTTCATCATTAGGGGCAAGGCTTGTCTACAACTTTTCGGCACACCTAACAGGGTCCTCAACACTATCTGCTGCAGCTACGGTTGAGTTAGGTGGTTACGAGGCTCCGATTCGATATCAAGCGCCAACTCGAATAGTTACCGCTGGCAAGATGGTTCTCGATAACGTCGACCTGTTTTTGGCTGACGGGAGAACAAGAGTAGTTGAAGTACCTGTATTAGACCTTCAACTCAAGGTGTTTTGCAACAGTGATGAGGTTACTTGGCCTTTGGTGTCCGGAGTAGGGATTAACGATATTAGGATCGTTGCTGGTAAGATCTACTGGACTGAGATAGCGGATGGCTTCTACAACATCCGATTCTTCCCTAGTGTTCTTGGTTTATGGAGACTTATTATTACCTACCGGGCTTACGATCAGGCAGTGTCCTTTACTTACGATGTGGTTTCAAAGGTTTCGGTTAATCCATCTACCGGAGTAAAGACCTCATTCTTCAAAAGGTAGCTGATCTCTGACCCTCTTCGCGAAACTTTTTTTTGAAAGAGTAGGGTGAGATGCCTACCACGAGAGGCCGGCTTGTATTCAACAACTTGGTCGTTTACGACCAAGCCGATTTCTTTGGTTTGGATGGTTACTCACGTGTATCGGATTTGACCACTTCCCAACTTGTTCTGCAGGTATATTACGACAATATACCTCAGACTTGGTTGCTGGTATCTGGAACAGATGTGACCGAGGGTCAAGTAGCCTCTGGTAACGTCTACTTGGATAATCTCTCTGGTGGATCCTATGGGGTGAGGTGGAGACCCAATGCAATTGGCTATTGGAGGATTCTTCTCATATACCCGGATGGATCTCAGATTCTTGCTCAAGACTACGATGTTGAATCTGGTACTGGAGTAGTCCCACCAGGCGGCGGTTTGAAGGTTTCATTTGTGGGTGCTGGAGGGTAAGACAAGTGATTGTTAAATCAAGCCCTGGTGTGTTCAAGTGTGGCCATCTATTTCAACGTGGTGATCTACCGATCTACATTGTTGATGGGGCTGGGTCTCCTTTTAGCCCTTACAGCATCAAGTATACTTTGCTGTATCACCCTAAGCCTCGGGAACATCATGGCCCTCATTGCAGTCACTTAATCAAGGTATTTCCATGCCATAGGATGCCTGTTCAAGCTGATATAGGTGAGTACTACGCTACTGGGTATGCTGGTGAGGGTGGGCAGTCTGGTCAGTGGTATGTAGAATGGGTGTTTCAGGAGTACTTCGAGGGCCCACTGCAAGAAGATCGATTTGGGTTCGAGGTATTCAGTCCAGCTGAGTTCCACCACAACCCTTGTAGACCAGATGGGCATCACCATGGGGAACGGGAGTGGCTCGAGCGGGAGTGGGGGCCTGGGTATCACTGTTGTGGCGGGAGAAGGTTTTAGACCATGGGAACTCTATTCTATCGCGGGCAACAACTAGGTAGGAATGACCTGAATGTATTTCTTACCAACGCCTCAGGGCATCCGATCAATGCAGCTGAGATCAACTATGCCGTCTATGACAATACAACCGGCCTCGAGGTTCTAGTAGGCCCTCTACGACGGATTCCAGTGAATGCTTCAGTTGGCGAGTACTTTGCCAACATTGTGGTACCTCTGGATGCCAACCTTGGAGACTATCGAGTTAGGTGGACTATCCGAGAAATGGTGGGTGGACCTATTCAGACGGCTCTACAGGAGTTCAATGTTGCTGATAGAGAGTCGAGTACCCCTAGCTGTCATACTGCGATACAGATGGAGTTGGTAAGGAGAATGAGGATCCTCACCCGAGACAACAATCCCGACAAGAACTACAAATTTAGGCCCCCAGCCCACGAGCAAACTGTTGACCAGTTCAGTCGTGTATTCGGGTACATCTGGGAAGATGAGGAGCTCATCGAATGTCTAGACGAAGGTCTAGACATGATCATTGCCGCCCCACCGAGGACGTTCTTCCAAGATGTCGACCACATGGTCCAGATGAAGAGTGAGTGGAAGACCTTACTTCTCACTGCCGCCATGTCTTTTGCTGTTCAAATGCTTCAAAGTAATTGGATCGCGGATGAGTTCTCGATTGCTCCTGAGACTGAGGTTCGTGTAATCTTACCTGAGGGTCAAGAAGTCGATGTAACTATAGCGGACCTGTACGATATATGTTATGGTTCTTAAATGGCTGGTTTTAGGGTTCCAATCGGTTGTAGGTCAAGATTGAGTGTAACTACTCAGTTTGGAATGAATCAACGTGCATTGATCAACCTAGTATCGGCTGGGGTATTAGTTAGCTCTGGTTCTGTCGGGTCAGCAATTGTAGAGAGTAGTCTAAGTAATCTTATAGAAGGTGAGCACTTCGTTACTTGCCTTGAGTGTAGAGGAAAACAAGCAAGTATCTCTACTAAGCATCTAAAGTCCTGTTCCGGTTTGACACTCAGCCAATACCAGGAAAAGTGGCCAAATGCTGCTCTAACTTCATCAGTTACTCGTGCTAAAAAAAAGAAGACTGAAGCTCAGAAGATAGCGCAAGCTGAAACTCTTAAACTTAGGTTTCAAACGCCTGAGGGGAAAAAGACGCGGAATCAGATAGCTGAAGCTTCTCGTCGGATGCAAGACTCAGGTTATCGTGAAAGGGCTACCCTTCATTTGACTCAGTATAATAAAACCCCTGAGGCACGTATGAGAGTAGGAGAGCGAAGTGCTAAGCTCTGGAAAGATCCTGATTTTGTAGCTAAGCAGGCCTTATATCAAAAAGAGCACCGGGGTGAGATACGGGAATCTGCTGCTAAGGCTCGTGGGTTTATCAGGAGAACTTTCTCTAAACTCCATCAGAGGTTTGAAGCGGCTTTAGTTGAAGCTGGTGTTCATGGGTTTCAACGAGAGTTCAGAGTGGGTTATTACCATATTGACGAAGCATTCTCTGAACTAAAGCTGGCTATAGAGGTTGATGGTTGTTACTGGCATGGGTGTTCTATCTGCGGTCTTACAGCTAATCCTGATATTGCAAAGTTGGACAAACGAAAGACCACCTATCTACTGAACCATGGTTGGACTCTTCTTAGGGTTCCTGAGCATGATTCAGGTGACTTTTCTGTTTGGGTTGATAGGGTCAGAGACCTTCTTGTGACCTTGCGAGGTGTCTATGAAACCGGAAGTTAGGTCCGCAATCAAGAGTGCTTTTCAGGCTGGTCTACTGCGGGTTAGATCAGTTACCCCTACTGGGCGTGTTACTAAGTCAAAGGTTACTGCAATCCTTAAGCATCCCTCTAGTGAGAAAGATTGCGTTCAAGTTACCTTACTGGATGGAAGACAGGTTATTGTTACAACAGACCATAGTTTGTTTTCAATGAGGGGTCTCCTCCCTGTAGCAAAGCCCTCAAATAAGTTTGAAGATCGTGAACCCATAGCTGTGGTTCAAGGAGACCTCCTAGGTAAAGAGCTAATTCTTGGGGTTAGAGAGGCGCTCTCTAGACCTTTTATGTATGATTTATCTGTTCCCGGTCCTGAGAACTTCGTACTGGCGAATGGGATCTTGGCCCACAATAGCTACTCGATTGGAGGTGTTTCTTTGGATCTTGAGAAGTCTGCTAAGTACAGTGATATGAAACAGAGCTTGATCGATCAATTCACCGCCCAGCTTGAAAGAGCCAAGGCTACTGTGAAGATCATCCGAGGCTTGCAGCAACCTCGCTACGGGTCGGGCATCCGGTCTAGTTTCGGCCCGTACGTCGGTAGAGGGGTGCTCGCCCCGGCAAAATTCCTGGGGGTGAGTTAGCGGCGGTTTTCTGGCTAACTTCGAGCATGAGTCTGAGTTGGTAGTTGCCTTTGCAGAGATTGGAATTGAGTGCTTAGTGGTATGGGAATCAGAGGTGAAGAAGGCCCCTGTTGAGACTCAAGCGAGAATCAAAGCCTTCCTCGGTGTATCCACCTAGGTGTTCGGGGTTCCTTTCGAGTGTAATGATGTCATGTCTCCTGAGGACATGGGTCGGTGCTTTACGGCTATCAATGAGGGTACGGCCATACTTGATAGAAGAGGGGCTAAGATCATCAAGGCGAACTTCTCTCATGGGACACTCAACTTGATACCTGATAGTGGCCCATCACTCTCCTACGTTATTCGAAGGGGCTGTGCTGGCTGCCCTGATTGATCCTTTTATCACCGATAGCTTAGTACGCGTACTCCCCATTTCACGGAGACAGCTCAAATGAGTGATCAGACCGAATCAAATCAGCCAAAATTAACCATAGCAGATCCAGTTGACGCGGAGACACTCAGGAAGTTTCAACAACTTCAGTCCTCAAGACTTCAAGTTGCTGACAGCCTCCTGAGTTTGGAACAGGACAAGATTCGTCTCATGCGAGCAGCTTCCAATATTGAGGCTGAGCGCCAGAGGTTGTTCGAGGGTGTCCTTATATCTCGGGGTCTTCCAACTAACTACCCTGTAGAGATTGATGCGAAGACTGGGGCTGTGAAGCCAGTTGAAGAGGCCATGGAGGCCTTCAATCAACAAGCAGCATCTCAAGCTCAAGCAGCTCTTCAAGCTCAGCTTGCGTCTAATCAGGCTCAAGCAGCCAAGGGGGCCCCTGGCAACTGATCCCATTCTGAGTGTGTCCGTATAAAGGGTTTTTCCCTTTATTAGGCTCCTCTTGTGAGGACCAGCCATGGCGGACGTAAGCAACCGAGATAGGAATCCACAGCTTGTTGAGTTGAACAAGCTTCCGTGGCCGGCCCCACCTCTGAATCTGTTCATGAGAGGTGGGGAGGTTGGAGTTATTGATCTTCTTTGGGATGACCCTGCCTATCTGACTCTGAATAGTCGGTTTAAGATTCTCGGGGTCAACGTTTATCGTAGCTTTGACTCTGAATTCGGGCCCTATCATCGAATTACTGATCTTCCAGTAGGGGCTAAGTTTTGGAGGGATCAGACTGACAACGAGCTCGTACCGGAAGAGGATGTAACTCGTCAGTTTATCCTCTTCGGTGAGGCCAGTACGGGCATGGATGGTCCTCGGTACGTCTTCAAGACTTTGAACTATCCGATTGTTGGTGAAGCCTCTCGAGGGGTTCCGACAAAGAATACTCAAGATGTAATGGTATTCGTCGATGGGGTTCAGGTGAGGGTCTTGGCTGTAAATGGGCAGACGGGGGAGGTTGAGATTGATGCCAACATCTATACGGACACCGCTCACCAGCAGAGGATTCTTCCTGTAGTTCCTACAAGTACTAGTCGTGTTACTTGTGCCTATCGATTTAAGAGGGATCTACTCAAGACTGACCTAAAACAACGAATCTTCTATAGGGTTACAACTGTTGGGATCCCAGCAAGCCACACTTGGGATGAGACTAATCCTGATAACCTCATTGAGACTCCTCTTGAGAGTGCATCAGCCACCAATAACTTTGAGATCGAGAAGTTAGACAATTATTGGAGGGAGGCGATCAGGAGAAACAGGTGGATTCTTGAACAGGGTGGTGAACGGGTTCGAGCTTATTTACGAAAAGTAGTCGGTCTCCCGTGTCTGTGTTATGACCAAACCCATAAACAACCCATTTCGGACTGCACCTTCTGTTTTGGAACTGGGGTCCTTGGGGGTTATGAGGGTCCCTACGAGATCATCATTGCTCCGGATGATGCCGATGTGAAGATTGCCCAGAGGGATATTGGCAGGACAGTCGAACACTCCTATGAAGTGTGGACTGGTCCACAACCAATCCTGAGTCACAGGGACTTTTTACTCAAGATCAATGGGGATCGCTACAGTATCGGCCCGGTGCGGATGCCCACCAATCGAGGGATGCTGCTCCAGCAACATTTTACCATTGGGTGCTTCGACGAGAAGGATATTCGATACAAGGTACCTGTTGCAAACCCAATCAAGTTTGTGGCTGTTCAATTCAGACCTCAAGGACCTGAGTTCGGATCTCCAACTGAGATTATGGACAAACCCAACATCCCAGAAGAGAGACAGTTGAGGGGTAGAACAAAGGCTTGGGAGAACTCTAATTACTGAGTCGATCTATGGACCGTCTTGCAACTATCTACGGTAAGCCTTTCCTCAAGGAGGTAGAGACCAGTCCAGACAAGGCGCTCAACCGTGTAAAGTTCAGTGTTCTCACCAGATTGAGGCTGAAGCTCGTTCAGTCTACCTTTTCTGATAGGGCAAAGAAGGCTTTATCAAAGTCACTTCAGGTAAAGCAAGGCCCATCGTCTCTTACGTTTTACTCGACCCACCCTGCCTTCATTCATCTAATGAGGGGTCAACGGAAGGGTCAAATGAGGTGGCTGACTAAGTCTCGAGTTCCGATCCCAATTATCACCGAGACAGGTGAACTGATTTTCCGGAGTGCCACTATCAAGTCAATGAAGGATGGCAAGTGGATCCACCCGGGTCGAGAGTCTTACGACTTTGTTGAGAAGGCCAAGAAGGAAGCAATAGTACAGATTCGGAAGGCTATTGTACTTGAAGTAAGAAAGATGGCTGCTGGTGTTGCAGCATCCGCCAAGAGATAACCAGAGAGATTATGAAGATGAATCCAGGAGATGTAGTAATAGTCAGCGGTATCACCAGTATGGTGGTGGTTACCGACATAAGCTTCAACGTACCTCACGGTAAAGTTACGTCGATACCTGGTGAACTAGCTCTAAAGTCTAGAGAGCTATGGGATCACATAAGTTGTGGCAAGATCTTCTGGCATAATAGACCAAGTACTCCTCAACAACAGGTAGCACCTAAGTCAACTCAGCCTTCTGTCATTGAGCCCCAGCCACTGGTGGCGCCCCCTATCTCTAATACCAACCTACAATCAGAACTCTCAAAAGTACAGGAAGAATCAGAGAGAGCTCAGCTGGAACTCTTGGAGAGGGTTGGAAGGTTGGAGGCTGAAAATGCTAGATTGAGAGCTGAGGGTGATAGAAAGTCTACTGAAGACGACAAGTTGAAAACCATTTTGGAAAAGTTGGATAATCTTTCCTCTTCCACGGTTCAGATTGTTTCTCAAGCTCAACCAAACCTAAGTGGTTATTCTGAGCCTAATACTGAAGAGAAAACCCCTTACTACATACCTACGTTGCCAGATGCGCGGAGCATCCCAGGTAGTATCACCCCTAAAGTCATACATACCGATGGTGTTGATGTTGAGAAGGCTAGTCAGGCCCTAAGGAAATTTCGGAAGCAGGGTGGTTAAAGTTCTTTCAATCTTCCCAGTTACGGAGAGGCTAGATATCCATGACGACTGATCCCAAGCAGGCACTTTTAGCACGAGCGGCTTCCATTCAAAGTAAGATCGCGGCTACAGTGCTCTGGAAGTACACAGACGAGGAGGGCAAGGACTTCTACCTCTCAGAGAAGAAAGTTGGAACGTTAAAGTCCCCGCACACTGGTAAGTCCTTTACAGCTAATCCTGAAAGATCTTCCCTCTCGGATGTTGGCAAGGAACTCAAGGAGGATGAGGCCAAGGTCAAGGGGGCTCTCTGGAAGTATACCGATGGTGACGGATCCACCTTCTACCTTCCGGAGCGGGTCACCGGAACGTTGAAGTCTCCCTACACAGGAAGAAGCTTTACCCCAAAGGGTGAGAAGATGAACTTTGGGGAGATCAACAAAGCTGAGAAGACAGCTGCAGCTTCCACGGTCTTGTGGAAGTATGTGGGGGACGATGGGGTAACTTTCTATCTTCCTGAGAAGAGGGCTGGTATGATGCGAGATCCCTTTAGCGGGAGTACCTTCCCTGGCCATCCAGTTCGAGTTAACCTCACTGCGGTTGCCAAAGAGCTTAGAGCTCAAGGTAACAAGACCAACGTTATATGGCAGTACACGGACTCGGATGGGCAGAAATTCTACATGGCTCTTCGTAGGAAGGGTTCTATGAAGTCTCCTTATACCGGAAAGTCGTTCATTGCGGATCCCGAGAGGCTAGCGTTGGGCGAGGTTGGGGAGCCAACAGAGCCAGTTTATGACCCCAGAGAGGCCGAGCTTCAAGAGTTACAAGCTTTGCTGGCCTCTAAGGGATATGACCCGAAGGACGCTATCATTCTTCAAGCGGAGGGGGTGGGGCCATTTGAGTTGGTTGAAAGACTCAAGGAGCCCGATGGTCTCGAGAGGTCTCATGCTCTTGTGAAACTTGCCGCCACAGAAGTTACCGCAGCCCTGACTGCAGCCGAGAAGAAGGTTGTTGATGCCTTCTATGAGAGGAAACCGGCTCATGGTGGGATGCTCACCACTGATGGCAAGGAACTCGAAAAGAATGGACTGGGAGGCAAGAACTTCGCTAAGTGGGAAGGGGACAAGATCGTGGTCGATGATAGTCGACCTGAGGTGAAGAATGACGAAGAGATCCTTCGTTATATGAAGAAGTCAATTCCCGCCAACACCCTAGCCCCTCACCTATGGTTCAGAAAGTCTTCAGTCATTGCAGAGGACTTCATCACTGCTGGTGATGAACACCCCGCTATCGTGGCCATAGGTAACGCATTCAATGAGGTTTTAGCTGCGCTAGGTGAGGCTCAGAAGAGTGCTTTCAGTCTCAAAGAGGCTGGTGAGGGTTCTACTCAGTACCCGGCTCTCCTGTTGGCTGGGCTACAGCCAAAGGTTAAGAGGTTAGCCATTGTTGCAGCTGTCATCTCCAAGCAATTGGAAGATAGGCTGACATGACTGATTCAGACTTCTTTCGTCCGAATCCAGAGCATCCAGGTGTTAGTCCAACCAACACCCCACCGGATGATGCCACTTTCGTGATCTGGCAAGATCCATCGTCATACAACCCCTTCTTTCATGGGCCACCTTACTTGCCCGGAATGAAAGTTCGAATGGACAAATCAGCCTCGATGAAGACAGCACACACCATTGCTTCCAAGTTAGCCCACGGTGAAGGTCTTGGGTTGCCTACAGCCCTCGTGTTCGTGAGAGCTTTGGCTCAGATCCATCAAGGACACCACTGGCTGACTTATGGGGATACTTACTACGCCGATCACCTCCTCTTCGAAAGGCTCTACAACGAGACTGCTGAGGAAGCAGATCAGATTGCCGAGAAGGCTGTTGGATTGGGTTGCCCTAAGGACAAGCTGCACCCGGGACTTCAAGCTTCGTTGATTGCCAAGACCGTGCACATGTTCTGTGGTGATGGTCTTGCCCAACAAGAGATTAACCCACACGTTTTCATGGAATCAAGCCTCAAGGCTGAGGAACACTTCATCTCAAGCTTGGCTGCTATCGCTGCCGAGATGAAGAACCATGGTGAGCTTACTCGAGGGGCAGACAACCTTCTTGCAGGAGTTGAGGACAAGCACGAGTCACACGTGTACCTTCTCAAGCAGAGACTCATCTCAGACCCTTGGAAGGTCTGAGCTAAATCAGACAGATAACAGATGAAAAGGTAGACCTATGTCAAATGGATCAAAGTACGGAGTAGGGTTAGATGTCGGCACAATGAACTTCATTTGTGCCAGAAATACTGCAAGTGGTGGAATTGACATTCAGGTGATGAGGGATGCCTTCATCGATTTGGATCTCGATTCCAAGAAGACCCTGAAGATGAGTGGGGTTAGTCATATAGAGCTCCCAGATCAATTGATCGTATTGGGTGAACCAGCTCTTCAGATGGCAAATCTATTCAAGAGGGAGGTACGCAGGCCTCTCTCTAAAGGGTTGATTTCCCCCGGTGAGCTCAAACTTCATGTGGTCCTTAACAAGTTGATTTTCTCAATTCTCAAAGAGCCTTCAGTTACAGGAGAGCACTGCTACTACAGCGTGCCAGCGGAGCCCATGGATCTTCCTGGCCAGGATGTTGCCTACCACACCGAAGTATTCAAAAATATCTTGGAGGTCAGTGGGTACAAGGCTCATCCGACGAATGAGGCCATGGCGATCATCTACTCTCAGTGCTCTAACTCTAATTACTCCGGGTTAGCGATCTCTTTTGGTGCAGGCTTGTGTAACGTGGCTCTTGCGTTTAGAGCTGTGATGGGCACTAGCTTCTCAATTTCCCGTGGGGGTGGTGATTGGATTGATGAACATTCGGCTAAGGCGGTTGGATCAACGGCTTCCCGTATGTGCTCAATTAAGGAGCGTGGTGAGTTTAATCTATCGGATCCACCCAAGGATAACCAAGATGCTGAGGCTATTGCTCTGTATGTGAGAACTCTGATCCACAACTGCCTAGTGGATATAGCAAAGAAGGTTAGAAAAGATCAGAGTGGGGTAGAACTGGATGACCCGATCCCAATCGTACTAGCAGGTGGGACAACCCTAGCTAAGGGTTTCTTGGATGTCTTCAATGAAGAGTTCGAGAAGGAAAAGGTTAAGGGTTTTCCACTCAAGATTTCTGAAGTTAGGCTAGCAAACGACCAAATGAATGCAGTTGCACAAGGTCTCTTGGTTCTCGCGAATCAAGAGTACGACTGATGTACTATGAAACCTTGTAGTAAATGTGGTAGCCCTGAACGCGATAAGTGGGGTCACTGTATGGTGTGCTCTAAGCGTCGTTCTAATAAACGCTACCACAATCTAAGTGAAGAGGGTAAGAGGGCCCACAACCAAAAAACCTATCAATCTAATAAGGTTGATAGGTGCGCACACTAGAGAGGCCAGGGTCCAATTTACTATTACTTATTATCATCGTTGAAGAGGAGGCTCATTCTTGAGCTTCAGGATAGCTTTTCTCGTCATCCAGTATATGAGAAGGTAGTTCCATTTATACAAAATAAGTATGCATTCGACGAACGACCAGCATTCGGTATCGTTGTTAAGGGGTCCTCTGCAAACAACCTGAAGTTGTCTGCTCAAAACCTGTTAGGGACTGTTGAGAGTCACGTCATGCTGTCCTACTTCGATACCCCCTCCTATATCTTGGAGTGGGTAAAGGAGGATGTGAATACAGTAAAGGCCAACGGGGGTTCGATGCCGATTCCAGCGGGGGTCTATTATATAGAGTGCCTGGACGCTCCGACCAACCCAAATGAGATAGGGCACTTCGTAATAGACCCCCTTTTGACCGTGACTGATTTTCCGTTGCTTCAGGTTGTGTCCGGGGTTGAAAGCCATGCTCTTATTCAGCCTCCTCCGATCCAAGGTACACTTCGGATCTGGATCAATAGAAAGTTGCCGTTCTATGAGGGTAAAGACTACACGGTAGATTACTCAACAGGTGAGATAACCATTACGGCGGATTTGTTGCCAGGTCAGATCTTGACCGCTGATTATCGTTATCCAGTGGAGTCAATTGGGCCTATTGAGTGGAAGTGGAACACCGCGGACTGGAGGACTCTTCCAGGAGTTATCCTAGCCTTTGGAAAACGAGGTAAGAAGGGGGACAAAGTTGCGGTTGTTGTCTATGATGACCGTGTAGACACCGCGACAGCCTATGGTGGGAAGTTCGAGGTATCGTTTGACATCGATATCATAGCTCAGGACCCCATGCAGATGGAAGAGATGGCCGACTATGCTCACATGTCTCTTTGGAGTGAGAAGAGACCCAACCTATCCTTTGAGGGGTTGGAGATCACTGAAATATCGATCGGTGGTGAAGCCGAAGAGGCTTATGATGAGGTGTCCGACACCTTTTACTATACAGCCTCGATGAGTATCCAGGTCCAGTCAGACTGGGAAGTTCACATTCCGCTACCTTTCACGATCAGTGGGGCTTCGGCTGCAACTCAACCGGATGGGACCTCTGGGATTAAGGTTATTTCTGATACTGATCTTTTCTTTTCAACGGTACCCATCATCGTTGGTAGAAATGCAAACTATGAACGAATTACATGAAATGAGACCACGATGCCAAAGTACACATTTGAATGTCAGATATGCGGAACAAGATTTGATCGGACCCTGAAGATGGGTGCACATCCGACTCACGAGTGCCCATCTTGTGCTGACGATGCCCCAAGGCTATTCGATGGAAGTAGTTTCGGGTTTGGCTTCGCACCAGGGGGTTCAGCTCCGGCTAACTCTGGAGTTCATGACCAAGATTACCCTACTGCTGACAAGATTGTTGGGCGTAGTGCTGAGGAACGTTGGTCAACCTATAGAAATCGGGATCGTGTCAAGCGAGAAGTCCGCACGGTAGGTGAGAGTCCTGCACTATCTAGAGTTGATGGTGAAGGTTATACCGAGTACCTTGCAATGGGCCCAGCTGAAAGGGAGGCCAGGGGTAGACTTGTGGACTATGCAGTAACAATGGAGAAGCAACCTGAAGCTAAAACTAGCATATAAAGGCTCAACTTCGCTGCTGCCTCTTTTCTGTTTCTAATATTGGCTAACTGCTAAATATTTCACTTGTAACCTCTTTAAGGCCAAAGACTCGACAATGCCTGAGATCTTGGTCTACATAGCAGTGTGCAATCCCAGTGCGAAGTTTTACTTCGGGATCACCTCAAATTATCTTAAACGCCGGGTGAGTCGACATATCAGTAGTGCCAGTCGAGGTGCCTCTAACTGCAGACTTCATAGAGCTATCCGCAAGTATGGCCCGGGGAGTTTTACTTGGCACGAGATCACCTCAGTTTCAACTTGGGAGAAAGCTTGTGAGATTGAGAAGTTCCTGATTCAGTTTTTTGACACCACAGATAGAGAAGTTGGGTATAACCTGACTTCTGGTGGAGAGGGTTCATGGGGCCTAACCCCTTCTGATATTGCTAAAAAGAAGATATCCGATAAGCTCAAGTCTTGGCACCAATCGGATGATCCCTCTGCTGCTCGGCTCAGGGCTAAAGTCAGTTCTGTAAGAAAGAGCATGGCTATGTCTGATGAAACCAGAACCAAGATCTCCTTGGCCAGCACTCATCGCACATTGTCTGCTGAGTCTAGAGCAAAACTTAGTGAATCTAAGCGCAAGTATACAGATAGTATAGTAGCTACTGTTACTTCAGAGGCTAAAATCATTGGTTTTCATGCTGCTGAGAGGAAGTTTGGAATCCCACGTCAAACGATAACTCGTTGGTTATGGAGTTCTGAACACTTGGAAGAGTCACGCCAGAAGGCTAGAGTGAATTCTAAGAAGTGGTACCACCTAAATCACTTATCTCCCTGTAGTGTTAGTGTAGTCCCAGACTAGATCAAATCAAATGAGCATCAAGTAAAGACCCTTTATCAGATCCAACTAGATTAAATCGTACCAAATGTAGATCAATCGTTCTAGTTAGGAGATTTACCATGAGTTTGGGACCATTTTCGACATATGTTCAACCAGGTGTTTACTCCCGCACACTAACCGATGCAAACGTTGCAGCCCTCGTAGCTGGCATTCGTATTCCCTTCATAATCGGTGTAGGTCAAGAACAACTCCAGGTAAGCGACCTCGAGATGGTTAGAGGATCTTCCTCTACTCTTGACGAGCAGATCGTCAATGAAGACGTTTCCGCTGAATGGATTGTGGACACTACAAATCCAAGTAACCCGATTTTGGGTGCTCAGGATGGTACCCGAACTCAGTTCAGAGTTCGGAACACTCCGATAGTTGATGGTGAGGGCTTCGGTCGAGTCACAAACGATGTTCGAAATGTGACCGTTACCGTCAATGGCTCTCCTGTCGCGGTGGGGTCCGTCAATGGCTCTGCTGGTATCCTAACCCTTCAAGTACCACCTCAGCCATCGGACACCGTTCGGGTAACATACTTCTTCCACCGTTCTGACACGGCCTTTACGGATAATGTGTCCTATCAGGTTAGTGAGGCCCCTCAGACGATCATCACCCCTGGTTTTGGACCGTTCAACATTATCACTGGTGTGAATGACACCCTTCAGGTAGCCCTCAATGGTGGATCCCTACGGACAGTTGTATTCCAGGCTTCTCCCACTGCTTCTACTGCAAGCTTAGTGACTCAGATCACAGCAGCCTTGGGTGTTGGAGTTGCATCAGTATTCACTGACAATCAAAATGCAACTCACCTACAGCTCACAGCGGTCTCCTCGATTCAGATCGGTTCAGGAAATGCAAATGGCATTCTTGGTCTCTCGAGTAATCAGCTTGTGAGTGGTAACACTCAGTTCAGGGTGTTCCAACGCCCGATCGTCGACGGAACCTCTGGTGGTATCACCACAACTGACACCTCAAAGGTTGTCGTAAAGGTGAACAACGTCCAGGTAATCCCCTCAGCTGTGGATGGTACCAACGGTATTGTAACTTTGACTCTCGCGCCTCCTCCAGGAGCCGTTGTTACGATCAACTATTGGGCGAATACCTGGCAGGATACTTTCGACTATTTGCCAAACCCGTTGGTGACTAGTGTCATCAGGGCAGGCATCAGTCCTGGACGTTCCGACTACATTCAGGGTGCGGACTTCGTCATTAAGAACCCGACTCCGGATGTCTCGATTGTCCACTGGGGTACCAGTTATTCGGTATCCTCTACGTTGCAGACTCCTGGTGCAACCCCTTTCGACAACACTCAGATCATTCCGACTCTTGTTGATAACAAGATGTATCTGGCACCTTGCACTAGGTTTGCAGATACTTCGGTCATCCCAGCTGTGATCAGTAACACAGTGTTTCTATTGCCTGAGATCCCCACCACAGGTAACGGTAGAGACACGACTTTGGGCTCTGCCCTCTTCTCGTCAGTTACCAATAGCCGACAAGATGTGGTCACGAACCGTCCCGACTTGGTCATTGCTCGAGTAGGTCGAACCCTCTCGGATGCCTTAGGTCATCCAGCAGCTACCGTAGTTGCAGTTGACGGTTCAAACCGAAAGATCACTCTGAGGGATTCTATTCCGGCTGATTGGAATGTCTACGCGACGTTCTATTACAACCGAATCGAAGATGATACCTATATCCTGACCAATACGGTTGCCGGCCCGGTAGGGGTTGGGCAGTACACCGTGTTCTCCTCACTCTTGAATACGAACCTATACCAGGTTCGATTCGGAACCAAGGGTGGACTCTCAGAGATCGTGCAGTGGCCCCGTGGTGTTGAATATATCCCGGATGCACTCTACACGGGAGCTGGGGCACCAGTTTCAGAGACCGTTACAGTGACCTTTGGTCAGGCTCCGGCACGCAATGCTGTCTACACGAACGAAGGGGCCCAGCCTTACTCGTTCTACTCAGCTTCAGCGACTTGGATCACCAATGTCAATAGTACTCCGGTAAGCACCAATCTACTTACAACAAGACCTGCTACTCTGGTTAGTCAGGCAGTTGTCCTCACCGGCGGTGATGTTGTATTCACCACTGGGGTAGATGATGTCCTGAACCTAGTGATTGATGGGGTTGCTCATACAGTAACCCTGACATCAGGAACCCCATCAACAGTTGCATCGGCTATTAGTGGTGTTATCACTCCCGCCACTGCAACAGCTATACCGGCATTCGGCGGAACCTCAACCTTCTTCCTGATCAAGAGCAACACGACCCCTGGGGCACTTCCCGGTGGGTTTGATTCTGTCAGCTCAGTTTATGTTGCTCAAGGCACGGCAGAGACCCTACTTGGGTTCAAGACCTTTGAACAGGCTCTTGGAACTACAGGATCCGTCAACAAGCCTGCAACCATCTTGGGAGCAGTTGCAGAACCCTTTACAGTTGTTGCCGGTGTGAATGACACCTTCCAGGTGAGGCTCAATGGGGTTGACTTCACAACAACCCTCTCTAATGGGATTACACCAACCACGGGGTACACTGGGACTAATTGGACGACAACCTACAATACCTTCACCCATACGGCTGGTGTTGGTAATGTAGCAGCTTTGGTTAACCCACTAGCTGCTATAATTAGTGCAGTCTACACCATTACCATTACCATCACGTCAACAGCTGGTACAGTTGACGTAGTCTTTGGTGGTGTCACAACTGCAGGGGTAGCGGACACAACTGTGATTTCGGTTACAGCTACCAGCACTGGTTCGTTGAGCATTATCCCAACAGCTACCTTCGATGGTACGATTTCGATTGACATCGAGTCAATGTCAGCGAGTGTAATTGCTAAACAGATCAATGCCGTAGTAACCTCACAAGGTTCGGCTACTGACGGTACTCTAGCAAATGCTGGTAAGATCCGGATCACAAGTAACACCAATCAGACTCAGTCTGCAGTTCTGATTGGTGATGGTACAGCGAATACCCTCCTTGGGTTCAGCCAAGGATCTTTCGCGAGCCAGACTTTGGTATCGGCTCAAGAGGTAGTTGACTCCCTCATGGGCACATCTGGGTTCGATACTGGTGCAGTTGCCTATCCGTCAACCCTCAATGGCCAGACTTATGTCACCATTGAGTCCCTGACGACGGGCATCACCAGCAGCATTGGGTTCGTAGCCTCTACGGCCTTCAATACCCTCACTGGGACTGGAATTGTTCCTGGGATCTCTGGGGACGATGGTGAGGATGCCACCGACAAATTTGCGGTTACCTCTTCGGATACGGTCAATGGATCATCTGGTATAGGGTACCCAGGTCAGACCTATACGGATGCTCGTACAGGCCTTAGGTTCACGATTCTACCGTCTACCACTGGGCACTACGACAGTGCAGGCCACTTCACCCTGATTGCTTCACAGACATTCTCTGTGAATCCAGGAGCGCCATTCTATTCAATTCCGGGCCTCGAGACCATCGTGGCCAATACGGTTGGGATTGGAGTGAATGACACAGCTAACATCGAGACGTTCAATCCTTCTGGGGTTGAGCCCGCCAACGGGGATTTCTACTTCATTAGTTACTACTACATGAAGCAGGACTTCTCGACGAAGCTGTACTCTCAGTTCAAGACTATTGAGGGTGTTTACGGCCCACTCAATGCTGAGAACAGGGTTACTCTGGGTGCCTACTTGGCCATCCTCAATGGTGCTGTTCTTGTCGGGATCAAGCAGGTTCTCAAGGTTCCAAATACGAACCAGGCCTCTGCACAGTCCTTCATAACGGCTATTCAAGGGTTGGCTGCTCCTCTTCCCGGTAACGTCAAGCCTGACGTCATTGTGCCCCTCAGCACGGATACAGCAGTGTACTCGTACCTGACTCAGCACTGTGAAGTCATGTCAAACATTCGCAACCAGAGTGAGCGGATGGGTATGATCGGATTTGCCAGTGGAACAACCCCCACCGTGGCTCAGACCATTGCGAAGTCCTTGTTCAGTTCGAGAATCGTGGCTCTCTACCCGGATTCGGTAGTAGTCACCTTCACCGACGAGCTCGGGAACACCTACCAGTCTCTGGTGGATGGGACCTTCTTCGCGGCGGCCGTCGCCGGTGCTGTGTGCTCCCCGGCTGTGGATGTTGCTACCCCGTACACGAGGCGTCAGCTCCAAGGGTTCACCCAGATTCCCAGGATCATGGATCCGGTCGAAGCCAATCAAACGGCCACGGCTGGTATCACAATCCTGGAAGATCTGCAGCCGATCATCCGGATCCGTCAGGGTCTCACGACCAACATGACGAACATCCTGACCCGGTTGCCCACGGTAACCCAGATCGCTGACTACGTCTCGATCAGTTCCAGGTCAGTCCTTGACGCGTACGTAGGTACCAAGTTCCTGTCGAGTCGAACCAATGAAGTCGAGGTCTCGATGACCTCCCTCTTCAAGCAGTTGATCCAGCAGGAGATCGTCTCGGCCTTCACCGGTATCGCCGCTACGGTAGATCCTAATGATCCAACGATATTGAATGCTGTAGCATATTATGCTCCAATTTTTCCCTTGCTCTATATCGTCTTAACATTCAACCTTAGAGCTAGGATCTAGGTCCCAAGAAACCTTTATTGATTCAAGCACTTACAAGGTAGTTCAAGACATAATATTGACAGACCTCACTTTGGTGGTATCCATACCGAAGTGAGGTTTAGTCATGCCCGTTGGTAAACACTCTTCTACCACCCCCTTAGATACCTACTCACTGTTTGAGTCTACTGAGGGTTTCAAGGCAATAGCAAAACGTCTCGAGGTCTCTCCCAACACTCTACGAAAGTGGTGGGTTGAAAAGTTTGGGCAGGAAGCTTTTGATTCTCGTGGGAATAAGTTACAATCAGCAGCAGCAGTCGCTTGTGGGCGTAGTAGGGCTGGGTCAACCCATAAGATGAAAGAGGTAGTGGAACCTTGTGCGGAATGTGGTACCCCTACTTCAGTAACCATACTTTCAAGGTCTAGACTAAGCAGAGTTACTTGCCCTACCTGTTCCGATAGAGAACGAGGGGTTGACCGTCAGTGCCCGGTGTGTGGTCTTGGGTGTTCTGGTTCAAAAGGACTTTCAATGCATCTAGCTCAAGTTGCTGATGTGAATCACCAGGAGTACCTACAAGTTCAAGAGGACCTGACTTGGGAGGGGAAGATTGAAAGTAAGGATTACGTGACCTGCCTTCTTTGCGGACACAAGTCAGTAACCCTAGCTCGCCACTTGTTGGCAGCACATAAGATTAATGCTGGTCAATACAGGATGCAGTTCCCAGAGGCCCTTATTCGTTCTGAAGCTTTGACAGTACTCCGTGGGGTGTCAGCGAGAGAATCTCATGAAAAATTCCCTACAAAAGGGAAGACGAAAACCATATTATGTTCAGGTTGTGACCAAGAGATTGAAGTTTCAGCATTTTTTGCCTACTCTACTCATGATTCTCGATGCCCAGAATGTAAACAAGCTGATCTTGAAGCAGCAGACTTATCCAAATGGGATGGTAAGTCAGAACCGGAAGATTATGTGACTTGTCAAGTCTGCGGTTACCAAGCAGAGAACCTAACCTCTCACGTTAACAGTGAGCATCGAGAGCTAGTCGGGCGGTATGAGGCTATTCACCCAAACTTCAAACTCATAGCTCTAAGTTCTAAAGTTCACGGTCCTTCAGCTCTTAGAGGGCGAAAACTATCCGATGAGGTGAAGGCTAAGATGTCTGCTAGTGCCGGATGGAATCGTGGTTTGACCAAAGAGACTGATGTACGTGTGGCTAATGCAGCAGAAGCCATGAAGGGTCGGGCTTCATGGAGCAAGGGTCTCACTAAAGAGGATCACCCTAGTCTCCAAAGCACCTCAAATAAGCTCTCACTTATCAAAACTGGGGTTCCGAATGATGCAACAAGGTTGGACCTAGCCTTGATTGACTTTACTCCGTATCTTGATGAAGTTGGTGCTGTGGATCTTAAGACCATGGCAGAAGATCTCGATATTTGTGACCCAACTTTGAGAAAATACATGGATGTTATTGGACTTCGTAGCTCTACTAAGTATGTAGACGCTAGAGTGGAGCGGCAGATCATTAGGTTGGAAAAAGAAGACTTAATACCTTTTAGGTTGAAGAATGGGAAAGTAGTTGTAGCCTCCGCTATGGTTGGACTCAAGAAGGACTACAAGGTTGTAAAGCGCGAGTGCACACGACATGGTTTGGAGACATTTAGTCATAGTATTCGTCAAACTATCTGTCTTGATGCGGTGTCAAAAGCTTTAGGTGGCGTACCATTCGAACAAGAGTGGAAGTCTTGGAGATTCGTAAACCCACCATCAGGTCATCGTTTTCGTTTTGACGGTTACTTCCCATCTCATAACTTGATAGTGGAATTTCATGGGTGGCAACATTGGGTATTCCCATCGGTGTATATCAAACGAGAGGAGCTCTTCTTCGCACTCCAAGAGCGCGATAGGATCAAGGAGAACCTGATTCAATCCGACCCAGTGCTCAGGTACTTCTTGGTTCGGGAGGACGAACCCTATGCAGACCCCGAATATATTCGAGGAAGGTTGATTGACGAGGGGTTTTTGGAGCCCGGTAAGTAAAACCGTTTGCCTTTCTATTGAAAGCCATCTACGTAGATCCGGAGAATCTGATGACCCAGACTATTGATGAGAGCCCAGCCCAAGCCAACTTGTTTGCTAGGGCTCGGAATAACCCTCTGTTGGTTCCGATAGCCTCAACGGTGAGAGCTGCTGCGCCGCCTGCTGATGGTGAAGATGAGCCCGTTGGTGAGTTTCAGGTCGCCGAGTACATCATCTTCCTGTTGGCTCTGGATACGTACGAGAGGTACGCAGAAGAGACCTCTGGGGTTGATAATACCGAAGATGCTCTCATCAAGAAGGGTCTTCACATCCTTCGGATGGCGGATACCCAACTTGATGCTTACGGGGACTTCCTCGAGAGTCACTTAGAAAAACCATCACAGAAGGCAATGCTTCGGAGAGCTCTGAACCTGAAAGCCTTCAACCCAGCGGGAGCCGCTCGAAGGGCCTTGCAGTTCAGGACCCTCCTTACTCGAGGGGGTACTGCAACTGTGAAGGGGATCTTGGAGAACCCCAAGTACGTTCGACAGGTCAAGCAATCCATTGCCGCCTCCATGTTGGACGATGCAGACAAGGCTCTCGACATATTTGCTGCAATTCCGATGTTGAACATTCGGATGAGGGACTGGATTGATGATGCGGCTAAGCAGGCAGGGTCAGGTCAGTTTGCTCCAGAGCCGGTGGACAGTGCTTCTAATGAGATCCAAGACTCCATAGCTCTCACAACTACGAGTATCAAGGAATCGGCTGCGGTTGGAGCACAAGAGACTCAGATCACCCAAGACTCCCGATCGGCAATGTTGGCTACTGTTCAGGTAAATGCTACCGCTGCGGCCAAGAAATCTCTTGATATTAATCAAAAACCTGATGAGCCTCCAAAGCAGTCCGAGGTTGTTGGTATTGCCACTGCGGTTGCAGTGGCTGCCATCAGTGACCCAAATATTCTCCAAAACATACCAGTACCATTGCAGCATCTGGATGATGAGCAGAGGGCAGCAGCTCTCACCGGTGGAAGGGTTCGAGTAGCGGCTGGCGCCGGTAGTGGGAAGTCGACGACCCTGGTATCTCGTATCGAGTATCTAGTGAAGGACGGAAGGGTCAACCCTGCTCGAATCATGGCTTGTTCTTTCAACAAAAAGGCAGCAGTTGAGTTGGAGGACAAGATCAAGGGCAAGCTCAGTGGTGTGGTTGGTACCACTGGGGTGCAGGTTGGGACTATGCACGCCTTGTTCAAGAACCTAATCGGTACTACTGGGAAGCCTGGGTTTGGGACCCCAGAGGAGAAAGCGATGCTTACTCCTCCGAGATTAGTAGCCCCTCCTTGGGGTAAGCAGAAAACCATCAACCCTTCTAGCCTTTCATTAACCATCCGAAATATGTGGATGGAGTGTGGTCCAGATGCTTTGGTATCTCGCTACGGGTACCCCAGGAAGTGGGTAGAGAATCCACCTCAGGCAAAGAAGGCAGGGTTACTCCTCAACGCTTGGCGTGGGAATGATGTGACTCTCGAGCAGGCTAAGGCATCCGTCAACTCACAAGCTGAAGCTCAGGCTGTGATCTGGTACGAGATGTACTTAGGGCTTAAGGGGGATATCCCTGGTTGGCTTCCCCCGTGTAACCCATCCAAGCCGTACGAGAGTTTCATGTCGAAGAACCGTAGGGGCAAGGAGCGCCTAGGGGATATGGATGACATGCTCAAGATCCTGAGGGACATCTTGAGACGTGATCCGAAGGCTAAGGAAGTCATGCAGGGTATGTTCGATCATATCCTCGTGGATGAAGCTCAAGACCTCAATACGGTTCAGCACCAGATCTTTGGTATGCTCTCTGAGCATATTCCACAAGACTCCAAGGACAAGTCAATTTGGATGGTTGGTGATGAGAAACAGGCAATCTACCAGTTCCGTGGGGCCAAACCAGAGCTATTCCAGAACTTAGATGAGGGTTGGACTCTTCGCACCATTCGAACCAACTACCGGTGCCAACCTGAGATTGTGGAAGCTGCCAACAGACTCATCGAGCGTGACAGTGACGGAACGGTGATAGCTTCTAAGTCTGATCCGAGAAAGAGTCCGGGCCAAGCTTCTATTCAAGTGAATGTTCCGGATTCCAATGTTGAAGCTGCTATTGACACCATTGGGCGGTACCGAAAGGATATCGACGAGGGAGCTGCTACAGAGGACTTCGCAGTATTAGCTAGGACTAATGCTGAACTCAACGACTTCGAAACAGCTTGCATCATCAATGAGATCCCCTACATTCGTAGAGGTGGAAGGGGTTTTCTTGAGGCACCCGAATCCAAAGCGGTACTTGGGTACATTGATCTAGCAACCGGGAATGACTATGAGAAGATGAGGGACTCTCTCATCTCTATTCTTACCAAGCCTGATCGTGGGGTGCGCCTAAGTCACAGTGACCTAGAGAAAGCAGTAGACGAAGCCCTTGATGAGGTAGCTCGCAAGCAGAGGGTAGACGTGAGGAATGTCAGACCTGACATCTTGCTGGACTCTCGTTATGTACGAGTATTGGCTGACCGTCTTAAGATGCCCTATAGGGCAGCCATCGTAGATTCTATGGTACGTAAGGGGAAGAGTATAAGTACTGCAGAATATGCCTATGGTCGTATAGTTGATGACCTAGCAGATGCCCTACGTGGGATAGCTCCTGGTATCAGAGACCTTCAGGAGTACATTGAGGGTAACCACACGACGGAGGAGCTCCTCAATTACATCTTGGATAATACCAGCTCAACGGTCAAGAGTTGGGATTCCGCAACCAGAACAGAATCCTTTGCAACCGCAACTTTGCGAGAGCAAATCTCTGAGGATGCCGCTATCTATTCCGATGATGAACAGGACGTAGAAGATGAGGATGACAAGGAAACTGACGTCCATAATGAGTTAGGCGAGGAGGGGCTTCTTAAGGTTAAAGAGAAGTCTAATCAAGGTAAGGGGCTTGGGGCTGTCCAGTTCCTGTTCTCATTGGCTCATCCCAATGAGAACGACCAGAAAGAAGCAACTGATCCAGCCTTAGCCCATGGCTACATCAAAAAGCTGGCTAGGTACTCGAAGCTCGCGGCTACCCTTAGAGTAGATCCTGCCAAGTGGGAGAAGAAGCAACAGGAGTTACCTCCAGGACTAAGGAAGGAAAAGCCTCCGGCTATCACGCTCTCTACGGTTCATTGCTCACCCCCTGATGAGTTGATTCTAACCACCGATGGCTGGGTTCCGATAGGGGAGTTAAACCAGTCTAAGCATCGCTTAGCTTCATATATGAAGGGGTGTAACCAACTTTTTTGGGGTCGTTCGGGTAAACGAGGGCCGAGGAGTAAGACAACTACCCACCATGAAGGTTATGCTTTTGTTAGGGGTAGTCGTCCTTATAGTGGGGATCTTATCAAGGTTGTGACTGATAGTAGTACGACAAGAGTAACCCCTAATCATCGTTTGTTGGTGAAGCTATCGAACAGCTTCATGAATAAATACGTTGTGTATCTAATGCGTCGTGGGGATTGGTGGAGAGTTGGACACTGTGTTTCTGCTACACGCCCCTATAAGGCTGGTGGGGTTGGTGGTCGTTTAGGTACAGAGAAAGCTGATGCAGGTTGGATTTTAGGTGTGTTTTCTACAAAGGCGGAAGCCATGAAGATGGAATGCCTTATCCAAGGCATTTATGGGATCCCAGGGGTGACCTTCGAAGCCTACCAGGATACAAAAGGAAATGGACGAATTCTTTCTTCGGGTCAGCTTCATGCTATACATGAGAGCACCAAATCCTACGTTGCTCCAAGGGCTTTGAACTTGCTCAGAGAGTATGGTCTTGATATCAAGTACCCACTCTATGTTAGGGGTCTTGGTCCAGAGAAGAAGAACAATTATAGTGTTGCATTCTTGATTAGAGCATGTAACCTCTTGAGTGGTTACATGGAACTTCCGGTGGTATCATCGGAGTTCGTTACAGGTGTTGGGACTAAGAAGGCTTGGACCAAACCTTGCTGGAGTGTTCTTCAGGTTGAAAGAGAGCCCTATCACGGAGAGGTGTTCAGTCTTCGGGTACTACCTCACGAGTATTACGTGAGTGGTGGGGCAATCGTACATAATTCGGTAAAGGGGGCTCAGTGGCAGAATGTGGCAGTGGTCATGCCCAAAGGGCTCTTTCCAATGGAGAGAAAACCTAAGCCCGATGATCCACCTCCGGATCCAGTTCAGGAAGCGTCTCGGATGAAGGCTGAACGCAACCTAGCCTATGTGGCCTTGACTCGAGCAGCAGTCAATCTTGAGATTACCTGTCCGAAAGGGATGAGCCCCTTTGTTTTTGATGCAGGTCTGGCACCTGGTGAGAACGTATCCAAACCAGGTGTTGAGCCGCAAGAGGTGGCTAAGGAATCCTCTGCTGATCCAGTAGACTCCATTTACTCTGAGGAGCTTTGAGATGGCTTACGTTGAAGTAACTCTGAAGGAGATGGAAACTTTCCTCAAAAGGGGTTTCCGAGCATTGAGGCCTGAGGAGGGATCATTTCGAGGGCAGGTTATATATGACTTGTCATTGAGCCCTTCAGTAGTTATTCGAATCTACACTTCAATCATGAAGAGTGGTTACTCAGCGGGAGCAGGGGATGACTCTATTAGAGTCGTATTCCTCGGAGTTAAAATTGACAAGCCACTTGTTGGAGGTTCATTTCTTGTAAAGAGAACCAATAACTGGCGTAACTCCTTACAGGACAAGATTGAAGAATACCTGGAGTTGTACGAGGAGAAGGCTGAATACTGGGATCAGCGTGGTAATGCTGCACCTGGTTCAAAGGGGCCGCCAGCTTCAGATAAGCAGATCAAGTTCATCCTGAGCATGGCTTCTCGAGCTGAGGAGGTCCAATGGGATGATACTGGGCTCTCGTGGCCGGTGGATCAGGATGCAATCAAAGATCTTACCTCAAAGGAAGCCAGCAATGTCATCACCATTCTTTTAAGTCACGGACTTGGAGCTCGGTTTGCGAGTGAGCAGATCTATTCAGGATATAGCTCTGGTGAGGTGGCGGACATCCCAGTTCCGGATCGCATTGCTGGGGTACCCATCTCTAATGTTCGAGACATCGTTCGAGCAGCTGTCCAGAAGTCTGGTTGTGATGGGGCCTGTGATGGAACCTGCGGTACTGAGTGCAAGTGCGAGGGTGCTTGTACCTGTGGAGCCAAGAGCAACCCCTCAGAGTACAATTACGACTTCTCATAACTCGGTGTAGTCACCGAGGATGGAACAACTTCAGTTCCAGGTCACTGTTGATCCTGGACAACCTGCTTTAGTTGACGACACCATTTGCTTTGAGACGGGGGCGCGTAGATCTCAACTTGGGCCAATGGTTTATGAGCACCACGGTGAGGACTTCAACCCAAGGTCCCCAGGGGCGCTCACCCAGTTCTTCGAGGATTTGATTTGTGGAACCCCACTCCCGCTGAGCTTCACTACTCATGAAGTAAGGGGGCCAGATACCATCCTGGCCATCACTCTATTCTTGAATCGGGACTTAGCCCTCAACCCGGCTACCTTAGGTCTCGTGTATGGGATTGATCTAGTTCATAGGTTGGGGTCTTCCATGTTGGCCCACCTTGACCCGACAATTGCTGGCTTCATACGCTCATTCAACAAGTTCTTCCCTGATACACTATCGAAGATAGATCGTGGTGAGAGGATAGGGACTGCGGTGCAGTGGATAAGGGAGTATCTAATTGATGGGAGGATTCCATCAATTGGGGCACCTTTGCCTGAAGTTAGGGTCTTAGACATTGGAACCAATGGGTTTGTTATTGCAGAAACGAGTAGGCCAACCATAGAATCTTGGGAAGTCCTGTATCGATTGGGGCACCTACGAGGAATTCTTATAGGGGCACCTGTTGGAGACTCAACTCCCATTTTGGTTTCCAGAAAGAATGAAAGAGCATGGCCCAATCTTTCTTACTGCATTCCATTCTTGAATGACTTGGATGCAATTTCTGGTGGTGTTCCAGAGTGGCAGTTCGAGGGGGACTTTGTGCACTCACCCGCTGTAGGTACTAAGATTCTAGTATCTCACCTGTTAGAAGTGTTTTTGAGAATCTGAATAGGTGTGAACCCTATAGCTACCAGTGAGGGATCAGGTGAACGGGCACCTGACTTAAAGGATCCCATCATCCCGAGTGCACCTCTAGTACCAAACTTCAGAATGGATAGGGATACCATCCCCTGTCCACCACCCACTGCTTGGGATGAAGATGAAGGCGAATAGGTTTCGTGAATCTTGTTGTAGGCCCTCTACGTAGCAGATGGCTAAACTGGTCACGGTCTCTACCGATGGGTTTCGAGATTACGCTACCCTCCCTGATGGGCGAGAACTCAATCTTGGATCCGTTTCAGTTTTGAAGCTTGTGGCTACCTTAGTCCGCGGTGTCAACAGGTGCCGCAAGGCCTTGGATGCTTACCTGAAAAATGGGAAGACCATTATCTCAGTAGAGCTAGAGGATTTAGAGGAGCTTCTGAAACCCAAGCGGTCTCGATGGGCCTGCCATGATGATCTGTTTATCCCAATTGTTTTTCGACAACCTTTTCGAGGCGCCGGTATGACCCAAGAGACAACACAAGCTGAAGCGATCACCCAGCAAATTGCAGAGATCGAAGAGCATATCAAGCTTTTAGAGCAAACTGCAAAAGAACACGCTTCTGGATCACTCAGTGATGAGCAAGTCAATGGAGCCATTGACTCCCTCTCTAGGATGGTCTCCGAATTGGGGAAGAAGCCTAGTGGTCAGAGTACAAATGGCTACTTCTACGCCTCTATGGATGATCTAGCCAAGGTTTTGACCGCTCTGGATCAAGAAGGGACTACAGCCTCTGAGGCTGATATTACTGTGATTCAGGCGGTTACTGCGAACATGTTGGAAGCAGTATTGGGGAAAACCGCTGCTGCAGTTGACCCAGATCTTAAAGAAGAGCTGAACCTCTACCTCCAAAATGAGGGGGCTCTCTATCAAGATAGGATGGTCATTGTCCGAAATCTCATTCATAGGCTGGATCAAGATAATTACGACAAGTCCGCCGCGGCGAGATTGTGGGCTCATTTCATTGATGCAAAGGTAGTTCCTCGTTACATGAGGGAGTTCCGGATCAAGGAAGATGATGCCAAGTACTTCCCACCGGCACTTCGTAAGGAGTTAGCTTCAGACCTCGAAGAGCACGAGAAGGGTAGGATTGACTTTGGTGATTATGATCACCTAAAGACTGCTGGTGAGCTTCCTCCTGCCCTGAAAAAGTACAATGAGGAGCACGGTAAGGGTGAGTCCAAAAAGGATAATGCTGACAAGGGTGAAGGTAAAGAAGCTGGTGAGCTTCCCCCAGCTTTGAAGAAGTACAACGAAGAGCACGGCAAAGGCGAGTCCAAAAAGGACAATTCTGATAAGGGTGGAGAAGACAAGGACAAGAAGAAGGATCTCCCGCCTTGGCTGAAGGATAAGGAAGCTGGTGAGCTTCCTCCTGCCCTGAAGAAGTACAACGAAGAGCACGGTAAGGGTGAGTCCAAAAAGGACGATGCTGACAAGGGTGGAGAAGACAAGGATAAGAAGAAGGATCTCCCGCCTTGGTTACAAAAAGGTAAGGATAAGGACGCTTCTTCTGAGATTGATGGTGGGGACTCCACCTATTACAAGCTAGCATCCAAAGACGTCCCGATCATCAACGAGGCCTTAGCTAACTCTGTTATGACAAAGATTGAGAGTACTCTTGGTGTGGTCGAAGCCAGTACCAAGAACAACACTCATGTTGCCAAGGGTGATTTGGATAGGATCTCTAGTATGCTTTCTCGTCTTATCACGGGGTCAGACCTATCGGATCCTTCACTCTGTGCGGCTCTCAAAGAGCTGTCGGTAATGACAGATAAAATCAACTCACACTTTAGCTGACCATAAGGGTGCAAAAGACCCCTCCCTTTTCAAATTTGTAGTTCAACGGGCTCAGGCCCATAAAGATACTGAAACTGGAGCATAACAATGGGATCTCCTCGCGAACTTGATACCTTCATATACAGAATGGGAACGGCCCCCAATACTCGTGTAGCTGTAAGTCAAAAGAATAAAGTTTATAGCTATATGGTGGGCAAGAACAAGTTCCAGCAGATCGGTGTGATCTCGGAGTTTGGGTTTGACGAGTCCAGGACTATCGACCCCGTGCGTGGAGTTGGCTTTGGTGACATGGTAGCCGAGTTGGTTCCTGGAGTCACGGAGCCAATGACCCTCACCCTGAACCGAACCCTCTTGTACACTGTGAACATCTTCCAGGTTCTCGGTTACAAGGGTGGCATTGAGGGTTTGGTTCGATCCCTGCGGCATCACCGGTGGCCGTTCGATATCAAGCAGGAACTGGTCTTCAGTGAGATCAGCTCCAAGGAAGATATAGCTGGTATCCCTCTGGCGCCGAAGTCTGCTACGACTCAGCCCCAAGGTGTTGCTAACATCTACTCTTCCGACATTAAGGCCTTATTCACCTTCTTTGAAGGGTGCTGGCTAACTAGTTACTCAGCTTCTTTCACTTCAGATGCAGCTATTGTGGCGGAGAATAGCTCTGTCACAGTAACTGATATCATCGACGGTATCTCGAACTACGGTGAGTTCATTGATTCCGGATTGTCTCCTGCTGGTGGTGGTACTGCTGGTGCTGGGTTCTCGCTCCGTTTCTCGGGTGGGGCACAGCCGGCTACTAACCTCATAGGAGCCTAATTTTTGAGTTAGGCCCTCCCTTGTCGGAGGGCCTCAGATGAGATTGGACAAGCGGCCACGGATGTAAATGCAGATTATTTAGATTAAATCCAGATCAAACCTCCCTCGGACTCCTTTTATTGGAGCGTAAATTAGATCCCCGAGACGGAATGTAAATGTACACACCATATTCTGCCGTACCCGCGAAGTCCTTCTCACACCATTTTTCTGAAAGGTGCGGGAATGGCAAAGAAATTACAAGCAAAGAAGATCACAGAAGCTCTCCAAAAGGCTCAGCGGGTTGGTGAGGTTGAAGAGCGGTTCACAGTTGCCGGGTGTGAGGTGGTTCTCCGAAACCTACGCCCTGAAGAGTTCGCAGCTGTTGTAGCTGATACCGATGAACTAGAGGAGGGTCTAGATTACGTCAACTCCTTCAAGAAGGGGCATATCTGTAGATCTCTGATTGAGATCAACGGTGAGTCACTTCGAGAGTATGACTTAGTTGAGGTTGAGGCTGAAGAACCAGACCCCATTACTAAGCAACTTGTACAGAAAACAATCATCCTTGAGAGATACAAGTTTGTATATGACTACGTTATAGCTACGTGGTCAAGAGAGGTGATTGATGTTGCCTACAGGAAGTTTCTGGATGTTACTAAGAAGTCTGAGGTTGAAGCTGCTGAAGGCGTAGAGTTCATTCTTCCAGATGAGACCCCTGACGAGAAGTTCCGTCGGATGCTTGTTGAGGTAAAGGATCTAGAAGGACAGCTTCCGTTTGAGTTATCTAAGCGTATCCTTGAAGAGATTGGTTACATGGCAGTAACCTCTAAGGAAGAGCGCGAAAAGGTAGATGAGGTTCTATCAAAGGCTAAGGTTGAACCTCAAGAGGAACCCTCACAGGCATCACAGAATGCCTCTGTTACACAGGCACCTAGGGTAGAACCTGTGGCTCCAAAGACGGATCTGAAGTCGGTGCTGCAGTCTAGGACCCCGTTGAATCAGAGGTCAGTGACAGTACCTGTCCCAGTAGCTCAGTCAGCTCCTATTGAAGCCCCACCGGTGTCGGAGCCTCAAGCACCTATTCAGCCTAGAATGATCCCTGGTCAAGCAATCCCCCCATCCTCTGCTGTGCTTAGTAAGTCTAGAGATATTGCATCTCTAGAGGGATTTGATCCAAACGATATCCCTCTAGGTATTCAAGGAGGATCCCAGATTGTGGGCACCAACGTTGAAGGTATCCCAGTCTTGGGTGAGCAAGCTCAGAAAACTACTGAACAGGGCGTACTCTCAATCTTGAATAAACCTGCTCAGGGTGCTCTTAATCCTAGGTATCGCCCACCGAATAGGTTCTGAGGGACATGGGCCGCCCCTCACTCAATGATCGGATCAACCAACTGGTAGAGGGCGTAGAAGAAGATCTAGCCGCAGAGGAAGTTGACCCGGATGATATTCGAATCACGGCTCCTACAGAGCCGGAGGTTAATCCAGAAGTCTATCGTGATGTAGAGAGCCTACTGTTTCACGGGTTCCTAGTTATCCCTGCTGTGATTAATGGGGTTCAGTTCATATTTAAGTCAATGAACCACCACGAGTTTGAGTACCTCAGTTGGATAGCAGGTGCAGGGGATACTACTGGTAAGTCCATCGAACGGTATTACAGTTCGTTCATATCCTATGGGATATTCATGATTGGTGGTCAGAATATCCTACCTAATAGGGAACAATGGGTGCCCCAAATTGAGGAGTCCTTTAACTCCTTCTCACCTCAAGTGAGGACCAAGATCATTCGCTATCTATCTGAGGTTAATAGAAAAGCTGCGAATGCCATCACAATGACGGAAGCTTACCATATTGAGAAGATCTCAAGGTTCAAGTGGGCACAACTCAAGGGTATTGACCTTATGGGTTCATCTTGCACAGGTGTTGAGGGTACTGATAAGCTTGGCCTTAACTATGCTCAACTTGTGTGGAGAGCTCTGAATTACTATGAAGATCTAAAGGAAACGGCTGAGCGCGAGTGGGACAACGCCAAGTTCATTGGTTCATGCTTTGCTGGTAAAGAGATCAAGAAGATCTACAATCAGGATAAGGATCGCCGGCAAAAAGAGCGTGAGGAGCGAATTAGAAAGCGAGACAAGATCCTTCGGCAAGTGATCCTTCGTGAGAAGCCCGATGAGGCTGAAGTTAATGGTCGTTACTCAATGACCATTGCAAGGTCAACTGCAGAGTTGGCAAATCAACTTGAGAAGGATCTTCGTGGTGAGAAAGACTGGCATGATGAGGTTGTTGCTCGAGAAGAAGCGAGGATCAAGGCTCAGATCCAAGATAGACAGAAGAAACTACAGACTCTCTTTCACGAAAAGGATAAAGAGGGAATTTTGCCTTACATGGCGTCAACTACTTTGGAAGGACTTTCCCTTGAGGAAGTACAACAACGTATAGCAAGAAGTAAGCAATTACAAGCTCAACAGGCAGCATCCCGTATGGTTTTCCCTGAAATGATGGATGAGCGAATGGGAAGCTTCCTTGAAAAGTATGTGGATCCTGATGACTCTACTTATCAGGCGTCTGGAGTGAGGTCGACGATTGGGGTTACTAATCGCGACGTCTCTGAGATCAGACCCCTTCCACCACCTAGACCCAGATCAACCCCTTTTCGGAAGTGATCCATGCCCACCAACAGAGAAGAGATTGAGCTAGCGTTCAATATCGAGATGGAGACTCGAAAGGCTCTTGGGGAGGTGTCTAAGATTGATAAGTCCCTCAGGAACATGGTCAACAACAGCCTGAAGATCAAGGACTTTGATTCGAAGTCCTTAAGAGACTTCAGGAAGGAAGCTGGAAAGACCGCTAAGGATCTGAACGACATTGCTATGTCCATGTCTCCAAGGAGCAGAAAGAGACTGGATGGTGAGTTCAGGGCTGTTGAGAAGGCCTATAAGAAACTGGCGACTGTTACCCGCACTGAGAGAACCAAGATAGCTCTGATTGAGAGTAAGCTCAGTAAGGCTTCGTCAAAAGAGGATAGAGAGGCTGCAAAGGCTGAACTAACTCTTGCCAAGAAGACCACCCAGGCCCTCATTCGTCAAGCTAAGCTTGGATTTGCCAACAAGAGAAAGGCCCTTGGGGAGGGTATAGTTGCCACAGGCGCCTCCAAAGATATCGAGAAGAGATCCTCGAGTGCAAAGCAGACTCGAGAGTTTATTGACAACATCAAGTCGACCAAAGTCGGAGCAGAGATGGCTGACGGCTTCAAGGATGCTGTTAGTGCTCTCAGGGGTAAAGACATTTTCGGTATAGGGAAAGCTGGCTACAAGGTTTCAGCTGGGATGCTGAAGGGTGCAGCCAAGTTATCGATGGCTCATGGGGCTGGTGTTGCTGCCAAGGGTGAGGCTCGAGGTGGGTTGATGGGCGGCGCCATGAAGGGCGTTGGCAAGGCTATGGAGGGCATAGGTCCACTCCTTGGTACTCTGTCAAAGATCGTTCCCATGCTTGGTTTGGTTGGTGGCGCTGTAATGGGTCTGGTTAAGTTGTTCCTAGACGCTGATGCGGCGGTCAAGGAGATGAACAAAACCGTTCTAGACGGTGCTTCTACTTGGGATCTGTACGCCTCTCAAGGCAAGGATGTTGAAAAGGGGATGGGACATCTAGATACTGTACTTAGGAAGGTCAGAGATCAAACAACAGATGTTATGATGAATGCAAAGATGGGGACAACATCTAAGGATCATCAGCAATTCATCAACACCCTAAGCAGAGAAGGCATATCTCTACAACGCATTGATAGCACTCTCGAGAATAACAAGACTCGAGTTGACGATGTAAGCAAGAGTTTGACGAAGTACACAGACATCTCGTCAATGGCTATCAGCTACTCACGTTTGTTTGGTGTCTCTTTAGATGAGATAGCTCAATTTCAAGGTGAGATGATGAGAGACCTTGGTGTCTCGCTCAATGATGTTGGGAAGGAGTTCGACAAGATTGGTAATGCAGCGGATGCCTCTGGAATAGCCGCTAACAAGTTCTTTGCCATCCTTCGAAGTGTTTCTTCAGACTTAGGCCTATATGGGGTTCGCATCGGAGAAGCTACCAAGATGCTCGGGCAACTCGGTAAGGTGATGAGTCCTAGGACAGCTGATAAGTTCCTCAAGACCTTTTCACAAGGTCTATCTGGTAAGTCAATTCAAGATCGGTTGAAGCTCGTCCTCTTGGGGGGTGGGGGTGCCGTAAAGGCTATCCAACAGGATATCCAAGACCAGAAGAAAGACATCATCTCCAAACTTGCGGGTGAGGCTGGTGTGAGCCCAGAGGATGCCAAGAAGCTTCTCGAGGGTGGTAGAACCGGTAAGGGGACTCTCACGGAGATGGGAGCTGCTGGAAAAGTCAAGGACGTAGGCACTATGCGAGAGGCCTACAAGAATGCTGTGAGGAATGAGAAGTCAGCTAAGTTGGGGACCTATGGTGCTGCGGCTGCTGCCAAGAACATGTCCGGGTTCGGGTCTTTTGATATGCAGAGGCAAGCTATCCTTAGGCAATCTGGATCTAAGAATATTGAGGGTGCTGTTGGGTTGAAGGGTGAAGCTTGGGGTGCCCAGGTTGCCGGTGGTGAGGATGCTCTAGAGGCACTTCGAGGAATGGAGCGTGGGTTAGAGCAACAGCGGGAGGACTTGGTTAATGCTGTTGACAACCCTGAGGGTAACAAGGAGCTCATTTCTGAACTCAAGAATATGGGTGTGATTGACCAGAAAGCGAGTGATGACGACGTCAAGAATAATGCCATCATGCTGAAGAAGAAGGTCAAGGAGATGAAGGAGAGTGATGTCTGGAAATCCTTGGACAAGAAGAACGCTGAAGCTGGTAAGTCTCAGGCTGAAAAAGATGCTGAGGTTATGCTTCAGATGGGTAAGGAACAAGGTACTAGGACTCAGGGGATACTCGATGCTTTAGGGAATATATTTGATGCTTTGTACAACCAGATCTATGGGGTGTTGATGGATATCTCCAACCTCTTCAATACAAAATGGGGTGCTAAGTCAGCCATCAGAGAACAAGCTTTAGGGTCAAAAAACTCTGAGATAGTTGGTGCTTGGGGTAGATCTAGCGGTGATGTTGGTAAGTACATGGGTGCTCTGTCAGGTTCAAAGACAGCCAAGGGCATTGATACTCTTCTTCACTCTACTAATCCAGATGACTCAGCAAAGAAGGAGGCTCAGAAGTCAAGTATAGCTGGTGCTTTTAGTGTAGATTCCTTAACAGGTAAGGTTGCGGACGACCTTGCAAGCGCACTTAAAGAAGCTGGGATAGGTGGGAGTGATGCTGAAAAGATTTTGAGTGCCCAAAGAAGTGGTAAGAGCGTTGGTGCATCTATCTCTGCTGGTGGTTTAAGTGACAAGGCTGAAGCTGACCTCTACTCAAAGATGGCTCTTTGGTTCACCGGGGCCACTGGTAGAACTACGCTAATTGATCAAGCTTCTGGTTTGAGATCTGGGGGCCCTCCTCCCGCTCCTGAAGTTCCTGCTCAACAGCAAGCCACTGCAGCGGCGGCTAACCCTGGGCAAGGGGGTGGTTCAGTAGCATCAGTAGCACCCCCATCCCCGCCAGCACCCACAGCTCCCGGAGCTGGACCAGCGGCAACCCCTGGAGGGGTTGGTCAGGGACCAAACAAGATACCAACTCTTCCAGACGAACAGCATATGAATGACGCTGTACTCGACCAGATGGACTTCACCGGAGCATCTGTCGTCAATAGCCTTCAAGATCTCTGGAACGCTCTTCGTATGAAGGGTATCAAGTTTGATAGGACCCAGCTCGAGGGGCTGTATCAAGACGTCATCCACAAGGGAACCTATCTCGGAGCTCAGGATGCCCTAGCTGAGTATGCCTTGTATACAGCAAGTGACCCGAGTGGGGTCCTTAAGAAGATGAAGGACTCTGGCTTCCAGGGGGTTGGAAAGTTGGCTACTACTCTTGAAGGTCAGATGGATGATGCCAAAAAGGCTAGAGAAGCCCCTCATGCAGCAGGTGGTCTTGTTACCGGAATCAGCGGTGGAATGGCCCAGATCAGTCCAGCAGCTGGTGAAGGGCTCACCTCTATCGGCCGTGGTGAGAGGATACTTCCAGCTGGTGCCGGTGGAGGCGGTGGTGCTTCAATCTCTCTCACTGTAAATGGACTTGGGGGGCAGGATCTGGCCAACTTCCTCAAGGAAAAGATTACTCAGGGTATCCACGAATACAAGCGTAGGGAAAAGTTCACCTGATGGCTTACATACCATCTGCCAATCAGTCTAACTTTGCACCGATCACCAACCCGGGGCCTCCTAACTATGTGCACGGGGCGGATACTCGCAATCACTTCATACCGCTCGCCTTTCAGGTTACAAGCCCTTACGACTATCATAAGGCATTACTCCCGCATGCCTTGATCATGCATGTCAACCCATCAAGCTTTGCTGAGTCCTTCAACAAAAAGATTGAGAGGATCCAAACCCTAGGTGGTTTTGTTGAGCAGCACTGGGGTGATGATCTATCTGAGATCTCAGGGGACCAGTCAACGGGTGCCTTCATCAATCTGTATACTGGACTCTCTTCGGTGCTTCGTCAGAGGACCATTGCCTGGGATCGTTATCAAGATCTTTACGATTTGTTCAGGAACAATGGGAGTGTTTACGATCCATACGGGAACATTGTACTTCAGGGTTGGATCTTGTTGATCTACGATCGGGGTACCTTCGTAGGTACCTTCCGATCCTTTTCAATGGAAGAAACCGACGATAGTCCATTTGCGTTCAAGCTCTCCTGGTCTTTCAAAGTGGAGAAGATCCTTCAACAGATTCCCCAGAATTCCAATAGGATCAATCAGCGGTCAGTGGCATTTCAATCGCAGAATGCTTCAACTGCCAATGTTTTGGTTGGTAGTAAGACAGAAGATGCCCCACCCCCAACGCTGCTGGTTGAAGGGCAAACCCAGTGCCCACTCAAGGATCAGGAGTGGAAGAACCTAGGAGGCTTTGCCAAGAATGGTCATCAAGGTCTTGACCTATCCGCACCGAAGGGCACGCCTTTCTATCCGATGACCCCAGGTACGGTTGACAAGGTTTACTTTGATCCGAAAGGTGGCAACTCCATTGTCATAAAGAGTCCTGACGGTATCTCTACTTACTATGCACATTGTGACACGACTAACGTTAAGGCTGGAGATTCTGTAGATAGTGGTACGCAGATAGGAACAGTAGGCAACTCGGGTGATGCTCACGCTCAATCTACCGGGCCTCACATACACCTTCAAGTTTGGAGTAACGGCCAGATACAAGACCCAGCAACGTACTTCCCAGTGCCCCCGTACAATCACTCCACAGGCTCAGGTACAGCATAGGGTGTTGAGTTATGGCTAATACGAACTCACAGGGTACTGGACTTTCTTCGGTAGTTGATAACGGGAACTCAATTGCCAAACCGAGCCCCATCATTATAGGTGATGCCAATAGTGTCCAGAATCAGATACTACAGGCTGCTGACTACTATGGACCGATGATCTACCAGCAGCTCGGGTTCTACTCATCCTTGGAACTCAGCGACGACAAAAACCTAGACTTCATACCAGTTTCGCAGACCAAGACCAACCCCAAGCTATTCGTTGTTGGTATCCTTCCACCGTCTGTAGTCATCGTGGATGACGGTACAACCCTTGATAGGTCAGCTTCTATAGTAAATGACCCCTCAGTCCAGACTGAAACCAATGGTAACTGGAAGAGTAAGGGCGCTGCTAATGCAAGTGCTTCACGGAAGGGTTCGAGTAAGACTGTCAACCTTGAAGCTCTAAACAAGAGTAATCTCGGTCAGAAGTTCCAAGCGGCTCAGCATAGTGAGATTCGTGCAACTCTACTAGCCTTGGATAGGATCAAGAAGACACCTCCACTGCAGCTACTTGTCAACCCACAAACTTTCAAGCTTAGTTCCGAAAAGGTCATCTCCGATGGTGGTTTCACCAGGGAAGGCCCAATTGTTGAACACTGGGGAGATCAACAAGACAAGCTCGAAGCCTCTGGGAAGATTGCAGCCTTTATGGCGGTTGACGCCAACCCACCTGCTGCGAGTGGCCCAACCGGTGGCGGCCCGGGTCTCACCCGAGTAGCTAGAAACTATTCAGCCAGCTACCAGAACTTACTGAGCCTCTATCTGCTATACAGAAACAATGGTGGGTTGTACGTCTCTGGTCTCGAGGGTAACTTGATGACTAGACTCTCTTTGGTCGGGTCGATCTACATCTACTACGACAGTGTTCTGTACATCGGTTCGTTTGACAACTTCAGCATTACCGAAATCGATACAAACCCCTACTCCCTCGAGTACAGCTTCCAGTTCACGGTCAGGTCTGCTTTCATGTTGGATAGTCCAACTGAGAACAACTACCAGGTTCAGAAGCTGTCCCAATCTGATCCCGCGTTGGCTTCAAATGCCAGTCAGGTTAAGAATGTCTCACCTGAGGATACTGGGGGTGGGGATGTAGCTCCACCCCAAGGATTCACCCCGGAACAAGCTGTAGAGCAAAGCAGACAAGACTCATTCTTTGCTGCTATCGCTCAGAGTCAAAAGGGTGGTACTGGGATTAACTCCATTGATCCTAATGTAGCATCTGCACTGAGTGACGATGAGTATGATCTAACCTTGTTGAATGCTAGCAGTAAGCAAAGGGAGTCCTTCAAAACTTACTTCAACAACCTACCCCCTGGTAAATAACTATGGCTCGCGGCCCTTTTCAAGGAACCTTTGCCCCCAACTCTAAGCCGACCATCATCACGGCTCCGGATGCCATGGTATTTATCAACGGGGAGACAGATATTATCGGGTGCCAAAGTTGCAAGCGTAAGTTTGACCTTGGTAAGTACATTACCCAAATTTCGGTGAGCCTTGGTGTTGATACGGTACCCGGTAACGCCAGTATCACCATGACGATCCCCACTCACGTGGTGGATGACTTCTATTTCGATGGAAACCCGGTTATCACCCCCATGATGGAGGTCGAGATCTATTCGAAGGGTTACTACCTTCTCGAGGGGATCCCTCAATACTACCCAATATTCTGGGGACTCGTCACCGAAGTTGGAGCCGGGTACTCTTCTGGTGAGCATACGGTCACTATTCAATGCGCAGATATCCTGAAGTGGTGGGAGATCTGCATGATGAACATTAGCCCGGCCTTCACCGCGGCTAGCCCTCAATTGGGGAGATCCATTTACGGTAACACCCTCTACGGTACCAATGTCTACGACCTCATCTACACGCTGTCCAATATGGCGTTTGGTGACATCATCGTCGCTACAGGGTCTCTCAATTCTTTGAACAAAGAGAATACTCAGAAGTCCACCTTCAATGCAGCTCTTGGTGACATTATGCTGTATTGGTCAAGCCGGTTCAGCAAGATTCGATCAAGTCTACTCCTCTATGGGGTGAACGGGATTGCTGTCCGTGGGGACTCGATTGCTCACGGATATGACTCTGGGAAGTTCAAGAAGGGTGTGCAGACCATTGCTAGTTGCGTACGCTCTGCCAATGGAGGGGATAAAGCTGCACAGCTTGTTTTCGATCCAACCGACCCTGGGGTAACGGCTTTCCGAACCCAGTTCAGCTCAGCGGGTGAGGTTGAGTTCTGGCAGTCAGACTTTCAGAGCAAGCTCGAGATTGCCAACGCATGTAAGACGGCGGTTGGTTTCGAGTTCTATATGGATGTGACTGGGGACATAGTATTCAAGCCACCGTTTTTCAACCTTGATATCTTAGCCAACAAGCCCATCTCTTGGATTCAACCGATCGATATCATCGACTACGATATTACCGATTCTGAGTCAGGGGTCATCACTCAACTCATTGTCCAGGGTAACTTTGGGGGCAATACCGATTATGGACTAGGGCCAGAAACAACACCCTTCACCAGCGTTACCGACTACCATCTCTTGAGGAAGTATGGCTGGCGCTCGAGGCCCTACAACTCAGAGTTCATGGGTGACACCACCAGGATGTTCTACCACGGTCTGGATATTCTTGATCGAATCAACTCGGACAGAGTTCAGATGTCGGTTACCATACCTCACCGTCCTGAGCTCAGGCTTGGGTTTCCTGTCTACCTATCCCATTTGGATCAGATCTGGTATGTGAAAGGGATCAATCACAACATCTCCTTTGGTGGTCGTGCAACGACCTCATTGAATCTGACAGCAAAACGTGGAAAGTTCATCGCTCCAAAGGGGATCTCATCTCTCAAGAGAGGTGGAACCCACGACATCAGTTCTGTCAAGGCTGGCACCAAGAATTCCTCAAAGAAGGCAGTACCCGCGACCTCTACTGGGAAGGCCACTGAACCACTAACAGTACGAAAGTTAGCTCAGACCTCATTCAATCTTGACCTGGGTGAGGCGGCAACAATTCCCCCGATCAAGTTTGATCCCAATGACCCTAGAACCCTCGATCCCTATCAACCACTGGTTCTTCGGCATCCAAAGACAGGTAACATCGTTGGTTATCCAAATGTTGTGATGGTCTACACCAGACCCTATGACCCTAAGGCAGCCTTCTCGAATATCGCTGGTGAAAAAGACAAGAACCCCATGGTTCCAAAGAACAACCAGAACATGGTTGCTCAACGACAGGCTGTAAACAAGACGATTGCAGAAGCAGAGCACGACCCTGACACGGCCCTGAATCTATCAAACAAGTATGACCATAATCGATTCTCGTACGGACTAAACTCGGCGGGTGTCTACGTTTATGCTCAAGATGTAGACAAGGTGATCACTCAGTTTGCTTTGTTGCCCTACAACAACATCTCGGTTACTCAGGGTGGGGCTCCTGGTAAGTTTCTCGATACCAGTATTAAACTTAAGAACCCGAACACCATGGTACGCCCTGTTTCGGATGAGAGGGGTTTTGAGGTCATCGGTCACTTTAGGTACGGGCGCGGGGTATCCCTCAGGGATGGATCCTTGATTCTCAACGAGGGTGCTCACAATACCGGCGTCAATGTCGGAACTCAGCTGGCCCTCGGTGGGGACTTGTTCTCGACATTAACTGCCCAATCCCAGGGCCTCACATCAATCACAACCTCCTATTCGAATCCAGCTGACACTGTTGCACGTCTCATCCCAGAAGACCTCCAGACGGCAGCCTCGCTCGTTCCTGGGGTAAATGGAGCCAAGACCCCAGCCTTCTCTGACGTAGGCAACAATTTCGTGGACACGGCCCCACTATCATCCCCTGAGGCCCGGGGCTTTCCTACCAGTGTAGAAGCATCCCAACTCTCTAGGGCACTAACCCTCGCCGAGATGACGGTTAAGTCAAACGACTACGCCGGCAACAAGCAGTGTCAATGTCAAACAGGCCGAGCCTCTTTGACCTTCATCAGCGTTGGCTACCAGGTATCCCCAGTCACACCAGCAACTAGTACCTCCGGTGAAACCCTCTACGGAACCAACACCGTAAGCAACACAGTTACTGGCGAGGATGGTAACCCCATTGGTGGGTTCCAGGACAGCTCAAACAACCTTAGCTTGAATAACCAAACCAATCCTCTGCCAAGTTGGTTGAAACAGCAGAATCTCATAGATAGGGTTGAGACGTACCTCTTCAATCTGTACAAAACTTTGGATGAGCCCCATCAAAGACTCGAGAATCAACTTCGTGGGGATCCATCGGGACTCGAACCAGATATCAGAAAACAACCCTCATTATTCATGGATAGCCCACAGGATCAGACATTCGGGAACTTCACCCCTCCATTCTCTTCCCCAAACAGGGCTGCGTTAGGAGACCCACTTGCTACGGCTCAACAGGCCGAGTCCTCAAAGAAAGACCTAGCTCAGACCTTCTCCAACTTTAGCTCAGACTTGAAGAAGAATACCCAGAAGGCCAAGCTGTCACAGGAGATCTCTAATCTCAGCTCACAACTAGCGAACTTGAACTCCAGATTATCCTCATCTCAGATCCCTGGTGTAGTACAGGTGTTGGGGGAGGACTCAGCAATGAAACTTCAACAGCAGATCAACTCAGTAACCCAGGATCTACATAACAAGCAGACACAACTTGCTCTGCTCGGGTGACACTTATGAAGGGCAAGACTCATCCTGCTGGTAGTATTCCTGAATCGGACTTCGCCAACAACGACTTCACAGGGCTGAAGGCTGGGATCATCACTCGAGTAGATGAGATCCACCTCAAAGCAGACGTGAAGGTCATCAGTGGGTCTGAAGTACGCTTCGAATTGGATCTCATTCAGCCAATGGCAGGCCCGAGGAGTTTCTTCGGTGGGATCCCAGAAGTGGGTTCCGTTGTTGTCATTGGTTACCGTAAGATTAGCAAGCAGTTCTACCGAGCAGTCATCCTAGGGTACATCCCGGTCGGAACCCTTATGGGTTTGAAGTTCGACCCGTTCGCAGCGATACCCCCAGGAGAGGTGGACGCTGAGGATGTGGATGACGTCGAGAAGATGTACGGACCCACCATTCGATACAAGAGAGCTAAAGGGAAGCCTGGGGACATCATCGGGATGTCCGCGGCGGGCGCCGAGTTCCTGATGTCCAGGGATGTTCGGCTCTTCAATCGTGCAGGGGACAGTTTTGAGCTCCGTGATGTAGACCGAACTCTAGTCACCCAATCTATTCACAGGGTTGAGTCTGACTCAGCGGCCTATCTATTCTCGGGAGCGGTGCGCCGGGGGGCAATGAACCTCCCCCTAGAGATATTTCAGACTGACTCCAAGGGTAACCATACCAATATTGTTCGAGATCAGAGCACGAGGTACTTCGGACGAGATGATTTGATTGCGGCTGGGGTATCTGGATCCACCTTCGTCAACCCGACCACCTTTGCGGCCCTCGACAGAATCAACGATAACACTGAATTCCCACCCATCGTATACTCGAACAGCAGGCAGGTCTTCTACGCTTCAGGGAATGCGGCAACCAACTTTGAAGATTCTACAAATGGTGGGACTCTTAGGGCTTTTACCGAACGTAGGATGGAGATTCGGCACGATACCGATCTTGAGTCCGAGGTACTTGAGGAGCTCGATGGGTTCGGAGTTGATCGCCCTCGAGCCTACATCGAACAGGTGTTTGGGACGGTGGTTGGGAATGACCCGTTCTCCACCTTGGGTCAGAGACAGTACGGAAAGGTACTAAAACCTAAGATATTCGAGGACTTCGACCAGACTGCGGCCCCTACCGGGTTTTCTTTGGACGAGTGCCTTCGTCCGCCGAGCACCACGGTCGACGAGGCTCTCTCGATGGCCGCAGCCTACTTGTTCCGGATTTCGCCTCCTCGTGCAGCATCCAAGAACCAGTTTGCTGTATCCGTCTCTAAGCAGGGGAAACTATTCATAAATGTCCCAGGATCTTCGAGCGAGAACTATTCGACAAAGAATGTATCTGTTGAGGCTAACTTAGAAGGAGCCATTAAGGCTCGTATTGGAGCTTGTACTCCTGATCGTTATTCAATTCATCTAACCTGTGATGGTGGGATATTCCTGGATGTTGGGTCAAATGCCAACGGTGAGTGCATTACCACCAACTTCCGAGGGGCAATCAAGAACATCTTCCGAGGTGGCAGTAACTCTGTGGATGATGTGGCACATAGTGTGGATGTCCAAGGGAACAATGAGACTCATATCTCTGGTACTGATCTCCAAGTAGTCAAGGGGTCCTACCAGAAAACAGTTGATGGTAGTCATACTATCAAGGCTAGTACGATTAACCTACACGGCCTCAATGGTCTTAATGCGAATGTGGGGGGTTGGAATGCAACTGTCTCTGGTAAGACTCAGAATTACTACGCTTTGCTGTATCAGGAGACAGTAGCTCTTGGTGGGAAGGTATGCACAATCCTCGCTGGGGGTCACGTAGAGAACATTCTGGTAGGAGCGAAGACCACCACCGTGGCGGCTGGGGCAGTAGCTGTCAATTGTCCCGCTGGTGCCTACTCAGTAACGGTTGGTACGGGAGCCATCTCTATTACGACGGCGGCTGGGGCAGTAGCTATCTCTACAGCAGCTGGAGCTATTTCAATGAGTGCAGGCCTGGGTGCTATTGCAATTACGGCTGGTCTTGCAATGAACCTCACTGCTGCAACTATCATTGCCCTCACCGCTCCAAAGGTAATGCTTGGAGGCCCAGCAGCAGTCCTTGGTGTAGCAAGAGGGGTTCCTATGATGCCGCCGGGCAGCCCGTCTTTGGATTGGTTGACCGGCCTACCACTACAAGGTAGTCTTTTGATTGGATCTATTTAGAGTGCCATGCGAAGTCAACGATTATTCCGTCGTATCGCTGATTATCTTGAGAGGGCTCAGGAACCAGTCCTCAAAAAGGCTGGGTAGATGCCTATTGTTGCTCCAGCACTTACCGTTACTATTACTACCGCTCTTCTCGGATGTGGGATGCTTGGTATTGCAACCCCTAAGTTTGCCTCTGGGGTTGCAATGGGGATTTCACTTTGGGTTCAGAAGCTATCGGTCAAAACTGTTGATGCAGGTCTAGTAGGGGTTGGAACTGGATTACTCCCCTTTCTATTCCCTCAACCCATCTTCTTAGCAAGTTTATTAGGGGCCTATGCTGTTAACGGTCAACTAGGGCCAATGGCTCCACTCGAAGCAACAGGGTTGGCTACTGGGATCTCTTTGGGTTTGCTTCAGGGTTCGGTGATTACGAATCATCCTTCAGTTGGAGCTGGTGCGGCGGTAGCTCGTGTCAGTGGTTCGTCCGCTTATTCTTCTTTGATGCAGGGCTTTAGTAGTGTCGGTATCACCGGTTCTGGAGCCGCCAAAAAAGCGAATGCGATCTCAACAGCTCTCATGATCACTCTTCAGGGTCTTGTACTCCCGGTTCCAATCGTGGGTGCCGGCGGTCTTTCACCGTCTTCTGGATCAGGTTCGGGTAAGATCGTCTGAAAATGCAAATGAGGATTAGATGCCAGTCAGTACACAGCATTACTTACTACAGAAGCCTCGTGTTGGATCGGCAAACAGTTCCTTCACCGCGAGCCCTGATGACTATGCTGTCCCCTCAGACCTATCCTCCTTCGGTTCTGACGAAAGCAACCCTGGGCCAATTGACTATCTAACCCTCGTTCTTGTTGATGGTAACCTAGCTGATCCTAAGGTCACTCTAGGTTTCACACAGAACCAGGGTGGAGTTCAACGGTTTGATTACGACGGGACGGTTGGAACCTTCAAGCCCATTCAATACGGAAGAATGGGGGTTCTCGGGACAGACCCTAGAATTCACCTGAACCCTATACCAGGAGCGACTGAGTTTCCCATTGTTAAGATCGGGTTTGGACTTTCACTGCAGCAAGATGTCTCTGCCCCTGAGGCAACCCTCCCGCTACCAACCGCTTCAGGTCACTTCAATTGGGCAACAGACACTGGTTTGATTCGTTTCTATCCAACAGACGTTATCGATAATGCTGGGTCACCAGTATACTTTGATGGGGTCCTACTCAACAATAACTTGAAGTTCCCAAGACAACTCATTGGGAGCTTCTCGACTTCCCCGATTGTGGTCTCACCCAACCTACCGCTTTCTGGGAATGACCTAGTGTTCGTGGCTATGAACGGAGACCAGGTTGTTCATCAGTTTTCAGCTTTTGTCGTTGTCGACAGCTTTACAACTGGGAAGTCAGACCAGGTTCAAGTTCTCAGTAATGGATCTGCCATTAAGTTTTACTTGAGTGACGCAATAAACTACGGGGCCTACCAGGCTTGGGTGGTCAATGGGGATGTGCTGATTGATGCTGCACATGGAGTTTCATTTCGATTTTTCCGTTCTCCAGTAAACCCTGGTGGGTCTGGGACTGAGGTAAGGGATCTCACAGCATTCTATCCGGTTACCAATGCCAAGCTAGCGAGTCCAATTATTGGGTCCCCTTTTGTGTTTCTTCCTGTGCTTCCGATTGACGAACCCGTTAACTACCCATTCAGCGTTGCAGTACAGCAGGGTACTGGAACCTTTATCGGGACCCTCCCGCGCCTTGACATCCCTTCTCCACCTTCTGGGATAGGTTACACAATTGATTTTGACAATAAGCAACTGAACTTTGCTCAGAGAGTGGACCTGTATTCCATTCCATTAGCTGCTCCAACGGCAGCAGTACAGATTAACCCTGGGGTAGTTGCCTCGAATGCTGTCTTCTCTTTGAACGGTGGCCCACCGTTAGCTCTGGGATCAGAAGCCCTTCTGGATGCTACAGCCGGTATCCTAACCTTTGTGAGTCAGACAGGTACTCTAGTCACCAGTGGTATCGGAGGAGCCACGCCGGACTCCTCGACCGTGTTCGTTGATACATCAGCCGACTTCAGCTCGGTTCAAGCGGGCTACCCTCTCATCGTCTCAAACGGACCTAATCCTGGGGTCTACAATATCCTCTCGATACCATCTACAACAAGTCTGAGTATTGATGCTCCAATTACCTTAGGATCCACAGGACTAACCTATGAGGTTAGGACTTCACAAGAAGTTCTAGCCGATCGATTCTTCAATTCTGTACAACTAAGGGACCCGAACGTTACCCTGTCTCTGGTTCGGAACAATATCACAAAACTACTAACCCCTGGGAGTGATTATCGAGTCAGTGCTGATCTAGGAACTTTTCAGACCACGTTTCGTCTCCTAGCTTTGGATCAGCTCCTCATTACCTACCCCTCGAGTCAGGATAACCTGGACCCGACGGTGGTCCCTTTGGTCTTGACCACGGAGACTGCAACATTCTTGGTGCGTAAAGAGCTAGCTAGTCACACTACTAACCAATCAGTACTCAACTTCAACCAAACTAGTAGGGTTGTTGCCCAGAACCCAGCACCAACGGTTTTTCGCGGGGGTCGCCCTCAGGACTCAAGTCAGTACAAGATCGACTTCATCAACTCGACTATCACTTTTCTTCCTGACATACTACCCACTCCTTCTGGATTTACAAGGGTGACTGATGCGTTACCCCATGGATCAATAGTAAATCCAGATGAGAATGTCTACATTGACTATTACATAACGCAGGCTCTTGGTGGGGAGAATACTGTTTCCGTCCTCAAGCCTAACCTAATCATGATTCCGGTTCAGATAGTCGATGGATCCACTTCTTTTACAGTCAGCGGGGATCAAAGATTGGTATTTCCAGATGGGTATCTGATTCGTATTGAGCAGAGTGAGGTATACTATCTTTCAGCTCCTAGTTATGACCCTGTAACCGATCGTACCACAGTCAATCTTCTAGCCCCTCAAGTATTCGGCGACTCCTCAACTAACCCAAACCTATTCATATCGACGGGCTCGATTCAACAATACTTCACTCCAGGAGTCCCTTCGAGTCAAATCTCTCGTGGAATGAACAGCTTTCAGGTATCTGGGGATCAGTCTGGTGTCTATATATCTGGAATAATCCTATACTTTTCTGACGGGCACTTCAATGACTTCTATCTAGTTTCCGGTTCCTCTTTTGATGGTACTACCACAACGGTTTCTATAACTCAGACTACAGCTCGAGAGTACAGTGGTTCTTACGTTTTACGCAGGTCTATTCGTCCGATCTACGAAGCCAACGTGAAGAGTCTCCAAACGAGTGGTGCTCCAGCGATTCCAGTTCAGACCCCACCTCTTACCTTGCTTGATACTGTGATTGTGTATCGAAAGGTTGACGGGCAACCCGGAACTGTCTTGACAGCACCCGCGGACTTCAAGATCGATGATTCTGGAAAGATCGACTTTACCAACCCACTGGCATCTGGGGAGTCCCTCAACATACTCTATACAAAACATAGAGTTGTAGGCCCTGGTTACCTGCAGGCATCCTATACCTATACCATTGTACCAACGCAAGATAATGGCTTGCTCAATCAGATACTGGTTGATTCACTCACAACCTACATTCCCGACTCGTTCTATGTTCGAGTTGAGACAATGACCAACTTCAGGGGGCAGCTCGCAGAGCAGTATAAGTCGGATGCGAGCTCTTCAGCTCCCTCAAGTGGCCCTCGAGTAGATAATGCCTCTCAGCCTCAGTTATTCGATCAAGGCAACGCTTCTGTTTACTTCGAGGAAGGTGAGTTAGCCAATGAAGATATAGTGGCTCGGGCCACACTTCTACTCTACAACAACTCTGTCAACGCCCTTGAGCAAGTCCTTCGTGACATGGACGGTAGGGTTGTTGGGGATGTCGATGGGTTGTTCAAGTTCGATGGGTCTACTGGAAACCTAGCTTCGAGCATCCTAACTGCAAATAACCAGATTGACGATATCGTTAGTATGGCCTTTGGGGATACCATTCGAGCCTACCAATCTGGAACTCACAGTAGGTTCTACCCAACCGTGGCTGAAGTTTCTCAGGTGATCCTGCAAGGAACCAAGACCGGGGATCCGATCATGAACTTTGGGGTCAAGCCCCTCACCGGATCAAGTCAGGTCTTCTTCAAGAGATTTCATCGAGCCCTAATTATCAGAGATGCTGAAGTTGGGGACACCGTTCTCTATGTTGACACTACGGCTGGGGTTACAGATCCACCACTTCGTCCAGCCTTCGAAGTTGGGCTCCTAGTAAGTGTAGCTGACCCAACAAATGTCTACATCTCTGATTCAACGTCCTTAGAAGTCACCTCAGTTTCACCAACTTCACTTGGTGTCTCTACCATCCCTGTTCATATCCCAGCCGGGGCTACCGTTTACTTAAGCACTACAGATCTGACGTATCCACCGAAGAGTTATCGAGTTGGAATCGATGTTACTCTCGATACCACTAACGGGTATCTTATCTACCTGAACCCTATCCCGGTGATAGGTAAAGCTCCGATTGGGGGGGAGCTCCTTCAGGGTTCAGTGGTTTTTGCAAACCTTACCACTTCTCCTAAGAAGTTCCCAGCTCTATATGGACAGACTCTTGATGACGATGGAGATCAGGGGTATCCATTACACAATCCTTCGTTCCTATGTGAAAGCGGAACTGGGTTCTCTGGGTACTTGGATACTGAGTTGGGTTATGTTCAATCGGGGGCTTCTCTTCACGCTCCTTATACAGATTCTGGGACGTTGAACTTTGGTAGGACTACGTTAACCTCTAACCCGTTCCCGTTGGCACTTCTACACCCTGGGGATTTGATTCAGATTAGTGCCTTGAGCACCAGCTTTCACGTCATAGACAGTGTAGGTCCTGATTATCTTGTAGTTAGTCAACCTTTCCCAGGGTTAAGTAGTGGTCCGTTCAACTTTAGGGTTACTGCATCGGACAATGTGGTCGGGCCTACTTTCACGGCTACAACGTCTGGAGTAGTTCTGGTTGACTCGAGTGCGAACTTCATAAGTTCTGGGGTCACTCCTGGTTACACAGTAGTTGCTTCCCAAGGTCCAACCTACCAGCGACGTCAGGTGACCTCTGTGGACTCTGAGACTCAACTCACCCTGGACTTTGCTTTTGGGTCAGATCTATCGGGGTCCAATACGTATCGAATTTGTAGATCACTCAACACTTTTGGAGGTTCTGATCTTCAGGGTCTTGCCTACACCCTTTGGAATACTGCACAGGATGAAGTTGCTGGATTCAATACCTTTTTCGCCAATGCACTTGGTATCACACCACAATCGATTGCTGATCTAACGGGACTACTTAATGAGGTCATAGCCTTTGCTATAACTACCTCGTCTTGGATAACCCTACTCGAACCATTGAGTGTTACCCCTGACACTCTAGCTTGGGTGCAGGGTTTAACTGATAGGAGTCAAGTTCAAGATCGGTACACTACAGTTACGGCCCGAAAGTCCCAAGTATTGGATGCCATCAGTAAGATCACAGCAGTATTGGCTACGAGCGATAGACTCTATGATTATAGATATACGTGGATAAACTCACGGATTAACTTGGAGACTGGGATCCTTGTGAAGCAAAAACGGGCCGTAGAAAACAGAATCAAGGCCCAACAGGATACTCTAAACGCAATGCTCAAACTTTTGGCGGTGCAGTGATGACTGAAGAAAAGAAAGAACCTGAAGTCCCTTCACAAGCCAACTGGGAGTATCGGGAGGAGTTCGGGATTGTTACCAAGATGCGCGAGGCCATCAAACTAACCAAGGTTGCAACGGAGAGTGAGCTAGCTCTTCTTAGGCGCAAGTTGGAACGTTTACATTATGGATCCTAAACTTCAGACTGTAATCGCAGTTATTAGTCATCGGGCGAATCGACTAAAGAGTGACACAACTTATACAGAGTTAGAGTGCATAGCCTCATGGTTGCGCTCTATTGTGGGTAAATCATATGGCTGACTGGGAGGCACTACAGATCAAAATTCCTGGCAAGGACTTGATGGAGGACGTCCGTAGTTCTCTTGAAGCTCTTGTTACGTTCATGGAGATCATTAAAGCTCTCCTTGAGACAATCAGCCTATTTCTTATTGACTTTGGGAATCCTATTCGCGCCATTGTCCAAGCACTTCTCACGTTGATCCAAGAATTATTCAACAGTTTGAAACAGACAGGTCTGTTTGCACTCTATGATGTTCCGATTACAACTCAGGATCCTAACTTCGATAGGTTCAAGGGAGGATATCAGGCCTTTGTGGAGAGGTTCAAGGCCTCCTTATTTGACTCAAAGGATCCTTTCCGGCCTCAACCTGCAGCTGGGCAGACGCTTAGCGGGTTCGTGCTTATTGTCGCTGATGCTACTACAGTTTTTGGGATGCTCCGGCTTATCAAGATCCTACTAAGGTTCTTTGGGAAAGAGGTTGCATCCGCTAAGTATGCTGCTCCGGCTAATGTAAGGATCTTTCCTGCTGGAACCTTACCCTCCTCTGTTTCAGGGGCAGGTTCTGTTGCAGGGGGTACAACTTCACAGAACAACTTCGATCCTATCCTGCAGGTTGCATCAGTATTCGGGGCAGTACTCAGGGGTTTTTCCATTGAGTGGACTTTAGCTACCAATCAATACCCCCCAGATCCAGGTTACGGGGACTTGCTTGCTACGGTCTCAAGTGAATTGATCCCTCAGAGCTGGCTCATCGAGAAGACAAGTAACTCTGGTGGTCCAGTTACCCTAACGCTGAATGCTGAGACCAACTTCGAAGATAAGCATGGGAAGGCCATCAAGAGGACCATCCCTGTCAGGGATGAGAATGGAGACTACTTCCGAGTATTCGAGAAGTACCTTGTCATTGATCCAACCCAAGCAACCTCAACGTTTATCCTTGGGCAGCTAGGAAAGTTCCGTTACTTGGATAGTATTGTAGATAAGGATAAGACCTACTACTATCGAATTAGAGCATTCAGTGGCCCCTTGGTTGTATCCGTCAACAATACTATCGACTTTCCAGCACCAGAGCAAAAGGCAAACACTGGTGAGTACATTCAGCGATGGCCTAGTAGTGATCCAAACAATCCGGTCATCATGGGGCGTCCAAGTGGGATACTCACTTGCAGACTTCCGAACATTCCAGCCAACTTCGATGTAATTACCGTTCTCGATAATACCTTTAGGATGGCTTTTGCTCTTGGGTTTCATAATCCATTGGACCCAACAGCTACCTTTGACGCGAATGGAAGACCCACGGGAAGTACTCCTGCAACCAAAGTCGGACAGGGATCTCTCATGAATCTTGGTGGAGCTCTTTCAGACATCATACCCACAGCTCTGAGCTCGATTGAGAAGAATTCTGTAACTGAGGAGTACCCTAACGTTGTCCAAAACTACCTCTCGGTGAAGTTTCAGGCTGCCCGATTGGCTCAGTTGGTTGGGGCTTCCCTGTTAGAGAACAGTGCGATGCTCAATCCAATGAGAGATCTGTACCAAGGTGCCATTCCATTACCCATCCCCTCTACTGGAAACCTTAAGGGTAGCAACAGTACCCTTGAGCAGATGGTCACTGCCTTCAACCTCATCCCAGAAGACTTCCCATCATCTAATCACCCAGAGATCTATGTGACGTCGAATGCAGCCTTCAAGGACGTCAATACACGTCTCAACTTACTAAAGGTAGTTACTTTCATTAAGTCATTCACCCTTGGTGGAACCCCTCCTGACTGGGTTTCAGTCAGCCTTCTCAGAGATATCGTTCCGTGGAGTGGGCAGTTCATCTATGATCTGTTGAACCGTATCGACGCTTTACTCGATGCTTTCAAGTCAGCCATTGATGAGATCAAGGCATTCATCGATACCGTTGCACGTAAGATAGATATCCTAGAGCGTTTCATCAAGTACTTGATCGAGATTCTCAACTATTTGGATAGTTTTTCAGCTGGCTTCTACTTCCTAAGTGTTCCTAGCACATCCGCTGGTATCCCCGGGTGGATCTCGGCTATCGATAATGCGGGTGGTACAAAACCCCCTTCAGGTCCAGGTGGGTACTCTGCTGGAGTCTCTCTGGCATATGCGGGAACCAATATTGATGCGTTTGTGACTGCCTTCAGCCTCATCTTTTGATCGGTAGGCTAACTATGATGGACTGGTTGGGAACATTCAATAGGTCACAGTTTCAAAGACTAGTTACATATACTAGAGCTCAATTAACCTATGTAAAATCCAGGGTAAATCACCTTACCGTCGAAAAGCAGAGAATAGGATTTCTTCAGTTCACCTATGACTCTGCAGGGCAACCAACCGGTTACGCTACTGGTCAGCCAGGGTTCACCACCTATATCGGGAAGCTCATGTCGGCTTATGAGGTTTTGGGTGGAGACCCATTCTACGACCTGCAAGTTAGGAGTATGGGTGATCCAGTTTACTATACGAAAGGTACCGAGACCTACAGCTCGAAGGTACTTTCGAACGGGGAGCCTGTACCCTCTCTAGGCCTTGCTGATGCTGTATCCGGTAATGCAGTGAGATCTATGAGGGATTGGGCTTCAGAAAATTTAGATCGTCTAGAAAGAATAGAAAGGAAAGTTAGGCGAGCTATTGACTACTCGGATCAACTACAAATTGAGATCGATAATCTGACCTCCATAACAAACGCGGTTGAGGTTGATGGTTCGCTTGAGAACCTCATCGCTCTAGTTAATCAGTTATTCACTGATCCTAGCTATCGGGCAATAGCTGATGATAAAGGAAAAGATCCATTCGGGAAGGTTGTATATGCGCCCATGTCATCGTATGACCAAGGCGGTACTCGAGCTCCATCAGAGGGTCTGGTCATTGAAAGAGGCAGCGACGGGTACACAACTTCTGGTGGGGGTACGGCATGAGCTATGATCGTCAACTTGATCAGGTATGCCCTCATTTAGTGGTTGAGGAATACCTGCTTATGAGAGGGGACTTGCAGGTAGCGGTTCCCTTGAGACCCATCTCCTCAATCAATTCTGTAGTAATCAGAGTTAATGGGGTGGCCGAAGTCCCTTCGACTGGGGTCTACATTCCAGCCCAATCGGTCGGCTCTCTTCGAGCTCCCTTTACAATAAACCCCGGGGTTAACAACACAATCAAGCTCAAAGTGGATACCGGGCCTTGGCAGGTTGTGACCATTCCAGGAGGGGTTCGTATCTCGGCTAACCAAGTAGCTCTACAGCTGTCCACTAGGGTCAGTGGGGTTCAGTTTACTGCCACTGGGAACCAGGTTGGGTTCCAAACTAATCTTCAAGGCCCGGCGGCTACAATATACATTGACAGTGCCAGTCCTCTGGCGACCGCTCTCGGGATCAAGACCAATCGCCAGTACCGCGGGAAGATGGTGTTCCCTGGTTGGAGTCTCGTCAACAACAACCTCACCCTTACACCTAGCAGACAGATTGTTTTTGACACTCCACTTCGAGCTGACCTGAATTACCTTGAGGTTAGCTACACCACTATTCGTAGTGAGTGTAGAAGGTGCGGTGGTCTCGGGATCGAGAATGATTGGCGCTACGGGGTTACTGGGGATGTAACGGTAGTTCAAGACGAGATACTACTTCTTCAGGAAGTCCAGAAGATAATCTACACAGTACTTGGGACTAATCCGTTCAACACTTGGTATGGTACTTCGATCATCGAGGCTATAGGAAGCAAGATTGTCATCGGTGGGGTACTTCAGAACAAGATCACATCGGATATCTACACAGCATTCAATAGGTGGCAGTCCATTAAGAAGCAACAGGAAGAGAAAGTGGGTCAGTATGTCTCTGATGAGGAATACCCCTTCCAGCTTCGTAGTGTGACTCTTGAGCAAAGTCAGCAGGACCCTACGGTAATATTCGTTACTGTAGTTGTGGTGAACCGCTCTTTCAAGTCTATTGAGATTGTGCGAGGCCTCAGGATACCTCAACCAGATAATCTGCTTGGGTCTACTCAACAGCAGGCCATCCTACAAGGCCTCACGAACTACCAATTGGTTCAATAAGTTATGGCCAAAGCTCCACAGATTGCATATAGAGATGGTTCTGGATTCACTACCAACCTAGTGTTTTCAACGAATCAAGAGGCTATTGTCATCACTGGGACAGTAGACAACCTAACCTCAGACATTCAGGTTTCTATCAACGGGGCTCCATTCGTTTCAGATCCAACCCTCGTAAACTTCGATCTCCCAAACTTCACTATTCCAAATCAATCTAGCTACCCTGATGGTTTGGTATTGACTCCTGGATCCAACACTATCCTAGTTAGAACAATAGACATTGCTGGTGGGGTTAGTGTTGCCTCAACTATCTCTGTCACCCTTGTTCTGCAAGAGAATGTCCTTCAGGTGGAGACCCCATCTGGAATCAAGGTGAGTAGGGTTAAGGATGTTGTCAACATATTTGTCGCCTTGCCAGCACAGAGATTTAGTACCAGCGGTGTCCCACTTCCAAGCAACTTCATAGGTTACAATTACTACGCCTCTACAGCAGCAGGTGGGACTACCGGATACTACCGAATCAATTCAGCAACCGTTACAAATAAGTCAACAACCTTTGATGAGAAGGTTACACAATTTGCTGCTAATCAAACGATATTCCCTAATGGTAGCCAATTTCTAGAGGTCAAGCTGACTCAAAAGGATGAGTTTGGTACTGAACTAGCAACCCAACTCGATACTACATACAATACATCGGCTTATACAGAGAGCATCCGATTCAAGTCTACCCTCGAAGACTACCAACTTATTGAGTACATCGTCTTCCAGCACAATCGATCGGGAACTTCAGATAGTATTAATGATGACCAGTTCTCGGCTGTTTCCGATACAGATCCATTGTACTATGTCGTAACTGGCGTGTATTATGATCCATTAACTGGAAACGAGATAGAGAGTGCCTTCTCTCAAGAAGTTTTGGGGACACCACTCATCCTGGACACGTCGATTAGAACTCTTCCTGGTAGGACTCAGTTTCAGGTTCTGACTGATTTCGTCAACTCGATTCAGAGGGTTGATGCTCTTGTGAGTTTGATCCCAGGGTCGACAACAAGGGATGTTTCGATTGACCCTTTTACCTCAGAAGCCGAGCGTCTTTACTTCTTGGTGGACTTCGTTCACCGTACTCAAAGTTTCCTTACTCTTCTTCAGATCGATGACGCCAATGGGGATGGAGTTTCGGATCCTGTCTCCGGGAGTGCCTACAAGACAGCTCTTAAGTTTGCCTTGGGGTATACAACTGATGATGCAGTTCAGAGTATCATCGACTCAGGGTTCGACAAGCTAGCTGGAAATATCAGTAAGAAGAGGCTTCCTGGAAGGCCGTCAGTTGGACAAGAAACCTTCTACACATATACGCGCCCCTCATTTGACCTCCCGGTACCCACTGGGACCATTGTATCGACTAATGCGGACTCCTCTCTTGGGATCCCTTCCGTCAACTTCGTTGTTGGTGGCTCTTATATCATGTTGGCTGCTCAAGCCGACTCCTACTTCAACTTCGATACCAAGCGTTACGAGATAACCGTTGACATAGTTGCTCAGACAACCGGTTCAGATGGTAACCGACCAGCTGGGCAGATCACCAACGTATCTGGAGCTCCAGGTTTCCAAGTTATCAACAACGATGCCACCGTCTTCGGGTCTGACCTCGAAAGTAATGCGGATCTTACTACCAGATGCCTCCTTGGATATTCAGTAGATAGTGGAACCTCTGGTGGGTATGCCTCAACTTCTGCAGAGCAAATTGGAATAGTCAAGGCAAAGATAGTCAAGAGCGGGGACCCCCTCATGATGAGGGATTATGATTCTGTCCGTCACAAGCACATTGGGGGCAAGGTTGATATCTGGACGCAAGGTCTCAAGGAACGACAAATTACTGAGAAGTTTGCCTTCACTTTCGAAGTAGCTACCAACATTCGATGTACCATCATTGATGCTACTAACTTGATCTTTCAGGTTCAGGATAGTCGAGTCACCCTGAACAATCCGATCACAGAGATCCTGGATAACTTGACACAAGGTCTCGGAGTCAGGAATGTGACCCAAGGGTTGGACTACCTCCTTGTTGGAGTCCAACTCATCGACTACAGGACCTTTAAGTTGAACCCCACACTATCAGGTCAAGTTGTAACGAACTTCGATGATGTGGTGACAGCTGACTACCGCTTCCGTGTTGATAATCGATTCATATTCAGCTTTCAACCTGTTCGGCGAGTAGTGTCGGTTATAGGAGAGGTATCCGGTGCTTTGGATAACTCTCTTGGATACGCTCTCTACAAGGTTGATGACCCACTCATTGATGGTGAAAGCACGATCTCCAACGACTACCTATCCATCAATCAAGTTAATGGGGTCCCCTCAGGCAATACAATTCAAGTGAATGCTGAATCCCATGTATTGGTAGGGTCTCAAGCAATACCTCTCGGAAGCATCGGGATAAATACTGATACTATTCGAGTCTTTAGTGTTGATCGATCAATAGAATACGAAGGCCCAACAGCTACTATCCCGGACTATGAAGTCATTGCAGGAACTCCGACTACCCCAGCGGCTATCCAAAGGACAGCCACATCGGATATCGTCAATGGGGCCACAGTCTCTGTTGACTATGTCCACGATGAGAACTTCACAGTTAACTACGTAATCAATGATCTTCTGCAACAACTCCAGAGGACAGTCAACTCTACTCGTCACATTACGGCTGATGTAATCATCAAAGAGGCCATTGAGAATCTAGTCGATCTAGAAGTTACGGTGGAGCTAAAATCTGGGTCAACCAAAGATACTACTGATCCTGCTGTTCGCTCTGACGTCAGCAACGACTCCAACACGAGACTAATTGGACAGGGTCTGGCTCAGTCCAGTATCGTTGGGGCTATCCAGGGGACCCCGGGTGTCGGCTTCTTAGTGTTGCCCATGGCTTTGATGGCCTATGCGGACGGGTCACGCAAGCTCCGTGAGGCTATAACCTCAGCCTACTTGCATCTCCCATCCTTAGATATTGGAGCAAATGTAGTTTACATCCTAACCAATGCTTTGACCTCACCTACCACGGATGGTGGGGGTCTAATTACAGAGCACAAGGGTGTATTTGAAGACGATGAGGCTATGACCTTGGTTGGAGTGCTCTCCACTTTGGCTTCGGCTGCTAACCAAGCTTACATCATCGGATCTGGGGGTGCTGTTATCCTAGGGTATACCGATACAGCTACTCTGGTAGCCGCCGGTTTCACAACAGCAGCTACTCAACAAGCTGAGCTACTGAGGAGGACTGCGAACCATGTGGTGATCTCCCTGTCGGGATCTGGGAGTCCGGTAGACCTCCCTGTTGATCACACTTACACAGTTTCTTATGTGGTTCGTGGGGATTCAGGATCCCATGACATTGAGGCAGCTGACGTTGAGTTCGTAGAACTCGGTAACTTTACCATCACCTACGCATCGAGCACCTAATGCCCAGATTCGTTACAGATCCAGATAGGCTAAACCTCACAACTAGTCAATCTGGGAAGGAGTACAACCTGAGGCTCATTCAACGAGCTCAGACGATCTTCACTAACTTGATGGATTTCCTGCCCAGTTCGTACATCAGCACCATTAAAGGCCCAAATTACTCAGTAGAGCTTTCGGCAGTAGCTACTGAGCTGGCTCGCATCGAGCTCTCTTTGGAGGATGTCAACTCGGATCAGGACTTTACCAAGACCCGTACAGACTTTCTGTACAGTATCATTGGGTACATGGTTTTCTTGAACAACAAGTTGCCAGATACAAACTATGATGACTTGGAGTTCCGAACATTCCTACTCAATGTGATTGCAATCTACTTCGAGGGGGCCATTCCACCGGCGATGCTAGAAGCTGTAGATCTGTTCTTCTCTGGCGGTCCTCTACTGTTCGAAAACTTCCTGATTGCCAGGGATCCAAACTCCGGTCTTGATATCTCAGATGAATTTGGTTTTCAGGTCGATGTAACGGACACTACTACAGGTTTCCCAGTTAATGTGTTTGCTCTTGACTCAAACACTAGGCTACTCCTGGACATTATTAGACCTGCACATACACTGTACACAATTAGGTACATCTTTACTGATACCTATAACCCAAACCCAACTCAAGGGGGTGTGATCCTTGATGCCAGTAGAGGAGACATGTCCAGTTACTGCTATGAAGATCTGCGAGTGTACTCACGAGGTTTGTTTGATATCGATAGGCTCGGTGTAAAGATCAACCGAGTTGTGGTTGCTGAAAATCATTCGGGTGACTTCTGATGCCTTTCACCTCTAGCTTAGGAACACTAGATAGCACACTTGGAAGTATCCTATTAGGGACGCTTTCAGGCGGGGACCTAGCTGCAAACCTCACTGGTGATTCATCAATCCTTGCAAACCTTAGCAGCACCTCGGACTTTGCTGTAACTGTGGTAATCTTCACAGTTGTTGACGGTACCCTGATAGCACACTTCAATAAGGATCTGTCAATAGACAGTGTTTTGATCGATCCAGCGTCCTACAATATAGCGGGTCCGTCATCTGTCTCAGTAAACCATGTGTATATGGTTGACAAGAGTACCATAGCGCTCACAACTTCAGGACTTATCACAGGGGTTTACACCCTGACAGTATCCTCACTTATCCAATCTACTGACGGGAATACTCTACTTGACACCGTAGCAGGGTTCCAAGCTCAAATCCCATACTCGGCTAGGTCTATCTACACAGATAATGGGCCAATAGTCAAGCCGCCACTTACAATACAGAAGGGTAGTCAGTGGTCGGTGCAGACAGCCCCCTCCAATTTCTCCGGAATTGTATATCGAACAACCCTCAATGGATCTATCACAAGTACAGACAGCCACCTAATAGTGTCGAGCCTCTTGGGGTTCTACGGAAATCCAATAAACTACAGTCTCAAGATCGACTCAGAGTACTTGGCGGTCACAGCCACTTCTGACACTGAGTTCACCGTAGTCAGGGGAAGGAAGTCCAGCTCCGCTGTTGACCATGCTGACTTGGCACCCGTAGAGTTGTTAGGTGCAGTGACTATGGGTGAGGTTGTCCTGCCTGGTGGGGCCTTTGATTCGAGCCACGTGGGACTCTACTTGAAGTTGAAGGGGTCAACCATCAACGGGGGCTCATACAAGATTCTCAAGGTGGTTAGCGCTACAAGACTACAAGTTCAGGCGAGTTTTAGGACCCCCAGTTCTGATCCTAATAATAACTCACCTTTGAATACTTGGACTCTCTATGATCCTAGAACTGGGTTCCTAGCGGACGACCCCAACGATGTGGTGGTTCGGGTCAATGGGGTGCCGGTTACAGTTGACCTCGTTATAGGGCTTTTGGGACAGATTGTGTTGACAGTCCCACCTGCTCACTTGAGTGCAATAGCAGTCGATTATGAATGGATGTATGATCCAACCGTTGAAGTCAGAAGGCTCAACTCGAGAGAGTTTAGATCTAACAACGGTAACAATAGGGCACTTTTGACTGGGAGGCCCTACCTTTACAGTAATGTCCTTCAGAGATCCACCGGTGCAAATAACAGGATCTTGACTGATGATATTCGAGCTCCCTTACCTCAGCCATTGCTTCGGGATGTGTTCTACCGAGCCTATGAACGGAAGTACACCGCATCCTTGAATAACCCAGATCTCCTTCGACTCAATACTCCAAAGAATAGGATTGCCTACTCATCTCTAACTCGTAAACTATCAGAGGTCTCCGTCACCTATGATGGGAACATTCTTCCTGAATCAGACCCTGTAGCTCCTTGGGTTCGCAACGGAGTTGGGACAGCTTCGATAGTCAATGGTAATCTGGTAGTGATAGACAATACCAGTGGGCCTTACCCGACTGGACAGACCTTGTATTGGGCTCGTGGAGTCGACCTATCATTTAAGAATGTCTACGCCGCTACTTGGCGAATGAAGATTGACGCAACGGTACCAGATGGTGTTTTCACCGGGGTCTCCACGGGTTGGTCCGACAACTACAGAGCTGTTATTCTAGGGTACCTGCTTGAGGGTGGGGTTCGTAAGATTGGTTTTCTCAAGAGAGGTTCTGGTAACACCCTATCTTTGATCGACTCTTGGACTGGGGGTATGGGTTCAAGTGGAAACCCAACTGATCTTCCTGTTGCATTCGATTGGTCTATTTACCATTCATACAGATTTCTGAAGGACATCAGTGGGACCATCAATCTATTCGTCGATGGGGAGGCAGTTGAGTCTCTTCAGATAACTGAGGATCAGCTCCCCCTATTGGAGGAGTTGGACGCTACCTTCAACCAAGTCCAGAATATATTCTTCGGCTCGTTGAGCCGAGAAGCTACTAACCAGAGCACTTGGCAATTCGTTCGTTACTTGATCTTGCCCACAGATGCTACTCAGAGTGCTCCCTTCGTTGATGTCTCTTATGGGCAACCACCGCCACTCACCGTTCTCCCCGAGGACTTCTCGAAGCCTTGGACTCCGATAGGGTACCATGGCAATGAGAACTTGATTACTATCGGTCCAAATGTTGACCTGCTTCTAGACTCAACCTCTTATACATCAAGTCAATCAAGTCTCATTGGTGGGGATTTCAGAGGATTTACTAGGATAGAGCCTCTCCTTGGTGTTTCCTCGAGCGTGGTCCTAGACTTTGGTGTGAGTCTGAGAACGTATACCCACGGTATCACTCCCAATGCAGTAATGGCTGCCATTGACGATGGGAAGTTCCTGGTTCAGGTTTGTTTCTTCCCCACACAAGCACAGCCGAAGGTCAGCTATCCTGGACGATCAATGCCCCAGGATGCCACTCCAGAGCCTTGGACATCTTTAGGCGGAGCCCATGCATACCTGATCGGAAGAACTCTTCGCATTGAGGACACCAGTGTTAGTGACGGGAGGTTGTTTTCAATCAATGACCTTGCACCAACAGGATCAACAAGCAGAATCTTTGACGCACCCCTTGACTACTTGTTTGAGTTCCACTGTGGTGTCATCTCATTTGTTCAAGACGGTACCCCAGAACACTTCTGTGGGGTTACCACGGATGTCTTTGACGGTAATCGAACCATCGGAGTTATGCTCAATGAGGATGGATCCGGTAACCCTCTAGTTTCGTTTCACTCAGATGGTGTCCTAATCTCTTTTGCATCATTTTCGTTCAATTGGATGGATGGGAAGCCGCACACCTATCGTGTTACTAAGAATACAGCCGGTAACTTAGTGGTTCTATTTGCTGATAACACACTTATAGGATCAACAGCCTACACGAGTTTCTCGGTTGCCACTGGTACTCCAACTTTATCCTTTGGGTCTACTACACAAGCTAGTGTATTTCAATCCAAGTCGGTTGTCGATTGGTACTACGTGAATGGGTGGAGAGGGCAGCCGCTTACTGCAACTCCCCCAGATTACCTCCCAAGACACTATGTGGGAATCTGGAAAGGTTCTGACCCTAATAGCCTCTTAGGGTACTACTTGCCGACGAAGTCCTCTGGTCGAGCAAATACTAACGGCAACGTACTAGAGGATCTGACAGCCGACTTCATAGCTGACTTGGTTCAATCGGGGAATGATTTGATCATTGATGACGACATCAATAGGGGGGTCTACAAGATAGCTAGTGTTGGAAGTACCTCGATCACCATTGATGACTCGGTAACTCCATTACCTCAAACCGGGTCTACGGTTGTCAGGTACAGAATCCCTCAAGAGACTGATTGGACTACTGACCACACCTATCAAATCCTTCGAGATCCCACTGGGTTCGTTGGGTTGTTCCAAGATGCTAGTTCAGTACCACTCATTCGAGTGGAGTATGGCCACGTGACCCTCCCTCCGAGTTCGGTTGGGTTGCCAAGTGTGATCAACAGAGGCCTGCCATCGGTGAGTTGGGGAGCTTTTGACTCGACTAACCTCTCTCAGACAGCTTGGGACTTCGTGCATTACGCCATCACAACCTCTCCGATAGAAGTCAAGATTGTCCCGCCTCACCAAGTCTCCAATCAGAGAAACGTGATGGCTTCTCCGGAGCACTTGTTTGGGACTCTACCGCACGCTCATACTCAATACTCATCAGCTTCAACTGGGGTACCCTATCAATGGGAGGCCTACGTTAATGATCCAAGTGTGCGGGCCTTTACTAAGTTGAATGAAGGAACGCCTCTAGTTCCGTTGACTCAGACTTTCAAGAAGTCAAGAACCGTTACAATCTCAGTTCCACCTAGTGGATTTGGAGATTCAGCTTTTGGATCTGATTCGTTTGGGTCAGGTAATCTACCATTAAAAACAATCACTATTCCAGCTTCAACCGGGGCTCTCTACAATAACCTTGAGGTAATAGAAAAAACCTCTGGTGAGTCGGACCTCCTATCAGCTTTCTCTGATGAGGTTTACATCGTTATGACTCCGAACCCAGTTTCTATATCGGCTCATCTCACCGGTGACTCTTGGTTAACCAGTTCTTCCCTAACGTCTGTGAAAGCAGTTTTGGTGCTCAAATGGTGACTAATATCGATATGTTCTCTCGGATCAAGTCAGCAGTTCGTATGCTAACCTCTGCAAAATATGAGGAGCACATCTCACCTATCAAACGTGGTGATGTGATCATGACCCTTCGGGATGGGGGGACCGGGAAAGTTCAATGTGTTAGGAACTTTAAGAACCTGGTTACAGCTGACGCCTCGACTTTGGTGGCCCGACTCTTAAAAAACAACAGTGAAACAGGGCTCAATGGAGCCTTTGCCTTGGCTGTTGGGACTGGTGATAGTGGGTGGGATCCTATGCACCCCCCAGCTCCAACTAGAACCCAACGAGCACTCTATGCTGAACTCACCCGCAAGAGGTTCGCTTCTACCAACTTTGTTGATTCTCTGGGGAATCCTAGTTCGATTCCTACCAATGTAGTGGACTTCACGACCACCTTCACAGAATCAGAAGCTGTCGGGCCTCTCGTGGAGATGGGAATCCTTGGAGGGGCTATCAACTCTGACATGTCGATCAAGAACCCAGTGTCACCTTCAAATGGCCCTTATGACCCGACGGTGGACTTGACTCAGTTTGAGACTTTATGCAATGTATTCAATTTTCCTGTACAAAATAAGCCCTCCACTAGTACGATGACGGTGGTGTGGAGATTTACTACTTGAATCATTCGTCTCTAGTTAACGTCATGTCCTGACACCAAGTGTGGCCCTGGGGGTTCAACTCCCGTTGGATCTTCGTCCTCATCAGGTTCAGATCCAACCTCTTCAAGAGCCTTTGCCAGCTCGTAGATGGCTTCTGAACCCGGGGATCCCTCCCCAACGTAGACTGAGGCGGCGAGCCATAGAAGATGATCAGCAAGCTCGAGAGGGAATGCTTCTTTGCGGCCGTTGACCTCTGGGGAGTCCTCAGAGACTTGGGCCTGAACTTCTTTCAAGGTATCTTGCAGTAGTTTTGCTAGTTTGGAACCAAATTGATCTTGGATGCAGTTCAGTTTGGTGTGGCCAGTGCAGTTCGGACAATCTTCGTTGGACATGGGAGGAGCCTACACCATTAGAATAACAGAGACAACTTACGTGGGTTTACTAGGTCAGTGGGCCTACACACCTATCATCCGATCGGTTTAGAAGCTCTTCCGTTCGTTGATCCGGCGCGAGACTACAAGACCAATCAAACAGCTAAACTCATCTCGAAGGCGGTCGTAGACTTCGATCTCATCTCGGAACGGTCAGGGTTCGTCCTTATGCTCAAGCAGAATGGTCGCCATGTTTTCAAACGGTTGGGCTAGGATTTCAGATCACTTCTTCGCGCTCGAACCGAGTCGGTGCCAGAAAGGGTTCTTCCTTTGGTTCTTCCGGTTTAGTCTTGGGTTGTCCGTAGATCTGAATGATCTCGTGCGCCCATTTAAGAAGATCCCCTACCCTCTGACCCTTAGGTTGAGATGTGCGCTGGGATTCCTAGAGACCTACGAACTTTAGCCACCCACGCATAGGATAAGTTAAACTTTCTAGCTACTTCATTGTCAGGACAGGTACCTAGCGAGTCAAGCCAAGGCCGTTGCTTCTTCTGACTATAGTGAATATGATCCATGACTAAACCACCATATTCTTGCCGTATCCCTAAGTAGGACTCCCAAACTTTTCTCTTGTGATCTATACAAAAACTCGAATCAGAATAGAGAAGGAGACAAAGCTTTTCAGCTTGTTTCCCTTGAGCTAGTAGTTGGGCCACACTGTGACTTATCCTTTCCTTCTCATAGACCAAGGGGTTGATCCCCCTACTCCTAAGAATCTCAGCTAGGTCTTGGATTACTTCGTTCCAGGCGTCCACAAATGAAACCCTTAATACGACCCCACCGACACCCTTGTTCCTAGTTAAATTTACGCTTCCATCCCCATCAATCAACCCACGTATAAAGGGGACTTGAAATTCAGTAGGAACCTTTGGTAGACGGCAAGGAACTTTAGACTTCCTAGGGAATATACCTAATTGAATGAGTTTCTCACACATATGTTTACTATGTACACTAGTTCGGTAAACTGTTTTATTGGACCCTCTGAGGGACTCGTTTATTCTTGTAGCAGTCTTCCAAGTAGTGTGAAGCCACTCAACTAGTTTTTTATCGGTATTAACGAAGGAGACACAGAAGTACTTTCCCCACCTGGCGGTACCCCATTTTCTTATCTTATCCTTGTGGTTTCTATTCCAAATTCTTCTTACTCTATAATAGCAGGCTAAACATTGACGGCGCCCGTCCTTAAACTTACCTGTTTTCCCACATGTTGAGCAAAGTTGACTCCTAACCTGCCAAGAAGACATCACAGAGGCTCCCTGCTGTTAAGTTCTTTTTCCAGTGACTCTGCGCCTCGTTCAATGAGATTCCTAATGAACTGGGACCTAGATAGGTCAACCCCTGGTAGCCGCTCCTGTAGCCGCTCCTGTAGCTTCCGGAGACGTTGCTCGAACTCAGGCGAGGCTTTGAACCCAATGGCGACATCCTTGTTCATGGTATAACTAAGTACACCAGTAGATTATTGGGTTTATGGGCCAAAGTTTCTGGTTATTAGGTAGCTCTGGTTAAGTGCAAGAGAGGGATCCGAAGGGCTCCCTCTCTTGCACTTATTCTTATTTCAGGGGTTCAAAAGTTCGAATATGTGGTCAGGTTTTCTGAGTTGTCCCAACACTGAACTGTTCCGTTATTCAATATAACACAGGTGTATAGAGTTCCATCACTGATAGAAGTAGCTCCGGTGACTCCAGGGGTGACTCCAGGGGTCAGATGGTTGTTATTGGGTCCAATGCTCCCCCAGCATTGAGTTGTTCCATCAGTCATTATCGCACATGCATGTTGAGATCCTACACTAACAGCTAGGACACCATACCAGATTGCTCGGACTGGTTTAGTACTGCTAGTTGTTGACCCATTACCGAGCTGACCATATCTGTTGTTCCCCCAACAGTATACAGAACTGTCATCAAGTACTCCGCAGGAACTATCATGACCTGAAGAAATAGTGGTTCCCGTAGTAGCAATAGTGGTTCCAGTAACGGTAGTCATCATGACAGGTGTTAGCTGACTTGGACCCCAACAACTAATCCACCCACCGTTTGATACCGCACAGGCTTGGTAGTCCCCAGCACTAATGAAAAGAGTGCTGATACCAGTAGCTTGGGTAGCTAATCCTGGGACCGGTACGGGAACTAAGTTAGTAGCTGTTGACCCAGTACCAGACCAACTTCCACTACCCCAACACTGAACCGTACCATTGCTTAGTAGGGCACAAGTATAAAATTGGGCGCAAGCCACTGCAGTGGCATTGGTGATCCCTGCTACCACGGCTGAGTTGTTTGTTGTGGTTCCATTGCCTAGTTGGCCAGCAGTATTTACCCCCCAGCACTGAATTGTTCCGTTACTTAGAACAGCGCAAGTATGGTCAGGACCCACAGAGACAGAAACAGCATTCGAGATCCCGTTGACATTGGTAGGAACTGATGCATTAGTTGTCGCGTTGCTCCCTAGGTTAAGGTAAGTTTCAGCACCCCAGCATTCAACTGACCCATCACTTATTACAGCACAAGTGTTAGCAAAAGAACCAACTGAAACAGACTTCGCTGTAAGTTTAGTATTCGTGGTACCCCCGGTAGCTGAGTTGCCGCCGGTACTTGATGAGCCCCCAGTACTCTCCTGTCCACCTGTAGCTTGAGCAGAGCTTCCCCCTGTGCTTGGTGATCCGCCTGTGGCCTGAGCAGAGCTTCCCCCTGTGCTTGGTGATCCGCCTGTGGCCTGAGCAGAGCTCCCGCCTGTGCTTGGTGATCCACCTGTAGCTTGAGTTGAGCTCCCACCTGTGCTTGGTGATCCACCTGTAGCTTGAGTTGAGCTCCCACCTGTAGTCTTGGAGCCACCCGTCGAGCTTGAACCGCCAGTGGCCTTGGAGCCACCCGACGTGGAAGCTCCACCCGTGCTGGGTTTCCCACCAGTAGACTTGGCTGAACTCCCACCAGTAGACTTGGCCGAACTTCCTCCGGTACCTAGGCCTTGCCCGCCGGTGCCCGTCGGAGCACTTGTAGTCCCAATCGTGGAGCTTGAGCCACCGGTCGCCTCAGGGACGGTAGAGCTCTCAACCGAGCTTGAGCCACCGGTCGCCTTCGAAGTGTCAAGTCCAGCTGTTCCGGCCACTGACGTCGAACTAGAGGTACTAGAGCTTGAGCCACCGGTCGCTTGGATGGTATTCAGGGTGTCAGGAGTTTCGACTGAGTTGCTTCCGCAAGCGGTAAGCACTAGAGCCAGGGTTATTGAACTTAGGGTCTTGAACATGATTCGCCTCATTTAGTATTACGTCTGATGGGTTTGGATCTCAATAAAATACTTGATTTTCATGTTGCTGGAAGTTTTGGCTACCTGGCCCTACCGGAAGTCAATTCAATTTTGGAATGGGATCGGTAATCCTCTTTTGGCTTTTCCTTGTGCAGATGCACATGCACGGGAGATCCCAAAATCATGTCTGATAACTTCGGGACCGGCGTCAGTCGAACCCTAGACCCAACAGCTACCCAATTTGAAGGTGTGGTTTTTATTGAAGGGGCCGCCCTATGTGACGCGGACCTCAACTTAGTTGGACAACTTGCTGAGGATTGGCAGAGGAAGCTTGTCCTTCGTGGCACCCCTAGCGGGTGGCTTGGGAATTCTGTAAACCAATCAAAGGTGTACATCACAGATCCCTCATATTCCAACTGGTTTCAGTTTGGACCACAGAGGGCAGGGGATCAACAGTCCATTATGTGGGCTGTGGTGAACGGGTGGTTGATACCTGTGTGCGGAACTCAAACAGGAAGCCCCCCTGGTCAGCCCAACAACTCTAGCACCCTAAATCGGATACTACTCCCCCCACCACCGGTGTCGGCGGGGTCTGCAAGAGCAGACTTCGTGTTTTTAGAATGTTACAAAGCTCTCATTAGCCCAAACCCCTCAACACTCAACAAACCTAATGCATCGGCTATCTATAGGTTTGGAAATTTGGAAGGAGGCCAAAGCTACCTCCCAGACGATCTCATTGATCCAGAGATCGGTGAGCCGACTACTGACAGAACACAGATTTTATACAGAATTAGAGTGGTCAGTGGTCTAAACAACCTCTCCATAAGTCCTGACGGTTTTGACCCCTCCGTCGTATTCGCGCAAGGTGCTTCAAGCTCACCGATTCCAACTTATACCTTCTCCAATATGCGTGAGCTGTTGGGTGATAATGGGTTATACCGCGCTGGTGATGGAAACCCAGGTAACAGTCTCGGTACAGTAGATGGTTTTGCCTACGCAATACCGATTGCAATTATCTTCAGAAGATCAGCCACCTTGTGGAGTGGTGACCCCTTCCCAAACTTAAATGGATCCTTCAATCGAAATCCTTCAGCCACTGATCGATTCGGAGCTACTACATTCTCAACCATTCCGACTCTTGCATCGCTACTCACAGCAACCGCAACAAACATCACTCTTGTCTCAATTGCCAACATTCCTTTACCAGCAAGTCCAGCTTCAGCAGTTGTTATTCAGATTGGTGATGAGCTTCTCACCTATGCAAGCATAACCTCTACCACTATTGCTGTAGTACGTGGAGTCAACGGTACAGTTGCTGAGGCTCATCCAGCTGGTACTGTTGTCAGGGTCATATCTAGTCGTCCAGATGGGCTTTTTGCAGACCAAATCACTGAGACAGATCTACTGGATTTGAGGCATGTAGTTAGTTCTACAGGATTTGACTACCAAGCTCTACTACAATCCAGTCTCGATAAGTTACTCAGAGGTAAACTTCGCTCAACCCACAAGAGGTCAGGGACTGATCCTAGAGGTACTTATGTACATTTTGAAGATAAGATCAGTCAAACACCACCGGCTATCCCTAGCATCACAGCCTTAGATGCTCCTGATCATATTCGGTTTGCATTCAGTGATGCTGCTATACAGCAGCCAGTAGAGTTCATAGTCAAACCCATTACTGCAGGTCCAACTTTCCCCTTAGCCCCACCTACTCCACCCTTTGCTACCCAAGCGGTAACTTGGGACCTCCAACTAGCTAACCCCGTCATGGCAGTAAGCCAAAAGGCGGCTTCCATTTGGAGTTCTGAGACAGTAGATGGTGATGGGACTGGGGATACTCTACAAGTTGATGTAACTCAGTTCAAAACATCTCTTCCTGGATCAGATGCCGATCAGGTCAGGTTCCTAAACGAAGTACCTGTATCAAGTAGCAGCGGTACTTCGATGGGTTCCTTTCAGTTCATTGACGGGAGTATAAACTTCCTGAACCTAGTGTACCCTGGGGATACTATAGTTATATTTACCGGAGCCGCGAAGGGTTCCTACCCGATCACTGATGTTACCAATTCGGTTCTAACCAGTTCAATATCAATTCCAACAGCTAGTTCAATCACTTATATCATTCGCCGCGGAGTTGGTTCTGTTCAGATTCGTATTGAGGGATCAATTGCTAGTCTACCCCAACATAGGTTTGAGGTTACTCCCCACAACCCTGGACCTACTGATGACTTGGTGGTTAGGTTCATCGGTGCTGGCAGTCCATTCCCTACCACGTCCTCATCAGCTGCTTCTCAGCTCTATATCACCACTAACATTCAGTATGGTGGGGGTAGAGGTATTGCTAGGAGGCCAGATTCGATCCACAATGTGGTTCTAGTTAATCCCAGTGCTAACCCTGAGGTTCTCATTCAACCCTCATATGAGGTTTCGGATGAGTATGAACTGAGTACTAGTTGGGTACTGCTTTGGAGCAAATTCAGGAATTATCCTTACAAGAGTCTGCTTCCAGTCACCACAGGATCATATATAGATCCTGGGTCAAAGAGCGTGGTTCTCCAACCTTTTCAGAGCATCTCTTTCCCGAGTAGTGTTCTCTACCTAACAGCTGGCAATATAATGCCACCACTACTTAGCGGGTATGGCCCTATGGCGTCAGACCCGTTAGGTTTGTTTTCAACTAGTAATTATGTAACCCTTCCTCGTCACTTAGTACCAGGATTTGGTGCAGTTTATGCTCCAATCCTTCCGGGTAATAGTGCTGATTTCAGTCAGGGTATCAACTTCATGTTGATGTCCAAAGAGGGGTTAACCTTTGACAACCCTGACTACATAAACTACACAACGCTCACTACTACCTGTGCGATATTCTCTACTCTAGTACCTTACAACACGGCTTCAGGGGCACCGCTTCGTGCAGGGATGAGGCATTTCAATGATGATCCTACTATTGGTGGTGCCCTGTCGACGGCAAGAGGGTTAGGTCGTCAAGGCTTAGAGTTGCCTATCTACTATGGGATTTCTAGGCTTTTCGCAATCTATGAAGCGGGTGACTATACCGCAAATGGGTCAGCTTTTAATATTGCTACAGATCGGACACCACTTACCTCTGGTGGGGCTAAGAATCTGCTTCGTCAGTCCTTCGATGGGCCTGTATTCTGGATTGAACGAGATGATTTGAACAATGGGGTTAGCACCTTCATCCTAAATTCAGACGCCATTGATATTTCCAAAGCCCCCCACCCACCTAGTTCATTTGCAGTTGGAGATTATGTAATTGAGGCTAGTGTCTTCGGGTTTGGTATTGGGTCATTTGATCTTAACCAGCCTTTCCGATTGGCACTCTCATCCGCTGTTACCCCAGCTCAACCAATACCAGGTCCTAACACAATTCTGCCTGGGCCGTTACCGGCTACGGCCACAGCTTTGGTCAATTATTCCAGGTCAGTCTACCAAGGGGACCCCTGGCAAACATCTAGTTCTTCAGGACTCGATATTGGGTATCAAAGAGGACCCCTTGATTCAGCTACAGCATTTGAGTTAGCCTCGACCTCTCTTACAGTCAGCACCCTAACTAGACCAAATCAGAAACCCCTTGAGGTGCTTGCTTCGATCGGATTCATTACTAGTTTGGGCACTGGGAGGCTCAGCGGAGACTTTGTTCAGCCAAATACCTATGAACCTAGAAATGTTGGTTATGAAGATCCAGTAGACCCAAGTGGTGTTCGACCCTACCCTCCAACAGTAGCATCTGGTGGAGCATCAACACCTCGACCAATTACCAAGCTTGGGGCTATTGGAAGCTCATCCATCTTCAGTGACCTTGAGGCAAACCCGGACTATCTGGGTCTTACTACCCGACTCCCTCTAGGAGCTCTATACCGAGACATGGATTTTCATGGAGGGCGGTTCTCGGATGACTTTGCCTCCCCTTTGATTTACACTTCCAACACGGGTGTGGGATCTGGCGTAGCTGGCTTAGGCAGCTCTACAACATTGGACCAGACTGAAACCTCAAGTATGCCATCGGAGACCTCTGCTGGTCTTCCAGGGGATGTGATAATCCTTGTGGATGGTAGTCAAAGCTATAGTTCTCTCACAAACTTCAGAACCAATAGGGGTGGGTCTGCTTTCATCGGCTCTGGGGATCGTCCTGGTGGAGAGATCTTCGCCACCTATGAGAGAATCCTGGGTTCGGTTAGTGGGACTAGGGCTCTTGTCGGTAGGGCCTTCTTAGTTAGGAACTCCCTTACTAGTGTTGGATCAGCTCAGGTATCCGCTGGAGATGAGTTGATGATGGCCATTGTTACCAATGTGATGGAACTCAATACCACTCCATCTGAAGCCATGATCTTACTAGGTACAAATGGCAGCGGAGAATCGGTATCAGGGGCTGACCTGTATCGTATCGAAGGGCATCCGCTTCTCGCCAACCATACTTTCTACAATGTGGATCCAACCACTATTGACTTGCCAATTGGGAAGACGATAAGTCAGATTGTTGATCCTCCAGCTATTGAATCGTTCCCGAAGGGGGCTCCCAACACAGTCTATGCCAGCAATGGGACCTACAACTTCTGGTCAAATGCTCCTACCCTGACAGCACTATTCTTGACCAATGACTTGTCTGTTGGCGGTACAGCTAGCATTGCTGGGGATGTACTAATATCATCCAATGCACTCACATTCACCAATGCCTCACACATTAGTACTTCTAATCGGTCTTCTGGTACTACAAGTACCCTAATTATCAGTACCGGAGACGGTACTGGGACTGCAAGCACAGGTAACCTCACAGTTGCTTCTGGGACTTCAAGTGGTTCTGGGACCGCTGGTGGACTCGTTCTAGTGGGGGGTTCTTCCACTGGTTCTTCAGGTAATGGTGGGGGGGTTACTCTAGCAGGAGGTACCACTTTCGACGGGAACGGAGGTAACGTCGCTATACGAGGTGGAACTGCGGGTGTTGGTAATGGTGGTGATGTTACTGTATCAGCAGGTCTCGGAACTATCACTAATGGCACCGTTTCTGTTAGGATAGGACCTCTCGTTACCGTAGCAAGCTTCACCAATACGGATCTCATTCTTGGTCCAAGTAATTCCGGAAACTACGGAATCCACTTCACTGCTGAGACTACCAACACCACAATTGATCAAGATGATGCCCTAACAGGTAATGGATCCGAACTCACCATTAAATCCCAGGTTGCGGCACCTGGGAATAATGATGGTGGTGGTATCCGTATCGTAGCAGGGCAAAGTACCGGCTCAGGTCGAACTGGAACTATTCAAGTAGCTAATGGCTTACGCAGTAACTTACTGATTAGTGCTACCGACACTGAAAGTGCATTTTTTGACCACAATATCACCGAATTGGGTGATCCAAATGCTGTTGACGTCTATAGCCTGACTTTTAGTTCAAGAGTTCTAGCACCTAAAATCGGGCAGAAATCCACTAATGGTGATGGTGAAACTCTCACTATCAAGTCTGCTGATGTAGCAACAGCTTTCCAAGGTAAGGGTGGAGATCTAGGTATCTTCGCTGGTAATGCTCTGGGTGACGTCTCTCATCCGCATCCAGGTGGTGATATCTACCTGAAGGCTGGTAAGGGTTCTTTCTCCAGCATGGGTAAGGTGTTCTTACAGGTTGAGAATGGTACAACCATGTCTCCCTCACCAGTGACAGTGATGGTTGTGGGGGTAGACGGGGTCCACCTATACAACCCAGCTGTCACATTTGACGAGAACATTGGGAACCCAATTGTTATCAGCCAAGCTGACGTTCTAACTGGTTCATTTGGCGAGAACTTCAAAATTCAGGCTCAGAATGGTAAGCAGCTCGCTGGATCCTCTCAGGATGGTGGCGGTCTATTTCTCATCTCAGGCAAGCATGGTCCAAGTGGTGGTGCTGATGGGGCCGTCAACTTGTACCTCGGTTCTGAGGTCTATCCCATACTAGCAGCAGATAGAACGGGTTTGGCCTTCCGGGGGTCTAGTAGCGGTAACAACGGGTTTGGCCTTGTTGAATCTTCAGCAAATCCTCCAGCAATGCCGAACAATTGTACCAGCGCTATCTTTTCATTTGGTAGCCCGCTGTCAGCGGCGAACCAACTAAGATATTCAGATGGTTCCTCTGTTACCCGATACATTGAGGGAGTTACAGAGAGGGTTGTTGTTAATAGCACCAGTATCATCAACCCAATAACTTCGGCTAACCCTGTCATTTCAGCCTCTCCGGTCCTGCTTAGTGCATTTCCTCAAGCGTTCACCGTAGAGGGGGGTGACCTCCTAGAGGGTACTGTCATTGTTCACTTAGTGGCAGCTGCATCTGCTGGTAACATAGCTAGCTTTTACTTGATATTGGTCGATGGGGTTACCCCAGTAGATATCACAACTTATCAATTCCCTATGGACAATGGTGTTGATGTCTACCTAACGGTACCCTTCTCTTACACTGTTTCTAATACTAACTCTGGGACAGTATCGATCAAAGCAGAGGCTGCGGTTAGTGGTGGATCTCTAAATGTGACCACTCCAAGTAATGGTGATAAGTGGCTGTTTGCCAAGCATATCGTAGGTGCAGCAGGTACCTAAAAGTCGTGAAGAGGTTTGAGTCGAGCTATCACAAGATCTCAACAAAATAGTTGACTTTCATGCTGCTGGGAGTTTTGGCTACAGACAACTACCACCCTAACCGCCTTTTCCTCTTATCCGTTCGAATTGTTGACCCCTCATTCAAGGAACGGATGAAATGGACCTCAACTCACTAGCTTCAACCATTTTCAATGTACAGACGATCTATATATGTCTGGCAATTTACGTAGTAACCTATTTGATTCGCCGGATAATTGAGGGAACTTGGGGTATCCTGATTCAGCAGGGTGAGGCCAAGAATGCATCCCTATCCAGTAGGATCTGGGGTGAGGTAATTGTGCCGATTCTGCCGATTATCATTGGTGGAGCCCTGAGTTTTGCTGCAAAAACCTTTGTTTGGCCTGACTTTGCGGTGAAGACCAAGTTAGCCAGAGTTCTCTATGGGTGTATCTGTGGTTTGTTCTCAGCCTTCATCTACAACCGAATCCGTGGTTGGCTAAAAAGTGGACGTGGGAGAGATGATGATGACAGTTTTACAGCTGAGCCAGTTGGCCTAACAGCTCCTGTCGTTTTAGGGGACCTCAAAGAGAAGAACAAGGAACCTCCAAAACCTACTGCAGCCTAAGGACACTATGCCTGAAGAAATCAAACCATCAGCCCAAACCTCTTTTGGGGCAAGCGTATGGACATCATTCAAAAACTTCTTTTCTAAGCTCTGGTCCATCATTCGAAAGATCAGTCCGAAGGTTCTAGGACCGTTTGCTGCCCTTGCTGTCCTCGTAATCGCAGTTGTCTTGGTTTCTATGGGTTTCAAAGAGCTTCAGATCGGTGGGGTTCTTGGAAAGCTCTTAGGAAAGAAGGGTGGGGCAACTCCGGATCGTGGACCCACTGTAGAGACGGCTAACTCGATTGATCCAAAGCGAGTAGGTCCAGACGGGAAGCTGATTCCGGAAGGGGACCCAGATCAGAAGGGTGATACCCAGGCAGTGGTGGTTCCCATTCAGCCCCCTGGGTTGTTCTCAGATCCGGGTACAGTGGTCTTCACTGCTCCTGGGGATAGCCAGCCTACAACAGTGGTGTTGCCAGAGGGTGTAAAGAATAGTCAGGTAGATCAAGTTGTGGTGATTAATCCTACAACAGTTGCTGTCACAGTAAAAGACAACACTGGAGTTCCGGCTTCAGAAGTTGACGAGTTACTCAAAAAGTACAGTAAGTAACGGACAGAAAAAGCAATCCTTAGGCACAGCCCTTCGGTGTAACTAACACCATGAAAAACCTCCCTCTAGTTTTGGCAGTCGTATTCTATGCTTCTCCTAGTAGGGCTGATGTTTCATGCCCGAATGCTGACGACACCTGTGTCCCCAAAGCTGACATGAGTTCTTTCGTCTCAATTCTTAAAGAGAAGAGTTGTTTTCAGAAAACCAAACCAACGTTCAAGCTTGATTCGGTGACAATCACCACTGATGTGGATGGAAGGGTTTACTACTCAGGATCAGATCCACACCCGTACACCATCAATATGTCCTGGTGCGGGTATGATGTGTCGGCTAACGAGAAGCTGACACTTATAGTGGCTAAGAAGGAACCTCCTGTCTGGGGGTTCAGGTTCCGGCCTAAGTTTTCAGGCAGTTTTCTTTTCGTGGATGCCTTCAGCCAGAGTTCAGCAAAGCAAGCGGTTGATGTCGGGATTCTCTGGGATATCCTCTATTACAAGGCCGTCAACTTCAATGTAGCCACTGGATTCAGATCCGCGGGGGCTGGGGTTGGAATGGACATCACTCGTAACTTTGGTTGGTTTATAGGGGCTGCCTACTCTTGGTGGACTCTGAAAGTAAACCCGCAAGCGGGACTCTACTTCTCTTTTTGGTGAGTTTTAATGCCGACAGCAGCAATACCGGTAGCCACTCGGGCTACCGAATTTGAACAGATCTACGAACAGCTAAAGCAAGTTCGGGCTAGTAAGACTTGTCAATTGAGACCGACCAAGATGCTCCGTGAGGAGATTGTCGGAATTGATGGGACTACCCAACCTCTAAGGCTCAGATACTATCAGGTTCAGGGGATTTACCACTTACTTAGGGTAAATCGAATGATTCTGGGGGATGGAACTGGTTTGGGGAAGTGTGTCACCGGCAGCACTCTACTGAATACTGATCTCGGACTACTAACGATTGATTCTTTGAAGCCGAAGGGGGTTAAGTCTGAGGGTTTTTACAACTTAGATTATCCAGTATCTGTGTGGACAGGATCAAGGGTGGCTCCAGTTAAGAGTTTCTACTGGGGAGGTACCAAGCCAACTATCAAGTTGACAACTAGAAATGGTTATCAACTTGAAGGGAGTTTGATCCATCCTGTATACGCTAGGCAGACTTCTAGAGAGGGTTTTGTCAAGCTCCCTGACCTCAAGATTGGAGACCACATTTGTATAGATCGCTGTGAGGTACCATTTCCAACTAAAGAGCCCATCATTGACTTTGATCTAGCTCAATGTTCACGTGGGTATACCTACCCAAACCGTCTAACTCCCAAGTTAGCCACCTTATTGGGATGGTTAATCAGCGAGGGTAATAGGCATCCAACAAGCGTCCAGATTACTCAACACCTGGAGTCGAACCCCGACAACCACCGTGAGATACGGGATCTGTTGTATGCTATATTTGGTTGGAAGGGGAATGCCAACAGTAAGGCGAAAGACAAGCTCGTAGCCGTTTCATCAAAGGACATACGTCGTTATCTGATATCTTGCGGGGTCAGGGAAGTTCTTTCTGCAGAGAAGAGTATACCCGACTTGATACTGCGGGGTACAAGGGAGGCAATTCGATGCTTCTTGTCTGCTCTCATTGAGGCTGAGTGTTCTGTATCTAATGGGGGTGGCATAGAGTTTAGTACTGCCTCAGAGGAATTAGCCAAGCAGGTTCAATTGTTACTCTTGCGCTTTGGTGTGGTTTCTAACCGTCAGCCAAAGAAAGTTAAAGGGTACTCTCATACCTACTGGAGGGTAACGTTCTTTGGTGACGATGCTAGGGTTTTTCAGAGGGAGATTGGGCTTCGATCCAAGCGCAAGGTAGCCTTGTTGAAGTCTAGTCTTACACGATCCTCCAATCCGAACAAAGACCTAATACCAAACTTCACCTCCGAGGTTGGTGCTCTCAAAAAACTAATCCTGCAAGCTACTTCTAAGCAGGGAGCAAATTCCAATCGAGTTGGTTCAGGTTTGAAGCAGTTTGGAGAATGCTTCAGGTCAACTTTGAAGAATATTCTGTGCGGATATCGTGATCCGAGCTACCAGTGGCTACAGAAGCTTTTGGAGGTCTCCTATAAGATGGGTTTATCAAGTACAAATGAGTACCGGAGAGTGCTTCAAGTCACTCAGCGCCATTTTTACTACGACCCAATTGTATCCGTTGAGTATAAGTCAGCTCCTGTGATGGACTTGGAGATTGACGATCCTGAGCATTGCTTCGCAGGAAACGGATTCATCAACCACAACACCCTCCAAGCTATTGGTGCTCTCTGTTATATCTGGGAGAGGGATCCTACCATGAAGGTCATGGTAGTGTGTCCGAAGTCGGCTATTGGACAGTGGGCTTCTGAGATTGACAAGTTCTCGATTGGGATCAAATACTTCATTGCTTCTGGTACCCTAGATCAGCGTAAAGAAGCCTACTCTGCTTGGTTTAGGCATACAGGGCCTGGAGTCCTTGTCGTCAACTATCACGGGGTGGTTCGTGATTGGGATCAAGGGATTACCAAGGAGCCACCGCCGGTGGGGGCCAAAAAGGGTACTCAAGCTGTTGCTGGCCTGGGTTTCCTCGACAAGCTGACATCAGGTATTCCACGGCTTACTGTGATCTTCGATGAGATCACAGCCTGCAAAAATCCGACAACTAAGACTCATCAAACTTGCAAGTTCTTGTCTGGTAAAGCTAAACGTGTCTGGGGTTTAACCGCCACTCTCCTTCAGAATCACTTGATGGAGGGTTTTGGTATCTACAAGGTCATTAGGCCGGAGACCTTCGGTACCAAGAATGCATTCCTTAATGTTTACTGCGTCACTGAGATGCAGCGGATTAAGGGTGGGGGAAAGGTACCTATTGTTGTTGGGTATAAGAACCTACAACACTTCAGACAAACTATCGACCCATTCTTCTACGGGCGGGCGAAACAGGATGTTTCTACAGAACTCCCAGCCCTCACAACTCGCGAAGTTGTGTGTGAACTCTCCAAAGTGGAAGAGAGAAAGTACGCAGAAGCACTGGGAGGGCTTCTTGAACTTGGAGACGGTGAACTTCGTGACTACAAGGACACCAAACAACTTACAAGCCTCATTTACATTCAAGAGATCTGTAATTCTCTTTCTTTACTGAAGTTTGAAGAGGGTGGGGGGTCTGACTTCGAGGGGCGAAGCTCCAAAGAAGCGGCTCTTGTTGAATTACTGTCTGAAGAGTTCGACGGTGAGAAGGTCATTGTCTACACTCGGTTTGCCAGTCATATCCCTAGACTTCAAGCTATTTTGACCAAAGAGGGTATCAAGAGTGTTTCCATATCCGGCTCACAGAGCGGTAAAAATAGAAAGAGTGCTCAAGACCAATTTCAGGATCTTAGCAGTAAAGTCAGGGTAGTCATCATCACCGATGCCGGTAGTGAGGCAATTAACCTCCAGGCCGCTTCTGCGATGATTCTGTTTGATTCCCCGTGGTCTTGGGGCAGGTATGTTCAGCTTCTTGGTCGGATGATTCGAATTGGGTCACCGCACCCTCGAGTTCTTGCTGTTCACTTGATTACGAGACGACCCGGCCTCTCAGGTAAAAAGGCTGAAACGATTGACAGCAAGGTAGTTCAGAAGCTTCGTCGGAAGAAAGGGCTGATCGATCAGGTCATCGGGGAAGCTGCTGCCGGAGCTCTAAAGTTTGATCGAAGCGAGAATGACATCAAGGATTTGCTGCAATCTCTAAGAGATACCTCAAATAAATGATCCTTCGGTGTAGTGACCATCTACATGGACGAGGAATGCAAAAATCCAAAATGTCATGATGGGTTCGTTCTGGTTGGTGATACTCGTTGGAAACCCTGCTCTTGTTTCTTCTGGAGGGAGGCTAAGAGACGGATGGGGCCGGAGATTGGTCAAGCCCCACCGATAGAGTACTCCCCTCTTATGATGCCAGGGAGGGTTGGTGGCGAAGTACCCGTAGACCGCACCCACGAGAACCTATTCATCAAGGGATGGTGGACTGACATTGTCTCGCACTTGTTCATAGTTCTGTCAGTCAAAATGATGAACGAAAGTCTGCACTACAGATTTAGGATAGTGAACGAGATTGATATCTTCAATGTCCGTATGGGTCTCAACTCTTACACTGCGAGACCAAAGTCGAAGCGGGAAGATATCCCAGTATTCAATACGCTAGCGGATTTCATCGGAGGTGACTTCGAACTAGTTGTGATTAGGCTTGGAGGTGCTGGGCACAAGAACAAGGCTCTGCCTGGGTACTTCAAGGAAGCCCTAATAACACGGGCAATGATCTGCAAACCAACTTGGATCATTGAGGAACCCAACAGCCTATTTGGGCCTGGGCACTTTGCTTACAGCGAAGACGTTGGTGACTTCGTAGCGAACAACTTCGAAGTCGTTGACCTAACCCTGACCAATAAGGGGCATGTCATTACCCCGAGGGGTTTTGAGGGTTCTGAGTTACAGAGTGAAGAAGGTCTAGCTATTGATGATGAGAGAACTAACCCAGTGAAGGCGGTTATGCCGAAGGAAAGAATTGTGATTCCAGATAAGGAGCCAACCCCTAGAATGGATACAAGTGACCCGCTCCTCTTTGGTGACAGTAAGGGGTACAAGAAAAACAGTAGTTGGGGGAAAAATCGATGAGAGGGATTCTCCACTCGGTCATCGACTTTGGCGGACTTCAACAAGTCGACATGATCTCCAACTTCCAAAAGTTGGAGCGATCCCACATTGAATGGGATCAGCCGCCTGATGCTAGGATCTTTGAGTTCTTGAAGTGGTACTTCCACTCGAGCTTGGAGATGCCCACTCCTCAGACTATCAAGGACTACTTTGAGGCTAAGCGGGATGAGGAGTGTAAAGAACGTGTAGGGGACTTTGAGAAGCATCCAGCTCACAAGGGAACAAACTATACCTATCTTCTCAAGACCACTGTTGAAGAACAGAGCAAGCTGAGGGCGGTCCAGTACCTAAAGGAAGCTCAAGAGATAATCAACAAGGGCTTGATTCTAGATAACGAGAAGAAGCAAGGTCTTCGAGACGGAATCAACCACATTGTAAAAAAGGCTCACGAACTCCTATTCTACGAGTCTAACGCCAAAATTGAGGGTAACATCCGAGAGGATGGGGAACTCGTAAAGAAGATGTATGAGGAGGCGGAAGCCAATAAAGCTCTCGCTTGGGGTAAGTTCTGCGGTCTCAATGGCATCGATAAGGTAATTCGAGGGATCAAGAAAGGTGAGATGTGGCTCCATGCCGCCTTCACCGGTGAGCTTAAGACAAGCTTTGCTCTGAATTGGGCCTACAACCTGGTGACTCGTTATAGATCTAACATCGTCTACGTGACGTTGGAGATGCCCTATGAACAGGTTCTGTTAATGATCCATGTCATGCATTCCTCTAACGGGAAGTATACAGATCCTAGGTCAAAAGACTACAGCATGTGTGCACCATTGGACTATGACAAAGTCAAATCAGGAACCCTAACCGCAGATGAGAAGGCTTTCTACGAGATCGTAATCAATGACTTTGGAACCAATGCCGAGTATGGAAGATTTGATCTCTGGGGGCCGGATGATGATGTCAATACTGATGACATCCAGATGTTCGCTGAGTTAAGACACCAGGAAGCTGAGGTTCACCTCCTGATCATTGACCACGGTGGGCTCTTAGAGCCGCGCAAGAAGCGTAGAAATAAGGACTACACTGTTGAATTGAACTCGGTTCTACGGGACACCAAGAAGATGGCTCTTCACTTCAATCACGGTGAGAAGGTGCCGATCCTTTTGCTGTTCCAAATCAACCGTGATGGCAAGGACTTCGCGGATAAGAATGAGGGCCGATACAAGCTTCGAGCTCTATCCTATGCGAACGAGGCCGAACGATCTTCTGATGTAATTACGACAACTTACCTCAACGATGAACATCGTAAGAATGGGACCACCATGTTCGATTGCCTAAAAAGGAGAGACGGTATCCCATTTCAACCCTTCATGGCGAGGATCCATTGGGGCTCACGAAGAATTGGAGATTGTGACCCCTTCAGAGGTCAGAATGACCAAGGGATGTCTATTGATGACCTTAGGGCTGGTCAAGGGCTTGGAAACAACATGTTCCAGGGAATCTAACCTATGGCTCAATCGAGAATGCAAGAGGCTTTTCAGAACTCCCATCGGAACACTGTCTACAAGATGTGGGTTGACCAACGAGTAGAGGTTCTTCTGGATAAAGTCTCAGCTCATGATGTACTAAGGCACTTCTGGGTTGAGTTAAAGTATCATGATGATAGCCGTGAAGAACAGATCTTATGTCCGTTTCACAGTGATTCTATACCATCGGCACGACTTCACCCCCAACAAGGTGATAGCAGATCAGGTCTGTACTGTTTCACTTGTCGAAAAAGGTGGGATATATTCGGCCTCTGGCGTGAGTTCAGTGGTGATCCTGAGATGAAGTTCACCATGATTCTTCGGGGTCTAGAAAAAGCTTTTGGGATCATTACCCCTGAGGCTCCTGACATGAGCAGAGAGCCAGTACAACGAGGCCCAACCGAAGAAGAGTTAGCGGTTCTTCGGTTGCTTGGTGTATGCGAGTGTCGACTCCGAAGCTCCAAAGAGGCATTCACTATGAATGGGTTCCTAACGGTAGGTCGTATTCTTGATAACCTACACTACAGGATGGCTCATCAAACGATTGACCTTGAAACGGCTGAGAAAGTAGCTCGACAGATACTGGAGAAGATAGCTGAGAAGCTAAGAAGTGTCTAGAAAACTTACCATAAAGACTAACGAACTCAAGGACCTATCCTTGTACCTCATCTACCAGTATGGGGTTAATTGGGAACAAGAGTGGAAGCCGCTTCAGGGGTCTGCAATCACTTTATTGCTTACTGTAGTCTCACAAGAGGATATGACCCACGCTCTCAAGGGTTGGACCAAGCCATTGTTCAAAGCCCTAATGCTTGCACCTGAATTTGCCCTTAGAAAGCTACCACACTTCGATTGTGACAAAAAGAAGATCTGCCAATATCACGACAAAACTAAGTGTACTCCGAAGTCAAAGCACATGCCCTGGTGCTTTGAGCCGTCAGGGATAGAAGATCTTGAGGCTCGAAGGTTAGGCGGAGAGCTCATAAAGCTGTGGCGAGAAGGGGTGTATGTAGTGGTAGTGGTTCATCAATTAGTAGAAGGATAGGTACTCTGTTATGCCGTCAATTGACGATGATGAGTTGGCCGCGATTCTTGGACAGGTAGAAATTCAGTCAAGTCAACCACCAACTCTTGCGGAAGCGACAGGGGATGATGAACCCTTGCCCATTCCTCAGACGATTAGTTCTCCAGAATTCAACCCACCAGATTCAGATACCTCTGGGGATGACTTCGATTCCATTATGGAAAGCATGGGTGCTAATCTGGAACCCGATGCCACCGACATTATGAAGGCCTGGATGAACTACCACAAGTTCGTGGTAGTTGAGACCCTGGCTGAGCTAACTGAGATTGTCGATCAAGCCATCAAAGCCGGTAAGTGCTCCCTCGACTTAGAAACTGAGGGTCTAGATAATAGGATTTATTGGAAAAAACAATCTGAGATCAAGGTTCCAGTTGAGCATTGGAATGATACCAGACCCGATGTCATTCCAACAACCGTTCACAAGATTGTGGGTTACTGTCTTAGTTACGATGGGTACACTGGGTACTATGTTCCAGTTCGCCATGCGGCTCCCGGAGAAGAGATTATCAACGTAAATCCGATTGAAGCCGGGAGAGAGATTAAAAGGTTGTGTCTAGCAGCACAGCCAGTGATTAGCGCCGATGGGAAGAAGACCGATCCACTTGGTAGTCCTCTCTTGGAACGTCCAGGAAAAGTGAAAATCTACTTCTGGCACGCTAAGTTCGACCAGGAATTCTTGTATCCGGTTACTGGGATCGACTTTTGGCACCCAGAGTCCTTTGAGGATGGTCTTCTCATCTACTACTGCATCTTCACCGGTGACAAGTCACTGGGTCTCAAGGAGAAAGCTAAGGCCAATCTGTGGGTCACCGACAAGAAGGGTACTACGATCAGAGGGTACATCAAGGCTGATCCTAAGAATCCGTTGCACGAGCTCGTCGACGAAGATCCCAAAGGGTCCCCTATCCAATATGAAATGATTAAGTTGAAAGACTTGTTCGTCAAGGGTAGGGAGATCAAGTTTGCTACTTTGAAACCGAGCGAGGCCCGCTACTACGCTTGCTCGGATGCTATCTGCACCTTTCTACTGTGTGACAAGCCTAGCATCCTCTCGGTTGCTAAGGACCCTCGATATGCCAACATCTATCGACTCGAGAAACAAGTCAGCCAAGTCCTACGGTGGATGGAGAGGCTGAGAATCAAGATTGATCACGAGTATGTTAGAAATCTCCTCACCGAAGCCAAGGAAGAAGCTGACCTCTATCGCAAGCAAATTGTTGGGTTAGCTGAACTCAAGGGTTTCAAAAACTTTGACCCTCAGTCCACTCAACAACTAAGCAACTTCCTCTTTGCTAGTTCGACGGGGCTCAACATCGAACCAAAGCCAGATAAGACTTCGGCCGTTGGTTCTCAACAGTACAAGACAGATGCCGATACTCTTGAAAAGTTGGTTGAAGAACACCCTGATATAAACCCGATTTTATTGGTAATTGTCAAGTATCGCCAGATAGAGAAGGTCATTGGCACTTATCTTGAAGGTATGCTGAACAATTGTGATGAAAATCAAGAACTTCGGTACCAATTCAAGCAGACTGGTGCACCAACAGGTAGGTTCACAGCTCCGGCTGGGGAAGCTTCTCAAGGGTATGGTGCAATCCCGATCCACGGCATCCCCTCCACGTATGATGAGAAGAAGCCTAAGGTAGCTACAGCATTGAGAAAAGCCTTCGTAGCCCGTGAGGGTTACACGATGGTCAAGATTGACTTCGCTGGTGAAGAGCTTAGAATCGTCACCAATCTATCGAGAGAGCCTGCTTGGATTAAGGAGTTCAATGAGGGTACGGGGGACTTGCATACCATCACGGCCAAGGCTTTTTTCGGTAGTGAGATCACCAAACAGCAACGCCAACAAGGAAAAATGGCGAATTTCAGTTTGGTTTACGGTGGTGGGACGATGGCCATCATGCGGGCTACCAAGTGTACCCAGCAGGAGGCAGCTCGGAGGAAAGCCGCATTCGATAAGGCAATGCCCATTTTCAATGAGTGGGTCAAAAAACAGAAAGCTCTTGTCAAGAAGGACAAGGGGGTCTATACAGCATTCGGTAGATGGATGGCTGTTCCGGATGTTGACAGCCAGGATAAGGCAGTGGTAGCTGCCTGTGAGAGATATTCTCTGAATTATCCGATCCAGGGGTGCAATTTTTATGCCAGTCTTATCACAACCAAAAGTGGGTTGAAAAAGATCGGGGATTTATCTGCAGCCAATAAGTTAGTTCAGGTTTGGACTGGATCAAAATGGGCTAAGGCAACAGCGCATTCTATGGGTGAGTGCCGGTTGGCTGAGATCACTTTGAGTGATGGAACAACCGTTCGTTGTGATATTCGACATAAACAATTGGTTGTGTCGGATTCTGGGTACTCTTGGATAAACTTCAAAAACCTGAGTCCAGGTGACAGGTCTGCAACTGCACTTTGCTACCCTATAGAGTTCAACCCACCTAAGCTACATTCAGTAACTCGGGTAGAAAAAGCACAGAGACACTTTCAACTTGGAGGTAGTCACTCCGAGTTCTGGTATTGGGTTGGACGCTATATTGGAGACGGTTGCTTCAATGATGGGATATTTAGGACCTGTTTTGGTTCACATGAGGCTATAGCTATCAAAAGGTGTCGAGACTTCTGGGGGGCCTGTGGGCTTAATACGCAATTCAGGACTAACACCCATACTCCAAAGAATAAAGAATCAACAAGACATCAAGTGATAGTCCAAAATGTGGAACTTACTTGTTTTCTTGAACGATTAGGGTTGACCCCTGGGGCAACAGCGCACACCAAGAGATTACCAGCACGTATTCTTCAAGAGAGGTTGGAGCACCGGAAATCTTTTATCCGTGGTGTCATGGATTCTGATGGTCATAAGCCTCCACTGGTGAGTGCAAAAGGGAATCCCTACAATATCCATTTGTGCCAGCGCCCCTTACTTGAGGACTTGAAGTTGCTCCTTCGTACCCTTGGGGTGGAATCAGTCATTCGTGGACCCTATCGGAGTGGGTCTGATAAGAACGGAGACGATACTACTAGTTACCGTCTTGACATCAATCGCAGAATGTTTGAGCGTAATGTACAAGGGGTGCAGAACCGGGGACCTAAGTTCCATGATATGTTTGCCCCTGACTTTTTGGTACAAGACTTTTTGAGTCGTGGTAAGTGGGTACAGTCCGATTTCAGAGACAATTCAAGCTATGTTCTGTACCGTCGACTCGTCAATGGGGGTAAGGTCACTGTTTATACGCTTGATGACTTATGCAAGCAAGTTGGGGTAACCCTTCGGAATCCTATTTACGGCCACAAGAAGATCAAGAAGATCAAGATTCTTGACCAAGTGGAGGAGACCTACACACTTTCGGTCAAAGATCCCCTTCATCGATTTGAAGCTGACGGGGTTATTACTAAGAACTCGGGTGCCGACATCATGAAGATGTCGATGGTCATGCTCTACAAGAAGTTCTACAAGATGGGGTGGTTACAGGATAATACCGTCAGGTTCTTGTTGACAGTACATGATGAGCTTGTTTTTGAGGTACAACATGAGAAGCTCATGGAGGTAATGCCAGTCCTCACTGATATCATGTGCTCACCGGCGAAGATGGCTCGTGGGTGGCCAGTCCATCTTGAGGTTGAGCCCTTACTCGACCTGCACTGGGATCCCAAGTATGACTACTACAAGATCATGCACGGGTATATTCCGGAGAAGGGCAAGTCACCTAAGAAAACTGACGTGGAAGTAAACGGAAGGTACTATCAGCAAATACCCCCTTGGCTAGAGGGGCATTTGGTACCAGACTACATGCGGAAGGGGGAGACTCCCCAGTCGCCTCCCGCGCAGGATCCTCCTCCCTCCAACTCAAGTCCAGTCAGTTCAACCACTTCTACTACTGAGACTTCGGTTCCACAGACAGCCACTTCAATTCAAGTTGAGACTCCGGAACCCAATCTGGCATCAAACCTCCCTCCGGCACGAACTTCAGTTCCACCTAACGGCAATGGGAAGTCTAAGTCTGATAATGGTAATGGGGTTCTAATATACCATATCAGCCCCTACAATCTAACACAGAATACGGTAAAACAAGTGAGTGCAGCCTGCATGAGGTGTCGGGATCCAGAAGGGAGGGTTCTTCATCTTCTCGAGAGTGGTAACAACGAGACCTTGATTGATCCGGCTTTGCAAATTAAAGTGAACGTGAATCTTTTCAAAGTACTGATGGATGACCATAACCTCTGAGGGTTAACGTGCCAGATCGTAGAGATAACTTAGGTGAATGCAATCAGTTGAAAGTCCCGACAGAGGACTTCAAAATGTTTTGGTGCAATCGGTGCCTTCAACCAGATTGCACGCGAAGTCTCTACGGAACCACCAAGTTTGAGAGACGGGTCACCACTTGGCTTGACCGTCTTTTTCTTAAGGTACCGAAGATGGAGACAGGAGACCCTAGATTCAGGGACATTTCCAGCAAAGAGTTCCATCCCGTTTTGGACTCTTGGGAAATTTCTTCTGAAATTCCCACAGCAAAAGAGCAACCTGACCAGCCAGTTTCATTCCTAGCAGTACCGACAGAAGAGGTTCTCATAAAAGAGGCCAGTGAGTCGGAAGGTACCGAAAATCAACCTGAGAGTGAGACTCAACCTCTGTCTAAGGAGGTCGGGACCCCGCTAGTAATTCCAGCTAGAGGTAACCTAGAATCTTTGGCTTTGATGAATACATCGAATCGTAGCGGTCTTTATTTACCGGGCAATCCTTCTTCATCGACAGAATTCCCAAATGGTAGTGGACGTGGAAGTAAACCTAGTGTAAAAGGGGATCCTAGCAATGACCCTTGGGCAGCCCCGAAGCAAAGACATTCTTCAGAAGTTGTTGTTGAGGCGGGGGCTACGATTCGCCTTGGTGGTTCAAAGTGAATCGGTGTAAAGGTACTAGCAACTGAAAAGAGGATTTATGACGGTTACGTGGAAGGAACGAGTTTTTGTAGACGGTCACATGGAAGTTGAGAAGATTAATGGTGCAACCTCAGAGGGTTGTGACCACATCCTTCGAAACTACATCGCTGGGACTGGAACTTTAGAGAAGGACGAAAAGTTGCCCAGTGATCTGGCTGATGAAGTCCACGAGATCGCCAGTAGCTAATCCACTAAACTTTGAACACCTATTAGGGTAAAGATTCAACCAATCAAGGAGAGTATAGTACTATGTCGCACAGAGCGAGTATCACCACTCAGATGAAGGACACAAAGATCCTGGCCAAGACTCTAGATTCACAGGGTATCAAATACCGCCAGGAGGGGACTCGTTTCAACCTTCAGACTGGTGCCTTCGACGGAACCACCATTGACACCCGCACGGGTCAAGTTATTGGTGCCGATATAGATAATAACCGTGATGCAACGGATGCAAAGATTTCCGCCCTTCGTCAGCACTACACGGTTACCGAACGCAAGGAGTTCCACTTCCAAAAGGGTACCACGGTGAGCACGGAGACTGAGACCGTAAAAGGTCAGCAAGTCTACGTTTTGTGTTGCTCACGAGAAGCGTGAGCAAGCCTGATTGTTCGGCAGAAGGCCCACTAAATTAGAAAGAATTTAGTGGGCCTTTCCTGTTTTGTGGTGTATACCCTGACGAACACTTGATGGAGTCCAGGAGAATATGACCCTGAATGCTGAGATGGTTCATCACCTACGGGCACTTACCCGTCTGGTTTATGTAGTCACCGATGAAGAGGATAACTTCATCAAAGACTTCCAACTCCAGATGAATAAGCATGAAGACCGAACATGGGTCTACAATTGGTGCCTCGGGTTGAAGAAGATTGGTGATCTGACTAGAGATTGGACTCAAAGGAGTCATACGGAGGCTACTCCACGCGAGCTCCATGAGGCTCTTACTCAGGTCTACAAGGATGACCCGAAAGACAAGGAGCACTTCTACATCTTCACTGATCCTGAAAGGATCTTTCGAGATGAACAAGCTGTCCGGCGTGTTCTGAACATCATCCATCAACTCCATGTGGATCTCAGAGTTGTGAAGTGCCTTATATTTGTGAGCACTCGGCGAGTCATTCCAGAGAAGCTTGCTCGGTACTTTGAGATCGTTGACACTAAGGGGCTCCAGGAAGAAGAGTTGACTACTCTTGTTACAGATTTCTGTAGGCAACTTCAGACACCTGTGCCCTCCAATATCGGCAAGTTATTCCGTGGGTTTACTAGCTTTGAGGTAGAGGCTGCCATCACTCAATCAGTGGTGAGAACCAAGAAGGACTCCGTAGATCCAAAGCGTGTAGACCCGGTCTTGATTAGTAAGTACAAGCGGAACCAGATTAAGAAAACCGATCTGGTACAGATCGTCGACTCGAGCAAAGTTAGCTTTGACTCGGTTGGTGGGGCCGAGTGCTTCAAAGAATGGGCACGTAGTACTCAATCTTGTTGGACTGAAGAGGGGCAGGCATTCGGTTTGGTACCACCCCGCGGGGTCCTTCTCATGGGGGTTTATGGTTGTGGTAAGTCACTTTCAGCCAAGGCTCTTGCCACAGAATGGAAGCTCCCTCTCATTCAGTTCGAGATGGGAAAACTTAGAAACTCTGCAGTGGGTGAGTCCGAAGCTAACTTGTATCGGGCTCTGAGGATCGTGGAGTCGGTATCCCCATGCGTGACGGAAGAGACCGAGGTCACTCTTGCAGATGGGACTTCAAAACCAATTGGTGTTTTATGGCAAGAGTCCTTGTCTGGAACCACTGATCTTTCCGTTCAATGTTGGAATGAAAAGACACTTCGATTGGGTTCAACCCGGGTGAGTGCTATCACATGTCGTCAAGCAGAAGCCTTCCGTATTGATGCTGCTAATGGTTACTACTTGAACGCTACAGAAAACCACCTCCACTATATTATGCGAGGTGGGTTACCAGATTGGGTCAGCACTGACGAGCTTTTACCTGGGGATATGATGGCGGTTTCTATAGCCAAGTATCCCGGGGATTCAGATTGCACTAGGTTCCATCCAGTTGGAATGCGTAATTATGAAGCTGCCCAGGGAAGAATGGAGTTTCGTAGGGGGGGTGGCGGTTTTCGGGATGCCATTGTACCAAAGCTCCCAAGGGTTTGGTCTACAGAACTAGGTTGGGTTCTAGGTATACTTGAGGGTGATGGCTTCATCGGCGCTAATGACGGAATTGGTTTGGTTAACACGTCTGAGGGGTTACTCTCCTATTTTGAGCACGGGTTAATCAATCAATTTGGACTTCAAGCAACACGTCATGAGAATAACTCTAAGGATCCTATACTAACTGGACTAACTGAAGATTCAGTTTTCAAAACCTGTTGGACATCTTTAGTTACAAATCAGTTAGCAGCTGAATTTCTCAGAGAAGCACGTAAGCATATCTTGACAGCACCACCGGAGGTACGAGCTGCTTTCCTTGCGGGGTGGATTGATGCTGATGGATGTATTGGCCGTAATAAGATCGCTCTTACTGTCAAACATCCGAAGATGTGGGCTCAGCGTCAGTTATTGGGTCGTCAACTAATCCAATCACTGGGGGTAATACCTTCTAAGTTTGACTTCCCTTCAATGGAGATTACCGGTAGTAGAGCTGTTCACTTAGCCGGAATTATTAGGGAGTACCTTGTTGAAAAGAGTGTCAAGGCCACACAAATTAGTTCTTCATCTATTGGTTTTGATCGAGGTTCAGGGTTTGCTTGTGGTCAACTATTACATGAGGCCAGAAAGGCGTCTGGTACCAAGTTCTCAGATTTAGGTGCTTCGTCTGGGGTTACCTGGTCTTATGAGAGTGGTAGAGTTCCAGTTAGTGAACGTCATCTCATTAACTACATTGAGAAGTTCGGGTCTAGCGGATCTGAGCTCAAGCGTATTCTTGAGGCTGATTGTAGGTGGGTACAGGTGAAGAGCATTGAACCCATTGGGACTCAAGATGTTTATGACTTGGTTTGTGAGGGTGAGGACACTCATTCATTTATTGCAAATGGATTGATCACACATAATTGCATTATGTGGATAGATGAAGCTGAGAAGAGCCTATCCGGTGGGGATTCATCGGCTCAATCAGATGCGGGTACCACCTCTCGCTTGCTGGGTATCCTCTCAACCTGGACCCAAGAATCTAATGCTCCAGCCTGTTTGGTGATGACTGCCAACTCCCTGAAGACCATGCCCGCGGAGATGGTCAACAGGATGCCAGAAAGGTTCTTCTTCGATATCCCTGATGAGGAAACCCTCATCGATATCATAAAGATCCATGCAAAGAACTTCTCGCAAGATGTATCCAACTTCAACCTAGCTACTTTGGCCGAGAAAGCTGATGGTCTAGTAGGTCGTGAGATCGAACAGGCTGTTGAAGCTTCGATGGTCAAAAGCTTCAATGCAAAGTGCAAGGGTCTGGACTATGAGATCCTTCTGGAGGACCTAACGCGGCGGCCCCGTATCATCAAGACTATGTCTGATGAGATCCATAATATCATTGATTGGGTAGGGTTCGACAAGGAATCTGGGGACGGTATCCGAGCCAGATTTGCTTCTAAGGGTCGTTCAACTCAATTCAAGACAATCTCGGCTACTGCAGCAGAGAAGGCCACCAAGTAGTTGACATCCGACCCAACGTGACCACAGTAGGGCCGGTAGGAGTACGAATCATGCCTGACCTAACCACCCTGACACCTCAACAGCAGGCCCTATCCAGGAAGGTTAATGTCAGGGTTCTTTCGAAAGCTAACCCGAGCTCTGGGTTACTTAGGCGCAGTAGGGAAAAGATTCAGGAGGATCCTAATCTGGGGGGCCTATTCACCACGGGTGTCATTGACGTGGAGACGTTGACCCAGCGGTTGCGTGAGAAACTCCATTTTGATGAGGGTTTGGATGACGTAGCCCAGTATCTTGCTGATGAGTATGCTCAGCTTGGTGATGGGATCCTTATGATCTCTAGTGAAACCGGAAGGGCCATTGCCAAGCTGAGCAATGAAGATTTTTACCAACCAGCGCCAGTACTCAGAGAAGATGGGCGTCTGGTTGAGAGGTCCCAGGCCGTAAAACCTGAGATTGAGGCCTTCATAACCATGTGGAGGTTTGAGGACCAGCTAGAGAGCAGGGTGAGAGAGCGAGCTCTCTCAAGGGTCAATCAAACCGAGAGACTTCGTGAGGAGGGGGACTCAAGATTACTGACCCTCTCTCGTGGAGGCCGACGGGATATAGTTGGTAAGATTGAGCAGGTTATCCCGACTATCTTCGAAAACCCAAAGGGGGTTGTCGAAGATTTTCTTCAATACTTTCCGATCGGTGCTCAGCCTGACTCTGAGCATGACTATACTAGAATTCAGGTCCACCCGAGTAGCCTTCAACGTAGGCCGATCCAAGATCCATTAGCCATCAATCTAAAGTATGACCAGCTAACGGCTTCAACCGCGGTTATCGCCACCTCTTGGATTCGGAGTATAGCTTCGGCCATGCTCGAGTATAGGAACCTGAATCCACGGTTGACTCCGTTCGAGGAAGCTGTCCAAGGTCATACTGAGGGTCTTTGGATTGCTGAGCCCAACCTAGCTGCTGCCCTTCAGAAGCGCGGCTGCAGAACCATAGCCGTTCCTGGACCAGACTACCTAGCCATCTACACCCACTCGTCTGCAGGCATCCTGGAGCTGCCCTTGCTTGATTTTGGGCTACACTCTCGGGAGATGCACGGGAGATGGACGATTGAGGCGGTAACCGAAGCCACCTTGTGGTTAAACGTTTGGGCGATAAGTGCCTTCAGGATCGAAGATATCACTACCTCTGGACTTTCTGTGGAGATACTGACCTGATGGCCTATTATTCGTTCAAGGTTAAGTCTCAGAGTGAAATCTTACTTCCCGAGTGGACAGTTGCCATCGGCGAAGGGATCGATGCATTTTGCCTGGTAGTTCAGGATCTACCTAAGTTTGAGGCGGCCCTGAAAGAGCACAATGTAGAGATTCTTGAGATAAATCAACTGGACAAGTTTAGTCCAATTCCAGTGGAGCCTTTAGACCCACAGCTTCAGGATCAGACAGAAGTTCCATTTTTACCAGCTAGACAGTGACTTCCCGGTGTATAGGGCTAGATGCCAGTGGCAGCACCTCGTAGACTTTTAGTTGATGTTGACGAAGTATTGGCTTCACTACAAGCACCAGTAGTTGAGATTATTCGACGGGTTACTGACCAGAACTGGAAGCTTGAGGACTTCAAAGTATGGGATCTATTTAGTATCCTGACTGATGTTCAACGGATGGGTGTGTTCAGAGAGATGGCAGAACCTGGGTTTTGCCTTGGACTAAAGCCAATCGAGGGTTCTCAAGAGGCTATCAGAAAACTTCAGGGGTTGGTTGAGGTGTTCGCTGTTACCAACCCCCACGATAGTGTTCCATGGGTATCAGAGCGGTATGAATGGCTAGATAAGCACTTCGGTTTTGACAAAGACCACGTTGCCTTCTTGTCGGCTAAATATCTCATTTCAGGAGATTGGTTCGTTGAGGATAACTTAGATCAACTTCGAAGCTGGTATAAGTTTAATCCTAGAGGGGTTCCTATTCTTTGGAATACAACCAATAACAACCACATGTCTTGGGATGGGTTTCGGGTCTATCACTGGGATGCGATTGTATCCATGGTGAGTAAGGGGATCTGCTGATGTCTGTCCCACACTACAGCACTGGATTTCCAGCTATAGATTCTCTCATAGGGGAGGATTGTCCTGGAATCCCCCGCGGATCTCTTACTACTGTTATAGGGACCCCGATGTCTGGTAAGACCTCTCTTATTCGATCCATTGCTGATAATGTTGCAAGACACACTAGTGCTCGAGTTCTTGTAGTTGATATCGAGAACGGACCAGATCCTAGTTACCACCACTACGATATCAATCAAGATGTGACATCGCTTTATGAATTAGGTGAGTTGCTACTGGATCAAAGCTATGATCTAGTCCTTGTTGAGGGTATTCAAAACATGGTCTCTGTATCTGAGGGTATGGCGGCTCGAGCTCAGGAGATGGTTAGGGTCATTAGTAGAGTTCGTAGAAGAAGACCAGACTTAGCCATGGTTATTACATGGAATCGGAGAACCTTACCAGAGGACTTTCCAGCTGGGGTTGGTTATTATGCGAGTCTCACCATACGTTTGGATGATAGAGGTAGATCGTTTACAATCAGTAAGAATAGGTTTGGTGACTCTGGTGTAAACAGGGTGTTCGAATCTGGGTTCCTGAAGGAAGCACGATTTCCTCTTCCTGAGCCCGAGTTCGATCGAAGTAAGATACCCACCCGTTTTGAACGAGAGGACGTCATATGACCGAGACCAAGCGTGCCACCTCAGAGACTGCGGAAGCCCTTCTGGGCGAATACTTTCCAGTTCTGGATCATGGCTTTGTGGCACTAGTGGACTACATGGGGACGGACAATACTGTGCCGACTTGTGCCAGAACAAGCTATGGGCATGGCACAAAAGCTGGTAACAATGACCGTGGTTTGGTTAGATACCTTCGTCGAAAGATGCACACAAGTCCATTCGAGTTTGTCGAGCTGCACTTCCATTGTTCGATGCCGATCTTCGTAGCTCGTCAGTGGATCAGGCATCGAACAGCAGCGGTAAATGAGGTCAGTGGTCGATATAGTCTTCTTCCGATGCTCTTCCACACTCCGGAACTTGGTAACTTTGCCAAGCAATCTACGAACAATAAACAGGGGCGTGAGAACTCTGAGACGGATGCCAACACCTACACTAAGGCGGTTCAACGGTGGGTTGATGGACGGGTCACTACCAAGGACAACTATGAGTGGCTCTTGGCCGAAGATGTAGCTAGAGAGTTGTCCAGGATTGATCTCCCACTCTCGACCTATACTCAATGGCGGTGGAAGATTGATGCTCACAACCTGATGCACTTTCTGACTCTTCGGTGTGATAATCACGCCCAGTGGGAGATCAGGGCCTTTGCTAACAGCATTGCTGGAATTCTTCAACAGGGATGGCCAAACCTATTCTCCGCGTGGTCCGACTACAACTATAAGTCGCACAACTTCAGCCGCCAAGAGATGTTGGTCCTGTGTAACATGCTCAAACTTGGGATTCCACTAACTGGAACCCAATCTATAGAGATGTTATGCAAGGAACATGGTATGGCTCAGCGGGAGATCGATGAGTTCCTTACTGCATTCGACGTTAATGACTACCAGCCGGCAGACTTTGAGTTGCCATGCGCCCGACCAATCGAAGACTTCGTGAGAGAAGCTGAAGCAGCGGTACCAAAAGAGCGAACAACCTGAGGACCCAGTGGAGTTGAATCAAGCACAGATGTTAGCGGAAGCCGTACCGGCTGCCCTTGGGGGTCAAAGGGTAATCGTGTTCGCATTCAATAATAACCATTCCAGATTCCTAATAGCTGCTGCTAGGTCCTCACTGTCTAGTGAACACATTCAACGGATGGATGCTTTCACCATTAGATTACCATCGGGTGGGTTTCTTAAGTTTTTGACTCTAGAGGGTGAAAGGGCACACAATCACCTCAGAGGTCACGAGGGTCCTGTCTATGTTTTATCCCAGGTTGAATACGGACAAGACCGATGGGAGTTACGTACCACCTACATTCGAACATCTCACAAAATTGTGAAGCCAGAGAAAGTAAATCCTCGAACGAGGTTCGAACGAATCCTAGAGGATGATGACTGAGATTCCTTCGATAACCACTTCCAGAGCGAGACTGACCTCATGAATTTTGCTGTTGAGACCCAACACCAATCACCAAAACTTGTTGCACAATTAGTTGTTGAGGTGGCTTCCGAGCTTGGTTATGTGTTCAAACACCTTATGGTATTGGACAAGCTTTCGATCGGATCGGTTGAGTATCAGAGGTTCAAGCTGCCCGACAGTGTTGACTTGAACAAGCTCATGGATGAGATTTTCAAGAGGGGGCGTGCTGTGATCCGACCCTGTAGCGATGGGTTTGAGGTCAGGGTCAAGAGTAAAACGGCGAAGATTCCTATCTCCTTGATGCAATCAGCACCCAGGACTAGTGTTCAATACCGAGGCCCGGGGGATCAGTATTGGAAACGACAATTCGAGTAACTAACTTATCTCTGGTGTAACTAAATACGTGGCTCGTAACTCAAGTCCAACCTTCGTTTGTGAGCTTCCTCTGGCTACGTCGCCTAGGGATGAGCGAATCCTTGCTATTCGATTTGAGGTCGCTCGGATGGTTGGTAATGCTTGCTTGACAGAGACTCTCAAACGGTTGGACTTGATGAAGGAATCCAAGGCATACCGAACTGCTATAAAACTCCCAAAGGGTGGTAGGGGCTCATTAGAATCGAAGACCAGGTTCGAGACCTTTAATCAGTTGAATGAGGAATTTAACTTTCGAGAGTTTGACCTTCATAACTGGGTTACTGCTAATCTAACTCATTCTTGGCTCAATAGTGACGGTCATTTAGACGCCTCCACGATGATGGCTATTGCCTCTCGGGAGTTCAAAATCGTTCAGGGGTACAGCTTTAGTAAACGTGGTAGACCACATTTCTTACGGAAAGGAACTTTTAATTGTATTGATGGTCGTAGCAACTCCGGCGTCAAATGGAAGAAGGATCATATTGATTGGTTTGGGCTCAAGGGGATCAAAGCAGTCATTGACCCAAACGACAAGGTTACTGCCCATGGTTTGTCCCACCGGATTAAACATGTTCAACTAGTCCGTCGACAAGTTGGCAGTAAACTTCGGTACTATGCTCAACTAGTTTGTGAGGGTCTTCCATACATAAAGGAAAGTAACCTCCCTGGACACGGGGTAGTTGGGTTAGACTTAGGACCTTCAACTATTGCAGTAGTGGCTCCTCAAGCTGGAGTAGCTCTTTTAGAGGAGTTTTGTTCGGAACTCGATGATAAACAAGAGACTATTCGCCAACTTCAGAGACAGGAGGATCGTCAGCGTCGATCCAATAATCCGAACAACTATAACCCAGATGGAACTATCCGTAAGGGATCGAAGAAGTGGGTTATCTCCAAGAGACAGACCAAAGTATCCTTACAGAGATCATCTATTCAGCGTAAGCAAGCAGCTCATCGAAAGAGCCTCCAAGGTAACTTGGTTAACCGAATCCTTACTTTGGGTGACGATATTAGGACAGAAAAAGTATCTTACAGATCTTTTCAGAAAAACTTTGGTAGATCAGTTGGGTATCGGGCACCTGGGATGTTCATGGCTGAGCTTCGCCGTAAAGCCTCAAAGGTTACTGAATTCTCAACAAGAACAACTCGTTTGAGTCAAACCTGCCATGGGTGCGGGACTATAGAGAAGAAGTCTCTCAGTCAGAGGTGGCATTCGTGTGACTGTGGTTTGAAGTCTCAACGAGACTTATACTCTGCTTTCCTCGCTACTTGCGTGGAAGGGGATCAGCTCAATGTGGGTCAGGCGTTAAAAACCTGGCCGGAAGTGGACAAGCTTTTACAGGCGACATTGAGTGGAAAAGAATCCGAGATAGGCAAGGGACGAGAGTTACCTACCAGCTTCGGCCTTAGAAACCGGAGTCAGATTGGATCGCCTGTATCAGCTGGCCAAGAAACGGTTGCGCCTGAGATCCTGGATGTTGTAGAACCTGCTTGTGGGGAACGAGAGCCAGGAAAAGGGTGTGAGCCTTACCAGCCCGTTACTGATCTGAGTACCCATCGCGAGCGCCCAGGCGCTTCTAAAAGACAACCTAAAGGAAATCAACAACTTAGGTTCTTTTAAAAGGAGGAGGAAAGGAATCTCTCGCAAAGCACGCCTCAAGTACAGGAGTTTATTGGTTTATGACGACTGGACTTACGGTTGGTGCTCAGGCCAGCAGCGGTTGTCAGATGGGTGCCGAGTGTGCTTACGGTTGGTGCTCAGGCCCTTACGGTTGGTGCTCAGGCCAGCAGCGGTTGTCAGTCGACGGCCTGAGACCGGTGAAGAACGCAGCAAGCTCTTACGGTTGGTGCTCAGGCCAGCAGCGGTTGTCAGCAAGAGCTCGATGTCTTCAGCATCGAGCCTTACGGCTCCAGTTCGTCATTTTCTATAGCTTGGCCACGTACTTACGGTTGGTGCTCAGGCCAGCAGCGGTTGTCAGCTAGGGCAGCCCTCTCGGTAGGTATTCAGGTCAAAAATGGTTGTCAGAGAAACATGAGCTTGTCATAACAGGTTAATCAAAAACTACCTATGAAACTTTTGTAGGTAAGATGTTTCTGAACTTTGCCGCCAGCAAGAAGAAGCCCGTCGATGACCTGACCGGCATCGGGGATATTTCTGAGATTGATGACGCCCTCATAGATCTTGAGCAGGGGGAAGCTATCGGTAGGAAGGGGCGCAGTAGTGAATACTGGCCAAAGATCAGGGAGAGGCTTCTTGCAGCTTCATCATCTGACAACATTGATGAGGCTATTCGTGAATGGGAGAGCAACGGTCTCCCATTCATCTCGTCAGGGACATGTGAGCTCTGCGATAAGACCCCCATCAAGTACCACTTCCCAATCAGAAACCGCACCTCTGGGAACAAGCTCATCGTCGGTTGCGAGTGTATCTACCACTATTTAGAGATAGGTGGCTACGAAGCTCCAGCAGCCATCATGAAGAAGCTCAACGCCCAAAAGGCCATCCTCAAGAAGATGGACAAGGGGCAAGTGGATGAAACTGACTTAGCTACCCTGAGCAAAGTTGATGCTATCGAAACCTACCTTCGTAGGATCATTGCGGCTCTCTCTGGTGGCTCAGGTGACTTAGACATCGTCGAATACAGTGAAGCCCTGTTTGAGGTGGTTTTCATCTGCAATACCCTTGGTATTAAGAACTCTTCAAGCAAAGTTGGCTCAGACGCGTATGTCCTAGCCAAGAAGATTGAGAAGAAGATGAAGGCCGTGCGGGCCAAGCAAAAGTTCACTGGAAACGGGCTTGGAGCACTCACCTCAGCGATCATGTCAAAAAGGAAGCTCGACGAGAAGTTCGAGATTCTTACTGACTACTTCGACCTGGTTACCGACTTGGCCAATCTTGGTACAGCCTCCCAGGTGATCTCTATCTCATGGGGTGCAGTGGCTGAGAAGAAGGACTCACTCCTTGATTCGGTTCAACGGAAGTGTGATAAGGGTAAGAGTCAACTCACCGAGGACTACCGCTTCGAGTCGACTCTAGTCCGACAGTACAAGCACCTAAGTGCCATCTTGGAAGCTGGTCTGAAGGCTCAGAGAGATTTATTTGATCAGCAGTTCGAAACTGTTCGCTTGGCCCTGATGAGCGATGACTTCATTGAACAACTCAAGAGGGAAGCCTCTGTTGTCAGCCAGGCATTACGCATCGAGTTTTACCCTGACCTGTCAAACTCGGACGGGGCTGCCCAAAAGGCTGCCTACAACGTCGGGCAATTTGCTGAGTTCGTTGGCAAAGGTGGTTATGCTAAAGTTCGAGAATCCATTGAGGATCTGTACAAGTTAGGGAGGGGTACGGTCAGAGATATTGCCGGAGTCCAGATATCTCTCTTCAGGGCGGCTGACGAATCCCTCATCGATGCTGATGTTATGGGAGCCAAGGCCATCAATGCTTTTGAAGACCTCCTTCAAGAGAAGGATAGTAGGGCTCTTGAGATTGTGGCAAAGGAAGTAGATGAGGTTGCCGAGCTCGTGAGGGAGACCCGTGGGATCACCATCGCTCAAAAGATGGGTTATGATCTAGACATCGATATACAAAAGGTGTTCCAGGCTTTCACTACCAATACTCCAGCGGACACCTCCTTCTGTATGGATATCTTCGATCGTTGGCAATCGGGGGTCCTAAAGTCCCTGACTCCAGATCAGACAAGAATTATTCAAAAAAGACTTGCTGCGGTGAATCGTGAAGTTAGGAACTCTGTTTGGAGTTACCTGAAGAGCAAGTTGACGGCTCGTTACACACTTCTCAAGTGAGTACCCTATGCGCGTAGGTACAGTACAGTTTTGCCCAACCTTCAAGAAAAAGTCCGCAAATATAATGCGGATGGCCAATCTCGTTGTAGAGGCAGCTACTCATGGGGCTAAGTTAGTAGTTTTGCCAGAACTTTGCTCAACTGGCTACTCCTTCATGTCGGATGCTGAAGCTCGACCCCTTGCAGAGTCTGTAAGTGGGTTGGATGAGGTTGATTCAATAGACCCTAACATGGCTTTATTTGTGTTTCGAAAGCTATCCAGGGAGCTCAATGTCATCATCGTCTTTGGGTTCATCGAGGTAGATTCTGGTACCTCCAAGATCTACAACTCACAGATATACATGGAGCCTGGGGGTTACTACGAGAGCTACCGTAAAATCAACCATTTTGCCAATGACCACCTGTGGGCTTCCAAGGGAATCTCTAACCCACCGGTGATCAAGTCTCAATTCGAGGATAAGAGGATCGGCCTCCTCATCTGTCGAGACGTTCGAGACAAGAAGAATGATGATTGGTCTAATTTCTACTCCCCTGGTGATGCAGATGTAGTTGTATTAAGCGCAAATTGGGGAAAGGGCGGGTTTCCTTCGAACAGTTGGATTGAGTTTGCAGAGGAGAACAAGGTTACACTCGTAGTCTCCAATCGATATGGAGTCGAGGGGCCGAACGACTTTGGTGATGGTGGGATCTGCATCATTGAGAAAACCGGTAAGGTTCATTGTGATGGTTTGATTTGGGGGCAAGACTGTATTGTCTACGGAGAAGTTTGAACATGTCGATGGGTAATGATCGTTGGAAGGTTTCTTCGGACAAGTCAGAAAAGACTGGGGATCTCGTTCGTGAGTTGTTGAAAGAGCTCCGTACACTGGACATGAAGGGTTACCTTCCTGGATACTCCAAACCCTCTCTTGAAACGTTCGTGAATGCAGAGCAAGCTAGAGCTCGGCTTGACAATCATCTATTCCAGTTCCTTGGGATACTCAGTCATAGCACTGTCATCCCTCCTGAAAAGGTCAGTCAGCTGTCAGGTGACCTGGATGAAGCTATCCGAACCCTGAAGGCACACCTCTTAGCTCTCAACACTTGGGTCGATTGGATCAAGGGTGAGATCGGGGAGAACGAGAGCCAGAAGGTCAAGATTAAAGCTATTGAGACCTCTGTTGAAGAGTACAACGATTGGATGAAGGTCAAGTCGGTTCCGAAGGGCAAGACTAAGCTTGGTACGAAGATCCAATTCCAAATCTTGGAGATAAGTCGACGAGACGAGAACTACTTGGTGTATCTTGCCGAGACCCCAAAGGGCACATACAGAATCATCCAGGATGGTTCGAGGTGGAGGCTTGACCGTCAGGGCATGACTTGGGAAGCGGTGAACAACATCGAGTACAACAAGCCTGCTGAAGCCGCGGCCGCGCTGGCTAACCTACTCGGGGTGTGATCATTGGATCCTCTCGTACTCACCGTAGCCCACAGGTACCGCCGTAAAGTAGCGGGTATCTCACAGATCAATGTGAACTGGGTGGAGAAGATGCGCAAGGACTTCCTCACCTTGATGAAGAACCTACCTCTGGTCAAGGACTATGATGAGGCCGTTGAGCTAAAAGAGGCCTTCGATGTGTACAAGGGGAGATTCAAGCTCCTCATGTTCGAACAGTTCCTGAATGAGTACAAGGATAATGGGGATCACCGTTTCGATAAACTTAGGACTCCAGCTTGGGACTTTTACTTGGAGCTAGCGTTTCCCTTGATGGCCCCAAGCCTTCCTGCTACAGTTGCAGGCAAGGATGCTAGATTCCAAAGATTCCTGATGGATAAGGATCCTTGGGAAAAGAAAGTCAAAGTCCGAGCACAGAAGTTCTGGAAAGCTATCAAGGGTGCACTTGAGAATGTTCCGGATTCTGAGATCAAGGTCAAAGTCCCAAACCGAGATCGATTGGTGATCGAGGGTTTCCAAGCAGAGGTCTACGGGTTCGATCCTAAAGAGGATTGGCAACAGGAGACTCTCGCCAAGTTTAGGGAGTCCCTCCGAATCTACAGGCGCAATGCCTCTAAGACTGTCCCTTGGTTGATCCATCACCAACTTCCGATTGAGATCAACTTCGAGGGTAAATTAGACCAGGGTGGGGAATACCTAACGGATCACATCATGGTCTCTATGTTGTCCATGACAGGGGAAAGCTCGCTGTGGGGGGCTCATATGATGGCTCACGAGATGGCCCACCACATGTACAAGGGCCTCTCTGGTTCCGCTCAGGAGTACTGGGACACGGCTATTCGTCAGGACTATGGTCCCCTTGATCTAAAGGAGCTTCTTGACAAGTGGCCAGAACGTCTCACCTGGAGTTCGGACTTCACCGACTACATGAAGACCAAGGATCCTGTCCTTGCCCTCCAAGTGGACGTCCTATCTCACGGACATCAATCTAGCCACGCTTACGAGACTCGAGAAGACTTTCAGAGTGGGTTTGATGCTGGGGTCACCACACTCAAGGTACCCAAGAACCCCGTCACAGGGTACGCTGGTAAGAAGCCAGAAGAGGCTTTCTGTGATGCTATCGGTAGGTTAGTTGGCTACGGTTCCGCTACAGTCCTAGACCAAGTAAAGGACTGGTTGAGGATTGTTATCCCAGGTGAGGTGAAGCTTGCAGGATCGGTGCTGGCAGTCATCCATAAGGAAAAAGGGCAGTACTGCGTTCGTAGCCCAAATAACCCTGATTGGAGTGGTGGTTGCTATAAGTCCAAGGAAGAAGCAGAGGATCGGCTCAAGCAGGTTGAGTTCTTCAAACACAACAAGTCAGCCGCAATATACCCACTTCGAATAGCTCGCCTTTTCTTAGCGGGCTTAGCTGATGATCTTGAAAAGAGAGTTGAATCTCTTCTGCATGGCCCCTATGATAGATCCAAGGCCTATGACTTGGCTGATTGGATGAAGCAGAACTTCAAGGTTGGAGTCAGTGTCCGTGGGCACCGGGGTATGGTTGACTCTTTGGATCGCTTTATGGGGATCTTGAATCAATCCAGAAACGAGCATGGGTGGAACCTCTCTCCAGATTCCGATAAAATGACTCAAGTGGTTGTCAAGACTCTATGGGAACGAGACTTGAAGCCAAAGATGGATGAGCTCATTCAGTATTTCACTGATGAAGGTGGTAGCAAGCTTGTAGCAGAGTACAAGATTGGATCTGACACCTACCTCAACAAGGTAGGTATGTCCGAGGACAATCTCATCAAGTATGCAACTCGATTAGACTCCCTGTTCAGTGGCCTTTCAGGATGGAGGAAGAAGGCTCTCTCGGGAGGCCTGACTGTAGCTCTAGCCCCACCGAAAAACTTCAGGGGTACATCCTCAGGCAGGTATAGCGCATCTGAAGACACGCTCTATGTTCGGGCTGTCCCAAAGATTCTCCAGCGTTCTGGTGGCACATACGGCAGCGTAGACTACATTTTGATTCACGAACTTGGGCACCGGTACGAGAAACTACACAAGTTACCCGTTGACTTCGACAAGCCGGAGTGGTGGACTAGCAAGTACAGTATGACCGAGTCCATGTCAGGTTCTAGTGAGTCATTTGCTGAGTTATTCGCTCTTGGACACTTCAATATAACCGGCCCATGGGACCACTTAAAAGTCGAGCGGTTTGAGAAGCTGATGGGCTAGAATCCACGATTTACTTGGCATTAGTAGGCTGTCGGTGTAGTATACCTCCTCTATGGCAGTAACTACCTGTGACTTTTGCGGACGCCCCCGAAACGAGGTTAAGAACCTCGTTGTAGCAAATCCAGAGAAGGGGCCATCGATCTGCAATCGATGTATTGTACAGGCTGCTGCCTCTCTTGAAGCTGGTGCTGAAAAGGGTGGCTTTGAGGCTAAGAAAGAAGAACCTCTTAAGAAGCCCTTTGAGATCAAAGCTCACTTGGATGAATTTGTGATTGGACAAGAGCAAGCCAAGATTGACATCTCCACGGTGGTCTACAACCACTTCAAACGTCGTAAGTGGGCTACTGAGCAACCGACTGACGGGTCAAAACCCGTGGAAATTAGGAAAAGCAATATTTTGTTTCTAGGGCCGAGCGGGTGCCACCAAAAAGGTCAGCTTGTGCTGATGTTCGATGGGACCCTAAAAGCTGTAGAGGATGTTCAGGTGGGTGATCAGCTTATGGGTCCAGATAGTACCCCTCGCAATGTACTTGAATTACATCGGGGTACTAGTGGGATGGTTGAGATTGTTCCAACTAAGGGCGAGCCCTGGGTAGTTAATGAGGGTCATATCCTTACTCTTGTTCGTACTGGATACAATGGTGGATCAGGGTACCGCCCTGCTAATGATGTTTCTGACGTTGCCCTAATGGATTGGCTATCTTGGTCTAGAACTAGGAAGTCGGTTCACAAGTTATTCCGGGTACCAGTTGAGTTTACCGCTACTACAACTGAACTCCCTATTGACCCTTACTTCTTAGGTATCCTACTAGGTGACGGTTCATTAGGAGGCACCCCAGGTGTGACTACAGATGACCCAGAGATACTTGCAGAGCTAGAGAGGCAAGCTGCTAAATTTGGATTAACCCTATCCCCGAATGATTCTAATGGGGAACGGTGCCCAACTTATTACTTGACCCAGAGTGATAGTTACTCCCCCAACCCAGACAAGCCAGGATGCGGTAAGCCTCAGAATCCAATAGCAAAAGCATTAGAGGGCCTAGGTTTACTTAGGGTTACTGGAGAGAACAAGTTCATACCTCATTGTTACAAAACAGCATCTAGGAAAGATCGGTTAGAGATCCTAGCAGGGTTAATCGATACAGATGGTTCTCTCGATGAATGCAGTTGCTTTGACTTCGTAAACAAGTCGAAAACCTTAGTGGGGGACCTAACCTTCATTACTAGGAGTCTTGGTTTTGCTTGTTACCCGCAACCTTGTACAAAGAGTTGTCAAACAGGATTTGTAGGGGCTTACTATCGGATGTGCATATCCGGAAGTACCTCTGAAGTCCCTACTAGAATACCTCGTAAGAAGGCAGCTGAGAGGCAGTCTAGTAAAAATGTTCTCAGGATTGGATTCAAGACTCGAACTATGCCGGCTGAGGAATACTTTGGATTTGTTTTAGATGGGGACCACCGCTACCTACTGGACGACTTCACTGTTACCCATAACACTGGAAAAACTCATATTTTTGAGACGTTAGCTCGGATGCTGAACGTTCCATTCCATGTTGGAGACGCAACCACCCTCACACAAGCCGGTTATGTTGGGGCTGATGTGGAGACTCTCATCCAGGGTCTCATATTAGATGCGGGTGGAGATGTGGAGCGTGCTCAATGGGGAATCGTGTTTTTAGACGAGGTAGACAAGATCGCCAGGGGTAGCGGTCGTGACCGAGCTGGGTACCGGGATGTATCTGGTGAGGGTGTTCAGCAAGCCCTCCTCAAGCTCCTCGAGGGGTCGACAGTGGCAGTCCCTCGTGGAATGGGTAAGGCTGGCGCCGGGATGCAGACCTTTGACTTGGTGGATACTACGAACATTCTCTTCATCTGCGCGGGTGCCTTTGCTAGCATTGATGAGATTGTTGCTCGAAGGTTGAACAAGAGTTCCAGCATGGGTTTTGGGGCTGTAGCAAAGGAAAAAGTTGATAAAACCCGTGGTTATACTGAGGTTATAGAGCAAGATGTTCTGGACTTTGGGATCATACCTGAGATGATGGGACGCCTTCCTATAATTACTAGTACTATCGAGCTAACAGAAGAACAGTTAGTCGAGATTTTGGTGAAACCACGGAATAGTATAGTGCAACAGGTTCAGGCCCTCTTCAGAATGGATGGGATCAACCTTGAATTTGATCCAGAAGCTCTCACCGAGATCGCCACTCTGGCTAAGAAGAAGCCAACGGGTGCCAGGGCTCTGCGTTCGATTGTAGAGAAAGCAACCAGGAAGATCTCCTATGAAGCTCCAAACAACCCTGACATTGAAAAGATTGTTGTAACGAAACAAGCCGTCAATGGTGGGGATTGTATGATTACCTTGCGAGAGCGGGAGCCTGCTGACATACCCCCTCGGGGGGAGATTTCTCCGGCCGCTGCTGAAGCCTGATCTTTTGATTGAGTTAGTTCTATGTGACTGACGATAGAACCCTCATAGCCTCTGTTGTTAAACGCTATCAACAACAAGTAACCTCTGCCATTGATTGGTTCGGGGATGCGGAGGCTATTGAATGGGAAGACGCCAGAGATTCGGTCAAACGAGACGTTAAGGCTGCTGGGGGTTACATAAAGAAGTGCAAGTACTTGGCTTCTATCTTCAGATCCTTAGTCGGCCCACTCCAGACTCCTGCAATTGGGGTTGAAGCGGACAAGATCGAACAGAGGATCAAAGATACTGAGCAACTAGTTAGCCTGTTGCAAGAGGGGGTTACCGTAGCAAAGAAGCTTGACAAAGAGTGGGAGACCCTCATGAAACAGATCGTTGAGGGACTTAAGCTATCGCACGGTATTATTGAGGCTGTTCAAGACCTTCCTAGCATGATCAAGATGTATCAGCTTGCTAAGGAAGCAGGGGTGCTTCAAGACAAGCTTCTGAAAGAGGAGGAGGAGTTCAGTATCGATTGGAATCTCGAGGTATACCTGGGTAGTGAGGCCATTGTATACCAAAAAATCGAAAAAGCTGCCCAGAACAACTCATTCTTCACAGATGTTCTGTACGGGGCTAGCACTCTTTACGGTGTCCTATTCCTGTATACAGATTTGGATAATATCCAGGAGTGGTTAGATAAGCTTCGAGATACGGGCAACGCTACCTGATTCTTTTGATAACGTCTTCTGTAGCAGGAGACGTTCATGAGCCTTCAGATCATTGCCAGGGTAGCCGCTAGAGTTCTTGCTGAGCAAACTACTGCCAAAACAGCTTCTGGGATGATGGAGTGCACCGAGAAAGAGTATCTCGATGCAATAGCGAAAGCTCATTGGCCAGAACCGCGGTACATGCACTCCAAGCGTACCATGACGAAGCTCTATAGTGATCGTGGGGTTGAAGTTGCTCAGGTGACTGAGATTACAACTCGTGGGAAGGTTACTCAGAGGATGTACATGTGCAACCCTGACTACCTGCAAAAGGTATGATTAACCTAGCTGATCATGTGCTGGCTCTTCGAGTAGCCGCTCTCTATCAGAAAGTTGCTCTGAGTGAGGGCGAAGATCCGGAAGAGGGTTCCTCGAGCAACAAGGGTCGTGTACCCCCCCGGTGGCGTGAGTGGCTCGAGACCACCCAACAGGGTGGCAAGAGGATGGTTCCGAACCCGAGTCCCAATCCACTGTCTCGTGACCGGCACCGCCAAGTCTCGTTCAGCACAGCTCTGAAGAACAAGCACTTCTATCAGGAGGCCATGAAGGCCTACCAGGCCTGGGTGGAGAAGGCTGAAGAAAAGGATAAGTCAAAAGGAAAGCCCACTGACGATAAGACCAAGGAGAAGCCCACTGGTGAGAAACCAGAGGAGACTACGACTGAGGAAAAGCCAAAAGCCAAGACCGACGAGCATAAGGAGTCTCCGAAGAAGAACTGGAAGGAACGGATGAAGGGGCTCGGCGCCAAGGCGCTCGACTTCGTCAAGAATGCCCCTAAGGAAGTCCAACAGTTCATTCAGGATGACAGCCATCGCCGCAAGGTCCTTCATGAGATCCACAAGTCTCTAGTTGAAGCTCCAGAGAAGATCACTAAAGGAGTGGTAAAGGCCGTCAAGCACGAAGTCCACGAGTACAAAGAAGCCGGTCAAGGGATCAAGACTGTACTTAGTGGAAAGAAGATGAGCAAGGATCAGAAAAAGGCTGTCAAGACCGTTGCCATGCATATAGCCATTGGTGTTGCAGCTGCAGCTCTGACTGCTAGCAGCCCGATTGCAGCCGCTGGGGCCTTTGCCAAAGGGATGGCAAGACACACAGCCATGAAGGCTGTGTCGCGTGCAATGGGTCACCTCCATGTTCTGGATGAGATCGGTCACATCGGACACGGAGTTGAGGAGTTCATGAGCCATTTGGCTTCTACTGGAAACCCGGCTCTGGTCCTATACCGCTATGCGGCTGAGGGTGCTGAGGTAGATGTTGATGACGTTCTCGGTAACTTCATGACGGCTAACGTCGCCAAGGAGTTTGAGGACTTTGGTGACGAGGATGTTGACAGTGTTCTTACCTCTTTTGATGAGGGTGCTGAAGAGCCCGAAGAGGATCTTGACGAGGAAGAACCAACGGAAGAGGAGCCCCCTGAGGAAGAGCCAACGGAAGAGGCAACCTCCAATGATGAAGAGGGTACGGTTAAGGTAAACTTGAGTGACGTGTCCGAGATCTGGTTCGTCAAGAAGAACGAAGGGTCTGAGAAGTCAGCAACCGAATCACTTCGTGAATTTGAGGATGCAGTGCTTGCTTCAAGAGTAGCCGCTCGAGTGAAGGCACAACCAAGCATCAGGTGATAACATGCCCTCTCCAGTTGACAAATACCACGAGAAAATTAAAAAGGATAACCCAGACTACTCTGATGAGCAGGCCTGGGCAACTGCGTGGTCCGTATTTTGTAAGCACAAGAATCCAGGTTCTCCTCACTGTCACAAACCCCAGAGTGAATACCTAAAAGGGAAAGAAGCTACAATGGAACCCCTCAAAGAATTTCAAGATGCCCTACTCATTCGAAGGGTTGCCTCTAGATACAAGAGTGCCTTGGCCCTTCCAGAGGAAGTTGAAGAGAAGTTGGTGTCCTGGAGACGTAAGAAGGATGATGTCCTTGACGCTGTATCCAATGACCTAGCTGATGTAAACGATATAATACACGACTTCAAGAGTATAGAAACTAAGGTTCACGATCGTGAACTAAGGAAACTCATTACGGACGACGTACATGCTGTGGATAGCTTGATGCAGGTGGTTGAGAACTTGGGGGACCTAGGGGTAATAGTCTAGGATGTTAAGTGATCCCATCCTCCGTAGGGTAGTAGACATCATTGGGATCCAAGTAGTTAATCTCGAGACTGGTGAAAAGAAGCGGATCGATATTGGTAAGTATTGAATGGACGACCTCAAGATCATTCGCAATGTTGTAGCCAGGTTCCGTCAAGCGGGACCCCTGGTAAGACTGCCCCAGAAGCCAAGGGTTCCTACTGTCACTATTTCCGGTAAGCGGTACAACCTATCCGATTATATAGGACCAACAGGCAGTGACTTTGAGGAGGGTGCTAGGCAAGGACCCTCTCGGTTGATTGAGAAACCCCATGCTAACAAATGGAGGTACCTCTGGGTGTATGACCTAGATAGCTCCACCGTTGTTATGTGGAGAGTGAGTGACGGGGACGAAAAGTTCTGGGGCTCTGCAAACAGTAGCGCTGATATTATCGCCAAACTTGAGAAGAAAGGGCAGCTCAACCGGGTCTCGAAGTCCGAGTTTCATAGGATCGAAGCGGACATGAAGCGACGCTATAACGAAACTATGGAGGCTCTTGAGAAGAGTGTTGCGGAGAGTAAGGACGAGCTCACCAAGCAAGTCGACAAGCTTGTCGAAGAGTTCTTTGAGTCTCACGTAGCTCCTAAGTTGGACAAGGCCCTCTCTTCTGTTGAGCGTGGGGCCACCCCACTTGGGTTCGACTTCAACGAGAGGGTTCCAGTCCCTCGAGAGCACCAAATGCTTTCGTTCGCTTTCTACCAGACGATGAAGAGGGAGATGACCCAGGGAGCTGTCGAGAAGTACCTGCGTTCAAAAGGTGTTGACGTTGAAGAGGCTGGGCAGTGGGTCGATTGGGCTATTCAAGACGTGAATGAAAAGGCCTATCGGGTGTATGTTCCTAGGGAGGGTTTGACTGCTTTCAAGTACGTACCCAAGGAAACCAAGGCTCACAAGGTTGAGCGTGTCACCCAGTACATCAAAGAAACTACCGGGCTAACTATCGGTATGTCTGAAGCTATTGCGGATGCCTTCGTCCGTGGCCGTGATGTTCCACGGCTTGCAGTCCCTAAGAGCTGGCCAATCGACGGTGGTATCATTGAAGGTCCGAAGGGCAGCCTCCCACTAGAATCACTGAATTCGCTGAATTAAGCTTGATGTTTGTGTGTCCATCGGTGTAATAGGCCGTATGCCTGTCACATTCAAGGTTGCAGATGTTTCAAGGGTTGAGCCTGGTAAAGGGGCTCCGGGGCGTATTGAACTTGCTGATTCCGTGAAGTGCCTCTCCGAAGTCTCGGTTGAAGCTTGCGGGTCAAACCAAGATAATCTAATAGGATTTTACGAAGACAGGTGGAATGGTACTCAGAAGCTGCATGGGTTGGTCCGAGCTATTCACCACTCATTCGAGATCCACTGCCCGTTGGTGCTGTCCCCGGATGACATCTGGGTTGCCATCGCTCAGGGGTTTGCCAATCACATCAATGCCAACTCAGATCGATTTCGGCACTTGTTCGTGAACCCAGTAGGGAAAGAGGCTCTTGACGACAAGATCTACATCGAGATCAGTAGAGACGGGTTCTCCAAGGGTTCTCCGAAGAATGACTGGCAAGGGGCTTTTTCTGAGTTCTCAGACCGAATTGCTGAGTACATCGGTCCCAAGCGGGACTTGATTGTGTCCAACTTCTCGACTACGACGGCTATCGAGCGGGCCGCATCGGAAGTGGTTCTCTTGGATGCCATGCAGTCCTACTTCTCATTTGGCTGCAAAACCTGCTGTGGTATTCCACAGATCACACTCTTAGGTACCGAGGATGACTGGTCTAACATCATCGATCGGGTCTCGTGCCTAGCTGAGTTTGATTGTAAGTGGTGGATCGATGCCTTGAAGAATGTGCTCGCTCACTTCGTTTCGGCATTCAAGGGTAACTCCGACTTGAAGTTCTGGAATAGCCTCTACAAGAAAGGCAACGGCTCAGGAGGCCCCTACGTGACTGGGGCGGTCAATGCCTTGTTCCCGTACCTCAGGGGTTACGGTGGCAAGTTCAACGCTCCAAACCAGTTCGTTGAAAATTGGGATCAAGGGCTTGGTTGCATGTGCGGTGGGCCAACAACAGACCAGTTCCCCACAGGAATCTCAGGAGTTCCGTTTACTTGGCTCTACTATGGTGAGAAGATCCCCATGCAGTTTATTGGGGGTTTCGTTGGTACCAGTCATGACCCCGAGACTGATCAGGTGAGGCCAGCGCTTGGGTGGGCTATAGGCCCAGCTGGTGCCTAGTTAGTACACCACTTCGTCTAGGACTCTAGCCACCGAAGACTTACTGATACCAATCTTCGAGGAGATCTCTTTTAAGGTGAGTCCTTCGGATCTGAGTTGTAGTACCCTTTCTTTCTTTGGTCTGAGATCCATCGAAGAAGGTATACCTAAGTGAACCCGCCTCTTTTGAACCATACTTATCTTTAATCCAAGTAGTTTAGCTACGTTAAGATCAGTATCTGTTCCAATTACTGAATCCATTTCTGGTGTCCAGTCTACGTGCCGATAGATTGATCCGTCTCTATCCCTGAAAAACAACTCAATAAACTCATCCTTGGTATAAGATTTACCCATGTAGCGTAAGGTAGGAGTTCCATGCAAGTCATAATCTCTGAGGTTTGCTTGTCTGATATTGAACAGAATTGTTACATCTTCCTCCGTATACGCCCTCCTGTCCCGATTACTTCTTAGTTCCAAAAACCTCATGGATAGTATAGCTCTCTCCTTCTTTACCTTCAAGTAAGGTATCATTCGTGGTAGTAAGGTCACTAGATTTGCATTAGCTTCTAGATTATAGCGATACAGTGGTAATCTACGGGGGTGCTTTGCTGAGTAACCCCTACCAATTACTACTATCCCAGTACCTATGGTATCTAAGCACCATTGAAGGACTCCCCTATCGGTGTTAGCAATTGTAAACATAAGATGTGGAGTTAGGACTCCTTTGGTACGTTTTCCTCGATGACCTTTTTGCAGTACAACAGTAAGGCATCCTTCACCATCAAATAAGCCTGCTAGGTAAGAGGCATCAGTCTTCGTCAGAGTCAACACTGATTCCTTCTTCTGACCTAATTCCAATTTTAGCAACCGGAAGGTAACTTCTTCTGTGGATTGGACATGGCCCGAGACGTTCGAGAGCTTCACGGTGTTTTGGTGTTCCATACCCAGATGACTTATGAAAAGAATAACCTGGGAATTTCTCGGCCATCAGCCACATGTATCGGTCGTGAATAACCTTTCCGATGACTGAGGCTGCCATGACCGCGGGCACTATACCATCAGCCTTTGGAAAACGGAGATGATCTATACCTGGGATCCTAACCTCACCATCGATGACGATGAGAGCCCCTGGTGCCCTCGCTAGGACGTTCTCGATGCAAGCCCTAAAACACCTTCGAAGAGCCAAAGTAATCCCTACACGGTCAATCTCATCAGATTGAGCCATCTCACAGGCGTATGGGATCCGGTTCCTGAGTATCTCGAAGAGCTGCTCTCGCTTCTTAGACCCAACCTTCTTGGAATCATTCAGGCCAAAAGGTGGTTTCCAATCTTTTGGTACCGCGACGGCACAGGTAACACAAGGACCGGCCCAAGATCCAAGCCCACACTCATCAGACCCAAGTATGAACTGAGCAGAACTCTTCAGCTTTTCGTATTCGGCTCGGTCATCCCTTAGAGGAGGATCTGGCCCCTCGACCTCAGAGTTTCTTCCCGCCATGCCTATGAGATCTCGTTTTGTTGAACTCTGTTTTCAGGTTTATGTGGTACCACAGGTCGATATCACAGATCTTAGCCAGATCAAAGGTATATCGTAAGGCAGTGGCCAACCAAAAGGTTTTTCCAGCTGTGGTGCCCTGACTAATGGCGGGACTGAACTCGTGACTCTCCCCGAAGGCCATAGAAAGAGCGTGATGAATCCTCGCGAGCCCGCCTTCAAAGTCTTTGACCGGTTCCAGTTCCAAAGTTCGCTTGTGGGCTTCTTCTAGATCCAGGTTCCTACCCCCGAAGTAGTCACCAATTCTAATGGCTACGTCCGAAAGTTCAGAGGGTACCCCACACGGTTTCGTTCCATTGACGTCGTCTCGGATTGAGTATTTTACCCCACCCTGCTCTGCTGTACTTTCGAACCAGTACTCGTTAGGAGCGTGACCCATGCGGTAGTCCTCCAAGGCTTCGGAGACTTCCGAGTGAATAAGTGAGATGAGGGCTGCATCCGACTTATTGGATCCTGGTTCCCACCACCCCTTGCTTCTGGAAACTTCATGAGACGTTTTGGCTAACTCATTTAGGCTCTGCATCCCTGGTGTTACACCGGGTGAGGTTCTGAAAGTGGTTGACAGGCTGGCTAGCCTAGATTACTACTTGAAAAGCCTGGAAAAATAGGCCAAACCGTATGAGCAAGGCAAAAGAGGTTCTAAGTGGTAAGGAGATCGGCTTTCCTTACTCGTTCTCGCGGTGGACTGATGTCTGCATAGACAAATGGGATTACTTTTTGGCGGCCCTCAAGGTAGGGCACTTCATTGGGTTTCACCCGACGGAAGCTATCCCCTATCGATGGTCATTGCGGCCTGACGATGTTCTTGGCCTGATTTTCTGGACTAAGAATCCAAATAACCTCATTCGGTCGAACTTAACGGATTTCGGGTACAACATCAAGGCTCACATCACGGTGACCGGGTGGATGGAGGTTGAGGGGAAAGCTCCTAAGCTTGGCGAGGCCATCAATACTCTTGCCACGGCAGCTCACATACTTGGGCCGAAGAATGTCTATTGGAGATTCTCTCCAGTTCCTATCCTACCACACCCAGTGATCATAGCTCGGTTTGAGCAAATTGCGGCCATGGCCTCTAGTGAGGGAATTGACAGGGTATACCTGTCCTTCCTTCAGGAGAACGACTTGATGCCGGAGACTCGATCTGAAGTTGACCGAGTGAACATCTTACTCGAGTTGGCTGAGGTATCGCAGAGGCACGGGATCAAGGTCTACCTTTGTAACGAGGATAGGCTTCTCCTTGGGCACCCAGGGGCACACCCAAACTTGGATTCAGGGGTGTGTGCTCCTCCGGAAGACTTCTCTCTTACCGGGTACTCAAAACCAGCTTCAGAGGGCTGTGGTTGCGTGTTGATGGTAGACCCCTTCACGGTGAACGAGTCCTGCTCAGTTGGGTGTAAGTACTGCCTAGCACCAGAAACACTAGTACTCCATGATAACTTTTCATGGAGGCCACTTGGGGATATCCAAGTTGGGGATACTCTAATTGGTTTTGATGAAGATCCGCCTGGTTTTAGGATGGATAGGAGATTCAGACGCTCTATAGTTGAGGGTGTGTGGAATTTTCGTAGGCCGGTTACTAGAGTGATCACTGAGTCAAGTGAGGTGCTCACGACAGCTGAACATCTCTGGTTTGAAGGTAAAACACGAAAGTCTTGGAAAAGAACCGACCACCTAGCTCTAGATTGTGACTTACAACAGTTCGGTATAACTAAGGGGCCGTTGTTCTCTAGTGAGTATAAGGCTGGCTATGTTGCAGCTATGACTATCGGAGACGGTACTTCACGATTGACTGAAAGTCATCGCCCTAAACAACCTTATTGGAGAGTAGCTCTAACAGATCAAGAGCCACTAGTTCGTCTCAGAGAATACTTAGAGTGTTTTGGAGTTGGTGTAGAAATTAGGCCTTTTGATTCTGGGTCTAAGCTCTCTAAGTTACCCATGCAAAAAGTTGAGACAAGATCAATAGATTCAATTCGAACGTTACTGAACCTAGATCATTACTTCGAGTCAGACGAGTATAGAAAAGGTTTCCTAGCAGGTATATTCGATGCTGAGGGTAGCTATAATAAGTCCCTGAGGGTTCACCAAACCAAGGATAACGGTTTGCTTACTCGAGTGTCTAAGTATGCCTCTTCATTGGGCATCGAGATGCCAGTGGAAGGTTCTAGAGTTTCAGCAAGAGTTAGTGGTGGGCTCCGTCAATACGCTAAGTTTTTCTCACTAGTACAGCCAGCGATAATCAGAAAGTCCTCAAACTTCTTTGGTAGATCAGTTGACTTCTCTAAAGATCGAATTGTGTCTATAGAGCAAGTAGGGGTTAGAGATGTTACTGATATTCGAACTAGCAGTAAGACGTTCCTAGCTGCTGGTCTTGCTACTCATAATTGCTATGCTGGTGTCAAAGACTTCAGCTCTAAGCGGAGAGACACCACGCGGCAAAGGACTCTTCCGATCGCCAAGTAGGGGCTCCTATGCTAGAAGTTCTGGAGTACATTACAGTGCCTGTTGATGGCTCTCCTTATCAGCCAGGGCAACGGGTTAAGGTAGTAGATGCAATTGACATCAATCCTCCGTTTACAGATGTATCAGAGTTTATAGGTCTATTCGGAATAGTCGATTACTTGGAGTACTCATGTGGATGTGGGCAGCACTTCCCCGATGACCCGATGATTGGGGTTTCTTTCCCTGATGGTCGACAAGTAGAGTTCTGGGCTGAGGAGCTGGCTCCCGTCTTAGTAGTGGTGGCCTGAGGTGTAATGGATGCCAATGGCATCCCCTCAGCAGCACCTCACTCTCAGTGACCTTGGCATCGAGTTGGATGAGGACTCGGATGACCTGCTCAAAGAAGAGATCCTGACGGCTGTTGATACTGACAGCACATCTGACTTTGAACAGAAACTCATCGACTACCTTCGTAAAGAGAAGGAAAGCGGTAGCTCTGGCAAGCCACTCTACGAGAGGCGTGTAAGAACAGGAATCTATTACTGTAGGGTATCAATAGACAGTAAGAAACAACTCTTCAGAATGGGTTGGATGAGGAAGTCATGAGTGACCGAGACCGAGATTCAGACCCTTGTTGTGAGCCACCTTTCCGAACCCTGTGCGACGGAAATACCAGTAACAACTATTGGTTCGAAGAAGGAAAGTGCATGTTGGATGATCTGTACCCTCTACGGAAGGATCAGTTAGTCTACATCATCGAACGTACTCCGCAGGCAAGGATGGATCTTCCAAAAATTACGTCCTGTCCTGAGTTATTGCAGCTTCTTGAGTTGGTTCCATTGCTCTCACTAATGACTGAGGACAATGAGTTACCAGATCAACTAAATAAGGGTGAAAACCCCTACCCATTCTACGAACTATACCGTGGGAATTGTAACAACCGATGAGTGTCAACCGAAGTCTCCGTAGGGCAGCCGAGAAGAAGTCTCGACATCAAGGGGTATCCCCTATTAAGCTGATTAACTCTCTTTCCAACCTGGATGGGGTCGCAACCTTACCAGCTAAGATAGATGAGTTTGTTGCTGCCTCTGCGAGGATGGAGGCTATAGCAGCCCAACTCGATAGCGTAGAGGATCTTGAGGAGGCGGTTTCTGCTATGAAGAGGCTTGCTGATACCGTTCAAGATCAGCTTCCTGCTATTATTGAGGGTCAACAACGTCAATCAGAGGTATTGAGGGACTTAGTACAGTGGCTACTGGAGAAGTCTTCAGATCCTACCTTAGCTAACCTATTGCTTAAGCTTAACGATAAGCTAGCTGAGGACTCAGACCTCACTGTGACTCCATCTACTAATGAAGAGGCGCATGACGTACAATGAAGACCAGAGCACACGAACAAGTCAAGCAGTTGACCCCGAAGGGGACCGTAGCCTGGGATACTCTGATGTCCCAAGCCATCAGAGTAGCGGAAAAGACTGGGGATCGGAGGCTAGCAGGGTTGCAGAGGGCGATTCAGGAGGGGAAGTCCGAACAAGTATTGAGGAGCTTCGGGATTATCTCAGAAGACGACCTCCAACGGGAATTCCAGGGCATCGCGAAGTAGACCCTTCCGAAATTCTATTAAAGGCATTCCTGGACGGTAACTTTGAAGTTGCTTTGGTTGCAGCGCAAGAACTGCAGCTGGCCTATCGAGAATCGTTATTAGAATCCGGAAAGCTTAGATTCAAATTGAACTTTGGAACCAAAAATTGCGAAAACTGCGAAGGACTTAGGGCAGGCCCTGGAGTTGCGGCAACGTGCTTTCAGATTAGAAAATGTGAATTTCAAAATGTTCTGGAAGAAAGTTCTAGTCCACGTCACATTCGCATTCTTCGGAAGATGACATCGGAGTGACTTTTCCTTAGCATTCATGACTGCAGAATCTTGCAATAGGCAAGTTACTCAGTATTATGGCTGCTACCGAATTTATGACCTCAGTCTACTAATCGGTGTAGTAGGTGTCTGGAGGCCTATCGGAAAGGATTAGATCACATGAAGGTCAAGGAACAGCTTGCCACTTACCTGAAAGCCATTGAAGCTGAGGAACAGTTTCGGGTTGATGTGAATGCGAAGATCGATGCTAGGGTGGCTACAATTCGTGATCTGATCGACGGGATCAAGAAGCTTATTACCTTAGGTGAATCTTCCGAATCGGAGGTACCAACTGACGAGGAGGAATCAGAAGCTGAGCCTGTAGAGGCTTCGGTATCATCGAAGAAGGCAAAGAAAAAGTCGATCCAATCTTCCAAGAAGCCTGTAACAACTAAGAAGAGCTCCAAGAAACCACCTAAGGTTTTCACAAAGGCCTCTGGTGTCCCCCCGAAGGCAAAAAAAGGTGTTGAGGTACCGCGACCCCGCCTTGAGGATTCAATTCAGATTGTGATGGGTGGCAAAGAGTTATCAGCACCCGAGATCCACGTCGAACTCAAGAGTCGACATTGGATACCAGACTCAAAGGATCCCTTAGGGTACATTCGTTATGCCTTATCAGCTAACCCAGCTATCTTCTTACGCAGGGATGGGGTACGAGGAAAATATCACTTAGACCCAGTCAACCCTTATGCTACTGGGAAACACAAGGGACCGATTGAAGGTCATGTAAACCCAAAGAGCAAAAAGAAGGCCAAGGATGATGCTTCAGTTGAAGGGGGGCCCGTTGAAGCTACCATTACCACGCAACCTCCTGTTTCAGCTCCTACCCCTATTGTAGCTCTAGAAGGCAACCAAGAGGACCCAGCTGACGTAGTGCGAGATCTTCTCATGGATAGTGGGATGAAAGCCTTTGGCAGACAAGCCCCTCCAATGCCGGAGTAATGGTTGAGTTACTTATGGCATCGCCTTTGTGACGATGCCACCGGCCACCCAAGATGTGCAAGGAAGAACCTTCTCGGCTCTTACCAGGCTCCTAAAGGTACAGCTTCGTTTGTATATCTACACGAAGAAAGATGAAGAAGAACCTGATGGAACCTGGGGGTCTTTGACCCGAGTCGAGCAGGACTTCCTTGTTGGCGCCGAACGAGAGTGGAGCGAAGTACTTGTAATACTAGGGGATCCGGCTTATAGGACTGAAATAGTCAATCAATTCTTGGGCACCGCGTGTGAGGCGGCCAAGGAGTCTGTTATCAGAAAACTTCAAGCTGCGATCCCTGACGTTGATTTGATAGTACAAGGTTTCCGTCCTGGTGTTAGAGTGGAGTGATGGATGTTGGTGACCTAGTATCGTATGAAGCCCAAGGGGGAACTCGTCAGAGATGGGTTGTCACCGGTTATGATCGACACTCTCGTCTTGTCGCACTTATTGGGCAAGATGGTTTCAAGATTGAGCTTCCTGAAGAGGCCAATAAACTAGATCCTACCAATCCGGAAGTAGTCTGCAACCCACCGAAGGTCTGGCAACTCCTTACTGCTCCCGTCAAGTCTGGGGCAGGGCCGTTCGTGAAGATGGTAGTTCCAGCTATTCTTCGCCGACCTGAGATCATATTAGAGCCCTGGGTCGATTGGATTCAGAGTGACATCTTCCGCGAGGGGGGTTCATTCTTCGTGAACCCAAGTCTCAAACTTCGTCCTGGAGTTCTGATCTTGGCCACTCACCAGAAGGGGCACTCTGTTAGGATCACTGTCCCTCAAACCATTGGTACTGTTGCTCGTCGCCAAGCAGCAGTGAACTCTGCTGCTCAACCAAAAGCAGAGTTCAATCGGTTCAGCAGGATCCTACTGGATGATGATGACTAAACACCGCCTCCCTTTAGCCATTGAGGAATCAGTTGGGAAGACTGAAGTTCTCCGAAGTGATCTATCTTCCGACTTCGAGATGCAGCTACGATCGGAGGTACCCAAGCATGGTCAGAGAATTACCTGTACTGCTGGCTGTGCCTGGTGTTGCTACCATCCTGTTGTGATCTCAATTCTCGAAGGGATCTTGATTTACCGTTGGATGTTGGAGCAGGGTAAGTGGACTTCTGGTATCAAAGAAAGAATGAAGTTCTCCGCTGACCAGCAGTTTGGTACTGAGTATCACGTGTGGATGAAGGCTATGATCCCTTGCCCTCTCCTAAATGACCAGAATCGATGCTCTGTTTACCAAACTCGACCACTTATTTGCAGGGTTTACTATGCGGTCAGTGACCCTCACTACTGCCACCCTCACAGAATATCTAATGAATACACTAAGTTACTACCAAGGGACAACATAACAGACGCTTTTCACGTGAAACAAGCCGAGATTCTTCGAAGGCACAAGCTTCAGCTAATAACCATGCCAATAGGGGCTGCCCTATTGATGGCTGAAAAGATCTGCAACGAGGATATTGACCTAGAGTCTGTGGACAGGATCCTCATCAAGGAATACGGGGATAAGACGTGAAGCGCAAGTGCTCAATCTGTGACCGGGAACGAGAAGAGAGCACCATGAAGGTGTTTCGTGTCCCCTCCTCTGAGCAAGAAACTCTCAAGAAGATGGGTGTAGAGCAGCCAAAGGATCTCTACGCTATCTGCCAAGCTTGTTCTAGGATTCTTGAGAACAAGGGGACAGCTGTCCAACTTATTCGAGGAACGATCATCTCTCAGTTCCGAGCCGCCGGTGTATCCATCGCAGTAGCCGAGAAACTTGCAGAGACCTTCTGCAACAAGCTCGTAGCAGCTACTCCAGAAGCACCTAACTCATAACTCCAAGATTGGATCAGTTTAATGCCGGTAGATGTTCCACCCGATGCCATGGCTGAGGTGTTGCGTCAGTCAATCCCCAGCATGAAGAGTCAGGCCCAGTTCAATGCCTTCGCAATAGCCTTCGATTCATTCAGACTCGTGATAGAGTCAATCTTCTCTGGTAATGTCCCGGGTGAGATTGAGGCAATAAGTACTCTGGAGAAAGCCCTAGAGGCTGCCAGAACGGCTACAGATATCACTAAAAAGTATGAGGAGGTACCTGAAGAGAACAGAGGTAAGGCCTCCACTGAATTCACAACTGCCCCGTACACTTTCGGAGAGTACGACATTCAGAAGAGGTTGTTGGGTGAACTAACAGCCATTACTACTACTGCTGAATTGAACGACTGGTACCTAACCACCAAGGGGGATCGAGACAAGGTACTCACCCAGTCCCTTCGAAACATACTGATGGATTCGATTCGTCAGAAGAAGGGCGAACTGTCCGGGGGTCAGCTATGACATTTTCCCTCGAGCGGTTGAAAGCAATCAAGACCATCATCTCGCATGAAACCTGTGCTGATGGTTTGGCTTCGGCCATGATCCTCAAAGCGGCCCTTCCAGAAGCGAAAATCCGTTTCATCAAGTACAACAGTGAGGAGCACGAGAAGCTAGAAGCTGAGGAAGGAATGCTCTTTTGTGACTTCTCTCCTCATAAGACCCGAACCCAGGACTTTATCCCTGTAAGTGTCATTGTCCTTGATCATCACTCCAAGGAAGTAGTCGAGCCCTTTGGAGAGTCAGGGATCTTTGCTGATGTCAAAGTGGAGCCTGGAGTCTCGGGGGCTATGCTGGCATATCGTTATGTCTATGTCCCCCTACTTGGTGAGAACAAGTTGGTGAAGAACTTCGCCAATATCTGTGGTATCTACGATACCTGGCAGACTAAGCATCCATTATGGGACAGGTCGAGAGAGTACACTGAGGCACTATTCTTTTTCTCAAAGAAGGATTGGCTTAAAGAACCAATCTTTCCAAACTTCCAGAGTACTTGGGATAGTAGAATGGATATAGGCCGGGTTTTAGTAGAGAAAAAAGACTGGACTGTCAAGAAGGCTCTCGAGGAGGCTTACCGAGCTACGATTGGGCCACTCAAGGTTCTCATGGTTCAGGACACCACGGCCATTAATGAGATCGCTGAGGCAGCCGAAGCTGGTGTGGATATTGTTGCTGGGTTCCGCTACTACCTTGAAGACAACTCGAATCGCGAAGACTGGTGTGAAGGTTTTGCAAAGAATGCCAAGTTCAAGGTGTCCCTCCGGTCACGAAAAGACTTCAACGTTCGTGAGTTGGCTCTCCACTACGGAGGTGGTGGTCACGTCAAGGCTGCCAGTTTTGTAGAGACAGTGGGGACTCAGCATGAGAATCCCTACCGTCGAATCATCGAACTGATCTGTGACTATATGTTAGGGAGTGATCTCAACACTTAGGCTGGCTATCGGGGGGAGATTTGCTCCGACCAAGATCTCACTGACCTCTCCCCGCTTGTCCCCGTCGCTGTTGATGTTTCTACGGGCTTGAATCCTTGCGATTCGATAGTCAGCATACAGGGCTCTGGCTCTCCTTACATCCGCATTAGATAGAAGAACAGCCACCCCACGATCAGCCAGCTCTCTAAACGTCCTAGCCAGCCTCTCATGATCCGCAAGGCTGAAGCCGCCCTCCGTATACGAGGTGAAGTTAGCTGTCTCACTCTTGGGGAGGTAAGGGGGGTCGAAATAGACGGCATCACCAGGTTTCGCCCCGGCGACTGAGGTTTCAAAGTCTCCGCACTCGATGGTAACACCTTCAAGGGCTCGTGCGGCTTCTAGGAGGCCAGCCTTATCGCAGTAGTTAGGGTTGGGGTACTTTCCAAAGGGGGTGTTGAAGCCGCCGCTCTGGTTGACTCTGTAGAGACCATTGAACCCGGTCTTGTTTAAGTAGATGAACCTGGCCACCCTGACCTCGAGCTCTGGGATCTCACTGGGTACTCGAGCTCGGATCTCGTTGTAGAACTCGCGCGTGTTTGGGTAGTCAGTCAAAATACTGATGATATCATTGACCTTTCCTGTGGATATGGCCAAGTAGGTGTCCGTCAACTCCTTGTTCTTGTCGTTGATGACTGCCCTCTTGAAGGCTTTTCGGTTTGCCAGTGCGAAGAAAACAGACCCGCCGCCGATGAAGGGTTCATAGTAAGTATCCATGGATCTGGGTAGTCGTCGTCGGATTTGTGCCAGAATCTGTCTTTTCCCACCGGCCCACTTAACCACAGGCTTAGCTGTTGTCATATGATTCTCACTACTTACACCGAGATCAATTGGTAGCTTGGAGAATCCAACGAACTCTGTCATTGGTTCTCAGAAGCAACTTGGAACCCGTCCAAAGATACGAATCGATTTCGAACTGGATGGGTACCTCTGTGTTTAAGTCTATGAGTACTTCAAGCTTGGTTTCGGCCTTGGTTATAGTGATGTCGACAAGCCCGAAGGAGTTCGGATCCCACGGTCCTGACTCCAATAGTTTGAATGATAACCCAGAGAAAACAGTAACTTCTTCAGTCTGCATAAGGATGGTAGGTACAAGAGTCTGGTGAGCGGGGCCAAGTTGTCTGATCTTCTTTTAGAGCATCTACTTAGATGTACACTGATGAAGACACCGCTTGGGTTCTGAGACACGAGGCCAGTGTCCGCAGACGCGAGCTCCGTCAACAGGCTGTGGATTACCTGGGTGGGAAATGCGAGATCTGTGGCTACACGGGGTTTCCTAGCGCATTTGACTTTCACCATGCAAATCCACTAGAGAAGGAATACAACATTTCCGACCGGCTAGCTTCTATAGAACTTCTCAGAAGTGAGTTAGACAAGTGCCATCTCTTGTGTAGTAGATGTCATCGTGAGGTTCATGAAGGACTTCACCCTCGGTACCTGATCATCGGGGATGACGGGACAGGGGTGGACTTCAGCTTCCCGGATGACGACGGGCTAAGCTACGAAGAGGATATAACTTTCGAAGCGGTATTGAAGGATGCAACGAAATCACTTGAGGCAGCAGAGCCCCAAGTGAGACGTCGGCGAAGCTACAGGATGCCCTACAGGAGAGCTTAGGCCTTCCAACGAATAGCTTCGTTGGCTTCTTTCGTACCAGAGTGCCTTCGATCGTAGATCTTCTTCAGTGCGTTCATACGCTTGGTAGCATCTGTTTTGGCACTACCCTCATCATCGTACACCTTGGTGTGTTCCTTGTCCCAACGTCCTCTGACGGTCTCAGTACCATCATAAACTCGTACAAGTCCGTGGATGCTGTAACCCCCCTCACTCAACGCCCCGCAGAACTGAGCCATACGCATACCATCTACATCCGATGAGTTCACAATGGCTGGATCTTCCCAAATCCAGTCCCAGCTACCGTCTACTTTTGGGGGGTCACTTACAATCCAGAATTTCTTAACTTCAGCCATTGGATATCCTCACCAGTTTACTTGTTATGTGGGTATAAGTTAGTTATCAGGTTTGTCTATTCACTTTAGTTATTACGCACTAGAGGTCAGAATCTCGTCAAAATTTGATTGAATCGGCATTCTTGGGGGTCTGGCACTGATCTACTTATTGCCACTACTGGGTATGAATAAGCTAGCCACCGCCGAAGAGGTTCAGGCAGAGATCAAGACCATCTGGGCCATGACTGAAGAGCCAGAACCTTCGAGGGAGAAGCTAGCGGCAGCGCTGAGTGACCTGGCTGGACGTGTTGTTCAGGGACCTCTCGAGAGGGAGACCATTGAAGAGGGTCGAGGATCACTTGCTAGAATCTGGCAAAAGATCGTAGACATTAACCTTTCATTGGATGGTCTTCCTGACATGTTCCGAGGATCAATGGAATCAAGTCCTAAGCTCATGGAACTACGAGAAATACTTGGGAAGTCTGAACGACCGGTGGTTGAACTCAAACAGCTGGTAAATAAGGCTCAGCATGTCCTTCGTGAGTGGCAGCGTGAAGTCTGAAGGTTACCGCCCATTGGGCCAAATTACATAAAACTTAGATAGTTAGTTGAGATTCTGCAGATTCCCGGTGTATTCTAACCACCATGGATCTGAGACGAGCTATTCTCAAGGCGTACCTAACTGCTCAGCAGCGTGGGTGGGACACTATCTATGTCATGGTTGACGCCCATGATACCATCTGTGACTCTAATTATAGGGATGCGTCAGCACCTTTTTACCCTAACGCTATCGAAGCCCTAAGAAAAATAAGTTCCTTTCCTGAGATCTACTTGGTTCTCTGGACCTCCTGTTACCCAATAGAAGGCCCTAAATATACCGATCGGCTTGCGGAAGAGGGAGTCAACTTCAAGGGTTTGAACGAAACTCCTGTGGAGAACACCAAGACTGGTGACTTCACGCGTAAACCCTACTTCTCCATATTGATCGACGATAAAGCTGGATTCGATCCGAGTACTTGGGATGAGGTGTATCATGTATTCAACCAAGCTCATATTTTGTGCCCCTTGAGACCCAAATGAACTTCGACTGGCAAGATTACTTCAATGCAGGTGGTGAGCATCCTTGGATGCCTAACCGTACCATTTTTGTGACTCTTCATGGGTCACATGCTTATGGAACCAATACTCCAAGCAGTGACTTGGATATTCGTGCAATCACTATTGCCCCTAAGCCTTACTACACTGGGATCCTGAGAAGTTTCGAGCATGAGGTACTCAAGAATCCTGACCTAGTGATCTTCGAGATCAAGAAGGCCATGTACTTGGCTTCAGAGTGCAACCCTAATACGTTGGAGATCCTCTTCACCAACCCTGAGCAGCACTTGTTTGTGAGTCCTGTAGGGCAAGCATTGCTGGATCACAAGAGGATGTTCCTCAGCCGAAGAGCTAGGGAAACATTCCAAGGGTACGCTACAGAACAAATGAGGAAGGTGAAACTTCACCGGCGGTGGATATTTGACCCGCCGGATCATGAGCCCACGCGGGCAGAGTTTGGGCTGGCTCCAATACCCGTTCATCCATCGAAGAATCAGATTGATGCTGCCATGGCCATGGTCAAGAAGAAGGTTGACTCGTGGAACTGGCACAAGCTCGAGTACATCGCTCCGAGCATGAGGCAGGCTATTCGGGATGAGTTTCAGCGTCGCCTGGTTGAAGTCACCTCATGGGCTGATCTAGAGGTAGAGGACAAGGTTTGGCATGCGGCCGCCAACAGCTTGGGTCTCACCACCAACTTCATCCAGGTACTCGAGTTAGAGAAGCGGTATGCTTCCAAAAAATCCGATTGGAGCAAGTTCCAGAAGTGGAAGAATAGTCGGAACCCTGAGCGGGCCGCTATGGAGGCCAAGTTTGGGTACGATGGGAAGCACGCCATGCACTTGGTTAGGTTATCCCGTTCATGCAAAGACCTCCTCATAACCGGGGAGCTTGATATACGACGAAAAGATGCTGAAGAACTACTCGCTATTCGCAACGGGGCCTGGGAGTTTGAGGACCTAGTGTCTTGGTTCGAGCAACAGAACAAAGAACTCAACAAATTAGAGCAGGTGTCACCACTTCCTCCTGAACCAGATGTCAACGCCATTGATCAACTCTGTCAGGAGCTGATTGAGCGGGCCTGGGTTGAGTGTGGAGCTTCATGAGATAGTCATTCGATAAACCCTCAGTAGGGTGGACTCTCTCATTCAGTCTGTCGCCAGGCGGTATGCTAGCGCCGGTGGCTCTAGAGTAGCCTCTGAGGATTCTGGCTCTTGGACGCCAGAGGGTAACTTCATTCCAGGCCCTAAGCAGCACTACAAGGTGGTGTGCAGAGTTTGCGGTACGGTTACCCAGCAGTGCCGGTGCACCAGTCCGGATCGGGTAACCGTGTTGACTACTTGTAACAAGTGCAAGGAGGGGGGCCCAATCGTTGCTTCGGTAGCTCGCCGGTATGCGATGTCCATTGGTGATATTCCGAACCTCATTCGTTCTTGGGAAACCACTCTGGATCGATACGAAGACTTGGAGATTGAACTTCCTCATGTCTTGAGTGCACAAGAGTACTTGAGTCAACACGAAGGAGAGCCCTTCGAGGGCAAGAAGCTAGAGGTATCCAGGTTCTTTGGTAACAAGAAGTACGAGTACATACTTTTCCCTAAGTCCTCACTTGGTACCATGCAGAGGATAGGGGTTCAGAACATTTTCCTTGGTCTTCTTCAGCAATACGACCTCCCAGCGGATGTTAGAAGGAAGGTTGAAGCCTGCTCGAGGTTCTACGAGAAGACACGCTTTGCTAGCCCAAAGAACTTTGAGGATGGGGTCAAAGCCTTCCAGAAGTTGTTCAAGTTATACACGGAACACTTGGCGATAGCTAAGGATGCCTTTAGTAAAGCTACAGTGCGTGGGGTGGATGCTCCTACCGTATTGAAGGCTGGTCCCTTTAGACTTGTGAACACTGGTGGTTTTAATGAAGCCACGATGGCTAACTGTGCCAGGGTCATTGAGAAGGCTGTTCATCTTCTAGCAAAGAAAGGTCTTGGAAAAGTATGCTATGGAGATGCCCTCATCTCCAACACACTGACCAAGTCCAAGGTACTAGCCTTCTACATGGTTTCCAGTGATGAGTTCTTCGTACGAGCCAATCTGAATGGTAATGAAGGGGCAGCCCTCCAAACGATCCTCCATGAGTTGGCACACCGGCTTCAATTTAAGTTCCTACAGAGTAAGCGCCGAGACATAGCTAGGATCTACCAGATTATCAAGTCCAAGGTAGATCAATCAACGAGTGACCTCGAGTTTGAGATCAGGAAAAACCCTGACCTCTCTCCTAAACCTGGTGACACAGTGGTTGAGAAAGGTAAGACCTATGTTGTTGAACGGGTTGGATACGGAGGGTCTCGAAGTGGTTACCAGGTAACCATGCATAGAGAGGATGATCCGTCGTATAAGGCTAGTATCTCACTCAAGGGATGGGCTGCACTCAAAGGTATAAAGCCTGAATCAACACCAGGATCTGGATTCATAACTCCATATGCTGGTAAGAATGATGAAGAAAACTTTGCTGAGATGGTAGCCTTCTATTGCATGGATGAACTTCCACAGGACCAAGTTGAGTTGCTCGAAAAGGTGTTATGATTTCTAGGATAGGGATCTTAATTGTTCAATCACAAGGAAAAGGCTCCTATCAGTAGGGGTTTCAACAAGAGGTTCAACAAGTATAGCTATTTAGCTAAGCAAGTTGCATGGAGTCTAAGAGGTTCTGGATTTCCATTTCAAATTGAGGAACTGATCCACTGGGGTAAGATCGGTCTATGGGATGCCTGTAACCGATACGAGGGTTCTGAAGATGAGTTCGTCTACTATGCTCGAGTGAGGATCCGCGGGCAGATCATTGATGAGATCCGCAAAGAGAGCGGGTATGTGCGCAGGGCAGGACCCGATAATCAACCTGAGTTTAGGGATGTTCTAGACAATGACGTGGTTGATCTAACCTTGGGTGAGGATCAAGTATCTTCTAGACAGCTTCTCCTAAAAGTTATAGCAAAAATGGCGAAGCTTACCAAGCGCGAAGAGACGATTATTCTGAAGTACTACTTCGAAGGTATGACCCAAAAGGAATTGGCCGCTCAACTGAACGTATCCGAACCAAGAATCAGCCAGATAAAGACTGATGTCGTTGAGAAGCTTCAAAAAATGACTGGGATCAGTATATCTGATCTGTAATCTGTTCACAAGAAAGTCATTGATTCTGGTGACCATCGGTGTATTAAGGGATTCCCACGGAAGGATTCCTCACCTATGCTGTCATACCAGGTTGCTGACGGGCTGTTTCTTGTTCACCAAGAGTTGAAGAAGACAAAAGAGAAGGCGAAGCCTGTCGAGGTACCAACCAATCACCTATTGGTTATTGACGTTTCAGGCAGCATGTATGGCGAACTTCCGAAGATTCGCGAGCAATTAAAGAGGAAGCTCCCGAAACTCATTGGGATTAATGACACGGTATCTATCATCTGGTTTTCAGGTAGAGGGCAGTTCGGTACTCTGCTCGAGGCCGAGCCTGTAGCGACCCTCACTGACCTGCAGGACGTCAACAAGGCCATCGACAGGTGGTTGCAGCCAATTGGGCTAACCGGGTTCAAGGAGCCCCTCCAGGAGGTCTCAGCACTCATCAAGCGTGTGAGTACCAAGAGGTCAGGGTCAATCTTCTCTTTGTTCTTCATGTCGGATGGGTGTGATAATTGCTGGCCAAGAGGGGAGATCCTTAGTACCGTTGAAGAGGCAGCTGGTGGGTTATCGGCGGCAACCTTCGTGGAGTATGGTTACTACGCTGATAGGCCTCTCTTGACGGCCATGGCAGAAAAGGCCGGAGGTCAACTGATCTTCGCTGAGCACTTTGCCAAGTACGAACCAGCTCTCGAGGCCTCATTGAGTAAGAAGCTCTCTGGAGCACCCAAGATAGAAGTCAAGGTGTCTGGGGGATCCATCGGGAACTTCGTCTACACTCTGATCGATGGGGAACTGACAACCTACGCCGTTGAGGACGGTAAAGCTAACCTTCCTACTGACGTAACCGAGTTCTGGAGGGTTAGCCCTCACAAGGAAGGAACTACTTACAAACTTGATCTTGGTCAGGTATCCGCAGCTTATACAAGCAACTCACAATTGCCAACTTGTGAAGCAGATAATGTTGCCCTAGCAGCTGCATATGCGGCCGTGTCCCTCTACTCGGTTCGCATGAAGTCTGACGTAGTCTTCCCGTTCCTGAAGGCTCTAGCCGATGTTGACTTCGTCGATCGGTTTTCGTCATGTTTTGGAAAGCAAAAATACAGCGACTTCATGGACTCTACCAAGGCGGCGGCTTTTGATGTCAAGCTCCGCTACACGAAGGGCTGGGATCCAAAGAAGGTACCTGATGACGATGCTTATACGGTTCTCGATCTTCTTGGGTTACTCGCCAGTGATGAGTCAGCTCATATCCTGTTGGAGCACCCTGAGTTCAAGTACTCAAAGATCGGCCGTAGTCGAATTGATGCAGACGAGATCCTCACTGCTGCCGAGCAAGCTAGAGTTGATGAGATCAAGGTCAAGTTGGGTACAGAGAAGAAGGCCTCTGAGATCAAGAAGCTGAATGAGGAGCTGACAACTCTTCTTAATTCCAAGCCAGCACCTCTAAAGTTCGTGGCTGATCCAGCCCCTGAAGGCTATCCAATCTCTTCCTTGGTTTACAACGAGGACTTTCCGAATATCTCGATTGGGGTTAGGAAAACCGGCACCGTCGACATTTCAGCTCGTCTCAAGGATGAGTTCAAGGGGAAGGTTCCGACGTCATTCCAAACCTTTATCTTCCGTAACTACGCCATTGTTAAGGATGGTTTAGTCAACGTGGAGTCTCTTCCAGTGAGGGTTACAGAGGCAACCGCCAAGAAGCTCTCTGAGTTGCTCCCTGCTGAAGCCAAGCCAACCAAGCTTTCGATGGCTGGTGGTTTCGTGATCGGGGTCATCAACCTCCGAGCTCTCCCTGTAATCAATCGAAGGATGATCAAGGCCGCCAGTGCTAAGGCCCTGTTCCTGGCTCAGTGGGAGCTCGAGAAGTCCAGGGCAGCCCAGAAGGTCTATAAAGACATCAGGGACGAAAAGATACCACCCAAGAAGTCACCAGGGTTCGTAGCCACGTATGGAGACGAGATAGCTAATTGGTTGAAGGAGCAAGGGTTCACCGATTATTCTGGCTTTTCACCCCCTCACACAGTCTCAGCGGCTGCAATTGACTTCTATGTAGCCAAGAAGCTCGAGGTCAGTATTGCCGGTCTATCCAAGCTCCCTTCCGTGAATGAGGTTCGGAAGAAGATCGGTACTACCAAGAAGCAAACCACGAGCGGGGCTCTCTTGGTACCTGCGTTGACCGAGGTCGAGCAGTGGCTGGCCTCCAAGGAATACACAATGGCTGTGGTCTCAAATGCACAGGATGGGAAGCCACCCTCCGATGAGGAGAAGCTTGCTGCCTTTACTGCGTGGATCGACAAGAAGGCCAAGGATGCTGTTGCGGTCACCCGCAAGAAGATCCGAGAGATAGCCCAGATCAAATTTGCCATCATAGTTGGGCAAATATGGCCAATAGAGTTCAAATCTTTGGATGAGAATTTTATGACTCTCGAGCTCGGAGGCGCTGATCTCCTCTGCAAAGTCGACATGAGAGAAGTCGAGATCAAGATCTGAGGTTTTCATGGGAGCAAGTTACTATCCACGATTGGTCATTGGGGCCACCCTAAGCCCCAATGACTTGGTGATTACCCTTCCAGGAGCTGTGGTGTGCCCAAAGGGTCACCCGCCTCAAGGAGGTCCTTTCTGCTCCAAGTGTGGGGCTAAGCTTGAGCCTCAAATGGTTCGCAGTTTCAAACCAGCCTTCATGGAATTCTCCAAAAAACAGTTTGGTAAGAAGACCCCAGACGAGCTGTTTGACGAGTGGAACACTAGCGATGGGTCTACTAATAAGCTTCAGTTCCATATTGTGGACCCAACTTTGAACGGAGATGACTGGGATCGTAACTCAAACTACGTTCTTGGTTACCGGTTGTTGGAGTACGAATGCAGTGAGTACCGAGGTAATGACCTATTTTCAGTTGATTTAGATCGATTAGACGAGATCAAGAGAATCCTATTCGAGGTCATCTGCGCTCTTGATCATACAAGTCGGGATATTAAGCTGTACCTTTGTACATATGTTTCTTGCTGAAGCCCACCAGTTGGTGTAGGGTGCCAAGGTGCTACGTAAGAAATGGCTAATTATCGGTTCAATACCAGTAACCCTGCTGTTACTTGGCTGGCTTCTTCCTTCAATTCTGAAGCATTACATCAACGGGTTGAAACCAGGCGTCGAGGTTGGGTCAGTCAAGTTACTCAACCTCGATTGTGTTAGGCTTGAGAGGGTTAACGTAAAGATCCACAACATCGAGGGTACCTTCGATTCTGCAATTGCCTGTAGAAAATCCAAGACGATTGCGGTTGATGGAGGGCTGGCTCTTGTCGACATAACCTCTGACTCAAAGGATCAGAAGAACGGTTCCGGTTTCAAGGTTACCGGTAAGAACCTGACCGTGAAGCTCTACAGGGGACTGGACTCCGCTAAACTCTACAAGGCCTCCTTTGATTCGAATGAGGCACGGGCCGCCACGGGGAAGATTGAGACCAAGTACGGTCTGGTTATGGTAGAGGGGGTGCACTACGACTTCAAGTCGAAGGTAGCCACTGTTGCCAGTGGTTGGGTTGGTCTACCAGACGCCTTCCAAAAGATCAGTGACTTCCTCAAGCTGGACAAGGTCAAGTTCACCGAGGGTTCCTTCAATACTCAAACCAAGCATCTCGAGCTCGGGAATATCTACTACCCACCGGTTACCATTGAAGGGCTAGCCCTTGAGTTTACCGATGGCCTGATCTACCCGAAGGCGAAGTCCATCCAGGTGGAGCACAAGAGATTCTACCCGGTGCCAGTCACCTTCAGGTATGTAGAGGTCACAGCTATCGACCCCAAGAATCCTCTGGTTGGGATGCCTAACCTTTGGGTGAAGAGTAAGTGGTCGACAATCTACTTCAACTGGGAAGGCAAGCATGTCTGGGGCGTGGACTCTTGCCAGCACTGGCTCGAGTCTATCCCAGAAGAGATGCTGATCGATCCACTCAAACAGGTGAGGTTAGTCGGAGACTTCAAGTTCGACTTGAGGCTTCTTCCGGATGTGAAACTCAAGATCTCAAACGGCTGCAAGCTAACCGGTCCGCCCCCGAAGTTCATCAAGGATCTCTCAGGTGAGTTCACCTATACCGCGTACCATCCAAATGGAAAGCCATTCACGCGTAAAGCTGGACCATCGGCACCGGACTGGACTCCCTATCAGATGATCAGTCCGAACATGACCACAGCCCTCACGACCACAGAGGACCCTGCGTTCTTCTACCACAGGGGTTTCATCCCTCAGGCCATCGAGAACAGCTTGAAGGACAACTTGAAGCTCGGAAGGTTCTTCCGCGGCGGCTCCACCATCACGATGCAGTTGGCGAAGAACTTGTGGCTGAACAGGAACCGAACCATTGGAAGGAAGATCCAAGAAGCCATCCTAACGGTCGCCCTAGAGAGCTCGTTCACCAAGGACAAGATCATCGAGATGTATCTCAACGTCGTGGAATACGGCCCGGACATCTACGGGATAGGGCCTGCGTCGTATCTGATCCTGAAGAAGGACCCTCTCGAGCTGACTCTGTCAGAATCTCTGTACATGGTTCTGAGGCTTCCGAGCCCGAATCACTCAGCGAGCTACCAACAGGACTTACCGATGATCAAGAAGCTGCTTGATATGGTTGCAGCTTCAGGGAAAGTTCCCCCTGATTTGATTGAGGTAGAGAAGTCAGCCTTAGGGGCTCCGGTAGCTGTTGACTTGGATGATTAGTCGTAGACCATCTCTACTAGCTCACGCATAGGGATCCCAGTAACAACTGAAGCTTGCTTCAAAGACATCTCAGAGCAGAGGTTCAAGAAGACTGAAGCTGTTCGATCTTCAGGCTTGAAGATCCTTACGTTCTTTTCCAAGGCATCCTTTACCCAAGAAGGTTCCCCAGTGAGGCTCTCGAAAAGAGTCAAGAAGGCGTAGTAAGCTCCGCCTTTGAAGAGAGAACCCTCCTTCAGGCGATTCAACCGGTAGACTTTTCGATACTCGAAGTTTCGAAGAGCTGAGACCAAGAACATACTCTTGACGATCTTCTCGCAGGTCCCCTCTTCTAGTTTAACCTCTTTGCCATCAATGGATAGGAAGAAGTCACCGCTACTACCCAAGTAACCTCTCGGGTTATCTCGTAGTTTTTGCTTATTTTGGACACCCCAGAATTCAATAATAGCCGGTGTGTCTTTAGCTTTCTCCTCATCAACTTTAACAAGACCAGCAAGTCTCAGAACCTCTTTCAAGGCAAACTTCCCACGATAGGGGATCTTCCCGATATAGGCTTCCGTTGGACTTCCCATACTTTGAGGATAGAGGAGATACTTCTTTGGGACACTCCCATCTTTGGGGCCCGGACCTGGGAAGTTTGAGACTATCTGTTTGATGTACTTAATGGCGATCTTATCTAGATCTTTAGCAATAGGGGCCGTCAGAACTTGAGCTCGCCACCCTTCTTCAACCTCAAAGACCTTCCCATCAGAATCCGTAGGGGGCCATACCTTATCAGTTGACTCTTGCTTGAAGATTGCACAGAAAACATGGAGTGTTGCTGTCTGCCCATACAGTACACAACCAGGTTGGGTTGGGAAACCCTTACTGTACAAGCTAACTTGCTCACTGACGAACTTCCAATCAGTGCCACTTGGGACCCCTGCTCCAGACCAAGCGGCGGCAAATGGAACCCCTTTCACTGTGTAGGCTGCCTCTGGACGTGGGGGTGGCTTGTATTTAGTACGCTCTGGGCTCGGCTCTGGTTGCCAACGTTCCTGAGCCTTTCCGGTCAGCACATCCTTGGCAACATTGATCTCCACCATTGTGTCAAGATCACCACCACGATCAGGGTGGTTCCTAAGAGCCAACTCCCTATAGTTCTTGGTAATTTCACTTTCTGATGGGTTAGCATTTGGAGGGAAACCAAGGACCTTTTTGGCTTGATCCCTTGACATCGAAAGCAGAAGGCGGGCATACCTTGACTCAAAATCCTTACTCGACCACTTTGATGCTACCCGTTGGATTAGGTGGAGGTCCGATGCCATGCTTGAACACTCCGATAAGGGGTTTAGTAAACTAGGTACCCAACTTCCGGTGTAATTCTGGACCATGAATCCAGAGACATGGAAGTCGGGCATGAAGGTGGTCTATGCTAAAGAGGATCTTCCCACAGAGGTTGTGAAGAGTCTGTTTTTGGCGGGGCCTACACCTAGGGATAAGGAAACCAAGAGTTGGAGACCCGAAGCCCTCGAACTACTTGAGAAGCTTGGGTTCGATGGTCACGTATTTGTTCCGGAACCTCGTGATGGAAAAGTGTTCGGAGATTACGTCGACCAGGTTGAGTGGGAAACCTCCGCACTGAATATGGCTGATGTGATTGTTTTCTGGATTCCTCGAGATCTGAATACTCTCCCAGGTCTTACAACCAATGTCGAATTCGGAGTCTGGGCAGACACAGGGAAGGTGATTCTTGGTACCCCACCTGATGCTCAGAAGGTTCAATACATTCAGCACATGGCTACCAAGTTGAAGGTGGCCAACTACTCGACACTGGACACCACCCTCGAGGATGCCGTCAAGAGCCTGGGAGAGGGTTCCCTACGAGTCGGCGGCGAAGCTCAGGTACCCTTGCTCGTCTGGAAGGACACCACCTTCCAGAGGTGGTATAAGTCCCAGACGGCCGCTGGCAACCGCCTGGACAGTGCTCGAGTCCTTTGGACATTCCGGGTGGGACAGCAGATGGACAAAGTCTTTTGCTGGTGCCTTCATGTCAATGTTTGGATTGCAGCCGAACAAAGGGCCAAGAAAAATGAGTTCGTGTTCGGACGTTCAGACGTCTCATCTGTAGCGCTTCTCTACCGTCCTGAGGAAGAGGGTCTCAAGCATCTGTGGGATACTGAGGTTCTCTTGGTAAAAGAGTTTAGAAGCCCGGCTAGGACTAATACAGGGTATATTATTGAGCTACCAGGTGGGAGCGCCAAGGAAGATAAAGGGGAGACCAAGAAAGTGGCCCTCGAAGAGCTCCACGAGGAAACCTCTTTCACCATAGACCCAGCTCGACTCAAGGAGCTGGGTACCTTGCAGCTGGCAGGTACTCTATCAGCTCACACAAGCACGTTGTTCTACGGGAGGATCACTAAGGCTGAGCGAGACCACCTTATGGGAATAGCTCAATCCGGAGAGACTTTCGGTATAGAGGTTGACACAGAGAAAACCTACGTTGAGGTAATCAAGCTTAGGGACTTGGTCAATGATTCCTCGTCTATAGATAAGACTAGTGTAGATTGGTCTACACTAGGAATGATCCTTTGGTCTATATTGAACTCAGACGAAGGCCTCGTCCCTTACTCGGTGTAGTCCGAGTACATGTTGATAGCTATCTCGGGTCTCACCACTGAGGCTGGTTGGTTCAATGGGCTCTCCCGTAAGAGAGGTAGCGCCGGTGCGGGTAAGGACGAAGCTGCTAGACAGCTAGTTCAAGCCCACAACTATGTTCCGATTGCTTTTGCTGATCCCCTTAAGCGTATCCTGAAAGATGTGTTTGATTTCACTGATGACCAGTTGTGGGGTCCGAGTGAGAATCGGAACAAGGAAGATCCGAGGTACCCCAGAACTATCTTCGGAGGAAGTCCCTTAGTTCATTCCGCTGAGGACCATACTCAAGTTTGCTTGACGGTCAGGCACGCTCTCCAAACCTTGGGTGACGGGTGGGGGCGCAATGAGTGCTACGAGCCTATCTGGGCGGAGTACGCTATCCGTATGACCAACAGGCTGGCTACCGGCAAGTTTGGGTACGACCAGAAGCTGGGACTCTACCAACTTGCTGAAGCCCGTCACTCAAGTAACCCAAACTTTCATTGCTCTGGGATCAAGGGAGGCCCGGTCCTCATTGGAGTACCTCGTACAGACGTGGTACTCACCGACCTACGATATCAGAATGAAGCTGAGGCCGTTCGCAAAGCTGGTGGAAAGCTTGTCCGTGTGAAGCGGAAGGTCAAAGAGATCAAAGTATCCCCAGATCACAAGAGTGAGAATGATTTACTTTCCCTACATGACGATGACTTCGATTGGGTATTGGACAACAACTCGACCCTCACCGATCTTTGGGCTCGGGTCGACAAGATGGTTGAAGGACTAAAGAGCCTTTGAGTCCCCCACTAAGATAGCCTCGATTGGTACCGAGGTAGCGTTGTCACACATCAGGCTGTGGATGACGCCGCGAATCCAGCACCACTCGGCTTGGGTAAGTTTGAACTTCCTGAAGACGTAGCTGCCAGGAGTTTGGTTGTTGATCTCCTGGTAAAGTTTTGCATAGTTTGGGTCTTTGACCTGGTAGACCTCTTCCTCGGGGCGACCCTCGATGTCCCGTCTCAGTCCGAAGAAGCGGACATCAAGGCGAGGTCGGTGATCCTCTGCGATTAGGGACCACTTAGCCTCACTGACAGTTTCGCAGGTGAAATACCTAACTTCTTTCATTTGCTTCCTCACATCTGATCATATCGAACCATCTGCCACATTTCATCCCAGTACGAATGATGATCCTCTGCGCAACTTCGGCAGAGAGGGATGTCGATGTTAGGATCTTCTGGCTCAGGGTCAAGTATTCGTTCGAACCTCGTTCGAGGATACGTTGTACCATATTGAGTTCTTGAAGGTTCCAGTTTGACGCCCTCAGTCGTATGACAGGCGATACAATCGAACCCAAGAACTGTCTCCAATGGATCCTTTCTCGGATCCATTGCACAATCTCGGAGAGCATTCGAGTAGCGGTCGCCCCCTTGGTATCGGAAGGCTTCGATGGCTATTAGGTAGCGGGATTTGCAAATCCGACACTCGAAGCCCCAACTGGAAGTGCTTGGGTCATCGGATCGAACCCAGTCTCTGTGCTCGTGGTTCAGGATTTCCTTTACAAAGTCAACCGCACGCCCTCGCCTTTGCACTGGCATTTGGCACCTTTACACCAAGTATGTCAAAAATGTGAGAGTCATTTGGTTAACCGTAATGATTACAACTGGTTACAGAAATATTCTTTTCTACCTTGACTTATTGTCACTTCTACTATAAGTATCCGACCACGGATGGCCAAGATCATACGGAAGGTAGTAACCGAGGAGGTTGAGGCAAAACTCCTTGAAGAAGTCGAGGTGTATAGAACCTCTGTGATTTATTTTCTATTCCTATTAGGGGAGTTGATGTATATAGGTCAATCAATTAGCGTTCATTCAGCTATAGTCAGGCATAAGTCAAAGGAATTCGATCAGATCTTCATACGAAGAGTTGACCCAGAGGCTGACTTAGACCTGCTAGAGATGGCCTGCATCGTGTACTTCAGGCCAAAGCTCAACAGAACCGTTTCACACAGAAAGATTCCAATGGTTGAGGCTGCATCAATTACTAAGAAGTTTCTGGGGATTGACAAGTGACCAAAGAAAAGAAGAGGTTCGTTTACGATTGGCCGATGTCAGCCCTTACCGTAGATGGAATTGTATTCGGCTTTGATCCAAGTGACGAGGACAACCCACTCAAGGTTCTTCTAATTCGACGGGCTAGGGACCCTTTCAAACATCACTGGGCACTTCCAGGGGGTTACGTCAACATTGGGGGTAATGAGAGCTTAGAAGCAGCTGTTGTACGCGAGGTAGAAGAGGAGACCGGAGCCCGTTTCGAGTATCTGGAACAACTCTATACCTTTGGAGATCCATTTCGTGATCCACGCGGGAGAGTCATCTCAGTTGCTTACTTCGCCTTGGTTAGAAAAACCGACTACGAAGATATCGTCGGCGGGGACGATGCAGACCTGGCTGTCTGGACTTCAGTTAATAAGCTGAGTCGAATGAAGTTGGCTTTTGATCACAAGAAGATCCTAGAGTTAGCCCTTAACCGACTTCAAGGGAAGATCAGATACGCTCCAATAGGTTTCAACCTGCTACCGACGACGTTCACTCTCGGGCAGTTGCAACAGTTATACGAAGCGATCCTTCAGAAGAAGCTTGATAAGGGTAACTTCAGACGCCGAATTATCCTCATGGGCATCCTAGTTGGGGTCGGTGGTGCAATCCATCCTAAACTAGGCAGGCCTGCCCAACTTTACAGATTTGACCAGAAGAAGTACGATAAAGCAGTTCAAAGCGGTTTTAACTTCGAGTTATGAGAGGACAAGATGAGATTCAATCCAATATTAAATACAGACAGTTATAAGTCAGCCCATTGGCTGACTTACCCACCGAGCACCACTGGGATGTACGATTACATGGAGTCACGGGGTGGTAAGTTCGGATCTACAATTTTCTTTGGACTGCAGTACCTGATCAAGGAATACCTTACGACACCCATCACGGACGCGGATGTTGTCGAAGCCAAGGAGGTTCTGGAGGCTCATGGGGAGCCATTCAATGCAGAAGGTTTTGGGAAAATAGTGGCCAACGGTGGGTACTGGCCTGTGAGGATCAAGGCGGTGCCTGAGGGTCTGGAGGTTCCAACCCGGAACATTGTCCTATCATTGGAGAGCACCGGCGGCGCTGATACCTTCTGGGCAGCCAGTTGGTTAGAAGCTCAGATTGTTCGCACATGGTACCCGAGTACGGTGGCCACCCAGTCCTACTACTGCAAGCGAGTCATTCTCGAGCACCTATTGGAGACAGCCAACGATCCTTGGGCCGAGATCTACTTCAAGCTGCACGACTTCGGAGCCCGAGGGGTCAGCTCACATGAATCGGCTGGCATCGGAGGTATGAGCCATCTCGTGAACTTCAGGGGTACCGATACCCTCGAAGGGATCATGTTTGCTAGGGCTTTCTATGGTGAGCCCATGGCCGGATTCTCAATCCCAGCGGCTGAGCATTCGAGCATTACTTCGTGGGGCCGTGAACGAGAGCTCCTCGCCTACCGCAACATGATCACTCAGTTCCTGAAAAAGGACAAGGTCGTTGCCTGTGTGTCGGATAGTTACGATATCTTCAATGTTATCGAGAACATGTGGTGCGGAGAGCTCCTTGATCAGGTAAAGAATTCTGGTGGTTGCTTGGTGATCCGACCTGATTCAGGGGATCCACCCGCAATGGTTCTTCGGTGCCTACAGACACTTGAGAACAAGCTTGGGATGACCAGGAACATGCGTGGGTTCAAGGTTCTTCCCCCCTACTTCAAGCTCATTCAAGGTGACGGCATCAACATTGACTCACTTCGTGAGATCCTTGCCACAATAACGGCTCACAAGTACTCAACCTCGAACATTGCCTTCGGTATGGGCGGCGGCTTACTTCAGCAGTTGGATCGCGATACCCAGAAGTGGGCTCTGAAGTGCTCGGAGATCACAACTGATACAGGGGCAACCGTGCCCGTGTTCAAAGATCCTGTTACTGATCCAGGCAAGGTTTCAAAGTCGGGGCGACTGAGCCTCATTATGGAAGGTGGGGAGTTCAAGTCGGTTCCAGCTGGGTCAACCAAGTCAGACGTGCTTCAGGTTGTCTTCGAAAACGGCAAGCTCATACGTGACATGAAGTTCTCAGAAGTTCGAAAGAATTCAGAGAAGAATCTTTCACGGGTCTAAGAGGCTTATGGGCGGCGGTTTTTGGACAGATGACTTCTACACTCTTATGTCTCGTAGAAAACAAGAGCCTAAAAGTCAAGCGGGTGTAGAGCCTATTCGGAGTCAAGTACCAGATACCCAAAGTACTTCTCGACCAACTCGATTCGATCGAATTCTAGACACCGATGAAGTGCCATCGGTGTCTAGTAAACCGAGTACAACGCTTCTTGGGAGTACTCGGTTCGATCGGATTCTTAGAGACGATGAAGATTAGATCAGACCACAACGAGTTGTTCTAACAGTAAACATGAAGGAAAGTAGAGGTCTCTCATGGGAGGCGGAAGTTGGAGTCATGATTTCTATCAACAAAGGAGCACGACTCGTCAACAGACTGGTCAGCCAACCTTTGCACACCACGCTGCACAGGCGTCAAAACCACGGGACCAGCAGAATGTTCACCCACGTCTGAATCCACTTGGGGTGGCAATACGCGAGTCTTGTGACTCATTGGAGCACCCAAACTCAATTGCAGTTGGGATTATCCTGGATGTCACTGGGTCAATGGAGTCGGTACCTCGTGTAGCTCACGGGAAACTCCCTAAGCTACACGGCCTAATTGGCAAAGTTGGTATTCCAGATACTCAGATCTTGTTTGGGGCTGTCGGGGATGAGTTCTCAGACCGAGGCTCAGCTCAGTTTGGTCAATTCGAGAGTGACAACCGGATGGATGAAGACCTCGAGTCCTTCTGGCTCGAGGGTAACGGTGGGGGTAACAACGGTGAGTCCTACCAGAATGCCATCTACTTCTTCGCTCGACATACCAAGATCGACTGTTGGGAGAAACGACAGAAAAAGGGCTACTTATTCATCATTGGTGATGAGTACGCGCATCCGGCGGTAAGACGTGAGTCGGTCAAAACTCTCTTCGGAGAGACAATGGAAGTAGCTGAGATACCAACTGCTGACATCATCAAGGAGTGTCAGCAACGGTACAACGTCTTCTACATCATACCCCAGCACACCAACCATGGTCGTGATACCAAGATCCAGGATGCTTGGAAGAAGTTACTTGGGCCAGAGAATGTCCTGCTCCTTCAAGATGAGGAGGACATCTGTGAGCTCATTGCAACCACGATGGGTGTCTGTGAGAAGGTCGTAACCGTTGATGGGGCCAAGGCAGCTCTCGAGGCTACCGGAACCTCTCAATTGGTCTCGAACAAGATAGCATCCTCATTGGTGGACTTGGCCAAGGCCAAGGGAGTGGACCCAGGAAAACCCCCGAAGATCCAAAGACTGTAATTTGCATAACATAACAGTAGTTCGGTATTTCTCTTTATATCGAACTACTGCTCATTTATTTGAAGCACTTCGGTGAAATTCCATGGCTAAGGTATGGATCGTTGTTGGATTGGGGTTTGGGGACGAAGGGAAGGGTAGTGTAGTAGACTACCTTACTCGTAGGGAGGGGTCTCACACTGTAGTTCGTTTTAATGGTGGTGCTCAAGCTGCCCATCATGTAGTCCTAAGAGACGGTAAAACTCATTGTTTTTCCCAGTTTAGTTCGGGTACTCTTGCCGGCGCGGAGACTTACCTTAGCCGTTACATGGTGGTGAACCCGCTTCTTCTCCAATACGAAGAGGAGCACCTTGAAACTCTTGGGGTGACCGACGCCTACCAAAGGTTGGCCATTGATGAGATGGCCCTAGTCACCACTCCTTTCCACATGGCGACTAACCGCCTTCGAGAGCTGCACCGAGAGGCTCTCTTTACCTGTAAGAGTGTTGGGTTTGGGCGCCACGGGTCATGTGGCATGGGTATTGGGGAAACTGTCTCAGACTCAATACAAGATCCGGAGGGTGCTATTCGGATGAGGGACTTCCGAAAGCCATCAGTCATCAAGGACAAACTTGAAGTTATTCGTCAGAGAAAGTTGGAGGAGACGACCCCCCTTTTGGACGACCTACCCGTTGAGTTATCCGTGGATATGACTCGAAGGCTCATGTTCGAATATGACATGCTCAGGGACAGAACTTTGGTCGAGTACTTCATGGAGAACTACTACCACCTAATCGACAAGGCAGGGGTCAGGGTAGTCAACCAAGACTACCTAACCAAGGCTCTCGAATCAGGGGTCACCCTATTCGAGGGGGCTCAAGGAGTACTTCTGGACGAGGAGTACGGGTTCCACCCTCACTCTACTTGGAGCAACTGCACTTTCCACAACGCCCTAGAACTACTCAAGGGGTTCTCTGGAAAGGTGACCAGGATGTGGGTTACTCGAACCTATCTTACGCGGCACGGGACTGGACCCTTCCCATCGGAGGACCCAGATGCCAGATTAGTAGAGCATAACACTCAAGGAGAGTGGCAAGGTGCCTTCCGGGTAGGTTACTACGACTTCGTTATGGCCAGATACGCCCGCGAAGTTCTTGGTGGGTTGGATGAGATAGCCCTCAATCACCTCGACCACATCCACGGCCCACAAAAAGTCTGCTTACGGTACGACTGTTCGACCAAGCCTTTCTACAAGATACTCCTCGACGCAAATACTTGGGAAGCCTACCAATACCTCAAAAAGTACTTCGATAAGGATGGGATCCCCTACTCTCACTTCTTAGATATCTATGCTGAGCCAGTTTTCACTACCCTTAAGAATACAGATCGTCTAATATCTGGAATAACTAAAACTATGAGAGCTCCTGTCACTATTTTCTCGTATGGGTCAACCGCTGATGACAAAGAACTAACATGCCGACGCTAGCTCTTGGTGACAAGAAGAGCGTGACGTTTGGGGCTCGGTTGATGGAGGGTGATCTCTGCAACCTTTACCAGGGGACTTACAAGGATGAGAACCCAGCTCCAAAAACTCCTGTCAAGCACGCAGGGCCTCGGACTCGCTTTGATCACATTCTAGAGGATGACGATGATGATGTGGTTGAGGTTCCGGTCATCGTTAGGATCTGCTCGGATCCAAGTAACAACGATTTATTGATCAGGGAGAGCCAAGTCCTGAATGGACTAACATCAACGGATCCGGATTGGTCCAAGTTCAACCTCTACTATCCAACTAGCTACGGAGGGTTTGACTCTCGGGGACAGAGGGGGAACATCCTTTCATTGATACCCGACTACTTCACCATTGATGATGTTCTTAGAGCCTACCCAAAAGGGATTGACTATCGGGACATGGCTTGGATGTTCAAGAGAACCCTGGTTGGCCTATGGTGGGCGCACAAGAATGGTTTCCTGCATGGGGCAGTTCTCCCCCCTCACATCCTGTTGTTTGGTCAGAACCACGGCGCCAAGCTCATCGATTGGTGCTACTCGGCCTCTACTAGAGAGCGGGCACTAGAGGACACTCCTCATGGGAGTAGACCCGTTGGCGAGCCTGATCCCGCTGATTCAATCTACTCTGGTATGACCAGAATTCGCGTACTCATCACTAGGTATGCTGACTACTACCCGCCTGAGGTACCAGAAAAAAAGGAAGCTTCGGAAGCGACCGACATCTATATGGCCGTCAAGTGTATGGTTGCTATTCTCGGCGGAGACGTTAAAACCAACGAGATGCCTGATGCGGTACCCCGAGAGATCCAAAACCTACTCAAGATCTGTCTGAACCCAGAGAGAAGAATGAGGCCCTCCAAGGCAGATGATGTTCACGAGGCTTTTGACAACCTGCTCAAGAGCCTCGTCGGGAAGCCTACCTTCAGGCCATTTGAGGTACCAGGTTCTTTTTGCAGTCTTTTGAGGAAGAATGCTGAACCTAAACTCGTAGCAGCAGGAAGCTGAAAGTATGCCACTACCCCAACTACAATCACTTGATTCAGTAGACTTCCTTCCAACCAAGAAAGTACGGCTCTGCATTGCCGGTATGGCGGGTGCCGGGACTTTTGGTCACATTTGGGATGTACCGGGGGTCTCAGATGTACTAGTTGGTTGTCATATGCCGTATGCCAAGGAGGACATTGACAACTTTCTTGGGTTCTCTCCAGACGGTTATGCCAACGAAGGGACGGCCATGGACTTCGCTATGGATGCCTTCTACAGAGCGTACCAATATGAAGGGGCCCCAGCTATTGGGATCGGAGTCTGTGCGGTCACAGCGAGCACTACAGCCCATAAGGGAGACCACCGAATCTTCGTGGCAACCTTCCAAGAGTACAAAGCTACCTTGACCTATGTCAAGCTGGTTAAGGGAGTTGGAGCCGAAAGAAGGCACCTGGACGGTCAGATCTGTAACGCTCTCCTGATCAGTTCCATCAAGGATGCCACCAATACTTTCATCACTGGCCTAGACCTACCTGAGGGGTGCATCGAAGAGTTCCGCAATGGTAGGGCTGAAGTCCTGTCTGAAGAACGACTTCGTCGCCGACCTTACTTCTCGAGTACAGGCAAGAGACTCCTGGAGTTTCCCAAGGATGAGTATCGGAGGCGCGGGGCCTTGCTTCCGGGATCTTTCAACCCACCACACTTTGGGCACTTTGGTCTGGCTGACGGGTACATTGACCAGGTAGGAGGCCCTGTTGCCTTCACCCTGGAAGCCGAGCCCCCGCACAAGAATCCTCTCAAGCCTTGGGACATCCTCAAGCGAGCCAAGATGCTGCAGGGTAGGAATGTCTACATAACTTGGGGCGCCCCTTACTATGTGGACAAGGCAAAACATCTCCCTGGAATAGAGATCCTCTTGGGTGCCGATAGCTTAGAAACTCTTTTTGATGCTAAACGATGGGGGATCACTATCGAGGAGCAGGCCAAGATCTTCACAGAAACTTGTACAGGTCTGACTATAGCTGACCGTCGATTGGACGGGGTTATGAAGACCTTGATGGACTTTCCCTGTCCACCAAACCTCAGGTGTCATAGACTTCAATGTGACTTTGATATCAGCTCAACCGATATCCGAGAGGGGAAGCGGTACAAGACCGCTTCCTAACTTGAGGGGTTCTAAAAGTGCATCACTTCGAGCATCCAGATGGTCACATCAACTACAACTCTGACTTGTCTGGAGAGGTCCAGATCGTCAACAGTAAAGGGCAAGAGCTTTGGGTCTCCGGGCTGTTGCTTGTGAACTTCGTAGCAACTTATGTTGAAGACTACCTGCTACCAAGGATGAGGGAGGCCCGAGCTAGAGTTGAGGCTACGGGAGTAGCATGTCCGGATCTAACCACTCCTGAAGAGCCCTCCCGTAGTTGACGAGTACGTCACCTTCTCCGGTGGTGATAGCGTTGTCGGTCCTACCACCACCTCCATGCTCAGCACAACCCTGGTCATCCATGTCCGAGAGGAGCCACTCAACGTGGTTGTCATTTTTCCCGGGTGTGTAGTAGTGCATCAGACACCCAGCCTTGAGGGCTGTACCACTGACATACTTGTTGAGAGCCTTCAAGTCTTTGCCGATGGTTCGTACCCAGGAGATGGCCATTCCTGACTTGTACTTTTGGCCTAGTAAGTCATGAACAACCCCAGCTTCATGCATGACTCCTAAGGCGAACATACCACAGTTCGTCTTGATGAGAACCGATTAATCCGGGTCATCCACCCCTCGACATACTAAAGTTGCAAGGTCGTCCTTCCGTACGTGAAGCGAGCAGCCAACGTACTTTTTGACTAGTGTAACGAAGGTGTCACTTGAATTTGACATAAGAGGGCCTCTCTTATGTCAAACCGATAGGTAGTCTATCTATACCCGCTCTTGGGTATGCCCTCCGAACTCATTGCCGAGAAGACTCCTGTCAGCAAAGAACTGTTTATTCGAGCTCTGTACGAGGCTTGGATTCACTTGTTTGGAGAAGTCCCAAAAAAAGAGTCCGTTTGGGTGTTAGCTAGCCAGGTTGCTTTGGAAACTGGCTGGTGTAAGGCAATGTGGAATTTTAATTTCGGAAATGTGAAGTCGGTCGAGGGGGATGGCCACGACTATTGCTACTTTGCCTGCAACGAGATTCTGAAGACAGCCACAGCTCATGCAATGGCCACTGCGGCCCCTGCTACTGCCAGGGTGACTCAGGATCGTGGTGATGGGACGTCCATCATCTGGTTCTACCCAAAGCACCCAGGATGTCGATTTAGGGCCTTCAACACTCTAGTTGATGGGGCTGTCGACTACATAGGGTTACTCAACAAGCGGTTTGCTAGGTCATGGCCAGCGGTGCTTACTGGTGATCCAGCTCAGTTCTCTCACCTACTGCGTTCCCAAGGATACTATACGGCCGATGAGTTGGCCTATACTAAGACCCTAACATCGGTGTTCCACACCATTTCGCAATTGAATGTGGACTATACGACTCCTCCAGAACTAACCGATGATCAGAAGACTCGGATCTCAAACTTGGTAGCACTCACAATGGATCAGAGTCTTGATGATGTGATCCAAGCCCCATTCAACATTGAAGATGATTCGAATGGGGCTGAGACAGTAGCCTAAGAGAGTTGCTTCTTATTCTTCTTAGGTTGTTTCCCACCCTTGGTCTTGTGGGTACTTTCGGAGTGTTCTGGAGCTAACTCCACCGCTTCTTTGTTGTCAGTTGGATTAACTTCTGCTGAGTCCAGTTCTTCTACTGTTGTGATCTCTGAGGCAACAGGAGTCTCTTCCAGTTCGATAGGTTCTGGAGTGACAGTAACATCTTCAGATTCTGTCGCCTTGATAGGTTCTGGGATGACAGGAGCTACATCTTCTACAATGGTTGGCTCAGGATCTTCTGTCACCTGAACCTGTGATAACTCTTGATTCTTCCTCTTCGACTCGATTGCAATGATTACTGAGTACAAGTACTCAGTGTCAGTATCGCTCTTTGGCCGCTCTGGTAAGGAGGATCCAGCTTCTCGAATGAGACTGATGAGGTAGTCCGATACTCGAGCAATGTTGGTTCCAGTTCGTACTGCAACGAGTACTCTAGACTTTAGTTCTGACAGTTCCTGACTCGGCATAGCCATTGAAGTTCTCCTATCGGACTTGCAGATAAAAGGAATCACTACTACAGAGCCGTACCGCCAAATGATGGTAACCGAGGGACTGCCATGTACACGCCAGTGGCTACGAGCATAGGGTGCCTTGTGATCTCCGCTACTGGCAAGTTCATGTCGATACCACTTGGCTGGTTATCTTGATCTTGCTGTGACTCAACCCACTGAAGCACATCAGCATCACGGAAGTTTGGTGCTTTTACCGTCATCCACCTCATAGCTAAACCCATTCTACGACGGCTAGCTTCCTCACCCTTGTCAAGACTGCCACTTGCGTAAACCTTCAATCTATCCTCAAGTGGTAAACTGGAGGTAGCAGCAAACGAGGACCTGATGATAGCTAGAGCTGCGTAGAAACACTTTTTACGATCTTGTACTAAGTCAGTTCCACTCCAACCTTCGTCAGGTTTTGTTGTGAACTTGTACCCACCCCCAACAGTGACGATGATTCTGTACGGAGTGTTCCCTTCTGCATCAGCTTTGCCAAGGTTAATTTGATTCAAGCACCATGACTTACCACCGTCGCCCTTGGAAAGCTTTCCGAGACCGAAGTCTACATCTTTCCTGAATGAGCTCTCATACAGGTCTGTCGCTAGCAGAACCGTAATTGTACGGGCCCTACCGTGACTGCCTGAAAACAGCGGTTTTTCTTGTGGATCATAAGCCACACTCATTGCATCGGAGGCAATCGAATAGTAGCGGGCTTCGGTTTCTTCGGTGCTTTCTGTAGCTTCAGGGATGAATTGTTTTCGACCCACTGGGGCCACAGAGGTGATGAGTGATACGATCCAAGCAATTACCTGTTCCAAGGCATTGACTCCTTTTTCAGGTAGCCCCCCATCTCGGTGAGAGCCACACTGGTTAGTTCCATAGAATAAAGGGATTCGGAGCAGTTATCTGGATATGTTCAGCCCTCCTTGAAATAGTCCTGCACGATAGTCACATAATAGCTGCAGTCAATCAAAAAGTAATTAGGCCCCCTGACCTTTGGTCAACCTAACTCACTAGAGCACCAAGCCTAATTATAGATAGATCTAACAAGCCACCAGTGGGAAGTCATCATATTCAGTTAGTAATTGCTACTGATAGAACTTATTAAAGATCACCGATTCAGCCTCTTGCTCAATTAGGCTGCTAACAAAACTTACACCCTGTATTCTCATAGACACAGGCCGGAACCCTAAGCGACAGATTAGGTAGTACCTAAGGTTACACTTGGCTACAATTATAGGGTTGGTATAATTTGAGAAGGTTCTCACGTACTGCTAACTACACCGAGATCAGTATTCATTGAAAAAGCCCTTATATTTGAAGCCAGTTGTGAGTCAGCGATGGTTCATAAAACGAGTTCCATTTGAATTCGATTGGCCTATAGGTCAGGTTTGGAACGGGTACATCAACCCGTGGCCTGGTCCAATTCCATGTCCCCTCTGTCACGGTACTGGGCTGAACGAAGAGTGTACTAAACTGTACTTCACATTCAAGAAATGGGCTAGTCGACTTACAAAACTAGAACTCGTAGCAGCTAAGCAAAGTGGAATGGACTTGACTGAAGTTACCAAACTTCAGAATAGAAATTGGTCAGCTGACTCCCCATTGATTAGGTCCTACCTCATTGAGATCCGAGCTCGACGAAGAGGTGTATGGGGTTTGTGTGATCTCTGCGCAGGAACTCAAACAATCCCCAATCAGAACCCAGCTGTTCAGCGCCTCTACAGAGGGATCAACCTATACGAAGAATGGCAACCAATTGAACCTCCGTCTGGAGATGCTTGGCAGCTTTGGGAGTTCGAACCCCCTGAGGGTCGTCCAGTTTCCACAACTTTCGGGTCAGCTGAGCTTCTAGCTAAGTGGTGTGCTACTAGTTTCAGATCAGATGAGGCAAAGTGGTTACGTTGGATAGATCATGAAGGGGCGAAGAAGGACCCTGTGAAGCCTATCTTCCAACTTCATAGAGAACGAATCTTTTCTCTAACCGAGCCGAAAAGGGGCGAGGCTTGAACTTCCTCTCTTGGCTATCGGTTCAACGATATCGAACTGACCTAATTGGGGACTTTGCTGAGCAAGTAGTTCGTCGCAATTGGATACCAACTGAAGATCTTCAAGTTCTCAGGATTCGGTTGACCCTAGAACGAGCCTCTCCAATCGCGTTTACTGCATTATATCGAGCCTTTGAAGAATGGGTTGAATCAAAAGACTTGCCGGCACTAACGGTCTTCCCAGTTAGAAGTTTGCCAAAAAATTAGCACAAGTCGATGCCTTAGACGGTCTCTGGTGTATCCCCTTTGGGAGCATGATGACACCACTGAAGTTGCACCAGCTGTTTGTAGGCCCTGTTGTAACAGAGTTACAGACGTCTCTGTATCAGAATCCAAAAACCCATGGTGTATCCTCGAAGGAGAATGATCCAGAGAGTATTGATGCAACCCTCATCCTAGCTATCTCACGTGTAGCTGATAACGGTTCTTGTAATCGAGTACATGTGATCGTACCTAAAGATCTACGTAAAGCAGTAATTGAGAGAGTTCATCTGATGGCTAAGAACTTCACAGGATGTGTGAAGAAGCTACCTAATCTGGATAGCCGAAAGAAGTCCAGTATCATTGCCAGAAAGTTACTTGAGTCACTTCACTTGCCAGAAACTCGAGTGAACCATATATTTTCCATACCAGAACCGAATAGGTGGGTGGCGATCGGTTACTCATCTCAAGACCCACTCCCTGAATGGTTGAGTAAGGGGCTAACTTGAGATGCCGGTTCAAAACATAGAGGAGATAGAAGAGTTTTGGGATGCTATTCGACTTGAACGAATCCAAGTCAAACCCATAGAGGAGGATAGCGGACCAGAGTCAGTGATCAGTGATGCCATCGCAGAGATGGTGGTTAAGTTTCCGAGTACTATGTACACCAAGTGCAACCAGGCACTTGATCACCTAGCCCCAGACCCCAACTCAAGGGGTAACTTCGTCTACTATCTCACGCAGATCCTGACCGAGTTCTCCCGCGAGTTACTGAAGACTTTGATGGTGGAACAACGGAAGAAGGACTCGAGTGTACTGATTCAGCTATTTCTTGAGGTTCCTTCGATGCCAGCTGTTGAGGTGAAGGAGTTCCTTCGAGCTCTACCTAGGTCAATTATTGATAGGATCCTTGCACGGCTGATCGAAAGTAACGGAAGTAGAGGGACAGGTCTGCAAGCGTTGTTGACTCTTGAGGCTCTGTATCGAGACAGCGACCTAGACCATGATTATGTTTTAGAGAGAGACTCAGATGGAAAGTTAATCATCTCATTCCAGCTTGATAGACACAGGAACGACGGCCCCATTAGTTTTCGATTGAGAGAGTTATTCACGATATGACCCATTCAGTCGAAGAGTACTGGGATGATATCCGGATAAAGCCGGAACGGGCTAAGTACTTGAAAAACCCATCTTACACAATAGATCGCTTGATTGAATGGGGTACCAACCTTCAGTCTACCTCAAGGGAAACCTTTAGGGTGATCCCTGGTGCTAACGCGAGTCTAACTGTAGAGGCTTTAGAACTAGGTTTGCCGAGTGAGACCTTACTAAGGGATCCTGGATTACAGGGTTCTGGAGATCCGGTCGGACATCTGCTGAACAGTATCCGTCAGATGCGAGTTCCATCAAAGTTTCGTGTGAGAAACACCTTGTCTTTCCGACCTCCGCATCCTAGTATGAACCCATTTGGATGGGACCTCCTTTGGTGCCTAGTGGCTCATAGAGAGCTAGTACTGACCTCATACCTCAAAGACCTTGTTGGAAGGAAATCCTCGCGTCTGACTGAATTTTACACGGCCCTCGTGGAGATTAGATTTGAGGCTCAGGAGCGACAGTCAATACCCTCAATAGAAGAGAATATTGAGGCACTCGGTCGATGGGTTGAGGGTACTTTGAGTGACCCGACTAGCTTTAAGTTGAAGACAGGTGTGAAGGGGGACGTCCAGAGTAACGAGCGGATGGATCTACTGTTGTTCATTCTCAGTCTAGCCAAGGACAACCAACTCATAGAAGAATTCATCCTATTCCTCGGTGAGATCGGAAAACTGACTCTAGATAAGGCAGAAGGGATCAACGAAATAATCCTAGCTTTGGATCGTTGGGTTTCTATTGGATGCCCTCTGAATCTACTCCTTGGTTGGCGTGGCTCGGATGAGGATAAAGCTCAGCTAAAGGAGGTTCATCCAAGATTGCTAGTTCGATTCAAGAAGGGTGCAGCCTGGAGCAAACCCTCCGGTAAGGGACACACTTGATTCAAATTGACCTATCCCGTCCAGATGTCTGGGTTGATAAGATCAAGTGGAACACTCCACAGATCATATTAGGGAGAGGGCCTGAACCGACCTGGACTCCATCTATCGTCAGGGTTGATCGCAACCCCACCCGCAAGTGGCGCGTAAGTGGTATCAAGGAATCAAAACCGATTAGAATCTATGCACCAGGTGAGTATGAGGCTCGTTCATATCTAGACTCAAAAAGAGGGACCGCCTTTGCCTTTGACTTTACCATAATTAAAGAGGGTAAAGGTTGGGACAATCTCGTTCTAGAGATCCTGAGGGTAAACTTTGAGGTTACTTTCATCGTATTTGGCACCTCTATCCTGGTAAACCCGAGTACTCCAGTTCGATGGGTTTTCTCTAATCTAGGAACCCAAACCCCACTATTTAATGGGGTTAACCCAAGTGTTCAACCCACTCGCTTTGATAGAATCAACGCTTTACTAGATGAAGAGGATCTGATCTAGCCGCTTGCTTCTTCAACTTGTACTCTTGGTACAGAGCTTCTCCATTTTTGGTTACCCTGTACCTTTTGTGTAAGCGAGGCTGCCAAGGTTTTCCGAACCACGTTAGTTCAGCCATACCGTGGCTGACAAGATTGTTCAGGGTAGCTGAGTGGTGAGATCCGTCAAAACCACCTACATCCATTGGGCGCAACCACTCACCGTCCTTGGACTGATGCACGAGTTCACCAAGGACCTCATAGTCACGTTCAGTCAGAGGCTTATTACCCACTAGCCTTCTTCCTCATGGCTTGAGCCACTTCAGGGTGAACATAGTACTCGAGATTCCCGTCATGTCTATCCAGCTCACGGACTACGGAGGAAGAGATGAAGGTATGCTCAGGCTTAGCAGCTAAGAAGAAGGTTTCGATTCTAGGTTGTTGTTGGGCATTTACATGTGCAATGGCTAACTCAGCCTCAAAGTCTGAGACTGACCTGAACCCGCGGATAATAACGCCAGCTCGAACTTGCTCGCAGTACTTGACTAGGAGTCCATTGAAGAGGTCTACCTTCACATTGCTTAGTCCTGAGCAAAGTATCTCGAGGAGCCGTTTGCGGTCTCCTGGTATGAAGAAGGGTTTCTTCGCCGAATTTATGCCAATACCTACGTAAACTGTACTGAATTGACGACTAGCCCTAAGGATGAGATCTTGGTGCCCATTGGTAGGTGGATCAAAACTGCCAGCGTAAACCGCGATATGTGGATCAAATTCCAACAGTTCAGCAGACTTTTCTGGCATAGTGCTCACCTTCTAAACTTGGAGGCTACTCTACGCGCAGCTTCCAGGAAAGAGTTTTCATTATCGTCCGACATCTCTAATACCCCTCTGCAAACTATCTCGAACCCACCGAGCACTGGTGTTATCGTAGTAGGGCCTACGGCTTCTCGGAGGGCTTCTATTGCTGCATTACGGATACCTAACTTGACTCGAAATGTCTGGTAAGAGGCATCGAACGTGTCAACTCGGGTTTCTACTCGAAAAGCCTTAGAGGGTTTCGTGGGCATTAGTTCATCGACTTTCTCATTTGTCTAGTGGATTCAAGGACGTCATTTTCTAATATAGATATCTTTTCTTGATCTGGAGGGTTTCCATCGAGAGTGGCCATCAATCTACAGTTGGCCAGGTCAACTCTGACATCCACGCGGTAAGGGGGGACTCCCCAAAGCTTAGCTATTCGTCTAACTGCGCGGAAACTTATGATACTTTCTGAGCTCATGTGCCTCAAAAAGTACTACGTTTGAGGACCCTGATTCTCAGCTATTTTTAGGGCCGGTACCTAACTTTCCATGTATCGGCCCTAAAAAAATGTGTGCGACCCCCTAGGTTTAGCTACTTGGTGCACTAGGGTAGGTTATCCATTAGGACGTTAATTGAATTAGAGTTGTAAGAGAGTGAAACTCACAGAGTGGTTCGATGAGAGCTCTGCCCCCCTCTTCTCTGTCAAGAACGGCCACCACCGCTTTGACCTGAAGTCCGGCTTCCTGAAGTGCTTTGATAGCTTTCACGGAGGACCCTCCAGAGGTGACCACATCCTCGACAAGGATAACCTCGTCGCCGGGTTTGAAGGATCCCTCGACAAGCTTGCCGGTTCCATGGTCCTTGGCCTCAGGCCTCACGTAGAGCGCGTTCAAGTTCTGTCCTCGAGTGGAGGAGTACATTGAGACTCCGGTGGCCAAGGGGCATCCGCCAATGGCAACACCAGCTACCAAACCAACGTTTGGGAACCGGACTACGTACTCATAGATGAAGGGGGCTAGTACCCAGATCCCTTCATGACTGAGGGCAGTGATTCTAACGTCGACGTAGACAAGAGATTGCTTCCCAGACTTTAGTATGAAGGGCTTGTCAGGGGTTGTTCGTAAGACTGAATGTTTTTGAAGGATCTTAGTTACTTGTGATTCTGACATGTCGTTTATTACACCTGAAGTTAGAGTGAGAAATTCCTCTTATCAAGTTGAGGTAGTGAATGGCCTTCATCGGGATTAAAGTTCCTCACGAAGTATCGCGTCTCCTGAGCCAGATTCAGGTTCCTGGAGAGCCCGTACCTCGGGACGAAAAACACATAACCTGCGTACACTTGGGCAGTAAAGTTCCTATTGATCACATCTCAAAAGCTATTGTAGTGGCCTATGAAGTGGCAGCTCGCACCAAACCTATTCAACTACTCATTGAAGAGGTTATCTGCTTTCCGAAAGGCGATGAGGGTGTTCCAATCATTGGATCTGTTGTTAGCTCAGAGTTAATGAGTTTTCAAGAGGATCTATGCAGTTCTTTGGATAAAGCAAAAGTTGGGTACTCTAAGAAGTACCCAACTTACAAGCCTCATGTGTGTCTAGCTTACGCAGAAGAGCCCATAGAGTCAGTGGCTGTTGGACCATTTGAATGGGCCGCATACGAGATGGTACTGTGGGGTGGTGACTCTGGTGACGACAAGATATTCACCACGCTACCGTTCTCAATGCCTGGTAAAGAAGCTCTATATCGTAAGTTAGTGCAAGCTAGAGTACGCTTTCCATTTTTGGTGTAGTACTTTTCTATGCCAAGAAGAGCGCTCCGTTCAGTTATCGACTTTGGGAGCCCCTCTCAAGAGGACCTGATAGCGAACATCCTGGAACTTTTGAGTTCAAACATTGAGTGGGATCGGCCGGCTGATTATAGAATATTCGAGTTTTTGAAGCTCTACTTCCACTCGACTTTGAAAGCTCCAACCCCTCAAGTAATCATTGATTACTTTGAGAATAGGGGTGATGAAGAGTGTAAAGAATGTGTAGGTGACATCGAGTGTCTTCCTGCTTATGTTGGGTCTAGCTACAGTGCCCTACTCGGAAATGTGATCGAAGTGCAGAGTAACCTAAGGGCGGTCAACATTTTCAGAGAAGCTGAAGATGTTATCCGTAGGGGTTTGATAGTTAATAATGAGGAGCGCAGAGGGCTAGTAGATGGAATTAACCACCTAACTGAAAGCCTTAATCAACTTTTGACCCTAAGGGGACCACAGGCCCCTAGGATTCATTTTACAATATTTGAGAGGGTTACCCAAGATGAAAACCCTCACCAGACTTGAGAGAGTTAGTGCAGGCCCAGGTTCTCTTCCCTGGGATCCTTTAAGAAAAGAGGTACACCACGCTCTTCGAACTCTTGGAGGTAGGCAGTAGCCTTCTCTTCATCTAGAATATAGAACTCTGCTGGGGCACCTCGATGCCCCATAACGCCTTTTTCCTCCATTACCTTCAAACCCTTGCGAAGAGTTGAATCAGTAGCCTCTATTTCCTCAAGGATTTGATTGACGGTTAGGCATGTTTCATGACCATGTCGGCGTAGGATGGTCAGTGCACCGTAGAGAGCTGAGGGTACTGCCCCATGATTCATGGGATCATACCCGCTCCTATCCCTGACCCTTGTCGGGGGTGGTCCAGCCTCAGCAGGAGCGGTGTCTACGGTAACCTCAGGCTGGGTATTGACTTTAGAAGGTGTTTCTAAGTCGTACAAGAGAAGGTCTGAGATCTTACGTAAGCTGACCCCGATGATGTGTCGGATGGTGATCCTGATTTCAGCTAGTAGTGGGTACAACCCTCTTGGAAGTCTCATTTTTCACTCCACCGGAAAGACTGAATCAGATAACACGAATATGGAATTCAATCAATCTTCATCTTCATCATCGGCTGCAGCTCTCTCGAGCCTAGTCTTTGGGGGAGCCTTAGGAGCTCGTTCTACCGGCATGACTAGATTAACTTCACGTTGTGGGCGTGGTTCATTCCCGAGTATCAGTCCGGATACCGCCGGTGTCAGTGGGTTTGCTAACTGACCTAATTGTCGAGCTTCAGCGGCCTGAATCTGAGCTAGCCGTTCCTGTCTTCGAATCTCGGTAGCTGACAAGGCTATCCGCGGTCCAGCTTCTTGTGGAGGAGTCTGAGCCTCTTGTATCCGTTGCTCTTCGGTGACCTCTTGTAGGTCAAAGTTGGCCAACCGTGCAGTCCTTCGACGTTCAATCTCATCTGTGTTCCCTACATACCCGCGGTGGGACCTCTGGTATGCATTAATCATGACATCGTCTGGGACTCTTCGATTGTCGATACCAGCTGGCCCACTGACATATTCGTCCATTCTTCCAGAGCCGTCATATCGGGTGCTAAGACCCGGTACTGGAGCATGAGGGTCAAACGTTGGGTTGGCTACATCCCAATCCTGTCCACCAGCTTGAATTCTGATGATCCCCCCGCCAATGACAGGGAAGATCATTATGATGTCCAGGGTTCTGACACCGTAATTAGCCCCCGCGGCCCTGAATGAACTCCGAGCCACGAAGTTGAATCCGATAGTGGATCCGCGCCTTCCTAGATTGTCATGTAAGTCAGTGAAGGGGGCTACATACTCGTGAACGGTCATCCCAGGGAATATAGGAAGACTCCTAGTTGGAGTAATAGAGTCAGTTACTCGTCTGGAGGTAGACGGTTCAGTGTAGTTTACAATCAGATCTCCTGTGCAATCCTGGTAAGCCAGGCAATAGAAAACCACATTCGCAGGAAATTCCTGCGCATTCATAATGAAGCGTGGGTTATCTAATCTGAACAACATAGCACCCTCATTACACCTAAGAGGTCTTACCTAATACCTCTTCCATGCACTTGAGGATATCAATGTCCATGGGTTTAGGAGCATCTGCAATCAACTTTTGGGGCTTGTTGAAGATAGCTGCTAGATCAGCTTCAGTGACTTCAGTTTTCCTGGTTTCTTGGATTGGCTTTGGGGTGGGGCGGTAATCTTCCCAGATTTCATTCTCTCTAAGGATTCGCTCGAACCTCGTTGGCCTAACAGGGTTTGATCTAAGGACTCCTATTATCGGTTCGTGACCATACCCTAGACTTGGGTCATTGCTCATTCGAGCTAAGTCAAAAAACGTTGAGTTATCGAACTCGAGTATGTTACCCTGAATGTCAACATAGAAGTAGTACCCCTGTTCTGTAGTGTCAACGTAGTAGTAGTGACGAATAGGGAGGTTGATAGATCTCCCTACTATCCTGGAATCCTCTTCAATCATGCTGTAGGGGTCATACCTATGGACAGTGATTTGACCACCGCCATAAGCAACCACAAGCTGGCAACTACTGTGTAACCAAGGGGCTACCTCAACTAGTATTGCTCTTCTAAAGAGGAGTGAACAACCCACGGGCTTACCTACCAGGCGGTCTCAATTGTTTAGGTTGTTCCCAAATAGGTGTGGTGGTCTTGAACCTAATGACTGGTTTACGGATAGGTGGGGCCTGGCTGAGGTACGCCCGATCCATTCCGAGTTCGTAATACTTTTTCTCAACCCACTCGCGCTGGCCCTTGGATAGGTTAACGAACTGGCCTCCTTCAAGGCCTTCCAACATGGATGAGAAGGCCTTGAGTTCGCCTTGGGTTAGCCTAGACTTTCCGGCATCAAGGAGTGAGTTCAGAAGGGTTAGGTCAGTGATCTTCCTTGGGGCCACTTATTCCTCGTCATCATCATCGTCCTCGTCATCATCGTCCTCGTCATCATCGTCCTCACTCTCGTCAGTGTCCTCGTCGGAGTCGGCGAACTTTTCGGTACTCACAAATCGGTAGATCTCAGCTAGTGGTAAGGGTTCGCTGAATAATGCTTCAGCTCCGTCCATGAGTCTACTGTAGATCTCCTGACACTTTTCAAGTGGTAGAAGTCCGATGTTGAGTTGTACAGATAGACGACCTGCCCGTTTTAAGGCTGGATCGATATCCTCCAACTTTGCATTGGTTGTACAGATTACCCTGAGATTTAGGGTACGGCCAAGGATACCATCCGATACATTCAACAAAGAGGAGATAGCCGCCAGGGAACCTTCTTCTCTAGGTACTAGGGCCCTGTCCGCGTCTTCGATAATCAGGACAATGGGGTTATTGGTACCTGCTAAGCTTCTCGCCCTAATCAACATAGGTACCAGTTGAGGGCCAGCCAAGTCTTCAACGAGGTGGCAGGGTACTAGGACGAAGATAGCATCTGGAATTTCGTTGATAATTCCACGAATCAAGTATGTTTTCCCGCTACCAGGATCCCCATAGATAATGGATAGACGACCGATTGGACTCTCTCTTCTGATCTCCTCAATGATGTACTCGAAACCGTCGAGAACTTCCTGCACGTAGTTCTCTCGTTCTAGATACTCTCCTGCTAGACCGACTTCCATGATTTCGATCCCATTATTTCCGTTAGCCAGGGAGTATACCGGTTGACGGACATTATCTGGAATCAGGTACCCACCAAGAATCCCTGCAATATTTGCATAATCCTCGGAACCAAGGGCTACAACACTGACCATGACCTTTTTGTCAAGACCCATTTTGATGGTAATCGATCCACCTTCCCATAGCACCCAAGTTTCAAGTGCCCCACGGCCGAATGGAGGAGCATGGGTGAAGCTGACGTAACCCTGAATGCCGTCTACCAATGCCTGAACGAAAGCTTCGAAAGCGTCTTCCTGATCAGCATCTTCCAGGTTGCCCTTACAATTCCCAGAGAATACCGTTTTTCCGGATGTTACAGCGTGATCTATGACCATCCGGGCCATATCACTGTACCTATCTAGTGATTCTAGGTTAAGGGCGTTCCACCAGCTAGGTTTCTTGTTCGGTGTGGACTTCACAATCGGCTTCTTTTGCATAATGGCAGTGAACACTACACCAAAACTATAAAAAGAATACTACTAAATGCCGATATCACGCTCAAATCTACTTGGATTGGCTGGCTTACCATCTTGATCGGTACCCGCCACGAAGTACCAGGTGTGACCCCTCTTGCAGGTATAAGCCCTAACAGTGTCGATGCTGGCTCGTCTCTCCTCAGCGTCGTAGTCTCTCTCGCCGGTTTCACCGCACTTCTTGCACGTATACTCAGCTGCTGGGCTCCCTGTACTGTCGACTTGAGTGAACTGTTCATCGATACGGCAATAATCAGCTTCTTCAAAGATCGATCCAAGAACCATCGGCCTTAGGCTATCCAGTCTAGTCAGTACTGCAACGAAACGTCTTGGGTCTAGGCTTGAGACCACAAACACGTGATTTGGATTCACTTTCCTTCTAAGGAACTTCCCCGGATACAACCAATCTGGGGCAACTTGAACCCTACCTTGAACGATATTAGTGACATTCGTAGTGGGTTTCTGCTCTGTGATTGAGCTAGCGGGTCTCCAATGTCTAATGAAGTTTGTCACCGTGAAGTTGGTTGGACTCACTTCGTCTTCTAATGTTGCAGTCATTGACCAGCGGATAGGGTCAAAAGAGAGGATTATGTAAGTCAGATTGTTGTGGTTTTGAATAATTCGCGAGCCAATTGTAAACCAGGAGGGCATTGGCCCATAAGTTGAGTCAGAAAACAAGGGTGCAGCTTCTGAAAGTGGCATCCAGTTATGCTCTAGAGTTTCAGAGTCTACGCTGAATACCACATGGTTCTGATTCAACTGCACCTCTTCTCGAAGTGCATATACTATGATAGCCCCAGATTCCCTTATGATTCTAATATATGAATCACGCGGCCGTGGGTAGATAACGGATCCAAGGATAGCCCAATCTGGAAGTGGCATATTATTCCACCATATTGAAGGCTATTCGTTCGAGCCGCGTAGCCGGTTGTGGGTTTTCATACTGAGCTCTAGAAACCAGGTCTTGGATACTCGGGAGGTTCACAACTATCGGGTTTCGGTACTCCATGACTCCGTATGCAATTAAGGTTGGTGGTACTTGCAGAAAGTGCTTGCTCTCATCATAGTCCCAGGGTCGATTAAACCACTCAATGGGTCCGTATTTTCTGAATGTTTTCCCCCACTTATCATCCTTGTAGTACTCAACGGTTTCCCGATTGACGAATTCCTTCAATTCTTCTATAGTATTAGCCCAGCATACAAATACTAACTCCTCAACATGCGAGAATCTCATGTCATTCAAGTTCAGAATCCACGGTAGTGTGCTAGGGTCCACCGGTTGATCCGTCGGCTGTGGGCAGTAGGGTGTTGCCATTAGTGAGCCAAAATGCCTGAAATGACCCGTTTTGACCACGACATTGAGGTTACCGAGCCTGCTACAGGCCAGGTAACTTCTAGGTTCGATCGTCTTGACCGAGAGGTTGATCTCGTTGACAGGGCCATTCTACAAGGATCTACACTGGAAGTACGAGCAGAAGGAAAAAGAATCGCTCTAGTTCTAACTCCAACTGGACCGTCTGGTAAGTATCCAACCATTGAGGTTGGGTTAATCTCATTGGGGGAAGCACTCAATGGTGAACCTCTGGAGGACATAGAAGGCGAGTGCCCTGGGATTGAACCTCTTGACCAAGAACTCCTCAAAGGGTCAACCCTGACCGTCAGGGGGCTCGGAGAGAGACTTATCGCGGTTTGGACTCGAATGCTACCCGAACGAACTTACGTGCACAAGGGGGTGATGCATCGAGTTCATAGAACGGGTACCCGTACAGCCACCGGTTTAATTACCATCAAATCTAGAGGGGTAGCCAAGGAAGCTCTGGAGGCTACTGAAGCTGTTGCAGAAGGATCGATCCTAAATCCTACTTAGAGTGGGTACAGTTCATCTGTATCATCAAGGATACGCTCGAAGCGGGTTCTACGGATGAAGTTCTCCTCCACAGGTTCAGGTGCCACCACTGGGGTCGGGGTCACTGGAGGCCTCGGCTGGTTCGTGAAGGTACCCTCGAGTGCGGCCAAGATCTCCCGATCCTCTTGTTCTTGGATCGAGTGCACCGAACGCTCGATCAGGTCAAGTCTTCGTTCTCGTATGTCACTCAGGTTGATTTGTGGGTTATTCTCAAGTTCGAATAGGGGTACGTTAACCCTAGTTGCCTGAATCCGTTCGATTGTACGTGGGTTGATGACTGCCATTCCAATCCGCTCATGCACCGTGAACCCAATGGGGGCTCTTGGGGGATCCGCAGCGAGGACTGTCAGCTCAGTTCTAACCGGGGAGCCTTCTTCTGGGAATTCCCCCATGAACTCTTGCCTGAAAGCTCTATCAGCATCTTCTGGGAACCTTCTCCGAGCCAGGGTAATCTCAGATCGATCACTACCAACTGCGATATCAACCCCAGCTACAATCCCAACGGGAGGAGTCGAGAGTAAGGACAAACCCTCACGGATAACTAATCCAGTAGCGGGATCCACTCCGACAAGATCCCCAGGATGTAGTGGGATCCCACTATTGAACGAAGCCTCAACATCAAACATGATCGCGTTAATGGTGTGTCCTCGCAACCTGTCTGGTCTCGAATGCCTGCCATCACCGAACCTGGGTTGGTCATCCCTAACGACCTCATACCTACCTTCACTGTTGGATGCCAGACGGGATACTATAAGCGGCATCTGGATGTTGACAGGAAGTTGTAGGATCCCTCGCCTTCGGATAATCTCTGAGACCGCGGGGTTCTCAGGGCCAAACCCAAGGAAAGAGGCTGTAAGTATCGTTATTGGGTTGTCCTGACTTTCTGTAGTCTCACAGTTTGTCAGCATAGGATCGTTTCGGATGAGAGCCCACTCGGCGTATAGCTGTGTTCTATCGTTTGCAAGTAGGCTAGGGTACTCAATCCTCCACGTTGGCATTAGTTACCACTTACACCGGTGTAGTGGTAACTAATGCCTCGGATCAAAGACCCCTGGAAAGCTCCAAAGGATGATAGTTGGGTTGCAGTGGGGAGTAAGATAATCCCACTTCCACCATCCAAGATTACCTCACTATTCCCTGAAGGACCTGATTGGGTTTGTCGTAACCTGCCCGAAAACCCTACACCCTATGATATGCCTGTGTTCGTAATAACAGGTATACGGGTAGTTTCAGGTGGGAACAACTACATCCACTTCGAACGTGAAGGTAACCCGAAGTCAGCCATCTCTCGTTGGTTAAAAGATGTCCTAGATAAGTGGCGTCCAGCCCCAAAGCCACAGGTCCTAAGTCGCAAAAGAGAGAAGGTGGTAGAAGAAAAACTCCCTCCAACTCGATTTGAGAGGGAGGATGTGATCTAAGATTCGAGGTTCTGAGCTACTGTGATGCAATTATCAACTCTATTTGCATCGAGTTGACAGTTACACAAACCCCCCTTGAATCCAAATAGGTCGATGACCTCGGTTATCGCTGCAGGGTGTGGGAAGGCCCCTAGAGTTGGAACCGACATTGAGAGGTGTCTGAAAACCTCACCAGTTTGAGGATCTCGTGTCAACGAGAAGACTATCTTGTAGTCCCCGAGTACAAGGATATGCTTCCTCACATTTCCTGGGATCCTGGCGGTAGTCCCTGGACGGTAAAGATTCTCTGGGCGGAACGCAAACTTGACTACCTTGTCTGCTTCTTCCTTGGCGTATGAATCAATGATCAGAACCCTCATCATTCAAATTACTCCCTCCCTCAGTACGCGGTGAAGTCGGGTTTCCTCTTCTGGATGTAGGATCACCCAGATATCCTCGATAAAGACCTTGGAACTACCACCACTTGCTCGGATACTAAGCATATCCTGCTTGGTATTATCAGTAAACACCTTGACCTTGTGCAGGGTCACGACTGCAGTTGAACATGAATACCCGAGCATGTCCAGCAAGATCCAGAAGTCATCCTTGTGGAGACCAACCTCTGTGATCCCCTCGGGATGGGTTTTTAGTATGGCCAGGATGACCTGAACCAACCGTCTTCCCTTACTCACGGTAGGTAGATCGATAAGTGGGGTTTCAATCATCGTCCATCAGAATTCGTTCGAATCGGGTTCTAGGCTCTGCTGGAGTCTCGGATGGTAACCAGTACTTACAGAAGGTTTCCGCGTCAAGCCTCTTTGGAGGCCCGTAATCCCTCCAGACCTGGTATTCAACTATAGCCGAGTTGAAGGGTAGGCTTTCGGTATTCTTCGGCTCGGTGGCCACAATAATCGCGTATTTATCGTCACTCTTGACCCACGTGCCAGCGTCGACCCAGTCGGGCGGGTTGAAGTCACTGACCATGTCCTTGTCGTAGGTGGGCAAGGCCCCTCCTTGGAGAGGTTCAACCATGAATACCCGTCTTGCCATCCCCGAGTAGTCTAGTCGTGTTCGGAGAGGGGCTACCATCGCCTGGGCCAATCGTTGACGACCCCCTGAGCTTTGGATGTACTGACTGATGATGTTCTCCCTGACTTGGGGATCTATGACCATCCCATTTGAATCAGGTGTGTTTCCCCATCTAGCTAAGGAGGAGATGGTCCTAGTCACTGGCGGTGGGTTTCGAATGGACTGCTGTCGATTGTAGAGCTCGTGAAGACTCCCATCGAAGGTAGACTCCGCATCATCGACAAGCTGAACCTCCAGAACGAAAGCGCCCTCGTGGTAGCGAGTAATGGCTGTGAGGACGTTCCTGTCTTGGGCAAACCTTTGCCTATCAGCCCGAGCTTGAATTCTGTGATCTAGGCCATCTCTGTACTGAAGGCGCCAAAAGGCTCCAGCTGGCATAACTACTGTCTCTTGAATCTAGGATGGTATTCACCATCAGGCCAAAGTACTAACTCAACCCACTCTCGTAGGGGTCTAACAAACGTTCCATCATCATTTCCGTACACAACAGCCAGCTCTTCTTTTGGCCCTTGTAGGAGCTTGGCTATCGATTGTACTGTGTAGAAGTTTCCCTTGAAATGCTGGTAGGTACCAGGGGTTGGATCATAGGCCTCATCGACATCACCCCTCCAGATACACCGAAGTAGTTTCTCAGCCCGTACGGCATCCTCAGCTGTGACACTTATGTGAGGTTCAACGTCTGTATAGAAGCTGAGAAATCTATCCAATAGTGGTGGGTCATAACCACATACTTGCTTTGCCCTCTTCCTAGCCTCGAAAATAACAGAGCTAGGTAGAACCTCAGGTGGCTTACGGAGAGCGTATGAAGCTAGTATACGGTAAGGATCGTCGATGCTAGGGGTTGCCACTCCCCCAAGTACACCGAGGCCTTATCCGTTTCGTCCGCGCTGTCTCTTAAGTCATCGGGCGTTTACAGAGTTGGCGCTGATCTTCTAGGTCTTGACCTAGTCTATCCAGCTGAGGCATTGTGCAACTCACTCATCTTCTTGTGTACACCATAGAGATCAATGGTGGTCTCGAGAGCTTGCTCGAGACTCTGCACAAGGTAGATGTTGGGTGCACCCAACTCTTTTAGGTGACCAATGAGGAGCTCCCTAGCTCGGAGTGATGCCTCACATCGCTCTGGATCAGTTAACCTCTCGTGGAGAACTGTCTCGATGAAGTACACAAAGCTTCGATTACTGTTCTGGCGCATAGCCTTCAATGGTCCAAAACCCATCTCTGAAAGGCTGCCCTCAGCATAGGACCACCCGAGGATCGGGAACATGATGATCTCATCTTCGGCCAAGTGCTGAGCTTCAAGTGGTACAAGCCCCGCGTGCCAATTGTCGACCATCGGATTGAAGTAGGGGATTCCCAGCTCATCGTACTTCTCCATAAATGGATCTCTCCATTTATGCTTGTCACAAGTTCCGAATAATCCGACGCAGAGCATTTTACCTAAATCAGGGTACACTCATTTCTGGACAAATGTATCCCTCTAAATACCAAAATAATTGACGGCCCTAGGAGACCCTCTGTCTTGAGGGGGGCGGAGCAGAAGGTCCTCTCTAGAGCCGCCTAAGGTCTAGGTGTACATCAACGGTAGGCTGAAGTAAACAACTTTCTACTCGGTGTACTCAAAAATATGGAACTAGTACTATTTTATTCACCAAAGGAGATACCCTACGGATGTTTCTCAAACTTTTCAAGGCATGGCCTTATGTTTATGGGTCGTAAGTGGAAGACCTCAGAAGCTTCTTTTCAGGCAATGAAGTTCTTCCCACATCGGATGGACTTAGTTGATCGGATTCATAACGCTGCCAATCCTATGGCTGCAGCCACCATCGGACGAGATAGGACCCTTCCCTTACGGGAAGATTGGGATTCTCCATTTATCAGGACAAACGAGCACCCGGACTTCGATAACCTTGTAGATGATGGACGTGGTCCGAGCAAGGTCATTAACCTTGTCAAAGATTGGGCAATGTTCGGGGTAGTTCTATCCAAGTTCGATCAGAATGAGAGCTGCCAGTTGGTTCTTTTGAGCACCGGAGAAAGTCCAATTATCGAGAGTACTGTCCACGATCCCTATTGGGGATGGGGAAGCTCAAAGACTGGAGTCAATCGGTTGGGGAAGATTCTCATGGCAGTCCGTAAGATTATTCGTCTAAATCACGTCGGCTCGTTCAAATCGAGTTGGAGCACCTAGTACTACCTGGAACCCACCTTGTTCTAGCACATACTGGATGGCCCCTAGAACATGGGCTACACTATCCTCCGGTATAGTTGTAACTTGGGACCCATTCTTGAGATTGATTGAGCCTGGAGCGGGTACCAGTAAGTGAACCCTGGTCACATGTCGTTCCCAGTACTTCGGTACTGGGAACGGAGCAAATGTGATGCTCCTATTATGAACCTGCTCATAGGCCAGTAGGAAAATACCCGGGCAAGTCTCGTAGGTTATGATGACGTTCCCGCTCTCTTTACGAGACTTTTCCAGTCGGCCGAAGTCAATCTCGGCTAAGTGGGAAGCCGCCCGAGGGCGATTCTGAGAGTTGAAAAGAGGGGAAGCCACGAGCTAAGCTTACACCTTTTTGGTGGTCTTGCAAAAACTTGATGCAAACTCGGTGCTTCTGGTGTAGTTTCCACCGGATTCTAAAGAGTATAGTAGGAGGAATCATGCCGTTGAGTCGAGAAGCGCAACAAGTTTCCCAAGATTTAGCCGAAGCTGTGGACGTATATCGGGAGCGAAAGATTAGTCCCGTAAGTTCTCCAAATGTCTTGGATCCGGTTGCTCTAACCATTCAGATAGCTAGGCTCATAGGGGAGGAACGTAGAGGTAGTAAAGCTGGATCTCGAGTCAATATTGGTACTGATCCAGTTTCTATAGCTCGACGAACTCCAAAGATTCCATTTGCTCCAACAACTGAACCAGAGGCTGAAGTTTCCCCAAGACGGTCTCATCAGAAGAGAGCCGTAAAACTTCCTGTGGCCCCAAGAGCAAAGGCAGAGCCGAAGGCTCGTAGTAGATCTTCTCGTCGACGCTAGAAGCTCTCGGTCGGGTCAGGGGGGATGTTGTGGCTCCCCTGACCCGATTGTTTATTACTCAACGTCAGCGTCAGCACCAGCATCAGCATCAGACCTTTGTGTTTGAGCGGTTACTGGGCTTTCAGGTGCTTTGGTTTTTGAGCAACTAAGTAAAGAGCAGGAAAGTAGCACTGTAACAATTATAGTCTTCATGCCAAGTGTTTGTCATAAAAACTTTCTGATGTGAGGTGTACTTGATTACTAGATGGCACAGTACACTAGTATACTATTTCTTGATCTGGACGGGGTACTCAACTCATCAAAGCACCTAAAGACTATCAAAGCGGACACCACTCCGAATCCAGTTGAGTTCGAATTAGCGTGTGACCTTGGATATCTCTTTGATCCACCTTGTCCTCGGTCGACAATCCTAAATAGTATCCTCAGCATCGACACAAAGGCAGTCGTTGTTCTTAATGAGATCCTAGCTAAGTCTGGGGCTAAAGTAGTGATCTCATCTTCGTGGAGATACAGTCATCCTTTGGAAGCCCTTGAAAGGATACTGAAGTTCAAGGGGTTTCAAGGCGATATCGTTGATATGACGGCCACCAACCTAGATCGGTGGGACCATACCTGTCGAGGGCACGAGATCCAAGAGTGGATGGACCGGAATCCAGTCGATCATTTTGTCATTCTTGACGATGATGATGATATGGATTACTTGAAGGATCATCTGATCAAGACCGACTATGCAAGGGGTTTATCCTCAACCCACATTGAGCCTACTCTGAAAGTGCTCGCCCTGCCTTGAGTGGTGTCAGACACTTACATTCCTTGCACATGTAGTGGCCATCGGATTCACAATCACCGCTGGCGGTACCATATTTGAAGTAGTCACATGGGTTGAGTGTATCTCTAACTCCGGGGTCCCCTACCCTACAATCATCGTATAGCTTGAGGTAGACAATCCTTGTTTGCCTCATATCATAGGGCAGGTGACTCTCACTCAGGATTCGGGTAAACCGGTTCATTACTAATATTCTTATCAAAATGCCATGGAATGGCAAGCATCAAGAAGTTCTTTCACACTATCTGGATTTGGATCTTAGCTGTCATCGGGAAAAAGACAGTTTACTCGCACAACATTCCGAACCTAATTCAGGTGAAGCCAGGGGTTTGGAGATCAGGGCAGCCTCAGAGTATCGATGATTGGAGGTATCTAAAGGGGCTAGGGATCAACGTAGTTGTCAAACTGAACTTCGAATCCGAGGGTAGTGACTCTGGCGCTACTTCTGTTGGGTTGTGGGTCTACGTCCTGAGTATTCAACCTGATGGGGACAAGGATATCATCAATGACTTCACGAATACATTTCTAAAGCCTGATCCAGAGAAGGTGGCTCAAGCCGATTTCATCATCCTGAAGAGGGATGGGGTTCTAGTTCATTGCACCCATGGCCATGACCGAACTGGGTACTTGATTGGTCGACATCGAGTTCTCTCTGGGGATATGCCAAAAGACGATGCTTATGATGAGATGTTGGAGCTCGGGTTCCATCCGGAACTCATGGGGCTGAGTGAGGCGTGGGCAGCCTTTGAGGTTAGCTCAAACGTGAAAAAATAGTCAGATACTAATCCACTTATTACCCCTCTGGGGTATGCTCAGAGCACACCACACTCATGACGGTTCTGTTCGCCAAGTTCACCTTGGTGGATGGAGAAAACAAACCTTTGACGCTCGGGATGAAGCATTCCGAGTTAAATTACCTCAAGGGTTGCTAACAGCAGCCCCTACTTCTGTTGACCTCAGGTCAGGCTGCAGCACGATTGAGGATCAAGGGCAACTTGGATCTTGTACCGCCAATATGTTCGCCGGAATGGTTGAAGCGGATGAGATCAGCAAGGGTGCTAAAAAGTCCATTGTTGGCTCCGCTATGGCAGCAGGGGCAACGGTTACAGTATCTGGTATTACAGTATCTGCATCTGGGGTGATCTCTTACCTAACAACGGTTACACCCCCACCAGCTCCAACGCCGACTCCTACACCAGCTCCAACGCCGACTCCTACACCAACCCCAACGCCGACTCCCACGAAGCTGATCCAGGTCAGCAGGTTGTTTGAGTACTACGTTACTAGGACTATAGAAAACACAGTCAATGAGGACTCAGGGGCGACAATTCGTGACACTATCAAAGCTGGTGCCCAGTACGGTTGCGCAGATGAGGCATCCTGGCCGTATGATATTACCAAGTTTACGGTCAAGCCCCCTCAAGCAATCTGGACAGCAGCCTCAGCCAAGAAGATCACTAGTTACCACTCTATTACGGATGGTGATCTAGCGACAATGAAGGCCTCTATTGCCTCTGGTTTGCTCGTGGGTTATGGGTTTCAGGTTTATGACTACTTCATGTCCCAGGACATGGCTACTAAGGGCTTCTTGGATCTCCCAAGTTCGTCTGAGCAACTCCAAGGCGGACACGCGCAATGCCTTGTCGGATATAATGATAACATGATCAACCCCTTTAGAGCGAACTCCAAGGGTGCCTTCTTGGTACGCAATTCATGGGGAGTTGATTGGGGGCTAAATGGCTATTATTGGGCCAGTTATGACTACATCAAGAACACAAACCTGTGTTCAGACTTCTGGGTGATTGTTACCGAAGCATTGTAGTAAAATCGGCAGTGTGGTATATGGTTTAGGTACCCCTAAACCATATACTTCATTTAATGTCTATCTATTAGAGCCAATGAGTATCCAAAACATTTACAATATGACCATGATCTATCATGGTCGTGCTCTGGCGGATCGGATCACTTACAATCTGATTGAGGTAGTTGTACGACAGGATTTAGGCCCGTGCTTAGAAAAGTCTAGTAGTCGGATCGGTGAGCGTTACCGGGTAATGATCGGTAGAAATCACTACCAGGCTAGTCGTTTGGTATTGGAAGCCAAGCTAAAACGCCCTCTTACTTCTGGTATGCTCTCATGTCACAGGTGCGACAACCCCTCATGTTTTGAACCGAGTCACTTGTTCGAAGGCACAACAAGAGACAATATGGTGGATAAGGTCACCAAGGGCAGGTGTTGTAGGCAAGTGCTTCAAAGTAGGGGTGGGTCTGGTAATTCGAACTCTAAGCTCACTGCAGACATGATTCAGGAAATTCGTATTAGTCATGAGAGCTATCAGTGGCTTGCCACTAAGTTTGGAGTAAACAAGAGTTGTATTCAAAAGATCTGTAAGGGTTTAACTTGGAAGCACCTTCTGAATCCGCAAGTAGTTGTGTCAGCGGAGCTTCAAGTTTTGAAAGAACAATCAGCATACTTCCACGGAATGCGAATTGCGGAAGTTTTGATCCAGCACCTGAACATTAATGGGCCTACACTACGTGAGGAATTAGGCCGTTGTTGGACTTGTACTGGTTCAAGTAATGACAGGTATGGTTTGATAGGGGTGAATAGAAAGACACGTAGGGTCACCAGTATAGTACTAGAAGCCAAGCTTGGGCGTAAGTTGCTCCCAGGAATGTTTGCGCTCCACAAGTGTGATAATAGGAGCTGTGCCAACCCAGACCACTTATTTGAGGGGACTCAACTAGACAATATGATAGATATGTCTAGGAAAGGGAGACATAGTTCTATTACCAACCCAGAGCGAGTCCCACGTGGGGATCGCTCTGGGTCTCGTTTGCACCCTGAGAGTCGACCTCGTGGTGAAACCCACTATGCCACCAAACTTACAGATAATGAGGTTCAGGAGATACTAGCCAGTTCCTTACCGGGAACTCACCTTGCAAAGATATACAAGACTCATCACTCTAATATCTCCCTAATTCGTAGGGGTAAAAGCAGGAAATCAGCTATAGCAGCTGCTACCTAATCCCGATTATCGTCTCTCATCTCATCGATGCTGCAGATCCCGTTCATCCAGAGAACCCCTTGAATGAAGCATAGCCAGCGTTCGGCTTTGGAGCACTTACCATTTTTCACCTGCTCCTCTATGGCAGTGCACATCCACATGGCGTGTTGAAGACTACTTTCCCTGTTGTAGTCTCGGCAATCCCTTTCAAGGGCTGGGATCATCTCTGCTGTTGGGAAGCTAATGGGCTGGTATCCAAAGAGGAGTTCCTTGTACTTATGACAAGCCGTCATAATCTTATCGGGAGTCATGGCCCTAATTACACCGGAGTCGCGCGGGCCGAGTTTCCAACGGGTTCGCTACACTTAGTTTCTTTCTTCTTTTCCTCTTTGGCGCTGGCAAGATCGTTCATCCGGTTGATGACCTTCAATACTCTCTCTTGGGGGCGATACCGGAGTTGAAGGGCTACTTCTCGAAGGTAGGCGGCGGTTAACCCCTCAGTAGACTCAGCGATCCTCTTCAGGTCTACCTCAGTGGCTACCTCGAACTCTTTCAGATACCCCTCAAGAATTTGACTACGCTCTTCTTCATCGGGTGGTTCAAACTCGATGATCTCATCAATACGACCTGGCCTCAGAAGGGCTGGGTCAAGTTTAGTGATGTCATTGATGGTCAAGGCCACGGTGACATTGGGGTGCTTGCACTTGAAGTCTGAGAGGATTGAGAACAGGGTTGGGAGGGACTTCTCCAATTCCGGAGCTCGGTCGATGTCATCCACGATTAGGAAGTTAGGGCACAGACCATTGATGATGAAGTCTAGGTCCTTGACTCCAACCGAGGTGATCCCACAGGCATCAATGCGCAGAGTTCGACCGCCGGTGAGTTGAGAGAGTCGAAGACAGAAGCATGTCTTACCGATCCCCTGCTTTCCGCAGAACAGATAGGTTCTCGGGATCTTATCCTTCATGTAGAGTAGGTGTTGCTCCTTGAACTCGTCAAGGACGGCCGCGGTCTTCCCTAAGAGTGGATCTTTTGGCTCGGGAATCTCCGAATAGGTTGACTTGAGCTCCCCACTTCGGTCTTGGGTGATCCCTAGATGGAGGCGTCCGTGGAACTTGTCCCAAAGTACCTCGAGAGCTTTCTCAAAGTTGAACCCCTTGGTATGCCAGAAGTCAGCAGAAGGTTCTGGTTTACTTCCCCAGTGCCACTCAACGAAGTAGAGAGTACCGATCCCAGTGTGTTCGGCTCTCACGATCTCTACATAATCCCCCATCTCGAATTTGATGATCTTGAAGCTGTCCCTCAGTCCTGTTGAGTAGAACAAGCTGACAAACTGGGCATTGGTTACCTCAATCAAGTCTAGATCGCCGAAGAAGTCGAACAGGGCAGTTGACTTACCCTTGTTCATTTGGACGTTGAATGAGTCAACAATGGAAAGAGACTTGACAATGATAGCCAGAACCCCATCACTTCGATTCGGAAGCTTTTGGAGGATATCAGTCGCGAAAGCGAGAACTTTCCTCCACGAAAACTTAGGTCGTGCAAGAGCTGTAGTCATTTTAGGCTTCTGTGCCTAGATGACTACACCAATCCGCCAAGTACATCCGAGAATTCTTCAAGGATATCTACCACAGGGTCCCCCTTCGGTGGGTGTGATGACAGGATGCTTGTTGCAAGATCGTCCAGATCTGATTCTTTCAGATCTGAGGAGGTGGGTACGGGGTCATCGCTCAAGTCAATATTGTCGAAGTCAATATCTTCGACAGGGGTCACTTTAGGAGGCTCACTCTTAGCTTGTCTCTTAGCTTTCTCCTGCTGCATCTGGGCATCTGTGATCCCAGGGGCTCCACCATGACCGTTCTCACAGACATCTCCGTGAATTGTCTTGAATTGAGGTGCTAGACAATCCACACAGAACAACCCATTGGGCTCAAGGGAGCGTTTGGAGTTGGTCAGGTTGTTGACGGAGACTTTGGCATCTTGAATAATGTTCAATAGTAAGTCTCGAGTCTCCTCTGGATCATCCACCTCGGTGATGCCACTGACGAAGGACTGGCTTAGAAGGAGTTGCCCTTTGATGTCCGTTGGCAAGCCAGAGAGGTAGGGGTTCTGCTCGGCTGGTGCTACGTTGGAGATGGCTCCAATATCTTTAAGGAAGGTATCCAGGCTCTTGTGGAGCCCTACAAGATTGCCAGTAATGTTCTCATTGAGAATGACTTCCCCAAGCAAGGCTTCGATGATCTTCCTAGCGCTGGCCACACGATTCTCAACGGCCTGCTCGGTTAGAACTTCGATAGCCTTGTCGTAGTTGGAGGGCTCCGGGGTATTCGCTGGAGCTAGCTGGTCTCTGAGGAAGGCTTCTTTCCAAGATTCCAGCTTCTCCGGGTTGTTATCGATTTTGATCTCACTGATGGGGTACTCAGTGTGGAGATCTATAAACCCGGGGGTCTCTGGTAACTGAAGCGGATCTGGGGTTCCGCTTCCAGAAGGATCAGTGGGGTCTAACCCAGCGTCGAACAATAGCTCGGATTCGTCAATCTCATCTGTTGCTGGGTAGTACTCAGGTAATTCAGGCTCGCTAACTGAGGGCTCGTCAGTCTCGACGGCAGGAGGTACAGAGGCAGCAATCTCTGACTCGTCAGGGGAGGTTTCAACAACCTCTACAGTAGATACCTGGGGTTCCTCTACTTGAACCAGAACGTCTTCGAAGGAAGGTTCAGGGTCAGGGATAGGAGCGGGTTCTACAGGGATAGCTTTCTTGACTACAGTAGGCTTTTCAGTAGGTTTCTCAATGACGGGTTTGACTACAGTAGGCTTTTCAGGAGTAGGTTTGGAGATGGTCTCTTGAAGGGTATCTGAGAATTTCTTGGGAGGCGGGTTCTCTAGATACCTAAGCACATCAACTTGAACAGGATCCCTCTGTTCTCTAGCGGCTTCCTCTTCGGCGAATGCAACAGCTTTAGCTACGATGTTTGCTGAAATCTTTTCATTGAACACCCTCATTCGGATCGATTGAGGAACAAGCGGACTGTTCTTGACAACGACTAGAGCATCAGCAGACTTTACTGTGATCCCTAGCTTTGCAGCTACATCCTTTGGGCTCTCAACCTTTGGAGCATCAGCCTTTGGTCGCCCAGGCTTCCTCTTAGTTAGGGATTCATACTCGCTTCTCCACAAGTCCCAGATGGCTGCTTTTCGCTCCTGAGTGAATTGGCGTCGATCCAAGTTTGACCTGATAAGATAGAGAACCTCATCAGCTTCACTGGCAAATTCAGCGTGTATCCTAATTGGAACCAGAGACTCATTAACGAGCTTCTTGATATTAGGAGCATTCTTAAACTTTTCAGCGAGAGACCAAACTAACCCTGCATACCGTAGGTTACCTGAGAGGATGGTCCCATCAGCCTTGATTATAAGCGGCTCTTGAATTCCTTCCCTTGCAATGGACTCTCGAATTGCCAAGAAGCTTGGATCAGCTGATGGTTCCAAGAAGTACTTCAAATTGAATGGGTGCGGAACTAAGTCCCCTACTTTTCTAAGTTCAATCTTATCCATGCTAGTTGGTCCAGCAATCTAGTTACACCGATACCCAAATTGGGGTATACTGTCCCCGTGATGAGTCAGGTCTGGATATGGGTTCATGCCAACCCAGGATTAGCTACATTTATAGTGATTGTTGTTATTGGATCTACCTACAATCTGCTAGCTACTATCTCCAACCACATTCTTCTTGGGTGGAAAGCCTTACTCGCAAATTTTGCGCAACAACCTATGATCATCAACCAAGTGGAACCTGAGGTGGAGGAGGAAGAGGTTGAGGAGGAAGAGCCACCCTCCGTAGACGTGGCAAGGACCACGCAGTCCACTATGTATACGGATAAGCCACCTACTCGGTTTGATCGGATCAATAACTCCTAATTAGCCTGTCAGTTAACAAATGCCAACGTGTATTCTCTGCGGTCAGCCAGCGGATTACTTATTGATCTATGACCTAGGAGATCACCGCATTGAGGTAGTATTCTGCCTGCCTCATCTTGAATCTGTGTATGCTGAGATGCCAGAATCAAGCGAGGTGAGCAAGTTAAAAGTGAGGGTCGAACGAATCACTAACGACAGTAGCCTACCTGGCCCGTGTGTGACTAGGTTCCCTCCAAGTCAAGATTCAATCGGATAGCAGATCAGGCAACGAGTATCGTAGGACTCATCTCCACCGATCAGTATTAGCTCGTCTGATTGAACTTTACGATGGGTTCTATTAGAAACGCCACCACAGATTGAACAGGTAGCTGTTAGTTTCAGAACAACATCAGCATAGGCTAGAAGCACCGGCATTATCCCAAATGGGAGCCCCCTGTAATCCAGATCTAAACCTGAGAGGGTGATGTTGATTCCAGCTCTTAGAAAGGTCTGAATCTGCTTTACAGCTGACTCATTCAGGAACTGAGCTTCATCAACAAATATCTGTGAAACCCCATCAGTTTCGACGTCTAATAAATCCAAGTCAGTCCAGAGAGCTGGGATAGTGGTGCCTTTATGAGACTCGATTATTCCGTCCCCATGTCGAGTATCGGTGATGGGCTTGTAGATTCCTCGCTCATCCTCGTTCATGGATCTTGCCATGGCAATCAGGTTCTCTGTCTTATTTGAGAACATTGGGCCAGTTAGTACACGCAGACGTCCGACTCTCATTGGTTACTCCCGGTAGGCTCTGGATCTACACCTTTGGCTGTGTCCCTTCTCAATATTTCTTCGACTAGACTATGATAGGGGTCAAACTGCCAGTACATATCGAACCTGCAGATATCCAGGCAAAGAACGTCTTGAAACCTTCCTTCTTTGTCCATTCCATCCCAAACTTCTGCTCTTCGATCCCAAGACTTCTCAGATATGGACTTTGGTTTGTCCGTCTGATTTTGATAGTGGAAATCTGTAAGTCTTGGGTCATGTTTCAGAAAGTCTAGTACCTTCCCCATAGTCCAATCGCAATAAGGGATGACGTATATTCGGCCTTTATACTGACGAAAACCTACTGAGACATCAAAGTTGTAGGGACCCCTAAGAGAGCTGGTCGAGTTAATTCTGTAGCAACGCTTGATGATCTCAGTTGCGACCTGAGTCCTGGCTATCCACCAGGTTACCTCTTTAGAGCGGCCGTAATGAGAGCAACGCTCAAGTGCTGCCTTGAACAGATCTGTGTCTTCTTGAACCTCCGGTAGATGGATATTGCCAAACTTGATGAGGGCTGCTTTTACATTCTCGGTGCCCTGTATTCGAATGTCATGTACTATATCCCACATGTTGGCACTTTTATGTACCTTGTAGGCTATGTATACTTTAGTACTCACAGAACGTACTTCTCAAGGGTGAAGGGACCGCCACGGTCGGAGGGTTTCCAACCGGAGGTTAGTGCTTGACGTACGAGCCTACGGACGGTCTCAGGGGTCACTTCATGTCCATGAGGCAGGGTAACACGGAGGACGCGTCCTGGGGAGTCTGCGTCCTCCTGCACGGTAAGGAAGATCTCTCGGTCGGATGGGTTTGGGGTGATCGGTCCATCTTTGATCATGAAACGGAACCGAACCTTATCGACCTCGAGACTTCTGCTTTTCTTTACAGGGATACCCATGCGGGTATCCTACACCTTTTACTAACTAACTGGCCTTCTTAAATGACAGAGCTGGGTCTTGTCCAGTGGAAAGAAGGTCTTCCACCTCTCGACACCGCTTGGCATCTACCTGTACAACTTCACCGTCTTGAAGCTGATAGTGAACAGCATACTTGAACTGTTCCTTTCCATCAGCCATCAAGTAGCCACTGTAGACAGCCCCATTCTTGTACTCCATCCCCTTGACAAATTGTTCGTTTCTACCTTCGATATACCCTGGCTGTTTTTGATTAGACCTAATGAGTTTCTTGTTGTCTCTCAGTACGATCATATCAGAGTTGTGACGGGTGATTGCATTACCCCCTGTTTTGTAGTCACACTTGTATACCGTTCCATTTTTTACCACAGTGATGGATCGGACCAAGACAGCTCGTAGACCGCTGTGTGTGATGATTATTGGGGGGTATCTGAGTTCAGAGATCCCCAACTTACCACTATCCTCGATAAGGGAATCCAAAAGAGAGGAAGCTTCTTTGCAGAGTTCCGTCAAGAAGTTACGCTGATTGATTAGAGCTTGGTTCGACTTATCAATCTCTAAACCTAAAGAGGGGTCATTATCGTAACTTTGCTCGGTTTCTTTAGGTGGTGGGGGAGTGGAGCTTACTACTTTGAGCTTAGTATCGGATCTAGAATGTTTCTCCCTGTGGATCTCAGCTTCAATAGGGTCAGTCGGAACCGAATTCTTCACAAGCTCAGAGCTTTTATCTGAAGCGGTCTCATTGGGTACCACTTGAGAGAACATTGCTAGCTCCATCCAATGAGCCCAGCGAATGTAGTTGTTCCTGGCCCTACTCCTGGCCGCCTTATTATTGTGAGTCGTAACATCCAACTCACCGTGTTTAAGCAGGTGGTCTACAAATCCTTTACAGATTTCAGGGGCTACCCTTTGAACTAGATAGCTTGAAGCAACCCTGGCGGCCTCACTGCCAAACGATGGATCCTTATCAGAGGGATCTTTAGTCATGTAATTAGCTCCTTCACAGCACTTCACAGCAGACTTCCGAAGCGTCGGAAGTTTGAATCAAGCCATGGCTACAGCGGTAGGCAGTAACCTGATTCAATGGCTATATACCCCAAGGAGCGATACTAGACTACCTTAAAGAAGCTCAATTAGTTATTAAGTTAGATATACTGTTATTACAAGCACCAGCTAATATCTTAGTACTCTGCGTTCATTCTACTCACAGTTTCAGCTAAAGGCTCACCATTCAGAAACTTGCATATATTGCGCGTGTTAAATCGTCCAGTGCATTGGGAGCGGATCTGATCTAATAACTCCTTTCCATCGTCATCAAGTGAGTCTAGACTTCTTTTCACGTTATGGTTAGATATCATCCAGTCCCCATTGAAGTCGGTCTCCACTTTTTGATAGGACTTACTGGCGATGAATCCCATGACTGGATACCCTGGGATTAGGGGGTTGGTAGGGTTTTCCATGGTCTCAAAGTGATCCCAAGCTAGGATCTTGTCTCCGGTCTCTTGAACATGAACTTGGATGTCGATGATCATAGCCACTAAATCGATCCATTCAGCCATACCTACAGCTACACCAACCACCTCTAAACTACCGTAGGACTTGATAAATTCCCGATGGGTTTTTATAGGGTAGGAGACGGCTTTTCTAACCATCCCCTAGGATTGGGTTCGCCGACACATTATGCCGGAAAACGACAAAAAAACAGATCCGTCTGAGTTGGAGGCACCAGACTCTGCTACCTTCAATGATTCAGAGCTCAGCTCACTTGCTGGGAATACACTCCTTCGAACAATAATAGCCGAACTTAAGGGGATTCGAGCAGACCTTTCAGCGTTAGGGGACATGCGAGCATTGGTCACTAATGTATTGGATAGTCAGGTTCAGATAATCACTGCAATAGGTCAACAGAGTTCAAGGATAGTCAGAATAGAGCGTAAGTTTCTTGCCCTCCACTGTATAGAGTCCGGTCAGAAAGATTGCGATGACTGTGACTTAGATGATCTTCCGCCTATGGGGACTGCAGATCATCAACAAAAGTAGTCCTAGAGCAGATTTGGAACCTAAAATATCTTGATTTGGGAGACATCTTCCTGTCTAATTGGACAGCTCCATGCCGTACGGTGTCCTGAATCAAGCCCAAGCACAACTCGTTGAACACTTCGTACGTGGACAGGTAGTTCACGATTTCGGAGCCGCTAACCTATATGTATCTTGCGAGCTTCTACGTCTTGGAGCCTCGAAGGTTATAGCTATTGACAAGGATCCAGTAAGATTCATGAGTATCCCAGAGGGGATAGAGTTTCGTCAGGTTCTCTTCCGAGATGTCCAGGACGACCCTATTGATGTTGCCTTCATCAGCTGGCCCCCTAATCATGACACAGGTCTTGTTCCGATCCTGAAGCGGTCGCGAGTGGTTATCTACTTAGGAAAAAACACTGATGGTACCGCGTGCGGGACACCGGAGATGTTCCAATACCTACTCAAAAGAAAAGCAGAGTATCTTCCAGATCGCCGCAACACTCTCATCTGCTACACAGACTTCTTGACAGTATCGAGGAAGCCTTTCCCTGAAGAAATGGCTTCGATTACGTCCTATACTGACCCGAGATTCAAGCTATATGATCAGGTGGAGCTAACTTAGATCACCGGCTCCCGCTCGAACCGCGTCGGTGGTTGAAGTATCCTGTCGACTTCAATGATATTCTGGGAAGCCATAGGGTCGGCCATAAGAGCATACAGGTAAGCAGCCAGCTGCTTCCACTCATTCTTGTTGTAATTCTCAGTACCTACGGCTTTTGTCCACAGCGTGTGGAGAAGGTGGTGAACGCCTCTTTGGGGTATATCCATGTAGGTGGCAGTACCACTTATAACTACAGGTGTCAAGTCGGTGAGTGCTCCTCGTTCAGAACCCTTTCCAACCTAGTGTCATGCAACTCAGTTGGATCCTTCTGGGCTGGTTGAAACACATAGGACTTCTGAAGATCTGTGTCCGTAACCTCCCAATCGGCGAGTATCCAAACCTCTCCGTGGATGATAGCTAAGAAGAATAGCTGGTGGTTCACCGCTGAAATGTAGACCGTTCCAATCCTATACTTTTCAATTGGATGCTTGACATCCACCTTGGACCTGAACCAGAGGAGTGATTCATTTGGAGGCCCAAGTCCCCGATTCCAATGCCACTTATTCCCAGGTAGTTCATCAGGTGCCCAAACCTCCATTTCAAAGCATCTCTCTGGGCCAACCTGTTGATCTATGGCCAAGATATGTACTAATCCAAGGGTTCTGGTTTGAGCCCACCACTGATCGGGTTGCATCACCGGGAATATATCAGTCTGGGTCAAGGGCATGATCACCTAACACTCGTTCGAATCTGGTTGTGGGTTTTAGGTTCGGGTCGACTGGGCCACGTTGAAATAGCTTAAGCTTGGAAAGTACAGCTGGGTCTTTGGGTACAACCCCATCATGGTACAGGGTTACTAGGGATCCATCGGTAACCACGAAAACCAACTCCCCACTTGGGAAAACTAAAATGTCTCCAGTTCGAGGGATCTCCTTGAGGCTAAGTGCATGGGGATCAATTACTACAGAGTTGTGAAGTCTACGGCATCCCTTAAAAGTATCATACCCGATATAGTAACTATCCTCTTCAGGGACCCCTCCGACAATCCAAGTGACAAGGGTGAACTGCCACTGTTGTACATCAACGGCTATAACTCGAAACATGTACAGGGGAAAGGTATGTACCCAATACTGTCCAACCTCTGCAGTCGGTATGACGTCAGCTACTGTAAGCATCAATTTTCAGACTCCAGAGTCTGCTTCAGTAAAGCCTGATAGTTGGCCTCGACCAACTCATCAGAGGCCTCACGAAGGACCTTCCACAGGTTCCAGATATCTTCACCAAGATCCGGGATTGTGTCCTCGTCGAGGTCAAAGAAACTATACCTGTCGAGTATCTCCCCCTCTTTGTTCTTACCGTGTATTCCAAGAAGGACCCCATCCTCAGTGAACAGGACATAGACCCCAAGGGGCCATTCGGGGGTTACCCCTGAGTTGTCCTTGACGGACTCGAGTACAACAGAGGGTAAGACCACCATCTTCTCGAGATCGTTGAGGACAGCACAGGCATAGAAGCCGAGTAGACCTTCTGCGATTACCTCACCCGGCTTCATACGTCCTAAGTACACCAAAAAGTTCTTGACGGGGCCTGCCCAATGAATTATGGTACCGGCACCGTGAAGTGGATGACTTCCGGTTGGTTCAAACCTTCCGAGAATAGAGTCATTCAGATGCAAAACGTCATAATAGGCCGTTACAATAATGATCCTGAAGCTCAGGGCTGCATCAAGCCCGAGGATGGTCGATGGCAATTAGTCCTCGACAAGAATGGGTACCCGCACCTTTACGTTGAGTCAACACTCGAAGATGATGACGGTACCAAGACCAAGGGCTTGTTCTTGCTTGAGGACATGCTTCCTGATGGCATGACAGTAAAAGACCTCATGGACGGTGGTTGTTTTGGAGGGAAGCTCTCTCCTGAGGAGGAAGCTGAGGCCAAGCTTGAGTTCGAGAGGAGTCGAGCCGCTAGCGGCATTCCATGCCCTCGATGATCCTTTGATGATCCTAGTGGTTCGGGACTACCTGAGCCACTAGGTCAAACCATGGATCTCGAAATCATAGCCCGCGTCGTTCGTAGGTTTACCGCCGCCTCTTCACTTCAAAGAATTGTGATTGAGAATGGGCTGTTGATGAAGTTTAAGCTGTCTGAGGACTTTGATTACCTATCCTCTGCGTACGATCTCTCAAAGCTGAACTTCGACGTACCGCCTCTGAAGTATCAACTCCATAGTACAGATGACGAGAAGAAGGCAACAGGGGACTATCGAGGTCAGGCTAATATCACCACAGATCGAATTGGGGGTAAGCTAAAGACATTCATAACTATTGGTGACCTGGAGACAACGGCAACCCTTCAACAGTATACCGTCAGCGACGAAGCTACTCCGGAAAGCTTAGCCGAATTTGATGCTACAGTGGATGGCATACGAGAAGCTCTTGACTTGAGTCCAGTAGAGCTCAACAAATCTCAACTTGTGAAGTCCAAGAGGGCTGGTAAAAGCAAGTTTTGGTTGGTAGCCTTCAATGCTACCGTCAAGCTAATGAAGTCTCAACACAGATGACCCTAGATTGAGGCATTCTTTGCCACTAGGTCCAGAATCTTGTGGGCTTCGTTCTGATCAGAGACTCTGTCTTCAGCGGTGAGCTCTTGGTAAGGAGTGTTCATCTGGCGTAGCCACCGCTCCACAACCTCTCTGGGCAGCGTGAGTGACCCATCCTGGTTCTTGGCACCCTTTCCGAACAGGTGCCTCATCCAGCGAGACCAGCAGTTGTGAGCATACTCGGCCAACTCCTCGCGGACACCCATCAGGCTCTTTAATTCAGCAATCTTAGAGTCGGCCGCTTGCTCAGTTTCGTAACACTTGCTGGCGGGCACGAAGTCCCTCACACACCCCAGTTTGACTGAGTACCCGTTCTGATCCTGTATAAAGTGAGACTCGAACTGCTTCTTGACTAGATCCCCGTCAACCTCGACAACAAACCATCGTTTTTCCCAAACTACAGGCGACTTCTCGTGGATCATGGTGTACCTTGTTACACCATGTCTTTCGAAAGAATTCAAGAACTTCGTGGTCGAAGAGAGCTAAGTACGGAAGAAGAGCAGGAGCTGGAACACTTAGTGGATCAGCGAGTCTGGGAAGCCATCAGCAAGACTATCAGACCAACCTGTTGCGAGGCGGCTCAGAAGTACCCGGTCATTACCTTCGAAGTCGACTCAGGGCTCGACACGAAGTTCTACGTTCCAAAGGACTACGACTCCAATACGGCGGATGGTGATTGGAGGGTTCATGCTTCCAGTGAGCTACTCAAGTGGTTCATGGATGGTACTCAGAGATACTACCTCGATCGGCCCCCGGCGAGGTTCTGTCCGTACTGTGGAGAACCCCTACCTAAGATGGTTCGGAGTAAGATAACCCCGCCACCTCCTGTTCGAAGGGTAATCGGCGACAGTGGTTACTGTGCGACCTGTAAAGAGAGACTTCAGGCTTGCATCTGTGATCCACCAGGAGTGGCGTTTGAACCTCTTATTGAAGAACCATTAAAAACTACCACCATTAGTCATCCACCTTTTGAGGTGCTAGATGATCCCTCAGTACAAGGCTCTCAAGGATTACCCATTACACGCATCAACTCGGATTGAGCACCCTAATCCTACTACTCTTGATGAAGCAATTGAAGCAATTGATGGTATGCTGAATGAGGAGACTCGGTTGTTTCTCAGTGTGGCTAACGAGAAGACAGCAATGACCGAGCTTCACCATACCTTGGGCAGGTACCTGCGCAACAAGTGGGGACTCCGGCTTGGGTCCCCACTTGCTCAGCATATGGAGCAAGTTCACGGAGCAACTCACGTAGATGAGATGTCTAGCATGATAATCTCAGCTTATTGCCGACGTGGGGTCCAAACCAGGTTCCAGAGAGTTATGTCTGAGGACCCGATAGTGGAATGTAGTCTGGAAGAATTACCCTCAAGCCCTGGATGAGTCCTGCAGGGCCAAAGCAGAAGTGCCATCCTTCAGGGTGGTAGATCAAGGTAACCGTCCAAGGGATCATCATCCGCGACTGGTACCAAGTGTAGACCTCGTAAACCCAGGACTGGATACGATCAGTCCCCTCTGGGGCAGCCTGACGAAGGAACACAGTGGCCTCAAACATGTCCGTTATGTCAAACGGAAGCCAAGTGTTTCTTCGGAAGCTCACTTCGTCACGCAACAGAACCCCACACCTAGCCATACCCTCGCGTGATTCCATCTCCCATTCCTGGGGAAGTGCGAACCGAACGGCCAAAGTATCTCTGAACTCGGACGGATCTAGGGTGTTATCATCTATTCTCAGTAGCATCCACGGTATTACACCGAAGGATGTCTTGCATTGGGTCGTGTCCAATCTCGTCACAGAAGATTCGTACGGCCCCTGCCCGTGCCCTTGAGCCTTCCTCGTACCCTTTTAGGTAGGGCAACTCTGTTGGGTGCCGGTGGGCGGTGGCTGCTGCCCCATCCTTGAACCCTCGCAGGAATAACATCAGCTTCTCCCGGTTGTCCCGGGTGCCATAGGGGCCTAGGGTAGGTACCGGGGCAAAGGGGCTTGGGGGAGTTGGATTAACCTTCTTCCGGGGGCGTGGGTTTGGTAACGGCTCTGCTGTTCCAACCAGAATTGCTCTTTTCTTTGGCATAACCTACTCCCAATATTCTTGCCAGGAATCTCCAAACTTACTCTTCAGACGTTCAAGATACTCGTTCGTCTTGATTTTGGCCATATAGATATTACCGTCGGCTACACCTTTGACGACTACACCCTCTTTCACGCCGTACTTGCCCTTACGGACATCAACAAATAACTGTCCTGAGTACTTGCCCTTGAAGACAACCTGAGCGATGTTGAAGCCCTTGAAGGCAGTGATAAACTCTTCCGGTTGGAGAAGGTTGCCATCAATCTGGACATCAAAGATGACCAGCTGCATTTTGTCACCAGGCTTGTGCATCCCAGCAAACGAGTTAGGGCCAAAGTACTCCGTGAACACCACAATCTCTTGGGCAGAGCTGTAGTTACCCCTCAAATAATGCTCTAGCTTACTATCTGGGTCCCACAACCTAGAAACCCCAGATAGTTCTGGATGAGCCTCCTCAAACTTCTGATCTCCACCGTTATTGAAGGGGAATCGATCGCGACGAGTACCGTAGTCTACCCAACCCCACTCGGGCTGTGCAACCCAATGGATGTTGGTACCATCGTACTTCTCAAAGGCTATGCATTTCTTGAGCGGGCAGTTGTGGGTATCAGGTATCTTCTGATAGGCTAGTTTTATCCTCATGTTGGGTTCTCACATCAGCAGTAGCACTTGGAGCGCATGGTACTACCTTGGCAGATGATGGAGTCGGTACCGTGGTGGTAGCTACAGACTTTTTGTTGATCCTAAAAATAACATGTTGCAATTCCAAGTACAACAATAGCAGTATGACCAGGAATAACATAACCTGAAGTACAGACTTCGAGGCTCTCATATCACTTCATCTCTTTCGAACCTAGTCGGGGTTCGAGGTTCTGGGGTTTCGTTCCTAACTCGAACCTCGAAGTCAGCCCTCACCTCAGTCTCAGTCATACGGTGCTCGAACCCATTAGTTACTGCACTCTCGTAGGCTTCCTTGGGGTATTCAAACTCACCCGAGTGAATGAGCAACCTCATCACCGCTTTGACTCGAGGACCCCACTCAGTAGAGTTCCGATTAGGGTCAGGCTTGTGCAGTAGGATACCTACTGAGGTTGGTGATATGTGTCCTGCTTGCAAAAGGTCCCTAACTGCTTCTTCTTGGAGATTGCATCGAATCTGGTATGGAAGTACTCCTACTCGAAGAAGGAACTTGGCGGTCTCACCAATACTGCAGGGTATCTCGAGGCTCACGAAAGTTCGTATTCTGCTGTTTAGATCGAGTTGCTTCCACTCGAGTTCACCCTCACCGATGATGTCATTGCGGCATAATGATCCCACCCATAGAGTATGAGCATACTTGTTACCACAATTAGCAATGAACCAAGAACCAAAGGAATGGTAGCCCTTCTGATTTGATTGAGGTCTGCGCCAGGGTGGCTTTCTGACTTCCCAAGCTCCGTTATCTACAGCTCGATTCTGATTTATAAGGATTACGATGTCCCCCACTCGAACCCTGACCTCATCAATGATGTGCCAAGTACCTCTAAGGTGAGATATGTTCTCATCCGAAACCAAGACTCTTGGGCATGGCGTAGGGATCGGTTGAATTACTACCCTGATGGCGAGGGATAGAGTCAGGCACATTGATCCTACAAGATTTAGGATCTCACTATTGTACTTCGGGGGCGGAAAGTTGACTCCATGAGGGATGTGGGCCGTGTTAATCCAAGGCCTAGTTGCTAGGAAGAGGAGTGCAATACCAGAGATTGCAAAGAAGACACTTGTGATGAAGTTCCTTACCAAGGAACCCCAGAACAATCTTCGTACGCAGAGGAGCCAGCAGAAACCCATCCAGAACAGGAAGGCGAGCAAGGCCCATCCATCAAACAATGGTCTCATATCACATCCTCGCGCTCAAACCTTGTTGGAGGTAGCTTCTCGGGCTCTGGTTCCTTAGCAGTAGTTGGTTCAGGAGCCTTGTTCTCGTTCTCGAAGGTTATCCCACCAGAGTCAATCATACGCATGAATTGGATTACTAGTCGCCCCCAGTTAAGGTGCTCAGCTATACGATTCGAAGTTTCAAGCCTCTGTAGTGCAGTGACCGTTCGAGAGGATACTCCAGGAATGAGACTCAGGTGTTGTAAGTTAGACCTCCGACTTTGATCAAGTTGAATATTTTCTTGAACAAACCCAAGATTCAATAGGGATTGAGCATCCCGAGCTATGGCTACAGAGAGGGTAGCTTGCTCACTAACCACGCTCACTGCTTGAGACACCCCAGTAAAGACTTGGGTCATCTGCTCACTCATGCTACTGAATAGATCAGTGAAAGAGGACTCCATACTTTGACGAGATCTTGGCCGTGTCCTTGGTCGGGTTGAAACTCTTCCTGACTCAGTTCTGTTTGGAGGGGGTTCAGGTGGGGAAGGTGTTCTATACCTAGCTGCTAATTCACTAGCATCAACCCCACTCCCAGGTATCGGTCGTTGTCCAGCAGCCACTCGAGCAGAATTCTCAGCGGATACCGCTCTCAACCTCTGTTTCTCAGCCTCATCCTTTGCCTTGTGGTATTTACCAAGAAAATAAACAACGGTGGATACACAGATGGTTAGTACCAGTATAATCGCCATTATTCCGAGAATTAGCATTCAGTTTAGCCCTAAGTAGATGCTACTATTGTCTCGGCCAGTGTCAACAGGTTCTCTCGAGTATTGACCTCTGGATTGTCTGTCACGAGCTCGAGAAGGGCTGTTAGAACCTTTCCGATAGTTGGCCCTGGGCCAATGCCCAAGTGGATCATAACATCGTGTCCATTGACCGTAAGGACTTTGGTCGAGGTGGGCAGCACCTCGGTGACTCTCATGTTGGCAATCTTGGATTCCAGTTCGTTGATGAGATCTTCTTCCAACTGAACTTTGGCATGACCTTTTCCGAAGATGTCGGCGCGTGCAAGGGTGCACAAGCTAGTTACATTATCGAGACCAACCCGGCGAACCCACCGGCGGATGGTAGCCGGTGACCACTCGGAATTGTATCGAATGAAGTGGTGGCGGATTAGATGAGTGATCCTCTCCTGATCTTCATTGGACAACTTCAGTCTAGATAGAATATCGATAGCCATATCAGCTCCGATATTCTCATGATTGTAGAAGGTAGCGTCCCCGTGCTCTGGGTGGACCCCTTTGGATCTTGGTTTCCCGATATCATGGAACAATGCACCCCACCGAAGGACTAGGTCCTCTTCTGGACAGGCATCAAGGGTGGCGAGGCTGTGCTCCCAGACATCGAACCCATGATACCGGTTTTGGGTACAATTGATCATGGGGATCATCTCAGGGACTGTAATATTCAACATCCCTGTGTAAGCCATAGCTCGAAAAGCTTCTGAAGGAAGATGGGCGGTCATGATCTTGAACCACTCATCCCGAACTCGTTCAGCACTTACTTTTGAGTAGGTCCCGAGGGTTATGGGGATAGCCTTGTAGGTCTGAGAATCCACCTCAAAACCCAGGGTAACCATAAATCTCAGGGCTCGAAGACTTCGTAGGCCATCCTCTGAGAATCTCTCCACGGGATCCCCAACAGCTCGGATGGTTCTGGTTCTAATGTCAGACCGTCCGTTGAATGGATCACAAAATACATTCCCAATTGGGTCATAGGCGATGGAATTCATAGTGAAGTCCCGCCTAGCTAAGTCTTGGTCTATTCGATCAAGGAATTGAATCTCATCAGGTCGACGACCATCAGAATAGACGCCCTCACCACGGAAGGTGGTGACTTCGTAGGCCTCACCTTCCAACATCACAGTAACCGTCCCATGTTGAATGCCAGTCTCAATGACATGGCTGAATAAACCACTTATCAGTTCAGGTCTTGCGTTAGTAGTTAAGTCGAAGTCATGGGCGTCCTTACCTAGGAGCGAGTCTCTCACTGCGCCACCAACAACCCAAGCTTCAAAGCCTGCTTGTTTTAGGGTGCTGCAGATTAAATGAACTTTCTCTGGGACTTTCATGGCAGGGCCAGTGTACCCAACTCAATGCAGGGATTCAATGGAAAAGTGGCTAAGCGCACCAGAACCCTTTCAAAAGTATGAGATATCGGATTCTGGTCAAGTACGGAACCCGGACAGTTATGTGCTAAGAGGATCTAAATCAGGTAGGTACCATAGTGTTGTACTATCAGTAGGCGGAAAGAAAACCACGATTCATGTACATAGGCTCGTTGCACTTACTTTTCTAGGGAATTCTCCGATAAAGGATATGATCGTCCACCACAAGAACCAGAATACAAAGGACAATCGAGTAGGAAATCTTGAATGGGCAACTACTGGAGATCACAGAAGGCTTGCCCGCTCAACAGGATCAAAAACTAGTTCCAGGGCTGTCCTACAGCTTGATCAGAATGGTCAGGTTATCAAAGAGTGGCCCTCAATAAGGTCAATCCCGCATGATTACTCCCGTATCTGGCTAGCGTGTCAAGGTAGGATTCGAGGAGCGTATGGAGTTAAGTGGGCATACGCTACTAAAGAGCTACCCGGTGAGAGGTGGGCTAACACACAATTCAATGACAAAACTGTTGAGGTATCATCCCTAGGTCGAGTCCGATTGAAAGGCGGTAGGGTAACCTACGGTAGTGGTGACCCATATCTAACTGTAGATCTAGCAGGGTCCAAGGTTTCAGTCCATCGTCTTGTGGCATTAGCATTCTTACCACTTCCTGAAGGATTCACCTCTCTTGACCTAACGGTGAACCACCAGAACCTCAACAAAATAGACAATAGGGCTGATAACTTGGAGTGGGCGACTCAGAGTGAAAACAATAGACATGCTCATGCTCACTACCCGATGGCCAAGTTCAGAGTTCGTAGGATTCAGAAAGTTGGGCTTGATACTATGGAGTTGTATTCAAGCTCCAAAGAAGCCACCACTAAATGCGGTATCTCAGGTATGACCCTAAGGTCACTATGTAAAAGTGGTAGGGTATATAAGGGATTTCAGTGGTCTTACCAAACCGATACTACCTAGACATAACTATTTTCTCTGAAGTAAAGAGTATGAAACACGTTCTATTGGTGGAAGACAAGCCCATTTTGAGAAAGATGTTCTGCACCTTTCTTCGGGCTACATCGTCGAGGCGGCTTCGACCCTCGACGAAGCCAAGCTACTCCTAGATAACGAGCTGATTGACTTAGTTGTCTCAGACTTGAGGCTTGGATCTGGATCTGCTGATGACCTGTACAAGTGGATTCTGGGTAAGTACCCGGCAATGAAGGAAAGGTTCATTGTAATCTCAGGGTGGCCCGAGGTCGAGGGATTTCCTTACTTTTTGGCCAAGCCATTTCATATTGACGCTCTCATTGAAATCATCAAGTTGGCAATGAGGGGTCATCTATCGTAGATTTGGCCCCCCCATGATGGAGTCACGCACTGCACCCCCTACAAGCCAACCTTGATGGCCAGCTCGTACGAGTCTTCTGCAAATTGAAACTACTTTCTCAGGAACTTCCACGATTAACCTACCGTTATGAATACACTGATGAATTGGTGGCCTAGTGTAACATTAACCACCTTAAACAACTTCTAAAATATGAGAGAGTGACCCGCATACTTTTAGTCGAAGATGAGCCGGTTGTTCGGAGGTTATTCACAACCATCCTATCTGCGGATGGTTTTGAAGTGCGAAGTACTGGCTCCTTGCTTGAAACTAAGACAGTGCTGAGTACGGAGTCTTTCGACTTAGTTATCTCTGATTACAGCCTGCCAGATGGGAATGCAGATTCCCTCTATGATTGGATCAAGACGAATCACCCTGAGTTGACGAACCTATTTATTCTGACAACAGGTTGGGCAGGGAAAAAGGGTTTTCCATTCATACTAGAAAAGCCGTTCCATATCAAAGACCTTGAATCCTTGATTATGAGAGTTCTCAAGAGCCCCCTATGACCATTCGTATTCCAGTTTGAGCACTTGGCGAACAAGAATGGTTATGACCCGCTTGGCCTCCTCTGGTATCCCATCCGGGGGTGTCTCTGGTAGACTAGGATCACGGTCTCGAGCTTCCAACCACGCCTGTGGGAACTCAATCTGACTAATCTTCTTCAGCCCCACATCGTTAGTGCCTACCGTCTTTACAGACGCAACTTTCTTGTTACGAGAAGCTTTTGACATCAACCACTCCTTGACGAGAAGGCTATGTTTGACAGCTTAAGCAACTTAGTGTGCTTGAGAATGGTGGTGGCCACCTTGGGGAACCCATCCAATCGGAGACACAGCTCGTAGTATCGATTGAGGTACTCTCGTTGAGATTTCTGCCAAGTCCACGGTTTGAGTTTGATGTCCAGTGGTTCTCGCCTTAGGTGCCACCCTTCAAGTGGAACCATGAAGTATTTTCGCTCAGTGGCAAGCATCTCATCATCTACTTCTTTGATGATAGGATCTGTTAGATCAACCTTGAACTTCTTTGCTAGGACTTGGTTGATATTGTGTTCGGCATTCCGGTAAGCTTCCATCTCTGGCATCAGCTTCAGAGGTCGGGTCATGTCTCCAACGTAAGGCTCCCCTGAGTCATGGAGCAAGAACCCAAAGGCTAGCAGCAAGTTCTTGGTTCGTTCTTCGATAATATAACTACCAACAACGCAATGCTGAGCCACAGAGTAGAAAACTGTTGAGTGACCGTTAAAACGACATATCTTAGAGCTTGATCCTGCAATGTCCTCAATGAAGATGTCATCCGGGTGAGGGTCAAACACATAGAATCGACGACCCGTCAGGGTCTGAGACCAGTCACCGTATCTCGTCATCCTTATGGTTACACCACGAGGTCTAGTTCATTGACGAGCACTTGACGAATGTACTTGTTGCTAGCGTCGTTCAAGTTATTCTTAATCTCACGCCACGTCTTTGATCCATCAAGTAGCGCTTCTACTAGTTTAGACCCTTGAGGCATAGGCCTCTTCAGTGCTCGTGAGGTGAGGCGAAGACCCTTCAACACCCTACTAGCTTCATCAACAATCTGTCTGGTGAATGCTCGTATCTCATGAGGGTTGTTGTAATAAGCAGTGCCCTCTTCCTTTTTGTAGTTGTCAATGACATCGAGGGCATGGGTCACTTCATGAATGAGTACACTCTTGTTCTCATTCACAATATCGTACTTACGAGTCTCATTTAGATCGTCTGAGTTCAACCAAGGTGATAGGTAAATTACGATGGTGTTGTCTCTATGATCATAGTACCCGTGAGTAGCTTTATCGCCATGAGCGGTCTTTCCAACTCTAACCTGAACTAGGAAGTCAACGTCATCCCCTTTGACAGTCTTCAGGTTGATGATTTTAGATGCACAAATGGCATTAGGTCGTACACTTGAACCTAGAGTTGAACCAGGGTCGATACGATGCTCCAAGTAGTCAAGAGCTTCTTCTGTAATCTCTCTGGCTAACTCGCTTACTTTGAGTATATCGAATGGAATTAGACGTCGACTAGCGCGATCTTGATGAGCCAAGAAGCGTCGCTTGACTCGCTCTACTAGTTCGAGATCTGAAGACATACCCTCTTACCTGGCTATAAGTTAGGTATCAGTCTCTAGCAGGAAAGCATAGCTATGTCTGTCGATGGGTTGTGTGGGTTCACCATCATTGAATAGATGACCCAGATACTCAATAGCGTCCTCGACATTCTCGAAGATGTCCCCAGCGACCGCCGAGTGAACCATCAAGTTGTCGATCATTCCAAAGTTTTCAATGAGTAGGCCGTCTTCTTTGACTCGAGTTTTATACTCAGTTTTCGAATCAGTGTAACCAACCACATTCATGCGAAGAGCTCGACCGTAACCCATTTCAAAGGCTGTCCCAACATCCATTGAGGGACCACGAAATGGGGACATGTTAGCGAGAACAGCCCAGCAGCTTTCGATAAGCTTAATGTTTTCAAAAGCAATGATGTAACCATTATCTTCTCGCTCAACGGGTTGGAGCAACTTAACCCCAGAATCCAAGGGGAACACACCAACCAAGCCTCGTTTGCTGCACATTTCTTTCAACCTGGCTGCTCGTTCGGCCGCATCTGGGAAGAATACGTCCGGGCCTGCTAGGTAGACTCGGTTGTAGGACATACCACTATTACACCAAAAGAACTTTCTGTGTTGAGACTTCGCTGGGTAGCATATAGTGTAGATTACGGCTAAAATCAAGAGATTAGGCTCTCCGGTCCTCAACTTGAGACTCTTAAGAGCTAAGAAATAACTAGTCCTTTCCTAAGTGTACCTAAGGAGGAGGATTCTATGCCCGCTTGCGTTCAAGTACCGACCCTTAACACTCTCGTAGTCGTCGAAGGCCACCTTGTTACCCTACAAGGACATGTACTACATCAGATTCAAGTACGATCAAAAGTCGCGAACGTACTTGAGAATCGACATCAACTACCCGCTGATTAGAACCTTGAGTTTCGAGTAGTGGCCCGCTCGGCCTTGAACAAGATCTCAATCTGTTTCTTGTCCACACCTTCGGTGCGCCACTTGGGGAAGGGAACCTCGGAACTCTTTGACCACCACCGCTTTCGATAACCCCGAAACCCTGGGATAGCCTCTTCGATGGTGCAGGCTACGGCCCCGCCCTTGCGGCAGATTCCCCAACCCCTTCCCTCTCGACGGATGACTCGAGTCACCGGTGAGTAACCCCTCAGCTTGCCCCAGGCAACGATGTAGAGACGTCCCCCAGATTCAATCGATGGCTTGGCCCCACCGACGAAGAAGGCCCACTCCTCTCCACTCTCTGGCTCCTCAGCGGCATCCCCTTCACCTACCCAATAAGCCCAGATGGCTTTGGGAACAGTCACTACGAGATCAGACGGGACAGCCAAGCTAGAGACCTTGGTAAGGTTACCCTGGGTTTTACCATGAGAGGTTATTTCCCACGAACCGCTGGAACTCAGTTTTGGAAGCATACCGGGTATCTAACCTAGACACAATGAAAGAATATCGAAACTCAGGAACTTGAGGGGATGGTCGATTACCCTCCTCGTCAGAACCCGTTCGAATCAATTCACGGATTTGAACTACTGACTTGGCCTTTTCAACAATAGTAACCCGGTCTTGACGTTCCATATAGGTCAGTGATACACCAAAAGACCGATGCAAGATATTATTGAAGCCAGAAAGCGTATTCGAGATCTGTTAAATCCCGTCAGAAGGGGTCTTACTTCGTACCACCTCGAGGAGACTCTGGGTTATGGGATTGGTGCCAACTGGAATGACGATGAGTTTCGAGCGACCATCGAGATCAACGTGCACCCTTTGGAAGACTACCCAGGGGGTGAGCACGAGGAGACGGATTGTTGTATTCGGGTGACTGCACCGAGTAGGGTTGAAGCTATTGCCGCCGCCTATGCTGAGGTTGAGAAGGTTCTCCCCAAGTGGGCTCGAGACATCGAGCTCGACATAGCTTTCTCCAAGGCAGTGGGTAAACAGGTTCAGATGATCAGAAAGTTGGAGGAGTTCATCATCAACCAGGATGAAGAGCGCCGAGGACAGGGCTTTGATTATCGTGAGGACATTAGTCTACCCCCAGGAACCCTCCTTGATGTTGTTGGGCATGAGCCAGGGAAGTTGATCTGCCAACTAGATAAAAAGCAAGTCAGTATCCACTTCTGGAAGTTCATGGATTACTACATTAAGTCTGAAGGCATTCATGACCCAGGCATCAAGGTTCCAGATCCCTACCTCGAGTTCACCGACGGGTATGCACCGTGGGAGCTACCCGGTGTAGAAATGGATCATGACATGGCTCGAAGCGGTCAAGGATGAAGCTGCCAAGCTTGGCAAACACCTAGACGATGCTAGTGCTGGGTATCTATTGTGGAATCATACAGGGTTCCCAGAATTCTGGGATACTCCGAGGGATGGGATTACCCCGGAGGAATGTATGCGCAAGCAGATACGAGAGGCCATTACATGATAGCAGACTTCCAACTAGAGGAGATCTGTAGATCAGTAGTCAATGATGAAGCTAATCATTTCGCAGTATCCCTCCACAAGAGAGGGAAGACTGGGTTACCTCGCCTTATAATGCAGGTCATGTGCAAACTCCCTAAGAATGAGCTTAGCAATGACATTCTTGTTCGGATTAATCAAATTCTGATTAGGATTATGGACAATACCAACAACTAGTGAGCAGTTCCGATTCGAATCTCTTCGGCAATAGCTTGAGCAGCAGCTTTCGGATCTTGGGCATCTCGAATGGGTCGACCGATAACGATCAGCTTAGCTCCGTCAAGGACAGCTTGAGAGGGCGTCCCGACACGCTTTTGATCACCTACTGAGGATCCTACTGGGCGAACCCCAGGTACGAGGTAAAAGGCTCCAGGCATCACCTGACTCAGAGACCTAACTTCATGGGGAGAGCAAACGAATCCTCGTATGCCACAATCATACCCAAATGCACCGAGGCTCCCGACACGGCTCTGGATGTTGTTCTTTGGGTTGAAGTCCAACTCCTTGTAGTCCTCTTCGGACATCGAAGTAAGAACGGTGACCATCAAGAGTGTGATCCCAAAGGGTTCGGCCGCCTTAACCGCCTTCTCCAGGGCCTTCCTCTGCTGGGCGTGGATCGTCATGAACTTGACACCACGGTCTCCGCCGGTCTTGACCGCCCGCTCCACTGTTTCTGGGATATCATTCAGCTTGAGGTCCAGGATGATTGGGTTGGTGGTCAACTCCATGAAGGTTCGTCCGGTATTTATGAATAATTCCAGACCTACCTTAAAGGCACCCACATAAGGCTCGAGGATCGTAATGAAACGCTCCGCCGTACTGGCATCAGGGACATCAAGAGCAAAGGCGATATACTCGTGGGGTTGAGGCATGGCTAGCCTTTACACCGAACCTGGGTTACAAATCAAGCCCTATGCTGCTGTGATATCCGGAGGGCGTCTGTATTGGAGGTTATTGTATTCGTTAGCCTGCCCTTTCCTATAGGGGATGTGGAATGCTTTAACAAGCATCTTGAACAAGTCTTCTGCACCGAATACGCAGAATGACGGGCTCAAACACAGACCGATCCCAACACAGTCTTTGAGGTATTGACGGAGATCCACTTCCTGAGTTGCAAAGATTGTATTGGTACTGTACCAATCAGAACCTGTGTTCCAGGACTTTTGCCCATGGTTGCAGTTCCCATGGTTGGTACCCTGTTGATTCCGAACCCAAAGGTACTGCCCCTGGGTTCTCCACTTCACGTAAGAGACCCAAGTTCCGCATGTGAAGATATTGACATCGGTATTGGTCAGATCTGAATGTTCGTCAACATTCACTAGGAAGTCTGCACCAGACCTGTTGATACTCTGGAGTAGTTGTTGGTGATTCATCACAGCTATAGCGGGGATATCTCCGCGCCGAAGTAAGAGCCTGGAGAGGGTTATCTCAGCTGCATTCAGGTCATTCCAGAAGTCTAGGTCAATTGAGAGATAGGTTCTCATACTCAGTGATTGATGTGAACTCTTAGTGTTGGAGGGCTACTATCGGAAAGTTCTTACCCGAATATTTTCGATTGAGGGCTCTTCAAACAGTTCATTGGGGTCTGAGTTGTGGATAATCTCAGGACGCTTATACGTGGGGGCTGTTCCTTCTAGGGCTTCGCTTGCAGCTATCTGGGCCAACTCTGGACGATCAGACCCTAGCATTTCTATGAAAAAGCTGGCCATGTCAAATGAGTCATACCCCTGAATAAGGATCTCACCTCCAATCTCAGTCCAGTGGACTACTTTATTAGGGTCAACGGAGAAGTATTCCGTTTGAACTACTAGTCCTTTTAGCAGAGCCCTGGTTACTGCGGCTACCGCCGCGAATCGGTCTTTCACAGGTTACCTTGTAGAGGCCCCTTTAGATACACTCTCAGATCTACTCTAGGATCGAAGTAGTATCCTCCGGCTCTTCGATCATCGTCTGGACTAAGTAGGACCAGGGTATGGTCTGGAGAGTTTTCTTGGCAGCCTTACTGCGTTGGATATGTCCGTCAACGAAGATGCCGTGGAAGAACCTTCCGTAGCACAGTGAGATGTGAATGGATACCTTACCAGGATCTGCTTCGATGAGTTGAGCCACCTCTTCGATGATTTCTGGTTTATCAAGGTGTGTGAGGACAAGGTCAAAGCTCCAAGAGTCTGGATTAATCCGGACACTCTTCATAAGAGTTCTTCCAATGAAGTTCCCCACCATCTTCTGCTGTAATCGAAGAGCTTCAACATGAGCTAGAAGCCTCGAGGTTGTTGTTGGAGGAACTGTTTCCCTTGCATCAATACTAACTTGGGCAATACCCGATTCATCAGGTTGATGGTTCAAGGGGTTGCGTTCTGCATTGGGGTTAGTTTGTCTTAGGCTTGAGTTTTCCATGTCATTAACTACTACGTATGAGGTTCTCTGTTCTCAGTACTTTTTCTAAGATTCCGCTTGGCCGCTTTTCTCTTAACTCGCAACTCAGAGATTCTAGAATATTTTAACTCCTTCCTAGCTAATCTGAACACACTTTTTGCCGCCTTATAGGCACTCAAAGCTGACTGGTACCGTACATGCATCTGCAGTAAGTCAGGGTTACCAGGGTCTTTCATCGTAATAATCAATAGTAGACACCAATCCAACCTAATTTCAATAGGCTTTTGGTGTATTATACTCAAATGCACGAAGCGAAAGAAGAGCAAAGCATTGAAGAGTATTGGGATTTATTTCGAGACACCCTACCCGGGGCAGAGTCCTCGGTAGAGGCTATTTATCGTATTTTGGAGGTTCTCAGCCGGCAGGTGGACATGCTTTCTAATCCAGATGACCGCAAGTGGAGATACCCACAGCTCACCACCAAGCGGGATAGGGAGCAAAACTGTTGGGAACTGACTCTGAAGTTCTGGAGTCCCACTAGAGAAGACCTGATGATAGTAGCCACAACAGGCAAGGTTTACTCGAGTGTGGTGGCAGACTTATTTAGTAAAGTATCCAATAACTTGAGAGAGGAGTCTAATCTAAGGCTCTCTTGGGTTAAGCAAACAGAACGTGAGTTGGCTGACCTGAACGACAACCTTCGAAAGGCTGAACGGTTCTGCAGCTCTCTCGGGAGCTACACTCCAGAGCAGAAGAACCTGCCCCTCAACCTGGATGGTTCTAAAAAGGCTATCTGACCGCTTCGAAAAGGGTCAGCTCCCCCTCGGGGAACACGACGTGACAGTCCTCTTCTGAGTCCCCTATGGGCTCGTAGTCGTAGTCTAAGTTGCCAAGAATCCAGAAACCGCCCCCGGGTCTCTGGTGCCATAGGAGGGCAATGGGACAGTTGAAGCCTGGGTTGTACGGATTGTAGAGGTGAAGGTTGGCCCAAATGACGAGACCGTCCTTGAGGTCCTTCTCCTTGAGAACCCGCCCTCTCTTGTACCAAACCTTGCCTAGCTTTTCCCGATTTGACATACTGACTATATGAGTAGTACACTTTATTGGCAAACTTTGGTGGGGATCGTGCTTCTAGCGTGTAATACTGGTTATGGCTGATAAGTTAGTTGTTGTTGAGGACCGACAGGCAGAGTTCCGAATCCAATGGCAATTGGATGATGATATATTTGATACAGGAGGTTTTCTTGGTCAATCAAAGAGGGAGCCCTCTAATAAGGTCCCGAAGGATCAAGACTCCCGTGAATACTGGGCCTATGAGAAGGCCGGTTTCCAGGTCATCAAAGAAGGAGATCAGGACACTCAAGGCCATGATTCTACCGGTTTCTGGTGGGAGAGTCAATCAGGGGCTCGAACAGCTCTCACAAGGATCAAGGCTGTAGCTAAGACAGCGCTCGCCGCCGGGTGGAAACCGCCGAAAGGATGGAAACCCTAACTAATCTAGGATACTCAATACCTCAAGAGGGAAGACTTCTTTTTTTAGAACCCAGATTGGGCTCTCATTCCCGCCAGGTCTATGATCTTCAAACCAAATACAGGATACTGCTGATACTCCATTAACAATCTCTATTTTGGAGACCACCATATCGGGACCCTCCTCTGTGTTGAGGTTTACCCGATCACCAACCTTGAGTACCACATCTTCGTCATCGTCTAGGTCAGCCATGGTGTCTCATAACACCGGTAAGTTGAGAAAAATGTTGAGAAAAGTATCTTCTACACGTAATACTTGGGTAGGAGCTAGAAATGAGTAGCGAGTCAGGTAAGTTCGAAGGTGAGCCAGGGTATGTCCCAGAATTTTGGGACAGAGCCCTTCAGGGCTTAGCCGATAACCAAGAGGATAATGTATATAGTTTCACCATAACTGAGGATGATGTTCGGAAGTACCCTGAGCTGGTTGTTGGTCAAAAGCTCCTACTGTCAGAATCAACCGACGGATTTGTATTCTCTAGGATTGTCAAATGTTGAGGATAAGAACCTTCAAGATTAACTTCCAACGCAGTGATAACACTAAGTTTTCAAGGGTTGTGAACGAAGTATACTCTGAGAATGCTTGCATATTCGCGGAGAGGGTTGGTATTGAAGAGGGGGCCATACCACTTTGGCCCTTCATTGACATTAGTCCTTGGAGACGAAAACGCGATCAAAGATCAAAAAGTGGTTGAGATGCTTCCTCCTCATTCGTAATATGGATTTAATGGCCGACCCAAAGTTTGAAATTGATGAGCCCGTGAATGTTATCAACGGAGGGCAACTATTTCCTGGAACCGTTCTCGGTATCCAGTTCCTGGTACCCCTCTGGTTCTATGTTGTTGAACTGGAGGAAACCATAGAGACCGACAACGGCCCGCAACGGGGTCTGTTCGTCCCAGAGTCCAGCCTAGAGTACCAAGAGGAGACTATTGAGGAAGAGGGCTCTGAACCCGTCATCATCGAGAGTGAATGGTCGACAGTTGGGTCTTACGTTTATGCTTGCAACCAAGAACAGATAGATCAGGGACACCCAGCGGCCATTGACGTTGAAGTACGGCTTGTCCACGATGACCAAGGTAAGATCTACATTCAGACCGTTGATGAGATTGACGGAACCTCATTATGGGATGATATCCCATATGATACCCAAAATGAGGCCCTCATTATGGCTAAGAAGGTAATCTCCGAGAGCCACGAAGCTGAACCCCCTGAGAATGCCGCGGCCTACTTAGCACGCATCAAGGCTGAAGAGGCCTAACCCCACTGATTGCCTCTCGGTCAATCCCGAATTCCTTTCGGAGAGCTTGAACTCTATGAGCTGGGAACTCAAGCCCCTGGTGAGGGTAGAACTCATTGGCCTGGCGGTGAACCAAGCACAAGAAGGTCTGCTTGGTATAAACGAATCCGGCTAAAGCTAATTCTTCAAGAGCGGCCTCACGGGAGCAAAGCCCATAGGCCACTGAGCTGAAGAATAGTGCCATCGCGTACTGAGCATCCAGGTCGAGTAGGATCGCGATATGCTCCCCCCGATTATCCTGATGGATCACCACACTACCCACCTGAACCTCACCACAGCCGGCTGGATCTAAGTCGATAACTCGAGCTCTAAGGGGGACTGACCGCCCCCGCCTTTTATAGGAAGATCTTCCTTGAGGCATGATAAACACCTTCTAAGTAATACAATTCTTACAAGTAACTTCAGTAGGATTGACTCTGGTTTGTGATCCTAAATACTTTGGTGAGTTTCGTGTGAGTGGCTTGTAATACCTAACAGAACCTCATAAGTTTGACCTCTAGAGGATCCATGCACGCACTGAAAATCAATCAAAGTCACTGGATCGGCCGCCCCCCAGCTAATGCGCAACGAGTTGAGCGTTGGACTGGAAAACAGTGGATACTGGACGACGGAAGGCCTGGTCTGGCTTTCAGTGGGGTTGTCTTTGACGGAGACCCCAAGTGTGAAATCCCGACCCCGATAGCTTGGACGTCAGGGTGCGAGTGCCACCTGATCTCTGCTAGCGGGTGTCCTTCAAGTATCGCCGCTCAGTATACGGCCAAGCGGTTTGGCTGTAGCAACGGGGATAGGATGACTAGACTTCATCTTCGTTTAGTAGCAAATTACAAGAAAGTGTCAAGGAATCATCATGGCAAGTAGAACCCACAACCCTGAAAAGAGAGCTTGGAGAGGGCGTTCCTACAAAAAGGCCGGGGAGAGCATCCAAGAACTTCGTGAGGAATCGAAGCTGAAGGACTTGAAGCCCATTGCCGGCGAGGGCCGGTATGTGGAGTGGGACGAAGGATACGAGACTTTCTGTGTCTTTGGTGACCAGAGCGGGTTTGCCTACGCCAACTTCTGTGACGAGGGTGAAGCCAATGAGTGGCTCAAGGATCATCCGGGAACGGTCGCCGCATGATCACTGCCTGCATCCTCGGTGGGGTGCTGCTTGCTGGACTTAGGGTCTGGAAGCACAGGATTGATACCAGCCGTCGGTCAGCTGTGTTCATCGTAAACGAGGGTCTCGAGCGATGGTTGGTCGACTTCACCACCGGAATGATGTACTATCGGCACTTCTACAAGGTTCCGCACCAGACTGATAGAAACTTGGGTTTGGACTACGAAATCCTACCTATAATCCCATCAGTATGGAGATGGTGTGGGGTTCCAGGAGTGCAGCCAACACCCCTTACGTGGAAAATGCGGCTCACAAAAGAATCCCATGACCTAGCTCACAGGGGTGCAGTTGATCGGCTTCTCAACCCCTCTGGATTATCGGATAAGTCTCGGAACCGAGTTCGGAAAGAGACTCAACTTTATCTTCTCGAGCTAGGTCCAGAGCCCACCTGGAAACCCGTTCCCCATTGGTTGGTAGGGATCTTGAACTCTCGTTATGAAGTGTTCTTCCGGTATAAGTTAGCCGGTGAAGAGGGTGTTTATGAAAACCACCCTGGTAGGGTAGAGGGTCTCGAACGTTACCTCACCCGAGATTGGAGATCATTATGTTCCAATGGTTCAAAAGGTGGTTCACGACCCAAGAGGTACCTGAAGATATACGGTACTGCGAGTTCGACTGCAGAAAGACGAACTGTACCGAAGGAGAGAGACTCACATGCCCTCATCGGTTAAAACTAGAGGAGCTGGAAGCTCAGAGTCAACGCGAATACATTCGGGCCTGGTCACCATGAAGACAGTCATTCCCCAGGGTGTCCTGAATCCAACTGGGCTATCTCGATCTACCGCCTGGGCCGAGATCGGAGCACTATGGGCTTCCCATGCCCTCCGGATGCTAGTCCAACCTACCGGCTCGGGTATCATTTTGGAGAGTTTTGGAGAGTTATTGATAGGAAAACTCATGAGTTAAGTGAGAATCAGGACTCTGGTGCGTAATACTAGGCATGTACACAAGCCCAATTCACCAAGGTTACATGGATGCCTTCTACGGGAAAGATCAAGACCCAGAGCAGACCAGCCCTGAGTATGAAGAGGGTTACCTCGTAGGCTTGTATGACAGAGACGAGCTCAAAGTTGGCACGCGGCCCCCTCAGTTCCTAGGGTACTACCGGGAAGAGGACCTTCCAATCAAGAAGGGGCAGACCATTGTCATTCCCAAGGGGACCATTGTCAAGGTGGTAGGGAAAGACCCGAAGCCCGCTGGTAGGACTTACAGTATTACGGTAGATCACGTTAACGCTGGAAGCACCTTCTATACTCAAGGGAGTGCATTTCGGAAGGATTACGTCCGACCCACATCTCCGAAGGTTGTGTGGCCAGGTGCTGGTGGCTACTGGGCAGAAGCCGACTTGAATGATATCCTGAAGGCAAACTCATGAAAAACGTTACTATTAAAGTGAAACCCTACAATCTCCCTTACTCTCAGCAGTACCCAAACGTCATTGGAGACTACCGACCCAACCTACCTGCTTCGGAGGAAGCACGCTTGGAGGTAGTCAGAGCCGAGTTCATGGGTTACGCCACCTCTGAGGTTCTTGATACCGAAGACATCCAGCTAGCAGAGGAAGCGGCTGTTGTTCTCATGAGGGACATTCTGGACTCTGGGTATCAGATCACTTGGAAGTCCAATCCACTTAGTGCTTACGAAGCCATGAAAGATCAGAGTGTGCAGGGGACTCCGGATACCATAGCTAATAAGCTATCCATCAGTGTCGAACCTGCAATCATTCAGGCAATTGGGGCTGCCAATCATCAAATGGTCATGAGCAGAATGGTTAATTGGATGTCTCCTCTGCTGATCTCGGACATGCCATTTGAGATGTGCCGACCGCTATGTGACTCAGCAAAGGTGTCCATCCTGTCAGCGATGTCCTCACTGCCCTTCATTGCCCACTACCACTTCTGCCAGGGTCTCGAAGGGGTCAAGTACAGCGAGCACGACTCGGAGATCCTAGCGGCAGCTGTCAAGTTCCTGAAGTCAGCCTATGCTCTCTACGTGGTGAACAGCAAGAATATCATCATTTGTGAGAGGCCATTTGGCATTAAGCTCAGCAAACGTGGCGGAATCATGGACATCAACTTCTGGGGAATGTGATGCCACCAGTTGCCCACCACCCTGATGGTTTCTGCTGGAGATAGATCGAGGTGGTCTATCGGGGAATGCTTCCGACTATCCCTTCCCCCTTGACAGTCGTGTGGACGGTATCCAGATGCGTGGTAGTTCCGCAGGTACCACACGGGTAAACTCCGTGCTTGCACACCGTAGCTCCGGTTCTTCGTAGGCCTCCCGGTTCATCTCGTTCAGGAAGGTCGCACCCGTAGGGTGATTCAAAATCCTGCTTAGCAGGCCACAGTACTTGTTTGGTCATCGTCGATTCCTTATGGCTAATGCTAGGGTATTCACACGAGATCGCAGTTCTCGATTTTCTTGTTCGAGTCTGGTAACTCGATCCTGTAAAACTCTGAATTCTGAGTTATTCTGTAGTTCAAGCCTGAGCTCATTGGTACTACCCCAGCTAGAAGCTTGTAAACCCTCACCTGTAGTGATGAGAAGCGATCCACCCCCAGAGATCGGACCGTCGCCAATAATTGATGGAGGGTAGTCAACTCGAACAGATCCGCCTCCATCTATATGAAATTGATGCACCTCAGAGTAAGTGTGGAGAATAGACTCGATGTACTCTCTGGTTGCTACATCTCCCAGATCAGGGTTCCCAATATTGACAACCAGTGGTAAATCTGCCGGAATACTCTCGCCTGGACCATTGAAGAAGGGTTCCTCACGCGACTCCTCGAACAAGCTCTCGGGAGGTGAAGGGTAGTTCCTATGGGTCATCAAGTCCCACTCTTCTTCACGAAGTTTGGCAATCTTGAGGAGCTCGTCCCGGAGATCCTTCATAGACGGTTTTCGTTCAGGCCTGATAGCCGCCCAGTACTCTTCGAAGTCGTCCTCCATTGTTTACAGCAGGCTGTTTACACCGAAGCCCAATATCTTGCGTTCTTGGGGCATTCGGTGTAATGGGTAACCGGTGTACAAAAAAGCTGATTCTGAGCTGGACTTCATGGAAGTTGAGGAAAGTGGTTACTTGAAGACCGCACTCGATGCTCTCCGTCAACTGATGATTGAGAAGCTGAACTCAGATAAGCGGACTCGATTCGCTTCAGTAGCCAGTCTATGTGAAGTGGCAAAGTCCCTTATGAGAGCCGAGGCCTCCCCGCGTGTTCCGAGGGACGATATCAAGCGAGCTCGCTTTGAAGAGGGTGATGATGGGGGTGTTGAGTTTGTTGGAGATATCACCTTTAACGGGGTCACCCAGTATCAAGATCCAAGACAACAAAAACGGAATATGGATGTTCAGATGAGCACCCTATCCCAGATCCACCTTGAAGCCCAACGATCCCAGTTAGCTGCAGCAGAAGCCCAGGAGCTGAAAGACCTGATAGCTTTGCAGGATTTGACTGAGTTCCCTGAAAGAAAGGGTATACTCAAGGCCCGCGTGGATAAGTTATTTTGCAACCTAGAGGAAAGAAATCAAGATGGTGATGTGGTACATTCCGAGTTTTCACGGAGATCTGCAACTGGAAGCAGTAAGTCAAACGGAGACCTCCCTTCGCATGTACAGCCTGTCAAACGAGGAGCTGAGGGTTATGGAATCCTTCCGGAAAAGAGCTCTGAGGGGCGGGATGATCTTCAAACCATGGGCAACACCTGAATCTTTCCCACAGATTCTAGAGTCAATCTGTAGGACAGAGAGGGGGGTGACTGTCCAACTGCAAGCACCTATCACCAAGGTGGCTAAGCACCTTACTTCCAGACTGAAGCCCGGTAGAAATCAAGTATCGGTAGTGAAGCTATCCAACGGGACCCTCCAAGAATACAAGATCAACCCACTACCCGCGAGGGCTCCTAGTGCCTCACCCGCGAGCATCGAAGAGTACTGGGATGCCATCAGGTTGCCAGCCCTTGCTGTAGCCGCTACGACCGTAGCCGTCCCTGATAGAGGTTGTCCCGTCCCTGAATTCGTCAAGGCTGAGATTCGAGCTACGAAGGTTCTAGAGACCTTCTTGAACCCGGGGCAGCTGGAAGACTTTAGAAGGACAAACCAATTTGTCACCGTGGGCCAGGACACTGGCCGTCGCTACTTGTTGACCTCTCGAACGAAGGTGGAGAGGTCCCCAAAGAGCAATCGAACCCTGTTCGATCTCGATCGTAACCAACCCATTTGCGTGCATGATTGGGAGGTACCAGCAGCCGAAGAGCTGTTGGGTCTCCACTTGTTCCTATCGCTCCCAGGTTGGGAGAGTTGGATGCTTGAACTACCGGAGTGATTATGTTTCCACTATCAGTTACTGTTGGGTTACTCCTACTAGCATCTTACCTCCTTGTCTACCGGCTTGGTCATAAGAAGGGAATTGAGCTCAGTGAGGCCTTCAATAAGCCCTCGTCTCCACCCAAGGAGAAGGAAACCATCAAAGATCCCGAGGACCTACCACCAAGGGAGAAATTCGGGACTGGTGCTATAAATCGACTGTATGATTCGGGGTACAGCGTTACCAGGGGTGGGGTCATCTTTAGAGGTAATCTAGAGATCGCCTTCGTTGATAAGGATAAAGGCCCGTTCGGGTTCGAACGACTCCAAGAAGTTCGTGAGATGAAAGAAGATTCAGATATCTGCAGAAGGCTGAGTCGAAGTTGGTACGAGACCTTTGCACTTGACGAGGGTCTGTCACTTCGTGATGGTAGCTACTATGTATCAAATGAGGGTCTGTTCTGGAAAGGTGAGCTCCTCCTATATCGCTTGAGTGACAGCTGCGAGCTTGAAGAGTGGCCTGTAACCTCAAGTACCAAGTTCTTCAAGAAGCCTGACCCTGAAGATCGTGAGGCCTGCAGTAGGTTACTCACTCGGTGGAAGGCTGAGTTCTCACCCCCCACTGCTGCCTAGATAACATCTTCGCGCTCGAACCGAGTTGGAGGGAGATCCTTGAACCACCAAGAGGGCGAGACACTCTTCACGGGTTGGTATTCAACCAGAGCAGCGGCTACTTGGGTCTCCATGTAGAACATCACCACCTTGGACGGCCAAGGTGGTATTGGTTCAATAGCTCTGAGTAGATGCTCATCACGAAGACCACAGTCACTCAGTAACTTGGCGGTAGCTGGGACAACCTCAAGCCAGAACTGACTCTTACCGTCGACTTCGCGACAGAGGAACATGGTGTGCCATTGTATACCATCATAGCAACCATCTTGATGCTCTACCCAGACCCTTCGATCCCAATCGAAGAGATACTTTACCCCCAACACCATAAGGTCTGTTGATAGAATTCTGGTGACGGGCATCCAGATGATATCGGACATATCACCCCACAACGGTCTTTGGCTTCATGCGGTGACGACTCAGACGATTCACTGTCTTCCAAGTCAAGGTAACTGCAGGATGCTTACTCTTACCAACTTCCTGCCAACCAATCTTCAGACCCTTGGAACTAGCAGTTAAATTCAAGGTTGCTCCATCTTTGAACGTATGCTCGTGCTTGTTTTTCTTGGTATCTGATGGCATGACTCTCAGTACACCGGGGATGGTTGGACAACCTGCCAAAATCTACTAAGTATTGAATTCCAGACTTGAGTTGGGGTGTATTACTTTCAGATGTTAGAGTTCAAAGTCACCCTTCCGGACTTGAAACTGTTGGAGGACCTTGTTGAGAGCGAAAAGCTTGAGGGGGAAGAAGAGGCAGCTTTCTCCCGGATGTTGGGGGATCTCCTTGCAGGAAAGTTCCAGAAGCTGACGAAGAGGCAGCGTGATTGGGCTGAGTGGACCCACAAACGACTAGGGTTAGATCCTGGAGCGGCGAATCTAGTCAGTTCGGGTCAACTCAGGGTAACCGAAGCAGAGCGAGAAGACCTCAAGGGGTTTCTTGGTACCTTGGGTCCAAAAAGACTCAGGCCACCAGGTCGGTAGGTCTTATTTCAGGGCGTTGTAGCAACACCTTTCCTGATAGATCCTTATTTCAATTTTCACCACAAGATTGGAATAACCCTAGTAGGCCACTTGTTCGATTTTGGGTACCCAATGTTGAGAAAACTGGGTATAATTCAACCCTTGTAGGTAGGTTGGGGCCACAAACTATTTCAACAAAATAGTTGAGTTTTGCTGCTCCCATGCGTAGTACTGCATCATGCAATCTTGTTACCTCGCGGGACCAGGGACAGTCGACCAGGTGAACATCCTCCGGGATGGTACGGATGGGGAAGAGCTGAAAGTTGTCCCACGTAATCCAGTAGTTGTAGAGTTGGTCAAAGAGCGCTATTGTTTCGTTGCTAGTAGAGATGTCCTATTTGAAGACCATGAAACTGCTAGCTTGGAAGCTGAGCGGCTTCGGATCGAGGATGCCGAAGCCAAGCGTAAAAGACGGAAAGAGATTCAACAGATGATCAACTCAATGGACTCAAACCCCGAAACAGAAGAGCTTCAAGCTCAGACTCCAACTCTTGTTTTGGTTTCTGCTCCACAAGACACCGTAACCATAGAGGTTGAGGATAACCCTAGGGTACTGGACATTGAACCCGAGCTGCCTGTTACTAAACCTGAGGAGAGCATTGGAGGCAATCCGGCAAGTCCGTCGAACTTCATACGGAATATTCAGCGAGTGATCGGAAATGAAACTCTGTCACTGGTGGAGGTCCATACGAGACTGAAGGAGGCTGGGTTGATGCCAGCATCCGATGATGAGGTTCACTACATCAGGTTTCAGCTATCTCAGCACCGCCCGTTGTTTGAGAGACCTACCCGAGATAGTGTTAGTTTGACTGAGGACAGTCCGTACTTTGGTCAAGCCTGGAAGCCTGTGCAGGAAAAGAAGAAGAAAGCCAAGAAGAATCCCGCATCGGCGGTGGTCCAACCAAGCAGTGCCAAGATTAAGCCAGTCAAGGCTAAGAAACCAGTCAAGGCTAAGAAACCAGTCAAGGTGAAGCCTTTGGTGATCAAACCCATCTACCTGAGCTGGTTGGGTTACCAAATGGTTCAGACGGTTGCCGACAAGGCTACCTTCGATGGTGTTGGCATACGGCTGACTGAACAGCAAAAAGATGACACCTGGACCTGTAAGATCTATTTTGCTGAGATGGATATGATCTTCGTTGGGGAGGCTACTAAGCGCCACTTAGCCAGGAAAAAGGCTGAGACTAACCTGAAGAATGTCACTAACAAGCTCAATATCTTGGCTTACCAAGCTTGCCACAAAGAAGAGGAATGACGATATCTCGTTGGAAAGTCATTGGGCCAACTTGTGTCAAGTCACTGAGCGGTCGGAATCGTAAGTTTGTTCGGTGCCGGTGCCAATGCGGTACTGTCCGTTACGTTCAGGAATCTTCGATCAAGTCTAACCGTAGCCGGTCATGCGGATGCCTTTTAAAAGAAGGTAGAGGTAGACCAGTACGCCATGGGTACTCCCGACGTAAAAGGGCGCCTGAGTACAAAGTCTGGTCTTCGATGCTATCACGGTGCAGAAACCAGAACGATGCTAACTGGCCTCGGTACGGTGGGGTTGGAATCACTGTCTGCAGGAGGTGGTACCAATTCGAAAATTTCATCGAAGACATGGGAAAAAGGCCCGAAGGTAAGCGACTGGGACGCAAGAATGTCACTAAGGGGTATACTAAGAAAAATACCTTATGGGTAACAATGGAAGAGAGCGCAAATAACCGTCGCAAGTCATGCTTGATTACTTTCCAAGGGGTCCGAATGACAGCGGCAAGGTGGGGGCGGAAACTTGGCATCCCGTCAAGTACGCTAACCAACAGAATCCTTCGTGGAAAACACGGTGGTAGAGTTTTGTATGGGTAGCGTCATTGCGCTGGTGTAGTTACCCCTATGCCTACCATCCGCGGTAATCTAAGCGATCAAGAACATAGACAATTCAGTGTTTTAGCTGCAGACTTACGGCTAACTCGTACACAACTAACTGAACGATTAGCTAGAGGCTTCTTAGCTGAGCAGCTACGTCTTCACCCAGCTCTAGCTGTTGGTATCGTAGAAGTTATTGAGGAAACCAGAGTAAGACTCCACATCACAACACGTCAACTTGCTAGGTTAAAGGACCTTCAGGAGTTAGTACCTGGGTGCTGCGTCAACGATGCCACCAGACGTGACCTGACCTACCCACTACGATTCGAAGCTGTTGTCTTTGAGTTCTTGGCAAATTGCCCAAAGGGTTCAAAGAATGAAGCTAAAAGACCTCGAAGGACTCGGGTCTACACGAAGATCGACCCAACGGCTAAGCCTGGGCTGAAGGCTGCCAAAAAGGAAAGAGCCAAGTACGAGTCAAAACACGTTCGCATCATTACAGAAGCTGAAAAGGTCCTAACTTCCGGGCCTAAGAGTCTTGATGAGTTGTTCTCCATACTTAGAGTACGAGATCAAGTACCAGGCGGCAAAGACCCCAAGCCTCTACTAAGGTCACTCCTGACCCAATCTGGCAGGTTTACCTACGACCGACTTTCCAAAGTAGTCTCTATACGTCAACCAGAGCCGACAGAGCTAGAGGTTGACGACATTATCAGTGAGATGATGATTGAGGAGCCCCCTCCTGTAGTGGAAGTTGAAACCACTGAACCTGAAGAGGAGGACATCTTTGACGTACTGAGGAGAGCTACGGATGAGGTCGTTGAGGAGCCCCCTCCTGTATCCGAGACCAAGTTAACTGAATCAGATAATGATCCAAAAAACCCGTCTTTCTTCCCATCTGGAACGAGATGGAAGAAGGTCTAGTTGACTTTCATTAGGTAGTATGCCTAGAAGGTTTCAATGCCTAGTATACTCAGGGCTCTCGAAGCTGACATCACAAAACTTAACGTCGATACTATTGTCAATGCTGCCAATGAGGCAATGCTTGGAGGTGGTGGAGTAGACCATGCAATCCATGCTGCAGCAGGTCCAAGGCTCCTAGAAGCTTGCAAGGCGGTCATACCAGTGAAGCCTGGGGTAAGGTGCCCAACCGGAGAAGCACGCATCACCCCAGCCTTCAGCCTGCCTTGCAGGCACGTGATTCATACCGTTGGTCCCATCTGGAAGGGCGGGTTTAACCAAGAGGCTGATCTTTTAGCCTCTTGTTACCGAGAGTGTTTGAAGCTTGCAGCTCAGTACGGTACTTCGATTGCTTTCCCAAGCATCAGTGCTGGAGCTTACGGTTACCCAATAGACAAAGCCTGTGAGATAGCAGTAAGAGAGTGCAAGGCTTTCCTGAAAACGGACGAAACTTTGGATGACGTGATCCTGGTTTCCTTTGAGTCTCCGATGATCTTCGATCTTCTCACGAAGATGATCCGGTACCTTTAGTTCAACCGTTAATAAACTGAAGAAACTTCAGAAAAAGGTTGATGAGGTCAACGGAGTGGGGTGATTGTTAAGGGGTCATCTTGCAACTGCAATAAGCTGAACTTCTAGGTAGGGCCTACTACAGTACCGGTTCTCGTTCAAATCGAGTTGGTCGTGAGGTACTATTCGGGAGAAAGTTTATGGCAGTCTGCTCCACATTGGACTTCTCTAGAATGTGGTTAGCAAGACGCACATGAGCTTCTTTAATAGCTTCATCTAACGATGACTCTTTACCACTAGCTGTGAAGGAGCAACCAACGGTACTGCAATACCACTCATAGGGTTTCTGGTTGTCAATATTAGCCAGATTCTTGAAAATATTCATGTTGTAGCCGCCACGGGTTGTGTACCAATAGAGCCCGGGTCGTGACTGATCAAATGGCCTTCGAGCCACCTTGATTCCTAAGAGTGTCAGCTCAAGATTCTTTTCCTCGGTTGGCATAGGCCTTAGTTACACCAAAATGGCTTGTAAAGTCAATCTTCCGGTGTACTATGCAGTAGGCCCGAAGCCGGCCAAGAAGAAGGCATGGGTACCTCAACTGACACTGATGACATCGAGTCCTTTTGGGAAGGACTTCGACCCCAGCGGGATCTGAGTACCCTAACCAATGTGCCTATTGTCGACGTGGTTGCTTTAGAAGACCCAGTTGAGTCCGATGAGGAGTCAACCCCCTACGTGACTCGTTACACCATTGATTATGGTGATGACTCCCCTGTTGAAGTTGAAGAATCAAACGTAACCTTCACTTCCGTCGTTACAGACCCACCCTACTCGCACCACTTAAGCGGGACAGAGAGATCAAACGGGTCTCTCTTTCGAGAGCTTGTATATACAACGGTTCGATTACGTAATCTCTTGAACTCAGCTGGGATCCGCTACAACTTCACCAGGTTGATAGACGTGATTGATAGTAGAGTCCAAGACCTCAACATTGGGCCTGAAGATCCACGCTTGAGTTACTTTCAAGAGATGAGTGATCTCTTGTCTAATTCTGAGGATGATCATGCCAGACGATAATGAAGTTGAATCCTACTGGGATCATCGACAGGGACTGCGATCCTCCCCAGGGGTACCCCAAGAGGCTCGGGACCAATGGAACCCTAGTGGGCAACAGATACTCAACATTCTGACTCGAGTGTTTGCAAATCCGCCCCCTGAGTACATTTCCCAGACTGAGAATGCTAACCAGATCATTACTCATTTGAATCGGCAACACCGGAATACGGATGAGTACCCTGACTACGAGGATATTCGTATAACCTTCGAAGAGTGGTCAAAACCTGGGTGTGTTAGTCTGCTAGACCGAGTGGTGCAGGGTCAGTTGTACAGTCGAACACTGACTGGGGGTGAGCTCTGGGCGTACTTGAGAAGGCTGCACCAAAACACTCCTACTCAAAACATTTCTGAGATAGATAAGCAGATCAGTGACTACGTTCTAGAGTACTGCAAGGAGAACCGCTCATACCCACCGATATCCATTATGCGTGGGCACTTCATCTCGAGCATGAGGGTTCAGGAACGAATCCTAGACTTGATTGTTCGTGTAGGGGGTCTCGATGATGATATCCAGTCTCCAAGTTTACCCCAAGAAGTAGCAGCCCCTCAGGAAGTGGGCGAGTCCCAAAGCCAATCCATTCTTGATATGCGAAGATTGGCCCTACTACTGAGCAACCTTCAAGAACTCGTCGACAGGGTTGGGGACGATGAGCACATTGATTCGATCATCACCGAGTTGTTCACTTGGGTTGAAGCTCAAGGTGCTGCCCACAACATGCGTACTAATTGGTGGCAAGATACCCTCAACACCTTTGAGGTGACCTACCATATTCGTCGAGGGAGTGTTCATCGACAGGGGACTCATGCCCATGACAGTACTGCTGCAGATCGTAGGATCCTAGCGTACACTGAGCAGTACATGGGGATGGTAGGACACCTACCAACTCAGGATGAGATTCGCAGATACTTCACAAGCGAGAATGATGGTCATGCTCTAACAAGATTGTCGGAGATCAATAGGAACGAGGTACCCCAACATGAGAGACGAATGGCTGCTGCTGGTACCATGTTTCTAGGCCATAATACAGCAGACCTAGAGTTACCTGAGAGACGTTCCGATGATGAGCGGGAGTATGACACCCGTATCAACCTCAGGCGAGTTGCCCTACTGCTCAATGGAATCATTGAGACATCCGATAACATGGCAGAACCCCTCAACAGGCGGGTTCTCACTAATCTACAGACCTCTCTTGATGAGTTAGGAAGGAGAACCTTCAACCACTATGGGGAGGATGACTGGCGTAGGAGAGTACTACTTAACTTCCGAGTGGAGTTCCTACCTATGAGTGCCCCAGGCACGTTCCCTCGCCCAGAGGAGCTCTACCCAACCGAGAGACGTGCCTACCAGCCTCCGAGGGATTCAATAGAGGGTAGGAACCAGGAGCCTTCTGAGGATGACTTCTCTTTAGAGGATCCAGCCTAGAGTGACTAAACCTGAAGACAGCATCGAGTCCTATTGGGAAGTGGTTCGCCCTAATTACAAAGATTTAGGTTGGTTAGATGGCTACAGGATCAAGGACTGATAGCATCGAGTCCTATTGGGAGGTGGTTCGTCCTCAGTTGATAGTCGAAAAGTCTATCAATTCCATGGTCTTGCTGAAGGCTTTGATTAGGATTAGCCGAAGGGTTTTGGTACCCACCTTTGCGGCTGACTTGAAGATCCGGGAGTACATCTCTACGGTATTTAACACTTTTGGAGTTGAAGTCAGCTTCGGGACAATCAGAGAGCACTTTCAGGGAATCTTGACTGATTATGACTTCGATAAACCTCATGAAAACAAGGAGGTGCTCAATCGTCTTGACGAAATTTCCCGTATGTGGCCGGATGTGCTTTGATGACTGATGACATCGAGTCCTACTGGGAAGGTCTCCGCCCGCCGCGTAAACCAGGGAAGGAGCCACCCAAGGGCGGTGTATGTGACCACATCAATCCGACCAAGATCGAAGGTTACTCTATCTCTGAAGAGGCCTTGTACTTGCTCGAGGAACCAGTCGACGGAGCTTCTGCATCTGACTACGAGGGAGAGACCTGTGTTGTGTTCAGACCCAGGTGGTACAAGCTGCACCGCTGGGTCTGGTGGCTGTTCATCACAGGGGGTATTTTCTCTTCATATGAGTGGACCTTTACGGTGGTATACGGAAGCGTTCAGAAGGCCTACCGCCGAAAGCGAGGATGGCTTGACTGAATGGTTACCCAACGTATCTTGAGGAGTTCACAATAGGCTATACGGCCGATACAACCTGGTTATTCGTTGACAGCTAGATTACCGTGGTTTATGGTTCTTGTGGATGATCATCAAGTTCAACCGGACTGGCAAGGACATCACATGCATGAAGTTCAAGCTAGAGTTCAACCCTCTTAAGTACCAAGAGGCTCTGGTCATTGATGTCCCAAACTACGCAGTTGTCAAGTGCCACATTAAGGAAGAGTATATTGAGGGACGCCGAGTAGATCGGTTAGAGCCAGGGCTGTACCGTCTAATTCCAAAAAGGAATCGGATGGCCACTTCCTGGGTATTGGAATTCCCCTTCGAGGATAATGTTCAGATCATCCTGGGTGATGACCTCCACTCTCATTTGATATGGCACGTTACCATCTACTTCCGTGGACACCACGTGGAGATGAACCTTCCAGAGTTCAACCCGAGATACAAGCTCGTATCTCCAGTCAATTTGAAGTCTCTTGACATCACCCACCCAACTCGATTCGAGAGGGAGCCAGTGATCTAATGTACACGCTAGCCAATGTTGAAGAGATGAATCAGAAGTATCCTACAACCTTCCATATTGTTCAGCGTACTGAACGGGAGGCACTACAAGTAGGGGATTACGTCAAGCTTCACTTCCACTACCCATCGGGGAGCTGTGACCGGATGTGGGTTAAGGTTATGGAAGTTCTACCAGGACCTCGATTCAAAGGTACCCTGGATAACGTTTCATTCTTCGTAGGGGCTCCTGAGTGCGGAGAGCTTGTAGAGTTCGGGCCAGAAAACATTGCAACCATTATGGATCGACCTAGCTGATTTGGTGTAGCTACCCTCAAGGAGACCCATGCCAACAATCGAAGTCGGAGAGTTTGATAAAGTGTTCGTTGTACGACGTACAGAAGCTCAGTTATCAAAAGTGTTTCAACAGGTAGTAGAGGTATCCGAAGATGACCTGTTGGTATTTGTTCAACAGGGAAGCTTACTGACTGACACACCCTCGGGTAAGCCTGCTCGATGTGTCCCCAAGGCTAGGGTATTCGTTGGGGGTGATCAGATTGGTGTCTTGAACAAGATTCGGGTTGAAGCTGACAATGACCACCCCTTTCCAATAATGGAGTTCTCTATTATCAGCCCTTTGGTTGAAGGACTCACAGAGAGTACTAGGACCTCAATCCAAAAAAGCCTTGACAACTTGAAGAAATTGCTGCCTTTGGCGACCATCCACGAGATGGGTTTCATGGGCGTGGAGCTCACTACTCACGGAAGGGATTTGAGCGTACCCATTGAGTTTCTACCCCTCTGATGAAACAGAGCCTTTCATCTCGGTGAGAGGTTTGGTTTACAAGGGTAGGAGAGATTTGCCTCCTGAGAAGGCCCTTGTTGTGATCGTATTTGGGATGCCCAAGGTTTTGTTGTATATCGGACCAGGGCTCGACTTCCTTTATGAAGATGGGTACATGCAGGACCACTTCGAAGAAGATATGGAGGTTCAGATCCCCTCTGACGGGCTCTATATCTGGACTGGACAGGTGGTGGAGCATACCAGCTTCGAAGGGGACGAGGTGGAGTATTGGATTGAGGGAAAGTTCGATCCAGTCTCGAAATCTCAGTGGACTAATTACCTGGAAGGAACACCACCCTGGGATACTAGTCTGTACTTTGCTGATTCACGCATAAGGGATCTACTTCTTGAGGAGTGCGAGGAGGACCACACCAAGTCCAAGCAATGGCCCCCAGATAGGTTTCACCGAGAAGAAGTGATCTGACGTCTCCGGTGTAGCTTAGCTCATGGCTGATGATATTGACCTAGCCGCCGTCAAGGCTGCCTTTGAGGAACTCGACCGCATCCCGTTTGCCTTTTCGGGTAAGTGCATTCAGGCCCGACTCATGGATGAGAACGATCCTGACGGTGCTGTAGCACTCACGGATGATAATGGTGTCGTGCACCTAATGATGCCACGAGAGGTCTACGAGGATATCCTCGAGTATAACAAGAATCGGTCTAAGGGCACAGTAAAAGACAGGTTAGCTCAGAATACTAGGATCAGATCAGAAGACGACTTCGACCTTACAATTCATCGAGCAACCGCGAAAGATGCTGAGAGTATCCACTCTTTTGGGATTACTATCCCTGAGATAAAAGTAAGCTCCCAAGTGGAATTCATGAGCGAAGATGAACTCAGGGTTACACTTGAGAATCCCTGTGCTGTTGTTTTCTTGGCGTGTGATAAGGAAGGTGAGATTCAAGGCTTCTGCTTGGGTCAAACTGGAGATCCTGATCACTGTGATGATCCAACTCAAGCCTGTCTTGTGTACATTGCTGTAGCTGAGAAGTGGCGGGGTTCGAGTCTAGCAGTCAGATTGTATCGAGGCGTTGTTGACGAACTCAAGAAGCAGGGTGTGACCTACCTCTATGCTTGGGCATGCCCTACAAGTGGAGCAGTCCAGTTCTTCACCAAGCAGGGGATGGTACCTGGGAAGACTTGTGTTTGGATGGATACTAAGATCTAACTCTGGTTTCAGAGCGTCTCGGTTTGGAGTACCCCTGAATGGTAGTACCTTTCCAATGAAACAATCAGGGGTATAACTTACTTATGAACTAGTATCGAGTATGAACGATCTAGGAATCATAACCAGAGTAGTTCGAAGGGTAGTATCTAGAACTAGTAATTGGACTCACGAGGGGTATATGGATGGCCTTCAAGGAAAAGATCCAGACCCAAAGTTATCTGAGTGGGTTGATTCTGACTATAATGAAGGTTGGTTAGTAGGGGATGAAGATCGACGTCGTGGTGTAAAACCACCTAAGTATGGAGTTGGAGAGCCTATCCCTAATCTTAAGGGGAAAGAGATCCTTATCCCTAAGGGAACCCTCGTTAAGGTGGTTGGTAAACCTGAGAAACCAGCTGGAAAGACTTACAAGGTGATAGCTCACCACGTTAACGAAGGATCTACAGCTTGGAAAGCTATGGGTAGTTCTATTTTTCACCGCCCAGACCCACCTAAGGTTATTTGGGCAGGCCCAGGAGGGTATTGGGCAGAAGCAGCACTTGAAGATGTCAAGTGGTAATGCTAGCTAACTCTGGTTCCAGAGCGTCGTGGCCGTTGCACAGTCCCCGTCAGTACACAGGTAAGTGGCGGCGGATATCACATCATGAACCCAAAACTTTCCTAGCTCGTTTTGGTGAACGTCCGCTACATAGGGACCCTCATCCTGACCAGTCCCCTCTTCCATGACTACCATCGCAATGCGGGCAGTCTTACCACACTTCACACACTTAGTAGTCTCAGAGAATGGACCCTGATAACTATTTTTGAGCCCCATGGTTCCGTAGAGAACAGACACCATGGGGCTCTTGTTGGCATTGAGTACCCTTCGGACTACTCTTTGAGCCGGATCTGACGAAAGCTTCATATAGAAGCAGGGTCAAAAGAAGATTAACTATGGCTTCGTAGCACAGTTAACTTGAGTATGAATCAGATTATTGAAACGCAAAAACGATGTTGGATAACTCTTCATTACCCAACATCGTTTTCGTTCCGGAGATTGACTAATTACAGGTAATCTGGAAGGTATTGCTGAAAGCCGGACAAAAACCAGGCTGACCATTAATTAGCAGCCCTGGAGTTGTATCTTGAACTGTTAGGGTGAGGGTGAAGTTGCCACTTGTGTAGCAGTACATCACCTGAGCTGGGCTCCCTGGATTTCCAGAGGTGGCTGGGTCCGTTGCAGGATTCCCGGTTAGCGTAAAGACGTTCGAGTATATAGCCCCTTGGTACCAATAGGCGGCACCATCGTTGCTGGTCCAGGTGACAGTCTGCGGCGATGTTGGAACAGTAACTGCCATGTCCAAAGCAAATGCATCACCCACGTACTGAATTGGCGACATATACTCTGAACTCGAATACCATGCAACCCTACTACATTGGTAAGGCGCCCCTTGGGTTACTGTGACAGCCGCCGTAATGTTCCCTGAGTTTGAACCGACTACATCATTATCGGTACACACTAGGTTAACTTGAACCTTACCCCCACCGACTGGCAACCCGTCGGCTTTAACCCGGCAATTTTGAATGTTGCCATTGGCTGCGCCCCATGAATCCTGTGCTGTAAGTACAAGAGTACAAGTATCACTTGGGTCAAGCCCGCCAATAGATCCATCTACTTTTGCTTGACCAGTGGAATCTGCAGTTACTTGCCAAACACCAGTGGCTACTTGACTTGGCACCGGTATTGGAGTGCACGATAGTGCATAGGAAATTTGGGTGATGGTTATTCCAGGCGAAAGTTGTATACTTGCCCTAACTTCGCCCAGGCTTTGGTTTTCTGAAGTTCCTTCAGATTCTGAGTGTGTTGCTCCGCATGAAATTGCTAATAGTGCCAGAATTGCTACCAATTTAGATATCATTTTCTCTTCCTGTTGGTTTTACAGTTACAAGTTAAGTTAGTTAAGTACTATAGATTCTTGCTGTAGTTCGTGAAGGTCCCATCTTCCCTCTCACTTAGGACCCCACCACCGCTGAACTTAGCATTACGTGGTGGTCCTTCGATATTACCGTTCTCGATGGCACCCTGGACAATGAGTTCGGCCGCTTCAATCATTGAGAGACCAGTAGCCCAAGGGGGTTGGGCATTATCGACGCACCACTCCTGAAGCTTGTACTGGTTCTCATCACTCATACGGCTAGCCTTGAAGCGAGGAACCCGCATGGGGAGCTTCTTGCCGGTGAGGGACTCGAGAGCTTCCTTGAAGTAGTTGATGGGGTTGATTGCTGCCCTATGTTTTTTAGACTTCTTCACTAGATTCTCCTGGGAACATCTGGAGGACTATTCGAAGTTGCTCCTCAGTAAGATCTTGAATGGTCACCGCGAAGCGAGTTCCCTTACCAATCTTGTTGTAGCAGCTGATCCCTTTCCGGTATCTTGGGAAGTCCTCGTTGAGTTTTTCGAGTGTCTGGCGCCGAGTGTCCTCTTCTTCTTTGAGAGCCTCTCTTCTCTGGATGGAACTCTTTACCCAATCGTGTTGCCTCTCGACTTCGACTATGAGCTCTTCTTCCAAGTTTGGGAGATCTTCCTCAATGGTTGGGCCACGGTAGAGTATCTCCCCATCTCGGTTGACGCGAATGGTCTCAAAGATGTAGAGCAACTTCGACGGGGTCAGACCGGGTTCTGCCTGCTCACGAACCTCAATTGCCCTGTAGGTCTCTGGGGTGCTGATCATCAGCGTGTACCAGTACCAGTTGATACTCACGCTCGATTCAATGCCCATTCCGGTGAGCTTGGCCTGTATCAGGGCGATAGCATCATGAGCTCGATGCGCAATGGACTCTTCTGAGTAGCCTTTTGGTAGTTCCATTTAGTGGGTCCTCTGCATAAATCCATCCTATATCAGGTTTTTAGCATTCTGAACACCTGATACTACGGGTGGGACCTCTGATTCTCACCTAAATAATTCATAAACTAACAACAGGCCCCTGGTCCTACTAATCTGCAAACTCGAGTCCAGCTATCTGATTGGCTTGCTCCACAACTCATGCACTCAAAAGTCAGGTGATTCAAATCACCTGAACTTACTTACCTTGATAGAACTCAGTCGCATTGAAGACTGAAGTATCTTCTACTTCAGGGATTGGATCATAGATAGTACGAGATCCAGCGGACTCATACTTCTCTTCTAGCTCAGCCATGCTCATGACGATTGCCGGACCTCGAGGAACCTGAATGAGCCGTACCTTGGTTGTCTCAGCCGATCCATACATCTTGAGGCATTGAACCCAAAGTCTCGGGTAGGGTTCCTGTTCGGCCCCCTTGAGCTTCAGGAATATCCCGTGTCTAACCCAAGTAGGTTGGAAGTAGTGTGTTGAGGTATCAACCTTCAGTTCTAATCGGATCACGCTCTGATCCCTAGCCTCTTTTGTGCCCTACGTCTACCCTTTCGTTGGAAGGGCTCAACTTCCATGTCATCCATGGTGAATGTCTTGCCAGAGTTTCGACACCAGTGAGGCTTCCCCTCCTTGTCTTCCCGTGGATGATAGAACTCACCACGTCTTGACATCGGCTCACAGTCCGGCATTGGGACATGGCACCGCTTGCAGACGGCCTTTCGGTTCCCGTATTCATCAGTGTCTGGGAAGTCTCTCTTCGGTTCCATAGGGTCCTCAAAGGGAGGTTCGTGGAGTTGTCTGACTCCCAATGAAAACTTCCCGATCTAATAGTTTAGGTTCTCCCGATACCTTCAACCCCGCCAATGCCTCTTCGATTGTACTCTGGTCCTCTTCGGACATGGCCATCCAATGATGATCCAATCGTTCAACGAACTCGGACTCTTTATCTTGAGTGAGGGTCCCACCAGCTTCTACACGAGCCAGGTGGAGCTCAAGCATCTCTCGGCGGTAGTCTTCTAAGTGTGACACTCAAGCTACTACACCGGACCACTACTGAAGTGGTTTACACAGGGATGAGTACTAATAATGTTCCTATGAAAGAATCTTCAGCATGACGACTGAGAGATTCTCCAATCAAGCCTCAACCACATTAGCTACCTCAGTTGGATCTGGTGACTTGAGCATCTCGGTTCAAGTCACAACTCATTTCCCTAATCAACCAGAGTTTCGGATCAGAATAGGTCAGGAACTAATGCTGGTGACTGGGATCTCAGGAACAACTTGGACTGTGCTTAGAGGGGTAGAGGGAACAACAGATTCCTCTCATGCGGCAGGATCGGTAGTAATTGGGGTGCTGACCGCAGGTGGTATCGATGAGTTGAGGACCGAGATCGAAGCTGAGATCCCTCAGAACACGGTTCAGACCAGTGACTCTCGTCTCTCCAATGATCGAACAGCCTCTGGAATTAGAACGGCCACTACAGTAGTCTCAGTCTCTTCAGCAGCAGCTCCAACCCCTGGACAGGTCCTGACTGCTACGAGTGGGACTGCTGCTGATTGGGAGACCCCCTCAGGGGCGTCATTGGCCACGACCTTTATCGCCGCCGGATCTGGCCCTGTATCTATAACAACAGTTGTTGGGTCAAATCCTGGTCTTCCGTTTCCGGTGCCTCCGTCCACAGTGGTGAGAGCTGAGGTGGACCTTATGTGCTCGGCCGCCGGTCAAAAATTCTTGACTGGCACACTGGTTTGTACAGCTCATCGAATCGGGTCTGCTTCTCTCATTGTGACCTCGCAATCTCTTGGCATACCCCTTGAAGTCACGGACATTACGTGGAACCCTATATGGGTCGCCAATGGTAACTCACTTGAGCTACAGATTAGTGGTGACCCACTATACAAGTTCAATGTGCGAGGTCATGTTCGTATTTACACGACAGACGTGTCCGCAGATGACCAGACACCGGACGGGCTGCTTGTGGCTAGAGCTGCTATACTAGCAGATAGCCCTGAACAGCTGTATTACGCTGACACTCTGGGGCTGGCAGATGGTGCCCTGGTTCCGACGTGGCCTGATGCATCTGGTGCTAGTCGTAACTTATCTTTTGCTGCTGGTCATCAGGGGACCTACTCATCCGCTTTGAAAGGTGTTACGTGTACTACAGCTTTAGCTGTAACTGGTGTGGCAGCGGGAGCAGCGGGAGCTACTTCAGATTTCACCTTGCGTTGGACAATGACACTTTCTTCGGCTAGTGGTGCCGGGGAGCTATTGTTCTTATGCCCAGGGACCAATCAATATGTAGGCATTCATTGTGCCACAGGATTCAACTCAGCCGGGAGTAACGTTGGTTACTCGCAGGCTGCACCTGGCGGGGGTCCCGTTGGTTTATGCGTCGTTGGAAAGCATAATTATGAGCTGCGCGTCAGTCGTACAAATTCAACTGTGATTCTTTATGTCGATGGTGTGGCTGGGTCCTTGGTGACTGGAGTAGCGCAAGCTATCTTGACTAATCCGTGGGGTATTGGGTTCGGTAGCTACTATCTCAACTGTGTGTTGCACGGATGGTGCGTTCAGGCCTCAGTTGGAGATGACACACAAATGCAGCACTGGCTAACAATGTCAGGGATAGCTTGGTGATTTGATGACTGCACTAGCTTCAGAGCTATACCACTACCGTGACGTTGTTTTTGTTGTGGGTCAGTCTAACTGCGGACCTTATGGGGATTTGCTAACGAAGTGGCCGAGTCGAGAGCAGCACGATAGGAACTGGTCACAACAAAACTACTCAATAGACGACTCGTGGCATACTGGGCAAGAGTACCCACCGGGACTTTCTGGAGCCGGGCTCCCTTGTGGTTATTTGGCTACGTCATTGGCGGCGCAAATGAGATATACTGGGCTTCGGCCGTCCATTTGCACCATCAGTCGACCCGGGATAAACGCAGCTGATCTTCGTGCAGAAGTCGTAAGCACCTGGGCAGCATATATCTCGGCTCGGATGACGGCCATGATTTCTCCTCGCAGTATAACCCTAGTGTGGTCACAAGGGGAGGCGATGCTCTACGAGGGGACACCCAGTACTTGGCAGGCGGATACTGCTACCAGTGTTGCCACGATCAGATCTGCACTTGGGATACCCTCACTGCATCTGACTGTGATTCAGCTCTGCAACAGCTATACACCTGGACCGGATGTAACCTACCTACCAGCTGCACGGGCAGCACAAGCATCTATGGTTGCCGCTGATGCCCATGCATCGATTGTCGGTGGATCTCTAGACGTCACCACAGTAACAAGTAATATACACCTAAGCCAGTATGATCTCGATAGACAGGCTCGGTTGGTGGCGTCTGACATTAAGTCACGTGTTGTGAGTTTGTGAGAGCACAACCAATCACCCGAGCCACAGACTCTGTTCTAGGCCGCAATTTTCTTTCAAAAACTATAGGGTGATCATGACAGAACTAAAAATCTACTACCCTACGGGTCTGATATCAATGGTTAGCTACTGGACTAGCTGCTGGTCAACGACATGTCCCCAACAGATCTGACAGAGGTGAAGAACCTACTTCGCTTCTGGAGTGCAAAGCCCTAATAGGCGAAGCCCACCAGGGAACTACTACCGGCGGGCTTCTCTGCAGTCGAACTCATCCAAAAAGTAAGAAAGAGTGATCATAAAGTTACAGAGGAACCCATGGGTAGTCAACCATCCAATTTGACTGTTGACACGATTTGGAGGGTGGTGTAGGCTACAGTCTTGTTTGGTGATTGTTAGTCATTTCGTCACATTTCTTGCGGACTGTTCTAAGTAGGTTGAACGACCCTGGGTTTTGGCATTACCCGGGGTCGTTCCCTTTTTGTTTTATGAGGTGTAGATAGGAGAAGGAGGCTCTTATGAGCATCACCTTTTCTTCAGAGTGCCCTACTAGCTTTGAACCTGAACCCGAGACTGGAGAGCCCAGACGAAGGGCAAGGAAGCGAGGGCGGCCGAAAAAGGGTGAGACGGAGGATGGGGAGCTCAAGTCATCCATCCGATCAAAGCTTGACTTCGAAGACTTCGAAGAAGAGGACTGATTTTTTGATTCCCAGGTGAGTACTAAAAAAATCAGTCCCCTTCAACTTAGTTCCTGGTGAATCTCTTATTGAACCGTTCCAAGTATGACTACGGAGCGGTTTTCAAATCAAGCTTCAACAACCCTAGCTTCCCCAGTTGGGTTAGGTGATTCTAGCATCTAGGTTCAGAGTGTCACCAACTTTCCGACTCAACCAGTTGGTGATTAATGTTTGGTGCAGGAGTAACCCATGACTGAATTCAAGATTTACTATCCAACTGGTCTGGTATCCATAATAAACTATGCTAGGTCGAGTATGGATCTAGTACGACCACTGGTTAATCCAGGACTCCTCATCAGTGGGGTGTTTGAAGCTAACTCTATTCAGTCTCTAGCCCTGTCTGACATCGGTACTCTCGAGGTCCTACTCACTCTAGGGGCTACAGGATCAAACCGTTCTGTAGCTTTCCTAGTGGATTGTTGGCCAAACCCTACAAAGTTTGTTGGGATTGCACTTGATGATATCAACAGACCTTTCGGTTACCTATCCGTTGATGGGGCTGGGACTGTACTTGGAGAGGGTCTCCCCTCCGGACCAGCTAACCTACAAGGAACTCAACTCAAGATCAGACTTTCGTACAATTTGAAGAGCCCTATTCAAGGTGCTCTGACCGCTGCTCTTCAAGTCGGAGATTCGGTAGCTCAACCTTGGGCGATCTCCCCTGGAGTTGAGTCCGGTTTATTCCTGCCAATGTTCCTGGTAGTCGGACTACAAGCTATATCAAATAACCTGGACTTTAATGGTACAATCAATTGGGTTCAAGTCTCTGGTAACGCTGAGGTAATCCAAAACACCCAGGTGACACCAGAGACCCCAACAATTGGGATGCTTGACGAACCACTAGACTTTCCGTTATGACCTTGATGTATCTACTCTAGTGCTCACCTTTGTTGTCCACTGCAAGCGATCAGCCTATGATGTTTATATAGGCCGTCCAGGGCCCCACTAGCTTTGAACCTGAACCAGAGATGGGGGAGCCCAGACGAAGGGCTAAGAAGAGGGGCGGACGAAGAACGAAGAGCTCAAGTCCTCACCCCGATCGAAGTTTGACTTCGAGGAAGAAGACTGAGTGCCATCAGAACCAACTGAACTAACCAGTGAAGTGTGCCAAACCCCAGGGTGTGGTAAGATCGTCCGAGCTCGAGGGTTTTGTGTAGCTTGCTACTATAGATATCTTCGCCGAGGTACTCTAAAGTCTGGATCTCAAACCAAGCGGTGGAAGCATCGTTTATCAAACATAGACACTGAAGCTAGAACTGCCACTTGTACTAACTGTGGTGTGGTAAAGATAACTTCGAGGGATAATGGTAATTGGAGATGCTCAGTTGACTCAAACACTAGATCTAGGGCGTACAAGAGAGCATATCGTCAAAGTAAGAAAGAGCAGTTATCTGATAGCTGATACCTCTGTGTACTACCAGGTAGGACAACGAGAGATCAACCTTGGTTTTGCCTGTAAGATACTTGACAATCCGCATATACTATGGTGATATTAGAGGGTCTCATTGGTAGTACTAAGTATGGATCCTCGTCAAGTTATGCCCCAGCGTCACCTCGGACCAAGGTCAAAGAACATCTATAGCGTAAAGTCAGGAATACTCAATGATGCTGGTAAGCTGTACAACATGCATGGTCCGTGGAGACCGACTGTAAACGAAGCCGTTCTAGCTTTTGTCGAGATGGTTAAAAATAAGGGACGCGAGAGCTGGAGTATTCAGCGTCCTTTTGTGGCACTTCGGGCAACGATTCAAGAACAACTAGGGTCGAATCTGAGATCGGACCCTAGTGGAGTCCCCTACCGACATGCCTTTGGTCTTGATGCGACGATAAGCCCCCTGCTTATTGCCCAAGGCTTGAACCTCTCGAGTGATCCATGACCCAGCCGAAGACCCTCAACCCGAACTTGAAGCACGTCCCACGAACAGCCAATCGAACCTTCTGTGGGAGATTACTCGTTAATGTAGAGCACCCCGTGAGTAAGGATGAGGTCGACTTGGATGACCCTGACCTATGCGGGACTTGCAAGCGGGGAGTAGGGGCTCCTACCTTCGTCAAGATCCTCCTGGTTTGGAGACCCGAGAGACACGAAGAAGGGCTGGCCCGAGTCATTGAACCTCCTCGAGGGGCTAACCTATTCGCCAACGGCGTGGAGGTTGCCAATATCATCTCCTACCGATTGCCCCCGTCTGGCGCCGATGAGCCACCGCAGTATAAGGGTTGGGTCTGGAGTGCTGGCAACGAACCATCGGAGAAGCTCCCCTTCAGGATCCCCAGAGCAAACACCTGTAGAAACCCGGTCGATGACCTCGAGGTTGCCAAGGCTAAGTGCAAGGCTTGGGTCAAGAAGAAGCTCGAAGAAGCGAGGGCAGCTTCAGTTCAGAAACCTGCCCTCGCTGCTACATCAACGAGTCAGACCTCAGAAGTCTAAGGGTCCCACTCGCACGGGTCCGGTTCCTCCCCATGACCTTCACAGATACGGCAAGCCGGCTGTTGAGGGTCCCACTCGTGAGATGGGTTGGGTCGGACGTAGTTGGGATCTTCTGGGTGTGGTTCAATTCCAGATCCTCCACAATGCGGGCAATCACCTCTCATAGTAGATCCTTTCGGACAAAATAGGAGGTGGGGGCTGGAGCTCATGACAACTCCAGCCTACCGAATCGCCATTGAGCGATCACCTCTACGGATTTCCAGACCGAGTCTTACTACCGCTTAACTGCCACGGGTACCTGCAGTCAAGATCCTTCGGTATGGATTGAGAAACACAGACCATCCCGCTTCTGAGTAAGCAGTTGCAGGACTGAGGGTCTCTCATGCCGCCGAAGTTACCAGAATAAAACCCACCCTGTCAAGCAAGATTCGTGGGTATTGTAGTCAAAATACCCCAGGGGTACAAAAAGTTTATGAGATCAGAGCCACTTACGCGTACTATCTAGCATGGCAAAGAAGAAGTACCGGCTCACTTGGAGAAAGCAGCCCAATGAGCAAGGGTTGGGCACGCATTACCCAATCCCCTCGAGGTGCTATTCTCAAGGTCAATGGCTTTGATGTTGGACGGGTGTACGCAAACTCATCTGGATGGAATGAGTACAATGGGTGGTACTGGACTGCGGTCTACGGGAGCCTTGCCTCAGATGACAAGTCTATCCCGCCGATCCCCCTAACCAACACCTACAAGACTCCAACCAACGAACTCGAGGAAGCCAAAAAGTCTTGTGAAGCTTACGTTCGGGGTATCCTAGCTAGGGCCTAAGCACTGTAGGGAAATGCCACAATGTAGCATTTTTAGGGCAACCTGCTTAATCCTTGACACACAAGCACGGTTGGTGTAAATGGCCTGTCCAGGGTTGGCCAACCCAAAACGAGGGGACGGGCCTGTGATAGGAAGGTTGAAGAGTTGAATCTTCAACAGAACTCTGCCAGAGATCTACCTATCACAAGGCCTGTCCACCTCACCAACTTTTGGCATTTTGAGAAAGTCTTGTCATTATGTATACACCGAACTGAAACAAAGTTCAAGGGGTTTCCTGACTTAGCCAAGAAGAATAGTAGTGCCTCGCCCCCGGCCACACCGGATTGAAAGCGAGATATCAGAGAAACAGAGTGGGTATTGGATCAGTTGCTACGAGTTATTTGTCGTGAGTCAACTGATCCAAAATAGGAAGTCTGTATTCAAGCTACAGACTAAATAAGTCTCCTTCAGGGGGTATAAACCCCGGTTCTAGATCTTCATCACCGGCGTCTGAGCTCGAGACGTACACATAACCTACCGGAATACGAGGGTTTAATCGGTACTCACATCCTGACTCCAATGCGATGACTCCCTTACTGGGATACGGTAAAAGGATTACATTACCCTCTCCGAAGATAATGGAGAAGGTTAGGATGTCACTTGTGTTCTCCGGGTTCACCCAGATACGGAGGACTGGAGAGAGCCTCGGGACTGGGACCACATAGAGTGGATTGAGTCTCTTCGAGGTAGTCAGGCTGGAATTGCTACGTCGCACTAACTGGGACTTTGACGGCATGTTCAGTTTAACAGCAAAAACCGGGCCATATGTGCGACAGCTTGACCAAAACCCCTACTTGATCGTAATAGGGGGGTGGACACGACCCTGTAGTTTTTTGCCATTCTATGGGGCCGTGTCTATCTGCCCTAAGCGAGGTCTGCTGATCCTCCAAAAGCATTCATCTCAATAGGCCCATGGCATAATGCTGGGTAAGCTTCTGCACAAGTCTTGTAATTTAACCAATCTACATAGAGGTGGTTGCATTTGATGCACGTAACGGCCCCTGGACTTCCGGTCCACCGGAAGTTGCAAGAGACACATTGGTAGTGAGCATCACGGAAGTCAACTTGCTTGTTCGGCATACCTGACCTTCGCACAAGCGGTTCAATCGTTCCAGGGGTGACCGCCGGTGACCTCGTTCAGGAGCCTCGTGTAGTAGGCGATCTGAGCTTCGAGTCCATCAAAGGAGCATCCCTGCCGGTGCCGACCGTCGTGCATGTTGACTTCAATGTTGGTTCTCTCACATTCACGGCAGAACTCGTAGAATCGGCCCCTCTTACGAATGAAGCACCCGTCCAACCTGCCTTGCAGCTTGCCGATTCGTTGCCGGAGGCGGTACTTGACAGGGGTGTGGTTGGCCTTCATGCACAGTACTACGTTTGAGGTGTTTAGATCTCACCAAGTTTCACGTACCAAGTCAATAGGCCCAAGGTAACCCCACAGAGGAGGGCTCAGAGGGCTCTCGAGTGGAGTTTCCCACATCTTGTTGCCTTCAAGTCACAGACTTAGCTGAGGTAACTAGCCGGTAGATTCGAACTACCTACGTGGGACATCCAAGTAGAGATCCTTGGGTCGTTGAAACTTGTCATCTAGGATTAGTGATATGGAAACCAGTTACCTCAGCTAGGTCTGTGACTTCTTGTCAGTTTCCTTCAACCGCTCCTTGACCTCAATCTTGCTGTTAAGTCGGCGAGCCTTCTTGGAGCCGACCTTTGCCTCCTCGCGGGTAACCCAGCGGGATGTTTTGCCTTTCATCTCAGTCTTTACTTTTGCGCGTAGTGCCATTGGACTTTTTCTTTGAAGCCTCTAGGGCGGCGGACCTTGTTTTGGAGTCCAGAACACCTAAGATGACCTCGGTGAAGACCTCGGTGAGCTCCAACTTGTTCCGATCGTACCGCTTGGAATCAATCCTTCCATCAGAGCCTATAGATATCCTGGCTACCTGATCTTGGATACTTGCCAGATCCATGAGATGTTTGGCGGCTTTGAGGGCTACTTGTTTGGAGTTCATGTTAGGCTCTTGGTTCTACTTTCTACTACTTGGCTCACGGATTCCAATTGGGTTTTAACCCAATCAGCGGCGTCATACAGGCCATGTTGATTAGCCAGGACAATCAAGTCCTTGAGTTGTTCCGTCACTGACCTCTGATCTGGGGTAACCAATGAACCACTCATGATCAGTACTACGCTTGAGCCGTTTGGATCTCACCATTTTCCTGAAGCATTGAGTTAATTACAGTTCGGTCGAAAAGAGCGTAGAGGGTGTTCTTCATAACCTCGATCTGACCCTCGATGATCTCCGCCTGCTTGAGGTAAGCCTTAGAGCTTGTGCATTACCCAGAAACTTCACAATGTACACCAATTGGCTCTGAGCTCTCACCAAAAACCAGAATTCTGAAGTATTTAGTTGAGAATTGTACCCTTCATACGTAATACTACATTGAAGAAGGGACTATGTCAAACCCAGGTAACCTTGTACAGATTCCGAGCGATCAAGGAGTGGACATAGTAGTTCTGAATACTAACGTTAGCATAGCTGATGTTAGGGTCCACGTTCAGACGGAAGAAGTGAAGCCCAAGAAGCTGATTGTTACCTGTGTTCTCTACGAAGGTCAGGTCATTGACCGAGTAGAGCGTAGTTATGCTGACGTTGAGAGTAAACCAAACATTCGAGAGCTTATCGCCAAAGTTGCTAATGCCCAGCATGGAAAGAGGATTAGTGAGGTCCCAGGCATCTGGAAACGGTTCAGTCCGACCATAAAGCGATCAATCCGGCCTCTCAAGGTAGCCTCCTTACGACCGGTGTTGATAGGGACCCCTCAGCTGGATACAGGCAGGGCTTTGGAGTTGTTCGAGCTAGGTCTAACCCTGTACAGAGACGAACCTCTGAGAGCCAAGGAGGCCTGGGAAGAGGCCTCCCGCCTTGATCCTGACAACAAGGTGTACCGAGTCAACCTGAAGAGATTGAACGACCTGTCTCGTGGGGTACTAGCCAACGATAGGAATGCTGGTTGCTTTTCAGCGTGTTTCAAGCAACCAGCGCGGATCAGTGGGCCTCCTATTCTCCGGCTAGTGAAGCCTGAGTAGCAACGGTTGAGGTCAAACCCCGAACTTCCGCTTCCAAACAACAAGGTCCCCCATATGAACCCCAAGGAATTCCGATAGTCTATTGAGGTCTGACCTGGAGGAATTAATGTACTTGACTACATCCCTCTTGAGCCACTCTGGGTAGTTAGGAGCGCACTCTCGGCACTTACTCTGCAAGGTAAGGACGTCCTGTTCATAGTCTTCGACCTCATCGTCTTCCTCGTCATCGTCTTCATCCAAGTCGTCTTCATCCAAGTCGTCATCGTCATCATCGTCTAGGTCATCCATGATACCTAGGGGTACACCGACTTGATGGCCTAGTCATATATTTTGAAGAAAAAGTTGAGATTCTAACCCCTCACGCGTAATATTGAGCATGGCCGACGAAATCTCATACAAGAAGCTGAGTGATGCTAGTTGGGGTATCTCAGGGCGCAACCTTACGGTTGGCCAAACCGTTACCGTAACGAAGAGGTCTGGGGAGACCAAGAGTGAGACTGTAGCTGCTATCGTGTGGCGTGGATCCAATGGTCTTTGCTATGCTTCCATAGTAACTACGGGTGCTCCTCGTTCGAGTTCAAGCCAATCAACTCCAACCAACACCACTCGCAGATCATCTTCCGGTAGCGGCGGCCGTCGGCGGAGTCGACGGGAGCCTAAACATGAGGGTGTCAAAGAAGGCAAGTACTGCTCCTCTCGTGAAGGTGATGAGGGTGACACGGTTGGTCGGGTCTGTTACCTCAAGAGTCAAGGCAAGCGAATCCCAGTGGTAGTTGTAGGCTGGGAAACCGATTACTGCAAAGAAGACGGACTTTCATTTGGTCTGCCGATGGATGAAGGGTACTACACTCAGATGTGGTACCGAGATGCCACCGAGCAAGAAGCTAAAGATCTGGCAACGGAAGAAGAGACCAAGAAGGCAGCCAAGGACAACGCGGCTCAAGCAGCCAAGCAAGCTCTTGAAGCGGCAATGAATACAGCACGCGCCCCTTTGGAAGGTCTGACCAAGAGTGACAGCCTCTCGGCACCCAAAGGAACTCGCACTCAGGTTGGATCCTACAAGAACGGCTTTGGTCACATGGTGTACATCACCAAGATCGAACTCGAGAGCGGATTGGTTGTTTACCCTGAAATGATCTCGATGTACGATGACCAACGGGATTACATTTGGGGAACGGACGAAGCTCTAAACGTCCTGTACGAACAGAGACTAGCGGAGAATCCGGTCACCCTCGAAGAAGCCCAAACCTGGTTGGCCAAGAACTACGGCTGTTATGGATCAAGTCTCTATCAGTACATCGTAGATAAGGCTCGAAGCTAACTATCTAAGGTGAGATCCGGACCTTTCACACGTAGTACTAATCATGGCAACCTATCGAGACACCCTAGTCCAATCCCTCATAGAGTGGCCAAGCCTTTACCTGAATGAAGACGATGTCTTAGACCAGATGTTCTTCACGGTTGGTTGCGGGTATGAATGGAAAAATGGCCAGTTGGTTGATATTGATCTTAACTATCCTCCGAGTCCTGGGCTCGAGGAGAGGCGAGCAGATCCATGGAAAACCCGCCTTGAACTTAGGGAAGACCGAGAGTCGTGCTCGAAGTACACGGGTTATGGGTGTGTCTACTTTCCGATGAGATCCGGTCACATTGGAAGAAGGATGGACACTATGTTTGGTAGCAGCAGCAACATCTGCAACCTACCAGGTGACATCCAACCTGATTGGCTCGAGGCCGTCAGGAGAGCTTTGAGGTACGCCAAGTCGAATCGAATGAAGACGTCCATCTCTCAGCGGGCATGGCTAACGTCAGTGTCTGCTCGGATCAAGGAAATAGAATACCTACGGAAGCCAGCGAAGAATACTCGCCGAAAGAAGGCCGCCTAATGCTCTTCGTGACTCAACCCTATGACCGTGAAGGAACCTGGTGCCTGGTGAACAACACCGAGAAGGCTCGAGTGTCAGAGCAGGTTGCTGTGGCTCTCTTCCACATGGGAGTTCCGATCCTGAATGACTTCCCTCACCTCAATCAAATAGGCACTTCGTGGCCAGACGTTGACTTCTCCAAGATGACAGAGTTCAGTAAGCGAACCCAGCAGGTACTCAGCCCTGATGCTCTCAGGATCGCGATAAAGAGCCTCTACATCTCGGGCAAAGCTGACAGGATATTGAACAACCCATGAGCGAACGACAAGCAGAGATCAACAATGAGGTGCTGTACTTCATTGCAATGGGTGAGAACACCGTGCGGTCAGACATTGATAGGGCCTTCGACAACTACACTGGTGAGGAGCTTGACAGCGCTCTTCTTGGCTTGGCCTTGACTGGTTGCATTGATTGCCAAGAAGGGCTGCTTTCGGTGACCTCAAAGGGACAGTCACGCGTTGAGGAGTACAAAAAGTCTCTTCCGAGAACCGTGAGAAAATTCTGAATCATGATGAGCTTCCAACTTATTGATTCGACCTACCACATCGATCTCAGGCCGCCCTCACGTAGCCGGTGGGCGTGCCCTTACTGTAACTGTAGGAAGATGGGATAGTGGGAGCCATCAGTCCACACGAGCCCCAAACCCATTTATGACCACAACAAGCCCGACGGGACCCGCTGTCATAAAGGGGTCGCCGCCGGGAATCGGGAAGCTCAGAAGGCTCAAACCTAGAGCTTGGGCCTCAAGTGGGTATCAGATCCCAAACTCTTTTCGAATGAGCTCTCGAGCGTTGTCAGTTATTTCCTTGGATCGAACGATTCCAAGTCTAAGCACAAGTTTTAAGAAGTCACGTTCAGGTTGAGGGCTCTCAAAAGCGTCAAACCTCACAACCGTCTTCGGAGCACCCTTTGCAGGGAGTAACTTCAGAGCTGAAGGTGGTAAGAGCTGAGGACTCCTTCCCTCTGCAGCCTTTTTCCTATCGTTGGATCGAGTAGTATAGATCTCTGCCGGGGTGACTTTTATATGTCTCGCTCTGGCGAAGATTAGGATATCCTTCACAGGCAAGTGATAGGTTTTCCGAATGAATTCGGTCTTGTACCCAGATTCCCCGGGTCTTCGAGTCATTTGGATGTCGATCTGAACTTTTCTCTTGGGCATGAGACTCAGATCCCTAGGTTTTTATGAAAGGTCTCTTCTGTTCGATCGATCAACTCTCGAGCTCTGAGGGTGCCCAACTGGAGGATGAGTTTGGCCATAGCCCTTTCAGAGACCAGGTGGTTAGTCCCACCTTGAGGGGGTATCGCTTGTCGACCTGACTTCTTGAATTCCGATGTAGATTCTGCCTTTATGATGGCTACAACGGGAGCCTTCTTCAAAGCTCGTTTCGTCGAAGCTCTCTTCGACTTCTTTGGGTGTTTGAGTGACCAACGGGTCGTATAGACGTACTTCTTCGTCAACTCGATGCCGAGCTCCTTGGCATAGGCGATGACGTCCTCAATAGGGTAAGCAGTGGTCTTCCGGATCAACTCCTTTCGATAGCCCGATTCCGTGGGCTTGTTGGTCATCTGAACTTGAATCTTCTTTGCCATTTGACTTCCTTTTCAATCGGTTAGTACCCGTAACCAACGGGGATCACCAAGGATTCAATCAGACGGTTCATTAGAAGTCAAGGAAAACCTAGATTGTTGACCATTGATCCGTTCATGACAAGATGTTTAGTTCGTTATCCGCCTCGTGGATCAGGTCATCAACCCAAGCCTTGAGTTGAGGAACTCCGTAGTTCCGGTACAAGTCTCTGAGAATACTCAACGGATTCTGTGAGTTTGGCGCAACAGCCACTGGTGAAGTGTGCCTTGCAGGTACAAACCGTAACCCTATTTCTTCTTTACTGGCTATTAATCGCCGCTTGGAGAAGTACCTTCTGGTAGTGTTCCACCCTCGAGCCAGGGCTAGTTGAAAGGCCTCTTCTTTATTCATACCAAGGGTTTCACGAGCGAACCGCTTCTTGTCCTCCGATGTGAGGATGGGGTAACTTTCGAGATTGCAGGGTTGGATCTGAGAAGAGGTATTCACAGAGGTCTGAGGCTTGGGCTTACCATTCCGGATTTTCTCTGGTTTATTCCGGAGAGATCTCAGCATACTTGCTGGGAGGTTACTCATCCTAATGATGAACTTCCGGTGATGTACTAATGAGGGGTTGCTAATACTTACCCCCAACCTAGAAGATCTGGTCAGAGCTTCTTCTTCAGACAGATCCAAAGTATCGTAACTGAACTGCCACGGGCTCACCCCGACGCCGCGACGGGCCTTATTCTGGATGATCTCTAGGTACTTTCGGATAAGATACTTACCCCTAACCACCATTTTCTTATCAGCATCCTTGATTCCCCGACTTCTATATAGCCGTACAGTTTTGGGGATGCTTTCGTGGAAGTAGTCCGCTGCTAGTTGGCTCTTGAATCCAGCTTCATGCAAGTTAACCAGAGGTTTTCCTGTCATCTTACTCATAGAGTTCTCAATCTCTTAACCCAGTCTTCGGGTTTTGCTAAGGGTCTTGTATAGTAGTTGCATGGCCCCCAACGCACCGAGTTCAACTACGATATTGATCATTGCCTGCTCAGGGTTGGCAGTTGGTTTGATGTAGAGTTCGGTTGAGTACCCAGGAATCAACCTGGAACCATCTTCTGTGAGGAGAGGTTTTGAGCTAACCAGGCGGGCTGGTTTAGTGGGTTTACCTTTATGCTTCACTAGGGTTCGGATATTGTAGACATGTCCTCTTTTCAAGGTCTTCCCCTGAGACTTTGCAAAGGCAATTGTATCGCTGATAGACCAATCCCACGTCTTTTCAATCAATTCCTTGACGTACCCCCTCTCACCAGGCTCCCTAGTCATGTTTACCGTGAGAGTAGTTGCGTTTTTACTCGTCATTAAATGTCCTTCATTTTGTATTCATTAGAACTCCAGCAATTCATGAGTATCTAATCAGAGTCCTAATGATCGGTCAAGGAAAACCTAGATTATCGTCTGCTAACTTTCTCTAAGCGAGTTAGGACTCCCCCGACGTGTTCCCACTTGGGGCATCGAGGGGCATCCGATTGCCATGTTGTGATGTACTGCCAAGTGTCCTTCTCGAGATAGCAGTGTTGTTCGGAGTCAAGGTGCCCTAGGTAGTGGGTGCAGGAGCCGCAACGGTTGACTTTCATCCTTCTCAGGAGTTCCTCTTTGGAGGCCATACTCAAGTAATTCCAGCCAAATAACAGCTAACAAACCCAGGTTGTCACTCAAGGTACATCAAAATGTCTTCCAAACTAATTGAGAAGTGGTATAAAGTCCAAGTTACATGGTAAAAACCACTGAATATCTGAGAGGTTTTATAATTTGACGAAAAAAGATGCAGATTCAGTTACTTTTATCCAAGTTGAGCCTGGTAAGACGCCTATTCTCAGATGTTACAAGTGTCAGTTGTCCTTTGAGATTGATAGGGATCTAGATGAGCCAAATCCGGCTCTCGAGGCTTTCTCTTCAACCCACCTCCCACACGGTCAGCTATTCATTGGGGTAAATGATGAGCACGGGAAGTTCCAGGCAATAGATGGACCTGGTTTCGTAGGGGATCCGAAAGACTACATCCATGGTCGACGACAGCATTGAATCTGATTGGGGGCTAATAAGACCCAACCGGCGCTCAGCAGAGGAGATCGCCAAGGTCGAACAAGAGGGAAGGGGTTTCGCTTGGGTAGGGTTCATATCCAGGAGGAAGACTGTTGGGACTCGCATCATGATCCCGATCCCTGCCCCGATGAGAGTTATCATTGAGGAGACTGAAAGGGAACAAGAGATCCAAGTCTTCCAGCTCAACTATGCACCTAATGAGTCGCACGAGGTTGAAGCCCTCCACCTGTACCTATCAGAAGTTGGAAACGAGCCGATAGCTAGACTAATCCTCTATAGGAGAACGGTTTCCAAACACGAACCTCTCAACCTTTGGTTTCGTATCACGGGTTTTGGATACCTCAATGCATGTTGGCTTACCAAGACTTCAGAATCAATACCAACTCTAGTGCACGATAGAGAGAGCTTTGGAGCGAGAGATCCCTGACCTGGGTGGCCCCATATGAGCAATGAAGATCCCATCGAAGAGTATTGGAGTGATGTCAGGCCTGACCGAAGCTCCCGACGAGACCCAGATCCACCCAAGTCCTACGTTTGGGCTGGGTTGACTTTTGCTGGAGAATCCCATGATAGGCTCTGCATCAAAGTGCCAGAGCCTATCAGTTGCAGGGAGCGCAACCTACGAGGTGAGTACAGCATCTGGACTCGTAAGTTTGTTGTCTTCAGAGGGTGTTACCTGCCTAAGGAATCAGTAACAGTTGATGGACTAAGTCTATTCATACATCCGGAGGATGACACCCCTGTAGCCAGCATGGACTTTGGTGGGCCGATCATCGTCAGTCACACTCAGGGGTACCAACTCAGTTTCAGAGTCAGCAGACCAGGAATCATAAGTCGTGCCTGGGTAATTGATGATCCGGATGGACCAGCTCCAGTTCTTTACGAGAATCCTTGGGACATCAACATGGACTACTATCACTTTAGTCCAGCCATTGATAGAGCAATCACAAACAACCTTAGGTCTACACCTTCTGAAGGGATGATTCGGGTGAAAGGTCCAGGTGATGTCCCTGAGGGACATCACTACGCAGTGCTCATCTACTCAAGGAACAGCATACTTGTGCCAGGAGACCAACGTTCTAGGGAGGCACCTGGGCACGGTTACCCTGAGCATACTGAGAACTATGACTCGTTCGAGCATTGGGTTACCACCGATCGCGAAGTGCTCTATGCCTTCCTTGGAGAGCTCGAAGAGGAGAGGTCTCGGCCTTACGCAAAGAAGGAGCCTTACGTCTTCTTCGAAGTGGTGAAAAAGGGACAGCTTCAACTCAGGCCTGAGATCGCTCTATGACCCCTGGCCCTAAGGACTGGAGGGACCTTACCTGGCAAGAGATCGTCGCCTCCTACGTGGAAAAGGAGAAAAAGGGTACGAAGAAAGCTGTTCAGGGGGCTTTGAAGCACCCGAACGCTGAAGGGATCTTCTTAGCCTGGGCTATCAGCCGTGGGTTCCCGATCCTCGTCACCCGTCTCAAGGATGCCCCTGCTATCAGGACCCCTGAAGAGATTCTCTTGGTCTCTCGCATGGGAGGTTTTGTTCCAGTATTTGGTGGAGGGAAAGGTACTCCTCTTTCTCCACTCGAGATGGCTGCTCGAGACGGTCAGTACCAGATGTTCCAGGACCTAGAACATCGATCCGATGCTGACTACCCTCTAGCCATGATCCAAGCTTGTGAGAATGGATGTACCGAACTCGTCAAGTACATGCTCAACAAGAGACCCCCGGTGATCAGTGTCACGGAACATGATTATGTTTCGATACTCGACCCAGGGAGCAGATGGAACCATATGGAAGTTTTGGTCCTCCTCCAGGCCGCAGGAGCAGGAAAGTGAAGCTCGACAAAATTGATGATCTGATCTCCCATCTCACCAAGATACGAGGTAGACATGGGAACCTTGAAGTCCTTGTCGAGAATCATCCAGATACTGACTTCAGACCCATCGTGAGTGTCAAGCGTAGGTTAGTCGATGGGGCACTGGAGCAATTCTGTGGGATGAAAGAAGGAACTCCCTACTTCCTCATCATCGCCTCAGGAGGCTCTGACGGCTAGTCACGTGAAGCTAAGTGGCGGCTCCACTTAGCTTCATGAAGCCTTTTCCGTGATACTCGAGCACTGGTTGCATCTTATGGGGTGGAAGGAACTCCTTGTTTGCTAAGAACTTAACCAGTGGTTGAGATCCGTGTTCGAACTCACAGAGTTGGCCCCATTCTCCGGTAGGGGCGATCCCAAGTGTCTTTAGGTAGGGCCATATGATGTCCCTATACCGACTCTGGTCATCCTGGTGAGTCCACAGAACGCTCCGGCGGTACGTGATGAGGGCTAGCATCAAATGTCTTAGATCTTGGTAATTGATTCGAACACTGTCATCCTCGAAGACTACGAGGGGGAAGACTTGCGGGGTATTGAATGAAGCACTCTCAATCACCCAAAAGCTCTGTTGCCAGTTCATCCCGTCGACCCACACCTCAGCATAGTAGAAGTCGGTTGGGCTACCCAAGCGGTAATCGGTGGGGTATGTATAGTTCTCTGAGGGGACTATAAACTTCTCTCGAGCTTCTACAATGAGGGGGACTGCCGACAAGAAGTGGGTTGGGTAATCCGAGACGGTGTTATTGTAGACGATAGTCATTAGGGTCTCTCGAGTTGAACGACTCTAACCAGGAACTCGACAGAAAGCCACTGAAATGCTGATTGATGTATTCTTCCCGTTGGCCGTATCCCTCATCCTAACCACGACGGTGGGTTTGGTCTTAGAGCCAGATGATTCGGAGTACTCGCCAAACATCATGGAGCAACCAGAACTAGAGGAGGGAGATGGTTGTTGATTTTTTTGGTGAGATCTACCTACCTCATGTGTAGTCTAGGTCATGGCACGTTCATCAGTCCAATGTGGACCCCTTCTTAAAGCAACGGGTCCTTACGACCACGAAGCTCTTGGCCGAGAGCGATTCTGGGATATGTCCGAGCAGCAGCGAGCAGGTAGCCTAGACGCCATGGTCAAGTTGGCTAGTACTACTGAAGTCCTCCGAGAGCCCGATAAGGCATTTGCCCGCGGGTGGCTGTCGGAGCACCGACGACATCAGCAGCAGACTAGGAAGACCCTTCCCTCGATACCAGCGAAGATGAAACCATGAAGTTCATTCTAAGATTCCATGGGCGTCCGATTGGTGCTATTGGGGTAGGCTCAGATCATGAGGTTGAGGTTGAGGCGGAATCACCTGAAGAGGCTAGACTCCGCATTTATGAGACCCATGAGCACATTGGTCCCAGCTTTGAGTCAAAGTTGCCGAACAATGGTTGCCTGAGTGTAAACCCCAAGACGATAGCAGAATGACACCAGATCAAGTATACGCCTTCAAAAATGTCAAGATTAGGGATATTTTCTTTCGATTCGAGCCCGGCTTGGTATGGGAGTTCACTGTAGTTTCAACTACTCAGCGCACCCTCACCTTGAACAATGGAATTACTCTCAGCAAGGAAACTGGGCACCGACCCGGAAAACTAGCTGACCGAGTTCGCTTTTATCCGGCCACCCCGAAAGTTCTTCGAAGAGCTCAACTTGTAAGACTAAAGAACGAGACCCGAACCCTACTACCCTAGGAACTAACATGGCAGTCGACCTACCACCCATCGCTGAGTTAGACCGGTGCACCAAGGCTTGTACCTCCTTCAACTCGTACGAAGAGCTCAAGGAGAAGTGTACTCGTAAGGAGGATCCCTACGTCCCCACGCTATCACGTAGGCAGCGGGCGGCCGAAGTGGTCGGAAAGGCCCTCGAGGACTCCGGATGCCGTGTATTCTGGGGTGTATTCTTGGTTAGATCAAAGTAGTGAGATCTAGCACTCTCAAGTGTAGTACTAAGCATCATGTTCAAGTTCACCAAAAACCCGCGAATTCAACCAGGAACTTATGCTCCAGATGAAACTCCGGAGTACAGCTTCTGTGAGAGTACAGTTGCTGGGGCTAACGCTCGGTGGCACATCCGAAAGGTCGCTACCAAGTTGTTTAGGTCAGGTGGGATTGACACTGCAAGCCTTTGTGGAAGCGTCAAGCCGTTTGGAACAGAACGAAAGGCCACTGGCGGCTGGGATGTCAACGTTAAGATCACAAACCAACACCTAGACCACTGCTGTACACACTGCGTTGCTGAGTACAAGAAGCTTACAGGTAGAGGGTAATCATGGCATACAGCAGTCTAGTTATGGCTCAAAAAGCTCAAGAAAAGGCAACGGCCGCGGCCAAGAGACTCATCGTTCAAGGTTTTGCACCGAAGATTGAGCTCAGCCCCGGTGGGGCCTACCAAGTGAAGAGTGCGGATAGTGTGAACCTGACCCTCACAGTTTGGGAGCCCGAAGAAGGGCAATTACAGGTGAGTTGGTCAATCCCACGAGCAGAGACCTGATTGTATAAGGTCGCTACCTACATGCATAAGTACTCTGAGTTTTTCAACACCCTGTATGATGAGAGTTCATCAGTTGAGGGTCTGGCTAGTGGGGCTCACTACTCTATTCTTCGAGCTTTTGTCTGGGTTCCGTTGATGAGTTTTCATGACTTCGCTGTTATCTGGACTAAGGACCACGACCAGAAAATCATTTGGATTATCGAGCAGTTATATGTTAGACTATTACTACACAATGTCCTATTCATTGGAGAACGAGAGGGCCGTATAACAGTACTAACCTCTGAGAAAGTAAGTGCTGGGTTTGAAGATAAACTTCAAGAGATCTGTAGAAGAGTACCCTCATATTGTTCCAGTGTCTATGTAGGACCCCTTCTAAGCGGTTGCGGGGACATTCTTGACGATTCAAGGGATCAAGTTGAGTGGTACTTGAGTGGGATTGTAGCTCTTTGGTCTTTGGGTACTCGGGAGGCCGTACTAAGCCAGCAGGAAGATCCAGATCTTGAGGGGGATACTAGGGAACTTGAACAAACCAACAAGCGGAGAACCTAATGGGTGAAAAACATCTACTCCAACAACTCCTCGAGGCCGATGGTCTTCAGTGTCGATCCTACTCTGGCCGCAACATGTATGGTAAGGCTTGCTTGGCCGTAGTAGCCCCGCTAGGTGAGTTGATGGCCGCTGTGGCCTGTACGACAGAACTCAACTCAGAAGACATCTGTGAGGCTGTTAGAGGCGTCAAAGAGGATTCTTTGGGGCGTGACACGATCTACTACTTCCCAGAGATCCCTTTCGTGGAGACTTTAAATGTTACACAACCATGATGCTGAAATTGTGAAGGCCGCTGAAGTTGCTGTTGATGACTGGGAACGTGGCCTAAAAGCCCATGAAAACGGTAATGTTCTTGCCGTACACAACATTCAATGGGTTCAGGAAGCCGTAAGTATCAAGCGGGCAGCTCTGAAGAATGAGCCGTTGCTTGCCGGCCTCATCAGACTAATCGACTCCTATCAAGAGCAAGAGGAGATCTCAGACGAAGAAGGGGCTAGATTCAGGCGCTTCCTACTCGATTTATTCCAAGAAGCACAGAAGGGTAGAAAATGAACACAGCAGACTTACATATGAGTGGGATCGGATCAGGAGGGATCAAACTTGATGAGAACATACCCTGCCGGGTATGCTTGGCGAGTGAGATCAAGTTGTGTGACTTACTAGAGCCCTCTAAGTTCGGGAAGGTGGAGACCAAGCCTGTGTACTTGATGTTCACGGTTGTCTATCTACCAACCCTCGAGTTGTACTTTGCCAAGTGGGACTTACGAGGGGACTATGATCCTCCTGATCAACATAGAAGCCTTGTGAAGCCTTGGGGCGGGGGTTTATGGGTTACACTACAGACTACCGAACACCTGAAAGAGGCAGTCAAGTTATCGATAGCCCGAATTGTTACTGGCGAGTACTACATGAACACGAAAGGTAAGCCTATCATTCCAGACTCAAGCTTTGTTCAGGACTTCGTGGATGCTGGTTGGGGCGAGCCACCACCCGTAACAATCCCCTCAATAGAACTTGACTTACAGTTGAACTTGAAGTAGGTTGGGACTCGGATCTCCAAAAGATCGGTTAGTTAGTTGTTTGGGCATAGGTCGAGCGACCTCCGGATTTTCCTTTCTCCGGGGGTCGTTCCCTTTTGTGGCCTTGACGCGCAGCCAGCGCACACCGAGGAGGCCTTTCGTTATTTGGTCTTTTTCTTATCTTCCAGGTACTTACGAGGATCATCCTCACCTGTCTCGGGATCTGCCCACTCTTCCCATCCTGGGGTACCTTCTCCATCAGTGTCCAATGACCACTGTTGAATACCGCCGGCATTGCTGTAGTCAGGCTTGATTCGATTCTCGTACTGAAAGAGATCATACTGGGCGAGGATATCCATTATCCATACACCCATCTCGATGGAATCAACAGGTACAGTGAAAGACTTAGTAGGTACCTGAGGCACCCACCACCACACCCGAAGGTCGCCTTCTTTAGGGCTCAGAACCTGTCGTGGCTTTCGTTTGATTTTCATGTCCAATACTACGTTTCAAGTGGAGGGATCTCAACAAGAAATATTCGCTTGCCATTCTTGTGGATTTCTTGTAGTTAGAGAGCATACCTTGTTAGGGAGGGCTCCCAGCGCAAGGTTGAACGACCTCTAAGTCAGGGTAAAATCCACGAACTTAGGGGTCGTTCTCTTTTAATGATGACCTCTGCGGCTACTTAGGGTATAGGATCATAGTCGCCTAACAGGCGTGAATTGAAACAAACGTCGGTGGACGATCTTTGCCAAAAGGATGAGCGGCCTGTCCTGGGTATCTGCGGTTCTCGTTATTGTACCCAAGGATCCGTACTTGGATTTCCCGTTGACTGTAACCCAGGGCCGGCCGTTTCGTTACATTGGTTGAAGGTTAATACAGAGGTTTAGGGTGTGTTGCCCGCTATCGAGAGTGCCTAGTAATTTCAGGCACCTGTCGGCACACCTTGGCACATTGATTTTTAGGACCCCTAAGAAATCTGGTTGCCAAGTAAATCAGGCCGAAAGTATTATTTCGTGCAGGCCTCACAGCACCCCATGACACCCCTCAGCACCCCATGACAGGGCTTGAGTTGACGCGTAAAAAGTGACAGCTTATAACCAAAACGTAACATACTTTCTTTGGAGTTCTAATTTATTGGGTAACTTGATGAGATCAACCTTACTTGCACGTAATACAGGACATGACCCACCTCGAACTCGACAACCTCGCCAAAGCGAACGTTGATCTTGCCACCTCACTCCAAACACTAGTGATCGATGGAGCTGAGAAGATTCGAGACTATCCAACCTACATTACTCTCAAAAAGTTTGGTACCGATTGCACTATCACCGCTGAGTGGACGGTCACCTTTGGTGCTGGGAAGGTACTAATCAAGGATGCGGCTGGGAATGAGTTTCTTCAATCCACCCTAAGGGTGACAGTTAGTCACCAGAGTCAAGCATCCGATGACCTAGATCTAGTAACCAACCGAATTAAGTTCATTCTTGCCTGCTGTGAGGCGGCTGCTCAGTTCAAGACTGCCCATCAGGACAAGAAGGTCTATCACTTGTGGGATACGGTTGAGGACCGTGAGAAGAGGGCTCAAGAGAGTGTAGCAGTCGACTTCGTTCTGGCCCATGGGAAGGGTATGCGCGTCAATACCAATCGGTCCATATGCGATGAGACGTTCTCGGACAAGTTCGTGCCCGGTAGCTACACTATTCACCTCGGAACCTATAAACCTAAGAAGTTCACTGTCACCGTAAGCCCCTCCAAGGTGGTAGAAGTTACTAGGACCAAATAATCAAGGTTTTTGGTGAGATCCAACCCTATCACTTGTAGTACTGGTTATGAGGTCGCTAAGTCAACTAATCATCCGAGCTCGTAGCCTTAGCTCCGAAGCTTGGGATTTGAACGTAGAGGCAACACCCTTTGAGGATCAGGATCCAGTCATCGAGGCTCGCCGACAATGCTTGGCAGCCTATGATAATGCTCTTCAAGCACCCCAAGAAGCTCACCTTTACCTTCAAGTTGCCCGTGAACTTGAGGACCAGTGGAGCACAACCTCTGAGGCTTCAATAGTCCTTGCCGATCCAATGTTTGACCCCCAACCGCTGTCATCCAGAAGTCGGATGACACTACTATCCCTTGAGCTAGATTCTATATGACATTAAACCCAAACCTAGGTGCCCAACCCTTCACCGGTAACCAGAAAGTCATCCTGGAGAAGCGTACCCCCGAGGGCATCCTTGATCTATCCGATCCCCAACCACCGCTCAAGGTCAGAGATAAGGACATGACCTTCGACGATGTCTATGCTCTCTACTTCAGAGAGAATCCAAAGTCTGATAATTGCTCCTGGGACACGCTTCGAGCCTGGCTCGACTCCAAGAGCTGGGTTGTACGAGCAAAAACTTGGTAGAACCATGCCTAAAACCAAAACCAAAGAACCAGAAGTTTTTGAGCTCAACCGAGAATACTTCATGGCTTGGACCGAAGGGATCCTTCTCGACTTCAAAAAGGGCAAGGGAATTGTCCTTGATGGATCCGAGTTCTCCAAACGATGTGAAGATGCTGAGAAGGCCATGGAACGAGGAGAGACCATATACCTAACCGATGGCTCTGGAAGACGCATCACCAAGATGTTTGATGCTGGGGACGGCTACCTGGAAGAGGCGTTGTAGTCATGACCGTAAAACTCATCAAGCACACAGGTGAAAGTGATCACGAGGATGATCCTAGTCTCCCCTTCAAACTCGAGATGGTGCTGAGAGCACCAGAGTTCATGACCATTGGGTGGATCGGAATTTATGGTGGCACCGAAGAGATAATTGCTCGAGGGTCCACCGTTGAAGAACTAACCTCTTGGATGGATGAGCACGGCCTCAAAACCCACTCGAGACTTAGCCGATACTCGATAACTGGTTCTGATGGCAACGTAGTCGATTCCTTTGATCGGTTTGCCAAACCCAAGAAAGTTACTGCTGAGGGTAATCAATGAAAGACCTCTTTGCTCGTGTCTACGACGTCCTAGAGAAGCTCGCGGAAGCTCCCCCTGGTAGACGTGAGGACTTCATCGAATACTTCACTCAAGTGGCGAGGAGTGACCGGAAGTGGAACTCGACTGAGTTCAGGTTCATGGGTTTGCTTGGTGAGGGTGGGAAGTTCTGGGCCGATCCAGAGTGGTTCTTAGTCAACTGCTACCCAGAGGACCGAAACCGAGATCGAATCGAAGCCATCAATCAAACCAATGAAGCTCTGAAGCCCCTCTTTGAGGAGTACCAGCGGAAGTGTCTGCAGTCATGAACAACTACCTTGGATTCACCATCGACAACAAGTACTTCATCTCGAAGGTTCCCCAACCTGATGAGGAGCAGTACACCATGGTCGGCCCATTCCCGACGTCCTTTAGGGCACGGTTGTGGGTTGTTGAGCGAATGAATCAAGGTGACCGATTGGTGGAGAGCTGGGGCCGCGGGGGTATCTTCAAGAAGCACGGTGACCGTCTCACTCCGATCTGTGGGCTCGAGAATGTCACCCTCGACCCTGAGCAGCACAAGTACTTCCGATGGCACACCGTCGACGATGAGAAGCTGGTCACCCTCGAGTCAAATCTGCAAGCACAGCGGGTAGAGTCCCTCGCTGAGGACATGGATCGGGACGGGTAACAGAAGTTGTTGAGCACTGACAAAGGAAGCACCTAATGCCTAGCCCATCTCCAATAGCCAACCGGAAGAACCTTCAAACTGCTTTTGCTGAAGCAATTCGGCATGATGATCGAGTGACCCTTGAAGGATTGGCTGAAGCTTTCCAGAAGGCTATAAACCTTCACACGGACCTGGCCGCTGATGAGACCATGCAGCTCGCCAACAACCGGCTCATGGGACATGGGGTAGAGACGATCAACGGTGGGGAGCACCGGGAAGCTGTTGCCTACTACGTCAACATGGGAGATCCCTATGTTTCCACGGTAATCTATGATATACCGGCCAACAAGTTCTATGTCACCACCTACGGAGATTGGGTAGAATGGCGTGAAAACAACAGAAAGTACAACATCCACTAACGTTAATCAATAAATTGGTGAGATCCTAACCTCTCACACGTAGTATTGAGCATGACCACTTCAACCACCTCCCCTACGATTATCCCTGGTTGCATTGTCTACGTCCGCAAGGGGTGCAAGGCCTTTGGGATCACCAAGGGTACCACTCTTGAGGTAACCGAGGTCAGGCCGCTAGGCGCCGACTACAGCCATCAGGTTCGGGTATCCTTCAAGGTTCGGGTAGGTCGTGGATTCTACGGTCAGTACACCTTTTCCCTCAATGCTCGGCATATCAATCGGCTGTCAGATCCATTCACTCGCTTTCACAATGGGGACCCCACCGAGAACATCGAAATCGAGTTCTTGAAGGCACCCGCTGTCGTTCAATAGAAACCTCATGTCTGAAGTATTCAAATGTCGCAGTATCAAGCCGAGTGCTTCCCCATGGGTTGAAGTACAGGCCGAGACTATCGAGGAAGCTGCGAGTAAGTTCTACTCAAAGTTACCCCTTCCCCGGTCAGCACTCAGTTGGCGGCTCGAGGATGGATCTTATGCTCACTTCATTCTGTACGAAGTGGAGAATGCATCCTCCCTAGATCAGTTCATCGGCCGGTGGTTCACGAAAGGAATCACACGCAGAGGGAACTTCAAGTCAGGTCCTCAGACTCTCAAACAGATTGCTGAGCTACTGGGTTGGATGAAAGATCCAAACGATCTACTCACCAAATGGGAGGATGAAGAAGAGGAGTGGTATGATTCTTCAGATAAGGCGGTGGCCTCATGAACCTCCGCCAACTTCGACTCGAGGAGGTCTCCTTCTCTCAATTCGTTGGTAAGTCAGAGGTTGCTGTTGCAGTTTACTGGAATGGCGAGACGGGTTTCGCAAACTGGTACACCAAGAGTGAGGAGGCCTTTGAGAGTGAGGAGGCCTTCACCGCCAGTGAACTCTACCAAGAGCTGAAGTCCAAAGCGTTCCAAGACCTCCAAAGGACTCTGGAGCATCGACTTAAGGTAGTGGCCCCTCTCATCCAAGGGGTTGAGGAAGTCCAACCGATACCTGAACCTGAGCTGAAGTCCCGGTGGAAGGATGGACCTCGAGTCTGGGAGCTTGTCGACATCACTACCATGGGTGAAGAGCTCTACTACCACTTGAAGCTGATCTCTGGCAGGCACCCGCACTCAGAACGAGTGGTCGATGATCTATGGTTTCGAGGTAAGAAACTTGAGGTACAATGAACATCTGCAGTACTGCTGAGAGTTGCATTCCTGGGCGTAACTGGGTGTGCTTCGAACTTGAAGTGAAGGGTTATGATTCCCGTCCGGTCAAGACTCCACCCCTTGGACCTTGGTGGGAGGAGGCTCACGGGTTGGGGCACGTCTCGGTGGTAGCCTACATTCCCTTGCAGAACACCACCCTTGAGGAGGCTGAAGCGGTGCTCAAGGAGTACTGGCCGAATTCGACAGTGATCGACGGTAAAGTGCAAGACAGCATTCTATTCAACCGTCGTCACCAGAGCCCGATATGGTGGAAAGGGGACGCACTATCAAGTTCTTGTTGGTGAGACCCAAGTATCTGAACTTAGGAGACAATCTATGCCAAATGAAGAGGAGTACAGGAAACCCACACACAAGGAGATGGCAACCTTTCGTGAAAGGCACCAGCACCTGATAATGCGTGTAGCATCGATTTGGGCTGACCCAAGTTTGATTCAGTTCATAGCTGGAGAAGTGTTCGGGCCGTGTGATGTCAAGAAGGTACGAGCTGGGGTATCTGAGATAACTCAGTGCTCGGCTGGCTCCGACGGAAAAAAAGTCCGTTGCTATTACAGGTGGGGTGAAGCTAAACTGTACGAAAATCCGGAGGCGTGAGGCTCATCCTTATACTCTCACTTGAATTTAGTACCTGACGGGAAAGAGTAATTAATTCTCAAAATAAGTGCTGAGACTCAGAGCTCTCATCCGTAATATTAAGGCGTGACGGGCTGGAAAGACAGCTGGGAATCGAGGCTCTCCCTCGATGGAATGACCGGTACCGAAGCGGTCAAAAACCCATAACTTCCTTACTGAACTTATTACCTGGTTGTAATCTCAAGGAGCTATCATGAATCAAGCTGAATATGAGGCACTACCTGAGGTTACCCCACCCGCGAATGCTGAGTATCTCCTACAAGTTGCTCGTTATGAACGGGATGCTGAGACCGCTGCTTACAAGTCATGGTCGGGAACGGATGTAGCCGAAGCCCCCATTCACGGTATGCTAGCCGATACCTACGCCTGCATAGCTCGGGGTAAGGACGTTGAAGTTACCTTAGCCCTATTTGAGGCCAAGTGGAGGAAGTATGCAAAGGAGCAACAAGCGCGAGTAGCCGATGCTCCTAAGATCAAGCACGGGCCTTCCTCTGGGGCTTCTGTCATTCACCACAGGTGGGTGAGTGAAGAAGCCTGGGAAACACGAGCCCGTCATGTCCGAGCCCTCCTCACTACTAACCCAAACCCCTGAGACTTACTATGGCAATGCCGCTTGATTACTCTCTCCCACTGTTAGATATAGTTAAGAACTACTTTCTTAACGTGACCCTTATTGCCGCCAGAGAGTGCTTCAAACCACTTCTGAACAACTTCTGGATTACCGTTGACGAACGAGAAGTGGTCCACATTACTGGCACTCATGATAAGGTGCCTCTCACCATCGATCTATACACGAAGCTGGGGGACAAGACGGCTTACTACAAGGTGAGTGCAGTCGTCAAATGGGTGAATGATCCAAACCACGCCCCGTTCGAAATGATCCTCGAATCACACATGAAGGTTCACCCACTCAAGGATTTCGATGCGATTCGGAACACTCTCGTTACAGCCCTCGAGGCTAAGGAAAACTGATGTCCCTCTCTGATTGGAAAGTAGGGATGCCAGCCCTCTATACGGACACGTACACCAACGATCCCAAAGGGCGCGTGGTCAAGACAACCATCACCAAGGTTGGTCGATTGTATGTGACCATCAACGGTGGAAAGCAATTCGATGTGACCAACATCCCGGGAGTAGAACACAATGCCTATTCCACGGCAGCCCTTCTCTACACTATCGAACAGTACGAGGAGGAGGCCTATCGAGAACAAGTCCGAAGAGCTGTACTTGACCAGTTCGATTGGAGGGGTCGCTGCAAAGCCGATCTTGATATCCTTCTCCGAATAGGAGACGTACTCGGAATTGAAAAGCCGAAGCACCTACAACGAGTGGTTCCGACCATTGAAGAGCTTCGCACTAGGGTTGAGAGTCTAAATGTTGACCTGACTAACGGCGGTAAAGTGTGATGACCAATACCCAACCTGTAGTGTGTGATCAACTAAATGAGGTTGAACAACCGGTAATAAGAGACCTAAGTGGTATGTCTGTTGAGAAGCTATGGAGCTTTTTAGAGAATTCCGGGTTCATCTACCCACAGAAGCGTCAGACGATCGACTTCGAATCTGCAAAGAAAACGCTATCGAAGCTGATGAACACGAACAATGTGTTCAAGGGTTTGGTGGTAACTCGTGGATCCTCCATTTATGCTCACCTCTCTGCAGTACGGGTCTATGACAAGGTGTGGATGGTTCAGCACATGGCGAGTCGACCCTATAAGAGGGAGAAGGTCTCTCATGCACTGATGCTGAACTTAGCCTTGCTCGAGTACTTTGAGCAGAGTTCAAATATTGAATGGATACGAGCAACCTACCGGCATGAGAACAAACGTGTTTCTCGCTTGTACGAGGCATTGGCCGCCAGTGTATCACGTCCAGAGCTGTCCATAGTTCAGTACTTCAACTGCATGAGACTATCGGGGCCAACTTTCGAGGTCCCAACCTCTACTTGTCTGGAGGTGAGGCACTCTTCATCTGAAACCCTACCCCTATTAGGGAAGGATACCAAAGAGTACTTCAACTGTATCTCTGATGACTACAAAAAGATTGGCCTTGAACGTCGTCAGGAGTTCTTTTTGGTTTACCGTTCTGGTACTTTGGTTGGGTACTCAGTGCTGGAAGTATCATCCCATGGTCTGAATCTAAGTGAACTGACTAATGCCTTCTGTGTTTTCATGGTTCAAGAAGACCCTGAGGCCTTGTCATTGTTGATTCAGGTGTCAGCAAACTACTACAAATCACTCGGGCGACGGCACGTGATTGCTCTTGTTGAGGATGTCGTGGTACCTCATTTCAAGGCACTGGGTTTTGAGCACTTCAAACGCTACACTTTCTGGACGTGGCACCAATCTCTATGCAGACAATTTCATGACTACATAAAGGGTTGGAAGTGATCAGACTCACCTGTTGACGGGGAACACGACGCGTAGGTAGTTCTTCATCCCAGGTTGAGTCACCTTGGTTCCCGGGAAAGCCTTCTGGAAAGCCTCCGAGTATGGCCCAAGGTCGTTCTTCACATCGGTCCCGATGTCGACCACGTTTGCCCGGTTCTGGAGGACCTTCGCAGGAAAGGTGACATTCTTCTTCAGCCACGTGTTGATGGCTCGGACATCAACACCCCACATGTTGGCGGCCGCCACACGTTCCACAACTCGAGCAATGAGGGTTAGATCGTTCATGGGGCCTCAGTGGTAACGGTAGCTGACCTTCAGCTCACTCCAAAGCTCTCGTAACTCGCGGATGCCCATCTTCATTACCTTGGACATATTATCCTTCAGGTAGGCGTAGAATATGGCTGCACTCTGCTTGTTGTTCGACCAGTAGCCAGTGTCTTGGGCAAACCCAGGCTTCTTCGGGTCACCCTCAACTCGACCAAACCAAAATCGATGTAGGACGTAGAACTCAACAGGACTAGCTGTGATCTCTTCACCTGCTAGGGTCTTGAACTTGATTTCAGAACCTGCGGGGGCCACTTCAATAGCCTTGATACTCTGCTCGTGAAGGACTACTGCGTGATCGGGGGCGGCCTCTTTGGCATCAGCGGCCACCTTCTTGACATCAGCCCAAGTGTCACACTTGGCCAGTTGCTCCATCACAGTCTCGAACCACTCATCAGTGTCACCCTTGTAGTAGTTGTCGTTCAGGATGATCGTAACCTCCGGCACGGTCTTACCGCGTTTGCCGGCGAGGGTCAGATCTCGGACCTGCAGGTGAGTTGAACTTCGGAACACGTGGAAGGTATTGTCCTTGCCCGTATAGAAGCCCTTTCCAGGTGGCACGCTCGCAGCTGACACTCGCTTGGCCACTTGGCTGATGATCCTCAGGTCATCCATACTCGGTGTATTTCTATAAAAGGTTTATGTCACCTGTGGCAGATTCAGATGGGATGACAAGATTTCCGCTGATCTTGTACACCATAGACTCACAGAGATCTTGAGTTAAGTACCGACTTATGCTAAACTTTTGAGTTATGCCACTATTAGATGTTCGAACTATGCCTACTGTTGAGTCTGGAATCAAGCGCAAGGAGGTAAGTGGGGCTTGTACATTTGTTAGTTACTGTCCGGGAAATGGTACAAAATATGACTTGATGTTCACGGAACTCACGAGTTTTAGTGATGGGGCTAAGGACTTGATGGGGGTTTCGGAGAAGTGTTGGTTGGTGACGTCACTGAATCAAGAACCACGCCCCTCGGCTTTGATAACGAACAACGGTCAACTCTTACATTGGGCCTATGTAGGGGAGAAACTAGGTCTTAGAACCCCTGATGCCGTAGTTGTGGCCGAACTGATCGGACACATCACCGGAAGACCCTATATCACTGGTGAAGAGGTCATGAGTGATCTTGCTGAGGAGTTGGTGTCCTCGGAACAACTACCAAAACCAAACGAAGATGGTGAGGAAACTGAAGCTGCTACGTAATCCTGATCATGACCCAGACAAGAAATCCAATTGATCCTGCCCAAGCTAGAGCCGAAGTCCACGCCGATGTAGCTAGTAAACTCCTCATGGAAGCCTCGCAGGCTGAAGGTTCCCGCAGGCAAGCCCTAGTCGAAAAGGCTAAGCTTCACCTGTCCGCACTACAGGACTGGATAACCCCAGAGGCCCCAGAAGAAGCTCACGGGACTCTTCGAGAGCTGACCACCGTCCTCGCTCAATTCGAGGAAGCTAAGCCCAACTGATCCGATTGGGTTTCGGTGTAGTGGGCTTTAATGCCCATCCAGAACCCGAACACCACCCTTCCGTGTCAAGATGGACTTGTTGACTAAGATCTACGAGTTCCTGAGGTCCCTCAAGTGAACCCTTCCAAGACTCACATCAGAGTTGTCCACGCTGAGCTCGAAAGAGCTGATGGGGATAGTGCCTTTCGATCGGTATGCCCAGTGTGTAAAACTGGACTTCTGTTGGTTCGAAGAGACCCAAAGAGCTTCAAGCTAGTTAGGTTGGATGCGTGTATTCAGTGCGGACAAGAGTTCTACTACACGGACACGGCGATCAACGGGGAGGAGTTCACCGAGAAGGTTCCTTACCCTCTCTTTGAGATCGTGGGGCCTCCCTGTCCGGCGCCTGGATGCAAAGGGGTTCTGACCAATACCCTATCACTGAAGACCAGGTCGTGGTTCAGTAAGTGTCATGTCTGTAATGGGGAGTTCAGGAGAGCTCCACTCGGGAGTAAGAGGGAATGGATCCGTCATCGAACCTTCAGAGTCATTGACGGTGGGAAGAGTAATTGAGTGCCCGTCAATCTCCGTTTATGGGTGCTCAGTGGCCAGAACTCGGAAGTGGCAGACTTCACCCGTGAATCTACGGTCCATGAGGTGCTTTGGATCAATCGAAACCTAACTGTATCCACTACTCATGAGATCGCTATTGGGAATATCCTTCGGCTACCCCGCCTGACCTTCGAGGGTAGAAGGTTTGTGATAGCAGATCAAGTTCAGAGTCTGTTAGCAGATCTAGTCCTGTGGTCTAACAACCCAGGAGCTCAGGACGGCACCCTCTATGTGGTGCAACACACCTTGCCAACCTATGTTGAACACCCGACCACCGGAGACCTAATCCTGACTTGGGTACTTTCACTAAGCTACTCGCTCATGGAACTCACTCCCCAATTCAATGGATCCGAGATGACCGTACCCGTAGGGTTTATGATGGGGTACTTGAGACGGTTGATTGATAACATGCCGGCGAATAGGCTTTCTGAATCGTATACTGGACCAAGGCCGACTCGCTTTGAACGGATACTCGAGAACGACTAATCAATCGGTGTACTCACCCCTAACATGAATCAAGAAGTCGCGATTCAGGCCTTTCTATCTAGGTACAAAAACCCACGTACACTAGAGATTCTTAAGTCAAATATAAAGACTTCAAGGGGGCGCAACAAGATAGCTGCAAGCATGATCCATCCGGTCAAATTGGCATGTGACTACTTGGAGGAAACGAGCAAGAGTTGGGGGGATATAGGCTACATTACTGAAGGCCACGTGATAGAGTACAATCGATTCATGGCCACGGTTCCCGAAGAAGAGCAGACAGCTGACCCCTTCCCAGAGTTGAAGTCCCTTGTTGACAATCTTCAGGCCAGAATCGATATGGTTAAGAGGCGTTCAACCACTAAAACCGAATGATCTTGCTTGTTGAAACGGGTGGGGTTATCCTGTAAACCACTAAATGATCATCAAAATAACAAATTCCTGCTCGATGGGCTGCACCCACTGTCTCGAGGATGCTCTCCCTTCCGGAGAGCACATGGATATGAACACGTTCATGCGAGCACTCGATTTCACCGAACGAGCAGAGTGTGAGGTTATCAAGGCTGGGATCCCGGTGATGATGATGCTATCAGGAGGGGAGTGCACGGATAACCCACTTCTCGTCGAGATGGCTTCACAGGTAGTTAGGAGAGGTTGGATCCTTAGTATTCTGACTCATGGGCTCTGGCTAGAGAACAAGGAACTCAGGGATGCTCTCCTTCGAGATGATTGGAAGCATGTCCTTTTTCAAGTCACTAATGACGATCGGTACTACCCACGCAAGCCTCTGAAGTTAGAGCACCCGAAGATAACCTACGTGGACAAACTTCAAGTCTTGTCCACCATCGGTCGAGCCTCAAGACCCACGTTTGACCCCAAGGGATTAAGTCCTCGCTCGGCCCCCAGTAGCTTCAACCTCAGATCCCTCACTCGTTCGTACAAGTCGATGCCTATGGCAATCAAGCTCTTGAGGGCTAGAGCATGTATTGGGCTAGCAGGGTTCTGTACTCCGTCAGTGACTCATGAGGGGGTAGTTGTCGCGGGTGAGAGTCGACTCTGTTACCCGATTGGAACCGTCGATAGCTCTAACGAGGAGTTGACCAAAGCTGTTCTCACAATGGGATCTTGCAACCGATGCAAGCAGGAAGATAACCTGTCTCCGATGCACAAGCACGCGATTGGGGTTGATCCATGATAAAGTACTACCCTTTTGTATTCTTGATACTAGGCATAGGTATAGGCCTAATGATCTATCTTGTACAGGACACTTACTGTCATAGGCAGTTCAGCTTTCAAGCTGGGTATGATCCGCACCACTACAGATGCTGCGTACTCGAGTACTTGGGGGGTAAGTGACTCAGGACGATGACATCGAATCTATGTGGATGGTGATCCGTCCTGGTCGACTCCCACCAGCATCCCCCAAGGTGCCTGAGGCTAATCTTGGGATACCAACCTTCACCACTATTCCTATTTTATTGCGTGCAGCTGCTAACCATAGTTTTCAAGGCCACGGAGAAATCACCGTAGTGGAACAAGAGATATGGTTCAAGTGCTCTTGTGGTATGTTGTTCATGATCAAACGATCGGATGCAAGTAAAACACCTTCAGGTCCGTTATGGAGTTACTTTCAGAGTCTTAGTCGTAGGCGTATAACTGCCACTAGGTTAACCAATGAGCCTGACCAGATCTTACTCGAGTTGGAGAACCTAGGGATGTGATCAGTATGTTCAGAGTAAAGTTGATAGTTGGTTTGGTAATTGTTGGGACACTTTCCATTCTAGTGGCCTACCTGAGCTACAGGTCAAGGAATCCGACTCCTAACAGCATTACCTTCATGAAGTACCCTGGGGCACCTATATGCTTCGCTACCTCTGGTTGGGGTACCAGTCTCCAGACGATGGCTACGGTGCGTTGTGAGGACGTTCCTGTTGGCAAGCTCCACATCTTCGAGGAGCCCTGAGTCACCCAAATGAATTGCAACGACTGCAAGTGGCGACCCCACCCCTATAGAGTCAACATAGGTGAAGATCTTAAGAAGAGCATCGATAAGTCGCCAGATGAGGAGCAATTTGCCCTCCATTGGGTTAGCAAGTGCTTCAGGGACCACATAGTGAGGTGCTTCTATGGGAAGTTTCATAAAACCGATGTCTTATCGATTACTGTCAACACCGCTGATCAACTTTGGGTCAGACGGGATCTGAAGTCTTCCGAGGTTTGCACTGACTACGAGGGACCGAGAAGGATGAGGGTAAATGAAGTCAAGCAACCTCGTAAACTTCGACTCGTCAAGTAATTTGACAACTCTGTTTGTTTCACGTAGGGTTGTTGTGGCGGATCCCAATGAAAGATGACGATGACAAGGGTTATGTTGTCTTAGGCCCAGAAATTGAGGGTGGGTGCAAGGCCCTTCATATTGACGAGAACGGGGTCCAGTCAGGTAGGCTCTATCGGGACTTGGAGTCAGTCCCTGGTGGTATTTTTGATGCCAAGCTCCACCTTGAGAGGGTTGAAGGTCCTCTTCACAGGATCATATCAGAGGAGCCCGTCGGTAGACCTCCCCTGGTCAACAGTCGAGCCTACCGGGAGAACTGGGACAACATCTTTGGTGGGAAGTCGGTTGTCGGGGAGGCCTAATCCAGAATAAGTAGTGAGATCCTAACCCCCGATATGTAGTATTGAGTGACATGGCAACCAAAGCACTCAGTCTACTAGCAGTCGTCCTGATTGGCCTATCCAACCTAGGATTTAGCTGGTACTCTAATACTATAGAAGTCACACCTAAGGACATCTGCACTACCCTCCAAAGCAATGGGATAACTACCAACTGTCAGGAAGGTACTCCTTGGGCATTCGAATCTTGGAGTCACGAATCTCAATGGAGATTCTACCCAACAAGTCCTGAACTATTTGGGTGCTACAAGGGATCGTCTACTGGGTTGCCAGTTCGATGTAACTTCGAGGGTACAATCATCAAATTTGCAAGCGTGATTGACCTAAACAAGGCACTCTACCACATAGACCGGGTGAATCACCTGGAGAACCTTGACCCAAAGGCTGACATTGTAAAGGCTGACACCACTCTCGAGCAGTATACTCTATACAAATTCAATAGGTTACGGATCGTACTCTTCATTCCTAGGACTGAGAATGGAATACACGTCCAGAAGGTTATTGAGGGGTTGTACGGCCCTAGTGATGAGTGAGCTCACGGGAGAATCGGAGCAACATCTTTGGGTGGGAATTGGTCGTCGGGGGAGCAGGAGAACAGTATGGGGACCGGATAGTTAAGGAACCCGAATATGCTGGTCATCCCGCACGGGCATCTGAACTGACATCGATCCTCGTCGATGACCTGACAGGCATTATTCAAAGTAGCTCCGCACTCTCTACAGTAGCAGATAAAACCATCTCGCTTGAGGAGCCAGTCCTTCTCCAGTTTAGCTGCCTTCTCTTTTCGGCGTCTGGCCAGCCAAGCAGTGAGCATCAAGGAAGATTATCTGAAGTTCTGGTACTCAGCAAGTACTTACTCGTTGAACTCCCGCCCAAATCCAGGTAAGGTACACGTGTGGAAGCACCGCCAATTGACTTGGAAACGGCTCGAATCATCCTGAGGTCCCAACTACGCTTGCTAGGTGTCCAGCTCATCAATGACCTAGACGAGCGAGGACTAATGGCCCCAGACTGGGGTGCTAGACTCGACAGAGAGGGAACCAAGCCTGGTGCATTCCCTTTCGATTCCATAGATCTCGAGCAAGTGGTTAGTGAGACCCTCTACCTACTCAGGCTCAGCAATGAGCCACCAAACGCCAACTACCCAGGATACAAATGCCCCTCACCCGACGAGAATGATCATGCCAACCAAAGAAGTAAGTGATAGGGATCTTCTTGATGAGATCAAAAAACTAGCTGCCAATTGCAACCACTCTGATCAAGCATGTGCTCTAGTCTACTTCATCAACAACTCTGTCAATGCGAGGGCTCCCTGGCGTAGTTGGGTGTGTAAGCTCCATAATTACTCGGGTCAGGGGGTGGTACCTCAATGCCCCAAGTGTCAGAAAACAGACTAGTACACCCAAGACTCGAACATGCCTGACACCTTTGCACTCTACAACCTACTCGTTGATATAGCTCCTCATTGCAGTGTTTGCGGAGCCATGGCTACTCGGAGGTATCGAGACCTCGCTCCCGACATCCAGATTTTACGAATCAAGATGGGTGAGCTGTCCAAGTTTGCTTGGACACCGACCGCCGCACTAAGCCGTCAGCGAATGACCTCCTCAGAGATTTTCAGAAGTGATCACTTGACTATGGAGGATATTGGTAGACGTACTGTAAGTTGGATTCAGCGTGAGCTGGCCGCCATAGGTGAGGAGATCCCAAACTTGGGTTTTGGGGCTGAGGTTCAATCCTGGTCCTTCGATCAAGGTCCCTTCTTCTGTGATACCCACACTGGGGTCTACGAGGCACTACAGTACCAAGAGCTTGAGATTGCCCCTATGGTTCGCAGGGCTACCAACGTTGGACTCTCTGCTACCGAGCAGGTCAGGCCTACTCGTTTTGACCGCATACTCGAGGATGATGAAAATGAATGATGAACAGGAACGACCAGAGACCGGTGGCATGAGGTTTGGTGATGATTGGCGTGGGGTCTTCATCAGAGGGGATGATGCGATCAACTACTATCTACACCTCATAAGTTTAATCAAAGGGCAATCCAGAAAAACCGAGAGTGAAGGGCAAGTCATTGCGTTAGCTCAACTCACTAATCTTGCGTACACTCTCTATCAAGCATGTCAGACTCAGCTTCCGAACCTGCCCCCGATCGCTACCAAGTGCCAGGAGATGAAGCCCTTCGAAGGGGCCAAGGCTTCTTGAGGTAGGGTACCCTGCTAAGCTAGTCGAACCCCTACGTCTCAGGAGTTGACAATGCGAGTGATAGAGCTACTCTTACCGTCATTCTCTTTTGGCCCATAGAACACGTCTCAGTGACTGAATGTATGAGTATTGGAGCTCGGTGATCTATGAAGACAAAAGGACGTGCTTTCGTCTCCGGTGCTTATAGTGGCTCTGCTGATGAGATTGAGGAGAACATCTCCAAGGCTCGACTGGTGATCTCCGACGTACTTAAGGCGGGCTGGGTACCGGTCTGTCCAAACGTGTTCTGGAGCCCCTTTGCTGACACTCAGGACTACGAGTTCTGGTTGGAGGCAGCTCTGGACCTACTAGAGACCTGTGACCTCCTAGTGCTTGTCCCGGGCTGGGAATCCTCATCGGGGGTCAAGAGGGAGGTCAAACGAGCTCGTGAGCTCGGGATTCCGATTGTTAACTCTGATCTAGAACCCATGGACTTCGGGGTTAATGTTCCTCGAGTGCGAAAGTCTCTTACCCTGGCTCAACTCAGATCCCTTGAGAAGGTGATCACCACTTTCACCGATGACCATCAGATAAGTGGCCCTGAGAGTGTGAGCCAAAGTGATGACGTTATTGTTGGTGCCTACAAGTTCATTGAAAAGTTGATCAACATTGTCGGCTACTACCAATATCCGGATGATTGACTTGATGATCCTCACCACCAAGGAACTCCTTGAGAAGTACGCCGTTCGTTGCTGCATCTGTAATCAATTGGCTACAAGAGTCTCAACGGTTCAAGAGGGTCGTGTGGAGGTTACTACTCGCTGCGGACCTTTCCAAGTAACCACCAACGTATTAGATACCACTGATCCGGGAGTGTATACTGATGAAGACTTCGAGCGTATCCAATCGGAGTCTACCACCATGATGAACGAGATTAGCGAGTCACCTGACTTGCAACCATTTATGGGTATGGGATTCCTCACTGAGACTCCCTTGAGTGCAGAGAACTACATTATACCCATAGGTCCTTGTTATTGCGATAACTGTGGACCAACAAGCTATCTATATATGGATCTACGTCATGCTCACTTAGTTAGAGCTACGGGTAGTCCACCTGTAGAGTCCAGGCCCACGCGATTCGAGCGGATCATCAAGGACGAGAGTGATGCCTCTTGAAGTTCTAGACCAACGAATTCAACAAGTTCGGGATATTATCGTCAGAGATTCTGAGGCCTCCAAGCTGTACAAGGTGACTATCGTAGTAGACTTAGGTCGAAACCCTCAGAGAGTTTGGTTTGTCGCCTATCTTCGCAATATGAAATCTGACCCGAATATTGTCACCTACACTGGTATCTGGGGGTGCAAGAGTACTGGAGTGAAGTTCAACAGGGCCAACCCTGATCCGACCATGAGGAAGTTGAACTCTAGGAAGTACTGGAGTGATCTAGCTCTGGATATTCTCGATACCTATCTAAACGAGAGTCCTGAGACTTATAGAGGTTCTCGACCAACCCGATTTGAAAGGCTACTAAGTGACCTGTAATGTATGTGGACACTCATTACAACTAGAACCGAACACTCCACGAGTAGGACTTGTCGACGCTGAGGTCCAAGGGAGCTTTCACTCGACACCTGGGAACGGAGCGGGTGCCCTTGATGATTGTACTAAGTACAAGTTCAGTGTATGTGAGTTCTGTTTGGACTGGCTCTTCACCAAGTGCCTGATCCCTCCAGAGGTTGAAGACATCCATGGTGACCCTGACACACCTGCTCGGTGGAGGCCTGCAGGTCAACGCGTAGTTGAGGACTCGTGGAGGACTCAGAAGCTGAGGTACTCCGACGAGGCTCTGGTAAGAGAAATGTCACGACCTGGATACAAAAAAATGACTACTGTTGAAAGATCCCATAGCTCAAGTGACTCGAGGTGTTTTCTGATGGCTGACGAACCAATTGAAGAGTGTTGGGATGAGATCAGACCCTCTCGAGAGCCTGGTACAAAAGAGATCCCTGAGACTCAAAGTAGCCTCAGTACCACTGAGAAGGCCGAGTACTGTACGCTGATAGCATTCAGGTTCCTCAACAACACCCCTAACTGGACCTTGATTGAAGATCAGGCCACCAACTTTATGACCATGACTGATGCAGCAATACTCGAAACAGCAAGGCGGGTTGGTATCCGACTACGGGTAACTATCTCACCTCGTGAGCAGGAGCTCATCAACGAGCTCAACGAGAAGCTTCACTACTGAAGTGTAATCCATTGATTATGGTTGTTTAAATGAACGGGACCCAATCATGGATCCCAAAGAAATTCTGCTGGTGGTAGGGTCGGAGCAATATCATTTCAATGATCGGGGACCCCCATTAGGGACCCCCAAAACTTTGTGAGATAAGCCTAATAGAATTCACAATTTTATTTCAATGATCGGGGATCCATGATTGGGTCCCCAGGGATCGCCACCCACAGCCGTAGAGTTCCGAACTCGCAGGTTTCAATGATCGGGGACCCAATCATGGGTCCCCAGACCTGAAGGTTTCAAGAATTTGAAGGTAGTTATCCCAGTTTGTTTCAATGATCGGGGACCCAATCATGGGTCCCCAGCGCCTTGTGGCGAATCGCAAAGGGTGAGGCGGGGGTAGTTTGTTTCAATGATCGGGGACCTCATCAGAGAGATCCCCAGCCGTTGTTCAGTTCGGCTGTTGTCACGGTGCGAGATGGTTTGTTTCAATGAACGGGGATCCAATCAAGGATCCCCAGTCGGCTGCCGCACTCGGTTGCATCATAGCGGTACTCGTTTCAATGAACGGGGATCCAATCAAGGATCCCCAGTCACTGGTACTACATCGTTGACCGACTCGTTTGTTTCAATGAACGGGGATCCAATCAAGGATCCCCAGATCCAAGCGAGCGTGGTGCTCGGCACGATCATTAGGTTTCAATGAACGGGGATCCAATCAAGGATCCCCAGCCAAGAGTTCCCGCCCTCGGACGCGTTGCTACTGTCGTTTCAATGAACGGGGATCCAATCAAGGATCCCCAGTCCGTGAGCGACTCGAACGAGTTCGGGAGCTGAGTGTTTCAATGAACGGGGATCCAATCAAGGATCCCCAGCCAACGAGCTGCCCGAACCGATTTCACCTCAACCAGTTTCAATGAACGGGGATCCAATCAAGGATCCCCAGCTACTTTGCGCCAATCAGACCAAGCGACTCATGGACGTGTTTCAATGAACGGGGATCCAATCAAGGATCCCCAGACTGGACGAGGAGGAATAATCCTTGTCTTGGTCTCGTTTCAATGAACGGGGATCCAATCAAGGATCCCCAGCTGCTATGGAGAGCGGATAGTCAAAATCAAACCCAAGTTTCAATGAACGGGGATCCAATCAAGGATCCCCAGATCTTTATGGGTCCGGGTGTCAGCCCAAGAGGGCCGTTTCAATGAACGGGGATCCAATCAAGGATCCCCAGCTGCTCAACGGTCTGTCGGTAGAGCAGAAGAAGGTTCCAGTTTCAATGAACGGGGATCCAATCAAGGATCCCCAGCTCTCCCTCGCTCTTGAACAGACTAGGTAGGGCTCCGTTTCAATGAACGGGGATCCAATCAAGGATCCCCAGCCCTAAGTCCGAGGAGTCAGGGTCTTCAGTGGATCGTTTCAATGAACGGGGATCCAATCAAGGATCCCCAGCCTGCTACAGGTGAAACTTCGAGCGATGATACTCTTCGTTTCAATGAACGGGGATCCAATCAAGGATCCCCAGGCCCAGAGCCTGCGAACCGAATCATTAGGTTATTGACGTTTCAATGAACGGGGATCCAATCAAGGATCCCCAGAGAATGATCGGAGCGAATCGCAGGAACTTGAGGACTTGGTTTCAATGAACGGGGATCCAATCAAGGATCCCCAGCCTGAAGGCCTCCTACGTCAAGACGCAGAGCTCCTGTTTCAATGAACGGGGATCCAATCAAGGATCCCCAGACCTCGGGCCAGTACGCGGTGCAATTGCCGTGACTCGTTTGTTTCAATGAACGGGGATCCAATCAAGGATCCCCAGCCATCATTGCTGTAACGAATGCCCCTCTCAGAGCGTGGTTTCAATGAACGGGGATCCAATCAAGGATCCCCAGCCACTCGTAGTGGGTGGGACCATGGTCAACGAGATGGTTTCAATGAACGGGGATCCAATCAAGGATCCCCAGACCGCTGCGAGTGGCGATGGGAAAACAGCAACATTGTTTCAATGAACGGGGATCCAATCAAGGATCCCCAGTTCTCACCCTTTATTCGACCTTCCGCAAGTTTCCGTGTTTCAATGAACGGGGATCCAATCAAGGATCCCCAGGACGCACCGCGCTCGACGACGTTCTGCACACAATCGTTTCAATGAACGGGGATCCAATCAAGGATCCCCAGGTCCTTCTCCCCATCTCTGAGAACCGGCACTGAAAGGTTTCAATGAACGGGGATCCAATCAAGGATCCCCAGCAAGAATGGGAATCGAGATGACGTTGACGCCTTTACGGGTTTCAATGAACGGGGATCCAATCAAGGATCCCCAGAAGACGGGGAGGCGCAAACGGTCATCGTGGCGAAGCTGTTTCAATGAACGGGGATCCAATCAAGGATCCCCAGCTGACCGAGAGGCTTCCTCTGGGAGCATTGTATCGAGAGTTTCAATGAACGGGGATCCAATCAAGGATCCCCAGTAGTCACCTATAGAACTAGAGAGTCCAACCAGTTACAGGATTGATCTCGAGAACTACGTTTCGAACTTCAGGTAACTCAGTTAAACTCGTGCAATTGGTAGCTGCTAGCTAATTGATTAATATCAATTTTCAAAGACCTAGCTAGTATGCGAGAGGTTGCCTTACTTTTAGTGGCACCTAACCTCTCGCATAACTGATGCAGATCCATTCGAATGTAGCTGGTAAGGTAGTCTAGTTCAACCAAAATCACTGGTGTGGGTCAACATCCTACTTATTATACGACCTGATTGAGAAGTGTCTTGCTAAACTTCATAGAAGGTGGCTACCTTAGCCACTCCCAAGTAGGAAAGTCAATCAAACCAGGAGGAATCGAACTAGATGTCACCAATATACAGGATACATGCATGGGGACCCTATGCATTGTTCAACCAACCAGCATTCAGGTCAGAGAGGATCAGTTCACTGATCCCATCTCACTCAGCGGGGGTTGCCCTTCCAAGGGGGATATGCGGGCACAAGGCAATTGATTGGAGGATCCTCAGTCTATCCCTCCAAAGTAAGCCAGTATACCACCCTATGCTTCTCAACGAACTGAGCTTTGACTCAAACTCCCCAAACAAACCTATCATTATTGAAGAGGACCGGACTCAACGAACGTCGACTTATCTACGGAATTACGATTGCATTATTGAGTGCCAATTCAAGCTTTCAAGTAAAGCCGGCCCTGAGGACAATATCCCAAAGTTCGACAAGATGTTCCGAGATCGTCTTCGGATGGGTGTTGAACGACGGCGCATCTACTTTGGAACCTCCGAGTGCAAGTGTTACTTGGAAGCCGCTGAAGAGCCTGCAAACCCAGTCGATATCTCGCCTGACTTCGGCCTGATGTTCTATGATGTTGATTGGGATGATCCAGAAACACCGTATTACTTTGCACCGTTGACCATGTCACACGGGGTTGTTCGATATCCTTCTTGGGACGTTGTTCGAAACATGGGAATCAAGCGGCTCAATAGGAGGTCAGCATGAACCTCTATTGGGATCTCCAATCCCTAGGAAGTCGAGTTGATGCCACCCCAGAGACTCGTAAGAATGTTTTTACCTTGGAGCTGACCACTGGAGTCGCAACCAAGCACAAGACCTTCGTGATGCCTCAGAAGGCCATTACGGGGCGTGCCACAGAAGCGTCTCTCTATCCATGTTCGGGCTATGACTCCAAGAAGGTCGTACTCGACCCTGAGTCTGTCTTCTGGGAAGTTCACCTACCGATCTTCAAAAAGCACAGGACCTTGTATCAAGCAGCTATCAAGTTCTTGGAGGGATCGCTGAAGTATCCTGAGATCGAACCCACCAACTGGGTTGTTCTGACATTCAAGGGTACACCAGTTGGTAGTCTAGAATCCATTGGATCGGCCTGTTACGAAGCTTGCAACAAGCTGTTTCAAAGTCAGAAACTGACTATCCTTGGGAAAGATGGTAACCCGGACTGCCTGACCGAACCAAGTCTAATGTCTGGAGCTAAAGGTGGGTCAAAAGCTCGACTCCAACCCGAAGTAAATGGAATTGGTTTAGTTAGGGCTAACGGGAAGCTCCATTCGGTTAACGAAGGGGCCAATAAGTTCCTCGGGATGAAGCAAGGGCACAACTTCATGATTGAGGTTGGGGAAGCAATCACTGTTGTGACAGGGCTCAGTTACGCGCTTGCAAACAATGCGGTGCACACCAACGAGTCATCAATAGTGATGATCCCAGTTACCGGAATCAGTCACCCAATCATTGAAGCGGCTCAGGGAATCCTCGGGATGGGGTACTCGGACAAGGATGCTGTTGAGTGCTGTTGGAAGATACTGACCGATCTTGAGTCGACCAACGATCCTATTCATATGGTTCAGATTCGCCCCAGCATGTCTCGCATCTCGATCCGAAACATGGCTATCACTACCGTCGGTAAGATACGTGACAACCTACTCCTGTTTCAGAAGCAGGTGAGGTACCAGAACCCACAGCGAGTCAACCTACGGTGGCTCATGTGTGATCTGGGGGAAACTTCGAACGGGAAGTTTGAACCGATCTACCCTGAATCAGTGATTCAGGACACGATGTGGGCTTTGCTGACAGGAGGACGAATCCCTCAACAGCTATTCAGCATATCAAGTGACCTTTACTTAGCTAACTTCACCAAGTGGACTGAAATAAATTACTACCGAGAACACGGGCTTGCCCAGAAAGAACTAACAGTAATGGCGACGTCGATTACATTCAAGAAGGAAAACAACGAGGATGAGTTGGAGGACAAGATCAGACTCATGGATGGATCCATCTCCGAAGACTTGTGTGGTGATCTTGCGTATGCTTGGGGGCGGTACATCGCTTCTTTTCACCATATGCGAATCAGCTACCACAAAGGCAATAAAGTTCCTGAGTGCAAGGAAATCCGAACCTTTTTGGCAAATCCCCAGAGTTGCTTCGCAAACATGAACCCAGATCTCTATCGTGAGCGAACCCCTCAGGAATACAGAGAGCACTTTGGAAGAGTTGCCTCAGAGGTAATAAACATTCCGAGAGGTAACCTAAACAACCTTCAAAAGGGCTTAGTTGTCCTAGGGTATGAACATCAGAACGCAGGCCTCTACCGCTACCGCTCTGAGAAAATCAAAGCGACGGCTGCTGAAGAAGGGCTAGAGTAAACCCCTGAATTAGGATGTGTGGGGTACAGACTTTGTATCCCGATAATTGAAGCAAGAGTAACTTACATGAACTGGGGTTAGTCCCCATTCAATTAGATGAAAGATCGGATGTATACTATGAAACAGTTTGACCGTGAAAAAGTTATTGATCGCCGGCATGATGTTGTCTTTATTGACTACTCCAAGCTATCCAACGGCAATGGAGATCCAGATAACGACAACATGCAACGAGTTGATCCGTCAACAGGTAACGGAATCAAGACACCCATGTGTTTCAAGAGCTGGGTGCGTGCTACGGCACAACTTCATGGAAGGGAGGTCTACATCGCTCGCGGTGGTCTACCCCTATCCACCAAGATGAAGGAGGCTTGTGGGGATCTCTATTCCGACACCAAGGGCGCCAAGGGTAAAGGCGCCAAGGGTGATAAAGAGTCGGACCCGAAGATGTCATCTCGAGATGTGAAGGAAGCCGCTGTAAAAATGATGACTAAGTACATTGATGTTTGCTGGTTCGGTGGAGCCCTGACAAATCCGATCAACGAACAAGTGACTGGACCCATCCAAGTGTGCTTCGGGGAAACTGCTGAACGTGTCGAGATCATGAACCTGTCCATCACCCGCGGCGCCGTGTCCAAGGAGGAGGATATCGACAAGGAGCGAACCATGGGTAAGATCCCAGTCATATCCTTTGGGTTGTTCCGAACCAACATCCACGTCAATCCGTTCTGCGCCTCTCGTTTGGGAACCACCTACGGTGATCTCACTGACTTTTTTGACTACGCTCGGGAGTCCTATGACCTATTCCGGTCCACAACCAGGCCCAACAATCACTTCCACAAGATGATTGTCTTTCGGCACCCTGATGCAAACGGCAAGGAATCGGCCGCAAGCCTGATGCGGAGAGTCAAAGTTACCAGAAAGAACCAGACGGGCAAGGAGCTACCCCCTCCGAGCTCGGTTGACGACTACGACATCACAATCGACACCTCCGGCCTTTCCGAAAAGGGGATTGAGATCGAAATAGTTGACGGTTAACCATCAGATCTGTTAGCATTTGGAGTCAAGGGGGCCTTAGTTGCTCCCTTGACTCGGTGAGTGCCCATGCCAAAGACATTACAATACAAGCAAGTCAGGACCTTGACGCCTTGTGACGAAGAAGCTCCAAAACCCCTACGATACTATCAAGACGAGGATATGGGTAAGGCCGTTCAAGCTCTCCTAGCGGGTCAGGAGCGGGTGGTACTTTGGTGGGGTACTGGTCTTGGAAAGTCATTAGAAGCCAAGGTTATTGCTTCCGAGATACTAGCTTCCGAGAACAACCCCTTCACACACATCTTGATAGTAGCCCCTCAAAGTAACATTGTTAAGCAATTTAGGGGTAAACCGGAAAAGGACAATCCGAAAAAGTACAAGCAGGAAAAGTACAAGAGGGTAGGTAAGAATGGGGTGGTGCGAACGACACCTGAAGTCGTAGCAGTTACTTCCGATGATACACCTAAGCTCTTTGATGTGTTAGGGAGGTTTCTTACAGCTCCAAAGAAGTCTAATATTCTCGTGGTAACTCATCAGTTGTTTGTAAAAGCCGAAAAAGTACTGATGGAAGAGTTTAAGAGGGGCTCCAAAAAAAGGCTTCTCCTGATTCCTGATGAGAAGCACCACGCAGCCACTAAGGGTACTGATCTTGGAGATCTTGAAACTAATCTAATTGAACAAGGTTCAACAGCAAGCTGTGGGCTTACCGCAACGAACTTCAGAGCTGACAGGAAGCCACCAAATACTCGTGAGATAACGTGGAATGAATATACTTCGGGGTTTTGGAGGGATGGTAGCCAAGTAAGCATTAAGGATACACTAGTTCTTGAGAGAACTCTCCCTGAAATGATGCTGAGGGGTTTTGCGCCGGAAAGGCTAGAATTTGAACTAGTTCAGAGCGATAATCTCACCTTGAGAGATCTACCAGATTCCGAGTCTGATCAGGAAATGCTGATGGCTAAGGCGGAAAAAATCGGTGGTTTAGCACAAGAGGTGGTCGACATTTGGGATAGGCATGGCCGTGTACCTACAGTTTCTAGGTCTTGTTGTTTTTGCCCAGCTAGCACTAATGAGGATCTCAGGGTTGCACAACGAGAGGCTTTCAAGAAGGAGCCGTTTGGAGTCGATGTTGTTGATGCCATAGGATTCGGCGGCAACAATAAGTTGACTGATCTCATTGAAAAAGAGAGGATAACTGGTGTAACTTACTCTGACATACAAAAAAATCCTGTCATACTAGCCATCCAGAGAGCTACTGAAGGGCTGGATTCCCCTTGCAGGTGCCTTGGGATATCCATTGGTATCCCACAGTCAGAGGTACTATCAGCACAGTTGCCTGGTCGTCTCATGAGACTACGTCTAGATATAGAGTTGGATGAGAATGGAAAGCGTGACTACAGTAAAACAGCGGTACCTACTATCAAGGGTTACCCAGAGAAATGGCAAGGGGTGTCGAAACAAGTATACATCACAGCGCCTCAAAAAGAGAGTAGCCCATATTTGATGGGTCTTCTCAGTACCCTGGCCACCATGGTGGGACTTTCTAACATATCCTTGATTATTAGTGTGTTCAAGAAGCACGGCATACTGAATGAGCTCAATCACGATGTTACCGACACAATCCTAAAGAATCAGGTGAAACCAAAGGAGGCTCTTCACGCCAGGTTACTGGTGGGAGAAGCCCTTAAGTGGTGGGAGTCAGTCAAAACAGAGGATGACGCTGATGTCAACCCCAGGAAGTTGGCCAGAGTGTATGAGAAGTTTGTTGCCATCCCTAAAGTTGAGGAAGCCGGGAAAAAGTACATCGAGGTTGATGATCAGGCTTTGAATGAGGCTATTATACAACGTCTGATGGAGAGTACTGACTCCCCCAAGTTAGATGGGGCTTTCATCCGCAGGACCCGAGCTAGGGATCCAAATAACCCAGACCTACTAGAAGAACTGGATGCCTTGTGTGAGGAGTTCAAGATAAAGACTCAATCGGACTCCCTTCATAACTTTGGATCTGTTGACTTAGTTTACTGGGGTTCTAAGTTTGGTGGTATATCCTCAAAGTGTATACCAAAGTCCATGAGTGACATGGAACAATACTATGATAACTTTCTTGAACTCAATGAGAGATGCCCGGACATACTGGATAAGTTGACTCCTAGTAGTACCTATACATTTGCCACTTGCCACTCGTTCCTAAAGAGGGGTGCTTTTGGGCCTGTACTTGTTGGAGGGCTCCGTCAATGGGCCATCAAACGAAAGTACGGTGAGTTGTGGAGAGAGAAACTTGATAAGTGGACTGATCACTACCATGAGGTGGTGGCTGCTAATAGAGAAGCCTTCAGGGAGTCTCATGGAAGAAGGTGCCCTGTCTATAAGTACCTACGCAGGTTAGTTGGTAAAAAACTACCTGAAGGTCTAACTCTTGAAGAGGCCTGTGCTCTAGTTAGCGGGGAGTCGAGCGACCAATGAAGAAGAGTAATCCTGAATCAGGCCCTTTTGACAAGGACCCCTGGTGGCGAATGAACCGCACATTTTTCCTAGATCCAAGGCTGAAGCCTCTCTGGTCAGGAGGTAAGTTAATCTGCTCCTACTATGAGTTACTAGGTTACTCAGGTTGGCAGTTTTTTAACATGATTCGAAAGTATCTGACCGATGACAGAGACTTCATTGGAGTTGACTGCAACCTAGAGGTCATTTGTCGACTTAGAGGGTTAGAGTACGAGAGGAATCTTGATCTGTACAGCGGCCCTGTTGGTAAAGACATACTTTTCAGGTATGGGTATCAACCAGACGGTTATGCTCGGGCCTCAAAGTTGTGTGAAAATACACCAACTAGACCAATCGGGATATTCAATTTTGACGACACCGGCGAGCTCGGGCACCATTATTGGGTGGACAAGATTGACAGCATAGTCGATGGTGTTGTGGAACCTACAGTCAAGGGGCCGTTGAAGTGCTGTGCAGTTATTACGAATGCCTATGTTCAAAAGTCAACGTTGGGTGGGGATCTGATCAGAAGTAAAGAAAAACAAGCTGAGTTTTGGGTCAATAAGTTGAAATCCAAGGGGTGGGTTGGGTCTGCTACCAATGTGAGTGACTTGATGAGTAACTTTCAGCTTTACCATTGTGATGGGAAGACGTTCTCACAAATGGCAACACTTCGCCTGTTCTTCAGAGCAGGAATGGTAACCGCCTACAAGGCGAGATGGGATAGGTAATCAATGGCAGCGCGTAAGAAGAGTTCAAAAACTAGTGATCGATTGGATGCAAACCGAGTCTTGGAGTTCGCCAAGAAGCACAAAAAGTTCAGTACTGAGCAGTTGGCCAAAGCTCTTGGAGTTCGCCCTCAACAGGCCGCAGCTGGCATTGCCATCTGCAGGATCAAGGAGAAGTTAGACCACGGTCAGGTACCCCCCAGTAGCAACCCAGACCAGTCAAGCCGGTGGTTGTACACAGGGTAAAAGTCATGAATGAGATCCAAATACACTGGCTTCTAACAGACAAGTACCTGGTCGATGAAGGATTCTACTTTGGTCGAGAACCAGACACCGTTGTCTACTACCTTGACACAACCAACATTCCAGAAATAGCTGAGGTGCTCACCAACGAGGCCCAGGTACTAGTGGATTCAAGAAAAGACCGGTTGTTTCACCTTAGAGTCATACCCGAAGGTGACAAGCTAAGCTTCCTAGATGATGGTTTTGATGAAGCCCAAAAAACTCTTGTGGTTGGGTGGGCTCAAAAACTCATCCAAGCAAGTGGTATTGACTTCGGTCATGTCTATGCAGTAATCGGTGTTGGAGGCGGGTGCGCTGGTGGTAATCATTATGAAATTGGACTGTGCTATTCGGAAGACACCCTGTATCCAATAGGTGAGTCGATGTTCGATGGTAACCCAGATAACCTTCCGATGATTGTACACCCTCCAAATCAGATAACTTGGGGAAATCAAGGGGTTGGTTCTGGCTAAACCAGCATTGAGGTACAGATCCTCGTCACATGGTAGGATCTGTACTAGTTCGGGTATGCGAGAGGCTAGGTGGTAACAGATACTCCCTAGCCTCTCGCATATCACTTGGTCCTTGAAAATTGATCTACTGAAGTGGGGGTCGGTATAGAGCTACCCGCCTACTAGACAGGTAGCTAACCTCTCGCAAACTGAATCATAAGTAACAGATGTCTTTACTCTATTGAAACTAGGGGTGTGGGGATCATCAAAAGATCCCCACGTTCATTGGTGATCGATCCAGCGTCCTACAATATAGCGGGTCCGTGTGTGGAGATCATCAAAAGATCCCCACGTTCATTGAAACCATTCCGAGCATGAGTCATCAGCATGGAGATCGTAGGTGGGGATCATCAAAAGATCCCCACGTTCATTGAAACGTTGCAATGGGTGGGGCTTTCGATTTAGCAGGTGCGTGGGGATCATCAAAAGATCCCCACGTTCATTGAAATACACCTAAGCAGTTCCGAAAACGCCGGGTGACTCATAGTGGGGATCATCAAAAGATCCCCACGTTCATTGAAAAACCCCTCACGAAGGGCGAAGTCTGCCCATTGATGCGTGGGGATCATCAAAAGATCCCCACGTTCATTGAAACGGGTGCTAACCATCGCAGGTAGTGCTCACTCGCCTGGTGGGGATCATCAAAAGATCCCCACGTTCATTGAAACAAACAAACCCCCATCTGACAGGCTCAGGGGTAGCCGAGTTGATAAGTGAGGGGAGCCGAAGAGCTCCCCGTTCATTGAAACGAAGTCACAATCCAACGGGTCCCCCATGTTAGGTGAGGGGAGCTCTTCGGCTCCCCGTTCATTGAAACATTGAAACATTGAAACATATGCGGCTTGGAATGACTTGAAACGAACTTCGGTAGGATCATCAAAAGGTCTGCTCATTGAAATTATGAGGTTTAGCAAACCTATTCAGTAAGGGAGCCGAAGAGCTCCCCGTTCATTAAAACCAATCGATCCACCTTGGCTCGCGTTCGATCCGCCCTGGTGAGGGGAGCCGAAGGGCTTCCCGTTCATTGAAACTCCCAATCCAAAGGCCAAGCTTGGCGCTAATTACCAGTGAGGGGAGCCGAAGGGGAGCCGAAGAGCTCTCCGTTCATTGAAACAACCGGTTGGATAGACAAGCAGACTACTGCCGTTGTCGTGAGGGGAGCCGAAGAGCTCCCCGTTCATTGAAACGATCTAGTACTCTGTGGACGTGACCTCGACGTGATTGTGAGGGGAGCCGAAGAGCTCCCCGTTCATTGAAACATCCAAAGAAGGAACCGCTAGATGTCCCCTCACGCAGTGAGGGGAGCCGAAGGGCTCCCCGTTCATTGAAACGCGAAACTCCGTGAATGGAAAAGGACCTCAAGGGACCTACTGAAGGTGAGGGAAGCCGAAGGGCTCCCCGTTCATTGAAACCTCTGGGGCTCCGACGAGTAATAGCGTTCTGCTTCGTGAGGGAAGCCGAAGGGCTCCCCGTTCATTGAAACCTCTGGGGCTCCGACGAGTAATAGCGTTCTGCTTCGTGAGGGAAGCCGAAGGGCTCCCCGTTCATTGAAACGTGTTGACCCCATCAAGTTCGAGTTGGGCGGTTCTGAGTGAGGGAAGCCGAAGAGCTCCCCGTTCATTGAAACAGCCTAAGGAGGAGAGCGTTCAATAGTTCATGTTCGTGAGGGGAGCCGAAGAGCTCCCCGTTCATTGAAACACAACTGGCTCTTCCAATCCATACCCTTGCGACACTAGTGAGGGGAGCCAAAAAGCTCCCCGTTCATTGAAACGCGACTTGCTAAATGCCCGGACCGATTTGCCCTCGAAGTGAGGGGAGTCCTTCGGCTCCCCGTTAATTGAAACGGTGTCCCAGCAACACTGGCAACCAGTGCGTCTGTATCGTGAGGGGAGCCCTTCGGCTCCCCGTTCATTGAAACCATCAAAATGTCCGTAAAAGAAGCGGTCGGTGAGGGGAGCCGAAGGGCTCCCCGTTCATTGAAACATCATCATCCGCGGGCTCAGGCGGAAAAAAACCGGGTGAGGGGAGCCGAAGGGCTCCCCGTTCATTGAAACAGCCATCGAAGAGGAGGGGGAACCAAGTCTATTTGGTGAGGGGAGCCGAAGGGCTCCCCGTTCATTGAAACTCTCCTTTGCGGGTTCGAGCCTGGCCTCAGGTAGGTGAGGGGAGCCGAAGGGCTCCCCGTTCATTGAAACACCTAAGTACTGTTGCAGCTCATCCGCGGTAAGGTGTGTGAGGGGAGCCGAAGGGCTCCCCGTTCATTGAAACGATAAAAGCATCACCGGAGCCCATTACCCCGAAAAGTGAGGGGAGCCCTTCGGCTCCCCGTTCATTGAAACAATTCCGCGTCCTGGTAACGGTCCCAGACATCTTGAGTGAGGGGAGCCAAAGAGCTCCCCGTTCATTGAAACTTGGGAACGGATTGACAAAACAACAAGCCTTTCTCGGTGAGGGGAGCCGAAGAGCTCCCCGTTCATTGAAACGAAACGTCGGATTTGAATTGTCGCACTGCAGCAAGGTGAGGGGAGCCGAAGAGCTCCCCGTTCATTGAAACAAAGCAGTAACCACAGGGATAGTGGGGATGAAGTACGGTGAGGGAAGCCGAAGGGCTTCCAGTTCATTGAAACCAACCTTTGGTGAAGTCACCCAAGGTTAAGCGTTCTCGACGCCCTGTACGAGGTGAGAGGAGCCGAAGAGCTCCCCGTTCATTGAAACATGCGCGACCGGTGGTACGGTGAGTACCGGTGTGAGGGGAGCCGAAGGGCTCCCCGTTCATTGAAACGCAGACGCCCACGTCCAGGCGATGTTGGTTGGTGTTTATCAAGTTAGAACAGATGGGGAGCCGAAGGGCTCCCCGTTCATTGAAACATTGAAACAAATAAACAAACAAACGAACGTAAACCGGTTAGTTATGCCCACCTTGAAGTGTAGATGCTACTGGGTGTCCAGCAGCATCTACTGCCCCCAAGCTCTCGCTCAAGTTCTCTATCGTAGTCAGTACTTGGTCAACAGCTCTCGATGCTAGACCCTGATTGAAGTAGTAGGCATTACTAGCAAAACTCAAAAGAGCATCTGCAGCTGCCAGCTGTACTCGATGCCCGAGGTCAGAGGAGCTGTCAAACCCCTTTTCGGACATGTACTTCTGAGTCTCACGAAGAAATAGTTCCTTAATCATTAGGAACATACTCTCATTGAACTGGTGAAGTCCCTCACACGCAGGGTCTCCGCACCTACATTTGTTAGGGTTGGTGATTACAGTCTTACCTTTAGGCATTTATGCCTCCTTTATGGAGTATTACGTTCTAGGATGCCAAGTCTCCACTTAATTCCTTCCAAAGATAAAAAATTCGGGGTTGGTTTTGAAAGTTCTTGACTAAATCCAGTATCAAGAGCTAGGGTTGCCACCTGGCATTGCTTCTTGTCCGGGAATCTACGACCTGGGCCGGGATTTCAATGCGGCCTCGGAGGGCAAAAATAGGTAGTGAGTCTTAGTCCGAGGAAGCCGGAGAGGTAGTCGGTGATCCGAAAGGTTCCGATTCGGCGGGCAGTCCGAACCAGCAATAACGTGTTGCTGACCTCCGGGCTGCCCTATCTCGCTTTAAGGAGTTCCTGTGGAACCTCACTTTCAAAGATACCTTGAATGGTACGCCACCAGAGACATCAAGGATAAGTCTAGCGGCCCTCCAGAGAGTACTCGAAAGCTCCTCACCTCACTAGAGCAGTTGATCATCTCCAAGGAGGGTAGGATCAAGATAGCTCTTGCTATGGTGCAGGCATCACAGAATAAGCTTGAGAAAATCAAGAGGTTCTGGTCTTCCTCAAGAGATATCCGAAGATTCGTCATCGAGCTCGAGAACTTCATCAACCTCCTCCCAGATGAGGAACGCTTCAGTCCAGTCATCATGGCTATGCGAAAGCAGCTGTTCGAGCTCTGTGACTTCCTCAACAGCCGCCATGGAGTTGAGGCCAGCTCAGAAGAGTATGACGGTCCTCGCCCCACTAGGTTCGAACGGCTCCTAGAGATAGATGAGGAACCCTCGAACGAAACTGAAACTGACGAGCCCTTAGTTCAATCTATAGTGCAATGACTAGCTCAGATCTTGTAACCATCGCCGCCCGCAATGGGTTGATCCTATGGCCAAAGTCAGGGGTTTATGAGGCTCTGTCCTTGGTCAATGGGCGCGTAATTGCTCAGGGTTTGACCACGAAGCCTCACGCAATCATCCTCAGGGATAGTTATAGCTGCATTGAAGTTGATCCGAATACTAAGGTTCCAGTCGAGGATTTGATTCGGCCTTCTAGACTAATTATGAAAAGTCAGTGAGAGCCGCCCTGGTTGTGCGTAATATAGGGCATGGCAACTAACGCAACCATTGACGAGATCAAAGCGGCTGAACAAACCTTTGGTGTGTGGAAGCTTAATCAGAACACCCTGATCGTAAGTTATCTTGACGGCCAGAATGTTCGCATGTCGAACAGCAAGGGTGAGATCTTCAGCATTCCTACTCGTGAGTGGTTGGACCGTTGGGACTTCATTCGGGATGTAGGTTGGGTCCACTACTCGCTGACGTTGTCTCAGACCTTTCAGAAGGGTGCTGAAACTCGTACAGTGTACTTCGATAACGATGGGAAGATCACTCTTGTACTCGCTGATAAATTGATCCGAACCACCTACGGTGAGTGGCAAAAAATCAAAGATGGTTGGCGGGCCAATGGCTGGAGGCGGGTGTGATCATGGCAAAGCGAAACCTACTAGGTGACTGTGTACTTCGACGAGACAGCCTCGGGATGCTCTGGATGATGAATCGCCAAGAAGGTGGATGGAGATCAGATATGCTCCCAGTGCAGAGTGAGAAGGTCTTCTTGGACACCTACAACGCTCGACTAGGGGAGTGGACCAAAGACGAGTGCAGTGAGTACTGTCTCGTGACCGCTCTTTCCTCGGAAGAGGAGCCCATTCCTGACACAAAGAAGTCGGTCATTATGGTTGATGGGGGTGGCAACATATTGGTCGGATTCAGTATCTTTGATGCACTTGAAAAGTACAGCCGGGGGATCCAAAAGTAATGGCAAAGCAACCAAACCCTGAACCTGCAGTTCTTTTGGTTGGTGAGAGTTACCTTCGATCACCAATGTGTAGTCTACGAGACCGTGACATTGGTGTACAGGTGATCTACGGCTTTGATCCATGTGGGGTGCCTAGTGAGAACTTTTCTCAGAAGATAAGTCTTACTGAGGAGCAAGTGGCAGCCGCTGAGAAGACATTGGAAGCAAATGGTACGACCCTTGTTCCGGTCGTGGTTGACGGTGACGTAGTGCCGGAAAGGGTATCATTAGCTTGGACCGATAGTTACAAACTCAAGCACACAGAGGAGAAGTCATGAGCATCTTCATTATGCACCGAACCGTCACTGGAGTGTACCTCTGCAATGAGGGCATTCATTGGTACTGGGGGCCTCGTGAGCAGGCTAAGATTTACTCAGTTGATATGGCTATCAAACTCATCAAGGACTTCCCTAAATGGAAGTACCTCATTGGGGTCGACCAAAATGACGCCATGGTCTATATCGATAAGACAGCCGTTACCGTTCCTCCTCGTCGACGGGTCCCCTTAGCTTCCACGTAAATCGGTGTAGTGACCGGGTATGGTCGACCCGAAGCTGTCCCCAAAAGACGAGAGAGCTCTCCAAGACATGATTGACCGGGGTCAGCTCCCGGGGCCCACGATCGAACATGGACGGCTCGTGTGCCCTCGACAGGATGAACACGGGCGCCGGTACATCACCGAAGAGGAGCAGACCGCCCAACGAGAGCGGGTCCTCAAGCTGAAGTTTGATGAGTAGTCACAATCCTCTTATGCTGGGGTAAAGAGTATGAACAACGATCCGATCATTAAGGAGTTGGTGGAGCGAGCCGAGCACATGCCTTCCCAAGGGGAGTATTGGCCCATCTTCATCGACGCACTTCGAGACTGTGATTATGACTCCAATGGTCCTATTTATCAAGGACCCCCCGCAAGTCTCACTCGGTTTATATCAGTAGCTCTCGGACCTCAGAAGGATAGGGTTAATCTCACTCGATTGTTCCAAGAGTGGGAAGATAACTACAAGCGTGATTTAGAGAGACGAGTGAGGCAACGGTACTTGGACTCAACGGTTGAGGTCACTTACCTTGACAAGAATGGGAGACCGAAGAAGCCAGAACGGATCCCCAAGGAAGAGTCCTCCAAGCCTTGGAAGCCTGGGTGTCATATCGAAGAAGAGGGTGCTCGAATTGAGGGGCGGGGTTGGGACAATGATGCTGGTGCCACCTTTGTACTCAGGACAACTCCGATTGGTACTGATGTTCCATCAGGGACCATCGTGGGGAAGCGGAGATTAGGGGGCGTAGTCCAATACCTCATCAAGCCCCGTAGTGGAGCTGCTGAGAAGAAGTACCAAGCCCGACTCGAGTTAGAAAGCTTGAGGACTCAGCTCAAGATCAACTTGGACTATATGAGCCCGGATACGATCCAAAAGACTCATGAGCGCATTGAGGAACTTGAGAAGAAGATCTGATAAGTCCTACACTACATATCGGCGCAATTGAGGCGGTGAGTCGATATGTCTTTGTTTAGTCCAATTGATCAAACTATCCGTAGCTTCGTCATAACCCAAAATGTCATTAGTGACACCATGAAGCTTATGGCGTTCAAGGTTAAGTTGCATGACGTGGTGAATCTTTTCAGGATCATACTCCATTAGATTCACTGACATCATCAAGGGAGCTGATCCAGGTATGTGCTCATAGAACAATTCAGCTCGCCAATCCCCTATACTTTGACGAAAGATACGAACCAAAGACCGATCATAAGGCTCGTTGTAGCCCAGGTAGTACTTAGGTTCCTTTGGATCCTCCATCAGAAGCTTGAGGGGTACCAACGATAGGAGCGCGAGTCCTGCTGCCTGAAGGAGGTTTCTACGGTTCATGCTTACCAGATGGTCTGAAATGTGCCTACGTTTACGTTCAAAGTCCATCGGCCAAGCTATACCATGGGTGACTAAAAGCCGTCCACCTTAAATCACGTCATCCCGGTCAAATCGAGACCTCCGCTCAATAGGGGCTGGCTCTTCCTGGACAGATTGGCTCGACTCTCCTACTACTTTGCACTCAATTCGATTGACCTCGATACCGTCATTAAGCACAATGACCCTCCACGAGTACATGAAATACTTCTCAGTCAAGTGGGAGACCAGCTTACTTACCCTAGAAGAGACCACGTTACTAATCTCATCGTCGATAATCTCGTTCAATTCAACTCTCAACTCAGAGTTATAATTGTTATTAGGCTCATCGTCTGGGGTAGACCCCCTCACATCTATTACATCTACTATGTAAGTATCTATAGTTTCACTGACCTGAACAAGTACCTCGAGCATGACTGACTCTCATATCACGTCTTCGCGCTCGAATCTAGTCGGACGGTATAGCTCAGGTTCAGATGCTGACACTTCCAAGAGAGTTGGAAGCCCAATCCTTTGGCATTCATCAGGTTTCAGCTCATGGCTCGAGAATACGGCCCCAGAAGCCATAAGGTCATCGAAGTGAGGGGTCAGGACTTCCTCTGAGAAGGCCAGGCCCAATTCGACGGTCCACATCCAACCATCCCTATTCTGCATTCTGTAGTTGGCTCTCAGGAGCCCGTAGAAGGCTCCCCCTGGTTCGGTATCATTCGTACAAGTCTCGAACTTGGCAGCGTCCAGCAAGACTCCTAGGAGCTCCTGAATCTGTTCTTCGATGGAAGTGCCCTCCTCTCCACAATGAAGCTCGAAGATTGGTACTTGGATAAGATTGGGGATGGACACCATAAAAATGGTGTCCGCATTCTCATCAATGATAAAGGATGGAGTCCTTGCAGGTTTATTGAGTACGGGTAGGCACCCCATGCCGAGGCCCCACCAGGTGATTGGTCGTGGAGGAATCACTTAGATCTGATACACCAGAGGTTTTAGATCACCGGTTCGCGCTCGAACCTTGTTGGCCGTGGTCCGTTGTAGAGAGAGCCTGGATCCACCCATAGAGGAAGTCCATACCGATGGCACTCAGGGGGAGGCATCTCGTAGATGTGTCCAGGGTTCCGGAATTCATCTTGGAAACCTGGTGTCAGATCCTCAGGGGAGAAACAGATCCCGTAGGACTCACCCGTCGCGTGCGGTCGTAGGACACCGTAGAGCTTCCCTTGGATCGCCAGGGGAGTTAACCCCCCTTCTCTCCAGGCAGTAGTGTCGTGAGGAACTAACTCTGTCATCCTCTCGAGAAGGAAGTCATAGGGTGGAAAAAGGATGTCAACCAAGGGAAGTAGAATTCGACGGGGGTGATATACGTCCACAGTACCCTCTCCACCCTCCCTTAGGATAGTTACCGTCATCATTTGTCGCTTGTTGAAGATCGGTAAGTCTTGAGGCCCAAGCCTCCACCACGTGATAGGTCTGGGTGCACTCTCCATTGACTCACCAGCTAACACAGATGAGGTAGTTTCCTGCAGAGATCTTACCATCAGCACAGAGGCCGAGCAGGATCTCATCTAGGTTGAATGGCTTCTGCTCTCCTGTGGTTTTGAACTCTTCCCAGTAATGGGTCTTGAGGTCAGCATGGACTCGATATCTATGAACCGAGTCGTTCCTGAACTCTTCATTGGGGATGATCTCGTACTCATGCCCAGTCTCCTCGAGAATGAACTGCTCAAGGTCTCGGTACTCAACACAGAAGAACGAGCCAATTATGAACTTCAACATCAGATCACTTCCTCGCGTTCGAATCGATTCGGTCTAGGCCCTCGGTACTCGGACTCCGGATCAGACATTACCGTAAGATACGTGTCCACCAGGTCAAGAGCCAGCTTATTCCAGAAGTCGACTCCAACAGACCCAGGTTCTATAAGATCGAGGGTCCGGACTTCTTCCGGGTTGAATCGATTCCACTTCAACGCCCCAGTCCAATACCACGGACAGTTTTGAGTGCCGTCTAATGGCTTTACCCAGCCGAGAAACCGTTCCACAAACGACAACCTATTCCCTTCTGCCACTTCCAGGTAAACAGCATAGGACATCCCAGTAGAACTATCAGTGATATGAACGTGCCGACCAACCGTCCCGAAGGATCGTCCAGCTTCTAAAGCCATGGCCCCTTTATTACACCAAAACTGTCCAGATTGGTGTATAGAACTGATGTGGAATACAACTTAGAACGGGTTTTCAAGGTGATCGATTACGTCGACTCCAAGCCGAACGAGTTTCTCAAACAGGTTTGGCCTGGACTCCTAGTCGACGTCTTTCCTGACTCGATTCTAGACAAGGGGCCAGATGGATCAATCCTGTACTACGACATTGATAGCACTACCATCCATTCAGAGAGGTGCTATCCCGATACTCAGAGGGTCTTTCTTGTTCCATTTGTTGGAGGGAGCTTCTTCAAGAACCCGGAGGGCGTTGACCCGACCAAGCCGATTTCCCTCATCGCTATCCAACCCTTCAAGGCCGAGGATGAAGGCATCCAGGAGAGGATACAAGCCATCCTGGATGCTTGCCGGCTCAAGCTCGACCCAGTCACCGCTTACCAGAGTGAGTACCAGCACCTGGCCGCCAGGGCTCAGCAATGGGGTATCACCTGGGTGCATACTGGGAATCCTACCGATGGGATCCTCGAGACCATTCCCAACGAGCCGGGTAACTACCTCTGCGGTAAAGATCCTGCTGGACTCTTCTACAAGCTCCCTAGCAACCGGTACTGTATCACCCTAGATACTAGAAAATGTGCTCTCATTAGCGTAATGGCTGACTAGTGCCCAAGCATGAACCCAAGACCAAGGTCATCCAAACCAATGCCAGGATCATCATCAATCAAGAAGAAGGCTCCTGGGCAGTTGCGAGCCTCGTCATCGAGTTCGGCCCGAACTTCGAGCAAAGGATTAACCTCGGTTGGGTCAGTGACCGCACCTCACAAGCGGAAAGCTACGTCGGGATCCGGAACCTTGAAGGTTTGCCAGAACCGAGAAGGTGCAGCCTCCATCAAGTCCTCATCAACGAAGCTCGTGAAGTTATCAACGATACAGAAGAAGTCCCCGTCCTCACGAGGTTTGAGAGGGTCACACGCGAGGAATAACCCAGGTCTACCACCATTGCTCGAGGGTTGGGAGTGGAGTTACTACCGCGGCTTCTACTCAGCTTTCATCTTTACATTTGAGTATGACTGTATTGTAGCTATCCGTGAGGGGACTCTCTACCTATCCACTGGAGTCGCCCCTATCGAGATTGTTCAAGCGGTACTCCAAGCCAATTCTCTCAGCTTACCCATGAGAAAGGTTACCCACGGATGATCCAAAGCATAACGTTCCCGACACCCAAGACCGCCACGGTTGTATTTGAGCTTGATAATCCATCAAGTACCTGTGTGTTCAACTTCCGAGCCTTTGGTACTCAGGACAATGGTGAACGAGTAGTCCTCATTGGATACCCATTGGAGTGCCCAGACGCCCTTTGTGAGATTCAGCTCACGGCTATAGCCCGATTGCTCTTCACCGAGGACGGGACTCTCGGGGAGGCTCTTGAAGGCGACACTCTACCAGATGGTATAAGCCACGAGTGGAAGGCCTTCATCTTCACTACTGAGTGAGAATCAACCACGAATATGACCCCTCTAGACGACCTGGATGACTTCTGGAAGGTGGTTCGCCCCAATCGGCTGCCACCGGAGCCCCCTAGGGTCACGCCTGTCCAGCTCTACATAGGAGGCGCCTACCAGGGTCACGAGCTCAAGTACCTTGGTTTGGTAAAAGTCCCAGTCCCAGAACCTAGACGACTCAGTATGGATGATATGAACGAGTTACTGGATCCTCAAGACGTCGTACCACTCAGTGGTTACTTCTTCCTCATCGAGGGTTACTTCTTCCCACCTATGCTCTGTACCCTCGATCAGCTCAACCTGTACCGAAGCAACGAAGGTTATGCTCGACCAATTGCAAGTCGATCACTCGGCACCCCAAGACTCGATATTACACCACCTCTCGGAATCAAGTTCAAGTTTGCACTAGGCTCGTTGGAACCATGACCCCCAACATCTTCAAACCACAAGATCAATACTTCAGCATCCTATACGATGGCAACTCGAGTGAGCGGATGTTCGTCATCCGAGCCCCCTCCAAAGAGGCGGCTCTCGGGAAGTTCCACAGAAGGATTGACCCTGAGTTTCGTGAGGAGTACTCCTCTGATGAGTCCTTTCAAGCATCCCTAGAAGGTCTTCACAAGATCAGGGAACAACGGCTAACCATCACGCCCTGTACCTTTGGATCTGACGGGATAGCCACCATCTGGGAGCGGTAAAATGACCGTTGAGAAAGTCGAATTGACAGGGTTATCAAACCCAACCTTCCGTGTCTACCACAGCTTTCCAGAGGATCCGACCCTTGGCATGTATGTCTCGATGGTTGAGGTCATTGAGGAGAGCAACCAGATACGAGTCGGAACCCCGCTTATCTGCTCCAGACCTTTGAACCCGATTGAAGTTCAATCCCTCGTTCAACTTCTTCTCGGGAAGCACTGTGAGGTTGAAACGGAACCTATCGATACCATTGACACCCTTGAAGACACTTGTCCTCGCTGCTGGAAAACCTACGAACTGAATACCTAAGCATGTCCACCAACCAAAACTTCTTCGAAATGGGCTGATGCCTATGCCAAGCTAAAGAGCCATGCCCTCCGAATGCGACAAGTGTCAGTGGAACACCGGGAGAGCTATCCCGGAGTGCGGTCAAGCAACCTGTGATAAGGGTGAACGCATTTGGATGTCAGCCCATGAAGGCCTCCTACGTATCGACCGCATCAAGGACGATGCCACTACTGATCCATGCCCCCACCGCCTAGAACCAGATCAAAAGACCATGAAGGTGAGGTTGAACATCGACATCACCTCCAGGTTCAGGATCGTATGGAACACCGGTAGTGACACTGTTGACCTCTTCCTCGACTACGGGGAGCACTTCGAAAATCATCACTACATGGGTTGGATCAGCTCAACAATGACCTCCAAGAACCTTTGTTGGTTCGACAAGAGCATCATCGAGCAAGTCCGAAGGCTCTTCATGAACCCACCCCCTGAGATCGAAGAAACTCAAGCCCCAACTCGGTTCGAACGCATCACTCGAGAGGACGAGTAACCCACATGAAATTCCAGATCCTGACCTATCAACGCTTGAAGGGTACAGTTGATGTTACGGACCCCTTCGTGGCCACCGCCATTGGAACACCCTGGCCAATCGATAATGACCGCTTCTACGGTAATACCCCTGAAGAGGCCCGAGATAAGTTGATCAAGGCCGCCCAAACCTACTTCGATAAGGCGTACATGAACGCCACCGTAACTGAGGTGGAGATAAACCCGGCGACGGTCAACAGGTTTGGAAAGCCCGTATGAAGGGATCTGAGTAAAGTGAAAAAGGTAACCCCAGAAGACTACATTGAGTGGTTTAGAACTTACTTTGATAGAGGTGACGATCTGTCTGTAGTTGAATACATCAATGGTCTAGTCTCTACTCAAGCCGGTAGGGACCAGCTAACGAAGTCCCTCTGCGCTTCAGTAAGTACAGTAGGGAGTAGGAGTGTTGAACTCATTCAATCAAAGATGGAAGATACTAGGTGGCTTATCCATAATTGTGAGGACTTCATGTCTTTACTCCCTAAAGATGAGAGGTTTACTGACACTACTACGGCTCTACGAAGTGCTTTCTGTGACTTAGTTTCCAAGTATAATAGAGCCTCCCCTTATTATGGGCCGCGACCAACTCGATTCGAGAGGATTCTCACCGATGGCTAAGTATATCACCATTCGAATGACTGTAGAAGAAGCCCTCAAGTATGGGTTGATCATATGCGAGTGTGGACACCCGTTGAACAACCACTACAGCACAACCTCTGGCTGTGCCCGCTGCGAGTGCCTTAGGTATCGCCCAAGAGCCCGGGTGGGCAAGTTCGTGAAGACAAGTGTGACCCATACCAAGACTTCAAAAGTGATTAGTAAACCCAAGAGGAAGAAGCCCTAAATGCACACGTTGAGTATGGAACAAAGCTCTCGGGATCAACCCATGACCCCTACCAAGTGCAGCAAACTCGGACTGCCCATCGAGATCCAATAATGGCCCGCTACCGCGTCACTTACAACTTGTTCGGAGCCTATGGTAACACCAAGCTACCAAGCAAGGCCAAGCTCATCCTCGAAGTGGAGGTCCCTCGCGGTGAGGACCTTACCCATGTGGCTTATGGTGTGGCGTCCAACCTACTCAACACCAACCACATAGTGATCGGAGGCGATGAAGCCCTGGGGCCACCGGTGTCTGTCGAGAAGCTCAGGCCTAAGAAGGTCCGCATGTGTACTTGTGGAGCTGTACTTCCCGAGGAGGATTGAGCCTGGCTCAAGTATGGAACGGAGATTAATGCCAAACAAGCACATCGGATCTACCCTCGACTCCCTTCTCAAGGAGACCGGTGACCTCGAAGTCGTCAATGCACTGGTCATAAAGAAGGTCCTGGTGATCAAGATCCAACGAGCCTTGAGGCGCAAGGGGATGACCAGAGAGAAGTTCATGGAATCCTCGGGCACCGGTCAGATACTCATGAAGTGGCTCCACAACCCAAAGTACATCGGTAACGTGAGCCTCAATACCCTCTTGAAGATCTCCAACGCACTTGGCATCAATCTGATCGATCTGTCCATGTGAAAGACCATGCCATCAAAACACGCCAAGAAGTTCCTAGAGTGGTTCAATGGCCAATACTTAGTCAAGTGCCCAGAGGGCTTCACCAACCCCATGCTTGGGTACCACGCGAGTACAAGAACTGGACGAGACGCTATCGCCAAGTCCTACTTGAATAGGGTACAGACTAAACTCGATGTGCCTCAAGGTTTGGATGGGATCAGACAGATCATCTTCAGCATCGAAACCCTCATCAGCTGCTTTCCAGAAAAAGAACGCTTCAGTGAACCTGTCACGGCCCTTCGAGAAACCCTCTGTAGGATCTGCAGCAAGCCTGAAGAAGTTGGAGTCTATACCGGCCCCTACCCCACCAGGTTTGAGAGGATTCTCAACGAGGATTGACTATGCCCTCTGGAGCTACAATCAGGTTGCTTCTAAAGTACGGCCAGAGATGTGTCGCGTGTTACAGCTTGGCCACCAGGAGAAAAATCCGACCTCAAGAGGGCTACAAGACAACAACCCTCCGATTCGGCTCTCTAGAAACAGAGTGCGTGGTAGGGGAAGATGGAGCTTCAACTCGAACAGTCCGACATGAAATCCAAGATAAGTGTAGAGAGTGGCTAGCTGAGCTATCCCAGTCAGAGGAGCTCACCAACCTGATTCAAGAAATCAACCTGGAGGCTATCGCCGGAGTCAGAGACTTGACTGAGTCCTTGATTGAGAGTCGTAAAGAGCCCTATAGTAGTTGGAAAGACCCACTGCCCTGCTATTGTGACTACTGCGGAGACCCCAATTGGAGATATCAAGACCTCGAGGTTGCACCCTTAGTCCGTAAGTTCAGGGGTAGGTTACCAGAACCATTGGTAAAAACTAGGTTTGAAAGGATCCTCGACGAGGATTGAATGACTGATATGATAGCCCTCGCTAAAGAGCTCGCTAACTTGGTTACGGAATACCGCTTGGTTCTCGCGGTGTTCTTCATGATTGGATGGATTCAAACTAACATCCGGATTGATGGCCTTCAGAAGGAGCTCAAACGGAATCGACTTAGGGATTTACCCATGCCCATCGACATCGATATCGTCTCCAGCCCAAGACCGGAACCAGGTCAGGAACCGCCCCTGCCGACCTATCACGAGCTCTTGAACCTCCTCTGCGATGAGTTCAGCGTCCCCGGGAGCCACGACTTCAGAGGAGCTATCAGGTACATCAAAGAGCATTACCCGTCACCCTCGAAGAAGTTCCTCGATTGGTTCCTCAGTAGTCAAGTCTCTGAGCCCATCCCCTCAGTCTTGGATCTCGTCAATCACTCAGCACTAACACCAGAGGGCCGACTGCGAATAGCTCAATCGTATGTAGAACCCACAACCCAACAGATTCGACGATTGATAGTCAACCAGGACTCGTTACTAAATGCCAGAAGACAAGCCAGATTAATCGAAAACCTCATCCAATGCTACCCTGAGGGTGAACGCTTCAGCATCCCTCTGATGGCCCTCAGAGAGAACCTCATCGAACTCTATAGCTTTATGTCCCCCAACTATGAAGCTACCGACGAAGACACCGGAGAGCCCACCCCAGAACGAAACCAAGCCACCGCTCGCGAACTCCAAAAAGAAGTCGAACCGTACGATGGCCCAAGACCCACAAGATTTGAACACCTGTTCGAAGAAGACAAGGATTGATCCCCAATGAGTTGCCGCCATGATCTAGCCCTCACTCGATGCAAAGTATGCTACCCAGAGACCGGAGACATCGAACCAGAAGGGGATGGGGATAGCCTCGATGGTCCAGGTGCAATCGACCGAGACGGTAACCGCCTTCCCTTGCCAGCCATTCTGAAGCCAAGAAAATTGCTCCTCGGTGAGTCCGATCCAAAAGGATGCCTTGAGGCCGAAGCCCGAAGGAACAATTGTGCACACCCACCCGTGGCCGAACTCCATCGAATCCTATGCTTCGACTGTAACACCGAATCAACTGACGACGGAAGAGTCATCCAATCGAACAGCGAGCCCATCAGCTTCTCTCTCGATGAACTCAAAGGCTCAGAGATCGACTTCGAGAGACTTGCCCACCTCGACGCCGAACATAAGAAGAATTCAAATAATTAGTTGAGATCCTAGCCTCTCAAACGTAGTAGTGTTTGAAAGAGAGTTCTCAATGAAGTTCAAACATACCTACCGTACTAAGAAGCACAACCCTCTAGAAGCTGCCATCAAAGGCCTCTTAGGCTTGAGTGAAACTGATCCTCTCCCGAATGAGAAGCAGTTAGAAGCTGCTCTCTCCCAGTACGCGAATAGACCAGTGAACGGTATCATGCTCCGTCTGGGCAAAAACAAGAGAGGCCAACTCACCTTCGGAGTCGAAAAGGTGCCCGTTACGGTAAGGTACCCCAATGACTACCCACTATCCAATCTGATTGGAAAGTCAAACTGAGGTTCATGACAAACACCAAGACCGAAGAAGAAATCTTTATCCCACCAGACTTCAAGTTCCAAGGCGTTAGGTTCTCTTGGAGTGAGGATGAGGACTATGAACCTGTAGATCCACCTCACGATGACCTGTTCATCTACGTCGACCTCGAGTGGGTCAAACTAAAACGGAACACCAAGTACCCAACCGATGCCTACATCCTTGATGGGTACATAGCCGAGTATTATGCCAGTGTCGGGGATCTACCGGACGGGGGTGACCCCTACGAACATCTGACCGGTAAGGGAAGCTCTCATAACCCTCAAAAAGCTCTCACTCTGGCTATGAAAGACTACACCCACAACCTCGATGGCCTTGCTAAAAGGATCCTCGCCTACTCAAAGAAGATCAAAGTCCGTTCAAACTCCAAGAAGTGGCTCAAGGTAGGTCAGTCACCAGCTCTGGAAGTAAAATAGGGCCTCTATGCCGACACTAGAACTGACCGAGAATGAAGCCCGTGTCTTCGTGAGAGCGTTAGAAGTCGTCTGTGACTGCCTTGACCGCGTAGAGGCCAAAGGTGAGCCCATACGAGAAGAGTATGCCTTCACGGGAGGTGTACTTGTCCACGTAGACCCCAATGAGGGATCACTACTCGATATCGTTGAGCTATCGAGTGACGAGATCGAAGCCTTCAGGAGCAACAACTGCCAGAGACTGCCGATCGGAGATAAGGTCCCATGCCAATCCCTATCCACCAAGAAAAAGATGACGAGCTGACTCGGAACACCGATCTCGAGAAGTGTTGCTTCTGTCGAGACCGAACCCCTTGGTGGACCTCTCTCCCGAGCCGTAGAGGGGGTCAGCAGGTCGCTTGCTGCCCAACCTGTGCCTCCCGTGGTGACCCCAAAGATGTCCCTTCTAAGACCGACTGGTGCCGAAGAGAACAAATCGCCCATCGACCCACCTTCGGGGAGATCGCCCATGGGAGTGACCGAGACTACCCACCGGCCCCTATCGTCCCAATCAAGGAAGAAGATCAGGAAACCAAACCCCTAAACCCAGAACACTTGTCCTATCAGATCGCTTGGTCTGATGAGGATCAGGAGTTTGTTGCCACCTGTCCTGACCTCCCTAGCCTGAGCTTCCTTGACAAGAACCAAGCCAAAGCCCTCAAAGGGATTCAAAAGCTCGTCTCAGAAGCTTTCGGGAACTAACTAACCTATGACCAAGTACAGCAACCCTGAACTAGACACTCGAGCCCGTAGTATTCTAACTGCCCTCCAACCAAGGTTCACAGAGGCTGGCATCAAGTCAGCTATCTCCGAAGACTATTATCGAGTCCTCCTGGTCATCGAAGAGTGCTCAGAAAACTATGTAGCTGTCTCATTAGGAGAAGATTCCTCCTCCAAAGGCACCCTCCTTGCTAATATCTCTACCATCACAGTGGAACCCTACGAAGTACTGTACCGTGGATCCCTCCTGAGTGAATTAAGCCCCACCTTCACCGAGGATCTCTACGATGAGATTCTGCTACAGAATCAAGGGGCCAAAAAGATGCACGAACAGAAGGCCGCTAAAATACAGTGTGTTTCCGAAGCGATACAGATCGAAGCTGACCTCTGTAATGAGTTCCCAGAGTTCAGAAAATACATCAGACGAGTATCCAGTTACCCTGTACCAGTGTTCGATCTACATATCGGTCATCTATCAGCAAACCGTCTCAGAGAACTCTTACAGACCCTCAAGTTACCTACATGAAGTACTCCTCAGTCACCACTCGAAGACTCGGTGACGGTCAACGTGCCCTCAAACTCGAAGTCCCAACCAGTGAAGACCTACATGCCCTGAGACAGTATAGAGACGAACTCCACGCAGGTATCGCTGCCCTTCAATCCCTCGATGACCTCGGTAACGAACAAGCCAATCAAGACGCCTGGAATGACATGTTAGAGCTACAACGACGCTATACTAACGTCGTCACCAAGATCAAAGAACTCAAAGAAGCTCGATGACCCCAGCACCCAAGCCAAGAACGAAGCATCGAGGGCGCCCCTTCCTCCCCGATGGTGAAGCTCGGAACTACACCCTCGTAGTCAGAATTACACCAGCAACGACAAGAACTCGAAGACGAAGCCAAAAAACTCAGTATCTCACTCTCAGACTTGGCTCGACTCCTCTTGAAGCGGTAATCACATCATGGGCTACACTATATCCATTCCCATCAAGTCCCAAAAGCTCAGAGTCAAGTTCTTCAAGTTCATAGAGCAGAACTACCGCCGGTGGCCAGTGATCATCTGCAAGGAACCCGACAAGTGGCGTGGATCGAGCGGGCTCCTAACTGATGAGGTCTTTGGTTGCCCAACCTCGATCGGGTTCGACTATCAGTCAGGAATGGGTGGGTTCGAACGGGACTACCTCTACAGTGTCATTCGATGGATGGCCATTAAGGTTGGTGACCGTCTCACTGAGATGAAGACAGACGAGACTGATGGTGACTACAAAGTGGTAGTCACATTCCCTCAGCCCACGCCCTATTACAACTATGATTGTGAACCCTTCGAAACACCGGTCCTGGTGGTCACAGAGGAGCAAGAGGCCTCCCTTGACAAGGATCAACGCCATTGGGCCGTCGACGAGTGGGGTCTGAGGATAGGTCCCACAGCTGTGGACCACCGGATCCTGTCGGCTTCGGAAACCCTACTCTTCAAAGAAGAGTCCCTCAAAGAACTGATCGAAGAAGTCAAGTCTTTGGGTCAGAAGCCAAAGAACCCCGACGAGGTAGACTCTTGGTGGGAGAGACGTAGGACAATCCAACTCAAGTATCTCAAGACCAACATCGATGAGAACATCACCCTCATCCGTAAGGAGATCCAACGATTGGACCAACTATGGATGAGTGAGGTATAAAACGCACAACCCCAAAGAACAAACCCGTCCAGATTGGGACGGGTTAACAGAGAAAGTCAGATACATGCCCACTGAAGAGAACCCAGTTCGTATCGTCTTGTTCGCTAATCGCCCTACAGCAATGCTCGTTCATGCCCACAAAGGATCGGATTTCCAACTACCAAAGCTCAGATCTCCCTTCGAAAAGGATGCCGTTTCCCAAGCCCTGGGTATCGCAGGCTTGACTGTCCGTGTCTCCCTAGAGGTTGGAACCGGTCGTTGGACTCAATCAATAGGTCGTAAGATGAGGGAGGAGAAACAAGAACGGGCCCAAAACCAGAAGCTCAAAGAGGCCCAACAAGCTACCCTCCTCAAACACGCCAATGACCCACTAGAACGTGACCGGGCTCGATTGATGCTCCACAAGCATGAGGTGGATGAAGCCCTCCGTTCAGCCAAACTTAAACTAGGTAAGGCCAAAGCCGATGTGATCAAGTACCATAAGTACATGGACCCATTGGCCTATCGAAAGCTAGAAGCTCAAGTTGAAGCCCTCAAACAAGAGTCCCAAGGTATCCAAGTCACCCTCGGTCAACTCCGTAGACAAGAAGCCGACCAAGACAACACATCCTATGAAATTAAGCTCAAACGCTTCAAAGGCTTCGCCCGCAAAGTACTCAGCGATGAACTATTCGAGGAGCTCGAGTCCCTGGCCGATAGTGACATCGATCCAGCTACCTTCGAACCTGACTCCATCGAGGATGAAGACTGACTACCACCGGACGTCGACAGGAAGTCGATTGTAGGCAAGCTCACAGTCAGCCTCGTACCCAGAGGCGGTCGCTATCCTGCCCTCAAGTCGAAGCCGCATGGCACAAGACTTGTTGATGGCATAACAAGCCAAAGTCTCCATTATCTGACGAGCATCCACTCGGTCACCTGTGAATTCAACAGCATTCCTCTTGGTGGTCACATGCCACTTTGACCAAAAGGCCCGTAGCTCATCTGGAGTCATTGCATCGAAGTTTGGGATGTCCATGCCTAATGATACATACCATCTTTTGGGTTCTCACCAAAATCACTCAAACACCCCCTGGCCAAGCGTCCCACTCGAGATCCTCTACCTCAACCTTTGTACCTGGAATTGGCCCTAAACCCAAACATTCACGAAGAGCATTGATGAAAACCATGTAGGACTTGGCATATCGGTAGGACACCTAAGCAAGTACACCGAGAATAACCTCATTGACTCATAAGTGTCTATCCAGTATTGATAAATTACTGGGAAGCGCATAGGACCTTCCCGTTCATTGAAACAGGCCCTGCCCTCGCTGTCCAATTGGCATGAAAATCATGAAGTGCCTAGTCCGCTTACATCAGGAACTCGGAATCAGCCTATGACTCCCATCCAAAGCGTAGAACAAAGTAGAGGTGGAGTCTACAAACCAGAAGGCACCTGCCCAAAAGACCGTGCCCTCGTTGTAGTCCAAGACCAAAGATGCCTCGTCCTTGACCATATTGGCCCTGCCCTAGATTACTTAGAAGATCTCGGTACCCTCGATACCTCCCTCGATAAAGACCTCAGTACGCTCGTCCAGGGCGTCTACATCTGGAGAGGGAAACTAATCAAGTCTTCCACTGGGGAAGAACTCAGGGGCCAATGGCGCATGGCCACCAAAGAGGAATGGATCGGCCACCTCAACGGTGACTTCCCCTGGGACCCCAACCTCTGGCTCGCTTCCTCAAATGCCATCGCTGATGAACCAGATGACCTGCTCGATGAGGTTAACCCAATGGATGATACCCCAAGCTATACCGTGCCACTACCTCAAAAACCCGTCGAAATCATCAAGGCAGCCCCTACACCGAAAAAACAACCCGTCTTCCGAATCATCAACTGGAAAAAGTCCACCGACATCGACAAAGACTTAGCCAAAGAGGGTTGGATGGACGGCCAAGCCATCGACGTCGATGCCAAAACCATCGCCCAACTAGCCCTCAAATATGACCTGCTGGTCTGCTCCCAAGGAGACGATACCCTGATCTACCTGGACAAAAAGGAAGGACACTTCCGAAAGTCCCTCACCCCCAGAACCTATAAGCCCAAGGTCCCCAAAGGATCAGTAGAGCTAGAACAGTTCGGGGATCAACAAGACACCGATGGATCCTCCTCTCTCGCTGTCAGATTGGCCTAAATCATGAAGTGCCCTGTCCACCCAGAACTGGAATGCCGAGACGAGTATGATACAGGCTTCTGCCTCATATGCTGTCAGCACCACCCGAGATGCATGGAAGTCCACTACATGGATCCGTGCGACCTACCAAGAGGCCATGAAGGCCCTCACCTCGGTAAACATGGAGCTCGATGGACGGTCAACCCAGACGGCTCCTACAACAGCTTGCACCTGAATCGCTCACCCTGATGCCACACCCTGAATGCCCACTCTGCGATGACTGCCTTGGATCTGTCCCCACGGGCTCCTTCTCCCGTGACCTGACTACCAACGAATACGTCTTCACCCCCAGATGGTGGCTCCAAGACCTGCCCCGGATGCGATGGAACAGGTGTCCCCGTCCGCCTTCACAAAGAGCTCGGTATCAAACCGTGCCTTTCCCAGTTCTGCTAGCAAAAGGACACCCAATGAAACTACGACAGTATAGAGGTGGCTTCCAGAAATCGATGGAAACCGTCATCAAGATCGAACCCACCCGAGAAGAGTTTCTAAACCTATCCAAACCAATGGTCACCCCTTGAAGTCTAAACCGTGTGCCGTCTGCGGCTCCACGGATGGAACACTCCCCTGTGTCCAATGTGGTAAGACCCTCTGTGGTGCCCACCGGGTCGGAACCGGAGACCTGTCCCTCGGGTACACCTGCAAAGGCTTCTGGGTGGACTGTAGACGCCCCCACTACCTCACCTGGTCAGTTACCCTCACCCTTGCCCTCGCGCTCTCCTGGATGCTGCTCTCCCACCTACGATAGAAGGTCTGACCCCGTGCATACCCGCCAGAGCTGCTCCAATACAGCCCACCCCAAATGCCCCAACTGTGGAAAGAACCTCATTGACTCTCAATTGACTAACTAAATCACTGGGAAGCGCATAGGATCTTCCCGTTCATTGAAACGAAAACTATCACTTGAACCCGTACCTACACATACTCCAAGAACTCAAAAGGAATCGAAAGTTCTGGATCGGTACCCTCGCCTTCGGACTATTGGAGTCGCTTACCGTAATACTACCCCTCGGGAACTACACCTGGAAGACCCAAGTAATAATGATGGTCGTCTACGTCTTCTGTGCCCCCGGGCCTACAAGAAAGAACAAGATGTCAAGCCTATGAAGCCAATCCCCTACACGCTGAGGATGCTCTCCCTAGACATCCGACACGGCCGATGCTCTGGCTTCCCTTGGTGCTGCATCACCTTCTATGTCCTCGTCTGGATGCCCCTTGGCCGCTTCCCAAAGCTCCGGTATGCCTACACGAAGTGGGCCTTCAAATCCAACCCAGATTGGCTTCATAACTATGTCACCTGCCCCCGATGTGCCAAACACCCAATTCAAAACATCAAACGCTGTACCCCTGCCTGCGGCCATCACCAGGAATGGGAACAACTCTACAAAGACTACCCAGAGAACTTCAACTTGGGTTGCTTGAAACCTGACCCCGTATGCCCACCCTCGAAATAGAAGATAGCGACCAAGTCTTCATTGTCAAAGGTCGTGACCCCCTAGCTCGTGAACCTACCCCACACTGTCTCAGTGCCTGACCAACTCCCCCTAGAGGAAGAGATAGACCAAGACCGCCCATCAAGATTCGAACGGGACCCAGTCATCTGAAACCTAAAGACCCACAACCATGCCCACCGAATGTGACAAGTGCCACTGGAACAACAAACCCACCCTCCAAGACCAGAACATCACCCTCTGCGATAAGGGTGAACGCGTCTGGGTAGGTCTCCAAGGCCTCCTCCGCCTCACCAACAGCCGTAACATCAACTACGACCCTTGCCCCCATCTGGAATCGAATCAACCCCTGACCAGGTTCCAACGCATCCTCCAGAACGAGTGACAGAGAGCCAAGGGACAGGGGAAGGAATAGTACCAAGAACAGGAACCCTCCCCCTAATACTAATCAGGTCACAGAGTCAGTTTAACCCCCAATCAACCTTCTCCTAAACCAGGCCGAAGAGCCCAATCACCCCTAACTCCCCTTCATCAAAACAACGGCCGAAGAGCCAAGTTGAGGACCGGACCCTCGTAAACCAATAGTATGATCGGCTAAGAGAATTATTCTACGAAAATGGAAAACCATTAATGGCATGACCGTTGCATTAGACCCGCTTCGCGTCTTTTGCCCTGGTTTTGCACACAACTGATTGTTGGTAGGTTCTATTAGTCACAATACTCTAATTAGAACAGTGAACTACAATGTCTGATTCACACGGTACTGATGGGGTACGAGGCATCGGATCGGTGTATGGAGTAAGTATGGCTAGCAAGGAAGAATTGATCACAAAGTATCGAGTTGAGAAGGATCGATTGGCTCGAGTGGAGGCTGCTCTGACCATTCAAAAAGATCGGGTGTCATCGGTTGCGAAAGAAGTTTTCGAAGCTCATGGAGCCGGCCCTCATGACCTCGGGGATGGCAAAGCTGATGGTTACAAGATTCAATGCCGTGGAGGGACTACATACTACTTCGTGGCCGTAGTGCCCAAGGGTAAGAAGGCTGACTCTGGTGAAGCTCATCCATGAAACGTGGTAAGAAGAAGGTAGACGGTGGGAACGTAGTGGTTCACCTCGACCATGATATGTGGGAAGGCCTTGAAGAGGTGAGGCGTCAGATGAGTCAACTCAAAAGAGATCGGATTTCTCTAGGGGCCATCGTCAGGATGTACCTCGAGAAAGGTCTGACCGCTGACAAGGCCTTACCAAGGCCTCAATTAGAGAAGGTTTGAGAGCCATGTCTGATGTTGTCGACCTTCTGAGTAAGTTTGGGCCCCGGTGTTGTTTCTGTGGAGAGCTTGCTACTCGAATCACAGTCTCCACATGGTTCCATACTTTATTTGAAGCAAGGTGTGAGGACTTCTGTTTTCTGTTTCAGAGTACCTCGATTGAGGTTGCAGGTGACCTAGGGCGCACATGGTTGAGAACCTTGATCGAGAATGACTTGGTTCGAAGTGGTAGTGCCGACGTTGAAGTTTACCCATTGGACTGGCCCAGGATTAGAGGTTGGTACTATTGTGACAAGCATCAGAGTCCTGCCAGTGTGGGGTATCAAGACCTTCCCATAGCCAACTTGGTTCGAGTTGAGGAGGGGCCTCCAGTGGAGAGGCCGACTCGATTTGAAAGGATTCTTGGGCCTGATGTCTGAAGATCTGAACAATTTCTTGAGGCACTTTGCACCTCGCTGTCATGTATGTGCAAAGATAGCTACGAGGATGCATGTTCCTGAGAAGGGACAGACCTTCTGGAGGGTTGGGATCGGGTTGTTTCGGCTCGTGATGGCCGCCCCCGAAGTGTTCACTGCTGAGGAGCTCTCTCGAGCGTTCAGAAGGCACTTCGATAGGATGGTTCAAGAAGGTTCAGAGCTGACACCTTACATCAATGGGGAACTTAGAATCCTCAAATGGAATCCTCAAGGGGGCCCATTTCTGTGTGATGATCACACTACATTAGCACAGCCGGTCATGGACCTGAAACATGCTCACCTGGTTCGGGGTGCTGAGGAGCCTATAGAGAGGCCGACTCGATTTGAAAGGATCCTTGATTCTGATGTCTAAGATTGTAGGGATGCCAAAGTTCAAGATGGAGCGGAAGGTTGATCCTAAACGAGTGGCCGCGGCCCTTGGGGCCAAGCCTGTCGGTGCTCGTTCCCCAAAGCCATTGGACATCGTAGACGTCCGGGAAGGTCTCAAGCGGGTTGTACGCTCGAAGCCTCCTATATGTCCGGCTCTGAAGAATCCCCCTCGAGGGTAGGTCGATTTGTATTAAATACAATGTACGCAGGCTCTGGACTCGTGACTATAAGCACGAAGTACAGTAAAAACTACATGTACGCAAGTACCATGTTCATGCTTATAGGCAGGAACCGTGGGTTTTCGTACACTTATTTACTGAGTTCTTGACCAGTGTAACTCAGTGAGTTACACTGAGTTACAGGTGAGCAATATGCCCATGGAATATGCATTCAACATACGTCTGGATCTCGAACTTGGGGAGCGGATTGACCGAATCAGAGACCAGATGAGTAAGACAGTCCCCTTCCCACTGACACGGGCAATGGTCATTCGAGCACTCTTGAAGAGTGGGGCCGACAAGTACGAACAAGGAGGGGACAAGGTCAAGGCTAGCGAACCAGCCCGGAGGGCTCCCTCGGTGCCTTCTCCCGATGATGGGGGTGAGCTTCCGGACACCTAGCTAATCCAGAAGTGGAGTGCCATTTGTATTACATTGATCAAACGTGTATTACATGATACCAATCGAGAGTGTCTGACCTTCGATATGAACGGGAAGTGGGTGTAGGAGCTGGGATCGTCTATGTATGGTTCTACTCGACCCATAGGGAAAATGCTAAACTCACTGGACTGGAATCCTGGAGATGTAAGGTAGGTCACACGAAGAATGACGCCCTCAAGAGAATTCTGGCTCAAGGCCTTCGGACAGCTTGGCCTGAACCCCCGGTCATAGGACTTGTAATTCACACTGATACCCCGGAACTTATTGAGAGAGGAATCCACTACCTTTTGAAGTTAGAAGGGAAGTGGTTGCGGGAAGAGGGTTGCGGGCACGAGTGGTTCAATACAGCACCGGAAGAAGTCGAGGGTGTGTACCAAAGGGTATTAAACGGGGAGGTTGAGCCTAAGACGCTTCCTAAAGTCAAACAGTACAAAGAAGCGACACTTGTGGTACGTATCCCTACCGAGCTGTTGGTCGAGATTGACCAGATCCGGAGCAAGCGGAGTCGGGCTCAGGGGAAAAAGGTGAGTCGGTCCTTTGTGGTGAGGCTTCTCTTGGAACGGGCACTGGGGAGAGGCAGGGTAGCGGCCCCAAGCAAGCCTGTGGAGGCGACCCCTGGTGTCGAGAAGGATTGGGACAAGGTATTATGAAATCAATGAAACGCAGGGTAGGGGCGCCACTTCCACCATCGACAGCTGATGCCAGGGCAGCTGAGGCTATCAATACGATAAGAGCCATGGAGGGTGAGCCTGCAAAGAGTGGTGAGGCCTGTGTTAGTTCAGTTCATGGGCGTGTAGCGATGGCCATCAAGAGCAAGAAGATCAATATGGTCAATAGGGGTGAGCGGTACCAACAAGCGGTGAGGGCTATCCGAACCGTAGATGCTGTGATTGCGAACCGGGTACTGACCCCTCCTGGTAGGAAGCCCCCGTCAGAGTAACCCTCAGGAGTCCTCACGGGTCCATTGAGTGCTTGCATGTACGTTCTGAGGGTATTATAATCCGAGGGTCAGGTCGGATTGGTTACCTTGGACACCCCAGACAGGCTCAGGGCCTTCCTCTCGCGGGTAGTCACCCAGGAAAGCTGAATAAGACAGGACGATGATTGAAACGAACTAGCATCGAACGATCTGAAGGTCTTCGTGGAGCTTCTTGAGGGACTCGAGTTTGACCTTGGACTCTTCCAGGAGCTGAGCCTCGTGCTCTTTGGTGGCTCTGACCCACTCGGGCCGGTGCAGGGAATCGATCTCCCAATCGTAGCCGCTGAACTTAGCTGAGAAGACCAGCCAGAGTTCAAGGTTTGATTTGAGCTCTTTGGCTACCTTGTGGTTGAGGGGGACTGCGATGTCTCTTGCCATACTGGTACTACGTTTGAGGGGTTCTGATCTCACTACATGGCCAATGACTCGAATAGATCCGGTGTCGGTACCGAAGGGTACGGACGATCTCGAGGACCTTCTTCTTGGTGTGAGAGCGCCGGGTCTTGTCTGCTCCGAGGATGGTGCACTCAGGCTTCGCTGGGTGCTTGAGTTCATCGAAGCTGATGTAGCCCTGCACCTCGAGCCTAAGGAACCTGACTGAGAGGTCTTTGACCTTCAGGTGGAGGGTTCCAGGGGTAGGGCCCTCGAACCCTTCAAGGCCCTGCTCTGCGAGCCCGGCGATGATCTGTTGGAGGAGCTTTGAATCCTCTTTTGGGTCTGATGGGATGGTCATTGCCTTCCTTTGACACCAGTTCCTTCAGGGTCTCGATGTGAGCCAGGAAGAGCCATCGAAGGCCGATCAAGGCGTTTCAGCAGATCCCTAACCTCATTCTTGACGCCCTCATTGATCTGGTCACAGGTGGCAGCCAGACCCTCACTAAGGATCACAGTGCAATCGCACTGGTAGGGGGCCGTAAGGGAAGGACTAACTTTGGAATAGACCTTCCAGAAGCCATTCTTTCGAGACCAGACGGCTCGGAAGTAGAGGTTACTTCGTACCCACTCACGAACTTCTGGCATGGAGTTGTTATCTTGATTGGTCACTTGACTGTAATCTTGGAGGGGTCAATGGCCTTGATCTTGGCAAGCTTCTTCTCGGCAGCCTTGATGGCCTTTGCATGCCTTTTGACCACGTCCGCCCGAGCTTCCTCGACGGTCAGGAAGGCATCCTTGTTGAGGGTGATGCAGTAATCATACCCACCAGTCCCTTTGACAAGAATGGTGCCGTGTACCCCAGGCTCACCAGAAGACTTTACGATCTGGATGCCACTGGTTTCCCAGTACTTCGTGTAGTAATATGTTACCATGCTCAGTATTACACTTGAGGGGCCTTGATCTCAGCTAAGTAGACGAACAATCCAATAGGCAATGATCATTCCGGCTACTAGGTTCAGGATGATGAATTCTGGAGTCAGTTTTGAAGTGGGTTTCTCGGGTACTGGGGCTGTGAAGACAGTGCTGGGCTCGTTACTATGGGAGTCCAAGGACCCTCCGGGCTTCAACACCGATGTCACCCTCGGGAGAGACGGTCAGGGGGAGGTTCCCTGAGGGGTTGAGAAGGGATCCATTCGAGACGGTGCCCTCAACCTGACCGCAAGCAAGGCAAACCTTGATGGTAGCCTCGCCAATGATCTCTTGAGAGCACTCAGCCTTGATGGGGATGGTGCTCGGGACGGTTCTTTGGGCGTGCCAACAGAGGTTGTTGAGGGGGTTCATAGTACCGCTATACCGGCCTTCAAGGAGCTCAGTATGCTGGCAAACTCACGTCGGACCATCTTCTCGGTATCCCCTTCAACCTTGATCCTGATCTCTGCGAGAAGGAAGTCAATGGTCAGCTTCCAATTGCCGCTGCGTTCGTTGACGAGGGCTATGTTGATGACCTCGGTCCCATACCACCAGTATCCGAAGTGTTTATCTTGACGGACCAGCTTGTGGCCTCGAAGTCGCTTGATCTCTTGGCGGGTGCTCATAACTTCCCCTAGTTGTTGTGAGGGTCCGGGATGCAACCCAGTTTCTCGTAGATTGAGGCTACCTCGGTCTCGACGTCTTGGAGCGATACCCTATCGTTGAGGCTTACTTGGAAGGTCAGCATAGCTTCAGGGTCTTTCCCTAGGTGCTTGTACAGTGATACTTCAACCCCATAGTAGTGACCATTGAGGTCGTTGGGGATCTCGTAGGCCGTGATGTCCACGAAGTAGAGGACCGTCGACCCCTGATTGCATACCTTCTTTTGAAAGACACAACGGGCAAACTTTTCAGGACTAGGGTACTTGGTGTACCCCGCTTGAATCAGTTCTGCATCTATGTTCTTCATGGCTCAACCAACACTGTAGTAGTTCATCTTGGACTTGAGGGCCGAGATACGGCTCTTCTCAGTACTCGTCCAATTGGGCTTGTTCATGAGGGCCACGAGCTCGATACGCTCTTGTCGAGTTAGACCTGAGGGGGCTGCATCGTAGAAGTACATCGGGTTCTTGGTTGCCATGCTCAGTATTACGTTTGAGGGGCTTGGATCTCACCGATAATACCGAACCAAGGACAAGAGAGCCTTGACTGGAAAGACAGTTGACAGCACAAGGATGGAGTCAGGGGCCCCAGTGGCTCTGCACCAGGAATCGAACACCGAAAGGAGGTGTTCCGTATACTCACCCTTTTGGAGAGATTCCAAGCCCGAGTGCAACAGGTCAGCTTCGGGCTTGGTCAGCTCATTGAAAGTTCCGTCTTCAGTGGATACTTGATAGGACATTAGGCAACTCGTCGAGAGGTAAAGCCAGAAGCCACGCTGGGTACGAGCCATTCGCCTTGAGTTCGTTCTGCTACTACTCGCATACTGCCGTTGTGGGACACTTCAATCAACTGCATGTAGGGTTCCGAGGTATACCCGGGCCTCATCATGTTTACGATGCAATCAGCAGCCTTCTTGATGGAGTACCAATAGGAGCGCTTGTGAGTCCTCAAGTCGGCTCGGATTTCGTCCCAAGTAGTTGTTGGGTACTTGTAGGTATAGCGGTTCTTTGTTGCCATGACTTACCAGGTCTTACTTGGGACTCACTATCTGAAGGACAGTCATGTTGGATGCTACAGGGAGGAGCTTGACGGTGGGACGACTCTCCTCTTGAAAGGACTCAAATAAGCGTCGAGTGGCCTTGTCGCAGCTGACCCCAAACTGAGCATAGTATGCTCGCATAGCTTCGATTCGTCGTTGTTCGAGGGTAATCTTGATTGTCATGCTCAGTACTACATCTGAGAGCTTTGGATCTCACCGATATTTGACACGTACCCTTGGGTACTCACCAATCAGGACTCTGTGACCGTTACCTCCAACTTGGATAGGTCGATGGCCTTGAGCTTGGCAACCTTCTTCTCAGCTGACGTGATGGCAGCCTTGAGCTTGGGGGCTATAGCGGCTCGAGCTTCCTCGACCGTCAGGAAAGCATCCTTGTTGATCCATAGGAGGTAGGAGGGCTTGTCCTTGTAGTCGCCACGTACGTGGACCGAGCCACTATGACTGGGCTCAAAGTCGCTCTTGATTGCCAAGATCCCAGAAGACTCCCAATACTTGATGTAGTAGTACGTTGTTTCGCTCATAATTCTCACACTTCAATCATCGTGGGGTTGACCAAGCACCGCGTAAAGAAGCAGAGGCCATCAAGGTCTCAAACTGGTCCTGGGTCAGGGTACCGGATCGGACGGCATCGAATAAGGTCCTAGGGGCCTTCTCGACGATGACAAGGGAGCACTCTTCATAGGAGGTTTGTTCAACTTGTTCAGCAGTGTTCATTGGGAGTCTCACTTAGTTATGTCCGCAATTGTTGGTTTTCTTCCAGGGTATCGATGAGGAATCGGTAGTGATCATCTGGTAGATCTTGACTAACGATTCTGGAGGCATACGTCCAAAGTGGTCTGCATAGAGAAGCTCCAGCTTCTCCAGCTCCCAATTCAGAGAGTCATCAAATATATCTCTCAGGGCCGCAATACGAGCCTTGAGAAGGGAGTACAGCAAGTTGGTATGAGAGGTCCGAGCATCAACGAGCATCATGCCAAATGCTTGTATTTCAACAGGGAGCTTAGTGCTTGAATTAATGATCATACTCAATACTACGTTTGAGTGCCCTCGATCTCACCACGAACATCTTCGAGGGCATAATTTATGAGACAGTTGTTGAAAAGTCCTTTCTTGACCTGTCTGACAACGACCAGTTCCCCGTTGAAGCCCTCGAACACATAGCCTGAAGCCCAGACCTTGGTCGGGGCAAGGAACGCTCCGTTGCTTAGGAGCATGCAGTGGACTTCAACGGGCTGGCCAGGAGTGAGATTGAGCATACTCAAATACTACGTTTGAGGCTCTTGGATCTAACTACAGTCCTAGGTGGGAGTGAACTTCGACGTCGGCCTCAAGCCGTATGAACTTCCGGCTACGAGCCGCGATTTGATGAGCTTGAAAGAAGGCCTTGATACGAGTGAGTAGACGAGTGAACATGGGATCGGATCCTTTGGTAGGTGGTTTTTAAGCGTAAGAAAAAGAGGTTTGGACCTAGGCTCTACTCCGAAGACTGTTGTCGACTCCTGAGGAGATCATCTGGTAGATCTCGGCCATAGTAGTGGGGGCCCGCTTCCCGAAGCTGTCCGCGAACAAGAGCTCCAACTTCTGAAGACTCCACTTTGCTTCCTCGAGGGCCCTCGCCCCTAAGACAACTGGGGGATCAAGAACAGCCTTCTTGAGTTTAATGTGAGCATTGAGCAATTTGTACAGTAAGTCGAGATGGGGTGTTCGGATACCACTGACGGGTATCAAGGTTGTCCTAACAGGTTGCTCTTCTTGCTTGGCTGTGTTCTGGTCCATGCCTAATATTACATACAAGCCAGCTAGAACTCACTAAAATAGTTGGTGGATTGTGGTCTTTTGCACAGAGGCCCTCGCCCCTTAACTCTAAGTGTTGAACTTCTATTGGGATAGAGTTACCCACAGCTTGTTCTGGTGCCGTGAGGTGTCCATGGCCTGTCATGGGGTGTCAGAGGGGAAGTACCTACATGGGATTGTCCCCAAATACTAATGCCCTCCCCGTCGGGCATTAGCATACCACCTATATTTACTTAGTCTAGAATAGTGAGCATCCAAACCTTTATTCTAAGTATGGGGATCTGTGACCATTTGTGACCTGTCATGGGGTGTTTTGGGCTCTTTGAAGAAGAGCTCGCTAATCCATAGCGGATCAGTTCAGGACACTCCAAGGCCTCGAAGGGGGCTGAGGAAAGTCTGGTTTCCATTGGGTCGGCGCAACCCGGGAAGTATCGGAAGTGACCCGAAAGTAAAAGAAGTGGGTACGATGGGCACTTCTTAAAAGGGAATGGCTCCGAGGAAAGGAGGACTCGGAGCCGATCCAAAGTTGGGGCTAGGCTACTTTGGAAGTTGAGCTGAAGAGCAAGAGGCCCAGGTTGGCTTCCAATGAGTCAACGGTCACCGTACCTGATCTGACCCCTCGGTAGATGACTTCAGCGAGCTTATGCACAGTGTCAACCGTACAATTGGTGGCAGAGATCTGAACGACTTCTTCGAGGGTGACCTTGACCTTAGAGGCAGGCTTGTACTTCTTGACCCGAAACAACCGTTCTTGGTCGTAGTAGGCCCCGTCGGTAGTCGTAATCTTGACCTTCCCGTTAGAGGTAACAAGAACATTGGTGACCCTCTCCCAGCCGCAGTATTGGCTGATGTCGACCCACACCTCAGCACCAACTTCTATATCCTTGGCCTTCACATTAATGACGTCTGTTTCGTCTTTCATAAAGATCCCTCAGTTCGTCTAGTACTACGTTTGAGGGGTTCTGATCTCACCAAAACAAAAAGGGAACGGCCCTAGGTAATGCCAGAAACCTAGGGCCGCTCAAACCTTCTAGACAGGAGTAACACTTCAATGATCAGTAACGCCTTGGACTCTACACCCGAGAGGTTCCTAAGATCAAGGGCCCAAAGTAAAATGTCACACTGCTTGGGTAAATGGGACACTGGTGTCCGCATTTACGAGCCCCTTCGGGCGGTGTTGAGGCCATTCATGGGGTGTCATGGGTGTAAGGGAACAGAAGATAAGGGAGTTTAGGGGAAACTAGGGGAATTTAGGGGAAGGGTACGGAACCTTACCTGCAGGCTTTGCAGGCTTTGATGCGTGTCCCTAAACCCTGCAAAGCCTGCCGCCAGCTGGCCAACCTCAATGATTCTTGGTACCTGCAAAAGTGCAGGCTTTGCAGGGTTTGGTTTTAGGCCCTCCCAAAGCCTGCACCCAGATTACAGGGTATTCCATATGTACTCCAGGAACAGGTTCCTGACTATATGTTCCAAAGTGATTCTCGCCCACATGTAGGCACTTACCATGTTCGTGCTAATATAGGCACGGAACCGGTACCATGCGTACATTTACTTCTATGATCTATGGAATGTGACGCTACTGTGTCCAGGTCCAGTGAGTTGGGTTTGCTGGGTCCTTGGCATGTGGATGGTCAGGCTCTGTGCATCACCTTCGATGGACCGGTCAATGGTGATTGACTCTGGTGGGAAGCCAAGAGCCCCGAGGTCATGGGTGATCCGGTTCAGGAGGTGCTCGGTGAGGTTGAACCCTCGGGTTAGGTAGGAGTAGGCCTCACTCATCTCTTGGATGGTTGGATCTCGACCCAAGCCATCTATAAGGGCTTGGTGAATATCTGCATGGGTTGGATCAACCCTATTACCAAGAGATTCACCGGCGGGTGTCTCGGGCCGTAAGGCCTCAAGCTCTTCTTGGGTCTCGGGGACGGGGTTATACTGGCTAAGGGTTCTGATGGCCTCTTTATTGTAAGCGTCTTGGATCTCTTGAATGTTAGGCTCACGTCCCAGATGAGTGCTGAGTGTCTGGCGAATAGGTGCAAAATCCCGCCCAGGATCTGGGTACAGCTGCAGAAGTCTCCCTCTAAATACCAACTCTGGGATTAGTCCGGTGATTATCTCATCTGTAGTAGGGTCACGACCCAGCTCTGAGTAGAGTCCTTGACGAACTACTTCAATGATACCCCGGTTCCTAGCTAGGAGGTCCTGAGTTATACCGAAGGGGAGTTCGGCACTAGGCGGCCCCTCTGGGAAGAACCTATGCCAGTCCGAGGCCTGGGGAACCGGCTCTCGAGGGGGTCTAATCCCCTCCCAATAGTCTTCGATCTCGTCGGCCATTGGATGGACAGTACACCAAGAAGGCCCTCTATGGTAGGGTTCTTTGGCGATGCCTGACCAGCCCTACCCCTGTGATGACTGTCAGCACTCGTTGATGGTACGGAGGTACTGGGAGTGCTCAAAGGGAGTTACTCCTCCCTGTCTCCTAGGTACTGATGTGTGTCCTGTACAACTGCCACTTCTGCGGCTGTACCCCACACGGTTCGAACGTATCCTACGTGAAGAGGGGTCCTAGAGAGACCGTCTGCAGGCGGTACTCTTCGTACTCAATGGGGATGGCCTTGAGGGTAGGCCTCGTGTGTATGTCTTGCTCTACGATGCGCCGAGTGTCCTTGTCGTAGTTGATCCCGCACTGAGCATATTGGTTATTCAGGACGATGATTCGTTTCTGGTCTTGGCTGAATCGAACGTGTTCCATGCTCAGTACTACACATGAGGCCCTACTATCTCACCATTTATTATAGAGGGTACTTGGCATGGCTCTTGTCTAGCACAGTAGCTGGCCAGTAACCCTAGGGTGCACACACATGACCCACATATTTACTCACTATCTGTGTACTAACTGTGTGTTGTGTAGTCTTTTAGTGTGTATTAGGTGTGTGATGATGAGATGTGAAGTAAAACACACACGAAGATGTGTGTTGGATCCAATATAATGGAAATTCGCTTGGTTATCATTCCGACTGACCGGTTCTTGCCTAAATTGGGGTATTTAGTACTCATGATCATTTTATGCGGCGGTGAGGTATTTCGGGTTTAACCCGACCTGCTTCGCGGTAGGACTTTACCAGAATAATCAATGGTTCCTAGTATTTCTGGACTCATAAAAACCCCAGGAGCGGGGTAGGGGCATTGCCAGTTGTCCTGAAAAGGGGCTAGGGGCAAAAAATTCCCTGCGGCGGCAAATTTTTCTGGAAAAGCAATAACTTGGGCTTGTACCTGACAGGGGCTAGGGGCAGAGGACGGGGCAAGTTTAGGGGTGTTTAGTTGGCCGGCTTAATTTAGTCAGCGACCTACATTTAGGTGACGGGGTAACAACTACCAAACTTGGCAGGGGCGTCCAGGTGGCACGGAGACGAGACACCGGAGTGGACATGACCAGAGATGGCTCATGGCGGTGGCGGTTCTTTCTGGACCGACTCAGGGCGGGCTAGGCACCCCCCTTAAGGGACTCCTAGATGGCTCATGGCGGATTTCAAATTTTGTCTTGGGGCGGCTATAACTTTTGAGATCTGATAATTGAGCTGAAGAACGACTCAGAGCTTGCCAATCAGAATCAAGTTCAGTGGAGACCAAAGTGGGGTTTTGCGGGGTGGCCCTTTGGAAGTCTCGGTGTACTTTGGTTTGGTTGAACAATGATTGACAAGCATCAAGGAAAACCATTCCCTAATATCACAGTTGATGGGAAACCTCTTCGCAAGTATTCTTCAGAAGAGTGTTTGGAGATTCTGGTTGGGAATCTTGGACACGAAGCATGTGTAACTATGATTTGCACTGCGCTTTGTAGAACCATAGATATGGAATCTACAGAACCAATTCAGAAGAGGCCCCCTGGGAGGCCAGCAGGGACTCAGAGGGGGCTTGAGTTGGGGAAGCCTACGAATGGGGCAGGTGGGAAGTTACCTGTGAAGACCCCTAGGTCAGTACCTCCGGATCCTGTGACAGGTGAGTCTATTTGTTTGACTCTTATTGATCACCCGGCTTGGACAGCAGAGCAGTTAGGAAGCTACCTAGAGGCAGATGTTCGGGTTGTGAAACAGATCATCAACAACGTTCTTCTACCGAACAAGACAATCAAAAGGGTCGGCTCTTCGAAGCCATTTCAATACGAGGTAAACTGTGAAAAAGAAGCCTGAGGTAATCGAGATTCCGTTGAGCAAGTTACTGGCTAACAGCATTCAGCCGGAGCAGCGTCATAAGAGTATTACAGAGAAGACGCCTCTGACTCAGTTGATTAAGGAGAGTGAACTTATTAGTCCTTTGGTGGTAGTTAGGGCTAATGAACCTGGGATGTACATCATTTGTGATGGTCATCGGAGGCGGGCTGCAGCCGAGGTTCTTGGGTATGATTCAGTTCTTTGTTATGTAGCGGAGAGTTTGCTAGCGGCCGAGGACTTGATAGCTCTTTTGAATAGTGGGACTGTACATTATACTGCGGAGCATCACTTTCAATCCTGGGCAACGATCGCGGCTAGTCAGAGGGATCATCATGTCAAGGTGATTGGGAGAGGGTCTCGGACGTTGGAGGCTCACATTCGTGGGATGGTAACTATTTTTGGCAAGACTCGAGCTGTTGACATTGGGAGGAAAGGCAAAACATCTCCGGCAATACAGCAGACGATCAAAGCCCTTCATGAGATTTTCGAAAACACTCTGATCAAGGCGAATCAAGCTTCTAAAAAGAAGGATGAGAGTCCTGACTTGCTGGAGATAGGTGAGTATCTCATGGTATCCTCCAAACGTCAGGCTCAAGCCAAGGCATGGTTGAAAACTTGTTCCAAGGGGGTGTACTCGGTTCGGAGGTTCATCTCTTCGATTCGGCAGAGCAAGGACTTCGATCCAAGCCAGTGGATCAATTGACCTGAGGGTTTGTTGACTTCCGCCGTTAGATTGAAAAGCCCCATCTAACGGCGGTTTTTGGTCCCATGAGCTACTTTGAATCAGTTGGTGTCTTCCAACTTCACCCAACCTATCTGAATCTCACAAGCAGAAGTAAGGAGAAGTTCTAAATGCCTGTACCTTTTGAAAAAACATGTGAAGTGTGTGGGAAGACTTATCTTCAGGGGGATCGCTTACCCGATGACTTGAAGTTTATCTGTGATGGTTGTCAAGGGGGGTCAACTTCTGCGTACTCAAGTATGTCAGATGACGAAGATGAGATCCTAAAGGATCTTTTCAGCAAGGGATCGAAAGTTGATTCTGAGTTCCCTGATGGGGATGAGGAGATTGATGAGAGTTCTTTTCCTGTGGAGCCCATTGGGAGGATTTACGGGCCTGAGGCATCCGAGCAAGTTGAAAGGATCTTGGCGGCGGTACCCTCGGCGAATCGTACTGTAGTAGAAGATCTCATGACAGAGGCTTCCGTAGCCTTTGTTGATGCTCTTCTGGCCCCTAGGAGGTCCCCCAAGACTGGAAGAGTACAGCGCAATCCTAGGTGTAACATCATTCGTGATCTGATTCTACAGAAGGGGTTTGTTACTTCTTTAGAGGTTCGGGAAGAACGGGATGAGAGGGCGATCAACGAACTTGAGGATTATGGGATCCCTCTTCGAAGGAGATCCCTTACTGTTGATGGTAGACAGACCACTCGATATGAGTTTGACCCGGATAAGTTTACTAGGGTTCGGGAAGGCAGGTACCCTCTTAGTAGAAAAGAGAAGGAAGCTCTGATATCTATGTATGGGGGTAAGTGCGAATTCTGTGGTGATACTGACAACCTTCAAGGAGATCACCGGATACATTGGAGGATTGTAGATAACTCAGTTTTCAGAGCAGAGGGGTTATCGGCGCTAATGTTGCTGTGCCCCTCCCACAATACAAATAAGGAAGATGTTTGTTCAAAGTGCCACAACAACGATCCTGATGTTTGTCGTGGTTGTAGATGGGCTTACCCAAAGGATTATACTCATGTAGCTGGGGAACACTACCTGATAGAGGAATTCAGGGCTGAGGAGGGGACGCGTGGAGCTGAGTTAATTCAGGAGTTCAAGCTCCGGTGGCGAGAAGCTGGACTAGGAGTATAATAACCTGACTTAGTGTCTATGTGAGAAGGTGACGGAAACCTCGTCGGAGTCAGAGGATGTTTCGAATTCGTAGCTTGGGGACATGGTGATGGTCAGGGAGAAGCCTTCACCGAAGTCACTCTCGAGGTTAATTGATTGTGGAGGGAACCCAAGAGCGGCGAGGGCATTGGTGAGATTGTTGAAGAGGTCCTCCTCGGGGGTTCTTGGTAGCACAGCGGGGGCTGTTGGATGCTCGAAGGAGCCCGGTCTTCTGAGATTATCCAGATGGGATTGCAGATGCCGCCCCAGGCGGTCTTGCCGTATAGTGGTGGGTCCTTGGTTTATCTGATCTCTGAGACGATCAGCATACCTATTTTGAACTAAGCCTTGCTGCTGGTCTTCGATCGGAAGTTGGTCTCTAATTAGAGAGGCCCTTTCTTCAACTTCAGCTAGTTGATTTCTCAGGTACTGCTCCCCAGAAGTAGTGAGGTGACCAGACTCTCTACGAGCCCCAACTGGAGTTCGAGGGGGTCTGATCCCTTCCCAGTAGGATTCAATGTCATCGTCAGCCACGTCTAGTTATCCCGTCTCGGGGTCCAGGCCGCTCATGAAGGTCTCGAATCAAGGTTGACTCCATCCGGCTAGCCCGAATGGAACGCATGACTTCGAGGAATCGTTCGAAGGGAAGGTGCCGGAAGTCGTAGGCGTCTTCACCCAGCTCTTCGGCTAGGGCCTCCCTGGCCTGCTCCTCTGCTCGAAGCTTGATGATAGGGTCCACCGGTTCCGGCGGGTAAAACCGGATGTCCTCCCAGTAGGACTCGATGTCATCTTCATCTTCGACCATTAGGCCACTTATTCCAAGATCTTACGAACATACCAGCCAGTTAAACAACCGAAGGCGTATACAATAATTGTCCACAACATGAAAGGACATTACACCGAAACTGCTCTCTATGGTAGCCTTCTCAGATGCCAAAGGATCCGAGACCTTGTAATCGATGTCAACGGTGGAAGGAAGAGCTTTGCAGTTTGGGACTTGTTCCTCCGAGGACTGACACTCTCATCATACGAGAGTGTCCCTACATTCTCGAGTTTAAACAAGTCGTCGGAGGTCCCCGGCAAGAGCCACTCCCTCAAGAGGATGAGGATGCCAAACCCTCCCTGCCCTTGTGACAACTGCCAGCACTGGGTGCTTGAGCTAGTCGACACCGGCAACGGGCGTCAGTTCAAGCAACGAAGGTGCGAGGAAAGAATCAGCCCCCTAGAGTTCGTAGAGATCAGGAGTTGTTTAAGATACCTGCCCTATCCAAGGCCTCTATACCCGACGCGATTCGAGAGAATTCTCCAGGAAGAGGATTGATCCACGACTTATGGATCCAGGTCAGCCTTGTGGGCGAGGTCAGCAATCTTGAGGAGGGCTCTAGTTTTGATTTGGCTGACGAAGGGTTGGGAGGTACCCCAAGCGAGGGCGAGGTCACCTAGTGATTGACCGGAGGCGAGGGCGTCAATGACTTGGCGTTCTCGGTCGGTGAAGGGGATAGAGTCTACTTGTAGGAGGATGTTTTTGAGATGGAGGAGGTGTTCTGGGGTTGGGTTGTGGGATTCGAGGACAACGGAGTCGATGTTGTTGAAGGTTGGTTTTTTATCTGGCCGGATCATTCGGCGGGGGATATGAGATTCGGTTCGGATCTCGTCCCAGATTTGCCCCCGGACGCGGACACGGGCATAGGATTGAAATGAGGGTTCATCGCCGGTGAAGCGCCTGCAGGCGTCCCAGAGGCCGATTGACCCAAAGTGGATGAGGGTTTTGAGGTCATAGACGTGGTGAACTTTTTTGAGGGCTCTGGCGGCTTCGAAGGTGACGAGTGGTAAGTTATCTTGGAAGAGTTCTTGGATTTTGGCTTTGGGTCTGAGGCAAAGCCGTCCGGCTTTGCCGGAGTTTCCTTTATGACGGGCGTGGGGAAGTTGAGTTTCCCGGTGGAGGCTGGTGAGTTTTGAGACTTGTCTTAGGCTGAAGCCTTGGGAGCGGAGGCTGGCGGGTTTGGAGAAGTTGGCCACTGGGTGGCTACTACGGCCACTGGGAGAGGAGGAATACTCCTGGTGTAACCCTATAGGCCATGAAGGACTTGATTGAGTAGACGATTCGAGTGGAGGGCAAGGTAGCGTACTCGGTGACATCGTTTACTTTACGGCGGTCAATGAGACCAAAGTTGGAATGGCCGGACCGGTTTGAGTATTATTCGTGACCAAGTGAGCCCGTGCTACTAATAGCTGCTCCAACAGGTAGTCAATCAACTGAACCGTGAGCAGGCACTGTACTGTACGAAGGTTTCTATCCCTCACTGTAATACCAGCAGTCTTCGATCCGAGTCCTATGGTTACGGTGTCCCGTGTCTCCCATACAACTTCTCTGAGGCTACGGTTGATTGGCAGTGGCTTTATCATGGTGAGTACCCCGACCCTTATCTCCCATCATGGGTTATATGCTTTTGAGCAGCACCCTCAGTATTACGGATGAGGGGCTCGGATCTCACCAAAATACTTTTTGATTAGCTAGCCACCCGGTGGACCCTTCCCTGGGTTTGGTGTGGGAGGTTCGAGGACCTGACCCCACCAACCCCTAGTTTTGGGAAAGGTCCTAAATGTCCGGTGACTCTTGTAATTTTCAGTTCTTTGGGGTAGCCTCAGGCTGCGATGGCTGAAGATTCAGATCGGGACTTCCTTGGCTACGTTGAGCTTCATTGTGATACTGAGCTTGCTTTATTCAGTTCTCACGATTGTCATCGATTCCTTCGACTTGCTGGGGTAGGGGGTGAGAATCACCCTCAGCTAAGTGAGAAGGGTTTTTATGGGATGCATCGGTATGACATCTCGGATCTATTGAAGACAGCCTGGGATGGGGTACGAGCCAAGGATAGACTTGAGGAGTGATGCACCAAGTTTTAATTTCCAAGAATCTAGTGACCATTTCTGGGGAGACCCCCACATTCAAGTACATGGCATTCTTCGAGGTCAAGGGTGGTTTCACCTTGGAGGACGGGTTGACCCGTATTATTACGACACCTTTGGATAAGGATCAGGATCATGACCCGAGTCATCAGGAGTTAGCCGCTCTTGAGCTTCGTCAGTGGGTGGAGGGGAATCTGGAAGTACTTCAGGTAGCGGCTACGTTGTCTTTGAAGCTCGAGTGTGAATCCACCATAGCGGCTTTGGCGGCCCGACTTGAGGCCAGGGTAGAGGCTTATGAGGGGTCAAGAAAAGTAGTTCTTGATAAGCCCTCGTAGGTCCAAGCAAATGTGGATTGATCCAAAGAAGCAAAGTCCTGAGGTTGGTGTTCCTGTGAGAGCTCTTCTCAAAGGGGCCACCACAGGAAAGCTCGTCGAGGCGGTTCTAGTTCATGTGGATGAGAGTGATTGTTTTTGGAGGACTGCAGACGACAACTCGGAAATTGACTTCAACTGGGATGTGATCGGTTGGAAGGCTTTGAGCGGGACCCAGTGATTTGAATGCCAAACGAGAAGCTGATCCTTAGTGCTAATTCAGACCGGCTTGTAGTTGAGAATGTGGAAGAGGTTCTAAAGGTGTAGGTAACCAGAATGCCATCTGATCTATTAGAAGATGTGACCGACCACAACGGGAATTCAGTATTCCTTGAGATGAAAGCCTCGGGTCATGCCATCCTTTCCATACTTGGTGAGGACACTACCGATGACGAGAATAGTAGAGTTGAGTTTCATTTGATGCCCAACGAAACGGGTCTCCGACTAGCTGAACAGATTGAAGATGGTCTTCGTGCTTGGCGAGAGCAGGTAGATCACTTGAGGCAATCTGGGATTGTGGAGTCCCGATGACAACTCAAGAGATCCAGCCCTAACCTGGAAGGCTTGTTTAATCTCACCAGTCTACCAAGGGGCTTCGTATCGATACACTCGTCCACTAATTACTATCCCTCGGACGGGGCTCTTGATCCCAGCCCCATAGCAAATCATGGTTTCACCTGGAATAGGAGCAACTTTTTCAATATCGTTGGTGACATGTAACCAAAAACCATCAGAGCGCGTGACAAGCCACCCATCATTGAGGATCTCGACGCTTTCTATCCCAACTGATTGGAATTCCTTGTCAGTGTCTAGGTTGACTAGGAACTCATGAATTTCGCTGTTGGTTGCCATGCTCAGTATTACGGATGAGGGGCCTTGATCTCACTGAATTTCTTGGCCCTAAACAACTTCAGAGCCTCGTCATAGCAGGTCGGGGCTATCTTTCGGACCCACTCATCGTGGAGCTGATCTACGGTTAGCATTGCGTCGGGGAATGTGAACTGGGTAGTACCACTGAAACCAAGAGGTACTGATTCCATTACGTGGATGAAGTGCTCGATGAGAACCTGCTTGGCTCTAGATGGAAGCATGTTCTGTAGCTTAGGGCACTCCGGCCAACTAATCGGAAACATCAGTTCATCCTGGTCAAAGTCATACTCGGTCATCAGCTAATCTCGAACAAGTATTTCTTCCCCGTCTTTGGTTACGTAGGATACCCTTGTACCTCTCCCCGAAGTACTCGTATTCTGGCAGGTTTATTCAGCGTCGGTGGGCAATAGGTAGTTCTAACCTTCAGCTTACACCTTGGGGATCGGATCAACTGAGTCCCATGTAATACGCTCCTGACCCATGAATCTCAACAAAAACTTCTAAGTTAGGTCTATTGATCTAGAGGCATCTGATAGCTAAAACAACTGGACTTCTGGCTGACACTTAGGTAAGGTTGTTGAGTAATCATGCCAAAGAAGAGGATTCTTCTCAGCATAGAGGCGGACCGATTCATTGTTGAGGGGGTAGATGCGGAGCATCCGCCTATGGATCAGTTAAAGGTTATCTGTGATCGGATAGCTGATCGATGCAAGGTGACATTCAGCGGTAATATGGAAGGGAACCCTGACGATCAGATGGTTTGCTTTCCATTTTCCAAGGAGCTTTCAGAGGAGAAGTGGGCAGAGGTTGATGACTTTCTGAGGCAGCTCAATGATTCGAAGCTGGTGTTTCAGCTTGACTTTTATGAGGTAACTGAGGCAGCACAGGAGGCGTTCCGGCTCTTCAATGACTTCATTCGGATGGAGAACAGGCTGAAGGAGGTTCCGGCTACGGCTATGGAAGCGTGGGAGAAGCTGGGGAAGGCTTTGGAGGGTGACTGAATCTCGTTCCTGTTCCAACTGCTACCGGTACAGGACTCGGGAGTCGGTTTTCATTCCTGTGTTGGATGGCAAGCGAACGGCATTGTCTCAGGTCAATGAGACTTGCTGGAAGTTACACGAGATGGATGGGTGCTCAGAGCACTTTTTTGAGAGGCCGACTCGATTCGAGAGGATCCTATCGAAGGAGGATTAGATTAGCTCAGCTTCGTAATAGTCCTTGCTGGCGGTTGAGATCACATGTAGGACGATGAGGCCCTTTCGTTCGAGAGCTTTAGCAGTGGTCAGTTCTTTTGGGTGGACACCAGCGTGTCTACCCCTCAGTTTTCTTGGTCATCTGGTTAGCCGTCCCTATGGCGGCCCTTTGGCTTTCGTAGGGCTTCACTACAGAGATGTAGCATCCGCAGAGGAACCTCGGTTTCTTGTGTTCCTTGCATACACCACACTGCTTGTGACCTGGAAGGCCCGCTTCAGGGCAGTTGGCTCTTTCGAGGTCATCCTGCTCCGGGGCTATACCGAACTGTTCTTCGAACTGCTGGGTTGTAATGTCTTGGGTCATGCTCAGTATTACGTTTGAGGAGTTCCGATCTCACCAAGATGGTTACGATGAGGGTCGAGGCACCTGCGGCGGTAATGTGGATTGATCCAAAGAAGCAGGCTCCTAAGTTGATAGCTGAAACCACTGGATTTCTGGCTGACACTTGGGTAAAGTTGTTCAACTACCATGCCCTCTTTTGGCCTTAGGGAAGAACAGCTCTCAAAAATCGCCGGAATCCTACTCCTTGTAGGTCTTGTCGGTGCCCTCTTTGGGTTCGTGAGCCTCATCCCGTATATCCAGAGGCTTCCTTTGTTTAGGATGGATACCACCGATGCTTGTTGGTTCACGATTTGTTTCGCGATCTACCTTATCCCTCTGATTCCGGTTCTGTTTTTAGCAACCCTCCTCTTCTTTGGTATCCTCGCAGCAATAACCAAAGGAGCCATGCTCTTCTACAAGCACGTTATCCTACGCCCTGGTCGTACAATCCTACTAATTTGGATAGGGATCATTCTACTTTACCTTGGCTGTGCCTGTTATGCGACTGGTACTGAACTTGTAGAGTTCTTCTCGTAGTCAAGAATCACTGTTGGGTTGGTGCTTGGTGTAACCGGGTCACGGGTCATACTTCAGATAGGGGTTTCTATACTTGGGTTTTGGCATACCCTTCAGTTTATCCTCAGCCCTTTTTTTGGCTCTATCCTTAGCAATCCTCTTGAGGAGTTCATCCCTATCACGTCTTTTGACTGCTTTCTTAGCATCCGCTAGGGCCTTAACATTTGCTCTCAGCTGGGCTACTCTCAGTTCGTCAGCCCTTCTTCTCTCTAACACTTCTTTCCTAACTCGTCTGGTGTAGTCCTGGTGTTCTTTGGCTAGGATCTGCTGTTGCTCATGCTTCCATTGGATGTAGCTTTCCCGATAGAACCTCTTGGCTTCTTCGATGTCTTTACGGGTGGTGAGTTTGAGTGGGTTCAGGTTCAGTAGTTGGATTCGGCGGGCGAGAAGGCCTTCGTCCTTCACCTCACCCTTCCAGGTATCTATCCAGTTCCTGGGGCAGCAATGAGCGCCCGAATTCTTACAAGAGTCACATAGGCGGATGAGGCATCGGAGGCACCCACAACCGTTCGTGAAGGGTTTTTCGCAGTGGTAGCAGATCCAACCGGCAGTGCTCTTGAGTGGAGTAAGCCATTGATCTTGTTGAGGGTAGTCAGGGTTGACCCAGTCGAAGTCTGTGTTGTAGTTTTGATAGCCTAGAGAGAAAGTATCAACTTGGATAGTATCTGAGAGGTTTTCCTCGAGTTCACTCTTGTAGAAGTGAGGGGAGTACAGGCTACCGGTTTTCTTGATCCACTTGGAAAAGAACGCGGTGCGAGACTTCCGTTTTTGAACTTCCTTATCAAGGTAGAGTCCATGGCGGAGTTCCTGCAGGCACCGCTCACAACAGGTATCCTGGTCATTTTGTAGGGCATAAACTAATCTAGTTACTGTTCGGTATGCCCTGCCTCCACAATCACAGAGCACCTCCCATTGCCGGAAGTGCTTGGATCCATCGACGGAGTCTCGGGGTTCTACCTCAGCAACTAGTTCAACAGAGCCTATCCGTAGCCCTTGGTACAACTGGATGCTAGTCATTGAATAGGTTCAGTGGTAGGTTTCTCCTTGTGGACCAGGAAGCTATTACCTCGAAGGTGGAGGATGGCAATCCTCGCTAGGGTGAGGATGTCGATGATCATTCCAGAGTCTTCGGGTCCTCCGAACAGGGTATCGATGGACTCCTCACAATTCGAGAAGTTCTCATCGTCTGGGTACAGGTTGATCTTGATCAGCTGGTCGATGGCTTCCAGGGTAGCTCGTTGGTGTGGGAGCGGCTTTTTCGTTTCAGGCATAGGTTACCTGACTATACTACGTTCGACTGACCCAGATCTCACCAACTTTCTCTCAATGGAGTACAATTGAGACCACTAATCCCGAAGAATCCATCGTTTGATGAGACCTGTTTATCTGAATGACGGTTCGGATCGGAAAAGTACCTGCGTTCTGGGTTTGGGTACAGCGGCAAAGATTTTGGGACCAAACCAGTCAATAGAGCTTCTATAGGTCTACCCAGATGTGACAACCGAGCGCTTCGTCAATCAGGCCAGTACAGCTTTGTCTTCACCGGTGGGGTTTGGGGACTTGATGATCACGGTCGATAGTGCAGCTCATTTTCCAAACCAACCAGAGTTCCGAGTTCGAGTTGGCCAAGAGCTCATACTGATCACTGGAGTTGCTGGCACAACTTGGACGGTTACCAGAGGGGTTGAAGGAACTACAGCAACATCTCATGCAGCTGGAACTGTCGTGGTGGCAGTTCTCACCGGTGGCAGTCTCGATGAAATGCGAACTGAGATTGAGACCGAGATCTCACGGAACACTTATACCGCAATAGACGGTATATCCAATGATATGCTAGCCTTTAGGGATGCGTTGGTAGCAGCTACTAATGCTCAAAAGGGGCTTCAACTATCTGGTACTACTGAGATCCAACTTCTCGATGCAGGCTCTAGTGGTCGTACAATTCCGTCTAACACTCGACTCACTTGTGCCCCTGGTACACAGATTAAGTTTAATCAAGTAGGGAATTACGCCCTTTACTCGCTCGCAGACAATGTAACTCCACTTGGGTGGACAGCGGTCACACAAAGTGTGTGCAACGTTATCATACCAGTACCTCTAGTACAAACCCCAGTTGTGGGGGAGGTGTTGTTTGTACGTGTTGTAGACAATGGTGGCATGTACGATGTCATTTCCATAGGTCAAGCTGTCGTAGGGACGACGGATATCTCAGCGGGAACACTCTATGGGGGTAGCTCGACTCTCGATGGGTTAACCTTGATTCTGAATGTTGATGGTGCTGGGCCTCAAACTCTGGTCTTGAGTAAGGCCACAAATGTTGCGACGAAGAAGGCTTTTCTGGCGGCAATTCTCGCTAAATGGCCAGCTCTCAACCTTTGTACTGACGATGCAGCAAACCATCACCTAGCACTATCAGCTGTAACTTCGATTGTTGTTGGATCTGGCACTGCTAACACGTTGCTTGGACTAGTTGCAGGAGCAGCAACCAACCTATCAATAGCAGTCGATCGTCCTGTAGTGTGGCCGTTACCGATTGGGGCAAGTATTGACCTGTATGTCAATACCCCGCACGACATTGATATCGACATGCGTGGGGGTAACCTGTATGGGGCTGCCGGGCAGGAGTTTGAGGTTACAGCGGGGCGCCGGTATTCACTAAGGAATGTCAACTATCACTATCGAGCAACAGATCCACACCTAACCGTTCATACAGTTTGTGCTCTAGATATCGGTACTCGTGACTCCGAGATAGTCAACGTCGTAGCTCGCAATGATAATGTTGGTGGTTTGGCATATTTTGGAATGTATGCTCAGGCTACTGAGCGATGTGTTATTCGCGATTGTCGATTCACTGGGTTTACTGAGCAGGGATGTGGATTCACGGATAGTTACAATTGCCGATCAATCAACAATTGGACAGTCGGCTGTGGTTATGCACATGTGATTACGGGTGACTTCTCTACAGGGGTGACTTTTGGCAGTATTGATTGCTCGATTGAAGGTGGCGGGGATATCGGGTCTGCATTTAGCTTGTGGGTAGTTGGTGCTATTCGAAGCAAGATCTCCAACTTCTCGTCAATTGGTGCACTTCAGAATGGTGCATTGATTGACTACTTCCCAGGAGACATTACAGCAGACACTACACTAACTGCGTGCAGCTTTGTTAAAGCCCCAGTAGGGGTATATGTTGGGGCTAACGTCACGGGGACTAAATGCTACAGCCTAAACACCAACGATTGTAAGAATGGCATTGTATGTGCTGGGGAAATCGAGGTGTATGGTTGGAAGATGCACACCTCTGAGGTGGATGACGCTTACTCATTTGGGGTGTTCAATGGAGTAGGGCCTAACGTGATCACTGGATTTGACTTGTTAAGGCCAAATGGGGCGTATGGGCTTGGTATCGTAATCGGTAGCACAGGAGTCACCAAGTTATCAGGTGGCAGTATAGCGATGGGGCTTGGGGATATTTGCGTCAAGCTTGATAATGCTGCAGGTATTCTCTACATCGACAACGTTGTATTCAGTGGGGCTTACGGGTTGTGGGTAAATGCTGGAACGATCATCGTTGGACCTAACTGTGACTTCTCAGGTTGTAGTGGTGGGGCATTCCTGCCAGGGGCCGGAAAGATCATCTTTATGCAGCAAGGCGGGGTGGCCACCGTTTCGTGGCATGGGGGTCCGTTTGGGTTATTAGCTTCTCAAATGACCTGCAGATCAATAGAGGTCACAGGAGTGCTAGATAGTGACCTACTTCTCAATTGTCCGTCCTGGGTTGGAGCTGAGTGGGCAGTCTACAACAACACAACAGGGGCATTCCAAGTCAAGTTCACCGAGTACCCGTTCATTGGATCTGGGGTTGTGCTTGATCAAGGAAAGACCACTGTTGTTCGTATTGGGTCGAACGGGGCTATGATCAAGGTATCAGCTGCAGTTTAACTAGGAGAATAGAGTTCCCTGGTTAGAAGCTCAAGACCTATCGGAAGTGAGGTTGGATAACTTGCTTATAGCTCGCCTAGTTAGGTTTTATGCCCCGTAAGTTCTTGTACTCACTCCATGCATTGGTTGAAAACTACGGTTCCAATCAAGTAACTCACTTGATTGGTTCAGGAACTGGTGGTTGGGTAGTGGCTGGAGCTATCACGGCAGGACCAACCACTAACAACCTATCCTCGCTCGCCTCCAATATTCAAGGGTCTCGTGTATTATACGCCAACTACTCTGGTGGTGGTGTTGTTCCACTAGACTATAACGGAACTACTTGGGTACCGGGGACTCTCGTTCCACAGGGTGGAGGAAATTGTGATGCCGTAGCAATGTCCAATGACGGGTTGCACGCACTATCGGGAGGGGATTACGCAGGTGGGGTTACCCCTTATGAATTCAACACAGAGTCAGGTCTTTGGGAAGCTCAGCCTATAGTTAGTATTTCGGATGCACACTTCAACTCAGTGAGCATGACTCGGGATGGATCTAGGGCGATAGCTGTTCCTAAGTGGGATCCTTATGTCTACCCACTAGCCAGGGATCCTGGCACAGGGATCTGGTCTGTCGGCAGTGGCATTCCACTTAGTGGGAGTACTGAGAAGTTCTTTTGTAGCGGGATCTCTACTTCTGGTAATGCTGCCATTGTTGGTAGTTGTTACCAAGGGTTACCATCGGATGGTCTGATCTGGAATGGAACTACTTGGGACCATGTTTCAATACCAGTTACTTTGCGGAGTGTATGTTGGCGTCCGGATGGTCTATCTGCAATTGGTGGAGGTGGTGAGGGAGAGCCTGGAGTCATCCGTACCGTAAACTTTGACCCGGCCACCAATACTTTTAGCCCGGGTCAAACCATAACTGGTTTCAACGCTATTGTATCGGTTACCATAGCCAATGACGGGATTGGTAACACCGCACTAGCATCAGATTTCTATAATAATACAGTGACACCACTCAGCTACTCGATAGTTACTGGACTTTGGACAGCCGGAACCCCAATAACGAGTACCTCGTTCGCCAACCCTTGGAATATGCTGGTTTTCCCAATCTGGTAAGTAAGTACTGGCTGAAACTTCTGGATCTCGAGGGGACACTTGGGCTAGATTTGATTTGAACGTGAGGGTGTTACTTGATGGTTACCTTGAAGTGTTCTAATTGCGATTCAGTGCTGACCCACTCAACGAGGGGGGACGGGATCATACTTGTTGAGCCATGCTCTTGTCGTGGGGACTGCCCGATGTGTGGGGGCTCTGGGTGTGACTTTGATGTTAGGGGTCATACGCGTCCCTGTCCATGTCGGTCTGAGAGTAGGACTTCGACCAATGAAGGTACTGGAACTACCACCGGTTGATCCAAGAATCCTCTGTGTTCAATGTGGACGGGTCGTGGAGTTACGGCGTCGGTGTTATGTCATTCCGACCTGTTACAAGTGCCTACCTCCTCCGGAACCTCTAAAACCTTCAAGTTTGGTGAGATCCTGCCCCCTCAAGCGTAATACTTGACATGGAAAACAAGAGAGTATCAGAAAAGCTTCAAGAGGGTTATTACAAGACCACCCTGCCATTCAAGAATAGGAAGCAGGACTTGGCAGTAAATACTGCATACCGAGCCGACATTGCTAGGCTCGAGGGGCAGTTCAAGGTTGATGCCCTGGTAGAATTGAAACTACTGAAGGTTGATTCGAAGGGGAATCAGAAGTACAAGCACCCCAAGGCAGATCTTCTGTGGGAGAAGGCTTGGGATCGTGGTCATAGTAATGGTCTGAGTGAGATCTGGTTTGATCTTCAGGACCTGAGCGAACTCCTGAGTGAGGTCGAGTGACAAGGGTGGGGCAGTTATCACTAATTTGGTGAGATCCTGCCCCCTCGAACGTAGTATTGGTATGGCAACTAAACTCAACGTTTCGATTACTTCTGTAGTGGTAATTACTGGAAGCGGAACCGACTTGGTAGAGATCAAGTTTGAAGGGTCTACTCCATTTCCTGAGCTTCAGGCCGAGAGTCCTAACGATGATTACGGACCTGCGTTCAGAGTAGAGACTCGAAAGGGCTACGCTCTTGAGTGGTTGAAGTCGATCGGGGTACCCTCGGAAATGGTCAGGGTAATCGAGACAGGCAGAAGAGTCTAGCTCCTGGATTCAAGGGACTCAATAGAATTCAGCTAGTAAATCCGTAGTCTTCAATAAGGGGTAATGCCATGTTCTTCAGACTCCAAAAAACTCTGATCCTGTTGGTCATTCTACTGGCCTGGATCTCACGGGCTCTACCTAGTCTGGCCTCAGAGGTGCAGCAAACTGCATCGGGTTCAAGTTCAACCACAAGGCAGCCGACAAGCAAACCTCCAACGGACGACGAAATGCAGCAACAGGTCGATACATCTCGCAGTCACCAGGACAAGTTGCAAGCACTCTTACAACACTGGAAGGAGGAGTTCGGATTAAAACCAAAGTCTCTTCGGGTGGCCACCTGTAGTGATCTCACAGCACAACAGAAAAAGGTGGATGAGCTTGGAAAGATCTTATCGAGTATGGTGAATGATCTAAAGAAGGGCGCTAAGGATCATCCTCAAATGGCAGAGGAGCTAAAAAGCCCTCTGCTACAAGAGCTGGTAGACTTGCTTAAAGAGAACAGAGAATTGGTCATCAAGACCGATCGCGGAAAGGTCTATTTAGAGGTCCGAACGGTTGAATACAATCTCTCGTGGTTGAGGATGTTCAATGAGGAGTACTTCCTCAACTCGGAAAAGTTGAGTGATACACGATGGGTAGAGGCTGATGCCAAGGTTCGACAAGTTCTCAAAGATTCATCTTGTGACCCAGAGTATCTCACAAGGGCCACCAAGGATGTCGAAGACATTGAAGCACAAATAAAGGTCTTAGCGGCCAAAGAGAGCACCTGCAGGGCCAGCCGTAAGTGTATGCACGATCGGGCTCGTGCAGAGGCGGTGACCGACAGCGTCCCCAATATTTGCGGTGATCTCGAAGATATCAAGTTGTCACAACAAGAACTGGTGAGGCTCCGGAGTACCCCATCTGGCAGGACTGACAGATACAACTTAGATGCAACCAGGGAGAGGATTCAGCTCGCCTGGGCAGAAGTGGCAAAGCTCAAAGCAATCTTCGCCAAAGAGACGGGCCAACAGTTCTCTGCTCGCCTGTGTTCAAAGATTCCACACTAGGTTTCTAAGACGCCAGATACTCGGCAACCTCCGCGGGACATCTTGAAGCTTATCAGGCAATCACAATTTGTGTGTCTGGCAGTAGATCGAATACTCTGACACGGGTCTGTCCATCGGTTGTTTCTAGGTGGATGGTCTGGTCTCCAATGACGAGGGACAGAACGGATCTATCGAACTCGAAATGGGTGTCGACGGATAGCCCCAGCTCGGTGAAAGCTCGGACAAGGTCAGTGAGCGGCCCCGACCCTGGTTCACCCGGGTTCCTCCAGGAGACGGCCCAGTGAGGATGGTTTAACGCTTCCTCCCGAGCTCGACACAGCCCTGTTTCAATGGCTTTCTGTCTCTGCTCCTCAGGGGGCAGTGGAGGCGGTCGTAGCCCATCCCAGAAGGATTCGATGTCATTGTCGGCCATACTTCCCAAGTATACACCATCTGTGGTATATAGTGCGCCTAGATGACTAAGCCAATACTTACCGAGGACTCCCCAGCTTTCCTTGATTGCAAGAGAGCGGGTAAGAAGCTGCATCAGAAGCTCAAGGATCAAGGCTTCGCTCTAACGGGCGTGGGGGTTGGGGTCAACGGGGCTCGGACCCACCCAACCATTCACATCCTGCTCCACCACAAGCCAAGGAGCCCCAAGATACCGACTGAGTTCGAGGGCTTCGAAGTTGACCTCGTTATCACCGGGGACATCCGGCCAGCAGATGCGTGAGTTCCCACGCCAGAGAAAGATGCCTCCGAATCGAGATCGCAACCCCTGTTCCGATTGTACTTATCTAACCAAGAAGGTTCCAGATGGGCATTTTCCCTGTGGTGCTAGGTTCAGTGATCAGACTTACAAGGGTGACTTCCTAACAGAATGCAAGAGACACCTCCCACTGTATAGGCCTACTCGGTTTGAAAGGATCCTTCAAGATGGATGAAGACCCGAACGAACCTAGTCTTTGTAATGGGTGCACCAAGTTCACCCATAGAAACTTGCTGTTCCTACGCCCTGATAGAGGAGATCAGCTTGGAGACTGTCGACAGGAGGATGGTAATCATAAGTATGTCACCCATAAGACGACGTGCCCACGCTACAGCCCACCTACTAGGTTTGAGCGGATCTTGAGGGGGATCGTTGGAGCAATCTAGAAGCGCTTACCTGATGTCGCATGACAAGCTCTTGCCTTCGCACATACGAGGGAACCACTCCTCAGTGGTGAGTCCCCCGTGCAAGGAGTGTGTGCACTTCCCAACTGACTTCCAGGCAGCCAATGGTTACTGCGAGGACAACTTCAACATCTGGGATGATCCGGAAGGTAATGCTCGGCACCTTCCGTGCTGGACGGGGAGGCCCACTCGATTTGAGAGGATCTTGAAGGACAATGGCTGAGCTCATTTGCCTTTCGTGCCAGTACTTTATATCTCGAGAGAAGATACCGAGTCGGGAGCTTAGTTCCAGGTGGAATGGGATCTGTGGGCACAAAGATCTTGAGGAAGCTAATCTAATCGACACTGTACTTAACTGTCAGCGATACCTCAGGGTCGTGTACTCAACTCGGTTTGAGAGACTCCTCAAAGATCAACCCTAGCTTACAAGACTAAAGAGATCCCGTACTTGTGCTTGTTCAAGATGCTGATTGCACGAATCTCGTCAGCATTGGGGTAGTGGTCGAATAGAGCGAAACGGGAGAACTTACCACAGAAAAACGCAGAGATGTTGGCGTTATCCCCTAAGATTGTCGGGGGTGTACTCGCAAAGTCCACTACGTTTGGGGTGAATGCAGCATGGGTAACAGTGTCGTTGTATCGTGATTGCCATGAATTTGTCTTGCTCATAACCTGATACTCAAACGGTTGTGCAGAAGCACCAGCTGTAAGATACCCAGTATTCTTAAAGACTGTGGTGCCAAAACCATCAAAGATACCTGGCCCACCGTATTCAGTACTAATCGGAACGAATGAACAATTACCCTGAGCGCCACCGATTTTCATCAAGGCACCATTACCAGCTGTTGGAGGATCGGTATTCATCTGTCCGACGAAGATAGCCCACCCTGCTGTTATGGTCGAGATCGGGTTATCCCCCCAGGAAGTGCCGATATTCATAGCGTTGAATGGGTTTGCACTAAGCCCGCATTCAAAGTAAGGTAGCCCTCCAAGACCTCCGGTTTTTAGTATAGGACCATAGGAGTAGGACACAGCTCCAGAGAGTGTGCCTGGCCTTGCCAAGATACCTTGCACTCTTCCTGCAACACCCCCAGATGCAGCAACAGTCAGTCTATTAAATGCTGTAGGGTCGATATCAACTAGTAGGCCTTGTAGATCTGCGTAGTCCCTGATGTACGTGAACACATGTTGAATCCCGAATGAAGCTGTGACAACTCCAGTGTCACAAACCTCGTAGGACTCAACTACTCCATTGGCATTGGTCACATCAACTGAGGTTCTTGTTACTGGTTGGGATAGTACAACTAAACCCTCGCGTTGAGGGTAGGCTACAACCATGTGTTGAGCAGTTGCATTGAAGACAAGATCTGAAGGTAGATCACCTAGTGTTGACTTGGGGAGAGCTTTCACACCATTGCTAGTAGTTGGAGCAGCATCAGCCGCCCCCCAGTAGGTTGGATCAGACCAAGTGATGGTAACATCCTCTCGGGAAGCTACTTTGATCGCAGTCGCTCTACCACCAGCATAGGCTCCTGCTGGTGGAGGGTAGTTCCCATCAGCAACGGCAAGAATGTAACCCCCACCATAAGCCACGCCACCAATCATGTAAGTTCCTACTGCAAAACGAGCTACTGCTCTCTCTTCCACGCAATCTAGAACCACCACCTCAGATGAGTCAGCGCAACCAACAAATGCAAGGTTATTCGGAGTAATCCCGAATACATTGGCTCCAATCCCTATAGCTACTGCCTTCTTGATGGTGTTTGTAGTTAGATCAATAAAGGTCACATCTTTCCCACCAGCGTCACCATAATTACCAGTGAGTAGGGTAGTGTTCCAAATGGCAATGCCGTAAGTGGTCAGTCCAACATTGGGGATCACATGAGTTACGGTATCAGTCGCGAGATCATAAATCCGAACGGATGATTGTGTTTCCCAACCCGTATGAGTAGATATGTACAGCGGACCTCCAGGCGCGTAAGCAAATTGACCCGCCCCCTCACCAATATCAACAGTAGCTACTAACGCTCCGGTAGTAGAGTTGAGCTTAGCTAGATTGCTGCTCACATCGGTGGATAGGTACATGTACCCCCCATGCACGAATACATCAATTGCTCGATACCCAATGAATCGATGCACAATTACACCAGTCGCCGGATTTACTACATCAATAACATTACTAGCAACTTCAGATGGTGTGTCACTTGCTATGATGTATAACAACCCGTCATCACCAACCTGGATACGCGTTGGAAGATAGTCAATATTGACTGTCTTCTCAATTTTCATAGTTACCGGATTGATCGCTATCAGAGTTGCGTCTTGGTGACATGCAACCCAGAAATATGGGTGAACATACGCTGTCCCGATTGGTTCCCGTGCTCCTAGCTCGAGTTTACCTTCCACATAAGGGGCAAACTTCCTATCAATTCCGAGTACACTCAGTGTGAGCTTGTGATCAGGTTGGGATCCTGTTGTGCCTGTGTCAGTAAGAGAGGCGTTAGCAACGAAGTCTCGGTATTGCCAGATGAGGAAGGACTCCGGGTCATCGAGATGAGACCATACTTCAGTTCCATTGCTGAGTATCCAACTGGTTGCAGCGGGACCGTTGAGCCAACTTGCCTGACCATGCGGTGTAGTGATAGCGGTACCTCGCAAGACTACAGGAGCATAGTTGCCACCGTTGACACTGAACCCGCTTGGGATGAGCCTTAGTGTCTCTGAGGCTGACTGAAGGCATACTGGGATACTCAATTCGTTGGTTGCTACAATGGAAGGTGCCCCATAGGTCCTACCACCTAACAACGGATTACGCCGCATGTACCCAGTGTAGGACTTGAACGGTTGAGCTTGAGTTCCTGGGTTGTTATCATTACCGTTAAGTCCGTCGATGTAGACGAACATGTCAATATCTGACCCTGCACTGGCATAGGATTGGGAGTCTGCATTCCCCCAGTGAGCTGAGGTGCTACTCAATGCAGTAGGGACTTGACCGACTTGTGGTGCAGAGGACCCTGCTAGTGAGACTACAGTTGTGGCTGTCCTAACTCCAGAAGCCGTCCTATCATCGGATAGGCGTGGGTCATTTGTTTGAACGGTACCCTGGGGGATCTCAGCTTCGATCTCAGCTCTCAGTTCATCAAGTGCCCCTGCTGTAAGAACTGCCACTACTAAGGATCCCGTTGCATGGTGAAGTGCGGTGGTACCCTCAAACCCTCTGGTTACTGTCCAAGTAGTTCCGGCAACCCCGGTAATCAACATCAATTCCTGACCAATTCGGATCCTGAACTCAGGTTGAGTCGGAAAATGAGCAGTACATTGAACCGTAATACTCAGATCACCAGGGCCAACTGAGGATGCTAGGATGGTTGAAGCTTGATTCGAGAACCGCTCTGTCGTCATGTTGAAGAGGACTTATAAGTGCATCCTCGGATGGTCCCTCGGTGTAGCTTTTAGTTATGAAGAACACGATCACAGTCATTGTGAATCCAACCAACTACCACAAGAGCTTGTGATCGATGGCTGATACATACGATCTAGAAGGATACTGGGAAACCATTCGTCCTGGATGGAAGCCGGAGAAACCAAAGGTTGCTCCTAATTGGTCAACCATTCCAACCCCATTCCAACCTAATAGCCTTAGTGTACAACTATCAAGGTTGCTCCTCAACAAACACCATGTTCGTCACTTGGAACGGAATAGTGTAGGATCGGTGACCTTGACTGACGAATTGGTACCCGTACCCGACATACCCCTAACCTCGGTTCGAGAGGGGGTCGAGGTTGAGCCTGTACCCTGTGGTAAGTGCGGGAGGTTGACTGTTTCTCGAATTGAGAGCCCAGATGGGGTACACTGGGAGTGAGCAGGGCTCACTCTTTGGCCACTTCAATCAAGACTTTGGCTTCATCCGTATAGGGGAGTCGATACCCAATGGCACCAGCTCCGCCCGTAGTGACGTTATTGCGTGACCAATCATCACCGTCGGCACCATTGTTGTTGACGTACCAGAAGTAACTCTCACCGGGTTCAATGACTACCCAGGTCCCACCGCCGTACCCAAGCGAATGCTTGTCAATCCAGACTTGCTCCCCAGGCGGTTTGAGGCCAGTACCCTGCACATAGTACTCGGACTTCTCACACATGAGCATGAGGTTCCTTCGAGCTTGGCCTTTAGTCCTAGCTGCCTCACTTCGAATCTTCACCTCATTTCGAATCCTAGCGCAGTCATCTGGATCCTTGTGCTTGACCTTCCAAACAAAGTCACCCTCTTCAGAATCGTAGTGGTTGACTAGATAACCCTCACCAGCGTCTACCCAACCACCACAATTAATGCAATGTTCACCCCTTTGGTTAGGCCTCTTTCTCTCAACTGCTGGCTCCCGATCCGCCTTCCACTTCTCGGCTAGTTTCCGTTCCTCACCCTCAAGATACTCAATTAATTCCTTTACTTGAGCCTCCTTTACTTGATGGATTGGAGCCCACCAGAAGCTCCCCTGACCATTGAAGGTCACTGGTACTCGCTTCTTGATTTCATCCTTGAAGTCGTAGGTTTTCCCTGAGACTATTAGCAGGTAACTCCCATTGTTGGTTCCAACATCAATCTTCAAACTCGGGAACTTGCGTGGAAGTAGGCTAGATAAGTCAGCTTGGGCTTTGGCCACAAGCCGCCCTTGATCCGCGACCGCCTCCAAAAGATTTTCGAATTCCGTCGGCTTGATTAGGTGAGCTTGAAACTTTGAGAACTCAGGTCCGTAATTCCCGCCAGACTTGTTAATATCCACCCTCAAGTCAGTGAGAGCCCCTGTCAACTGAGCTCCATCGACCCCGATAGGACTGAAGGTGAGTCCGGGCACCCGCATGTGAACAGCTTTGCTGAGAAGTTTCTTAGCTTCCTCAAGCCTTTCCGCCTTAGCTTCCGCGGACTCCTCTACCTTCACAGGGTCAGGACCAAACTTCCCATTGACCTCATCAACCTTCTTCTTAAGGTTCTTCATCTTAAGGTTGGTCATCTTGGTACTTGGTGTCCACCAAGTATGATCCTGGCCGCGATACTCAAACTTACCCCTCAAGTACGGGATCAAGTCCTTCATCTTGTCGTAAGGTCCCGAAACTTCAATCCTGTCCTGCACTTCCTTGACCACTATTGGGGAGGAAGCTTGGATGAATCTTTCAGCAACCCGATGGGTTATGACAATGTCGGTGACCATGTCTACTCAGGGCTATCAAAGGAAGTTCACTTAGGCCATCGTGACAGTTATCGAGTCGTAGAAGATTCGGGATGACCCTAGCCTACGCGCCTCCTCTCTGATCTCCTTCAGTACTGGGTAGTTAGTTTTCCAAGAAGCTTGCCCTTTGCTGTTGAGGATGAAGTCCCCAGCTAATAGGTATCCTAACTCACTCCGGTCTTTAGTGTTCTTGTCCATGTCTATTTTCCGATTCCATTGAAGTATAAGTTCCATAGGTTGTGGAGTTTTGGGTTGAGATCGGATTCCTCTTTCCAGGGTGGTGGACAGGGAGCTGTAGTCATGTTTGGTAGTCGTTTGGTGAGAACACTGACAGTGGACGCCCTGGCAAGGTCCTTGATGTTTTTTAGAGCCCTGATGCGTGACTCAGTGCTAATGATCTCCTTAAGAGCCTCAAAAGCAAGCTCCTCACTAGGGTAGGCATTTGAGTAGTCCACAAAAGACGTACTGATGAACCACTGACACCCGCGGCGCTCCACACACTCATGAGCCAAAGAATTACTGAACAAACTAAGGCGAGCTTCCCAGATGTCCTTGGGTAGGTGACTGAGGCAAGTGCTAATAATAGGTTGAGTTGAGAGTTCCATCATACCCTCGGAATATCCCAAAGTGTTGTGAGTTTCCCATTGGCTGTCTCTACAACAGTCAGAGTTAGATTGGTGGAGTTGTTGCTCTTGACCTGATAGTGCCCCTTGTATTTCCCCTCAGGGCTGATTCCTATCAATGGCCTCATCCCCTGAGTGTAAAGTTGATGAGCGGTTGCCCTCGCTTTAGCCTCAGCTTCAGAAGCCTTTTCCTTATTGCTGTATGGCATGATGTTACATATTACGTTTGAGGGTCTCAGATCTCAACAAAGTTAGTCAACTATTTAAGTAATTGGTGCTATCTTGTAATGATTATCACGTATTTGAGTACAAGTACAAACCCCTAGGTTGGATCACGGGTTCACACAAACTTTTAGGCGCCTGGTGTATGGAGTTTGATGACAGTTATTACGAACATCAGTTGGGATAACCTGACCAATGGCCTTGCCTCAGTGGTTCAAAGTCTCGTTGGTTTAATTTGGTGAGATTCACCCAGCTGGCGCGTACTCCTATATTATGACAAAAGAAGCGATACGAGTACGATACATCGGGCCTAAACGAGAGGGTGTCCACCAAGGACGGAAAGGAACCTTGATGGGTTCTGATTCGGATAGGATAGCCACGGTGAAGTGGGATGAGTTTCCAACCGTGGGAAAAGATGTAACAATTTCTGGGGCACCAGTGTCCGATCTGGAAGTGGTGACCTCAATTCCCCATTGTGGCACGCCAACGGTGCCCGGGATGTATATAGTCCAGCGTGGCGTACAAGAACCTGAGTTGGCCATTGTCAGGAATGAACCAAATGGGCTATATGTTATAACTGGAATTAGTTGTTTTTATCTTAATTCAAAGTCTGGCAGCATTGCTTGGTGGGGGCCACTCGAGATTCTCTAAGAGTAGCATCGGTGTATCTTTCCCTCAAGGAGCTGCACCGATGCCTACGAAAAACAACTTTCATACCTACCCTGCGAAGAAGCCCATGATGGATGTCTTGGACTCGAAGGGTGCCAAGCGGGAGAGGGAGCTTTATCCGAATGCCCCTGATGGGTTCATTGCCGTGTTCGGAAGTATTGGGTCCTGGGGAGAAACCGAGCAGGAGGCTACTGAGAATCTGATCTTGGAGATGATGAGTCTTGCCGCTCGAGGAAAGCGTAAGGAGCAGATAGCTGAGTATGAGGCTCTTAATAGGTGAAGCTCTGGCTTGATGATGAGAGGTTCCCACCCTCAAGTGAATGGGTTTGGGTCAGGACTGCTTTGGACGCACTCAGGGAGCTTCGTAGAGCTCCCTGTGAGGTGATCTCACTCGACCACGACCTGGGCGAAAATGCCGGGACAGGGTATGATGTCCTGACCTATCTCGAGGCTGAGGTTTATCGGAACCCAGAGTTCAAAGCTCCGGAGATCCTAATACATACGGCCAACACGGTAGCTCGAGCCCGGATGCTGCAGGCGGTTGCAAGTATCGAGCGGAAGGTTAACTCCTGAGCTTCCAAGTGACGATGCCGTGGCTCGTATCATAGGGGGGTACCCCGACCCTCACCTTGTCCCCTAGGATCAGACGGATGTTATGTTTCTTCATCTTTCCGCAGAGTTGAGCTCTGATACTTTCTGATCCGTCGAGTGGCTTGATCTCATACTGACCGCCTCCGAGGGCAGAGGTTACAGTTCCTTCAATTTGAATTAGGTCTTCTCTTGGCATTTCAACTCTCTGGGCTGTAACAGCGAACTAGGGTGTTGTATCGATCCTTGATCTTGGAAACCATGTCCTGGACATGGGTGTCCAGGGGAATAATCTCGGAACCTAGAACTTCAATGAAGTCAACGCTTTGACGGCATAGGTAGAGCCCAGTGTCCCGAAGTACACCGATGAGCGGGTACTGACCCAAGGGGAGCCGGAAGCGAAAACACCCTGATATTCCAGTATCATTCTTCAAGCCTACAGTTAGTAGTTCTTGGTTCAACTTGCTGAGTAGGTCACTGAGAACCTTGGAATTCTTCCTGGACATACTAGTACTACGCACGAGGAACTCCGATCTCACTAAAGTCTGGTGTAATTTATTCTATGAAGTTTCAGATTATTACCTACCGGAGGACCAAGCAATGGCCACCCTATTCGTCGAAAAACCTATACATTGCTGCATGTAGATCTTTTCCTTGGTCTAACACGGAACCCTTTCGGACTGAAGGTAATACTCCTGAAGAGGCCAGAGAAAACTTGATAAAGATCATTCAAGATGTCCTAAATAAAGAATTTTCTGAGATCGAGATGACCGAAGTGGATCTAGAACCGAAGGCTCCTGATCCTTTCCTGGGGTATCTGCCCCCAGGCACGTGATTGATAGTCCAGGGTTGGGCTTGACGAATGATCTACATTTCCCTTCAACTCAACCAAGATCCTGTTATCATTGAAGTTACTGGGTTGTACAGGGGTACTTAAGTTATACCACTTAGGATCTCCTTGATATTAGCTCATGGTTAGGATAGCCTCCTGTTAGGAGGTTCTATGAAAACCCTTGAAGTAGTTGTACAACGAGCATGTATCCCTAACAGTTTCTCAGATGTAGTCAGAAAGATTGTTGGACTTGCTGAGTTGGCTGAGGCAGAGGATGTGCTGCAGGGAACTGATGAGGAGTGGGCGGACGTGGATCGTATCTTGAAGAACTCAGGTTGCAAGGATACGGGACGCACCTCGACTCAATTGAGGCGGCTGCTCGAGTCCCAACCCTACGATATCCTCGTGAAGCTACGAATGTTGGTGGATATCAGTCAGGACTTGGACTTCGACCCGATCACCTATGGCGAGCAAACTCCAGAGATAATCGCTAAAATTGTCGATAGCCTGTGTCAGAGTGGTAAGCTACAAGATCACCTAAGTCGTGGAATTCACCTAGCTAAGAAGCGTGGGGCCAACGTAGAAGCCAATTGGGTCTATCCGTAAGTATCCGTTATCTGTTTACAGTCAGGCAGTTTTAGGTATACGGTACCCGCCCATGGACGACAACCAGCTACTGGATACCCCGACAGGTGACTTTCTATCCTCTGTACAGAACTCAAATATAGTGAACTGGGGGGAGGGGAAGAAGATTGAGTTTGTTGAGTTATTCCATAATCGAGTCATTGCGGCTCGATACCTTCTAGAAAAGACGGCTTATGAAATTTCCCGTACAGCTGAGAGTCGGAAGTTCATCAGCCAGAAACATCTTCGTAAGCTCTATGACAATGATACTCGTCGATATGGGAATGGTTTGGACTTCAACCCCCATCGATTCTATGCGAAGACTGAGAGTGGGCAATACGATTATCCTAACCCTAGTGTAGGTGGGCGCGACCCAAGTGCCCTAAATGATATAGCCGAGCAGAGAGCAAAGGCTGTTCTCGATGAGTTGCCTGCACTGAAGGCTGCAGTGCAGATCATCGATCCGGAAACAGCGAGGATGATCGATCGTAAGGAAGTCATTCTGGTTCAAGGGGACAAGATTCGAGATGAGGTTGAGACCATCTCTGAACCAATTCTGATGGCTGAACTTGATCAGAGCATGTCCATTGGGGAGTTCAGGGCTTTGGTGAAGGAGAGGGATACCAAGCGAAAGCAGCTACTGACCAAACTTGCTGAGCTTGGTCGTGAAGGTTCAGAACTCGAGGAGATCATCTCCAAGCGATTGTATTCTGGGCTCCCCGGTCTTTCGGACGCTGTGGTGGAGGTCATCAAGTCCCACATTGACCGATCTGCTGCTCTTGATGAGGTATCCAGGCGCGTAGAGGAGCAAGTCAGGTTTGGTGACAGTGACGCGGCAGTCTCGCTCTTGAGCCACTTCGAACAAGATGAGGCTAACATCGGGGACAACATCAAGTCTCAGTTGTCCGCTGCCCTAGATAAGTTGAAGCTCTCTGTTCGAGGTGCCAAGAAGAATGAAGCACCTCAACAGTCTAAAAAGTCCCCAAAGAAGAAGACGAAGTCATGAGTAGGTTCAAGCAACCAGCTTCATTGGAGGCCAGAGTCAAGGTTGTCGACGGTGAGGTGATCATCTACTGGCACGATGATCACCTGAACCACAACCCTACTAACTTTAGAGGACGAAGTCCAACCCGCGAGAAGGTTGCTAACCTGAGGGACGTAACGAGTATTAGTAGAGATTTCTCCGTGACCAAGGGTAAGTTTCGGCTCCACTATCGGAAGGAAGTCTGCGAAGCAACCAGCACGGACGATGGGTGCTACTTTCATGGTGAGCATCTGGTATCTCAGGAGTTCCGGAGCCGGGTCTGTATGACCCGAGTGGTGATCTAGTCAATAGATTCATCTTCTGGGAAGGCCCGCCATAATGGCTTCCCCAAGATCTATTTGATCCGCCATTCGCTCAAAGGCTTCCCTTACTATTCTTCGGTTATTGAACAACTCGGGATCTTCCATCACAGCTCTTTCAACGGTATGCCTTAGTTGAGTTCTATCGCTGGGTTGCCCTACATACCCTTGGATAGCTCTACTGACCGAGTTTTCAATCCGTCTGTGGACTTCGGTTCCAATCCCCAGTGCTGTTAGATCGATAGATTGGTTCCCTCGAGCTAAGGTGACCTGATCTTGGAACCAGTTTTGCTGTGGTTCCGTCATACCCTCCCAGTGTTGAAAGAGCCACTGAACGAACTGGATTTGCTCACTGGTCATAGTGCCAAAGGGGGAGTTGAGTACGTGAGTATCCTCCCAGGCTCGGGTACGTAATTCATCAGGGTCCTCGTCAGGATCTACCTCATAGACTAGGTGAGCTCTGTTGGCGAATTGTTCAAGTGTTTCATGCGGTTGAATTGAATACCCGTCCACAGCGAGTGGAATGGGGGAGAGGCCCCTTTCACGTCGATGCTCAACCTCTCGTTGGATCCGGAGAGCACTCTCACCAAGCACCTCTTGGGACAACGCCTCTGGGGAACTAAGAATCGAGTGCCTTTCAAGCTGCTGTTGCTCTTCAATGGTCAGAGTTGATTGTCCGCGGCCTGGATCAACGTAGTCCCGGAAGAGGGCATTGAACTCATCTTCGGAGTATTGAGTTCGGGCAAGTTGGCGGCCCGCCATAATGGCTCGCCTCCGCTCCTCAGTCATTGGAGGGTCAGGCTCTCGAGGTGGGCGAAGTCCTTCCCAGTAGGATTCGATGTCCTCATTGTCGGCCATGGGTTTACTATACTAAAACTTGGCCAATTTAGCAATTAGTTATGCACAAGGTTGGCTCTCATGTGATAGGCTCCTGAGCAAAATGGGATGTTTCAATCAGACGTGTATGAAGCTACTTCTTGAATCCATAGCTAGATCCATGCTAGACTTATAGCTATGAATCGAGAAGAGTTCGTAGAAGACTTGCCAGTCTTGTTTAACCTAGATAGGATGGATCCCGGCCACCTCGATTACAAGAGTGGTTCTTCAGATGACCCCGGTGACATCTATGATAGGTTAGCAGCTGTCGGGTGGGTTAAGATCACTGACGAAGGTGGACCTTGGAAGCGGGTTGAGGTTACCCCAGAGGGAAGAGCCATGATTAATAGGCTGTTTCACGCTGCTGGGTATGTTCTATGATCATTAGCGATGACCATAGAGAACGGTATGGGAGGCACTTCCTTCTACCAGAAGTTGGGGAGGAGGGGCAGGCTAGGCTCTTTGAAAGTCGAGCCCTGATTGTTGGGTTGGGAGGGTTAGGTTCTCCGGTGGCTCTCTACCTGGCTGCAGCCGGGTTCGGTACCCTTGGGATTTTGGATAATGACAAGGTATCCTTGTCGAATCTTCAGAGGCAGGTTATCCATTCTAAGGTTGGGCTCCTCAAGACCCAGAGTGCCGAGAAAGTCATCACTCAACTGAACTCTGATGTGAGGGTCATCTCCCTACCTCAGAGGCTAACCTGTGATAATATTGAGGAAATTTTCACCTATGGGTGGGATATTGTCGTGGATTGTTGTGATAACGCGAGGACTCGGTATCTTCTGAATCGAGCCTGCATGTACTACAAGATTCCGTTGATTCATGGGAGTGTGTCCAGCTTCGAGGGGCAGGTGACGACCCTTGTTCGTGGCAAGGGGCCCTGCTACCAATGTCTGTACCCAAACGTGTCCGTGGCTGTGGATAAGCCCAACCGCCCCGGAGGCGTCCTTGGGGTTGTGCCTGGCACCATCGGGATGCTTCAAGCGACAGAGGCTCTCAAAGTCACCCTCGAGATTGGGGAGCCTTTGGTAGGAAGGCTCTTAGTTTTCAATGCTTTAGAAATGAGGTTCCAGGAACTACCCGTAACGAGGGATTCGAGTTGCCCTGTCTGCTCTCAATGTGTTTCGGATTGAGGATGGTAAAAAAACCTTTGAGTATTGCATTGTCACTAGAGGGTTCCTACCAGTATGTGACCAGATGTTGGCGCAGAATCTCCTTCTACAGGCAAGTCCAGAGATGTTTCATCGAATCACTAACACATGGTATTTATCCGAAGAGGGTAAGAGGGAGATGGTGAGTCGTGGGGTAGTTGAAAGGGTTCCAGAATTGAATCCGAACAATGAGCCGTTATGAATCTTAACTAAAAGTTGTCTTCCGGTGTACTAAGACCAAGATTTATTGACATTCATCTAAGATTTGAGTACATCGGACGGCGCTAACCTCGAAGGAGACTGCCTGTGTTTGGAAAACTCGCAAGCATATTTGTGGATACAGAGTCTGATAAACCAAAGGCGGCTTCAAAGGCTTCTGAACCTCCGTCGGTTACTTCAAAGCCAGTGGTTACAATCATCCCTGGGCAACCGGATCAGGAGATGGCCAAGATCATCCAAGATGCCATCGAAGCTAGTAACCTCCCTGGGTTCGACTACATCGAGTTCCGAGATTCCTTGGTGCGTATGGCTGGGGTTCCTATGACCGAGGAGCAGAAGTTCCAGGCTGTTTTTGCTACAGCTCAGTCGATGGGGGTGACAAAGCAGATCCTACTTGATGCTGTTGATCATTATCTCAAAGTGGTTGATGGTAAGGCTGCAGAGTTTGAATCCTTCGTGAGTGGAGTCGAAACTCAACAGGTAACTGCTAAAGAGAAATCTGTTGCTGACCTGACTACCACCATCGAGGGTGAGGCTGCAGAGATCAATCGACTCACCATATCCATCCAAGAACATCGGAAACAACAGGATGCTATCAACTTGGAGATCGTCCAAGCGAAACAAGATATCCAAAACAAGAGGTCTGCTTTCGAGGCAACTCGAGCGGCTATTGCAAACAACCTCACCTCTGACCGAACCAAGATCGAAACATACCTGCTCCACTAACCATACTAGACAAGTTCAGTGATTCAAACCACTGAACTTGTCTAGTATGAATGACGAACACTGACTGTCAACTAAAAGACGAAAATGGACACACAGCAAAAGATCAAAGGTTTTCTCGAGAGGCCAGAAGGCACTATGGGCCTTGCTATCCTCAGTATACTCGGTTGTGTCGCTGGGGGTGTCATCCTCTACAACATAGAAGCAATCATCAAGCTTCTACAGAATGTACTCTACGCTGGATTCCTAGCAGGTTCTCTAATTGCTGTCGTAGCACTTCTGTTGAATGACAACTTTCGTTGGATGATCAAGTCAGGGTTCCAGAGCGCCATGCGCAAATTCACTGGGATCTGGATTACCATTGATCCTATCGGAATCTTGAGAAACTACATCCTCGATATGATAGAGAAGCTCAAGAAGATTGAAGGTTATCTCGAGCAACTAGCTGGGCAGATCACAGGTCTTAGTCAGAAGATTGCCACTAGGAGGAAGAATGTTGAGACCTTCCTGAAGTATGCTGCAGCCGCTCAGAAAAACGGGGATCTCGACAATACCACTCTGAATGCGAACAAGGCTCAACGTGAGAAGGAGTGGGTTGAGGAGATGGCTGAGACCTTGGATCAGATGCAGCAAACATCTGCCATCCTCAAGCATATGAAGCGGAATCTCGACCTACTCAAAGATGATACCGAACATCGAGTAGACCTCCTAATTTCCAAGTATGAATCTATTAAGGCGGCTTACAAGGCGATGCGTGGAGCTAAGGAACTCATCGAAGGTGACCGCAAGAAGGCGATCTTCGAGCAGGATTGTGAGTACATCGCTTCGGATATCGGCAACAAGCTAGGTGAGATGGATCGGTTCTTCGAAGCCTCACACTCAACATTCTCGAACATGGATCTCCAGAACGACATTTTCAACAAGGATGGCCTTGCACTTCTATCCTCTTGGGAGAAGAACGGAATCCTGAGCTACGAGAATAGTAGGTCACTTAAGCCAAGCACCAAGGTTCGCATCAGTGACCGACCTGGTACCGATGAGCTCGAGTTGGCTGAGATGCAACAACAAGCAAACCTAAACGGGGATCGGCCAAGTTCTTTCTCCAAGATTTTCGAACGTAAGTAGTAACTAACCACAACAGGAACTAAAAAATGGCAAAGCTCACAGGTGCCGGTAAAGCCGGTCTATTCATAATAGCCTCAGGGTTGGTCCTAACCGGACTCTGGTCCGCTAGAAAGTATGTCGCTCCCGAGGGTAAGAAAGAGGGGGATGTGAAGGGCCTCATGGCTGGTGGGAAGGAAGGATCCGTTTCCGACACCCCCACTCCGAATGCAGCTACCGTGGCTGCAGCCGGCCCTCACAAGTGCATTGAGATCGGAGTCGTGACCTGGGGTGGTTACGTCGGCGGTGAGTACTGGAACGGTGGGTTTAAGGATAACCCGAGCAGCCGGTACCACACAGATGGGATCTGCGTGAACTTCGAAGTCATGGACGACTACGATGCCTCTAGGGCTGCGTTCCGGAATGGTGCCATGGATCTCATGTGGGGAACCTTTGACTCATTCCCGACAGAGAGCGGTAACTACGGTGGTACTGTCAAGATGTTCTTCCAGACGGACTGGTCACAAGGCGGCGATGCCATTGTAGTGACCGCCAAGATCAAGACTACAGCTGACTTGTTAGGTAAGAAGATTGCCGTTGCAGAGGGTACCCCCTCTCATACTCTCCTTCTGTGGATGTTGGACTCGGCTGGGGTCTCTCCAATGGATGTCACTATTGTCAAACAGAAGGACGCGGCTACGGCTGTCGAGACCTTCAAGTCTGGGAATGTTGATGCAGCTGTAGTCTGGTCCCCGGGTGATGACGAGGCTGTTACAGCGGTAGCCGGAGCCCATGTCTTGATCAGCACAAAGCAGGCCAGTCATATTATCGCTGATGGCTTTTTCGTTAAGCAAGCGACATTTGATCGGCGTCGGGATGACTTACTCAAGTTGGTCCGGGGTTGGTTGAAGGGCGCAGCTGAGATCAATGGGTCCTCTGCAGCCAAGTCGAAAGCAGCAAACATCCTACATGAGGGTTGTCCTCTGTATCAACCTGAGTTCTGTCTGAAGGCTATCAACAACGTTCGACTCACTACCTATGGGGACAACCTTCAATTTTTTGGGCTCGACCCAGCTTACAAGGGTGTGACTGCAAAAGAGCTCTACGAGAAGATGACCACAGTATATGGGAAGTTGAACCTAGCCCAGAATACACTACCCTATAGCCAAATCGTTGATCTGGACTTCATCAAGGATCTCAAACTTGATAATGACAAGGCACAAGCGGCTGCCCCAAAGACTGTGTTTACGGCTCCTACTACTCAAGTCCAACAAGCGGCGGCGGTAGCAAGCAAAGCCATTCGAGTGAGCTTTGCTACCAACAGCACTGCTTTGGATGAGAATGCCAAGGGGATCATTGATATGATGTTCGTGGAGCAAGCCAAAGCGTTCCCCGGGCAACACTTCAAGATCATTGGTAATACCGACAACACTGGCAACGCTGCTACTAACAAGAGGATCAGTCAGGCTCGAGCCACGTCTGTGGTTTCTTACCTGGCGACTCTTGGGTTTGATCACAACCAGTTCCTGCCTGAGGGTGCGGGTCCTGATAATCCGCTCTGCTCAGAGGATATTGAACCCTGTCGAGCCAAGAACCGCCGAACGGACTTCGTACTATTGGATAAATGACATGAATGAAATCGACCTTGTTCACAGCCAAAAACTCAGAGGTTCTAGGGACTTTAAGTTCGAAGTCATTGAGGTTCAAGTTCAAGTCGATCCAGTTAAAAGTTTTGGAGAGTTGAAGGAGGAAGTTGTATCCTCCTTCGAAACCCAGCTGATCAAGATTGCTCTTGGGAAGTACTCGGGTAATCTCTCAGCAGCGGCTAAGGCTCTTAGGATGGATCGAAAGCACTTCTATGATCTAGCCACTAAGCATGGGATCCGGAAAAAGCCATCAGAGAAATAACATGCAGGGACATCTTATCTCGATAGTAGTAACCCTAATTATCTCCATATTCGTTTCTACAGCATTGATGGCCGCGTTGGCCAGGTACACTGATCTACTTGAGATTCGTGGGTCGATAGGAAGGAGAGCCTCGCTCATTCTTCAAGTGAGTGGGATTCTCTTTCTACTACTCTTGTGGCAAATCATCTGTTGGACTGGGTGGGTTACACCTTACCTTCTTCCACCGCCCCTGAAGGTTCTTCAGGCCTATCCGGTCCTACACTTCCAGTTTGCGTTGGTTAGGAACCTTGGTTACTCCTGCTACCTGAACGGGATGGGGTACCTAGAAGCCATAGCAGTATGTCTTCCCCTCGGATTCATAATAGGGATGTTCCCTCTGTTCGATGGGATGTTCTCCAAACAAGTAGACGCGATCCGATACCTGCCATTGACGGCTCTAACCGGGCTCTTCATGGTTTGGTTCGGGATTGATGATATGATGAAGGTCCAGTTCTTGGCAGCTGGCATCATAGTTTACCTGCTCCCCGTGGTTGTGATGAGGGTTCGGGAAACCCCAGTAATCTATCAACAGACGGCATTCACTCTCGGGGCCTCAAAGTGGGATATGTTCACTACGGTGTTCTTCCCCTATGTTAAGAGCAAAGTCATCCTAGACATCAAGGTTCTAGTAGCAATATCTTGGACTTACGTGACCATTGCTGAGATGCAGCATGACACAGGAGGGATCGGGGCCATGGCGGTCTCGACCGCTAAGCAAGGAATGGTTGATAAGACCTTTGCTATATTGACTGTGATCCTTATGGTAGGGTTCATCCAAGACAAGCTGTTTATTGGACTCGATTGGCTCGCCAATCCCCACAAGTACGCGTGATATATGCCTGCTGCTGTTCAAGCCGTGAAGATGATCAACACTGAGCTCCCGGACATCCTGGAGCTGCGAAGTGTCAAGCAAGTCTACAAGGACGATGATGGTGGGGAGCACGTTGTCCTTGAGGATGTGAACCTCTTAATTGAAGACAAGCCAGGGAAGGGTGAGTTCGTTGTAATCCTTGGCGCCTCTGGGTGCGGTAAATCAACCATTCTACGCTTTATCAGCGGGCTGCAGGTCCCTACGGAAGGGCAGGTTTTGATTGGTGGCCGCCCTCGGCTCCCCACTGATCGTATTGGAATGATCTTTCAAGCATACTCCTCTCTCGATCATTACACGGTGTTGGACAACGTTGGTTTGGGCTTGAGATACCGTGGTGTGTCAAAGAAAGAGCGGGATGCCAGGGCGATGGAGATGATCGTCAAGGTTGGCCTCGAGGGGCAGGAACGAAAGTGGGCTAAGGCCCCTAACCTTTCTGGTGGGCAGCTCCAACGGGTGGCTCTTGCTCGAAGCTTGGCTTACGATAGCAAGGTCCTTCTGATGGATGAACCTTTTGGAGCCTTGGATCTTCAGACTCGAAATGAGATGCAGGAATTGATTGCAAAGATCTGGGTTAGCGTTGAGCCTACCATCATCTTGGTAACTCATGACATCCCGGAGGCGGTGTACCTTGGGGATACCATCTATGTGATGGGACGCAACCCTGGTAATATCACGAAGGACTTCACCTCACCGCTGCCACTAGTACGTGACAAGACTATGAAACGGAGCCCTGAGTTCGTCAGGTGTGTGCGGGAGATCGAAGATTACATGTCATAGATTGGGGTCACCATGAAAATTGACGTTGACGTTGACGAGAAGTCGGTACCAGCAGGCGTGGTTGGGTCTGTGGTCGGGGCAGTAGCCTGTGCTGCTGTGCCCATTCTAATCCCACTTGGTTTGGTTGCTGGGGCTGTCACTGGGTACTGGCTTCACAAGACAGCACCGAAGGACCCTCCCAAAGATCCTCCCAAGGACAAGTGAAGCCAACTCTAATCACGGTGGTTGGAAGGACAACGGACGGTAGGCTGGTAGTCGACGGCATCTGGAAATGCTTCGAGACCTTTGGCTTGCCGTTCGATGTCATTTTCGAGGTTTGCCTTAGAAAAGGGTGGATTCCAGCTTGGACATTGCTTTGTGACCAGATGGTAAAGTCTGGAATGGACAGGGGTCGAGTTTTATCTAAGCTCAGTGAGGCAATTAGTGATACCTTCGGGAAGGACTTTTGTGATGAAGTCATCTGCCGACTAAGTTGAGGGGTATATGCCAACGATCGAAGTGGGGGAGTTCGATAGGGTATTCATTATACAGCGTAGAACAGATGCCTCGTGGCCAAACCGACTTCATCAAGTGGTCATTCTAAGTGAAGACGCATTGGTGATTACATCTGAAAGGACACACCCCGAGAGTGATGAGGGCGATAGACCCTTGTCGGTTCAGAATACTAAGGTCTACTCGAATGGAAACCAAGTAAGTCTTATTCAAGATTTACGAATTGAGGCCAGTGCCGGCCAGGTAAACCCCACGATTGAGTTCGCTCTGCTCAGTCCTGATAGTCCACTTCTCACGGAAAACGTTCGTGAGCTTGCAAGGAATAGTCTGGGGGACCTGAGTCGACTTCTACCATATGTGGTCATTCGAGAGGTTGATTTGGAAGGTGAGTTGGTTCGAGAACATGGTCCGATAGGTGTTGATGCCAAGCCAGCGTCCTACAGAGGACCACGGCCAACTCGGTTCGAGAGGGTTCTCGATGACGATTCCTCTAGGACATAATGACTAGAGTAGTTCTAGAAAGCACCAATATAATTCAAGACTTGGATATGTCTAAAGGTCTTAGTGTCCTCACGATCTACAAGCACCCATTCGACTTCCCTGAGAACTATGTAGTGCGTGAGTCAACAGCGTTGAATGAGAAGGTATATATGCATGTAGACTACCAACTGACTAATACCTTGGAGGAAGCGAGGAAGCTTATCCCTCCAGGGCGGGTATGCCTGGCTGAGCCAAGTACCCAGGATCTGCCAGCAATTGAATCTTGGATCTGAATGCCAATCTGTAACTACTGCAACCATTGCCCGGATGACTATCTGTACAAGGATAGGGTTTTTCCTAGATCAACTGAGTTTATGGTGCCACTTGATCCGACTCTCAGAACTCATCGCCCAAAGACAGCGGTTGAGATGTACCGAGTTACCTGCAAGGCTAACCATGTGGCCAAGATCACACTGAGGGTTGGCAACCATGAGATGCGAGCCCACTTAGTTCCGGTAGAGAATGGCCGCTGCGTTGACTTTCGGGACGAATACTCTAAAGTCGAAGAGACCTACCCAACTCGATTCGAACGAATTCTCTCCGGTGACTGACTCCAACCTCTGCGAATCATGCCTGAGTAATGTGAACCCACCGTCGCCATTCCCCTCGGGGGATCGCCCGTGGTGGGAATTAGTTTGCTTGGAGGGTCTTCGTCATTGGACCTCCACGGCTGAGGTTTTCAAGTGTGCCCGGTACCGACCACTTGTGCACTTGACTCGATTCGAACGGATCCTACATGACTAGACCAGGAACTTCAAGGACTCAACTTGCTAAGAGGTTCGGAAACGAGACCGTTACCAAGTGGATTAGTCGACTTCTGGTTAGGTTAGCAAGTGCTGGTCACAAACCTGGCTTTAGGTGGGGTAGCGAGTTCTACTTCGACTTTTTCGACTATATTCGTGTAGTGGCAGAAGTTGAGGGCCTGAGTCCTATTGATATAGCTGTTAAGTTAGCCATCCAGGTCCTAACCATAAAGGATCTTCCAGAGGATGAGTATGATGACTACTCGTGGATTGAAGAGTCCCTTAAGCCAAAGTCGATAGAAGATGTAGAGTCAGACCTCTTGTTGACTCTTGAAGGGCCTGAACCTAAGCAAGAAGAGGACTACTCGTGGATTGATAAGGCCATGGAGTAGTCCTAAACTAGATACTTCCAGGCTCCGTGTCCAATAAGAACCAGGAGAATATTCAGTGGTGCTGTGATCAAACTCGGCTCGATAGACTATTCTCTGGTGATTGACTAACTTAGTTGAGTAGATCCCCCAATATGTAGTACAATAGGATGTAATGTTCGCAGCAATCGGCAGAGAGATCCTCCACATCGACGGTAACATGATCTTGGGTAAGCGATGGGCTGTCCATGGCTGGGACAGTACCGAACAGGATGCTATCTGGACGGCCCAGAATGCTTTGGCGCCGTTTGGCGTCAAGGTTGATCTCCGGGCGGTATCCCTGACCCAAGAGCAGTTGGAGATCCTGGAGACTAGGGAGGCCAGTGCAACGACTTTCTGTTTAGATCTTGGGCTTGGTGAAATTACCTGACCTGAAACGTAGTATTACATGAGAAATAGTAAGTTCAAGATCAATGCCCCTAAAAATACCCGAAGGCTATGAAGGAACCAACCCTTGATGAGTTCCTCGTTCAAGGGGAGAAAGCATGGCCTAAGAACTCCTGGGTAAAGGAGCCCGGGTTCACCAAACTCTACGTCCGCCTTTCCAAGAGATCTCTTGAAGGGGGTCTACGGTTGATGATTGACCTGTCAAATCTCACTGCTAGGCATCCAGGGAAAGGCACCTTCACCCGCCTAGTGGCAAGGCTACGAGCTCAGTATCCCGAGATGGGGATCTACGTGGAATGCGTTCTAGAGCCTAGATTTGCGGTGAGGTTGGTGAGTAAGCTCGGGTTTAAAGTAAGTCCGTTCGATGAAAGAAGTTTCTACCTTTTTGGAACGAGCCAACGATCCCCTTCGCCAAAGCAACGAACTTATTGAGGGTTTCTATGAAAATTATGATCATTGATTGGATGGGGGCTCCCAACTCAAGGACGCTCCGTACCAGCATAAGCAGGTGGTCGAGGGCACCTCTGGAACTGCTCAGTACATTGCTTGGAAGCTGTTTGAGTTCGGGCTAAATGTAATGATTACAAAAAGTTCGGAGCCTGGTGATATCGTCCTCTTCGTTGACACTAGGCTGTTTACTCAGCGCTAATCGGTGTATACTACCTTGTGGCCAAAGAAGATCCGTTCGAGGGGGAGCAAGAAAGTCCGCCTGTAGAGTGGTGGAATGTCCGTAGTCGAAACCTCGAGAAGGCCTTTGCAGCCTTCGGGTACAAGTGTGAGGTAAACTTTGATTCGGACAACCAGCTGAATCTGGTTTTTCATATTCCCCATATGGATAGTTGGTATGGAGCCAACCTCTCTGATGGTACGGTCCACTTCGCGTTTCTACCACCGAAGAGGTCGTGATGGCTGAAGACATCGAATCCTATTGGGATGTGAGCCGACCTCGTAGAGAGGTTAGTGAACCTCTCGAGGTGATCTTGAGTGGGGACGATGTCAGTCCAACCACAATAGAAGAACAGTTCAGGAGGGCTCAAGAGCTCGGCCTCTACCCGGCCTCTACCGCCAGAACCGCACGAACTTTTCGCTCCTCGGAGGCATTCCAGTCCCATCCTGCAGTTAGGCCTCTGATCATGAATCAGCAGACCTACGATGACTTTCGTGCTATGCACGTTCCAGATCTTGACTCCATCGAGGGTGGTCATGCTTTGGCAGATGGAATCCTAAATAACAGAAACCCACAGTCATTTCACAACCTTGAGGACGCTGTCCCCTTGCGGGATCTCCAGCTGGCCCTTCAGACACTGGGTTACTCGTGCGAGACCTGGGTCACTGAAGAGGAGAATCTGTGCATACAGTTCCATGGGCTCACTGAACCAAGCTGGGCCTCTCCTTGCGTGGGTGGTGAGCTCCGCCTAACCATTAGGAATCGTCATGCCTGACGATGACATTGACTCCTATTGGGAAGGGATCAGACCTCGTAGAGAGTCTCCCAGGTCCCCTACTGAGCCTGCTGAGAGACCTGGTCCGCCGCATGGGCTCATTGACCAGCATAATCCAGATACTGGGCTCAGAACGATCAGCTCTCTTCGGAGGAGGCCTCCTGACACTTGGGCTGAGTTCGAACCCCTATCTACGAGGGAGCAGAGGATTAGAAATCACGCCTACATGGATGGTCTTAGTAATAGGGAAGAGCCTAATGGAAACAGCCCTCTCAACCGTCTCATGTCATCTCTTGCGGCTCTTGGGATCACCGGCTCTGTTGGACAAGAGCGACTCTCAAATGGGAACCGAGCAGTGTGGTTCCTTATAGAGCCAGTCCCCAATGAACTGCCCCACTTCAGGATTGGAACTCGGGTTACCCAGAACGGTGGAGTGGGAATTGTAGTGGAATTCCCAGAGGATTAAAAGAGAGTTGCCCGAGCCAGAGTTCTATAAGTCCATCCACTCGAGGTGATCTAATACGCTAACCCTAGGAGGTTCCTCCCCTGGTTTCAAAGTAATTTTCTTCGAGTCAACTTCGAAAGCCTTAGCCATGACCCTAACAACTCCCGCGAAGACAACTTCTCGAGCTCTCTGTTGAGCTGACAGCCTGCTCCAGGGTAGCATTCTCGGGTGCTTCTTACTTTCTCGATTGATCTCTGGTGCAAAGGTCCATCCGTCTGCAGAAAGTCTTTCAAAGAACGCCTTGTGTACCTCCTCGGGTGATCTGCCGGTGATGAAGCTACCAGCATCAATCATAACCTCACGCCGGAGAACCATAGGAACCCTACTCCAAGGCCAAATCTGGTGATTGTAGTTGTGAGCACAAAAGGTTCTTACAGCTTCATGGCCTGCATGAGCACAAGCTTCAAGTTGAGACTGGGTTAGAGGTAACATCCGGTTCAATATTATTCCAAATTGAGCTTGTTTTCAAGTACATTAACTTCGGCCAATCAGCTAAGCTTCTTGTCGTCTATACTTGCGAGGATCGTAGTTGCTGCTTGTAGAGCAGAGCTGACAGCTATCGAGTCGGCGTCCCTAAGGCACTCTCCTTGGTGGTTGACTTATTGTTGGGGCCGCCCCATGGTGCGTGACGTTTGGGGTCGATTACGAATCCGAACGGCTTGTCCGCATCCCCGTATTCGTCGACTTTAATGAGGAAGTAAGCCTCCTCTTCTGGTTCAAACTTACGGGCAAGAACCCCTACCATTCCGGAAGGGACGTTGGGGTGCCAGTCTCCCCAGGCTGCCCTAACCACAAACTTTGATGCTGTGACCGCTCGGAAGTGCTGTCGACGCAGCTCATAGCTTTCGTCAAGGGTTACTGGTTTTCCAGACCAGATCGTGTAGCTTTCTGGCCAGTTGTTCTTGATGATGGTGAGAACTTGCCCCTCCTGACCTGGGAAGGCTTCCGGGAAGATGAGGGCAACTATAGCCCACTCACAATCTTCCTCGTACCACCCGCCCTTGCAGCGGAAGATCTTTGGAATTTTGGCATTGAGGGTTGCACTGAGTTTGATCCCACCATGACCCGCTGTGCTGACGGAAGTCATCCCTTCACGAATCTTGTGCTCGAGTTCAACTTTTCCCCAGGGTGACCGCTTCATGAGTTAGGCACTCTCTTTACTTGTTCTTTAGGTGGGATCACTTCGAGGAATCGGTAAGCCTCCCCAAATGACATCCCTAACACTTCGAGCTCCTGAATGCTATTGGCTGCCTTGAATACCCAAGGATCTACATCCATCTTGGTCTTGTCGAAGAAGAAGCAACCTCCTCCACGACAGATAACCCAGCTCCCGGAAGGGAGTTTGTTCATGATAATGCCGTCACTTCTAGAGTACTGGGAAGGCTCAATAGTTAGTTTTGACATGACCTAACCTATGCAAGAAGAGCGTTCAATCTCATCTCAGCCACGGCAACCTTCTGCTTCCGGTTTGAGATAGAACGTTGAACTCTCGAGTCCAAGCGGCAACACCGGCCATTATGGCGGTATCTGTCCCCTGGGCCAACCCTACTCAGAACCTGCTCGCTGTGTCGAATCCCGTTCATCTGGTTGTTCAGGTACATCCGAAGTGAAAGCTCGGCAAAGAACAGAGCAGTTGTCAGTGGTTGATGTCTCATGACCTAGATTACGTTTCAACTAGGGGAATCTCGCGAAAATAAATGGTTACACCCAGGTACCTAGTTATTCATGGGGTGGAGTGGGGTGTCAAGACAGTTTGTGTGGTGTTTTGACTAAGTAATCCACATGGTCGGTCAATCTAAGAACCGATGGTTCTTGTGGTATACTTTCCAGACTCGCCATGCCCTGTCATGGGGTTTCATGGGGTGTGTTCTGGTTTTAGGAGTATCAAAACCAGAAAGGTGGCCTATACCAAGAAACCCCTATCTTGGTAAATTCAAGATCAACTGAACCCCACCCTCAGTTAATTGATGAGCTGACCAATTATCTGGGGTGATGGCAGGTAGGGCCACGTAGAGCCTGAAGTTGCTAAATGACGCTTCACAGCGATACCCTAGGGCTTCGAAAGCCCTAATGAGGTTCGTTATGGCTTGATTCTGTGACTGTTGTAGACCAAGCGCCGCTCTGACTTCAGAAGTGTCCATCCAAGATTGAAGAGAGTTGAGGGGGGTCAGAGAGGGGATACTATCGGGTATTCCAAGGCCCAGACGCAGGGTTCTTTCTAACTGTTCCGCATCTTCTCGTGTTGACAACTCCGTTCGAAGACGACTAATAGCTCGGAGCCCAATTCCTAAGTCTTCATGGGTGTAACTAAATGGCTCTTGATACTCCTCGATCTTCGGAGCTGGAACGGTGTCATTTGGTCTCTGGGGCCTAATCCCCTCCCAGTAGTCTTCGATCTCGTCGGCCATTGTTGATCCATACACCGGATCAGCATGGTTCGTGATAATCTCGTGCATGAGTGATGCCTATGGCTCTGACCAACTGCATGGATTGTTCACATAAGTTTCACGTGGAGGATGACCCAACTTACTACTCCGGGTATGCCCCCTGTTGCAAGGGGCATTATGTGTTCTACATATGGATTCCCGATAAGGCAACACAAGAGGTTCCAAGGGTGCTCAGCATGACCCACAGCGAGATTTGTGGTGACAAACTAGATATTAGGCCCACGAGGTTTGATAGGATCTTGAGTGGGGTTGTCCTGTGAGTTACAAGGAACTTCTCGTAGCAGTCTCGGAAGACGATTCGGGTCACCCTCTATTCAAGGTTAACGGGCTTGGGGCTGGGATCTCTGAGTTCGTTCATGCTCTGAAGAATGAGCTTACGAGCGCCGTTGTTAAGTGGCCTAGGTTGGCTTGGGTCAGAGAAGATCCCTACTTCCTGATGAAGTACTGCCTTGAGTGGATTGTAAATATAGATCACCTTAACTTGTATGATTGGAAGATCATATATACTACGCCAGAGGGTGGCTTCCTTCAGTTATCCTACTGCCGTCCAGGTTTTGTTGAGCGCGAGGAAGAGGCTGAGACCCTGTATCCAACTCGATTTGAAAGGATCCTTCAGGGTGAGATTATCGTGTAGCGAGTGCAAGTGGAGCTCCGAGCACACCAAGCTTGGATTAGCCTGTAATCGTGGGTACACTCTTATTCAACCGGTGAATCGTAAGACCGGTGAGAAAGGGATAGCGGCGAGAGCCGATGATGAGTCCTGCCCAGATCATGATACTGGGCAGAGACTTACCCGATTAGAGAGAGTTCTCAAAGACGACCTTGTATGAGGTCAGACGTCCAATACTTCTGCAAATTCATTCAGGATATCAAGTACTGGGTCATCTGATTCAGGAACTCTCGGGAACTCGGTCACGATCTTGACCGATGGTTGGGGTGGGGCTGCCACAATCACTGGTGGAGGTTTGACAACCACAGGAGGGGCTTTGACAACCGGTGGAGGTTCAACGGGATCTTGCGAGAGCTGAGCCACCAAGGTTTCGGTGTCATCTGACACAGGGGTTTCGACGACCTCCGGTGGGGGCTCGACGATAGAAGGCTGAATCACTGGCTGGGTAGTCACCCCTTCAAGTTCAGGGGTTTCGACGAACTCTGGAGGTTCGATCACTTCTTCAACTACAGGAGGGGCCTCGACAGGCTCGGCCTTAGGAGCCTTGGCTGTCTTTGGGTTCACATGACCCTCGATAGGCGCCTCATGGTCACCACTGGTATAGGGGTTGCTAGGGTCTAAGTGGTAGTAGCCCCGTTTCTCGCTTTTGAAAATGCCTTTGTTGGAGGACAGAATAGACCGAATGTAATTCAGAGGGTCTTTGCTGTTATCAGGTAACCACCCTTTTTCACTGAGCTTACCGTATAGTTGAGGGGAAGTAACTTCCTGATTACCCATGACAATCTGTATCGAATCCTCCAACCGCTGCTTGAGGTTTGAGGTCTTCCTCTTAGCCCTTACCTTCGGGGTTAGAGGAACAATATCAGATGCTTGGGCGCTAACCGTGGCTACTTGAGCTTCAGGCTTAGGGGCCTCGATGGTACCTCCACCTGTTATCTCAAAAAACCTGGCTGCTTCTTCTGGGGTGTCAAAGTCTACGCGTCCGCCGACTTTCGGGTAAAAATGGATAGCCATCTAAATCTAATCCTCATGCATTCAGTAGCGAAATTCTCTGGTTACTTCAGGTTCAGTACTTTTGTCAATTGGTATCCAATAGATCGATTGATTGTTCAGTACTCAGCAATGGTGTAGTATACCCACATGGTGAAACGAGTGACTGGCCCGTCAGAAGATGCAGAGGTTGACAGAAAACTTCGGTCAACACTGAAATTCCTCTACGTAATGTTGTCGCTATTGATGACTTCAACCATCGTTGTCTTGCTAACAAAAAAGTGAACCTACCCTTTGGTGTACACCGACCAATGACTGAAGAGGGTGCAACCCATTAGGAGGTGTAGAGATTTAATAGGTACCGACCATGCAAGAGTTCCCAGTCACTGTTGTTAGCTATGAGGAAACAAGGGATATTGACCATATCCCAGATCCGAATAGGCCTGGATTCCTATCCGACTTGAAACCATGGCCCGGCAGCGAAAGGTACTTCCTCAAACTTAGACTCTCGTCAGGGGATGTGGTTCGAGCTCAACTCACGAGGGAGGACTTCAATACGCTACTCAAGACCCCTGAGATGAGCGAGGATGCTGGTGGCCCAGCATGATGGGTTCCAGGGTAAATCCTAGACAGCAACTTCTTCAGCTTCTTCGGTCTAGTATCGCTTGCTCCTATTGCTTGGGGTGGGGCGTTGTATTCCAACCAGAGGTTGTTCGGGATGGTAAGCGGTATGTAGTAAGGGTACGTCCCCGCTGGGGTTACAAGGGGTTCCCTATGCCAGCACTGGGGTACTACTTCGACGAGTACTCGGCGGTATGCCCTATCTGTAATGGAACTGGGGACAATCCTCGGTTGGTGCTGTAAGTAGTAGGGGGTACTACTTATTTGCGCGAGATTTACCTAACTGAAGCGTAGTATGGATCATGCGATACCGACCTCTGATAATGAAAAAGATCTACCTCCTATTTCCCCTTCTGGTTTGCTGTAGTGGTGGTGGCACTAAAGACCCACAACCTAAAGACGATCCAACACCTCCGCCAACCATTGTCAATGCGTCAATCTCGCTCGATTGTGATACTCGGCAGATACCGTCGGGTACGGCCCTCATGTCAGACGGTACTTTCGAATCCTTGAGTATCTACCAAGCAGGCAATGGAGTATCTAGGTCCAGTATCTCCTGTGTTGATGGGGATAGTGTCTTTGATATAGTCGATTGCAATGGAAAATCTGCGGCCTTTTTTTGCCTGCCTCAGAACTTTGCCTGCAGCTACTTTGCTACTAGTGGGCCTTATTCTCAGGAGCTGTGCTCAGCTCAGAGCTGATGTCTCATAATGATTTCGGTGTACTCGTCAGGTTATGCCAAATGACCTGGACGACATCGAATCATTCTGGGAGGGTTTGCGACCTAAGAGAGAGATTGAATCTGAACCGCAGTCACCGCGAGCTCAACTCCCTTCCTATCTTCAAACTCCAGATCGACTCCCAGAGGAGCTTAGCGACATGGTTGGGATCACCCTGAGGGAGGTGATCGGAAGTGTTGGTGAGGAGGCCCTGGTGTTCGTTACCACAAATGGGACTCGCTTCGAGCTCTATCATCAGCAGGATTGCTGTGAGAGCGTGAAGATCGAAGACATCATTGGTGACTTGAGTGATCTAATCGGGTACCCGATAGTCGAAGCTGAAGAACTGTCTTCTGAGCCAGATCCATATCTTGACTACCAACCTGAAAGCTATACTTGGACTTTCTACCGATTTTCTACGGTTCGTGGTACGGTAACCGTTCGATGGTTTGGGGAATCAAACGGTTACTACAGCGAGAATGTAGGATTTAGGGTAGTTCACCCTGCTCCCTGAGTAGCTCGTCTCTCCACACAACCTTCGCAGTTACAGCACTCTCCGTTACAATCATCCTTGCCACAGGTCTCACAAGGGGGCTTTGGAAATGGGCAGTCATCGCAATAGAGTTCGAGCCCAGCAATCTCTGGGTGCACCCAGAGTTCCTTGCCACACGCGCAACAGTGGTCAAGTACAGGTGCAGGGGGTGCAGATGGGGCAGACGTCTCGGTCATGTTCGGCACACTCAATAGGGATAGCACAAGTCATTGAAAGCCGCAGCAGGCAATCCTCTTTATGCTGCCGTGCTTGTTGACAAATGCATTGAATGAGTCCGCAGTTGCAGTCCTCTACTCGCTCCCGTGCCATGAGCTCGTCGAGGGTCATGATTGTTGCACCAACAGGGAATGAGCCTCCCGTGACGTAATCAGCCAGTTGATCGGGAGTCGTGGACTCTGGAACTACGAGGACTTCAGGGAAGTTGGAGGGCATCTATTTCTTACCTTAGAATGAAGAGGTCTAGCCTCTTACCTTGATATGACCATATTTCTACGTGCTTAACATCGTTGGACTTCTGCGTCCTCCATATCTTGAGTAAGTCAGCATGAGAAAACTCTGGGTTCAAGCCAAGTTGCCCTAAGACCGTGTAGAGGAGGCTTAGATCAAATGAGCTGGCATCCCGGGGGTATAATATGACATCCCCATCATGTTCTGACTTACCCTCAAATAGAACTGAACCAGTAACCCCTATCTCGAACCCAGCTCTACTAAGAGAAGGTCGGATCTTACTGAGAAACTCCAGTAGCTCTGATAGCTCCCAACCTTTCAATTCCTTGAATTTCTTGCTTCTCATTCCAGACACTTTTGAATAGCCTCCACAATTGGCTTTAGCTTAGGATCTTCTGGATTTTCCAGAACACAATTGAGCCCCTCTGTATACATGGATAGGTAGATCATGCTGTGAGCCCAAGTTTCACTCCAGCCCTCATCCTCCCACGATTGGTAGGAGTTCTTGTTTTGGTAGATGAAGATGTGCGTGGAGCCCTCGGGAAGTTTCCCCTCATAGGGTTCTAGTAGTGAAGATTCCTTGGCGTTCTTCCCTATTTCGACCTCGATCAGACCCTCTTTCCAGAACCCCAGGATGGTATTAGTCGCAGCCTCTAGGGTAGCCTGGGCAGAGAGGTGTGTTGGAAAAGTAAGGTCGTAGCCGCCGATTAACATGGGATACTCTAGTACACCGGAATGCTACAAAGGGTAGCCATCTCGGAGGATTCTCTCAAACCTTGTCGCGTGTGGGAAATCAGAACAGACCTCATCTGTGTCATCTCGGTGCAGAACTCTCTTGGAAAACTTTGAGCCTTCAGGTTCGTATACTCTAACCACTACAACTGGATGACCTTTATTGCATCGATCTCTACCGTCGATCAAGGGGGGCCTGTGGGGGACACTGGTCACAGAGGGTAGCCATCTTGCAGGATTTTATCGAGGCGGGAGGGTCTTGGGCCTTCATACTCCCCAGTATCATAAAGTGGGCAGTCGGATCCATCCCTTACGACAGACATGTGTTTTAACCCAGATCCCCCGGATGGTATTTTGGGTCTAGTCCAATATTGAACATCAAACCCTTTCTTGCAGACAGCCCAACCCCCGCGTAAGTCCTCAGAATCATCGACCTGAGGACAATGGATACAATGGAGGCAGTTGGTGACCATAGTGGAATGTACACCATAACTGGCCGAATCAGTACAAAACCATTGGCCAAAAAACAGTACTAATGTCGATTTATTGGTGAGATTGAAACCCCTCACGTGTAATAATCTATGAATTGAGGGATCTCATGGACACCTACCAAGCTCGTATTCATAGAGAAGAAGTTGAGAAGAAAGCCTCCTATACCCGTGAATTAGATCAGGCTAGGGGTTCCGTATCGGTAGGGTATGGCAATGGGATTGCTGGGATTACGGTTCGGGATCTGAGTCTGCGCATGTTACAAACCAACCTGACTAAGGGTCAGATCGACAAGTTGATGGCCGAACTAACTGAGGCCCGTAGGCATCTCGAGTTTAGTGAACTTGCTGCGCTATCCGCTTGCAGTTAGTCGGTAACCTCACCAACGTCAGTTTGATCGACACTCTCAGATTGATATGTCAATGAGCTTCTGGTAGTTGGAGGGGCACCCTTTTCCTCATCTGGGTTACCGTTGATAAATATGCAGGTACCACAATACTCGATAGTAGAGTATCTGGAACCTGATTGATACTTCTCACCACACCGATTGCATTCATACATTTGTACGTCCCTACGGCGGTACTGTACACCGGATAACGGGTTTAACCTCATTCTTAGGCAAGTACTCGGAAACGTACAGATCTTCCATCCTAGCTCCTGCTCATAATACACGGAGCATAACCCTTGTTAACTAACACCTACCGTGGGTTAGGTCTATGAGCTATAGTTCTATGATGTCAAAGGTAACCCATCCGCCTCCACCTAGGAAGTCTTCGAGTAAACGACCCCCACCGAAGCCCCAGAAACTTGAGTTCACGGGGCCTATGAAGTTTGAGTTCAGTCCTAGGGGTTTATTCATCACAGGGGCGGATGCTCGAAGTTTGCTCGCTAGTTTGCTCAAGTCTCACCCCTCGCTTCTGACCGAGGTCAACGAAGACGACGTAACACTCAGGGATTTGGCTAAGATCCTTGCCTGGGCCGACGAATCTTCTGAAAAGGGTGTACAGAGTATGAAACCTTACCTCGAGAGTTTTAAGGGCATAGACTCTAAATGATTGAATCATTTTCGGCTCTTACCCTTGAAGAGATCCAAGAGCTTTCCTGTTTGGAGAGCTCCTCAGATCGGTTTTTCTGTGGAACAGTTGATCAAGATGGGGGCGTTGTTCTTTATCGACTTGGTTGTGAGCCAGTACCAGTATCCCGTGAGTGGTTCGAAAAGAAGATTGGGGGTAATGGTAGTCTAAACTTCAAAGATTTTGAGATCACTCAAAAAGGCAAAGTTGTTAGACTAGGCTACTGGGGTATAGCATCCAGAAGTATTGTTGACGCGTGGTACGCCAACCGATTTAGCTTGTAGATTACCCAAGTACCGAGATTCTTAAGTTAGAGGCACTCATGTTTCTACGTAGCATGAAGGAGAATGCAAGCCCCCTCTCATGTGAAACCTGGAATACGATGTTTGCGTTTCGATTCCTGTCGACAGAGGGGCCGCCCATTTCACATAGGTAGAGGTTCATAGCGTCAATGAAGCAATCTCGAGGGGGTCTGAAGGTACCTTCAACTTGAAACTCCCCCTCTGGATGGTCCTCTGAGTTACTCACCGTTAGATTTGGAAGCTGAACTCGAGTTCGACCACCAGGGATTTCTTGTCCGCGCCATAGAAAACCAACCCAGATGACACTTCTCTCGTAAGGTTCGGTTGGAAGAAGGTTGGTGACGCCCATGCTTTCTTCGTCCATGACCTTCTCCGACTCTGCAGAGTCCTCGGTTTGACGGTAGTCAGTGTTCCGATCGGGGCGGGAGATCTTCCAAGATTCTTCAATACTATCGGTATCTTCAGGGGGCATTAGGCTGCACTTCTTAGTTGAATTGTCAGGTTCATCAGTAAGTTACACCGATTCGCATTGTTCTGGTGTATCCTAAAATTGATGTATACCATCTGTAATGGGTGCAAACACGTTCTATGTAGGCCTAGGTTAGATGATTACGATATAGATCAGTGGCGTGGTGATTGTGCAAAACGTCATAGAATTTGGGCTAGTAAGAACTCCTCTGGTGTTGGGCTACACCCTGTTGGGCAAGCACCTTGCCCAGATATTGAAGGGGGTGGTGCAAGAATGATCCTCTGTACCGATTGTAAGTGGGCCCCGCCGCCTTTGACTGAAAGACTCCACAGAAATCGTTCTCTAGCCTGTGATAAAGGGCATCAGTTATTGGCAGCCCAAGACTACTTCTATGATGCTCCTCTAAAAAGTTTGATTCGCGAGAATTCAGACTTCTGTTCAGACTATGATAACGGGACACACCCAACCAGATTCGAGAGGGTTTTGAATGATCTTTTGCTCTAACTGCAAGTGGCGCCCCACTCCTCCTGATGTTACCGTGGGCGACTGGGAAGCTATGTGCTCACGTGGGCACCTCATAAAGTATACCAACATCAACCCGGGAGGACATAAAGTTAAGCTTCGTCTGGTTCGAAATGCCTCAGTTTGCTTGGAGAGGGATATCACGGAACATCCAACTAGATTTGAGAGGATCCTCAATGCTGAAACTTTGTGATGAATGCAAGAACCTCCCACCGCAAGAGAATGCTGAACCAGTCTATCGAAACGAGTTAGTCATTACTTGCGACAAGGGCCACTCGGTACGGGCTCTTAGGATGAACGGGAGATCTGTCCCTCAATTAAAGCATCCTGGTTTGATTCGCAAGGACTGTGACGATTGTCCTGATCGAGAGATCTAGTAATACCGACTGACCGGACTCTGTAACACCAACTTTTTCTTGAACTTTATGCTACATTTAAGCTTGTACTTACTACTAACTTGTAGTAAGTACAAGCTTATTCAGTGGTTCGAATCACTGAACTTTTGAAAGCATGAGTTATGGAGCAGAATCCTTTCAAACCGAGTTAGTCGCTGGCCCTCAAACTCATAGTCCTTGCAGTCATCATAGTCTTGGCGCACCGTCGGACTAGTGAACTTCCCCTTTGCTATAGTTCTCTTGATGGGTTCCGAGCCCATATACAGGATGGTTAGCACTCTCCACCCGCACATACAGATCCCAGACCACTCCCTTGTCTCTGGGTTGAAGTCTCCCCACACGCGCGGGTGGTGCTGGCAATCATCACAGAATATCAACCCTAACCACCCTCTCGAGTCGAGACGGCCTCGGGCCACCGTACCGATATTCCTTGCAAGTATCACCGTTCTTGTAGGTGAACTTCGGTGGATCCTCAGAGGACCTACTGACTTTTTGAAGGGGTGTTATTGGATGGACCATCACGCAGATCCACTTTCGTGGTGCTAGTCTCCCAAGGACGTCAGATCCTAACTTATGGAAGTACTCACAATCGTTGCAGATGGTGCTCATTCTTCTCTAAGTATTCGTTCAAACCTAGTTAGTCTTGGGGCATCAAATTCGAAATCTGGACAGGGAGCAATATCTTCTCCAATGACTCGAAGGAAGGTATGAGTAAACTTACTGGTCACTAACGCGTGCCCCCTAGAACAAACCGTAGGTACCCTGAACTGAACTGCCAGTTTTCTTGCCGATGGATGTGCAGGTTTCTTGGTACATCGATCACAAGACGGGGTCATAGAGGATCTTTTCGAAGCGTGTTGGTCGATAGAGACGGCGGAATTCCATATCTGGACAGGGCTCAGGCTCATACCTTAGCACGTTCAGGAACTCAGTTCTTAACTCCCCTACAAACACTGGGGTGGACCTTAGGAGATGACCCTTGAGGCACTTAGGTTTTCCCCCTCTTCCAGTGATGTTGGCGCAGTAGTTACAGGATGTCATCGTCGAGGATTCTCTCAAACCTGGTTGGCCTATTCACCATGTCCACGAAGTCAGGGCACTCATTACTATCCGCACTAATCATTAGTCTATTGAACTTCTTGGTCTCCGGATCCATTAACCCTGCGTAGACAATAGGGTGCTCCTTAAGGCAAGTGTATAGTCCTATTGGTGGGGAACACGCGCAGTTGTTACAGAATACTCTCATTGAGACCTCAAGTTACTCTGAGTCAGCAACCCTCTCTAAACGAGTTGGAATGTAGTCGTCCTCCCAGTCACCTTTCTTGAAGACTTCTACTACTCCGTGATCCATTACGACCACGGTAACCACTGGACCCGCTTCACGGAGCTTGGCTCCCTCTTTCGGGTCTATTTCGTCTAAGACACCCTGCAACCCCTCGCGACCGGCTAACCCTCGAGCGAAGGGCACCTCCCCTCGGTCTCGATAGGGTTTCCAGTCATGGCCAGGCATCAGAATCTCTGCCATGGCGCCTCCCCAGGGGTCATTCACGTTGAGGAGTACAATGGTAACCTCGGCAGGGTTCTTCCTAAGTTCTCTAATCCTGCGAGTGAAGTGAACCACCCGTTCTAACTGAATCTCTAGGGTATGCCTGCAGTTACTACCGTTGTACTGATTGATAGCTTGGAGGACTCCGGCTGCAACTGGGTCAATCAAGACAAGTTGACCGTCGACCTCTTTGACGTACGCCTGGGGAAGTTCTTCATCGGGCACTCAGATCACGTCCTCACGTTCGAACCTGGTAGGGACTAACTTTGGTTCCTCCTCAAATTCGATATCCTCTATGGATACACTGGTGAAGCCAGGTGTTGCTTCCTGTGGGCAGTAGCAAATTCCTATGCTACCAACAATACCCTTACTTTGAGTTGACAACTGATGTGTTGGATTGAAGGTACCATAGAAGTACCCAGTATCCGAATACCCCTTCTTTTTGACACAAGACCAAATCTCTCGAGCTTTTTCAAGAATAGATCTCTTGGCGGTTTCATAAGGGGGCTCCCCGGGAGTCACTCCTATAGAGTCTCGTGGGACTTTGGCACGCTCAGGTAACGAAATACTGAAAGTACCACTCATGGTTTTGGCTATGATTATGAGAGGAACCTTTGCAGATTTCTGGAACCAAGGTTCCGTGTCATCTTGGAGTTGATAGATGCGAAGGAGCACTTCTAACCCTACCTTGCAAGCTTACGATTACCAATGTGGTTGAAGATCTCTTCTGCCAACTCATCTGCCCCCGCGTAATCACCAACTGGGCCCTCAAGTAAGAAGCAAATCTTAGTACATCGATCCAAGTGATAGAGTACTGCTCTCCACCCTTGAGTAAGGTCAGTTGGTACTCTACCCTGCTTGTTGTAGAGGCATCGGGAAAGGGTTAACAGTCCTTTCTCGATAGGAGCGGTAACCTCGAACCAAATCCAGAACCCATGCTCACCGTGACCGCAGCAGGACTCGAAAGTTCGAATCCCAGGGAGTTCATTGAGGGCGGTGCAAATCTTGATGCACTCAGGATCCATACGAGGAGGGATTTCCCAGACCATGCCACCTAGTACCACAGTTATATGACTTTTGACAGACGGTCTCTTTTTTACTTCCAGTAATTCGAATCCTGGTGTATGAGCCGTTTATGTTCTGGCTATTACCGTGGGTGTTGACCGCCGAAGTTGGTTTGTTCGTAACCCTGATCTTTTTGATTCAGTTGGAAAAGTTCGGGTACTCTACCACTTTGGTGATCCTTAGCGTAATCAGCTACTCTATATTGGGACACTTCTTCAAGTGGCCTAAAGTCAGTGAGTTGTTCAGTCGAGATAACTTTTGGATGGTTCTTCGGTATGTTGGGTACTACTTGGCCGGAACCATTGTCTGGTCATACGGGAAGTGGGTGTTCTACCTATGGGACTTCAGAACTGCTCGCGACAAGAAGATCGCAGAATATAAGAAGAACCTGGAGGATAGACCTGAGAACTACCCTAATGGCCTGACTGTTGACAGTATAACCAGAAGCTTAGGTAATGTTAATTACAAGAGGGGCTATCTCTCGAATACTCCTCAGGCCAAGGAGTACAAGGCAATGATCGTAGCTTGGGGCCTCTGGTGGCCAGCGTCTCTTGTCGGAACTCTTCTGGATAGTCCGATTCGTAGACTGGTCAACTTCTTCTTTGATCGACTCAGTGGTCTTTATCAGTGGACGGCCAACAAGATGGTTCCCGAGATCAAGCTCTGATGTTTGACTACGAAGCATCAATCGACGACAACATTGCTCTTGTTGATCTTGATGGGACGGTAGCTGACTTCGATTCAGAGATGAAGCGACGGTTGGAGCCCCTGTGTGGCCCCGGTGAGCCCGACTACGGGGACAACTATGATGACGTGCCAGCGTACATCAAAGCTCGCCGAGACCTCATCAAGAGGCAGCCTGGCTTCTGGAAAGGGCTCCCTACAATTGACCGAGGCTTTGCTGTAGTGTCCATCTTGAGGGACGTCGGGTTCAGACTGAATGTTCTGACCAAGTGCCCTAAGAAGAACCCTAGGGTTTGGACAGAGAAGGTTGAGTGGTGTGTTGAAAACCTTCCTGATGCTCAGCTAACTCTCACCGAGGATAAGACGGGAACGTACGGAAAGGTTCTTGTGGATGACTACCCCCCATACTTTCTCGCATGGTTGAAGGTAAGGCCTCGGGGTTTGGTCATAGCCGTGGCTCAACCTTGGAACAAGGGTGTTACCCACCCTAATCTCATTCGATACGACGGAACCAACTTGCCTCAAGTGGCTGATGCGATCACCAGAGCTCACCAACGGGTAGGTGGTCAAGAGCTCTCAGGAAACGTCTAAATCCAGGATGAAAGGCACTTAGCTAGGTTCTCGAAGAATTGAGTGACCCGTTCTTGTTCATTCGTGCAGGTAAGCTCCCAACCCCCGTTGAGCTTCTCCCTCACTTCCTCAACGTCCCAGACATCATCGAAGTTTCGAGTTGGACTTGGTGGGTAAAACCTGCACTTAATCTTGACAACCGTATAGGGTTCGTTCCGGATGTCATCCGAAGGGTCCCAGGTCCCGCTCTCAATGTAAGCCTTGAACCAAGCCATTTTCTTGGCCCCAACTTCCAGATAGGCAAATACTATATGAGAACGAGAGTTGTTGGGCGTAAGTTGTATCACTCCGTGTTTGGTCTCCTGGCCGCTAATCTTCTCCAACTCAACCAAAACTAGACTGGAGAGGGCTTTGAGTTGGTTATCCAAAGCCTTCTGTTCACGCAACTTCTGGTCCCTCTCCTCTTGGGTTTTCCTACGATTCTCTTCAGATAACTCACGTGCGCGGGAGATTAAGTCTAGAGTCATACCACTTGAGTACACCGGTTTGAGAGTTTCCCAACTATTTTGTTGAGATCCCGCCACCCAGAACGTACTACTAGGTAAGACCATGGCAGAACTCGAGAATTACTACGGAAGTTACCAGATACAGACCATCGCTTTTCAAGTCATGAGGCGTATCATTGACAAGTTGAGAGACCTTGGGTGCAACAAGATAGACCACATCGAAACCTCTGATTCTGGTGGGGAACGGTTGATCTCTAGGGCCACTGGAGTTGAAATAGCCTACCTTGATCGGGTTGACTTCCGACTTCTTTTCAGTAACCCGCGAGGTGAGGAGCTACCTTTTTTGCCCGGTGGGCTACCCCCTCCAGGGGACATCCGCTTGTTAATGGATGTGGTTAGTGCTGTCTTCCGGTGGCTTAAAGAAGAGTCCCTAGCGGTACCAGCGGGCGAGCACAGTATCTACCAAGGACGGCTACCCTTCTATGTTACCTTCGGTCAACTTCACCCCCTACGGGACGGATACGTGGTGATCTACGCGTATACCGACGCGGCGGCTCGAGAAACAGCTTTTGAGGTCTTGGGTCAAAAGTGGAGCAGCCTAAGTAGAGTTCCGTGTGATTCGAAGTTGTTCCCAGATGGAGCCTGTGGTCACCCGATCATAGCTGATGATCATGAACCCTAAGATCATAGAACTATTAGAGAAACTTGGTGCTTGTGATGCGGCCTTGGACTGGCTTCGTGAGCTGTCCGAGACTACAACTCTTCAGGAGGCCTGGGATCTCTGCGAACACGGAGGGTGGCTTCTTTGGCTCCTAGTCCGATGGCACCCGAAGGATCTAAACTACCACCAGTTTATCCTTCTAACAGCTCGTAGAGCTCTCAGCACGACCTGTGCCGGCGCTGACTCGAGCCTGGCTCAAGCTATCTCCGCTAAGGAGACCTGGCTGCAAACTGCCCCCTCGAAGGATCAGGAGGCCTCGATAGTGTGGCCCAAGGATCCTCTTTGGGTGGCTACGTGGGCTTTCGCTTTTGACAAAATGTACCACGATCCAGGATGGAAACAGGAGCTCAAGAACTGGGCGGATGATCTCCGCACCCTCTTCATTAGGCCTGAGGTGAGAGAGAAGAAGTCAAAAATTTAGTAGTGATCTTATACAGTTACAGATCTTGAAGGCCCTCGAGTAGATAATAATCTCTCGGGGGCCTTCATCTATTTTGAGAAAAAGATCTGAGATCCTAGTTCCTCATCCGTAATATTGGGCATGACGGGCTGGAAAGACAGCTGGGAATCGTGGCTCTTCCGCGATGGAATGACTGGTACCGAAGCAGTCAAAAACGTTCGTAACCTATAAACCCTAGCAAAGAGAGCCCATGCCAACCCTAGAAGTAGTAGCCGAAAAGGTTCTAAAAGACATCTTGGGCCTAGCTCGCGGGATAGTAGCTCAAAGTCTCCAGGCCACACCACAGAGGTTAGTCGGATTGGAGTTCATCGTAGGTTTGTATAGGCCCATCGTACTGGAGATCCAGGCTGATGCTGAGCAACCCGGTAGTCTGAACTTCAAGTTTCCCGAGCTCCTCTCGAGCAGGTCTCAAGTGTTGGCCCCTCCATCTGAGCACCAACATATTGAAAGTACTAACGAATCTTCCATTGGAGAGGTGGCAAGCATCCTATCCATGCGGTACCACTACCTGGCCAGGGTCGAGCAGGATGACAGCGATAATGAGACAGCCCTCATGTACCCTGTAATGGCGGCCTCCTTCCTTCAACGGGACTTCCCAGATTTCTCCTCCCACATTCGACTAGTTCCAGGTCAAGGCCTGAGCTTCGTCATTGACGGGTATTCTTACGTGGATCTCCGCAAGATCCTAGCTTCTCTCACATGGATTCGAGTCTGAGAAAAGGAGTCTTATATTAGAAAAAAGGATCACCTACTAACATTTTGTGTTGATATTCCCTGGAGTACTAGTCATAGTACTCCCATTGTTCTAATAATCGCTTCAGATTGAAGCTAACTGGAGAAAACATATGAGTTCAAGAAAGAATTTGTCAGAGTTCATCCGAAACCACCCAGACCTGGGCACCGATGAGTTGATTCAAGAAGCCTCAAAAAAGGGCTTAGTTATCACTCAAAACTACATCTACAACATTCGAAGCAAGGATCGAATAGCTGCCGGCGCCGCCCCCAAGAAGAAGGTATCGAAGAAGGCTAAGGTTGAAGCTTCAGTCAAGGTCAAGGAGGCTCCAGTCAAGGTCAAGGAGGCTCCAGTCAAGAAGAAGGTATCGAAGAAGGCTAAGGTTGCGGCGGTAAGGGGACCCAAACCTCGCAAGACTCAACCCCCAGTCGAACTCGGAATCCAAGCAGCACCGACATCGGTAAAGGCCTTGGTAGCTCAGAGCGTAGCCATGCGACCTCCAGTGGCCATAGTGTTCTTCGACTCGGATGCTCTCGTCAAAGGTATGAGGGAGGGGTTTCAGTCAGACATCTGATAGCTAGGCCTCCCCCGAGGCCTGTACGGTGAGTCGTGTCCATTATTCTTACACTTATGGTATAAAAGCATGGCTCACCGACAGGAACCTTCGAACGCTGTAAGGTGCCTCTTGGCGGTATTCGTACTAATTGTATACGGAGTAGGGTCTTTCTTCTACTGGGTGTTCCAGCAGTTCTAGACTCCTCCGGAGAGGTAATTTAGAAGTGGCGCAATGTGTGTCACTTTCTATATCCAGCTCGACGATGGTGTTCAGATATTAGACGATAGGCCCTAAGGTTGAATTACGATTTTCAACAATTTCAAGGGCGGCCCCTGAAACACTGAACATGCGAATTACGTCGAAAAAACAATTATTTTCAATCTATACTGTATAATTGCAGTGGTTACGAAGGGTGTTGACTCGACTAAAAAGTTTGGTTACTGTAAAAACGAGGGGTTTGGTGTGCAGGGAGATCCTAGGAACCACATTTTCCTTCCCACAATGTCTACGGCATAGACCGTCCTTCTTGCCTTCCCGAACCCAGGCCAACGCCGTCCGGTAATGGACTCCGTGGGCTGTGGACCACTTCAGCAACGTTAGCTTCTTACCGGACATTACCAATTACTACCACTTTGACGAACAGTTGTCCTCCCCCTCTAGAGACCTGTTGCTGGAACCTGATTCGGGTTGTCAAATAGCTCGAGTAGATCGATCAGCTCATTGTATGTCATCCATGCCTCTTCTGGGCATTGAGCTGTTAGCAAGCGGCGAAACTCTCGAAGGTGTAACCTAGCTGAATCCAATAGCTCAGTTCTGAGAGGCTCAGCTGCATTCATCGCCTCATTCAGGCAAATGCTAGCGATCTCTGCTCGGAATTGAGCCGGCTTTCTTGGGTTCACCAAAACTAAGGGCATAGAACTCTCACCTTCAATACGCCGTTTTGTCTTAGATCTTCCTACTCACCTGTTGGTAAATAGGTGACCTTCCTAGAAGGTTCATTCACGATCGAGGCCTTCTCAATACAGTACCTTGTTCTGAGGTAGAAGTCACCGTCTCTAGCAATCGTCTCCGCAAGATCTGGGGTGGCTCCTCGAACAGTGCACTTTCCAGTGTACGTTCGGTTGAACTCGCAATTTATCGAACAACACCTTGTATCAAACGGGATAATTACTCTTAGAGCTGGCATGCCATTACTCTACTCAATAAGATGATAAAACTCAATGACATTTAAGCAACCTTCGATTAATCAAGTCTTCATTCATTGATACATGAGGCTTACAGACCTCAACGTAGGCATGGCTCGCTCTTAGTTATCTTCTTGTTGGGTTTTCTTCGTAGATGCGCGAAGACGTCTTAACTCTCCGAGTAGCTGCTCGCTTCATTCAAGCAGACATCTTGACCAAGCAATGGCTCATGGGGGTCAAGAGGGGCTGGACTGCCGTCATCAAGTCCCCGCATGAGATGGATGACAAGCACAAGGCTCTCATTGAGTTCCTGAGGAACCTAGGGGATCAGGTACTCTTCCAAAGGCATGGCATGAACATTGTGTTCACCGGTTCTAGGGAGCGGATCAAGTTCGAGAACCTTTTGGCAAAGACCAAAGGTCAGGTTTTCGAGGTGTACACAGAATACGAAAAAATAGCCAGTAATTACAGAGAGGTAAGTGAGAAGCGCGAGAAGTTCCTGGATGAGATCGAAGAGCGAACTGGGGACAACATCCGAAAGCTTCACGGATCTGATGAGTTCATTCGCAAATACCCTGAATACGAGCCATATCACGCAAAGTGGACTAAGGCCATGGATGCTGTTGATCAGTATCGGTGGCATCCAGAAGTGGTGTGGGCTCCGGCTACCAGAGTCTTCGATGCTTTGATGAAGCACCTCTACGCTGATGCCAAGGCTACCGCTGAGTACAAGAAGGAACACGGGGAAGATCCAATCGATGACTTCTACTCTACGGTTCCTAAGGAATTTGATCTCAACAGCGCCAAGGTTGTTGTCATTGATGACTCAGTGAGTCGGAATGACGTTCGTGATTACATCAAGTACATCAACCGAGCACAACAGATGTTGAAAAACAATGGTTTCGGAAAGTTGTGGTACGGGGTGATGTTTGTTGAGGCCAAGAATCACAAGAAAACCCAAGAAGAGATTGAGCTTGCTCAGAAGTGGGGTTACAGTAGTTCTGGGGATGCTGGGGAGTATAACCACGATCTGGACCAAGTCTATATTAGGAATAAGCCAGAGGGTTTCGTTACCCGTATCGTGATCCATGAGCTTGGGCACCGATACTGGTTCAAGTTCATGACCCCAGCGAATCGAGCTCGATTCAATGCCTTAGTTCAAACCAAGACTACAGACAGATTCAGGGATTACCCGCAGGGACCTACTGATGAAGAGGGTAATCCTAAGCCGGTTGCACCATTGGGTGAGTACGCTAGCTCCAACATTGAAGAGGCTTTCGCGGAAGTGTTTGAGGGTTATGTGTCTGGAGGGGGTCTCACTCGAGACCAACTTGAGTCTTTCCGATCAGTTCTATCCTCTGAGCGGAACCAAGAATATCCTTTGGTTTCTAGTAGTGGACACTATCAGATCCGTCGGGTAGTAGATCTTTAGTTCAGTCATGATCACCTTCATCTTGTTCGTTGACGAGCTCTTCTAGAGCCGCTATTGCTTCATCAATGCCTTCGAAAGGTCCTGGTGAATGTTTCTTTGCCATAGCAATGTACAGTTTGATTAGGTCTCTCTGGGCTGGTGTCATAAATTTCATAGATCAGCGGTTACCCGCTTACAGTGGTTAGTCGAGTCTACCCTAACAATAGCTGTCTTGCCTCCGGCAATCGTAACTCCGGTATCACCTGCCGCCCTAGAGATAACGAACATCGGGTTTGTGTTGTTATTTACTACCGTGAACTGAAGTCCAGGTATCCCAGGTAGGCCAACACCACTCGCTGAGGCTGAGGCCGATATCTCTATGGTGGTATTGTAGCACTCACTTAGTAGTATGAATCGATTGCTGCCAGCATACGAGAGAACCCCACCGGTCTGCTGAAATGTAACCAAACCCGGGGCAATCACGAGAAATTGTTGATTCTCTGTTATAGCACTAAAGTCACAGTTTGGCCCTATCTCAATAGTACCACTTGAGCAAGAGATCCCAACACCACCAGCAAAGGTTATGTTGGACAGTCTGATACGAGCTGCTGTCTGTACACGCAAACAATAACCTGTAGGTCCCGTCTCTATTCTCCCACCATCCAGTAGTAGAGTACCCGTAGTACCAACATCAACCGCGATTCCACTTCCACTCATCTTCAGATCTATGTCGCGGATGATGTTAGTGCCGACTCCAGATACAAACACCCCTGTTGCACCAGGATCAGTTCGAGTGCTGTGGTGATGCCACTGTGATATGGTAGCTGCCCCAGCAATAACAATTCCAGTAAGACACTCGTCAGTATTCAGCTGGGTGAATGAGGTTCCAGTTGCAGTAGCGTCGATATAAATACCAATAGGAGCCTTGGTATAGCTGCAATTTGTAAATGTTGCGGTCTCATTATTGCGATCAACTAGAAGCCCGTACTGGGGGTTCTTAGTGCTCGATAACCCAAGGGTTTTTGTTCTTTTAGAACCCCAAAGCCACTGCCCTACTTCACTTCCAATGTCAGCACATGCAACGAATGCACAATCTAAACAACCAAAAGTACCATCCACAAATACTTGTGCAACTTGACCCCAATCACAGTCAGAGGTTATGTTCCCAATGGCGTTGCAGGCATAACAGTCCATGAAGGAGTACCCCTGCGCTCTGGCATTGCGGATTCGATTATTCCACAGCAAGGTTCCTTCATTTGACTGACCGTAAAAGCCATTGCTCCCTATGTAGTAGGGGTTATTCGGAAATTCAATCGTTGAGTTCGATAGTGTGCATTCGCGACTTGCTACATCAAATGCAAGAGTAGCAGTCCCACCGAGGAACGGGATCTGGTCATTCGTTAGTTGATAGTTGAGTCCATTGACTGTAGCCCTTTGGGCCTGCGTGAACTCAATAAGCTGGTTTGCGTACCCACTGACATTAGCTCCTGTGAAGTCAAGTAAGATGTCCTTCGGGTAGTCGGGGGCACTGGTAACTGAGTCGCCAATTGAATGCTCCCACACAATAGATCGGTCGAGCAGAACAGCAACATAGGTTGGAACACCAGCGGTGAGACCTAGAGCTGTGTTTGCGGTACCAGCTCCGATCACAATCGACTTCGAGGAGATGAGTAGGTTGTTCCCTGATGCACCACCAGTTCCCACTTGCAGCAAAGAAGGCCACTTAACAACTATCGCTGCAATGAGAGTGATAAGGGTTGTTGTATTCCCAGCTCCGGATAACGTAAGTGTCTGCTCTCCAGCCCCATCAATGTTGAGCTTGAGGGTCAGTCCGTTGAGAGTCCCGCCACCCCCATAGAGAGTGGTGGCCGTTACGTCAGTGATCCCTATGGTGGAAACACCAAGTTCCTTGATAGTATATGTACACCCGCTCACTTGCGGGGTAACTCCCATGTACTGCTCAACCCAGATAACGTACCCAACTGCAGGAGTTATACCCCAGGGGTTGACTATAATTATGTTGTTGTTGGCAGCCCTGGTTGCAGGAGGAGAAGCAACGGTGCTCCCAGGGGACAGGTTAGCTCTCCCATACAACCCGAAGCGATAGGTCATGTCAAACCTGAGATTTGTACCTGGAGCACACGTCATGTACTCCCCACTACTCAGGTTTGGAGTAGAATTTGGTGGAGCATAAGTACCACTACCATCAGGGGGTGTCTTGAACTGAATTGTATTCCCGGCATTCAGTTGTACTCGATACCCAGTACTTGCTGCTGAAGCTAATTTAGCAGTAAATGCTGGCATGTCATCTACACTACCATCGATGGCTACATAGTTGAGAGTCTTGTTCTCAGCTTCGATCTCCGTTCGCATCTCATCGAGTCCACCACCAGTGAGAACAGCTACAACGGTCGAACCTGGTGCATGTGAAACCGCGGTAGTCCCTTCGATCCCACGGGTCACTGTCCAAGAGGTACCCGAGACTCCGGTTACCAACATGAGTTCTTGGCCAATTCGAATCCTGAACTCAGGTTGAGTCGGAAAATGGGTAGTACTCTGGACTGAGAAGGTTAGGTCACCAGCTCCAACCGATGAGGACAAAGCTGTACTTGCTTGATTGACGAAGCGTTCAGTTGTCACACCCGAAGCAGGCCCATAGAGACTCTATTGGCCAGTTTAGTTCCCAAGAACTTGATCGCGGTGACCCCCTCAGATCACCAGAAAATCTCGGATTCAATTCGATGCTTGGATCAACTAAATCAAAGAAGATGTAGCTCTTGACGAAAAACGTCAGAGATGTCAATAGGGAACCACTCAGGATTCTTCAATCGACCAGTTGCTTCGTCTCTATGCTTGTGAGAAAGTCTTACTGTGAGTTGAGCTTGCAGAAGTTGGTTCGGTGGTGGAGTTCGAACTCACCATTGAACCTGAGATTCTCTGGAACCTCTCTGGCTGTGCAAGTACCACCCCTCTTGTTGGTGCAATTATCGGCACAGAGGTTATCACCTTTGGTTCGGATTATTGATAGGAGCTGGTGAGTTTCTGAGGGTGGGGCTGGCCTAGGAAGCATGATGTCAGTACCTTACACCGTTCGCGTCGGTGAAAGGGTAGTTCTTATTTGCACCTCGCGTGGCCCAGAGAAGAGCACAAGCAATTCGATGCTTACACCGGTTGCCGTTCATGCTATCCGGGCACGTGCAGGTGGAGACCCTTCTGACTGGATCCGCGCCGACAAAGTAGATGGTCCCTGAAGATCCTTTGACCTCCCAAGTGTCCTCCCCAATGTAAGTACAACCATCAACGAGGTTTAAGGCCTTCTCGATTCGGGTTCTCGAGTCAGGGTAGTTTCTGGCCCAGCGTTCTGCTTGCTCTTCAATAGCTTTGCTCGCGGCCATGTTCAATATTACGCGTGAGGGGTTTGGTTCTCAGCACACTACTCCAGAAATGCCGTCAGTGGCAACCATTTACTGACCATACAATCCGATTGACCAGTCAGTCATTGAATGTTCTGATTAATTGTGTGCTTAGTACACTGTACAACACACCTACGTGAACACTGTAGTAACAGTGTGTTTCGGGCTTCGGGCCGCTCTGGTTCCGAGCCGCCGGTGTATTAGTGGTCATGGGTCGCAAACATCGAGATAACCGAAAAGCTGTCAAGGCCAGACTCAGGTTGATGGGTTGGCGTGAGAACGAATTCGGTGAGCTCGTTAAAATGGGCTCCAAGGCGGAGGCCCGGCGGGCACTCTTGGTCCAGAATCTTCTCTTCGCTATGGCCGAGCGGGGTATCGTAGACTCCATCTGCAAGAAGGCCAAGGAGGAAATCTGTGCAATCGAGGATGCCGCCATCTTTGCTCAAATAGCCGAGAGCACCCAGTTGGAGAGTGTCTATGCCCCTTGAGGATCTTGAAGAATTCTGGGCTGACATACGTCCCAACCGACTTCCCCAGCCCGTGCTAAAGGAGCCCTACTCAGATATCGAGAGAATGGCAAGGAGTGCTTACCGTCACGTTCGGGAGAACCCAGAGCACACTCTGACTTATGCTGATGATGTAGTAGGGATTGCATTTGGATTCGCTTGCAAGACTTGTTGTGAGGCTCATGCATCGACCATGGGCACCATCAAGAGGCGCGGCACTCTGGGAGAAGACATCCAGGTCGTACCTGAGTTTTCTTGGGAGATTAGGGCTAGAGATACCAGGGCCTCTGATTCAGACAATAAAGCAACAGGGATACTGAAGAACTACCTGAAAGACCCGGTGGGTAGACGAGCCCTTTTACTTTTCTTTCAAAATGGGCATCTTTAGGTGACCTGTGCCAGAGTATCCAAACTTCCCTGAGTTGTTCCAAGCAGCCCGCCAACATGTGCAGGAGACCAGGCATTCTGTGTACTGTTGTGATGATCCGAGGGATCGCACTATTGGATTTGCTTGTTCCGATTGTACCAATACTGAAACAATTTGGGTAATAGCCCTTCGATCACTCCTAGCCACTATCGAACAAGATGACCCACTTTGGAACTCACTCAGAAGTTTGGCGGGTAGGATGCAGCTGGTGAATGAACTGAATAAAGGGGCTCCTCAACCCCCACCAGTTTCCTTCAATGATTGGGATAGAGAAGTTATTCGTGCAAACCATCTCTCTCCAGAAGAGGAGGTTTCCCAGCTCGAGAGCTTATGGGATGAGGAGGGGGCTACTACAGCGATAGCTGTGCAGACTCGAAGACAGATTCATGACAAGGAAGAATATGAGGCTCGAGTGCACGCCAAAGTCCCGACTCGATTCGAACGTAAAGACGTGATCTGATGTTGTACCATGGTGACTGCCTGGATCTGGTTCCAAAGGTGGGTCTGTTCGACCTCATTTACGTTGATCCCCCATTCAATACTGGATACTCACACTCGGCTCGTAGTGGCTTTGGGGCACGTGTGGATGGTGATGTGATGTACCAAGACTCCTGGGGTGGTATCGAGGGCTTCTGCTCGATGCTAGAGCCACGGTTGAGGGTTCTTCACTCTGCCCTCAACCCCAATGGTAGCTTGTGGCTCCACTTGGACTTCAGGGGGGTTCACGAAGCCAAACTTCTGGCGGATGATATCTTTGGCAAGCCAAACTTTCGAGGGGAGATCATTTGGGTTCCCGGGAATGGGGCTCGAGGCAAGAAGGGCCTGAGTGTCACCCACCAAACGATCCTGGTCTACTCCCGCGGGGATGAGTTCACCTACAACTCGGATGACCCAGAGGTTCGAGAGCCGTATGCCGAGACCAGCCGGAACATGCACTTCAAGTCCGTCGACGAGTCAGGGAGGCGGTACCGGGAACGAGTCATCAATGGGAAGGCCTATCGGTACTACGAAGACAAGGGGCGCCGGATGGGGAGTGTTTGGACTGATTGCTCGGCGATGAAGGCCAACACTCCCTTGAACTCGGAGTCCACCGGATACCCAACTCAAAAGCCTTTGAAGTTGCTGGATAGGGTTGTTCGACTGGGCACCAATCCTGGCGGGCGTATTCTTGATCCAATGTGCGGATCTGGTACAACACTGGTGGCAGCACAGAACCTAGGACGTGATTGGGTGGGTATTGACCAGAACCCGGTTGCCATCTCTTTGGCTCAAAAGAGGTTGGATCCGACACCCGGTGTAAGATCCAACCAACTAGATCTGCTCACCGAGTAATATCATGGAACCAATAGAGTTTGACGGTCTCTACGAGGCTAACCTCGAACGAATTGCAGCTCGGCATCACCTGGGCTTCCACTTGTCCAACGGCTTCGCTCACAAGATCCCAGGGTACTTTCCTCAATCATTCTCAGTAGTTTCACATTGTTGTGAGGATGAGAGGAGAGATGCCACCGACGAAGAGATCGCGATGTGGCAAGCTCTCTGTCCGGAGGACCCTGACGCTCTTGAGACTCTCCCCGAGGAGATCAAGGCTTCTTGGGAATATCGAGATGGGCCATTTACGATCAGCGTAAAGGACTTTGCGGTGATCCGTAATATGGGGCGAGAGTTTCTTGACCCCTGCACTAGGCGGGATGAGTTAATGATGGGCCTCGTTGGAATCTACCTAGAACGAGCTCCAATTTACGTGTCTCGAGCTATCCCAGTTGGGATGTTTTACCAGGGTGATCGAATCCCAGAGATCCATTGGCGGCCAGACCCGAACAACAAAAAACGAGTTATAGAGCCAGAGACCCCGTTTAAGGTGATCTGTAAGCTCCATGTAGAATTGAGACCCTTCAAGCTTCGAGGTTGAATAATGCCAAGTCCAAAAGGTTATGATCCGAACGATGACAAGCTTGTAAGAGAGCTAGGAGAGGTCCAATCAACTGGGGGAAGTAGTGTAATTAAAGCTGGGCTTTACAGCTACAAGCAAGGCCCTCCGAAGCTGTCTCTTCGCCGGCATGGGGTTTCAGCTCTTGGGAAAGCATGGAACTCCGATGCCAAGCGTCTCACACGCGAGGAAGTCACCGCACTACTACCGATCTTGAGTGGGTGGATCAACGAACTGATTCCAGCGGAATCACCAAAGCTAACAGGGTGAAGATATCTCTAGCTCACAGGACTAGAGATATCCAATACTTGTGCTTGTTCAAAATACTGACTGCACTATCATTTTTAGTACTCAGCTAGATTTCCCCCAGCTGGGTATTAATGTCGTTGAACATCCAGTCTAGCCGAACCTTTGTGAATTCATGCCCACCTGTGCGGGATACAGGGTCTCCACCGGTAAGGTCCTCAAATGCAAACACCGTTCCACCAGCACTCTTCACACATGCATCCAATGTTGCGTACTCTTCAAACCATGCTCCCCAATTATGGTCACTGACCGGGAATGTATTATCAAACCGAGAATTCATCACCCCATACCTGAACCCAGGTCTAGCTGCAGCCAAACCTACAAAACCACGAGTATCACCAGCCCAGGGCAGATTGTGCAGGTACATGGCAGCTCCAGGGTAATTATCAAGGTCACCTGGTCCCCACAACGCTTGTTGGGTATCTAAAGAGTCCGGCAGCTTGCCACAAAATTGATAAGCTAGGGTACCCATCACACGACATGCAAGTTTCATCGCCTGACTTGAGCACCCACCCGAATGTCCTGCATGAATCCAATGTATTGGAGCATAGTCAGCCTGCACTTGATTCTCAGCTAATATTGAGCTTTCTATGAACATCCGTGCGGCTGGTGGACCACCATCTGTATCTAGGGCCCCATAGGCGTGCATCGATATCGAGGTCAGTCCCCCACCAATTGTAATGTGCTGAGGTAGCAGGTCATTACCGTAATCACAATCTGGCATGGGCATTACAAGAACACGCCAGCCAAGTGCTAGAGCTCTACAGATGATGCTATTATCGACTGTCTCAACTCCGGCATCTGGTGTGTAGTTGACCCAACCCCCATGGCCCGCTTGCAATGATAGGCATGTTCCGGTTGGTGAAGTTATTGGGTGCAACAGATAAGCTAACCCTGGTTCTGTGCATACACGACCACCAGGTTTTGCAATCGAATACTGGGTAATGGATGCACAGCCTATGGGTAGAGGGTTGACCAAATAATTATTCGTAATTGTTGACACCCCAGTAGCTGGTATACCCGAAGGGTATAGATAGGTCACCCAAGCAGCTTGTGCAGCAGCCCACTGGGAACTAGTCAGGTTCCAACGACTATGCGATGGATTTGGTGCTAGGACCTGCATTAGTAGTCCACTCTCTCGTTGACCAGGTACAGCCAATCCATTTGCAGGCTGTTGGTATTGCACCAGAGCTCCACCATTCCTGTAGCCGCCGATGGAGCTATCGGCAAAGACAGTACCCCAGCATTATCTAAATTACAATAAATGTTGCCATCACCCTTCGAGTACATCACGCCTTGATGCCAAGTTACGCCAATTGTACCGTATGCAGCAGTCGGAGTCCTAACATCCCATACCCCGTCGGCTGGGTCAAAGTTACCAGCACCAAAGAGGAGTTGAGTTGAATGTCCTACGTACGCACTGAAGCCAACTTGGGCAGTCTCCGTGAAAGTTACCCCATCGACATTCGCTCGGCGAAGAGCAAGGATCAATTCGTAGCCAGCAACATCTTGTCTAAAGCGCACACTCATTGCCCACTTCTGTGTTGCTAGATTTGCAGCAGGTAGAACTTTTTTGACGGACAATACTGTTCCAGCTGTGTTCGTATAAATACTAGAATATTGAGAACTGGGTAGGCACGGCTGAGTCCACGTTCCAAATGTAAGAGGGAGCATCGGACCAGTACCAGTATCTTGTAGTTCACTTGCGGTAAAGTCACTTCCAAAAAACTCAGCCTTGGCTAGGTTCATTCCAGTTAGTTGTGCTGCATAGCGCTTGAAATCATCACGAGCCGACAGAGATCCTGTCATAGCTTTATTGATCCCAACCCTGGCTGCGTAAGCTGTCCCAACAGACTTATCTTCGAGTACCAACAAGTCCTGCGGTACACTAACGTAGCCTACGCCAGGGATTGTGCAGGTTAATGCTCCTGCAACGGATGCTGAAACATAACATGGGGCTCCAACGATTGGGGAAGAATCAAAATTTACAACAGGCTGAGTAGAGAATGAAACTGGAGTAACACCATTCCACACACCAATTAGCGAGGAAGCATGACTAGTAGAGTCAGCCAGGGCCTGAGCAAGGACTTCGGCAGAGACGAGTCGAACAACATCACCGGCTGCTGCAGAACCATGGCTAGTGATGGTTGGTGGTGTCGGTACGGTCTTCCAGTCAGCAGCAGTTCCACTCGTAGCAGTCAGGACTTGTCCAGGAGTAGGTGCTGTTGCTGAAGAGATAGCTACAACGGTTGTTTCTGTTCGGATTCCTGAAGCTGTTCGATCATCGGCCAGGCGAGGATCAGTGGTCTGAATTGTACCCGAAGGGATCTCAGCTTCGATCTCAGCCCTCATCTCAGTAAGTGCACCCGAGGTCAGTACCGCTACGACGATCGAACCTGGTGCATGTGAAGCTGGGGTTGTTCCTTCAATCCCCCTGGTTACCGTCCAAGTGGTACCAGAGACTCCGGTCACCAACATGAGTTCTTGACCGATTCTGATCCTGAACTCGGGTGAGCCTGGGAAGTTGGTTGTAGCCTGAACTGAGATACTAAGATCTCCAGTACCTACAGAGGTAAATAATGTGGTTGAGGCTTGATTGGAGAATCTCTCGACCGTCATGTTTTTAGGAATGGCTCATAAGGTCTTTCTCAAAGTGTATTAGGTCTAGTGGGTTTTAGTATAGCCGGTTAATTATTAGGAAAGTGTGAGACTTGTTTGGCAACTGCGCCATTGGCACCCAAATCCACACAACCGATACGACGTTGAGCCAGAGACTTATGCTGAAATCAAGTTTAGGGTTTGGAGTACCCTCTACCTGTTCGAACTCACACCTTAAGAATCATCCATAATAGATCCGGGTGTTGTGTGAGTGCCACATAGATCTTCAACCTAACTTGCCGAATACTTGAAGTTGGTACTAAAGGAGGAATTCCTTGTTAGACCGTAATGGGCAATCAGATGCAATCCCTACGAGCTCTTACTGTACCACCTACCCGGCCTAAAGTTGACTCACTTACTCATAAAGAAGCCTGGGAATTTATGCTGCAGTCGCTGAGAGAGGTTGAGTCGCTTTCAGGTGAGAAACCGGTAATAGCAAAGATGTCCTTTCAGGAACACCCAAAAAACACCGGTGACTTCAACGAGTTTCTTGAGTTAGAGGTAGGAGGGGCCCTAACCAAGATCAATTTGAGGTTCATTAAGGAGTTTGGTTTGTATCTGGAAGTACTTGATTGTGCTCACTTAGATCATCCAGAGCGGGTACTTGATGAGCGCCTGACCGATCGTGCTTCGTATCAGAACTTCCTGAGATCTCGGCTTGTTGAAAGCATTTGCCGTTAGTACCCGGTGTAGTCTATACTCAGGCTATGTCTGAACCTGAGAAGCCAGTCAATAAGCCAAAGACCTGTGCTGCTGGTTTGCCTGGAAAGCTCTACACTGTACGACTTTACGACGGGTTCGACAACAATTGGATCGACATCGAAGCTAACGTTTCTTACGAAGTTGCTCGTCGAGTGTGGGAAGAGAGTACTGAAGGCGGTACCTGCAAGACTCGATTCGCGAATATCGACTACTATGACATTTTCGAGGCTGACACCAAAATGCTCTACTCAGACTTCGCCGCTGGTGACCGATGAACTTTGATGAGGCCTTGAGGGTCACCCCAGGTATAGCCCAAGTCTTCCTCGTAGGATGCGGGGTTTTATTCGGATTAGTACCAGTACTGTTCATCTGGCAGAAGATAGAGCTCTACCGCTCTGAGGCCCGTCTTGCCAAAAACATCCTGAAAATAAAAGAAGAGTACATTCAACACCTCCAAACTAGGGGTCAAGAAGAGCGTGATCGATTCAACAAGTTCGCTATAGGGCTTCTTGACATACCCGAAAATCCAACTGACACTCGATTGAATTAGTGATGCACGAGTCCTGGATTGAAGCTCTCTCTGATGAGATGAGGAAGTCATACTTCATTGAGTTGACTTCCTTCATCAAAGCTGAACGAGAAAAGTCTGTCATTTACCCGCCTGTTGGGAAGGTGTTCACAGCTTTTGATATGACTCCACTCGACGAGGTTTCTGTAGTGATCTTGGGTCAGGATCCATATCACGGTCCAGGTCAAGCTCATGGGTTGGCGTTCTCAGTCCTCCCCAAGGTAAACCCCCCACCATCACTGCGCGGGATCTACAAGGAGCTTCGAGACGACCTCGGAGTGAAGCCAGTCGACCACGGGTACTTGATGGCTTGGGCTAAACAAGGGGTGTTCTTGTTGAACACCGTACTAACTGTCCGTCAAGGAGAGCCTGGATCTCATCGCAAGTTAGGGTGGGAGACCTTTACTAGTAGGGTGATCAAGGTCTTGGCCGCTCGAGAGAAGAGGATCGTATTTCTGTTGTGGGGAAACGATGCAAAGTCAAAAGCCGAGATGATCAGTACAGAACACCATGTAGTGCTAGCATCATCCCACCCATCACCCCTAGGAGCCTATCAAGGATTCTATGGCTGCAGACACTTCTCAAGAACCAATCAAGCATTGCTTCGGAAAGACCTCGCCCCAATTGATTGGCAACTCCCAACGAACCCATTTGAGGAAGTCCCTCGCCCTACTACCCCACCTCCAAACCCACTAAACGAAGATCTGAAACTTGACCTAAGTGACCTGAATGATTGATGATTCCATGCCAGAGCCCATTTACGAATACCATCTCCTGTATTATTCAGCAACGGGGAAGTTAGAGCCCCCTCTTGGAGGTGATTGGAGGATCTACAAGTCCAAGATAACGCTTACCACAATAGGTGTTACGGTTCTTTGGAGACGTCCAATCGAGGGTCCAAAGGCAAGGGAGGTTTCAGAACAACGAACCTTGCAGGTAGGTTGTATTAAAGATGCCCCTCAGTGTCAGGGGCCCTACGGACCAGTCCCCCACAGATGCAGAACTTGTTCGGAGTATGGGCAAGAGTACTCGAGTGGGAAAGCAACCTTCAGAGAGATGCTTGAAGGTTGTGAGAGATTACTAAATGTACTAAATGATGAAATTGGGCCATTGCCTAATGGGGGGGCCGATTTAGAGATGGTCCGGGCGGTACGGTTGCATGTTAATTTGCACGGGTACCCAGCTGTAACAGAAGACCAGAGGTTGTACATAGAGACTCTCTTTCATGCATTGTACTCAAGGTTAGCTTCATGAACTTCTCTCAAGCTCTAGGATATCTAAAAGCTGGGCGCCGCATGCGGCAAGATCCGAATAAGTTCTGGATAAGCCTCACGCGGAGTGAACCTCCTGACTTCATATGGGAAGCTTCAGCCTCTCGAAATGAGAGGTGGTTTCCAACAGCAGAGGCCTTGTTGGCAGATACCTGGGAAGTGGAGGCACTAGCTGCTCCAGAGGGTTTACTAATTCAGTCACAAGAAGCTTTCAGTGCCCCCGGTGATCTCATCTTCTGTGTCACCGAGGGTATTGAGGTATTGAGGTTTAGGGGCAATGGTGATGTGTTCGTTCGAGGGAACTTGATCGACAATGATGTACGGATCTTGAAGGCCTTGAAGGAGTTTCTTATCAGTACCCCCTATGGATCTCCATTCAAAGCTGAGTTGATCGCTGACGGGATTATTGTTGAACCCCGAACTCGATTCGAGAGGGTTCTTGACGATGCCGATTGAATGCGCTGTTCTTCTAGACAAACCCTCACCAATCGAGAGCTGTCCTCATTGCGGTGCCTCTCCTTTTGACCCATTCTTACGTGGACAAGTTCAGAGGTGGAGGTGGTCTTTACTTAGGTTAGAGATTAGACCTTATTGCACACTCATATGTTCTACATGTAAAGAGATAGTCGGGTATGAGCATCCAGTGACAGGTGAGGTTGATCTTAGCGTGAATCCTATTCGTCTCTTGAGTAGACTTGGTGGTAAACCCCCAAGAAACCCTCAATGCTCTGGACGATCTGATTGATGTTGAACAAGTGATCTGTGACCTTTCCACTAATACCTTGGGTTAGTCCACCGGTCTGAAGAAGTGCGAACAGTTTCTCAGACTCTGACCCAAGCTCAGAGATAAGTACCAAAACCTTGGTAAGAACCTCTTGCTTTCCAGTCAAGACTTCTTCGTCTGGGAACTCGCTGAGTCCTTGTTTGGTAGGGGACATACCTACAATAAAGGAGTCATAATGGAATTACTACTTGTGGTCCCCCTCGGGTATGGACTTTGGAAATGCTCTCAAGTTGTTGAAGCTTGGGAAATCTATTAAGCGTCCTTTTTGGAGTTACAAGCTGAAGCTTGTTGAGCAATCTGGTTTTCGAGTATCCAAACCAGATCTCAGTATTCCAACGATGTTTATACTAAAGTCAGGTGGGGCGGAAGATGGTTTTCGTTGGATCCCAAACGATGAGGACTTATTAGCTGAAGACTGGGAGCTCTGACGGATCTCCTTATTGGTCATTAGCAGTGGCCCCATGAAGATCATCAAATCCATACTCGTAGCGTTCACCTTCACACTTCTCACTGGGGGTAGCTGCAATAAGCCAACCCCGGTTACCCCTCCAGTTCCATTAGTGGTTGTTGATGCTGGTCCCCCTCCTCTTCCTGATATTGATGCCGGTGCCGACACCTGCATCAAGTATTGTGACCACCTAGCAGGTATCCCCTGTGCTCCGGATCCGAAGTGTCTGGAGACTTGCAAGGAAGTCATTCAGTCAAATCTAATTAGGCTCCCGGTCAATTGTGTCTTAGGTGCATCTACCAAAAAAGCGGCCGACAAATGTGGGGCTACTTGTAATTAGGGAGATAGCTATGGCTCGACAATTTGGTGGGTTTGCAAATTACGGATACAAAAAAGACCGTGCTGACCACGGAATGCCAGACATCAAAGGGCTATCCCACAAGTTCAAGCTTGTGACTATCCCAAGTGCTGTGGACTACCGAGAGCAAGTCTTGGCAGGACCTGGGATTATGGATCAGGGACAAGTAGGTTCTTGTGTTGGCCATTCGGCCGGTGGGGCTTGTGAGACTCGGCTAGTCATCGCAGGTACCCCAATCTCTCATCGATCTCCTGTGTGGATCTACGACGTAGCTCGCTGTATCGAGCGTGCTCGGGTCAATATGGGGATCCCCAACCAATCTCTCCCTCCTCTGGAGGACACTGGTTCGATGCCTTCAGATGCTTGGACTGGTATCGCCAAATGGGGTGTTGCAGCTTACGAGGATCGTCCTACAAGCAACTCGACTGCCAATGATGAACCTAAGCTAGGGCTTGTTGAAAGCGCCTCTGAGCTCATCCTGACAGGAGCGTTCCGCATTGATAGTGTAGGGACATCTAGGATTGCTGCCATGAAGACGGCTCTGGCAAATGGGTTTCCCATCGCCATTGCTATTCAAGTTGATAGTGCCTTCGAGAATTGGGATGGTAAGAATCCTCTCGGAGCCCCAGATCCAAATAATCTGCTGGGTGGTCACTATATTTACATAACCTCGTATGATACCCTCTCAAATGGTAGCACTATCTTCGGTGGTCCTAATAGTTGGACTACTAGATGGGGAGATCAAGGATTCTGGTTAGCAACAGAAGAATTTGTAGCAGTTGCTGACGATATTTACGTGGCAGACGTTAGAGTCGCTACTTGATAATCAGTAGTGTACTTATGTATGCATCTGTTGGTGGCCTTCAAAGTAAAGTGACCCGACGCTTCTAGGATCTTGATCATCGATCTCTATTCACTCAAGATCACGGTGAAGGGGAACAACACCTTCGTGTACGAGATCCCAGAGCTGTAACCAAGAAGGCCACCAGCCTTTCAGCGAGTGGCCTTCTTTAGTGGCTCAAACGGGGCTTAGTTCTTCAGATTGATCGGGCCTGCTCGCTTAGTTCTGAAAGCTTCGGCAGTAGCGTCGTTGATAACAATATCGATCTTTGCTAGGTCAAGCTTCGGGAATCCCATCATGCCGGCGAAGAAGCTACCGGGGAATGACCCCAAGACGTTCTCGTAGACGCGTTTCTTGTCGAGGAGAGTCTTCTGATCAGCTTCAAATGAGTTACGGCCCGCTTCGATGGCTTGCTGCAGCTTGGTATACATCGACTGATCGAAGTTAGGGTTCTGCTCGTGAATGAACTGGAACATAGCCTTGGAGCCATCAGCCCCGTAGCGGCCCTTCATAGCACCGTCATAGAGTTCCTTCAGCTTGTCAGCGGCCATATCAGGAACTTGGGCCATCTCCTTGATCTTGTCGAAGTACGAGCTGTAATTATTTTGGTCTTGAGAGTACTGAGCTTTTAGTCCGCTCTCCTGATGCACGCAATCGTTGTGGATTCCAATGATAGAGAAGATGCTGATGAGGGTAACTAAGAACAAGGCTCCTACACAGGCTAGGATGATTTTGACGGCGGTGCTCATGTTGGTGCTATTGCACTCCTTTGTTGTTGTAGTAGTTGTCTAAAAGTGATGTTTGAAATGGTTAGTTTGGTTTCTCGATGATAGGACCTTGAAACCACCGGTATCATTGGTATCAGACCAAGGAGGGACATCCCACCGGTTCTTAGAGGATCTACCAAATGCACTAGCAGTTCCTTCATCTCCGAAGATATCCCTCACCTCGAAGAGCCAGATGAGAAGTCCAGCAATGATGAGGCTGATGAGTATGGAGATGGTATACTCGGTTCCTGAAGGTGTAATGCTCGCCTGCAGATACTCGAAGTCCTTCATGGGCTTGCGCTTGAAGAACTGATCCACATTGTCGTGCATAACTCGGAGAGTGGCTTCGGGGGTGATTGATGGAAGATCCATCACGGCATCCCGGAGCTTGATCTCGAAGATCTTTGCTGTTGTCCAGCACATGACCTGAGCCCATTGGGTTTTGCCTGTGGTGGCATCCATGCCGATGACCAGGATAACGTCGTTCTTCTTTCCGCCGACCCAAGATTGTTCCAAGGCGTAGTACCAGGAATCAGCTTCGGTGGTTAGGACCACGATCATGTTCGCTTGCTTCTTTGCTCCTAGATCAGAGTTGATCTTCTCGAGCCCTTCGTTCCAAGTTTGAGGATCTGTAGCTGAGAGTCCCTGCGTGACCAATCGATTGATGTGGTAGTAGTCGTAGACTCTCCCCGGGTACTTTGGAATCTTGTTGGCATACTTTTCGGTAATACCTTGGTGCCTGAATAGAGTATCAGGGGCGGCCTTGATGTAGCTCGTGTAGCTGTGGATCTGAGCAGTAGGGTCCCCAATTCTAATTGAGGCCCATCGAGGAGGGGTACTAACACCTTGTCGGTCAACTCGGTCTATGTCGATCGACTCCTTGTTCGACGTGTAAATAACCCAGTTCCAATCGTTGCTGTGTTCGTAGCAGGTATCACAGTGTTCCGAAGAAGAGCAGGTTTTGTTCTTTCCAGATCCAGAACAGGTTTCTACTTGGTGGCAGTTGCATGAGTAGGAGTGAGAGCAAGAAGTCCACTCCTGCTTTTTGTTGGTGACCCAACCGTTCCATACCTCATCATCCGACGTATTCAGGTTGTACACTATGGCCACTGAAACTCCTGCTACGATGAGTTCGGCCAAGACGAGAAGCCCCATCTCCTTCCATGTAATTTCCTTGAAGAGTAGAAAACCCCCTACAGCTACTACTAGCGGACATATGAGAAATAACAGAAACGTCATAGCTTTCTCTTTACTACGTTTGAGGGACCTGGATCTCAACAAAAAAGTTCATATTATACTACACCGGGGTTAGGTATCCGGTGTAGTAGAGTGACAATATGTCTGAAGATCCAATAGTTTACACCTATCCTAACTGGCTTCGTGCTGGGATCTATCTTAGAGATCGGTCACCAAACTCAAACCAAGGTAAAGGTTACTGGGTGAAGTCCATCGAAGATGGAGATGGAGAAGAGGATACTATTGTGAGGGTTCTCAGGATAGGGCTCGGGGATACCTTGAGACTCACAATACCGGAATTGCTGGCCCAATATGAGCCAACTGGGAGGAACTCGAGTCTCCCCCCTCGGGCAGGCTGATGAAGTTCGAGATCATCCCTGGGGATTGTCGGGAGGTTCTCAAGTCAATCCAAGAATCCTCTGTCGACTCATTGGTTACTGATCCACCAAGTGGGATTCGGATGATGGGCCGAAAGTGGGATCACTTCAAACCAGATACTGAGGATGAGTTAGCCGCTGAGCGTGCTGAACTCATGGCCTTCCAGAACTTCCTTGTAGAGGTGTTCGTCGAGGTCTACCGAATCCTCAAGCCCGGGGCTTTTGGATTGGTCTGGGCGCTTCCCCGTACGAGTCATCATACAGGAATGGCCCTTGAAAGATCCGGATTCGAGATACGTGATCGCGTAACTCACGTGTTTTCGCAAGGTTACAAGAAGGGACTGGATATCAGAAAGGCCCTCTTAGCGGAAGGTTTCCCTGAAGAAGCTGAGAGGTGGTCAGGTCACCATACCGGACTAAAGCCGGCGGTAGAGGACTGGTGGCTTATTCGAAAGCCAATCAGTGGGAGAGTGATCGAAAATCTCCTCAAGTACGGTACTGGGGCGCTCAATATTGATTCAGCCAGAGTCTACACAGATTGGGATGAGCCGGACAGACCAGAGTCCTGGAAGAAAAGTGGGCATACGGCTAAGCCCGAAGCGGCTAAAGTGGCTGCCCCTCCAGGTACTGGGATTGAGTGCCATCCATTAGGAAGATGGCCTGCAAACATTGTTCTTTCCCACAACTTGTGTTGCAAGAGAGTTGGTTTCAAGGTGATCAAGGGAGACCAGCGTGGGAACCCAGGAGGGAAACGTCCAGGAGGTTTTTACAACACTGGCTCTGATGCTGGAGATGGGAAACCAAATGCCCATGTCTATGGGAACGAGAATCTCCCCATCTACGAGTGCGCCCCAAGGTGCCCTATAGGGATCCTAGAGAGACAAGAACCAGGGGCTTCTAGGTTCTTCAAAGTCTTCGAACCAGACTATGAAGATTCATTTCTCTACCAATCTAAACCCTCCACGAAAGAGAAGAATGACGGTCTCGATGACGGTCTCGTCAATGAGCACCCAACCGTAAAATCCTTGAAGCTCATGCGCTACTTCGTGAAGCTTGTGACCCCGTCTGGTGGTGTGTTGATCGATCCATTCGCCGGCTCCGGAACAACCCTCGTAGCTGCCGTAGAAGAGGACTTCGATTGCATTGGGATTGAGAATGATCCTGAGTCCCTATCCATCTTGCAGAATCGGGTTGAGAATGCTTACAAGCGAGAGGAATCTCGCAGAGGAGGGGAATCTGCCTTCGACATGATGCTAGGGATGGAGAGTGAGTAGCGAGTGACTACTGCTCGAACAATAGGATCTTCTCCCGCAAGTCTCATCACTGGTTTACCGTAGAGACCCGAGAGAGACAGGGCTCGTTGCATCCTGAACTTGGCTGTTGGAGTCAACTTCTCCGGGGCCACCATGAAGACTAGGAAGGTTTCAGCAAAGTCCTCGTACTTGTCAACCTTGCCGTATTCGGTGACAATGTCGAGATCCTTGAGCTTCTCATCTCTGTCACCTGGAGCTCGATAGTTTGGGTTGGCAAGAGATTCAAGACCCTGATCATCCCAGGGAGTATCCCAAGATCTTCTAGCATCATCCGAGAGGTAGTTTCTATGGATGTAGTGCCCAAGTTCGTGGAGAAGTGTCTCATTCACCCACTTGATGAACCTACCACTCTTTCCGGTAGACAGTTGGTCAACAGATAGTGTCAGTTCTCTAGTACCACTGTGAAGGAAAGCTGTGGATCCCGCATCCAAGACCAAGATGACTTTGGACAGACTCTGATCCAAGATGTCTTCAACCAAACGCTTCTTGAACAGCGCCTTCAGGTAATCAATACCCTCAAGTGTTCTAAGACACTTACCCTCATCGATATGTTGGGAATTGAGAACCTTGAAACCACTGTACTCAAAGGATCCCGGAGCTGCGGTGGATAGCGCTTTTTGAGCTATATCCTTGAACTCGTTGATGAGACCTAACATCTCTGGTTCAGTGGTTACCTTGCTTTTTACTGCAGCTACAACCCTTCTCAGTATTGCAAGCACTGAGTCGTATACCCTAGAATCCAAGCACTTCTTAGCCCAGACTTGGAATCCGATAGACTTGTCTATTCCAACGAGAGTACTTCGTAGGGTCTTAGTGTCCTCCGGTTTTCGTTGGACTTTGGCATAATTGCTGTTGAACCTAGCCAGATCTTCAACGGCCTTATCCCAAAAGTCATCGTCTTGAGCTGTCCGGTAACGGCCAGCGACTCGAAGGATGAGGGGATCGATCACCTCTGATCGATCTATAAGTAGCTTAGTGTCAGCTTACTCTATTGTAACGAAACATTCTGTCGATGGAAATCTTCCTACCATTGTCTTGATAGACAAACTCACTGTCTACACTCTTTACAACAAATGGTGGGGTTTTTCTTCGAGTATCCTTACTCTGCCAGATTTGTCCTGGTTCTACACTAACCCTTGACCTAGGGATCTCGATCCTGTACTCCCCACTCTTTGAGGTTGGCGTATCCGAGTCGTCAACGGTGAGTGGTTTCCCGTCAATTGACGGAGAAGGTTTCGATATGAACACTTCGGAAGTGGGTGGTGGCGGTACCGAGTCGGGTACCTCTGCAGTAGGTTCAGCTTCTGCAAGATCCTGACTGGGTAAGTCAGGGGGTAATGCGGCAAGGCGGCCGAAATCGATACTAACTTGGGCCGAGACAGAAGATTCAGGAAGATCTCCCTGGGGGCTTTCAGGAACAGCTAGGGGTTCTGGGTCTGCTAGAACCGTGATTGGCTCCTGAATGATCGGATTTGGGTCCTCTACAGCTTCAACGGGCTCTTCGTCATCCCAGTCGGCTTCCTCATCAGGTTCTGGATCCTGTACCACCGGAGGGGGAGGTGGTGGTGCCTTCACCAGACCTTCAGGGATAGGCTCACCTGGGTTCAGGATCAGGGTATAATTGTCCCCTACTACATTGTCCGCAATGGTCTGATTCATAACCCGTTGAGGGGACATCTTGAAGAAATTACCACGTACTTTCAAGATGTTACCAGGGTCGAACGCACAAGCTATCCGGCTGACAATACTTTCGGTGGGCTCAGAATCATCGAACTGAATTCTGGAAACTCTCATCGTTTACTTCCACTTGGAACCATAAGTAAGCTAAACCTAATCACTTTCTACACAAGAGTCAACTTGAATTTCACATTGCTAGATATCGCTCAAATTCTTTTTTATCAATGGAAGTTAGGATGACCGGGGTTTTCTCGGGGTCTTGATCAGTGTGTGACACTTCGTCATAGGAGTGACAACCCCACTCCCCATTTTTCTCGCAATAAGGCAAAACCCTGGCCCAGGTGCCAATATGAGGATTCATAGCGACTACGGCCGCTACAACGTCGTGAAGAGCCTTACCTCCGGGATGTTTCTGAAAATAGTGGCCCATCCCTTTCTTTATGAAATCCAGTCCTGGGTGAGCCCCTGAAGGTACTCGCCAATCGACGTCCCGTGAGTAGAACATCCCATGGCACACATTCTTGGCAACCATTCTAACTACTGGAATTGGAAGGGGTTTTTTGCACAGAAGCTCGCCTGCAGCTCGCCTGTCCCCAGCTAAGTTGAAAGTTGGGCAGGTAACCTTACCTGAAAACTTAGCGAGTCGATGCTCTGGGGGTACAATATTGTCCCCTGCGAACCCGCCCTGGCAAGTCCAGGATTGGAAGTAAGGTGTGACCTCTAGGGCTGCCTTGGCGATGTTACTCAGGGCAGCCCCGGTGACAAGCTGAGCGTCTGGGAATGCTGTCAGGGCACTTCTGATGACCTCTACCGCGGAACCATCAGCCTCCCGAGGTTGGATGTCTCCTAGCCACTCGGTGTGGAACCTCGATACCCTTAGCTTCTCTCCTTTAGGTTGACCTGAGCCAACTGGGATTGAACCCTTCCCAAGCATATCAAGGACGTGCTTGACTAAGCCGACTTGATCCTTTCCTCCTGGGTACACGGTTGCCGCTACAAGATTCGATCTGGGATGGGTGGCAAGAAGGGCCAGGGCGAATATATCGTCCGGGTCACTGGTCTCTAAGTCAAATACTAGGTTCATGCACTCAAGTACCCCCTGCTCGGCTGCGCAGCATTGTTCAAGTACACCACTCAAAGTTTCACCCTAGGGTTTTTTCTAAGTTCTTTCCCTAGAGAGCCCTGCCCCTGCCTGATCTCCTCAACCTGTAACTTATCTATTTCAGCTCTTACCATGGATAGCCGTTGAGCCTCATTAGGGGTCAACCCACCTTCGACCAACTTTCCAGCGAGGCTTCTGTGCTCGTCGAATAATCTCTTACGATCCATTCCTAGGGTAGCTACACCAAACCCCTAGACACGGTGTACCAGATTAAGTAATGATATCGCCTATTGACAAGGTATTGGACTTAATGTCCTTGGCTCTGGATAAGCAGACGGGAACCGAGGAGTCCCGAACAGCGGCGGTCAATGCCCTGACCCTGATCCGGAAGCACCACCTGTTAACCGGCCCAACAGAAGAATTCGTAACTAAAGCAAAACCACTTGTGGTTGAGCCCCCAGTGATGTCCATCAAAGATGTGCGAATACTGGCGGAGGATAAGGCTCGCAAGACCGTATCCGACTTGGTCAGAAAGTCGATACTAGGAGAATTCCCTTGGGTAAATGCTACTACCCTTGCAGAGGAGGCCGTATCCGTGGGTGTCATTAGGCGTGAACACTGGGAAGTGTTTCGAGATCAAGTTCGGAAGGTAATGAACTCTAAAGTCAACCGTGGGGTACTCATCTCCCGGTCTGGGTTCCGTGGGGGGTATCAGCTAGCGCAGAACCGTAAATCTGTGTAAACGAGTTATTCCTTATCCTTGGGGGTGTACAGGTAACCTATGTTGTTTACTTGTCACGAGGTTGTATCGGGAACTCAAGTTGTGAAATATCTCATTCGCGGAGATGGACGCACATACAAGGGTTCGTTCATTGAAACCCTGAAAGATAGGGTTCGTTTGGAATACCCAGCGGCTGAGTTTGAGGATTCTCACCAAATCCAATGGGGGCAAGAATCCTTGGGTGCTTGAGGTTATCTGTCTATAACACCCAGCATAGAGAAGGAACTACCTCTATGCCACACAGTAACCCAAACTTCTACGATGCTATCGTGGCTGGTATCAGTAGTAGTCAGGATCACTGGGGCACCGGATCCCTTAGTAGTAGCTACGTAGCACACATTGCTGGGATAATCTATGGGGCTATTAGCACAGCTAGTAGTAATGTAGATGCTGAGGCAGAGCTTCTTCAGTCAATAGTCGGTGGGTTGTTTTCAACCAACCCGATGATACCCTCACTTGATCCGAACTACTCTACCGTTGCATCAGCAATTAACACTCTGTTTGAACAATTGAGGGTTGGATTAGACCCAACCTCCTCCGGTGGTGCCGGTACACAGGGGTTCCAAGGCTTTCAAGGCGGTGGCGGTGGCGGTGGCGGCGGTACTCAAGGCCCTCAAGGTAAACAAGGGTTTCAAGGGTCAACAGGATCCGGAACTCAGGGTAACCAAGGGAACGTAGGATCTGGAACTCAAGGAGCTCAAGGGAACGTAGGATCTGGAACTCAAGGAGCTCAAGGAGCTCAAGGGAACGTAGGATCTGGAACTCAGGGTAATCAAGGAGCTCAAGGGAACGTAGGATCTGGAACTCAGGGTAATCAAGGAGCTCAAGGAAACGTAGGATCTGGAACTCAAGGTACTCAAGGATCTCAAGGAA